CGCCCGGTGCGCGCGCAGCCGACCCCGCGCACAAACAAAGCCCAGCACGGCCAAACAAGCAAATAAAGAGCACCCGAAAGAAACACGCTCATCCTTTTTGTGTTTTATTATTTGATTGGTCGTCGTCGCGCTGTCCCTCGGTGCGCCGCTGGGACCGACGATATGGAGAAGAAGAGGCAAAAGCCTGATCAGGCCCGCCGCAGATGCCTCTGGCTAACTCATTGGCAGAGGCGGCGACCATGGCACAACGAGGCACCGAGTCTTTTGGTTGCTGCCTGTCTGTATGGCTTCCTGAGCGTGCGCGCGTATGTGCGTGCGCTCTCCCCCGCCACATCGTGGCACTCACCCTCTAGTAGCGCCTATTGTTGAGAGCACCGACGATGCCAATGATCACCAGGATCAAGATGAGCGCCACCGCGGCGATCAATATCCACGTGCACGACGAGAGACCCATCCAGCGCTTGCGGGCGAGCCAGTCGTCGGCTTTGTATGCTGCCGATGCAGCGTTGCCGTCGCTGCTATAAGTGCGCGTTTCGTAGGTGGTTGTTGTCGTCGACATGTCGAGTTTACGGGGGCGGTTCTGCCGGTTGCGTGTGTTTGTGGGCGGATGGGGCTGCTCTTTGGCTTTTCTTTTTCGGTCCAAGACGCAGAGCGGAACAAAAGGACCGGATGGTGTTGTTGTGTTGCCGCCGACGAAAGAGGACAAACTCGGTACTTTTCCCCATGGCGCCGCGTGCTTTTGTCGCTCGGGCGTCCACTATGTACCGCGCGCTTGTGCGACGCGTGCCCCCGCCTGCGCGGCCCGCCTTTTTCTCGCGTCGCTCTCTGGCGGTTTACCGCATTTGGCATCCCTCACCCTCAATTTTTCTTCCTCGTTGTTGGCTCCCCTCTGTCCTTTTTCTTTTTGATGCCTCTGTCTGCGCCCCTATGTGGCCGCGAGCCCTCTTTTTTTTGTTCATTTATTTGCCTGTGTTTTGCGCGCGCAGCGATGGTGGTTTGGTGGGGATGCTCCCTCGCCCGCACTGCGCCGGGCTTCTCGGCCATGCACGAGGTGCGAGCGACGAAAAGAAAAGGAGAGGCAGCCTTGACCGATCAGGGCCAAGAGAGGGAGACACACACAAGCCGATCCCGCTGTTCACGTCCTCTGTCCAACGGCATGGCTGCCCTGCGACCATAAAAAGGACGCCCATGGTATTTGTGATCCTTTTTTCGTTTTCTTTGGGCGACACTGTAGGCCCTTGGCGCTGTAGACCCCGTCAGGCCCCGTCTCTGTTTGTGTGTGTGTGCGCGGTAGAGCCAACCTGAGAGCGCTGCCACGCTGAAGACGGCCCAAGGCGCCGACGTCCAAAAGGGCTCTGTCGCACGAGAAGAGAGCGCACGCGCGACTTGATCTTTTATGGGAACAATTTCTTTCTTTGATAAAAAAAAGACAAGAAAATGCACCAGCGAGGCAAAGGAGCAGACGCCCGAGGGCCGATCGCCAAAAGCAAAAAAAAGAGCAAGTTGTTTGTGCGCCCTCTTGTCAGGCGAGCGTCGCGTCTGGCACATTGCCGAATAGCACGGGCCCGTCGGGCACCTGTACCACCAGCGCGCGCGGATCGTCCCGCCCGGCCAAATAAGAAGCCATAAAGAGGCCGGCGTCGCCCTGGCCCGCCAGCGCGGCCCGATAGAGAGCGTCCAAGGCCTCGATGGGTCCTCGATCGCTCGCGGCGCCAACCAATGGACGCCCGCCGGCTTCGGCCGGCAGCGTGTATCCGAGACGATCGCCGAGAAATGCGATGGGCGCGGGCACACGGCCTATCCATCTGACGCACGCGTCGGCCATCGACGACACGAGCGTGTGCGCGTCGTAGCCGGGCATGAAGCGAGGCTCAATGCCAAACGCGCGACGCTCGTCGAGACGCTGCGCAAGGAGCGCGATGGCATCCACGTCCTCGTCGGTCAGCACGCTCGACGCGATCGCGGATGCTGACGACGCCGACGCGCCGGATCGGATAGCGCGCCGGCGCGCTGTCTCGTACAGCGCACGGGCATCCGTGGCACGACGCTCGAGCGCGATCGAAATGCGCTCTGATGACCGCTGCGTGCCAACGGCGACGGTCGCGACGGTGGTGGCTCCCGAGTTTGGCGACGACGACGACAGAGGAGATAGGCGTGCGACCCCGTAAGCCGCCGCCATGCCCATGTCCGCCACCTTGACGAGCCACCCGCGGTTGGGCAAGACAAAGGACGCCGTCGCGGCACCCCGCGGCTGATCAGACTCTGGTGTGGCTGGCGACTCTGGGCCAGGCACCGGAGCGGTGGGCCACGCAAGGACAAAACTCGAGGCCGCAGAGGTGTCGCTCTTTTGAAAGTAGCGCGCGCCTGGCACCAGCACCTTGAGCAAAAGGTTGGCCGGCCGCACGTCGAGCACGTTAAGCCCGAGCGTCGTCTGGAGCACGGCCAACGTGTGCAACACCGAGACGCAGATCTCCACCGCCGCCGATTCGATGCGCCTCATGCGTCCAGAGAGGCCGCCTCTTGGTCGACCCTCGACCGTATCCAAAAAGAGCGGCAAGCGCTCGACCGTCGACACGTACTCGGTGCCGTCGTTGATCGCGATGCCGAGTCGCTCCTGCACGAGGCACAATGGGCGCTCGCTCGCGGGCCCAGGACATACGAACGCGCGCACCTGCACGACGGTGCCCGGCGTGATGCCATCGGTGAAGAGTCTGCTGGCGAGGGCTGACAAAAGTGCTTCGGCCTGCGCCTCGATCGGACACGCGTAGTCGCCCCGTTGGCGATCCCAACAAGGAAGCGCGGTCATGAACGATTCCACATCGGCGACGACGCCCGACGCGGCGACGGCGGTCGTCGGTATCTTGACGGCAAGGGGCACGTCCAGATCGGCAAAGCCGGGCACGTCGCCTGATGTGGCCGGTCGCGCCAGGGCATAGACACGGGCGTTGGTGCCGGCTCCCAACAACTGCGCATAGACGGTGCCGTTGGAGTTGCCGCCGTCGCGGCGTGCGAGGAGGGCTCTGCCGCGAGGCGATGTGATTGGGTCGACCGGACAAAAGGCCGCGTTGGATTGTGGGCCCAGGAGCGCGGCCACACTGTCGTCGTCTGTCGTGAGAGGGTGCTGTATGGCGGCCGTCAGTCGGTCTGTCTGCGACGATTGGCGCGCCGGCGCCACTGCGGGCGGCGGTCCCCGGAATGCCATACGACCCATGGCCTGAGAGAGTATGTCGACGGACGCATCAGCGCCGGAGCCTTTGCCCTCTTCGTTTGGACCGCGAACCACTTGCCCGATCGTCGGCGGACGCCACCGAGGCACGCGACGGTGTGGTTGCATGCTTCCCTCTGCACACAAAGAGCGGGAGGTTGATTTTATTTCCAATTGCTTGCTCTATTGTTGTTTCTTTTTGCTTGCTCCCTCGCCTTTTGGATCGGTTGCTCTCTGTGGCCTCGTGGCCTTGTCCTTGCATGATTACGGATTTATTCGCGCGCGAGTTCATCGTCCCCGTTCCATGCCGTTGCAAAGTGGAGCCCTGCGCTCCGTACGCCGTTCGATAGTCCGCTTGCTCTCTCTCTCTCTCGTGCTCTCGCGCTCTCGTGCTGTCTCTCTCTCTGCGTCCCTAGCCTTTTCAGTCGTGCTCCAGTTTTTGTTTGCGTCATTGTTGTCGCCGTCGCAGTTAGCGATAAAAACCAGCAACGGCGACGACGACGGCGGCAACTCACCAGATATAGCTACCGATCACATAGCACAAAAAGGCACACGACAATCGCCAACACAAAAAGAGGAAGCAATGCACAAGCGCCTCCACAGAGACAGCGAAAAAGGGGGAATGCACGCGGCCTTGGCTCTTTGTTTCCCCCCTCGTTGTGGCGTTATCGCTGTTATTATTGTCATCCTTTTTGCGTTATCGCCGATGGCGGCCTAGGCACAGACCGCTCGCCGGCGATCAGAGGACGCAGGCGCGTGCAGGCACGCAAACACGGGCACGTCGCGACAAAATGCGCCCGCTTTGGATGCGCATGCGCACACGCACAAGAGGGGCGCGCTCCCGCACCGCCGTGAGAACGCGGCACGCCTCGATCGTACAGAGGCCAATGAAAGAGAAAAGGGGCGGCACATACGCGCACAGAGCGCCGCACGATCACGAATCGGTCGGTAAATCGTCCGGCCTAGCGACAATATGGGGCGGCGCGTGGGTGCGATTACGATGGCCTCTATTGATGGGCTCGTGGCGTTGATTATCGCGCTCGTGGTCGCATGGATGGTTGCTCAGCGCGCACAGGCGCGGCGATCTGCGCTGGTGCGCAAGAAATACGACGAGCGACGTCTGCCCTGCCCGCGCGTCCATTTCTCTGCCCCGCTGAGCGCGCGCTTTTGCGCAGAGGCCCTTGCTCGCATGCCTCCCACGGACCATCCACACCCCACGGCCGCCTTTGGCAACGATCCCTTTTGGCGTATGGCGCTAGAGTGGATGGCCGACCGTGTGGGCGGCGTCGCGCGTCGACGTCTCTATTGGTCTTTTGCTCGATCGGCGCACGATGCCGACGTTGATATCCCTCAAGACGGCCGCTGCGTGCTGATCGTGGATCCCAACGCCGGTCAGGTTACTGCCACCACCATGGGACGATCATTGGTCTCGCGTGCAGATCAGAACGGGCACCATGGCGGTGGTGTGGTCGCCATTGTCTTTCTCGACAGCCAGCCGCGGGCTATCTCTGATCGCGAGCGCATCTGATGCAGCAGCAACAACAACCCATTCACGCATCCACAGACACGAAGGCACCTGAGCCGAAAAATGCATAGGCCCAAAAAAAGAGAAGAGACGCTGCGTGGTGCTCATAGGGCACCGCGAATCTCTGTGGCTTTGGCGGGGGGGGGGGCACCAAAATGAATTTTTTCTTCCATGGCAAGGCCGAAAGCGCAAGGGCGCCACATGTGCCCGTTGGAAGGTATCGTGCGACCTCGCAGCACTGGCAGAGGCGCTCGCACGCGAGAACCGAATTTCGCCAACGCCTTTTGTGAGGCAGGGGGTGGCGATCGGTGTGTGCCCCGTTTTTTCGTGCGCATTTCTTTCTTTTTGAGACCACGGCAGCGGCAAAGAGCGCTGACAGTGTCACTTTTTTGTTGGCGGTCTCGGTTTGCCCGTCGGTTTTTTCGCCCTCGTAAACAATGGCGCTATACAAAGGGACGACCACTTTGCTGGACGCACGATCTAATGTCTTATTTTAGCAATTTCTCACCATTTTCTTTTGATTGTCGGGCGCTCGCGTCGCCGCCGGTGCCGACGACAATAAACGGCCGACCCAAAAGGAGGCGAATACAGAGAGAGAGAGAGAGAGAGAATGAGAATGAAAAAAGGTCTAACGAGCACGCGCTCCTTGTCTCAAAGAGCCCGTACGTCGGGTGCAAACCGCACGCTGTGTCCAACTCCATCGTCTTGGTGGTGGTGGCGATCGTTGTGGTGATCAACACGCGCGCCGGAACCGCGCCCGCTGCCTGCGCACCTCGAAGCGGGTGGCGCGCGACGCCCGCGCGGTGGAGCCACACGATAGCCTTGGCCTTTGGTCGTCTTGGCCCGGACGTGCTTTGACACGAAAAAATCGCCAACGGCCGCCGGCGGCACGACGCCGTCGAAAACGTGCTTCATGAACCACCGACCGATGCGTTCGGCGAGGGCGTCGTCGTCGTCATCGAGCCATATTTCGACGCGCATGCTGGTCACACGATCGACGAGGCGTGCGCCCGTGATGCGAACCGAATCGTCGCCAGTCTGTTCGCCGACGAGCGCCAACAGGACGTTCTCCCATACGGCGTCGGCGTGCCGCGGCCCAAACGTGCCCTTGAACACGACGCTGGCGCCCATGGCATTGCGCACGTGCTCCCATGCGGGCAGAACGTCGTCCTCGAAAAACGATATGCCCTCGATGGCACTTTCCATGCCCATCCGAACGCGCTCACGGTTGGCACCAAAGAGGGCGCTCGGGAGGGCCAGATTGTTTTGGTGACGCCAAAACGATTCGATCGTCGCGACGGGAACTTTGCTCATAGCCTCCCAAGTGGCGTCGTAGGACGACCCGTCATAGCATGGCCGGTGCACCCACCACTGCCATGCTCGGTGGAGTGGATGGCGGTCGGAGCCGGCCGCTCGTGCCAAAGGCGATGCCGCCGCGGGGGCCGAGATCAGCGGCCGGCCGCCCATGGGACGAAGCGAAATGATCTCGGCGTCATCGTCGTCGTCGCCGTATGTCGCTCCATGTGAGGGCAGTGCGTTCGACAGAGGCAATGTCGCTGTTTTCATTGTCTTATTGTTGTTTTGGCGGCGTCGTCTGTGTTGCCTATTGGGGGAGATTGTGTGGATCGCGACTTGTCTTTTTTTTTCTCTCTCGACACACACCCGACGGACGATGGACGGGATTGCTGCGAGAGGAGAGCGTCACGGGAAAAGGTGAAAGAGCGAGCACGCAGGTCGCGGTGATCTTTTTTTAGCGCAAAGGCTGCCTTTTTATGTCTTGCGCTGGCCAGTGACCTCTACCAAAGATCCCGGTGCTTTGTCTGAGCGTCCTCCAATACAAAGACAGGACTTTGTTGTCGCCGCTGCTCCCTTTTCCTCTGGGTCGTCGTGTCTTTTTTTTTCGTTACCCGAGCGCTGGCTGTCCCTCTTTTCCGTTGGTCGCCTCGCGCGCGCCGACTCCTTTCTCATTCGCGCCCCTCTGTGCGCCCTTTTGGCCTGCGCGCGGGAATATCGAGGCGCATGACTTTTTACCGCGCCGGCTGTCCTTGTCGGACCACCGTAGACGACGACAAGCACAAGCGCGCCATGACTTGGACCCGGCCAATTCGCTGGCACCGGTCGCCCCCATCATCGAACATTCTTTGCATCCCAAAAAGATTAGAAAAATACGCTCAAACTACAACAGAGCACACGCACGCACAAATAGGGGGAGACAGCGCTGCGGATAGCCAACAGTGGAGCAATGCATTCCCCCAACCCCCGATCTACTGCGCTCTCTCTCTCTCTCTCTCTCTCTCTCTCTATTGGATATATGCCTTTTTTTATTTTTGCCAAGAAATTCTCTTTATCGCGTGCCCATGTTGTTCCCTCCCACTAGAGCGCTCGCGCTGGCCGCCGCAAGGGCGCGTCCTTGCGCAATGTCCGCTGCGGCTGTGGTCGCGTCAATGGGTGTGCTTGGGGGCGGGCCCGCTGCCGAGACGCCCGTGGAGGGATCGCACGGCGACCAGTCGGTGCCGCCCTTGCGCGGTGCCGCCCACACACGTCCGTAGCCATCGTTGGTCCACACCATATCCACGGTCTGGTCCCAACACGCCACCGTGACGACTGCAGTGGCATCGCTGTAGGCATCACGAGGTGCAGGCAAAGTCTGCTGGTTGCCGTCGAGCGCTCCCATATGCCACCAACGCCCACCAGAGCCGCATTCCCAGAGTCGCCCGTCGTCGTCAGCCAAGCGCACGGCGCTCATACCTGGCTCCACCACGTACGTGACGCCGTTGACTACCACAGTCTGAGGTCCGGCCTCGCTGTGCCACGCGCAATTGAGCAGGACAAGGCCCAGAGTTGCGACGGTCACGTCATCAACCTGCAACCCTGGTGTTGGGGACGATGCACGCGCCATCTCGTTTGCGCACGGATACTGCTGCTGCTGCACGTTGACGGCGTCGGTCGGACCCCACGCTGGAAGAGGCAATGGCGCCTGCTCGAGTTGCTGCTGCTGCTGTTGCTGGTACTGTTGGGTCAGAGTCGCAGGCGACGAAATCGTCGAGGCCACGGGAGAGACAGGGGCAGGCGGCGGCGGCACGATGGGCGGCACCACGGGTGTTATTCCGGGCGCTCCGCACACGCGGGTTCGGGTATCGATGCACGCGCGCTCCGAAGGGCACCACGCTTGACCCGGTTGCGTGCACGATACGGGTACTTGCTCGCATCGACCGCGGTTGCATCTCGATGCACAGGGCACGTCCGCGCGCGGGCACAACGAGGCGCAGTCGCTGTCGCCCGTGCAGCGATCCTTGAGCCACACCCAAAGCATCAGAATGAGAAGGATGAGGGCAGCGACCAGAACGAGTCCGATGGCGGCCCACCTTTGGCGCGACAGCACTTCGCTCGCGTGTTGGCTCATCGTCACCGCCGCCGCGACAGGCGCTGCCGGGGCCACGACAAAGCCAGTTGCTGGCACAGCAGCAGGTATGGGCGCCTGCGCAATGACTGGCGCCGCTTGGACCTGCGCCGGACCTGCGTAGCGCACCGACGAACATGACGTCGTCCACGGTCGCTGCTGTTGCCACAATGCCGCCATCCGTGCGCGGTGTCGTTTTTCCTTTTCGTTTGGGTTTTTTTCCCTATAAACGACAGCAGCGGCGGTGGTGGCCGATGATTTCCCTCTAGGCCAATACGAAAGCCGACCAGCAAGACAGCAGCGGCGGCGGTGATGACGTGTGATGATCGAGGATTGCGCGCAGCGATTGTACGTCGCTGCTTTTCCCTAGGGACAATTGCCTTGGAAGGCATGACGACTCGACCAAAGGCGCAGCGCAGCCGCACAGCGCTGACGGATTCCCTTTCCCTCCATACCGGCGCATGCTGTGCTGCTATCGCCTATGCGTGGCCGTGTGTCCTATGTGGTCGTCGCGTTGAGTTGGCACTGATATGCCCACGACTGCATTTGGTGCTGTGCGAGCCGTTCAGCACTTTTCGTGTTCCTTCTCTTTGTACCCCATCGATGACGTCCTCTTGGCATCATTCTGTTTTTGAGGTCCACGCACGCCCAACAGTACCTCTTGTCGGCAAATCACAGAACCGACAGCGACAGCCTGCGTGCGCTCTAAACTATATATGTTGTTTTTCAAGGATGTTTTATTTTTGCCATCACGATTTTTTGTCAACCCGCTCGCTCTTCCCTGGCCTTTTCGTTATGGCGCCGGCGCGTGTACGCGCGCGCGCAGCCGCCCTCGCCCAAAGGTCGAGACACCAAATCATGGAAAGGGAACAAAAAACTCATAACGATGACCGCCGTCGCCGTGTGCGGGCCGACATAAACTGGCAGCCGCCAGCGCGTTCTTTGGGTGCGCCAGCAACGACGCATGTCTGTCCGGCTCTCGTTGTCTCGGCCACGGTCGTCACCCCTGCCGGGCGATTCTTGCGCGCCCTATGCAATGGGCCGGATAGAGCCGCACGCTGGGTGGCAGCCCAAGATCGCGATATGACGTCCATCGCAGCAAGGACCGCCCAAGAGATAGATCAGGGTTTTTTGATCCCACAGGCTGGAGCGCAGGTCAAGTGGGAGGCGCCAGTGGGCTCCGCGCGCATCTCAAGGCGCGCATCATCGTACGCAAAGCCAAATTGTTTAGTCGCAATCGTCCCTTTGTATCGCGCATAAAGGGGGAGAGCGACCAAATGGTTAATTGCCGGTGGGCGCGTGCCTGAGCATCGCGTATGCGTAAGATCCAAAATGTGAATCGAAATCCCAAGAAAAATCAAGGAAGCGATTCCGCCTGTGGTCGGCCAAAGAGGGACGGCGGCGGTGGTGGTGGACAATAAGAGGTCGCCGATCGAGCGCCCATACCGCCTCTGTATACCGTCTCTCTTTCTTTGGGCGTCGCAGTCACGCGCTCTTGTGGTGGTCGCCTGCGCCCTCGCCATCTTTCTTGGGGTCATTTTTCATGACGCGCTGGTTGGTCGCCTCTCCAGTGAGCCGTGTGCGTGCGCGACTCGCGCCAGGGCCGACAAGCAAAAGGAAAAAGAAAGAACACCAAAAGAGAAAAAGAAAAACGTACGCTGCTCTTGAAAGAGGGAGGGGAGACGGCCAATGCCGCAGAAAAAAAAGCATTGAGGGCAAACAGAAGAAAAGGCACCGAAATGGATTTAAGAAAAAAGATAAAGGGCGGCGGGATCGTGCGGCGAGCGATGCATGTCGCGGCGAGCGATGCATGCGCCGGCGAGCAGCGTCGGCCCAATTGCCTGCGTACCTAGCGCTCCAGTGACAATTCGCCAAAAGTCGCCGTGAGCCCAACGCGACAACGACATGATCGTCACGACCGAGGTAATGGCAGCAGCAGCCAGAGGGACGACCACGCCCGTCATAAAGGACCGCGCCGTCGCCGCTGCTGCCGACATAATTGCCTTTGCTGCCAGCGGCACGGTCATCGTGCTCATTTTTATGCTGGTGCCTTGTGCGCTGGATGTGCGGCGCGTGTTTTTCTTGCACGTCAACGTGTTTTTTTGTCCCCGTGTCGGTGTCCTCAGAACAGTGAGTGGCATTCTAGAGGCGAGGAAAGAGACAAGAGCAAATCATTGAATGATGGACGATCGATTGGGATCCTGATCCCAACCACAATGTCGTGTTTTGTTTTTGTGCGCGCTTGCCCAACGGAGCCCACGCGCGCGCGCAAACGGATATATCTTTATCTGGGTATTTTTGGTGATGCGTCCACGGCCACACCAACAATGTAAATAGATTCAATGGGGGAGGCAAGAGCGCAACCCCGGAGGTGCCAACAAAAAAAGCAAAGGACAAAGGGGGGCGCCGCTCCCTAGGCGAGTGCCGTCGACGGGTAGCCGGCATCGTCGTCCCCGATCATCATATCTCCAAAGGTGTCGTGGGCGCCATAAGCACCGGCCCCAGAGGCGCCAACGCTAGTCACCGACGAGCCGCAACTCGATGTCGCAGGAGGAGGAGGAGGCGCCGCTCCGGGAGCGGTGCTGTCCGTGTCGTGGCGCACGTCAGAGACGAGACCAATGCCGACGATCCACTGGCCCGTCACGGCCTCGCCGTCCCACGAGCGCTTGCCGGCGGCGACCGCCACGGAATACTCTTCAAAGACCGACTCGTAGTGGTCGGGCACAAACTTGGGGGGACGCCCAAAGTTGTTGCGCGCGAGCCAGTCCTTGTAGTGCCGCTGAAACTCCTTGAGATAGATGTAGCGGTCGGGCCCAAACTCGATCGTCTCGGGGTCGCTAAGGAAGCCGACAAGGGGGTTGATCTGCGCCTTGAGCCGACGCTGCGTGTTCTTGAAGTATTCGGGAAGGACATCCCAAATGTCCTCGTCGGCGTACTCGGCGCACGCGTGGCGGTAGGCCAGGTTGCACTTGAGGAGCAAGAGGGGCATCTCGTGCACGATCTTGTCAAACAATTTGGGATCGACCTTTTTGCCGTTGGCCGAATCTTTGACCCTGCGCAGAAACTCCCACATGACGAAGCGGCGTGTCATCGAGCCTTGCGCGTCGACCCAGCCGCCGGTCTGGTTGCCCACAAAGAAGCCGGGCGCCTTCCACGTGCGCGTCTCGACCAACTTGAACTTGCGGTTGACGGCCAAGTCTTCGCCCGAGATCATCGACTGCAACTCGCCCTGCGAGAGGCGAAAATCCTCGCGCACCTCAGAGCACACAAAGACCAGGCAGTCGAGCAGGCTCTCGAGGGCAAACTTTTCCTGGCAGTTGGCCGAGAGGACGGCAACGTCGGCCTTGGAGTAAAATGCCTGGATGACCCTGATGATGGTCGATTTGCCGCTGCCGGCGATGCCCTTGATGAATGGCATCACCTGCCACTTGTCAATCTCGTTGACGTCGTAGAGCATGCGGCCGATCATCACGTAGAGCCATTTGCAGACGTCGTCGCGCTCGTCGGGCGCGCCCAACTCCTGATAGTCGAGCACCTGCTGAAAGTACGGGGTCGGGATCTGGTAGTACCAATCGTCGACCACGTCGGCAAAGCGCTCGGGAAAGGGCAGATCGAAATACTTGCACGCCACCACGTCGCGGCTGATGTGGTTGCGCGCACCCGTCGCCGGATCGATATAGGGCGTATAGGTCATCGTGTAGCAGTCGTAGATGCCCGTCGCAAACGAAAACACGCGGCGATCGGGGACAAGATTGGGAAACTCGACATCGCTCGATTTCTCGAGCGACTCGACCGCATGCTTGGCCGCGCCGTTGGCGTTGAGATTGCAATACTGCTCCCAGTGGACCTCCTTCTTGGTCACCCGATAGATAAACTGTTCGATGGTACACACCTGCCGCCATGCGTGTGTCTCGTACTTGGTCTGCGCGGCGGCCTCGGGAAGGGCACGGCCGGCTGCGGCAGCCTCGGCGGCGAGCGTCGCCAGTTCGGCCGGCGGCGTCGGGCCCTCAACGAGCACCTGCTCGTAGCAGCAGCCCTTGTAGCGCCGATAGCCATGCGTCGACAATTGACGCAGCAGAAAGAGCACGAGGCTCACGTTGGGCTTGACGTCCTCGAGATTCATCGTCGAAAAGCGAAAGATGGCCGAGTCGAGCGAGGCCGCCACGTTGAGGTTGTCGTCGCGCGCATTGATGACGCGCGCGCGGCTCTCCACCCCATAGTAGGCATATTGTATAGACTCGAATATGCGGAAAAACACGTTGCTGCACTGGATGTTGACCTCGGTGTGACGATTGATGCGATCGCGCATGGCAAAGAGCGACATCAAATACGAGACGCGATGGATGGCTTCGCGGGCGCGTGCCGCGATGGTCCCGAGATCGATCGACACGTGCGGGTCGATGCCAAAGCGCTCACACGCCCACGCCATGAAATCGCCGTCGCGGTCCGGAGGGATTCGCCACTCGCTAAAGGCCATGCACAAAAGGTCGTGCAGTTCGTCGTCGGTGTAGGACTGAGAGCGCTCGACCTCGATCGGCAGAGGCGCATCGTAGCCTCCGGTGAAAATGCGGTCCAACGTCGTGGCTTCGGGGCGGTGTCGTGCGCTGTCGGCGGCCTCGCGCTGCAGACGCATTTGCGCTTGGCACCTATCGGCGTCGGTCAACCGGAGAGAGTCGTCGCCGCTGCCATGGGGCATCGATAGGTCGGGCGGGTTTGACGCTGGCGCTGTCATCGTGGCACAGGGACGATAAGAAGAAGCAAAAAAAAGAAAAGAGGAAGGTGGGATGGCTAGGAGCGATGCGCTGTGAGATCGGTATCCCTCTGACGTGCGTGGCCGAGTGGGTGCACGCGGGACAGCAATAGTTCTCTATCAACGGCGCTGGACCTCGGTAGCGTTCGATTCCCTCTCTCTCTCCTTTGGCTGCTCCAAACAATCCAGAGGATGCGCTGGAAAGAAGGACAAACAAAATACCGACATGCACAAATCAGAAACAAAAAATAGGTTAGAAAATACGAGACTGCGGCACACAAAGCATCTTGGGTCCCTACGGGACCCCGACGCATGGATCCCATCTCCATTGTTTGCCCGAATGGGCATGAAGAAGTCGTACCGGCAGACAATTGCCTGACGGCGGATGGCTCTTTTCGTGGGGTCTCTCTGTATGCCCTTTTGTCTCTTGCAGGGGAGGGTGGAATGTAGGCGTATGGAGCGGCGCACTTTATGACCAGTGTGGATGTGTGCGTGCGCTCTGTGCAAAGCGAAAAAAGGATCCACGACACGAAAGCAACAAAATGATGTTCGTCGCTGCCGCGCCCGTGCGGGCGCACGGAGCCGCATGGCGCGGATTTCTGTCGCCGAGCCACTTTTGCAGGTTTGCCCCTGTTGTGGTTCTCTGGCGGCGGACGCTTTCCCCCCTTTTTGATGCCCCGCCCAAAAATTCTAACCAATCGGATGTGAGCATTTTAAAGGCCCTTTTTAAAGGCAAATGGCACCTTGGCCGTGGGAGGCCAAACGGTGCACACCACCGTTGGCTTTGCTCTCTTTCTTTTTTTTTCTCTTTGTGAGCGCGCATAACCAAGACATTGGCGAACGCATACGCAATATCGCCTGGCCGTCTATAACCAGGCTCGGGTTTGCGTCCGTCTGTCTGTCCGTCCGTCTGTGTGTATGCGCCCGGCCCTTTTGTCGGTTGATTTTTGTGGATCCCCTTTTGTCCTTTTTTCTTTTCAGAGGAGACCACAACGACGACGACGACGACGACCACGAAAAGAAGAACAAGGAAGAGACCGACCCTCTTTTTGTTGCCCCTTGAGTGTCATCCTTTTCGTTTTTTTTTCTTGTGCCGTGTGCGCACCTGCCTCGCCTACCCCAAAGAGGACAAATGACCACGTCGCAAAGAGAAGAGGCCCTCATTGCTCGCCTTCCTCATTTGGCCGCGGCCATGGTGTCGCTCACCCCCACGGCGGCCACTCTGCGCAAAGTGATCGCCAGCCATGTCGCAGCGCGCGGCCGCGGTCCACGCAACGCGCGCGGTTCAGCGGCACTGGCGCGGGCGGCCAGCGGCATCGAGTTGGAGGCGCGGCTCGGAACCGTGCGGGAAGACGGCTCGTTCGATCCTGGCGTCGAGCCCGCATCGTGGTACGCTGTGTTGGCCCTCCTCGACACCAACGACGCGTGGGACACCGCACGATCGCATGGCTGGCGCGAAGATCACGTTACGCACTACGTGCTGCCGCTCACCGACCAACCAGTGCGCACCATAGCCTCCTATGAGGAACACCGCATCGCCGTCGTCCACCAACACAAATCGGTAATCGAAAAGCGCACGTTCGCGGCCGTGCCGGGTGCGTCATCGCCCCTCTGCTGCGGCACCGATCCCAAGATGCCGTCGGCATCAGCCCATGGGACCGGGAACGGGCGCTGTCGCCGAAGGCGACGGGGCTACGATATACGCGTCGCGCTCTCGCACGAAGAACAGGTCCTCCCGAACCGTGTGCCCAACGTGGCGCAGCCCGACCGCGTAGCCATAAGGCAACGCCGCCGGTTCGCTATGGGTGCATGGGCGGTCGATCTCACCATGGTGTGGTCGGGCCGCACCAAGGAAGAGGCCGAACAGCGTCAGAGACGGTCGCCTCCCGAGTATCACGTTGAGGTCGAGTGCATCGATCCCGTGGGCTACTTGGAGACACATCTCGAGGACGTTGACGTTGCTGCGTCGATACTCATGCGCATCGTCGATCTTGTCGACCCCGACGTCACGGCCCGCAATCGCTCTGCGGGTCTCGCTCTCGGCGCAGCACCGAGTGCCTACCACTACCACCCCGTATCCTAGCCAACGACGGCGAGACGTGCAGAGGATCGTCTCGCGCTCGATACCAGGCGACCGATCGGTTGCTCGTGTCGCCGTCGCGCGTGCGTGTGTGCTCTGCGTGTGTGCGTCATCCTTATTTTCATGCGTGCACAGCAGAGCGACAGTTTGGTCCTTGTGTGGGGTGACGCCTAAACAATTTTCATTAAAAAAACATCCAAATCAATCAGCGCCCTTTCAATCTCTCACGACGAGGCCAGAGAGTTGCAGGCGCTCAGGATTCACACGCGGGGAGAGACCGTGAGACAAAGTTGGCCATATCGTTGGAGAGCCCGCCGTCCGGTCGGCCGGTCCTGCGAGGACCCAAGTATTGTTCAATCCCGCGGCTATCCAAAACTTGCCATAGGAGGATCACATTCGAACCCCCATAACACTTTTGGGCGAGTGACAGGGTCCTCAACGATATACACACAGAGACAAGCGGATGGGCAAACAAATCAAGAAAAAGAGAGAAAAAGGAGAAAACGATACGTATCTAGGGTCGGCAACAAAAGTCCCCCGACAGGATGTTCATTGGTTCGCCCTTTATGGCGAGTTGGGCAAGGCCGTCGCCCTTTTGTCCGCCACACAAACCGGCGCGCCGGCCGCCACCGAGACCCCTACTTTTTTTTCATGACAATGAATATTCCGCAAAATAATAAAATTCAAAAAAAAAAGAGGTCAATAATCGCGTATGGCTGCGCGTGCGCGCGCCCGCGGGCATCAACAAAACAGCGGCGACGCCTCGGCATGTTTCGATCGTTCCGCCAGCAAAACGAGGCAACTCACCACTGCATCGGGACGAGCGAGGCAATACTTTGAGAACAATGATGGGACTCGCTGCAGTCCGTCGCTTGTGAGTGCTGCGCGCCTCGCTCTTGTCTTGTGGCCACAACGACAACCCGGCGCACAGAGCCAATCGTTGCCATCGCTGTCGCCCGACAGTTTTCTCTTTCTGTGCGGTGAGGTTCGTTCGCACCCTCCCCCCCTGGTCACTGTTTCCTTTTGTTTTTTTAAGCGTGCGCGCGCACATCTACTATTGTTCCCTTTTGGTTCTTGCATTATTGTCTTTTCGTGTAGGTGCGTGCACGCGGATTCATTTACTTTTCCGTAGACAGCCGTTTGACATCATATTTGTGCGTGTGCGCGCGCAGCATGTTTGCCACTGGCAAGCCGCTAGAGTGCGCCATTCGCGTCGTCAGCGTGTCGCGCCATGGTGACCAGATGTATACGATAAGCGGGTCGCTGCAGACCGTCACCGACGAGCCGACGACAGCGTCGAATCCAACGGCGACGACTTTGCGCGTGATCGACAATTGCGGGAGCAGCGTCGCTCTGGTGCCATGGCATGCCGCATCGGTGCCCGATTGGGTGACCCTTCCGAGAGCAATTCTCCATCAGACGGGTCCCGTCAGGCCCGACCTAAGCGTGGTGGTCTTTCAATCGCCTCGGACGGTCATTGCCAGCGAGGACGGCCTCTTTGCAGGCACGCTCCCCAAACCGCTCGATGCGCGCATTTATGCGGCTCCCGTCACGCTGGCGCTACGCCAAGAAATCGGCGGCATCAGCGGTTGGCTCGATTTGGATGCCGACTCGTGCGATCTCCTCGTCGGTTCGTGGCTCAAGGGACCCGCCGATGCCGATCCCGCCGTTCGCTCCAATGTGCGCCACGATCCCGATGTCGACTCGTCGATGGTAACCACCGACGACGACGCCAACGAGGACGATGACGGCCATGACGACGACGAGGACGACGATATTGACAGAGGAGTCGATAGCACTCTCGCCACGACGACGACAACGACGGACGACGAAGACCACCAAGGCAGAGACGATATCGCGTCGAGCCCGCGACGCGCTGCTAAATCGCAACAGCAGCAACGGCGACAGCGAGGACAGGGTCATCCGCCAAAATCGCACGCAAAGGGTCGTCGCGCGCCCGCGTCGCTGTCGCGTCTCGACCAGGAGTGCACCCTCGGCGACCTTGACGACGGCGTGGGTTCGCCGGCGCGTCGCGGTCGATCCAACACGCGCCGTCGCACGGCATCGAGTCTTGCTGGGACAGACGACGATAATGAAAACGATCACGTTGATGGGCAAGACGGCACTGCCATTGCTCGCCTCGGGCGTTGCGTGGTCAAGTCGAATGCCATCGGTAAAGCGACCGCCGTCTTTAAAGGGCTCACGAGGACCCGGGGGAGAGGTGCCGCCCGTCGTGACGACGACACCAACGGCGATGACGACGATGATGACGACGAATCGGTGCGCCGAGCGAGTGACGACGATGACGGGGATATCCTAGACGACGAAGATGATGACGCGAGGGGCTGCGACGACGACATGATCGTTGATGATGATGACGACGGCGATGCGGACGACGACGACGCAGAGGATGCAGATGACGACGATCTGGACCAAACTGGCGCGGGGGATATGGACGACGACTTGGCCGACGACGAAGGCGTCGATGATGATCCCAACGCTGAATAGATTCAAAGACACGCGTGCAGCCAGAGACGACTGCCGCCGTCACCCCCATTGTGCCGTGTGAATGCGACCCAACAGCAAGTCTGTTGACCCACGAAAGCGAGCGGGTCGGTCGGCGCCGGCACCGCACGGCCAGGCCAAAAACACCGGGGCAACTTTCACAGAATGAACATTTTCTTTTTATAATTTTTTGCTCTTTTCTGAGCCAGGCCCTTATCTGCGGCGATGTGCGTACGCCCGCGCGCGCGGCAGGGGGCAAAGACGCCAGCCCCGTGTTATCTGACCTTGGGCCGCGGTCGCCTTTAGTTATATTTTTCTTTTCCTAACTGGGCCGTGAGGGAAGGCGCACGCGCGGACATGGCGGCGCCAAGTCGAGGCAGGCCGCGCTGTCGCCCAAATTGGCTCTCGCCTCGTCTTTCTTTGCTTTTCACTTCCTCTCGGGAGAGCGGGTTGCCCAACATGAGGCAGGCAAAGCGCGCGATAGATACGCACTATAAGCAAAGGGATTTTATCGCGTCGTCCTTTGGCCTGCCAAACTTGGACGGCCCTCCGCGCCTTGGCCTTTTATTGCACCGACTCAGAAACTCTTGTGCATTTAAAAAACCAAAGTTTTTCTTTTCTTTTCCGAGCACGCCCTTTTTGTTCCGTGCCCTCTGTCGCTGCCCAAAGCAGAGCCCATGCAGAGATCGCCCATACGCCGAGGGCCGTCGCCACGCGGCACCCTTGCACAAATATCTCCGTACCGACGGCAGCAACAGCAGCAACAACAGCAATCTTATGAACCCATAATCGCGCGCATCGCCGCTGGCGCGCTCGTCGACTATATGTCACGCCTCGGTAGAAACGGCAGCGACGAGGCGACCACCCCACAATGGGCCTTGCCGCAAGACAACAACAGCAGCAGCAGCGGCGCCGGATCGCCGGATAGCGGCGAGTGCGATGCCATCTACGAGGCTCTCGATCTCAGCGGTGCAATCACAGCGACGCTCTCTGCCACCGAGCGCCAGAGCCTCTGGTCTCAGGCCACCTTTTTGCGACAGGCCGGGGAGATACTAGGCCGCTTTGTCTTTTACGATGCTTCCGGTCGGGCTCTAGGCGGACCGGGAGATCCCGACGTGGCCAGCGCGCAATTCGTACCCGCCTACGAATCGGACAGCGTCGTCGAACGACTGCTGGCGCGGCGCCCAGATATGTTTGTGGGCGTGTCCCCGATGGACCTGCGCGCGCACGCCCTCGCGTGGGCTAGTCGCCTGTGGCGCTGCATTGCAACGGCAGCCACGAGGCAGCCGAGCGACGCCTATCGAGACGCGCTCGTGGCCGCACTAGGCCAGACGACCGAGCGGCAGAGTGCGCTCAACCGGCGGATTGTCGACGTGGGTCGGGTGCGCCTCCTCACCTCGGCCAACGAGGGTCTCTTTCTGCAGCGGCCGCCGTCGCCGCGCGTGGCAGCAGGGCCCGACGCCCCGCCGCTCCAATACTATAGGCAAGAGATTAATGGCGACGGGGCATGTTTTTATCGGTCCATCGCGAGTGCGCTGATGCAGCGCCTCACAGGGATCAATCTCGGCCGCGGGGCTACGTTTTCGCGGAGCGTCCAGTCGGGCGCCAGCGACGCATGGGTAACGGAAGACTATAGCGTTGTGGTGCGCGTGGGCGCCCCCGCCGTCGATGCCCTCGCGCTCCTTCTCAACGCCCTGACCAAGTGGGTCAAGTTTTACGTCTATCTCGTCATGTGCAGTCAAGATATTCCACCCGGCTCCGTGACGTACGCGAGCGGGGTCGTGGGCGTCGCGCGCATCCAGTCCATGACCTCGATCGATCAGATAATGGCGCCCGACAGCGTGCAGCGCATCATGGGGCAAAGGAGCGCGGCTGCCGGTGGCGGCGACGACGGCCCGCAGGTCGTGTACGAACCTCCCACACTGGATCTCGTGACGCGCTATGTCGTGTGGCTCTACGAGGCATTGGCCAACAGCATGGTCGACGGTCGCCAGACCCTCTCGTGGGCGCAGGTGCGACCCTATGCGCTGCCGCTGCTAAGCGTGCCGTGGGACGCCGCCGGTCCTCAAACCCGTCTCCCCGTCGATAAATCCGTCGTCTTTTACGACTGCCAAGAGGGCCAAGCGACCGCGGTCGATCTCGCCCACATGCTGCAGGACTCGAGTCCCGAATACGTCGCAGCGCTCGCCGCCGGCGGCAACGTCGACGTAGCCTACCGGGCCTACTGCGATGCAATGCGCCAATCAGTGAGATGGGGTGGCGCGGCCGAAGCCTACGCCTTTGCTTCGGTTCTCCTGCCGGACGCGGGCTCGCCGGCTCTTGGGTCTCTGCGCGGCGTCATCGTCTTCAACTACACCGATCCGAGTCAAGTGACAGCGCTCGTGCCGCAGGCCGTGCCGAGCAGGCCGGCTATCGATCCCGCTACAGGCCTCGCCGTGCAGCGCGATTATCGGTCCGACTGTTTGGCCGTGCTCTATGTCGGGAGTCACTATGTGGCGCTGCACGGCGTGCAGCAAGCCGCAGACGGTCAGATCGCGCCTTTTATTCCTTTGTTGGGTCCCAACGCAGTGGAGGCGTTCATCACGGCCGACGGGACGCAGCAGGCGCCGGCGGCGCGGATTGTGCCGCGTTCGTCACCGGTCTCAGCGGCCAGCCCTCTGGCGAGGGTTGTGTTGACGAGCCCGCGCGCGGTCCTAGGGCCGTCGCCGTTGCTTTCACCGCGATCCTCCACGAGCCAAAGCGGCTCAACCTTGTCGCCGAAGTCTGCCTACGGATCATATCCATCGGCGTTGGTGCGCACTGTCTTGCCCAGGACAGAGAGAGCAATCGCTGTGCGAGGTCCACCCTCGACACGCATCTCACCGACGTCAGCGCCACTTTCTCGCTCGAGGATCACAACATTGGACGATACCCGACGTCGCCAGGTGCAACAGGCCGCAAACCTCTTGACCGCATTGGCAGAGGATATCGTTGCCGAGAGCGGCCTCCCGATCGACTTGCTGCGAGACTCGGCCGAACTACGCCAACAGTTGCGCGCTGTGGGCCAAGCATCCGATCTGCCGCTCGACGCTCTCGACTCTGTGTGGGCTGCTTTTACGCGGGGCGCTGGCTGAACCCAAGACGCCGCCGACTATCTTTCTTTTTTTTTGAATTTATTTTTTGCTCTTTTTATTCTCGTCTCTCTGAAAAATACAGCGCGGCCCCTTTCGGTATGCCTTTGTGTATCTCCCCTTGTGTATCTGTCCTTTTGTTTGTCCGTCGCTGGCCTATCTGGCCGTCGAAGCGCTCAATGATCAAAAAAACCGGCTCACGCCCAAAGTGCGGTCTATCCTTTTTATTTTTTTTGTTTGGGCTGCGAATCCACAGCCGCCTTTTCTCCCCCCGCCCCCCCTCGTGGGCCTCCTTCTTGTCCTTGTCAAACTTGGGTGGCGCGGTGTTGCCTGTCACCGCACCAAAAAACAAGACGCAAAACGGCGCAACCAACCAGGATGCAAGAGAAAAAAAAGATCTCGGGCGTATTGTCATGACGCCGGCGAGCCAAAAATCGGCGCCGAGCCGCAGATATTTTTCGCGCTCTTTGCTTGGCCCTCGCTTCCACCTTTGCCCTCTTTTTTTCTTCTTCTGTGCGCTGTCGTCGTCCTCCCTATTTTTCTGTTGCCGTCTCTCGGCACAAAGAAAAAAAAAGTATAAAGAGAGACCATGGCCTATACAATCAATGGCAACGACTTTTGGGACATCTCTCGGCCAGCGAGCATCGCACAGGATCGAGACCGTCACGGCAATACTCCTTGCTCACAAAGCCCCGATCGGATCGACGCCGACGATTCGGTCGATCGCGCCTTGGCCGTACCTCACGGCGACGGTGACGTGGAGGACGCCAACGGCTTTTATGGCAGCGCAGATGCAACGCGGTCATTCGGTGCTCGACGCACTGATGACGAGAATCAACGGCGCCTGACCGCCTGTCTGGTATTCGCCACCGTGGCCTTTTTCGCCGTCGCGATCGGCATCGGCGCTGCCAACTACTATTCGCCGCTGATGTGCTTTGGCCAGCGGTACCACATCGAAGAGGTCGTCCATCCGACGCCGACCCATCACAAGGACAACAGGGCTGACGATCGATACTCGTGGATTGTTCTCGCGTCAGCCTTTTTCGCTTGTGGCACGACGTCGCTCGTGGTCGTCGGTCTCGTTGTTATTGGGCTCGTCGGTTGTGCCGGTCTCTCGCTGCGCGTGTCGCGCGTGTTGGCGTGCGTCATTTGACTCTCTCTGTCTCCGTCTCTCTCTTTCTCTGACGACCAACAGGCGCGGTCTCGCCCCACCCGCCACTTTGTCGCAGTTCCTTTTGTTCATAAATTCGACCCTTTTTTTTAATATTCTTGCCGTTGCACCACGAGAGAGAAAAGTCAACAGCGCGGTCTCATGGATGTGCCATTGCTTGGCCTGTTTGTGAGCAAAATCGTCACGCGACAAGCCGCGACTGCTCCGATCTTTGTGTACGCGCCTATGTCTCTGCATCTCTTTGGAATTAAAATGCGGCTCTTGGCTGTCTTTGTTTGGCCTTGTTCATCCTCTTCTCTTTAACGCATTTATTTGTTCATCCTCTTTTCTTTATTTGATGGAGAGCCATCGCGCGCGCGATCCCCGTGGGCGATCGGCGGGCGCCCCCAGGCTTTTAGTGCAAGCGGCGGCGGCGGCGGTCTGTCGGCAGCGATCACGATCGCACAGGCATTGGCGTCCCATCGGGCGAGTAGGCCCGAGGGCCCAAGCGCATCACCTGCGCGGCCCTCTCCTGTGGCGAGGCAAAGTAGGTCTGGCGCGCGCGCTCGGCGTTGGCCCAATAGTCGTCCGACATGTCGCCGAGGCTGTCGTCGTGCTCGCTGGCGTGTCGGACGTGAAGATCATCGCGATCGTTGACCCGTTGGTGACTGTTGGACGGAGCCAAGTAAGGAGCGGATCCGTACCCTGGCGCGGCGCCACCGCCGCCGCGGTACAGAGCGTCGTGCTGGAATCGTTCCTGAACGCTTGCCGCTGGAATGGGTCTCGCGAAATCCAAATGCGACTCTTGAGGCGAGGCAGCGGGTGGGCGGCCAAAAGTGCCAGCGGCCCGTGTGGGACGCGGTCCCGAAGCGACTGGACGCGCTGCGCGGCGATGGCCTGGATGGTGGTGCCCTTGGTCTGAGGAGGCACGCCTAGTCTTTTCCTTGTCACCGCCGTCATCGTCGTCATCATTATCGGTGTCGCTATCAATACGCTCGACACTGTCATGACCGTCATCGTCGCTGCCGTCACTATCCCTGTTGGGGCCCTTGCCATGCTGATTCAAGTCACCGCGTCGAAAGGCTCCCGCGGCCACGTTACGCATGCGAAGCGGTGGGCGCTCGACCACAGCATAGGTACCGCGTGCCTGCGTCTGCCCGTGCGCCTGCGTCGCGGTTTGTTGCTGCTGTCGGAGCGGTGACAGGAGGGGGGACGACGGCGGACGGGGCGATGTTGACGGCAGCGCCAAGAAATTGCTCGGCTGTGCGTTGGCAAAAGTTTCTGGCGCGGTGCTCTGCGGCACAAAAGTCCGAAAGACAGGAGACATCGACTGTCGTTGCTGATGCTGCTGCTGGCGCTGGTACTCGCTCGGCGTGGGTGACGACGGACCGAGCATTTGGACAGCGCCCGCCACGGGCATGACCATCGCTGTAGCCGCCCCCGCCGTCGGATCATTCTGATCGGTCCCTGGCTTGGAGGCGGTGGCCGGGCCTCCGAGGGCGGCGAGCGCTGTTCGACCCCTCTGCCGACGCTGCCATGTGGTCCACGCAGCACCGCCTCCAAGAACGACCAACGCCAAGACGAGAGCGCCCACGAGCGGCCACAGCCATGGCTTGGCGTTTGTCCCGCTGGCGCACGCGAGATCCCCGCCTGTCGCAGCGGTCGCGGTATCGGGTGCGGCATCGTCCTCGGTGCGTGCGTCGCATGGGTGCGAGTGCATCCACGCCCGAGTCGAGGGCGCCCTATCTCGAAAATCGCACTGTTCCTCGTGGGCGGGCAGCGGCGGCGGAAGGGTTGAAGCCGCGGCCGCCAATGCTCCCGTGCCCATCCAACGGGACGGGTTCGCAGTGCCGAGCGGCTGGAAGCGCACGGGGATGCACAATGGCCGCGTTGCCGAGAGCGACGACGGCCCAATGTCGCTGTCGTTGCTCATTGAGAACAAATGGCAAAAAGGATGAATGAGATCGCCTAAAAAGTGCAGCCGTCGCTCTCGGGCGTCTGCAAGGGTCCAAAAAGGGAGGGGTCTTGCCTCTTGGCTGCCTTTTTCCTGCTGCGCCGCGCGATATTGCCTCGGCCCCCCTGGGCTTTTTGACTGACGACACACGTCCACAAAGAGCGAGCAGACGGAAAGGCAGAAAGAGAGAGAGAGGAATCTAGGGCAATGTCTTTTCCTCTCGGTTTTCTCGATGATTTTGGGTAATTCCTGTTTGACGCGCCGGCAAAGAGTCTATGCGGGTCTGCGGTTGTGTGTGTGCGCGCGAGGGCACCGCCTTTTCCTTTCTGATGGCGCCGCGCTTCGCGAGGGCGACGGGTCGGTGTGCGGGCGCGCCCAGGTGCGCGGTATTTTTTTGAGGATAGCGCTGGCTCGATTCCTTTCCCCAGGGACCGCTGGCATTCCTGTGGCGCTTGTCTGGGCACGTAGCCCCCCCCCCCACGACAATAAACAAAATTTGACCAGGAGCGAGAAGGAGACCTCATTTGCGCCACCCCAATGAAAAAAAAGGCGTCTCCTCCTGGCACTCTCAAGAGGGCCGTCTCTGGCCCACAACATCGCCAGCAGCCAAAAAACGCAACCCGTGCGCACGCGCCCAAGAGGCAGCAACGACGGCGGCCTCGGCGACGAGACTCACAGAAGCCGACACAAAAAAGGCTATAACATTTTCTTGTTATTTGTTTTTCGTCTCTTTATTTCTCTGCGATACATGGGCGGCAGAGCGCCCCGAAAGATGTTTGAGGCAGGTAGCGCGCGCGCATTTCGCGGCGATCCTTGTCGCGACCGCCGCAATGGTACGGCTTTTTCCCGCGGGCCCGCAAGAAAAAAAGCCAAGCACACAAAACTTGGATGACCGCCCAAAAGGACGGCCAAAAAATATGAGCGCGGTAGAAAAGTGGCTATTTTTTTAATCAGAGCACACACACGTACGATCGTGTGCGCTTTCAGATGCAGCGCCATGCAAGGAGAGTAAAGGCACATAAGGAGAGTAAAGGGAAAACTCTTTCGAGGAATCAAAGCACGACAAAGAGAGATCACCAAACAAACAAGAAAGCACAAGGGCGAGGCAGACTTTTTTGAGAGGTAGGAGTGGCGGTCACGGGGGAGCGCCGGCGATCACGCATGACCATCAAAGGCCGGGTAGCTATCGGCCTGTGCATAGCCGTGCTCGACAACGTCCATCGGAGCGCCGCTCTCGTCGTACTGGGTTTGATATTGGGGATAGGTGTCGCCGCTCGACGGGCTCACGGCACCCGAGGGGCTGACGCCAGGGTGAGCCATTGTCGGCGACGGAGCATCGGGAGTGCCGCTCACGATCTTCATGCCGTGGAACACGCCGCGCTGGCGCTCCTCCGAAGGCATGATGACGACCTCGGACAGTTGGACGGTGACGCCCCACGCGTTGCCCTGCATGAACCAGAGGCTGGTGATCTCGACAATGGGCACAACACGCGCGTTGGCCTTGAGGCGGGCAAATATCTCGGCGTGGTCGGTGATGCGATCCATCTTGAAGCCGTCGGCGGCGGGCGTCGCCTGCCACACGATCGTGTTCGAGTCGGCAGAGCGGTCCTTGTAGAGGGACAATTTGGTGCGCACGGTCGGGCGATAGCCCTTGTCGGGCTTGCCGGCCTCGGGCGCGGGCGGGTCAGCGACGATCGACTTGTAGTTGCTGTCGATAATGAGCGGACGCATGGCCGGCGGCACCTTGGGATCGAACCACTTTCTAAAGCGGTGACCGTTGGCGGCGCGACGGATCGTAGCATCGACCCGACGCAGAAAGCCTTCGAGTTCTTCGGCATTGTCCAGGGACAACTCAAGGTTGGGGCGCTCGTCCGAACCGATCCAGTTGCCTTGCTTGTCCTGCACGCGACCGCGGAGGCCAAACGGCGTACGGAGGGCCTGATCATGGCTCAGGTCGACCAACTGGATGCGCGGGGCCTCGCGAGCGCCCTTCCACGGCTTGATGTAGACCACCTGGCCACCGTTCTTGTTCTTGCCGGGCTCGGCAAAGAAGAGATAGTCGACGTGGTCGGCCCAGTGACGGAACGGATAGTTGTAGCCGTCGACAAAGCCGGGGATGGGCGCGTCATAGTAGCAGAAGCCGTCTTGGTCGCGGGCGGCGCGCGTGCCGGGGGTGGTCGGATCGGGGTGGATGTTGTAGGCGGCGGCACCATCCTGCTGGGGGGCGTTGTAGGCGGCAGACATTGTCGTTGGTGTTTTTTTTCTAGAGAGGATATTGGCGGGTGTTGGAGTAAGTCGGCGGGAAGGTCAGCGGGTCGATGCGGCGTATGTCTCGGTGTAGAGGAGGCGTGTGTGCTGCGTCGATACTCTTTTCGAGCCCATCGGCGGCCCTTTTTAAGGGGCATCCGTGCGCGCCCCGGAGTTGACATTTTCCGGCTCCATGACGATCTTTTTCGGGCTGCCCTGCGCGGCGGCGCTACGTCTCGCTGCCTCTGCGGTCATTCCCCCAACTGTTTGTCTGTGTCGGTCCAAAATCCTCCTCCAATCCCTGATTTTGTCGTCCTCTGCGGTCCTAAAGGCATAGGCCAACAGAAAAATTACACCCACAAAAAAAAGTAAAACCCTTTTGTGTTTTTGTGAGGGCCCAACGAGCGACCCGATGGACCACCAGACCAAAAAAAAGAGAAACAGGCGACGACCAAAAAAAAGAAACAATATCGTGCCGTGTTCAAATGCGTTGATCTTTCTTTATTTTAATGTCTTTTCTTCTTTTTGTTTGTTCCCTCTCTCTCTCTCTTGCCGGGGCACCTGTCCTTGGCGCCCCAGCAAAGGCTGGGCTCAACTTTGTTGTCGCTGCCTGTCCCGTGTCGAGACAATGAGGAAAACACAAAAACCGACTCAACGACGCCAGAAGGAGAAAAACGTTGTTGTCATCGCATGGGTCTCTTTGAAACTATAGGGCTTGCGCAGGCGACGGGCGCACGCGGGCGCGCCCCAGGGACACAGAAAAGTGTCTGGACCGGCCTCATGGACAAGACACATTGAGGAGCGAGCGGAAAGATAAAGGACGACGACTACAAAAAAAAGAAGGAGAGGCAAAAATGCCCAAGCGCGCCGCACCACCGTCAACTCTCGAAAGGACAGCGGCATCCAATCCGCCGCCACCCAAGCGGGTGCGCAAGACGGCGACCAAGATTGACGATGGCAACCACCCCGAGGCATCCGCCGTCGTGAGAAAAAGGCGGCCGAGCCTGTTTCCGACGGACCCGACAGCGACGCGGCGCGTGCTGGCCTTTGACGTGGGCATCGTCAACTTGGCCTATGCCGTGGTGACCCTGACGGGCGTCGACGACTTTGCCATCGAGTCCCTGGCAGCAAACAATATCATGCGCGATGACCCGCCGGGCGGTCCGCCCACCGACGACGAGGTCATCGCCGCCGCCGTGGCTGCTGGGCCTCCGCGTCGGCGGCGGCGGGGGGAGCCGGCGCCTTTACCGCCGCCCAAAGCCAAGGGCCGTGGCGCCAAGGAGCCGCTCAACGTGCTCACGGAGCGACTCACGACCTACCTATGGGCAAGGGTCGATCGACTGCTGAGCCGGCGGCCGCATGCCGTCGTCATCGAACAGCAATCGAAAAAGGCCCTACGGCTGTCGGCCTTGGGCGCGGTCATTCATTCGTTTGTGCTCAACTATTACTTGGCGCACGGCGAGGAAGCGCCGCCGGTCTTTATGCAGAGCGGTCGACAGAAACTGCGCGTCGTATTCCGGCCCTTGGCGTCGTCGTCACCAGCGGCCGGCTCGTCCGGGGGCGGCGGCGGCATTGCTGCCTGGTGCGCTCCGTCGGGTGCGGGGATCGCACCGCGCATCGTAACTCGCTTTCGTGTCTCATCCCCTGTGGCAACGACGGCGACCACGACGACTGTCACGAAGGTCTCCCGGCGCGCACCCAAGTCGGCTTCTGGAAAAGGTGGCGGTAACAACAACAACGACGACGTAAAAGGCACCGCCAAGACGACCAAACAAGAAACCAAGACCAAGACCAGGACCAAGACGCAGCAAAGGAATGCCGAGCAAAAGGCCACATGGCGCGCCAACAAAAACCATGCCGTGGCCAACTTTGCCCCTATTCTGGCTCACTATCCTGGGTGTCGTCGATGGAAGCCGCTCTTTGACCAGTGCAAGAAAAACGACGACTTGGCCGACGCCGCACTGCACGCCATCTTTCTGCTCAAGGCTGGCGGGACACGCCTGGCCCGTACCAAAGACCTCGACGACGCGCTGCTGATTGTGCTGCCAGCGCGCCCCAATGACAAGAACAACAACGGCGACGATGACGACGGCAAGGGCGGCACCGACCAAAAAGTTGCCGAGAGGAAAAGACCACAGTGTAGGCGCGCTATCGCCGCGCCGCTGGTGCCTGCCCACGCAGATAGGCGCATAGACGCACACCTACAACAAGATCAAAATGGTGGTGGCGATGTCGGCGATGACGGCATTATTGACTTGGTGCACTATGCGACAGACGACGCCGCGTACAGTACCCCGGACGATGGGGCGACCGACGACAATGACGATCTCTCTGACTCTAGCGATCTCGACGATGACGGTAGCGACGATGACGACGATGACGACAGCATCTACGACGATGACGACAGCGTTCAGGAGGAAGAAGGCGACGACTCCAAGATTGTGCGACCTACGTCCAGGCGCTCACACAAGAGCCCGCTTTACACCACGACGACCACACGACCTACAACCGTGTCCTTTTCTGACAGCGACCTCGAAGAAGAAGAAGAAGAAGAGGACGAGGATGGTGACGATACGTGGGCGGTTGATTTGGGCATTTGTCCGTCCACGTCGCCGCGCCGCGGCTAGTTTGTTCTCCCTTTTTTTCGTTTTGCCTTTTTTCAATGTGGACTTTTTGGCTTTGTATCGCGGGTCACCAAAAAGAAGGGCGCTGCTGCGGAACGATGGACCGACAACAAAAACAACGACAATAAAAAAATAAAAACCCAAGAGGAGGAGACAGCAGCAACACAGGGAAAAAGCGACCCAGCAAAATGGTGGCGGTCGCCCATCCAGAAGAAAAGGTTCCGGCCTTGGTGACCAAAAATGCCCTGTGCGCGAGAGCCAGGAAATAGTGGGTTGCGACAAGCGCCGTGTCGGCGGCTTGGTGCCTGGCCGCGCGTCGGCCCTGCGAGTCCTTTCTGCGCGTGTGGATCGCCTTTTTTGCACGCAACACAATTTTTGCTCTGCCTTTTTCCGTCGCCAATTTCTTTCTCTCCTGTAGAAAAAATGTCCGTAGAGATAACCACAAAAAAGTCGTTCCTTTGCGGGTCTTCCCGGCGTCACTTTGGCGCCAATCAAAAAAAAGGGGGATCATCGAAAAAAGCAGGCGGCGACAATGCAAAACAAAGACGGCACACGACCTCTGGGTTCCCTCGCCGACATGCAATATTTTTCGTGGGCCCGTCGCTGTCGTGAAAAAAAACGGACACGAGCATTTTGCGTCGCTTTATGGGGGAGGGCTCTAGGCTTTTGTTGACCGTCCCATTGTCTTTTTCTTTCTTGAGAAAAAAAGAACGCTCGAATTTCCTCCTCCCCAATCCGCTGCTTTGTGCCCGCCGCCCCGCTGGCGCTGCCTGCTTTAGGAACCGACACGACAAGACCCCATGTTGCGACGGCCCGATATCGTGCATGTGCAGCCCTCGTGTTGGCCTTGTGTAGCCGACAGAGACGAAAAGACAGAGAGAAACAAGGGAAAAATGTATTACGGCTTGGGTGTGGCACATCTCGTGCGTCTCAGCGGGCACACATGCCCGTGGCCTCTGCCCATTGACAGCGGACCCACAGGGACCGTTGGCATTTTTGCGTACCTGCCCTCGCTGGCGCTTGAAGAGGTTTTTTGGCACCATCTCGTCGGTGAGGCCTTGCGCGCGGCGGCGGCCGCCTTGGCGGACGAAAAAAACAAGGACGACGATGTGACCGATGTCGGGGTGTTGTATGCGTGGCTCGCCCTGGCATACGCGCCGCTCCGCGGGTCGCCCGAATTCTGCCGTGTGGCTCGTCGTCTGTCGACGGCATGGCCCGAGATCGCAGACGCGCACTTTGGCACGCGCGGCCTGGCCTGGCGTGGAGTCTCAGCCACGCCTCGGCCGGGAGGCGGCTCGGTCACCTGCGTGGAGGGTGTGCGCCGAGTAGGCGGGACCACCGCCGCCGTGCGCATTGGTCGCGTATTGGCAAGACGCGTCGGGCATGTCGTGTGCGTCGTGGCCAACGACGGCGACCTTGACCAAGTGTTTGCGGGCCTTGGCATTGCCGACTATGAGGCTACGCACATCGATGACGGCCGTGGCTTTGACCCCTTCAACGTCGGCCTTATGTGGGAGGCCATCGGACCTCTTGTCCGCGCCTACGCCCGCGAGGGCGTCCTTGTGCTTGTGGACGACCTCTATTGGGACGCGGACCAAAACGCTCTAATGAACGAGATCTCAAGTCTGGGCGTGCACCTCGTCGTGACATCACAATCCATGGCACCCCACAGAGGCCTTTGCCCGGATCGCCTCGTCTGGATACTCCGTCGTAAGGCCCCATGGGCTTTGCACGGCGCCGAGTCCTTTTCGTGCGCAACAGGGATTGACCGTGGCTGTATTCTCGCCGTGTATGATGCCCACGCGTGTGATGACACCGTGCGCGTCACCCTCGTCGCCCAGCGCCGCCCTGACGACACGTGGGATCTGCAAGTTATGCCCCATGTTGCGCTGTCGCCCGGTCCCTAGTTGCCCCCCATGGCGCGGTGGCCGTTTCCCTTTTCTTTCTGGCTGCCTGCCTTTGCAGCGTCCAATTTTTTTTCATCTGCCGCGGTTTTGTCTTTTCTCTCTTTTTTTTTTCATAAAAAATATTTTGGCGTTGTCGTCCATCGCCGATTCCATGGGGCTCTGGGGAGCGCCTTGCCTTTTGCGCGCCAGGCAGACACACCACATTTTTTATAGGATAGGCCAGAAAGAAGGAAAAAAGGCAGGTCGCTGCCTTTTGTTGGTCTCTGTGTGTTGTTGCGTGTCGCCCATGGCCTCGCACAAACACACCAACACGACACAATTTTTCGGGGTTTTTGATTGGAATTCTATTGCGTTGCCTGTTTTGGAGAGAGGCCGTGCCCAGCGCAGCGACAAAAGGGCACGCCCGACCAGCGCGAGAACAAAAGATCTACCGCCGCCCCCATCAGCATATATCGTCCATGCGCCGCCAACGGGCCACCAATGCGAGGCAGAGAGAAGAAAAAAAGACACTAAGAAAGAGGGCCGTCCGTTCATGGTCACAGGCAGCCAAGACCAAGGAAGGAGAGAGGTCCCGAGTTTGGCCAGAACGAACAAAAGGATCAGGCGGCAAGGCGCACAGCCGGGTTGGCTGCCGCCGTCGCGGTCCGGGTGACTGTCACGGCGGGCACGGCCGCCGTCGTCGTGCCCGTCGTCGTGGCGGCCACGTAGTGCTGAAGGCGCGCGGCCTGGGCACGCGCGAGGGCCTCTTGTTGCTGGAGACGGGCCTGATGATAGAGCGCTTGACCGTGGAAGAAGGACCGATAGAGGATCACGGCGACGAGCGAAATGATGAGGCCGAGGATGGCTCCTTCGAATGCCGCCAAGAGATCAGACTCGACGGCGGCCGAGCCCGATTTCTTGGCGTTGCTGTTTTTCCACAGGCCATAGCCAAAGCCGATGGCCCCTCCCAAGAGGGTGATCCCGGCGCCAATGATGATTTCATTGCGCAGCAGTTCGCGCGCTGTGGACGGCGTCACCGACAATGAGCGTTCGCGCACAATGTCTCCGGTAAGGGGGTCAGTGGCCGTCGTCGTGGTCGTCGCTACCGTGGTCGATGCCATCTCTCTGTCTTTGTATTCTCTTTCTCTCTCTCTCTCTCTCTCTCTCTCTGTGTGTGTCTCTCTGATCGGCGGATCCTCTTGTTTGTGGCTCGAGAGAGCGCAATGGGAGCGATAAACTAGCGCGCTCTCTGACTCTCTGGATCGATTTTTTCGGGAGGAGGATCAAGCAGGGCCTTGAAAGGGCGGCGATGGTGATGACAAAGCCGATGGCAATTGACTTGTTCTTCTTCTTGGTGGCGCTCTCTCTGTGCGCCAGTCGAAAGAGGGCGGCGGGAGCGGGCGGGGTCTCTTGTGAGTCCTTTACCCCTGGTCGTTGGCGTCTTTTGGGTCGCGAGCATCCGTGATGGCGCTACGCGCGATGGACCGATATGGGCCGGTCGTTGGACGCCATGCGCGGCGCATGCACCCTGCCCTTCCCCTCATTCTGGGCTTGTCACTGTCAGAGGCGCCGTTGATGGATCTTGGGTCCGAGCGCATAGCCGTCGAAAAAAAAAGTGATACAGCCAAAGAGGCACCAAAAAGGCAAGCGCGCCAGATGAAGCGAGCGTGAAAATGAGTAAAGAGGCCAAAGATGGAGGCGGGGAAGGGCGTCTCTTTTTTGGCGCGGGCATGCCAAAAAAAGACCCAAGAGCACTGGGGCGACTACGTCATGCAAAGCAGGGAAAAGGAGCGCATGCTCATCGCCCTGCAAAGAGCGCGCTATCTAGCGGGTGACCTCTGACCGCGAGGCCTCATCGTTTTCAAAAAATCAACGACGAAAAAGAGAAATGCATGGACATACGCTCAGATATTGCTCCTGGCCCGATCGATTGTGCGCGGCTCGTCCCAGCGTGCGTACAAACTGTTGGGCGAGGGGGTCCTCTTTTTTCGTGACACGCACACACCCTCCGGGCAGCATATCAAGAAAATTGTCAAGAAAATCACCAAGAAAATTGTCAAGAAAAATAGATAGGGGGTATGGGCGCGCAACGGCGACGACGCCCGCACCACAAAAACAGCCCTGCAGAGGGCAGCGCGGGTGCACACGGATCGTCAACCCTGCGACTTTGTCGTGTGTATGTCCGTCTCGTGTCTCCTTGCGCTCTGCCCAAGAAAATGCGTCTCTGTGGCCGCGCCCCGAGACAGGAAAAAGACCAAAAGATACGCAGACAGAAAGAAAGAAAACAAGGTGAGAGCCTCTTGCTGGGCGGCCCCGCTGTGGGTTTATCTTTTTTTTCGTGTCCATTTGTGGCGCCACGCTTGCCGTCTTTTTTCTGTCCTTTCCTCGCCCGTCCTCGCCCTCGTCGCCCCCACAACGACAACGACAGCAACGACCAAAAATTGACGCCGGAGCAAAATCCCCGCGCACGCCAAGGAGCGGCGCCGGGACCTCGCCCTGGCCAGGACAGCGCCGGTAGACTCCTGGCCAAAAAGGCACTGCGACAAAAGGGAGCACGAGGGGGAAAGGAGCGCCGGCCATGGCAGAAGGCAGACCATCGCATACGGCCTCGGCCGACGAGATCTCGCTGCTTGGCGATGACGTGTCTGAATTTGATCCCACGACAAAGCCCGACGACGACATTGACGCGCGCCTGTTCAACCTGCTATCGAATCCCAAAAAGCGAAACATGGACAGGGTGCAGCCGTTGCCCCGAAACCAAGGAAAACCGATCCGCAGCAGGAAGACGGTATGCGGTGCCGCCTTGCACGCGGGCGAGAAGCACGGCCCCGTCCCGAAACCCATCTCGGAGGCGTCACCCACAACCCTACAGCCGAGCGGCGACCTTTTGGCCGTGCGCCGCACGCCCGTAGCGCCACTCGAGACCGCGACGGCCGATGCAGCATGGCGCGCCTCGGAGCGCGGCGACTACGCCCGCCATGCGTCGTCACACGAGCGGCGGCACTCGCACGGAGAACCCTCTGCCTCTGCGCGGGTCCCACCTGGTACGCTGTCACAACAGCAGCAGCAGCATCAGATCGGCGCATTCGATTATGCTGTCAGTGGCGTTCCCGATCATGGAGAGAGAGGATCATCGTACGCCGACGATCGTCGCGCGCGCCATGATGCTGTTGATGACGACGGCACGATCGATCCGCGCCAATTTGTCACTGCCGGGTACGACGCCGACAGGGATGTAGCGATCGACGTGGGTCACGAGGGCGCACACGCGTACAGAGAGGACATGTACCGGGGGGATGGGAGCCGCGAGCCCTACGGACTGGATCAAATGGTGGGCCACGAGCGTGCGCCCTATAACGGCAGCGGCGATGACCCATCGTCGGGCGCGGACGCATTCTCGATGGCCGTCCACCAGGCCCAATACGACGAATCAGCCGACAGCGATACGGCGCGAGCGACTGAAGGAGGTGCCGTCGACAGCAGTGCATGGATGGAGCCCACGTACGAGACGTCGGCGCAGCGCACCTGGCTCGGTGTAGCAGAGGCGGCCGCGTTCGATGCGCACGCTGCAGAAGGAGGATTAGTGCCTCTGAATAATGTAGACCGACGGGGCGAACACGGAGCCGCTGTTGCCGACAACGGTTCCTATCCACAGAGTCCCGTCACAACGTACGCACATGAATACGGACAACAACAACAGCAGCAGTATGTACCGCGCCCGCCCTCGCCGTTGCGCACGTCGAGTGCGCCACACACCGAGCCTTTCGATAGGCCGCGCTACCCCGAGGAGCAGCGCCATGCGCCCGAGGCCGAGGATCCCGCCACGATCGAGCGCCACGCCAAGCACGCGGCTCTGCTCAATCTGCGCCTGCTCGAGGAGCAGGGCATAAAACTGTCGCGGCCCTTCACCATGGACGATCCGCTCTACGACATGGAGTACGAGTGGGACGCCTACCACCATCGGCGCAACCACATCGAGGGTATTCAGTCGGTACACGAGAAGATCGCAGTCGCCGAGATGGGCGTGATGATTTTGAACGGCGTCGGCGGCAGGCTGTTCAAGCGCAAGGGGGGTCTCGTTCCCCCGGCGGCGCTCAAACAAAAGTGGGACAAGGCCCTGGCCGACCACAAGGGCACGATCGAAGCCGTGGCGCGCAAATACTATGGGCCACATGCCGGATCGAGCGCGCAGACACCCGAAATGAGATTGGGCATCGCGTTGGCCATCGGCATTGGGGGAGCGGCGGCCATGAGTCTTGGCAACGCATTTGTCTTTGGTGGCGGCGACGACGACATGGGGGGCGGCGGAAGCGACCGAGACAGTCGGAGCGACGACCGTCACCGAAGGCGGCGGCGCGACGATAGACGCTCGGCTCTCCGAAAGCACCGGGACGCCGCCACCTCCTCATCAAACACGGACGGATGGCGTGACGCGCTCGGTGGCTCAGGATTGACGCCCTATCCGCAGCCTCCGCAGGCCTGGCCTGGTCCGCATCCCTCTTATCCGCCAGGTCAGGAAGCGCCGCCTCCTTCTCACGGTGAGCCCTTTTCGCGTGCTCCCGGCAGTCATCACACTGGGACGACGGGCCAGAACGGGCATGCTTTGGGCATGGCCGAGGCAACGACGCCGCATCAGGCAGCGCCGCCAGCGGCATCGTTGCCGCCACAAACACCGTGGGACTTTTCCAACCCGCAGCAGCAGCAGCCGCCGCACCATCAACAGCAATACTATGGCCAGCAACATACGCAACAGCCTCCTTCGCTGGCGCAGACAACGCCCGCCCAAATGGATCCTTACCAAAGCGCAGACGAATCGCGCGCGGCCTCATCACCGTCGGCGTCTCAAACACAGCAGTTTGATCACGCGAGCACGTCTGGCGACGCGCATGTCGTTGGAGCGCGCACGCGGCCTGCCAGCGCTGATCAAAGAGTGGCTCACATGGGAGCGCTGGCCGGATCCGGGCGGCCACCATTCGCGGCGAGCGCGCCGGCCCCGAGCGCTAGTCAGCAGGTGCAACCGTCCGGTACGCCCGCGGGCCGGCGGGTTATGGGTCGCGTCGCCAAACCGCGCTAGCCGCTATTGTCCTTGCGCCCCCGTGTTGCGATCGATGCTGGGCAACGGCTAGCCAAACGGCTAAAAATCATGGATTGATCCTAGCGCGGTAGGGACGTCGACAGCGGAATTCACGTGTTTTAGCCGATCGGCTGGCCGTTGCCCACCGTTGGTCGCAATCTGCTCGAGTGTCAGCCTGTGGTTCCCGTGCGCGCGCGAGTCGCCGCCGCTTAGGCTTTTGGATAATTTCTTGATTAAAATGCCATTTATTTCGTTGGCCAAAGAAGAAAGACGGCGGGCGAGAGAGCCGAAAACACCATGACGTTGTTGGTCGCTGAGAGCGGGAGCGTCGGCCGCGATTTTTTTGCCTTTCTGTTGCTTGGCGCGGGTTGCGGTGCCGCGGGATGGCGGCACATATTTTGGCCCCGATCCCAGAGCGAGCGGCGCTGCCCCAATGTCTTTTTTCCTTTAGTCTTTTTGCGGGCAGCAGCAGCGCAACGGCGACGACGACGGCAGCACCAGCAAGAAACTGACATATTCACGGTAGGCGGCTATTTAATGGCGCTGCTTGCTCTAGGGCCGAGAGAATAAGTGGCCAAAGAGGGCAGAGCCAAAGCGCAACCCCAACAAGGCTGCCGTCGGCACAGGGTTTGCCTTTTTTTTCAGTCTCTCTGATGGGGAGAGGGAGGATGTTGCGTGTCATTTCTTGCTTGAGGCTCTCTCCCGCGTCGTCCTCTGCCCTCTTCCGAGCGCAGTCATGGCGCGGTGCCTCGCATCGGGGATGATCGGGGGCGCATGCGTGTGGGGTTTGTGGCGCGCGCCGGTGCCCACACACCACAAAAGCCTGCCAAAAAGACCGAGAAAAAAGAGCCGCTGCGTCCTTGGAGGAAAAAAAGGTGGGGATAATTTTAAAAAAAAAGAGGAGAAACAAAGGGCCCACGCCAGCGTGCCTCTGCCCCTGCGGGGTCGTGCTTGCGCGTCGCTCGCCGACCGATCCTAAACAAGGGGAAAGAGGTGGAGGAACCCCGCGCACGCGCACGTATACATATATATGTCATCGGCGGGGTCTTATCGACCCGAGGCCTGGGCCTACGTCGATCCTCACGGCCTCCGCACCGGCGTCGCCGTAACCAGCAGCGCAGGCTCTCATCCCGCCAACGGCAGCAACAACAATAACAGCAGCAGCAACAACAACAGCGGCAGTGATCACGGAATTCCTATACGGTGTACTAACGGCGATGTCTACTATGACCGATGCACCGCGGCCCAGCCCGACGAATGCACGCGCGCCCCTCAGACCCCGCGCGCCCGTTGGAGTCCCGCCCAGCCGAGCATGCTCTACGATCAAGGGCAACCCGGCACACCAGACATGGCCGTCATTATCGAGCGCCTCCTCGATGATCTCGAGCGAGAGAGGGAAGCGCGCGCGCGTGCCGAAAGTCGCCCCGCGGCCGCAGTGGCGACAACCTCTTCGTCATCAATTACGACACTCCCGCCTGCGCCCACCGCGCATGTGGATCTCAACGCAGTCGCCGGCACAGCCCCGATGCCTCAGTCCGGCCTACAGCAGATGCCACCCGCGGCCCCGCCCCAATACGTGTACCTCTCGGGGTCACCGCCCGCGCCGGCAATAGCCCCGGTTGGCGCTGTCTCTGGCGGATCGCCCACCCTTGTTGGAAGCGGGGCGCCTGGGAGCGCAGGAAGCGCGTCTCCAGGAGCGGTATCTCCGCCGCCGGGGACAACTTCAAATCGCACGCTGTTGCTGGCGCTCATCCCGATCCTCATTGTTATGCTGCTCTTTGGCGCATGGATTGTGTGGCGCCTGTCCACCATCGAACGCCGCTTGACAGCCGTCGCGGCCCACGCGGCGTCGATCGCTCCTCCTCCCCCTCTGGTCTCGCCTGTTGTCTCTCCCGTGGCCACCACACAGACTACACCGGCTCCACGGCCTGGCGGTGTGTTGGCCGTCGACACCAACAACCAATACTATTACGCGCGACCGATCGCTCCGTGATGGGGGGACCACACGCAGAGCGGTTCCCCTTTCCACGCGCCGGCCTCTCTCTCTCTCTCCGTCTTCTCTTTTCCCATAAAATATCGCGGCACGCATCTGCGCCTGCTTTGAGCCTGCCCCTCGGCCATCGGCATCTCGTCGACCTTGTCGAGCCGCGACCGCTTTTCATCCAAAAATAAAGGGCGGCGTCGTGAGCCTGAAAGTTAAAAAAAAGAGAGAGAGATCGGCGCGCTATGTTATGGCCGACAAATAAGAAAAGTTTGTGGTCCCGGTCGGGGGAGGCGTGATCGCGGAGCGTCCCAAACCGGCAGCCGGGCACTTTTTTGTTTCACCTTAATTGTGCTTTTCCCCTTGTGACAAAAATTGAAAAGAGAAAAGGAATTTAGTGGTTTGTGCTTGTTGGCACGAAAGCGCGCGGCTCTGTACGCGCGCCCGCTTGCACGCGCACAAACAGCAAAAAAGGCTGGCAGCGATGGAGGCGACTTTTGTCTTTTTTTATCCCAAAAAATCTACAAAAGTGCTCGGCTCCTTTTTTCCCTTTCCCTTCCCCCTCGCTTTCGTGCTCGAGGCGAGAAAATCGCGGCAATCGCCGAGAGCAGAGAAAACAGACAAGAGAGAGAGGCAAGCAGCGACAAAGGCAGAAACAGCAAATCGCGACCGACGGTGGGCCCACAGGGACAGGCAGGCAGAGACCGCGCTCACGAAACTGGGGGCCGCCCACGAGCAAGGGTCTCGCCTATCGCACAGGCGAGCACGCACGCGGCATAGGCCTCGCGCGAGAAGTAGTCTGCCGCCGCTCGCTTGCCGCAATCCCAGAGGAGCGCAATGTCATCGCGACTCACGCGAAAGCGCAATCTCATGAGAGAGGGCGGCAACGGTATGAAGAGAGTCGATGCGCGCGCTCGGGGCGTCAGCACGCGCGCTGCGTTGGCCAGATTGCTCAAACCCGATACCAGCCCCAGCGACCAAGCAAGTCCGTTGGTTCGCGGATCGAAAGGACGCGATCTCTCACGCTCAACGTCGTCGTCATCGTCATCATCACTATGATGACCCCTGTGGCCGTCGTCGCCGTCGTTGCCATTGCCGATACGGTCTCTACTGTCGCAGTCTCTTTCGTGACGGTCGCTGTCGGTGTCCCTTTTGGTGGCTGCCGATCCGAGCGTGGGTCGGCTGCCTCTGGGCGCGCGGTGATCTAAAACGACGTTGGCCTCACGGTTACCGCCGGCGTCTGTAGGGGCTCGACGACTGGAAGACCCTCGGCGGCAGGCGTCTGCTGAAAGGAGAGGTGCAATGGCGATGCCCATGGTCGAATCCTCGGGAAAGACATGCGGTATGTAGTCGGCCACGAGGGCACCGTCGACGAGCGACCGCCCGCCCCAAATAAAGGGCTCGACAAAACCCGGCACACACATGCTGGCGCAGAGGGCGTCGGCCACGCGCATACGGGGCGCGGTCGAATGGGAGAGATACACCGGCGTGAGGTCGTCGGCGTCTGTCGCGTTGCACACAAATGCACGTCCCGTCTGCGCGTGCAGCGTGGCCAGATCGATGTCGTGATCGAGCCCCATGGTGTCCATAAATTTGTAGATGGTATGATAGAGCACGTCGTGGCTGCAGAGGCCGCGGCGCTCGAGCAGTCTCATGATATCGGCGTCGGCCATGACGCCGTCGAGCGACCAGGTCTCTGGATCGCGCGCCACCTTGGCCAGTCTCTCCATGGGCATGCGGCAGACGGCCGCCAGCGCGATGGCCGACCCGATCGACGTACCGGCGGCGCCTTGGAGGCGCGCAAAGAGGCCCCTTCCGTCGGAGCCCGGTGCCGCCCTGTCGACGCCATCCAGCGCACGGAGGGCCGCAACCATGGCCACGCCCTTGAAGGCTCCCGCGCCGAATACCAGATATCGACACCGCGCCAAGCGCGCAATATCTCCCGTCATAGGAAGGGGATGGCGCGGGCACGGGGGCGGGCGATCCCACGCACTATGCGACGAGCCGGGTCTGTGCGCCTCTGCCATGTCACAGCCGGCCGCCGGACCGGGCGTTGATGCCGCTGATTGAGGCGACGCTGTCGACTGAAAGCGAGGGCCAATGGCGATGTGTGGACCGCGGGGCAGGGCGCCAAAAGACAAGGAGGGAGGGGAACATGGAGTCGGCGCGCCATTGCATGTTTGGTCCATTTTCTTCATCTGGCGTGAGAAGTCGGCGCCTTGACGGGATGCCGCAAGCGCGCTCGCGCGTATCCGATTGCTGCGCCGCGGTCGCGGTTGGCTTAGAGACCAACAAAGTGCAAGGTAAGGCTCTTGCGCGTCTTGGCGCCCCTTGTGGAAAAAGGAGGCAAAAGAGATAGAGAGAGGCAGGCGGTTCTGTGCTTCTTGGCCGCGCGCAGGACGGGATCGCTCGCTGCTGGTTGGCGAATGTGCACGGCGTGGTACGCGCCGACCTTTGCTTTGAACACCCGAACGGCGCAACGGCACAAAAATGGAAGGCCTTTTGTTCTCGTCGCTGTGGGCGCCTGTCGCGTCAGCCTTTTTCCCCTCAAACTGCTCCCTTTTCCTCGGGAGACCGGGAGGCGGTATCGCCTCTTTTTTCTGCTGCGATTGTACAAACCTACGCTTGAGTCCGCTACCTAGGGCACCCCCAAATCGTGTGACGGCGCTGTCAGGATACCCGCTGGGCTGGGGACGGTCGCCCGCTCACATATGCACTTCTTGGTCGGTGGGGACGGCGTGCATTTCCTGTCTGCGCTTTGCGCCCGCTCTATGGTCGCTGTGCGCTGTTGCTCCCTTTTGTCCGAGCCCCCACTATCTGTGCGTATGCCTATATGCGCCTTTTGTTGGGCCTAATTGCGTTGGATCTGCGCGCCACCGTTGCCAGAGAGAAAGAGAAACAACAAAAAGGAGGCGATTGTCTTTTGGTCATGATCGCCACGATTAAAGTCTTGGGTTCTCGCGCCCTATCGCCAGCGAGATCAAACCAACACATCCACAACGCCCGGTCCCCCCCCCCGAGCGATCGCCACCATCCCTTTTGAGCGACGAGCAAAGCCAGCGGGTGTTGGACCCCAGAGCGAGCAAAGGCCATCTACATCCATCCCCTAAAAAAGAAGAAGAGGAAAGGGACATCCTCATGTCTGTCTCGCTATGAACGGCAGCAATCTGCCGACCATCAGTGAAACACAAGGACAGAGAGCCAGAGAGTTTGGGCAAGAAAATAATTTTTGCGTGATCTGGGCTATGCCCTTTGGTGCCCGTCTCTCAGCCTCTGCCCGCCGACTCTTTTTCTCCTTATGGTCCTGCGAGCGCGCCAGGCCGCGCGTGCGTGTCGTCATATACGCTGACGATGGCAGAGAGCACGGCGCGCACGGCCACCACGCCATCGTCGAGAAATTGTCGGGGGTCGTCACGGCCCAACGCACAAATGCGATCGAGGTGTTGGCGCGCCGCCTCATGTTCGCTGGTCGACGCCGTGTCAATGCGCCATGCACGGACTTGGTCCGCCAGAGGCAACCGGCGAGTGCTGTCGATGGTTTGCTGCCACCTACTAGAGATAGTTTCCGGCGTAGGCACACCGGGGTCGTGTGGGCGGCATCCATAACGCACTAAAAGCGCCATGAGGTCGCGCGCTTGACCGATGCAGACCGACAGAACAACGCTGCAATGTTGGCGTGCACCCAACCGGAACAGGCTCTCGACACGCTGCACGATGGCCCGACGCGCTGCGCCCAATTGATCGAATCGCTTTGTGAAAAGACACGCTCCGTGCTGTGCGCGCGGGTCGTCCCGGCGCGCTCTCAGAAGCGAACCGACGATGCGCACGGGATCGACGCACGACGACCGACCGGCTCGGGGCCAAAAAGAGTGTCGCCTCAAAACTGGAGAGAGCGTCTGCGCAATGTGGGTCTCGACGAGACGCCAGGCCGTGCGCGTGAGCACAAAGTGGACAAGGCAGTCGGCCGAGTGCCGATCGATGCGCGCGCCGAGCGAGACCAACACGCGCGCACAGTCTGACGAGCCATAAATCGCAGCGATTCCCAGCAGGGTCCATCGCGTGCAACCGATCGATTCGCGCGCCGCCGACAGGACGGCCATGTTTAGGTCGTCGTTGTCGCTGTTGTCCTCACGTCGCATCGACACAATCACATTGGGCACGGCTACCGCACAGAGGTAATCGACGTCGAGAGTATCATCGACGTTGACGAGGCCCACATCGAGCGCGTCCACCATGCGCACCACGTCATCGAGAGCGACCGCTGTCACTAACTGGTGAGCGCATCCGACCACGTCAGAGGCCCATGCGCGGCGGCGTCGATCGATTCTTGCCCAGCGCACATAGGTCGCAGCGTCGTGTAGAAGACGACAAGTCATGCCTAGCCTAAGGAGGTCTGCGGTCGAGTCGACATGCGCGAGGATGAGAGCCAATGTGTCGGGATTCAGGGCATCAAGGGACACGTCCATTGCGAGGGTTCCAGGGCAGAAAGAGATAGGACGAGCACGCAGACAGCAAACCGGTAGAGGGCGAAAGAGTGTATAAATAAATGAAAAAGTGGGGACAGAAAGAGAGAGAGAGAGAGAGAGCCGACGCCAAAGGATTGCCGTGCGCGCGCGCGGGTTCTTTGAGGAACACAAAAGAAAATGGTTTGGGTGGCTTTTCAGGCGCGCGAGACGGGGGGCAAAGGCTCCCCTTTTTACAGCCCATCGCACGCGCGGGCGCCGAGAAGGGGTCTGTTACCGGGCTACGAGCGCACCTTGGTGCCCTCCTTCTGGCCCATGGAGAAAAGACTAAATTACGCCATTGGCCATGGGCACAAAGAGCCCCCATGCGCGCGCGAACCGAGAGCCCATGGCGCGCCGTGGGCCAAAGGACGAGAAAAGCGCGTAGCGCCAACAGAAATACAAAGAAACCGTACACCAATGGCGGAAAGATGAGCCAGGCGGCGCCGGCATTGGACGCCCAGCAACCAAAAGGGCGGCCCCGTTATAAAGGAAAAAAGAAAGAGACAGAGAGCAAAAGCACCAAACCTCGACGGTCACCAGCGCGCTTTTTGTCTCTCTCTCTGTGCCTGTGTGTGTGTGCGTGAATGCGCACGCTAGTCCCTCTTTCTTTTCTCTGTGACCGTTGGCCGTTGGCTGTGCTGCGCTCTCTGCCCAACTCGTTTTTGTTGTCGGCCTTTGTTTTTGTCTCTTCTCTTTTCTGCATGCAAGCGACGCGCGACTCCAGCCACGCCAGCGATCCCGCGTTGCTTTTGGCGATCCTCTTTTGCGCTCCCATTTTATTCCTGGTCGTCGCGCGTGCCATCGTCGCCGCTTATGGGCGGCGCCTTGCCAAGAGACGCCCGCCGACGCCTTTGGTCACCTCGTACGACCTTTCGGTCTCGATCGACAATCTCGGTGATCTCGCCAAGAATGGTTGGATAGTGCGCGCGCCTCTGCAGCAGCCTTTTGTGCTCTCGGCTGTGCGAGATAGGCTGACGACGTTGCCGATCGCATCCGCTCTTGCAGACGACCCCAACAACAACTACCATGACCACAACAAAGACCACCAAGACGGCGATCCTCATGACAGCGGCAATGGGACCTGCTCGAATTCTCGAATTGTCGGCGACATTGACGACCGAAATGGTTTGCTCCTTGACGCGACTCGCTCGCGATGCTCGAGCGAGGGACGGCGCGCGACGGCAGCCACTAGCACGACTCTGCTCAAGACGGTAGCCTTTCTTGGGATGCGCGGCGTCGGCAAGACCTTTTGCATCAATCGACTTTATGGGCTTGATCTTGAGCACGGACCCTTTTGTCCTACGCCCGGCATCAGTATCGTGTGGCCTCGCAAATCGGACAAGCCGGCGATCGTCGATACGGCTGGAGACTGCGCGCCGGCGCCCGCCGACGATACCGTAATGGCTCACGATCGGCATCTTGCTGAATTTCTCATCGAGGATGTGGCCCTGTCGTGTGCCGACCAAGTGGTCCTCGTGGTCAGGGATATGACGCGTGTCGATCAACAGAGACTGACAGCGCTGGCCGACCATCTGGCGCGGCAGGGGCGACGTCACCTTTTTGTGGTTCACAACTTGCGCCATGCTGCCGATATGGCAGAGTGCGATCGTCTCTGGAGGGACCAAGTCGTTGTGCCCTATAGCGCCGTCGGCCACCTCGAACACCACGGAGATATACAGCAGGCCCACTTTGTCTCTACAATCAAGGGCGTGCAGGTCTGCCACATGCGCCTTGCGCGCGAGGGCACAGCGGCCGGCGACGCCATCAACGGTGCCACTTGTGCGGCTCTCTGTTCGCGTCTCGATGCGTTGGGCGTGGCGCGCCCATTCGATCCTTGCGCCCTCATCGATGAGGCCATTAACGCGGCACTGCCGCGCTTTGTTTCGGGATCGATCGACATTGAGTGGCAGCCTGAAGGCGCGCTGGCCGGCGATGCTTTTGTGGGCAACGGGGCCGATGACGCTGCCGTCATTGCGCGCATCCGTCGCAGGACATCGTCGGCAACGGCCAGAGACGCTTTTGATCTACGCTTGCGCATCGTGCCTCTCGATTCTGCGGTCGCTGCTGCTGCTGGCGGCGGCGGCAGCGACGACCACTATGACGGCGATCAGACTGAGGAGGCCGACTTTGAGGTGCCTCTCCAAGTGGTCGACAGGGGGGCCTACCTCGCGGTTCGCATCGATGTGCCGGGCGTCGACACATCCTCACTGACCGTCACATCGGTGGCTGGCCCGCGTGGCCAATACGCGCACGTGCGCGGCCAAAGGCGTCTGCCTTTGGACGATGACGGCGACAATGACGACACGGCGCACGAACGTGACGACGGCGACACCCAGCGCGGTGGAACAAGAGCCAAGGACCCCGCGCCGCAGGCAGCGAGTCTGGTTTCCTCAAAGAGGAGCAAACCCGACGCTTTTGATGCCAGGAATCGCCGACAGCCCGAGCGCGACCCTCTGCGCAAGGCTGTGCCCGCCGCCACCGTCTCTGGCAAAAAGTCGACGCAAGCGCCCCGCTCGATCGTTGAGCCCTCGCGCAGGTGTGGCAGGATTTGCGCGCGTGTTGACATGCCGCCAGGATCCTGCATCGACGCGTCGACCATTGTCTGTGCCGACGGCGTGCTGTCATTTAAGATCCGCCGTCAAGTGCAACCCATTCACCTGGCGGTCACAAAGGCTCCTGCGGCTGTCTAGGTCGGTGCCTTTTGCTTTTTGTTGGTTGCCATCGCCGCGCCGTTTTTCATTGTTTGTCTCATCTGTGGGGACGACCCAAAGACGATGCGCTTTTTATGGATCTCTATTTCTTTAAATAAAAGCGCATAGCATGCTCGCGCTCTTTTCCGACGTCTATGCAAGAGGACAGCAAACTGCTGCTGCCGCACGAGTTTCCGGGCCGGGCCGATGCGGCACATTTTGATATATTCGCGTGATGGGCCCGGCAGAGAGAAATAGCCTGACATTTCTCGGACGTGCAACCGCCAAGGCCAAAGGCGATCGAGCGAGAGGGAGACAAAAAACTCGCATCATCTGGCCTTGTTGGTCGCGGGCCATTGGAGACGATTCCAAAAAGGGCGCTCACACGCGCGCAACAAGACAGCGGCCGCACTTGTTTGCCTCTTTTCCTCGGCCGCCGTCGACTTTCGAAGCACGGTTCGCGCGCACGTGCTACAAATAAAACCCTAAAAACAAGAAATATTTGGGTTCTCTTTTTTATTGTCCCAGAAAAAGGGACCAGAACAAAGAGGGGAAAAAAGGAAAAACGCGCAGACCGTCGAACCAGATGACCAAAAAACAACAACGGGTCTAGGCTCTGGTCGTTGAGGGAGCCGGTGCCAAAGCCGGCGGCGAGGGCCACGTGCGTAGGGTCTCGGCCAAGAGATGGTTGCTGTCCATGTGGGCCAGGTCGCAAGCGTCCTTGTTGGCCCAAGACGGATTGCCGTGGGCGCCCACGTTGGCGGCCATGCGCGCCCTGGGGTCGGCACCATGACGCAGCAGCAGACCCACCATATCAATGTCCTCCTTGATGACAGCGATCAAAAGCGGAGTGGCGCCGTCGACGGTGGAAACAGCGTCGATCGTGGCACCGTGTCGAATGAGCATCAATGCTACACCATGACGGCTCTTGTTGACCGCCAGATGGAGCGGCGTGCGAACGGCGCCCGGCCGCCCATTGGGCGATGCGCCTCGCTGGAGCAGCAGGTGGACCAAAACGTCCGAGTCATTGTCGTCGTCCAACAATATCGCCACTTCCAAGAGCGACATACTTTCATCGGCGGTTGGCACGTTCTCGGGTAGCACGTGATGGTCGAGCATACGCTCGATGGCCTTTGCCCCCTCTGTCGAGCGCTCGCGCACCGTATCGATCGCCCAGGCCAGGAAGAACGCCGTACCGAGACCCTCTTGGCCTTTTGCGCCCATGGCGGCCAAAAGCAGCACCGGCTTGCCGTCGGCATCGGTAGCCATGGGATCGGCTCCGCGCTCGACGAGGAAGCGCGCTGCGGCATTCAGTCGGGCGTCGACAAGACAATGGAGGGCCGTCTTGCCGGATGCCCCGCGCGCATCTAGATCGATCGCCGGGTCGGCGTCGAGCCGCTTGCGCATCTTATGGATCAGTTTGCCCTGGATGTGGGGTCCCCGCTTCCAGCCAGTTACGACGGCCAGGAGCGGCGTCGTACGATCGGCATTGGCACTGGCCATATGCAAAAGGCGTTGCAGCGTCGAGGCATCCATGTTTTTCTTTGTTTTCGCTTGATCCTCCCAGAGAGACGAAAAAAATACGATCTTGGTTTGATGGCTCGCTTATATGCGCCCCAATGTGTGCGCGCTCGTGGTGTGTATGTCTGCGTGCCGGTAGTGTTTCTTTTTTCTTTGATCCACAAGGCGGACTCGGGGCCGTTGTTGTTGTCGACTGACGCGACGACATCCATCGCCTGAAAAAAGGAATAAATTCTATTGGAAGACGTACGCATAGGGCGATCGCACTCTTTTGGGGGTGAGCGAGGGCCAAAAGATCGTTGCGCATGTAACCAACACGTAGGTCGTCGCTCCCGTCATGCACAATTTTCAACCGGCAAATTTCAGGGCGGACAAAAGTAAACCAATACAAAAAATCTACCTCGACCACCAAATTATTTTTGATCTGCTCCAGTGTTTTCTGTCTCTTTTTGTCTATCTCTCTCTCTCTTTTTATTTATCTCTCTCTGGTCTCTGTCTTTTGAAAGAGGGACACGCGTGCGCTCGCCCCGACAACCTCAGAGGCACTCAGACAGACAAGGAAAATAAAAGATATTTCGAACAGCCAACCAAAAACGACAAGCGCGCATACTCAACGCGACGGTCGACGCCTTGTCATGCTCACGGCTCGGTCGAGAGCGCCTCGGGGTCGGCACCTCATGATTATTTTATTGCGGTCATTTCCCTTTCTGCCCGTTATCCGACTTGTTTTGAGATGGGATTTTATTCTTTCATTTTGTGTCTGCCTTTCCCTGCCGGATTTTGCCCTCTTTCCGTGTGTGTGTGGTGGTGTGTGTGTATGTCGGGTCGCCTCTTCGCCGTCGCCCCGTCCCTCCTTTTTCTTGTCTCTTTCGGTCAGTCCACTTCTCTCTCTCTGTGTCAAGACCGCAGACCGAAATGAAAGAACAACAAACTCGACCGTGTTGACGACAGAAAAGAGGATCGTGCCTTTTCCTTGTTGCATTTTCCCAGTCGACGAGATGGACAATGACGATAACAATAACGACGGCACCGACGCAACGGATATCGTTGATAATGCCGCGCTATGACCAAAGAGGAACAAGGGCAGAGCCGCCTCCCGCGCGTCTGCAAATTGACCTGCTCGCATAGGGCAGCAAACCGCTACCCACCAAAGGCAGCCGATTCGAAAGAAAGAAAATGGCTTGTTCTTCTTCCTCTTTTGTTGTTGTCGCTTTTGGACGATCGCAATGAAGAGGGCACACAAAATAATAAAAGAAGAGGTTCAGTTCGGCTTTAGCGGTGGGCAGAGCAACGGCAGCGGACGACGACTAGTCGGTCGATCCGAGTCCCTCGTGTTGCGCGCGAGGTACGGCCTCCCACAACGTCTTGTATTCGCGGATGGCGTCGGCCATCAATTTGTTGCCCTCGATAAAGGCCAGGTCGGCCGCGGTCTTGTCCTGCCAATAGGGCAGATCGTCGAGTTTAGGTTGGCCAAAGCGCAGCAGGGGATCAGCGCCGTGGATCAAAAGTAGCCCCACCATCATCGGCTGATCGCGCAGGACAGCAAAGTGCAGGGGGGTGGCGCCGTCGGCTTTGGGGACGTCTATCCGTGCGCCGTGATGCAAGAGCGCCAGCAAGGCAGCGGTGCTCTCGCCCACGATGGCGGCGTGTAGCGGTGTCAGCCCGTTTGGTGCTGTCGCATTTGGGTCGGCGCCATGCGACAGCACCACGTCCAAGAGCGCGAGGCCGCCCCGACCGGGCGCCAGCGCCCGCAAGGCCACAAAGAGCATAGACGCCGACTGCGAATCGTTCTTGAGGTGGCGATTTAGAATGCGGTCAATGTCGGCCACGCGGTTAGCGCTAGACTTGAGATGCGTGATGGCCGCGTCAATAAAGGCAATGGTGCCGACGCCCTCCTCGCCGGCGATGCCCAGGCAGGCCAGGAACAGGGGTGAGATACCCTTGGCGTCTTCGAGCAGTGGATCTGCGCCGTTCTCAACGAGAAAGCGCGCAGCGCGGTTATGGCGCGCCTTGACCAGGTAAAAGAGTGCTGTTCGGCCCTTGCCGTCTGTCGCGTCGATCGGCGGCGACGGCGTCGAGGCGCTGAGATGGGTTCGAAGCGCATCCACAAGCATGTCCTCCTTGTGACGTGGCTCCTTCCAGGTGCGCACGATGCCGAAAAGTCGAGTCGGATAGTCGGTGGCAGGCGCGGAAAATACAGACCGTCCCGATGACGACGACGGTGGATTGTTGCGTCCAACAGCAGCAGCAGCCGTCGCCGCGGCCTCGAGCGCCAGCAACGTGCGCAACATATCGAGATTCATGATTGGAAGGGGGCGGGAGGGCAGCGATACGAGAAGAAATGGGGCACGGGGAGGGTCGAGACGCTGTGGGTCCGCAGAGGGATCAAGCACAAAATGCCAACGACAGGGTTGGGTCTCGCTCGGTCGGCTGATCGCCAGGAGGACGCAAGACACAAGGAAAATAAAAAAAAAGGAGCAAAGGGATTGGTTCTTGTCAGTGTTGTGGAGATGGAGTTGGTCGTGGGGGCCACCGTTGACTGTTGGTTTTTTCGTTTTGCGTTGTTATTATTGTTGCCGACCACACATTTGGTATGCCGCCAGGTATTCGTCGGGCAACAAATTGGCGGTCGACTGCCAATTTTGTGGCCAGCCCGGTGCCCCTGCTCGTAGAAAATGCGGGGTCGGGAGAAAATGTCGGGATGGCCTTGTGCTCCTTTGCCGCACAAAAGTGGTGCGGCCCGAGCAAATCTCTTTCTTGCCCTTGTCGTCTCTGGAGGGGTGATCGATCACCAAAAAGGCCGCCTCAAGAGAAAAACAACAAAGGAGGCAGCACGAATTTTCCGTTTATGGATCCCCACCCCGTCTTCCTGTCTGTGGGCGCCCTCCCGGCTCTTTTTTTCCCACAAACAAAAGCAGAGCAGATTTGCTGTTGTCGAGAGTTGCGAATCGCCGCTGACGGCGACGGTCGGTACCGTGAAACTTGGCCGAGACCTTGCGTGTGTGCGTCGCTGCTGTCCCCCTCTGCAGCGGTGCTGCTCCCATTCTGTCGCCTCTGGTAGCCCATACATCCAACGCCACAGGCGAAAATTTGGCATCCTTTTCGGTTGGCCCGCGTGTCGCCGCTCTCTGTGAGCGCCACGAGGAATTCGTGCAAATGCCAAGACATGTGGCGAGGTGTCGCCAGCGGTTTGGTGCCGTGTGCCATCTTTGTGGGCAGGAATCGGTCTCACTTTTTTTCTCTGTTTCTTTTCTTTGTGGGCCGCTCTCTGCGCTCCCGATCACCCGGACCCGTTGGCCACCAAAACAGAGTCATAAACTCTGTGCCGATAGGGTAAGAAAAGCGTGTCGTCTGATGAGTCGAGATCCGTGGGGCATGGAGCCCTTTCCCGCGGTGCCAGTCACCAAGAGTGGAGCGACGCGCGCCTCCCGTAGGGCGCTCAACCGACAGCGGGCTCTGCGTCGAGGAGGACTCGCCGGCGCTCTCGCCGGCGTCATCGGGTTCTATATGGGCGATGTGCCCTCGCGCTTTTGTCCTCACGAGCGCGCGCTCGCCTATGTGAGCGCGCTCCCTGTCTGCGCGGTGGCCGCCAGCCTTGTTGGTTCAGCGGGCGCATTCCTAGCCGTTCGCGCTCTGCCGCGACGTCGTCAGCGTCGGCTCGCGCTCGTCTTTGGCGTTGTGGCGGCCCTACCCCTGGGATGGCTCCGTTGCCCTCGTTCTTGACGTGCTCTCTCGCTCCACTCGCCTCTGTCGCGCGCAAAACTCTTTGCTCGACTGGGCGAATCGCCGCCGCCCTGGGTAGCGCCAAAAAGATAAATACACGTGCGCATAAATAGCAGACCAACGCAAGTCCAGGATGGGGTGCGCCTTGCGTGTGTGCGTGCCTCGGGATCGTCTGAAAAAAATGATCTCTGTGCCCCTATGCCCTTTTTGTCGAGGGCGAGCCTCACGGCCCAAGGCGACAACAACGCACCGGCGGCCCTCTGCGCAACCAAAGTGCGAAGCGACAAAAGAGCCGTGGCCAAAGCCGATGAATTTGCCCCAGCGCGGCATGTCTCTGTGGTCAAATGAGTGACGGCATCCCAAACCGATGAGCGCCGGTGTGTTCTCTCTCGTGGTGACCTCGAAGCAACTATATCAAAAAGATTGAGCCCCATCATCATCTATTGCCCGGAGCCCGCAGCATCCTCCTTTTGTGCGTTGGCGCTTCGCAATCTTTTTCGCGATAGGAAGAAAAGACGCCCATCAAAAGCACGGCAAAAAGATATCCTTTTTCTTTAGGATTGCGCCACAAAGAAGACGGGTATCGCCCGCATCTCACACTCTGTCAGACAAATAAACAGAGAGAAGCACATATATTCAAGGAAAGGGCGGCTATTTTTGCTCTGGGTGGGATATTTATGGGTGCCAAAACCCAGGGCACCAAGAGAGAGCGCGCTGATACGTCAAGCACCGTGTTCACATTATAGTTGGGCTGTTGTCTCGCTGATGAGACGTTGAAGGATAAGCGCTGGGTCGAGTTGGCGACCGCGACGGGCGGCCTCGTCGACCGCGCTGGCGACGATGGCGTCCACGGTGTCGGGACGCACAAAGTCGCGCAGCACATAAAGCCCTCCGTAGCGGTCCGGTGCGTCCAGAGGGCCGTATGGCACGTAGACGACGGGATTGCCCACGCGCGGCCGCTTGAGCGCCGCGTTGAGACGCTTCAAAAAGGTGCGAAAGGCTTGACTCCCGGCACCGAGGGTCTCGTTGGGCATCCCTCCGCCCTTGACCCATGCCCTTGTTGCTGCGTCTCGCGTAAAGAGCCCCAACGAAGCGTCGCCCAGCACGGTGAGACCGCGCTCGTAAAAGGTGGGACCGCGCGGCATCGGAGCCGCGGCCTCGACGATGGCTTCCGACGCCGGCACCGAGGCACCGAGACTTTCCACCGTGTCAACGGTTGAGCCGCGCTCTAGGGCATCGATACGTGCCGTGAGTTGATCCGCACGTTGCATGTAGCGATCGATCGGTCGCCCCAGAGAGTCAGCCGCCCGCGCCAGACGCCTCACCTCTAGGAGCGAGTCGACTAGGGCGTCGATTTCATCGGCAAGCGCGTCTTGTTCGTCGAGTCGCGCGCGCTTGAAGCGGCGGGCATCGGCGTCAAGAGCCTCTTCCTCCTCTGCGTTCTGTTCGCTCAAAGCGCGCCCTCGCCCGCCCGTTCGTCCACCCGCGTATAGGGTGCCCTCGCGCTCTCGAATAAGCCGCTCCTCGCGCGCCGACTGCGCTTCGGCCCTCTGTTCTTCGGCGACGACGCTTTCGACTGCTGCATCCTCGGCCTCTTGTGCGAGGAGGGCGCCGACGGCCGCGCGTGCGCGGTCGATACGGGTCTCGGCGACGGCGTCCAGATCGGCCGCCATCTCGTCCCACGCGCGGTCGGCTGCCGACGACTCTGACACGCCGACGGCTGCGAGACGCGCCTCCAACTGTTCGGCCGTCTCTTCCGGTTCGCTGTGCAGAGCGGCGCGCAAGCGCGCGATGCGTGCCCGCACCTCGGCGCGCGCGTCGGGAGCCAGAGACGGCCCGATCGCGCGCTCGAATGCCTCCTCGCGAGTCAACCGCGCGATCAGTTCGCGCACGGGGCTCGAGTGAGGGTCCATAGTCGGATCGCCACACTCCCACTGGCGCGCCTCGTAGCCGCGAAGACCTGTCACGGGCACGCGTAGGAGGCCTGCGCCCCCTGCCAACTCGCAAAAGTAGTTGAGCGCCCTGCCACCGGGGACGACGCGCCTTTCGGGCGCACCGTAGCCTCCTCGGTAGGCGCTGCCCTCGTATCGGCCGCCATAGTCTTCCTCGTCATCCTCATCCTCGGCGGCCATGGCCACCACCGTGACGAGGCCGGTAGCGCGCGAAATCGAATTGCGCGGCGGGATGGCATAGAGCCCGATGCTCGCGGCGGGCACCAAAAACGACCTACCGGGCAAGAGGCTAAACTCTACATCGTACAGGTCCGAGTCTAGGTCGTCGTCGTCGGCGACAGGTGCGGCCACGGCGAACCCCTCGATAGTCGACGGGCCCAAGGGACGCATGGCATCGGGGGCGACGGCGGCCAGTGCCGACGGCGCGGGCCCCCTCACGACCACATACTGGCTGTCCATGGGCACGCGTTCGACGTTGGCCCGACCCTCGGGCGTCTCGGGCAGGCCCGTAGGTAGCGTGTGCTGAAACTCAAAGCCAAATCGCACGCAGTCGGCCTGCGCAGGAGCCAACGGCGGGGGCATCTCGACCCCCTCGGGCACGATTTCGTCGTCGGCCGACGCCGCCGCATCGTAGCGAATGGCATAGTCGATGCGCTGCGCCATGGCCTCGGGTCGTACCGCCCTCCAGCGGCGACATGTGTGGCATTGCGCGCGCGCCACGTCGATGACCCCCTCGGCGCGCGCGATCGAATCGGGCGGCAGCACCGGAACGCCACGCACAATGGCGATCGGCACGTCATCGGGCGACGGCTCGTCGGCTGCCGGCAGTCGCTCTTCAAAGCCAACGACGTCACCCGTGGTCTGGTCAAAAAGGGGCACGCGCTCGCGGGTCGTCGCGGCGCGGCGCTCAATGTCCCGGGCGTCGTCGACCAGCGCGTCGATTTGCTGGAGAAAGGCCACCACGGCGCGCGCTCCCGCTCCGCCAAAAACCGCCGCGACTTCAGCGCTGCCGCCCATCGACGCAAAGGCCTCGCCGAGCAGGCGTCGCCTAAGAGCGTCATATGCCGCAGCATAGTCGACACCTTCAGTGACCCGTCCGCTCAGCACGGCACTCACGAGCCACTCGATCACGGCAGCCTCGTCGCCCGGCGGCAGGGGCCGGGCGCCGGTGATCGAGGCCAATAAGGCGCCGATAGCGGCCTCCAACTCGACCTGCGCTTCGGGCGACACGGGCGGCGTCTCTCGTCGCGGTCGGCCTTGGGCGCGCGCGGCCCGACGCTCCTCGATAGCGGCCTCTTCCTCGGCGGCGCGTTCGTCGAGGCTGCGCCCGGCACGACGTGCTAAATCGTCGAGCGCTGCGCGACGGGCCGCGCTCTGGCGCACGAGCGATTCGATGCGCTGACGCACGGTGCCGGCGCCGAGGAGAACGACGGGGCGGGCCGATGCGCGTGCCAGGCGCGGCGTCTGACGTCGTGCCGGCTCGACCACGACGGGCACGACAAAGGAGAGGCGTTCGGCGTCATTGCCCCCCAGTCCGCCGAATCTCTCGAGGGCATCGCCGATGGCTGCATCCTCGTGGAGGGCTCTCGGCGTAAGGCCGGGCAGCGGCGCGGCGGCCTCGAAATCAAACAAGCGCGGATGGGGCAAAAGCACGCGGTAGGCGCTCTCGTCGACTCCCGGCGCGATGACGCCGCGCTCGATGAGGGCCGACACGATGTCGGCGCGCGTGGCATCGCGCTCCACGAGCAACGCATCAGAACCCACGAGATCGCCGGCGGCGTCAAACACGTAGGCTGCGAGCGCAGCCACGTCGTCGGGCTTGTCGGCGAGCGCTCGGTCGGCGGCAGCCGGCAGACCGGGCCCGAGCGCGATCGACTCGACGGGCACTCGTCGACACTGTGTGCGCTCGTCGAGCACGTCGGGATAAAAAGTGGCCAGGTATTCGTTGCGCGTCATATAGTCGCGTGTCTCGCGATTGACAAAGGTCTGCGTGACGGGCTCCCAACGCCAACGAGCCGCCTCGGCTGGGTCGCCGACGGGTCGTCGGCCGACGAGAAAGGACACATCCTCGGGCGCAAGCGTGCTGTACGAGGTGGCGTAGGCGAGACCCAGACGCTCCAGGATGTTGTCTTGTCGATCGCGCGCCTCTTGTTCCTCTTGGAGAAGGGCATCGAGCGAGGGCTCAAGGGATACCGTCACGGTGGATGGCTCGGCGATCGTGACGGTTGTGGAACCGCCGCCGCCCATCGCTCTGCTAGGTCTGATCATCGTCGTCGCCGGGCTGCGCGTATATATATGCCTTCCTTTTTGGTCGCTTCTGTTTTCTCCTTTTTGGACGCACCGCGGAGAGAGCGGCTTTTTTATCGCGCTCCTTTTCCTGGCTTCTGGCAGTGTCTCTTTCTTTTTTTGAGCAAAGTCGGTTGCGCGAAATGCGATGCCTTGGCTGGGGACGACGGCGAGCAAGCGCGGGCGCTATCGAAATGGTCCACGCGAAAGCGCAAGCGACGAGCAATGATTTCCCTTGAGAGATCGCCACCTTGGACGCTGAGCAACGATACAAAGCCGTGCGTATCGCGCTCGCTCGGTTGTCCGTCCCACGCGACGCAAACCACGCAAAGCGACCGCCTCCAAAGAAGGAAATAAAAATATTTTTTGAAATGAAAAAAGAAAAATGGTGCAGGGCGCCTGATGGTTGAGCGCTGCCGTTGCTGCCTCTGAACAAAGAGGACGGAACAGTGCGCCAGCCAGGCGCGCGTGTCTAGCAACATATTATGCTTGTTTGAATTTTTATTTATTTTTTTCGTGGGTCTAAAAGGCCAGATCAGCGTGCGTCCTCTGCGGCCGGTCGTGACCTTTGCGGGCGGGGCGGGCCGCGCGCGTCGCGATCAACAGTCGCTCGCGAAATGAGGTCTGACTGGCCGACCGACTAAACACACACACAGGGTGCGAGGACCCAAAGGATCAGAGGCTCGCAACCTAGAAGCCGTTGCGCGCGCCCGACTGGCGCTGGATGGGCATGCGGTTGGCGTCGAGATCCACATAGCCACGGCTCTTGACCATGGGCCTGGTCGTGATGCCGTGGCGCATGGTAAATTCCGACGGGTTGGTGATAGGAGCCGAGCCGCCCACATACGAGTAGACGCGACCGCCTTCAGACGCCGGGTGGTTGCGATCCCAAAGGTAGATGTCGTTGTAGTTGAGCGCCGCCTTGAGCGCGGCGCCATACGCGCTGCTGTTCGTGTACTTGGGCCCCAGTGGGTTGCCCGACTCGTCAACGAGAATGTACTTGTTCTTGTTGCCATTGTTGGCGTTACCGTTGGCAGCGGCGTCGTCCACCATACCGTCGTCATAATCGCCTCCGGCACCGTTGGATGCACCAAATTGACCCAAGCCGTTGGCGTTGTTGCCTGCAGAGCGAACGCGACGAGATCCGTTTTGCTGGCCTCGCTCTTGTTGCTGGCTCTGGCCTTGGATCTGATTCTGCTGCTGCTGACGCCGTTGCTGCTGCTGCCCGCCGAGGATGCTTCCGCTCATAGCGGCGTTGTTCAGGGTACCGGCGGCGGCAGATCGCCCCCGACGCGATGCGGTCTGAGGCTGCTGCTGCTGCAATTGATCAGCAAATCCGTTGGCGGCTCCAGCGCTGTTGGCCGCCGACCGAGCGCGTCGTCCAGTCTGCGGTTGCTGTTGCTGCAGAGACCCTTGCTGTTGCTGACTGCGGCGGTTGACGCCCTCGCTCAAGGCCATCAAACTGTCGTTGTTGTTGCTGCTCGAAGCGCTTCCCGCCATGAGAGTCGCCAGTGCCTGTCGGTCCATGCCGAGGCCCTGAATGGCGTTGTTGCTGCCGTTGGGCGCAAACAACTGCGGGGCAGATCCAGCGCCGAGGCCGGCCTGTCGCGCGCTCTGCTGCTGCTGTCGAGACCCGCGGCCTCTGGTCGAGGCCGACTGCCCGCGCCCGCTGGCGGCTTGGCCTTGGCCAAGAGAACCAGCCAGACGACCTAGAGTGTTTTGTTGCTGCTGCTGCTGTTGCTGCGCTACCGAGGCGCCTCGCGCCGAGGCAGCGCGACCACGACCAGATGCCTGGCGTGCCTGGACAATGCCGCTGTTTGCTAGTCCGTTGGTGGCGCCCGCCGCAGCCCCGACGGGAAACTGTTGCAGCGCGCGACCGCGACCGGCAGGCTGCTGCTGGAGCAAAGCCGCAACAAAAGCATCCGCGCCGTTGTTGTTGCTGCTGCCAAAGCCATTGTTAAAGCCGTTGGAGTTGTTCATGGTTGCAGCGAGAGTGGTTGGCAGGCCAATGAGACTAGAAGAGCGGCGAGAGGGAGTACAGATAGGGAAAGAGAGAAAAAGGAAAATAGATGCGCGCGCACAGCGTCAGAGAGACCGATTTACAGACGGGCTGCGGTAATCGCCAGGCGCCGCAGGACGACACCGCGCCCACCAGATGTAATTGTGCGCGCGCGATACGGGGACTTGGACGCGTGCCCGCGTGCCCACACAAGCGGGCGCGCGCTCTTTCTCTCCCAAGTGGCCGCGCGCACGCAAGGAAATTTTTGTGGGCTCGAAAAACCACGAGGACAAGCCCCTCCGACAAGACAAGAAACAAAAAGGCTGGACAAACACAAAAACCAAGAGGGAAAGGACGTACCGGGAGATTCTGTGACGGGTGCCCTTTCCGTGTCGCAGACCCGCTTTGCTTTCCACGCTGATCGAAATGATGCACGCCGGTCTTGTTGAGCGCCAACGGGCTCCCCTATATCCGCGATCCTTGCCCCGTGGCTCGATGGTGCGGATCGGCGCGTCGCTATTGCTTGCCTCTCAGCGCAACTGGCGTGCCGCCAGTCACGCTCATAAAAAGTCCCGAGTCAAAGGAATGCTCGATGCTATACGATCGCAATAGAAAACAGACGATCGGTTAGTGGTCGGCGTACCGCCAACACGGGGCACGCTGTGCCTCTGTGGCTCACACCACGCGCCTCCTCTGCCGTCGCGATTGCGCACGCCATCGGCTCAGCCCTTTTTTCTTTCGTCAAAGCGAAAAAAGAAGAGACCGAGACAAAAAGCCAGCAGGTATCTCTTTTTGGCGCCTTTTTTCTCTCTATATTGGCTTCGGCTTTGATTGGTTGGCGCATTGTCACCGGTTTTGGTGTCTCCCGACTCTTTTGTTACGAGCCCGGTCCGAACCCGCAGCCGTCCGCAAAAAGCGGTGGCCAAAGCAAAGGGCTGCCCATCGGGATAAAAAAAGGGCGGTAGCCCGATAACGCGCCAATCCGCTTCCAACAGGATGCGCCGGCAACGAGCGGCGACGCTCGCCCCCAAAGATCGAGCAAAGAACGGTCGAGAAGTATTTTCACAGTTTTTTTAACCGCCTAGTTTGAGCGCGTGTGCTCGTGCTCACATATGCAAAGCGGTCGACTCTACTTTGTGCGTACCGGCGCCGACACGGCTCGGTTCGATCGTGAGCCCCCGCGCGGCCCGTCTTTACTTGTGGGAGAGACAAAGGTGGCCGCCCGCATTTCGGTCGCTCCCTCTCCCGAGGTCGATACGATCGTGTTGTGTTCTCTCTATTCGCCCAACAACAACAACCGCAACGACAACAACGACGGCGACGATGATGGCGGCGCAGCGAATGCCTTGCATCCATGTGGCGATCCTTACCGTGGGGCATCCACATCGAGCGGTCGCGGTGGAGCGCCGTCGCCCATTATCATGGACCGCCGCTCTCGCGCTTTGCTCAAGAGCGCCGTCCAAAAGTGCGTACGGCGTCGGATGGGCACCAAAGCGGCGCGCTTCACACGAGCCCTCATGGACGACATCACTGGCGTTGACGATCTCTTGCGTCGGGCCACGGTCATCCTCATCGAAGATGCCGTCGTCGCGCCTCATCTCCCTGTCATTGTGTGGTTGATGGCTGCTCATGCCAAAGGCTTTGTTCTTTGCGAGCGAGACGTGAATTTGATCGCGTCTTTGATGGAGCGTGCCGCCGCGCTGGATGTCTGCGATTGTGTCCCGCCCATCGAGCCGAATCCTGCCGCGTGCGCGCGCTTGGGCGCTCCCGGCAATCATCCCATCGTCGACGCCCTCTTGTTGCGCGTCTGTTACGGAGGCACATCGGGCGACATGCGCATGCTTGCTCGCGCCGCCTCTCTGTGGCAGGCTCGGTTTGATGGGCCGTCATCTGCCTTGTGGCAGCAATCGCTCTCTGAATTGTACGGTCGCGTCAAACCGACGCAATGTATGGATGAGAACGCTGTCCAAGATGCCGCTTGCTATGACGCCGAGGGCCAACGGCGCGTCTCGCGCGAGATCGCAACGGTACCGACGGGAGGCGGCGGCAATGGCATCGTGTCTCTGATCGACGACATTCCTATCGAGGCTGCCGACTTTCACTGCTTTCCGCGCATGTGCGCCGATGTCGCCAAAGCGGCAGGCGGCGGCTCGTTCACGCCTGAATTGGTGCGCGAGACCATATGGCATCATCGAAGCAGCATAAACCTCAAAAGGCTGTGGATCGATTCACGGCGCCCTCTAGAGGCCCCCTCGCCGCACAATCAACCTAGCGATTGTATGCCAGACGATCGCGTCAATACGGCTGCAGTGTTGCGCACGGCGCGGTGTTGGACGACCATTTCGGAATACGTCGATCGCGCCGCCCGCCGGTCCATCCAGCATGTCGCATCTACTCTGGGCAAAGACTCGCCCACGGTCACAGATCGTCAGTCCGACACCGTCTTATTCCGAGCGCGGGATGGTCGAAAACGTGCTCATACAGCCACAATACCTCAACGTGAATGCGATACCAGTGAGCGCTTGGCGCGCAGTGGCCAGCGCTCGATACGCTCCTATTTCGTTGCGGCGAGCCATGATCCTCCCTCTTGACACTGTCGCCAAAGACGCTGGCAGAGACTGATGGATCTCCTTTTGTCCTTGGAGGCGGGAGGGACCATATCAAAATGCCCTGTTGGCCGATAATTGTCGCTGCTTATGTATTGGGCACTCTTTTTCGGGTGGGGGATGACTGTCGTTGGGCATCACCTCCACAGAGCAACGAAAACACTGGGCAACAAAAAGTCTGAAAAAAGATGGCGATGGCAATTTTTAATTCTCGCGGTCCGTAGCGCCCGGTGCCCCAACGCAGGAAAAGCCCGCAGAAAAGGCGAAACAAAAGAAGACGCAAAAAGGCGCAGGCGGCTTGCCTTGGACCGAGCCGGTATCGACAGGGCTCAGGCCGCCGGCCAGGAGCGGTCACGATATGCTATCGCGGGCGCGCGCGCATATCTTTTGTTGAGGACCAAAACAGTGACGACTACGGCAGCCGCAGCGGCGGCCATATGACCCAATAATGAAATAAAGCAAACAAAAACGGAACCTAAATATTTTTCATAAAGAAAGACAAAAAGGGGCCCCATAGATGAGGCCTATTTGCGTGCGTGCACACGCACACGTTAAAAAGTGCCCAAAGGACGAGGGAACAAGGCAAACGCCGTCGGCGCGGCCACGTACCGAGACAAAAGACGACAACGGCGGCCTTCCATGTGGCTTCTCCCCCTTGTTGTCAATTTTTTTGGCCCCGTCGCTCCCTCTGGTCTCGCTCGGGCACGATCACACACGCGGACCTCTTGTTTTTCTCTTTTTTCCGAATCGTCCCCTTCATCGTCGTCGCCGTCGTCGACCTCTGGGCCACTCGCCTGTCTCTTTTGCTTCTCTGCCCGACTATCGCCTCTGCACGACCTCCCCCCCCTCCCGCCGCCGCTCAGACAAAAGTAGAGCGGCAGATCGAGCACAAGAAAAAGAGGCCGCACGCGCGCGTGCTCTTTCTATCTATATTCGGGCGTCCATTCTGCTCTTGTGAGAGATCATGGCAACAGTGGATATCGCCCAAGTGTCACCTGGACCCTCTAGAAAAGCGTCGACTGCCAAGACGCGCGCGCCTCGCTCGTCCTCGCGTCCGGTCCCCGATGACCCGCAGGCGCCCGAGATGATCATGCGCGCGTGGCCGCACATACGCGAGATGCTGTGTCGTCGCGGATACGACGCCGCGCCAGTCATGGCTCCCACGATCAGCGAAGCCAAGGCGCGCAAGACGCCCCTCTTTCGGCTCGTGCAGCCACAAAGCCAAGAATCGATCGACGACGCCCTGGCAGCGGCGCGCGCTGCCAAGGTGCGGCGCGCTCGCGTCGATCGACCCACGGGACCCATCCTTGTCGTGTTCACGGGCGTGCCAAAGATCAACGTCGACACAGTGAGCAAGGTGGCGGCGCGCATGACGCACGGCTTGTTGGCAACGGCCGGTGCGTCGACGACGACGACGGGTTGTTCCCTCCCCGAAGGCGTGCCTCACCGAGCGCTGGTACTGTCGTGCCACGGCTACACGACTCAGGTGCCGGCACGCATCGCCGAATCGATCGCGCCAGGTCAGCACGTCGAGTTGGCCACGTATAACCAGCATTTTTTCTGCCCTGTCGACCATCTCCTCGTGCCGCCGCACGACATTTTGTCGGCGCCGCAAAAAGCGGCCCTCCTGGCCCGTCTTGGACTCGCTGACGACACTCTCTTGCCACGCCAACTCAGGACCGACGCCATATCGCGCTACTACGGACTCGATCCTGGTGCCGTGGTCTATTATCGGCGGCCTGTGGGCACCCTGGAAATGTTTCACTATTATCGCGTTGTTGTCAACAACTGAATGTGCGCGCTCTCCAAGTGCCATGCATCTTGCCCTTTTCGATTTTTCGTCCTTTTTTTAATATTTCTTTGCTGCAATGGGCCTGGGCCTTTTATGCGCTATTGGGGCGCAGCCTTTGATCTACCCAAAAAAGAGTGCTGACCGCAACTTACAAACGTCCCCGCTGAGAGAGACCAACAGCAAAAACCAACAGCAAAAAATAAAAAATTGGCGACTATTGTCGGTGCAGGGAGAATTTGCGAGGGGCCGCTTTTGCGCTTTCTTTTTGAGCCGAGGACATTGGGATTTTTTTCTTGGACTGTTGGCCCATGCGTCGGGCGGTGCTGTTGGTACCAAAATCTGCCCGGCGCCGTCTGTCCAATGGAAATGAAAAGCGGCCCTTGCGCAAGATCACAAAAGAATAAAGGCATCCGCGGGCCAGACCGCCACTGCCACAAGCCCATCATAACACACATACACCGTCGCCCGAGGTCGTCTTGTTTTTTTTTCTTGGCAACGCAAGCGAGACCATGGCAGGAATCGACGCAGAACACCGGTCCCTGTTTGATCTGCCCCTTGAGATCGTCGAGCGCATTTTGGGCTATCTCTTTTCCATCGACTTGCGTGCCGTCGGGCGCCTCGAGGTCACATGCGCGAGCGCCGCCCACGCAACAAAAGTGGCTCGCGCGCGCTTTGCCTCTGGCCTGCCCTTTGCGACGGAGCGCGCCGATTTGCATTCATTGCTGATCCGGGCATCGCTCTCGTGTGCACGTAGCCACGACCAGGCCGTTGCCGGCGCGATGGTCGCCACCATGTGGGCCTACGTGGCATGGGCCGTCGGCGACAGTCGTACGTGGTATGACCGAGCCCTGTGTACGCCGCTCTTGGCTCCCGCCGATGTTGGGCCCAAGACAATCCAGCGCCTAGGCCTCGCCGCGCCGTGCGTGGCCGACCCCGATGCCCTCCTCTCGTGGATACTCTTGTCCCCCTATCGCGTCAAGAACCAGGCGGCACCGCTCTTTGGCCGCCTGCCCTCACAGATCGATGTCAATGGCATCGCCGAAAAGGCCACCGGCAAATATTGGCCCTATGTGCACTATACTTGCTGTCCGGCGCATGGCCAGCCAAAAGTCGTGGGCGGACCCACGGACCGGCGCGGCCGGCAACGCCCACCATTTGAGCAGACGCACGGTCTCGACCTGTTGTGCTCAGTTGGCACCAGCAATTACGTCACTGACGCGACCAACGACAACTCGATCGCCAAGTCAATCCGTAGCCTTTTTGTCGATAGCAGCGGTGACGGCGCGTGCGACGCAGAGAGTCTCTCTACCCCGGCGGGCCTCGGCTGCCTTGTGTCGTGGGTGGACCATCAAGTCGCCTCTTGTTTGCCGGCCCCATTTGCAGGCTTTGCGCCGTCTTTTTCATCCCTTTTTGACATTGACAATGTCTACCTGGTGTCCGACTGCCACCAAGGCGCCGTGCGTGTCATGTGCACATTAGAACCGCGGTTCGATGCCAATGCCTTTGCCATCACCGCCCGCGGTCTCTTGCGCGCTTGTCTCTGTCCTTCTTATGTCGCTCTCGTGCCCAACAAATAGATTTTTTCCCACTCTTGTTATGCATCAAGTGCGCCAGTGCCACAGCCCTTTTGCCGAGCAGCCGCATAGCAAAGGGAAAAGAAAAGAGTCGAATACGCCGACCACAAAAGCGCTGCCTGACAGGACAAAAAAAGCCAATTGCTTTTTATTTTTTTAAAAAAAAGGTGCCAACCCTGGCCCGGAGCGCAAAGGCCCACCACGTGTCCTTTTGTCGATAGAAGGCAAACTGGCTGCGCGCGGCAGCGGCTTTTTTCTTCCAACGGCACTCTCTGGCAGACGCGATAAAAGCCAACAAACAGGGATCAGACGGCAGGGCGCACGATAACCGGCACGGCAACGGTGGGTCGAGCGGCGAGAGCCGCCTCGGCAGCGCGGAGACGCGATGAGAGGCGCAGGTCACGAAGGCCCAAAAGCAAAAAGAGTCCTAGGACGATCGCGAGCACGACCGCACCCACGGCGACGGCGTGGTCCACGACGAATCGTTCGAATCGGTTCAGTCGGCCAAAGACGACGTTTTTGGCAAAGGTGCGCGATGCCGCACGGAGGCGCATGGCCGTGACCGGCGTGGGCGTCGACGCACAGATATTTTGCACGCACGGCGCCAACGTTTCGCTGAGCCACGGGAAGGCTTGCGCCGTGCGCGCGGCAGCCTCGGCCGACTCTAGCGTGCTCACCACGCGGTTGATATCGGCGCACAATTGCGTCGTTGTCGCGCCTGCCACGTAACCGATCCCCTCGGCCAGGCATGTGATCTCGGGACACGTGGCCGACGACACCACCGAGGCACACTTGCTCCGGTCGTAGGTGGACAGCCCGGGCGTGCAGTATTCGACTGCGTCGGTCAAGGTCTCGACGTACTGGAGGCACGTGGCACTGGGCACGGGCGCGCCCATACGACCGTCACCGGCCACGTAGGCTGATGCGCGGGCCAGCGCATCCGACACGGCTGGGCGTCGTTGGCGCAAAAAGAACGGATCGCCGGTTGCGCTCGTTGTTGTCATTGATTCCCAAGCGTGTGCGTGTGCAAGGGCACGTCCCCTTGTATGCAGGGAAAAGCGCAGATGGACAAAAGCAAGAGAGACAGAGGGCGAAAAGGGCCAGGAGACGCCAGGGGTTTTCCTCATCAAGCGTCCGTGTCGGTGGCGTTGAGCGCACGTCCTCTCGGCGGCCCCACTGCCGCGTCCAGCCTACGACTGCACGCGTGCACACACAGCAACCGCGAGAATTTTTCATTCACATACATTTTTCGCCCCTTTTCTGGGAAACCCACACCCTTTTTTTGGCTGTGTCCTCTTGTCTGGTGGCGCGCTCTCAGAGTGGCTGCTGGAAGCACGAGAGACGGCCAAAAGGTCTTGCCGTTCAAGTGGCACAGTAGGGCAAGCACGCGCTCCGGCCGACAGCAAGACAGGTCGGGCAAGGCAATGAAATGGTCGTAAGAAGAGACAGACAGCAAAGACGACAATCCCGACCGTCTGGCTCGAGCGCGCAGGCGGGCACGACGCGGCATTTTTCTGCTGGCGCGGCCCCCAAAGACCGCCCAAAAGAGTTTATTGTAAAACTCGCAAAAATGCATGCAATATCTGGCATGGGTCGCTGGATATACGCAATCTGGCGTGGCCGACAAGCCAAATACGGGCGACTTGTGTAAGATCGTCTCGCTCTATGGGCGCCAGATGCAGCAACGCGCGCCCAATGATCGGACCAGCCCTTCTTTTAGGGTACCGTCGGTCGAGGGTGCCCCACGCCTCGCAGCCAGAAGGAGCAAAACAGGGTCGGACAAGTGCAGCGTCTTGGCCGTCTTTTGGACGTGATCTCTTTGGCTATTGGTGCAGGTAAAAAGCCGGCGCTCTGCGCAAGTGGCGAGATCGACGTTGCGATCGCTCGACACAACAGCGCCACCAACAACAACAACATATGACATCTCACTAGACGCCACAAGAGGCTACATATCGTAAAGGCTGGTACTTCTCTCGTACGAGGACATGGATGCAACGGCACAGGAGCAGGAGGAATTTGATTTGCGGGAGCGTCTCTGCGTAGATCCCACAGCGGCCTTGCTCATCGAGCGCGACCGAAAGCGAGGCCGATCGCGCCACTATCTGTGCTCACCGCAAGGGCACCAGCGCGTATTGTTTGAGACCGACTCAAATGGCCGCACGATGATCGCCAACGCTAGGGCCGTTGGGGCCTTTCTCGACGCTCGCTTCGTATGGGAGAGGGCTACCCTGTCGTCGTCGGGCAACAACAAGGCCCTATGGCTGACGATCGATCTGGACGATGGGCAATATGGCAGCCCTTATGTGCAGGTGGTCGCACAAGCCGACTAGGCCCTTGGCACGAGAGAACTCCTTTTCCACCCGGCAGGCAGTGGCGTTGTTTGTCCTCTCTCTTTTTGGAGCCATCCCCTGTTTGCAGCCGCCCTCATTGTTATTTTTTTTTAAAGTAAGAAGAAAAAAGAGAGACCAACAAAGAGCCGGCCGAAAGAAAAAGCCTTGTTGGGCGCGCTGCAGCAAGAAGCGGGCCACAAAATAGGGTTCAACCATTTTTTCTTTGTCAAGGTTGGGATGCTCTGCCCCATCCCCTTTTCCCTTGGTACACGCAAACAAATGCACGCATGCGCAGACGCATACGCCCACAGATGAGGACCAACAAAAAGGGCCCCGTCACGCCGGTTCATCATAGCGGGTCGGTGCAACGCAAAGGCACCGAATTGTTCCCAAAAGCCAGCGGCAAATGCCAATCGTGAATGTCAACGCGACATGACCAAAGGAGGCGGTCACGGGGGTCGCCATCGTCGGCCAACAACGACGCGCGTGCAACGCGTCTCGCCGTCTCGCCGTGTCCTTGCGAGACCCGCTCCAGCGTGTTGGGAAGGAGCACAGCGCCACCGGCGAGCCTCGCGCCGGTCGCCTCTGCATAGGATCGATGTTGGCGGCGGTACAAAGGCACGTGCACGGCGGCGCTGGCCCACGAAGTCAAGACGGTCGCAAAGGCGCCGCGCGTAGGATGACGCAAATCTGCTCGAATGACCACCGCGCGGGGCGGCACATCCACGACCCCCTCTGGCTCTTCCCGATCAAAGGGCCACGCGCCAAGCGCCTCCCCCGCAGGAGCGCACTCGAACCGGAGCACAACGTCGTCGGTGCCGTTGGTGTTGTGCGAAAAATCCAAGGCCATTAAGAGGACGAGGTCGCCACATACAATCTCGCGCATCGTCGCCCCATCGAGCGCATTGAGAAATAGAGAAGCCAGGCGATGGTCCGACGGCGTTGGGGCGGCATAGGCGCATGCGGCCGCTTGATGAGCAGTGGACACTTTGTCTTGGGTGCAGGGCACAGTGCGATGCGGCAGCAAAGGGGGCGCCGCCTCACAGTCAAAGAAGCGTCGTGTTAGCGCCACCTTGGTCTTGTGGGAGACATTGGTTTGCATCACGCTAGCAACAAAGTCCTTCACTTTGCTGTGCACGTTCGTGGCGGCCATTTTGCACGCCGCATCCGACCGATCGGGACGCAAAACAACGCCATCGTCGGCCATGGCGCGCAGCGTCTCGAGAATGAGATTTGTGATGCAAGCCTCGGACAGGCCGAGGAAAAGCGCAGCGCGTATCGCTTGGATAGGCTCGACGCCCTGCCTGCATTGATGATGGCCATAGAAGCGATCGATCAAAAAGGCTACGACGCCAGTGGGGAAGGGTATTTCTGCCACATAGACGGCGCGCAGCGCGCGCTCGCCCCCGATTTGGCCCAGGTCGACATAGTCGGGATCGTTGCACTCGAAAAGCCGAGCAAAGAAAGTCGCCTGGCACAGCACAGCGCGGTGCGCCAAGATGCGCTCGGTCGGCAGAGAGGCTGCGTCGTCTGACTTGTCGCTGTGGACACAAGTCAGGGTCGGCTCTGCGATAGCGCTCAACGGCATTGCCACCGTTGGACATGGCGACGACGGCGATGCCGGGATGATAATGATTTCGCAGTCACAGTAGAGATCGCGCATGGCTGCCAATTTTGCCAGACGCGACACTCCCTCGGGGTGGGTCATGTTTTTTTAAACTCTTGCTGGCATGCTTTCGCTTCTTGGGTGCGGTGCACGCGCCAAGCCGCAATGGCGCGGTCACATGTGTAACCTTTTGATTGCAAGACGCGGCGAGCGTACGACGCCTCTTTTTTTCTGCTGCTGCCGCCGCTGCCGATGCTTCCCCCGCGCACCATGACACATGACACCAAGAACAGCCAGCATGCATGTCTAAAAAGGACCCACAAAGAAAAAAACAAGGCGCCGGGAGTAGGAAAAGCAAAAAAGGAACAAAAAGGAAACTCGGAGGCGGTTCGATTTGAGCACGAGCAACAGGCGCACACAACGCAAAGAAAGAAGAAGGAGAGATGACGCAAACTGCCACTCGCGAGTCGAACCGATCGCCGAGCGTGTGGGCCATCCTCTGTCGAGCCGTCGTCATGGCGTGCAAGGTTCTCTTTTACGGATTGGGTGTCGCTACGGGCTTGTGCGCTATGGCAGATGTTGTCGGAGCCCTTGGTCCGCTCGTCACCAAGTTGGCGCAGGCAGCAACGGCACGCCCCGATCTCTTCTCTGCTCATCTCGTCGGAGCATTGCGCTCTTTACAGGATCGCGTGGCTCCAGAATTTATCCCTGGCCTCCCCGACGGAGCCCTCCTCTTGGCCTCTGGTTCCATAGCGCAAGTTTACGCGTGCGATTCGTCTACCATCGTCGCACCGACCCTGACGGTGCGCCCTGTCCATGCGGATGGCCCAGAGCGCAATGTCTGGGTCCGCGCTCACGCCGCCAGCAAAGAAATCGTGTCACTCTATCCCACCGCCGACAAGACACACGAAAAGGCGATGGCGGCGGGAGCGAGCGATAGACGATTGGTTGTTAAAATCCAGAGGCCGAGCGTGCCGGGTTGCATCGCTGTCGACCGCGTCATCCTGGGGTGGCTTTTGCGCGCTCGTCTGGGTCGCGCGCTGGTGGGTCGCCTGTGTAGACGCCCCCTCGCAATTGACGCCATCGACCATCTTATGGCCATCGTCGACGGCGGACTGATGGGTCATCTCAACTTTGAAGCCGAAGCGCTCCATGCCGAGCGTATGCGGGCCTTTTTCGCTGGCGACTCTACTCGGGCCATACGCGTGCCCGCGACGTCCTTTGATCCGACCATGCCTGGCTGCCTTTTCATGGAGCGCATCGACGGCGTGCCCATTTCTCAGTTGGCGACGCCAGCCGCCCGAGCCGCGGCCGCCCATCTTTTGACCAGATCCGCATGCCGGATGATCTTTGAGTTGGGCCTCGTCCATGGCGACATTCACCAAGGTAACGTGCTCTGCGCCGATCGATCCATCGACAGAAGCGGCCGCTCTGGTGGCGACGGCAGCGATAAAGATGACGACGACATGCGTTCGGATCGTTCTCGTATTGCGCCTGATGCCTGCGTCACTATATCGCTTCTCGACATGGGCGTCGTCTATGATATCAGCCCTGCACAGCGCCACTGCATCGCCGTCCTAATTCGCGCGGCTGTCGGGGCAGACCCGCCCGATCTGCTCGCCGCGTGTGTCTATTTTGGCTCTGAGAGAGACGGCGGCGCGTGGCCGTTTGCACGGTTTTGCCAAGGTGTCGCTGCTGCCGTTCACGCTGGATGCCACGGCAGCGACCTCGGCGCGTTGGTCGATCACCTCGCGTCGGTCTGCGCCGACTCAAAGATACGCATGGATCGGGATATGATCGCGCGCATCGCTCCGCTGGTTGCTGTCGACAGCATAGCGCGCGCCTATGGGGCGCCGTCTCTCACGGTCGTCGCTTGCAGCCTCTACAGGAACCTCTTTTCCTAGCCTCTATCGCGCGCTGGTCGGCTCGATCTTTGACGCCAAGAAAAGAGAACCATAAACAGAGTACAAAGACAATTTGGCGGACGGCGCCGTCTCCCTCATGGGCGGCCCTTTTTTCTGGCCTTTGCCTTTTGTTATCTCTCTCTCTCTCTCTCTCTCTCTCTCTCTCTCTAAAAAAAGAAAAAGGGAATAACAATATTTCGCGTCTTTTTTGCAAATTGCGCTCGCCTTTTTGTTTCACTGTTTGGGAGGAGGCCGGCGATCGACGCCAACAAGAGCAAGGCACGCGCGCAGCGAGACCAAAAGCAATAGGCCCGCCGTCACCAAAAACATAAAGAAAAAAAGGGAAACTGCAACGCGCATACGCGCGCACATCAAAGCACAAAGAAAACACAGAAAAAGGGATCGTCTACGGTCGCAAAAAAAAATATTCGAGGCGGTAGCGCCAAATGTGAGGGGCGCAAATTCACAAGAGGCAAAAGGAGCGGTCGTCAGCCGTTGCTGGATCGACCCCATTTTTGAAGCGCGCGCGGCGCTCGGTTGACCATAATATAAGCGCCGCCTAGAAAGACAACAGAAAGGCGAGTTTTCTGTTTGGGCCAGGCTAGGATGGCAGAAGCGACGGCGCAAGATAGGCCCATCGTGCCATCCAATCCAGGTGCATTGCCTTTTTTCATATGATCCTCTTTTTTTCCTGACCCCATGGTCTGCTGCGATACGACATGGCAACTCGGCGTCACTCAACCGAAAAATATCGCTCGGCCTTTTTCGTTTTTGGGCGCTCGGCTCTTTGTCGTGCGGCCGGTTGGCCTTTTTTTCGTGTGCCGCTATGCCCGGCTGGCCGATCGGGCTCGGTGGCCTTTCTCTTTGCATGTGTGTTTTTGTTCCCCTGGGCGCTTTGTATTGTTTATTCACACAAAAAAACAATGGCGGTGTCGCCTTTGTTTGGCTGTGGTTGGGGTTGGGGGGCGACACCATAAGCAGACCAAATAGCAGAGCATCTTGGCGGATATCGGATCGCGCTGCTCGGATTGCCTCACGTGCATCGACGGCGGCAAAGGTGTGCGAACCGCCCAGCGCCCGCCAACGCAACACAGGTCGCCGTTAAAGAGTGCCAATTCGCTGTCGACGACGAGCGTCCTGTCCTGTTCCATTGCCGCCAATCGATAGTATGGTCCTTTGTCGAGGGCGGGCTTTATTCGCCGCAGACATCCACGCGCCAGTTGGTGTGGGACGCCCTCCACGATGTTGCTGCCGCTGCGGGTCTTTCGGACGCGATCGGCTTTTGGTCGCACGGCATGGACATTTTTCGTGGGCGCGGCGATCTATTTTGTCTGTGCGCTGGTCAGCCCAACGATCGCGATGGAGCCTTTGTGGGCGCCGTCTATTGTTGTGACGAGCGCGCTGCCGGGAATGCGCTCACGGATGCGTCGGTGCATGCCGATGCGCTCGACATGCTACTCATGCTGGCTGGGTATCACGCCACTCAAGTGCCTTTGGTAATCGTCTCTACCTATGCGCGCTGGCGTATCTTTTGGCTGCCCAAAGATTTCGTCGACGCCGGCCAACGCGCACAGAGCACAGCGGGATTGCCGTGCGCCGACGTCATCGGCCTGTGTGCCAGCCCCTGCTACCGTCGTGACGATGTCGCTTTGGTGAACGTCCTTGCTGTGGCCCTTTTGCGCATGTCCCGCGACAGGTCGCTCGTCGACGCGGCGCCAGAACAGCCCCGTCTATCGGCGTGCGTGGGCCCTCTAATTCCACGGCCTGTCTGGTTGTGCGTCGACAGAGAGTCGCCAACATCGGGGCCCTCGAATCCCCGCAGTGCCACCCCAGTCTTTGTGCTGACGCATGATCTGGGCGCCGGGGCCGACGGGCGCGCGTGGAAGGCACGGCGCTTGATAGAGAACCCAACGATCGACGGCGTAAATGCAGACGACGCTCTCACCGGCCCGCGTCTCATTCCCAACGCCCGCCAGTCCGACATCGGCGATGGGCCGTTGGTCATCAAGTTTGGCCATGCACTAGAGGACGCCGACAAAGGAAAAGTCGACGGCGATGTCACGAGCGAGGGAGGCTCACTATGGCGCGAGTCCATACTATGGGAACGCGTTTGGGGCGTGCAAGGAGTGCGCACGGTGCTCCTATGCGGTCGGCCGGCGCTTGTCATGCCCTACGCGCGCCCCGTGGCCGCCAACGCTGACCAAGCCAGGCAACTGGGCATTGTGGACGCTGTCCTGTCAGCCGTGGACCGCATGGCAAAGGCTGGCGTGTGCCACGACGATCTCGACTGGCGCCATGTCGGTGCCATTCGTGACGACGCCAATCTTGACGACGCTCATCGTCTGGGCGGTGGCATCGAAAGCGAGGAGAGGATCGTGTTTTTCGATCTCGCCCGCGTGTCGATCGCGCGCCCCCATAAGGCTGCAACGCGCATGAGGCGCGCCCTGGGCCTCCCACCATAAATTCGCCAACATTGGTGCCCTCGCCGCCTCTTGGGCGAGCGCCAATAAATCGCATATGCCAAAAGACAGGAAAAAATAGAGGGCCACGATTTGGGGTTGTGTCTCTAGGTGACGCCAGACATCCCGAGAGCGCCAAGAAAAAAACAGGCAAAGAGCCCCGCCTTTTTTCGCCGTTGCCGTCGCATATCGGGGGGCATACAGAAAAACCAAAAAAGATATTCAGGCATGAGAATTGTATCGACCGCGTGCGGCGCCTTGTTGCGGCGCCATTATCTCGACGCAAGGCGGCGCTCTGTGTCGAGCCGAAAAAAAAGAGAATGCGGCACAGAGCGCAGTCGCGCACACGCCCACTGCCCTGCGCAGGCGATCGGTGCCAGCCGACAAAGGAAAAAGGAGAGTCCAACACGGCTCGTCGCTTTGTGTCTGTGTGTGTTGACTACCCCCGCCTCACCTTGTTGCTTGCCTCCTCCCCCCATTGTTCTTTTCTCCTCTCACGCGCTCGTCGCGCACTTGTCGGCAACGCGCGCTTTGGCCGACGCCTCTCTTCTGCCCACAACAAGGAAGAAAACGGTTGCGACCAACAAAAGAGCGACACCCTTTTGCTTTGTTCGCGTCAGCGGTCGCTCTGCCCCCGCCCCTGTCCCCTCCTTTGATCGACCGGCCACAATGTCCCTCTCCAATCCCGTGACCGCCGCACCGCCAGCGCCGACGACCGCGACCCTTGCCGATCTGTTGGCCCAGCAACGCGCTGCTGCAGCCGCCCAGCAGCAGGCCCTATCGCAATTGACCGCCGGCGAGGAACTGGCCGCGTTGGGTGCCGTACAGACGGCGGCCAACACCAAGCGCATCAAACAGATCCAGACGCTGCGCCTCGTGACGACAGGAGCGCTGGTGCTGAGCCTGCTTGTCTATGCGCTCTACATCTACATCTCAATTCGAACGCGCTACAAGGATCTCATCGACGCCATCGACAAGGCCATCGCCGCCGGCGCCTACAACCAGACCTCGGCGTTTTTCATCCCCTTTGCCTACAACTATCCGATCGCGACCCAATTGCGCCTCGAGAATCGCGGCTTCCCGGCCGCCGTGGTCTTTGCCTGGTACACCAAGCCCTACTCGACCTATGCGCGCGCCGACTTTAACAAGTGGATCGCCGAGATGTTCCAGTACGCGCAGCAGAACCAGGACAAGAGCGGACAGGACATTATGTGTTACGTCGGACGACAGTACAAGATCGCCAAGTGCCTTCCGGCGTGTCCCGGCCCGGTCGACGACGGCCCGCTCGGGTACGCCACGTCGGCCTTTACTTTTGGCTCGCAGGGCGCCTTTGTCGGCCAGATTTTTGGCGGGCCGATCGGGGCCGGCATAGGCGCACTCATCGGCGCCGGCTTTGGCGCCTTTAGCAACTATGAGCGCGGCCAGTCGGCCAGAGCGCTATGCGGCAACTCGCCCTCGTGCACGGCGTCTGATGGCAGCGTGCGCACATGCTCCTAGTGGCGTCGTGGGCGTGTTTGAGTCGCCCGCCGCTTTGTGCCTCTATCTTTGTGTACTTTCTCGTGGGTATTCTTTGTGATGTCGTGCATTATGGCGGGCCCCTCATTATGTAGGGATGACAAAAAAAGCAACACGCGCATGCCCAAAAAATGACCAAACCAAAGGGGAATAAATACGCAAGGAGTAAAAAGATGATTCGCCTGGCGCGTGCCCTTTTTTTATTGTATCGCCAGCGAGAGCCACCACGAAATCTGTGCGCTGCAAGTGGTCGCCTGTAGATAATACGAGAAAAAAACCACCACAAAAGGACACCACGGCGCGCGCCCTCAAAGACGAAAAAAACACACACAAACCACAGTCGCCCGCGCGACCAAACCTTTAGTGCGGTTATGGAACCGCCCGACGACTTTCCCTTGGCGCTCCTGCCCTCGCTAGCCCTAGAGGCCGTCTTTGAGGCCTACGTGGCTACGGCGATGCCGACGAATCAAAGCCGCCGACGTAAGCGCGAATGGCTCGCTAGCCATCGCTCCTTGTACGACATCGAGGAGTTTTGTCGCGTGGCCAAAAGGGCGCACGCGGCTGTAGAGATCCGCTCGGCCTGGGTGGCAGGTGTGCGCGTCAACGAATGGGAGGGGTTCGAGGGCGCGCTCGGCATTGCTCGCGGTTCAATGACGGTGATCGTAGGCGCCCCCCATCCATCGGGCAAGTCGGTGGCTGCACGATTCTTCAGCCACAAGATAGCGCGCGAGATTAACGATATGCAAGGCAACAATCCAGATGCGGCCTCACCGGATGCGCATCTCATCGACCGTATCGAGCGAGCGCACAGCGCTGACGAAATTATATGGATGCTCGACCAACCAAGATCGGCTAGCCTATGGAGCGCATGCATGGACGACACCAAGGCCCTGTTCCGTCCAACACCACCCCAATCGCCAGAGAACATAGGGCCCCACTTTATGATGTGCGGCGCTTTGTTACGTCAGGGTGGTGTGCACACCGTTGTGGTCGTCGGTTCCGGCTACGCATACGATCCGCCGTGCGTGTCTAAAACGGCGAACCGCATTGTCGTCATTACTGGATCGGGCGCGAATGTGCACGCTAGAACGGCTGACGCTGCCGCGCCCCTGCTCTCGATGGGCCGGCATCGGCTGATCGCGCTCTTTGGCAGCCTGCCACCGTACACCGCTCTCGTCTTTGATCGCGAACAAGGGTCAATCGCGGGCCGCCACCAATTCGAACCATCAACCACCCGTATCTCGGCTGTCACCGACCTCACGGGCCAAGGCGCGTGGCCGACAGTCCATGCCGATTGATGGGCGCGCCCGCGACAGTGCGCACCGAAAAAATACACCTTTTTTACTCACCTCACCCATTTTTTCAATTGTTCTTTTTTCCTTTTACGTATCCTTTTTTCCTCTTCTTTTGTTGGCATTGCGGCATCGCGCCGAGGTCGGGTTGTCTGTGTGTGCGTGCCGGCCCTGGCCGTCGACAACAACAAAGAAAAAGGACGGAGCGGCACCTTCTAGTGGTGATTTTTGTGCCGTGGGCGACCATGGATTTTGTGGCAGCGGTCGTGGTCTCTTTTTTGTGGCGGATGTCTCACGATTTTTTGTGTCGCCGAAAAAAAACACAAGGCAGACGGACGAAAAGGTACCGCCAGCATTTAGGGGCGAGTAAAGCCTTTGCCAAATTCGATTTTTGTTTTTTTCTTGGCCTGCATTTTTTTTCAAAAAACAATTAATTTGTTTTTTTGAGACGACCCAATCGTAAAAATCAAAGACCTACCTTGCAAAAAAGTGCTGCTCTTGCAAGATTTTGTCGAGGCCCCTCCAACAGCGGCGCCGTGTCTGCCGGCCGAGCACGAGACTCAACCAAGACGGAAGAATTTTTTTGAAAACAAAAAAGTGGACGCCGGGACAAGTTCCCAATAAAAACCCCAGGCCAAAAAACACAAAAAGGGCTGGGAAAAAAGACTGACCGGTTCTCGCGGGCTTTTGCGTCGCCTCTTTATTTGCCCATGCGGTCTCTGTCGCCGCAATGGGGGTTGAGCGATGGCGAAAAAAAGGCAAAAGGAGCGCCGTATTTATGGCCCACACGAAAAGAAAAGAGAAAGAGGACCCAGTTCAGAGAAAAAGCAGGCCAAAATCTTGCGACACGGCAGGCCGCGCAAGTTGCCCTTGGCCACAGGACGATAGAAATGAACACCAAAATTGGGGCAAAAGAATAAAAGCATTGCTCCATAAATGTATTTTTTATATTACACGGGCAACGGATTTGGTGGCGACGCTATCATCGGGAACGCCCTTGTGTCGTCTGCATTTTTTCTAATAACTGATCAACGGTCGAGTGGCGGCAGCGGCGCGCTCGTCCGACAGGATCATAACCCTGACGCGACATGCGCCATCCGAGGCAAGCATGAGACCCTCATAGGCATCGACGAGGTGGACCACATCGGCGGCGGCATAGCGCAAGAGGCGCCTCGTGAGCGGCCTTTTGTGCCAGCACAGGCGGTTACGCGTCATAATGCGCGACACGGCCTTTTTGTCGGCGTTGGTGGGGTCGTCTACGTTCTCACCGCCACGAGCATGGTGCCCGCTGGTAGAGCGGGCAGTGGCACGGCTTTTGGCATGGTCCCCGCTGTCGGCGTCAATGGTTTGCGCATACGCCGCGAGGACCTCGTTGAGCCCGGCCATAAAAGTCTTGGGTGAGGCGTCGACACCATCGAGCACGAGCGCATGGGCAACCTGCGTGTCAAAGAGGCCGTGCACCGTGCAGCCGTACCGACGCGCCAACGCCGCGACGTCTCCGCGTGCGCCGTGCATGACCTTGACCACGCAGCGCGATGCCAACACGGCGCCGAGACCGCCGGCACCGAAAAAGGCATCGCCGCCTCGGGCCTCGGGCGCCAGCGTGTCGAAAAAGTAGGTGGTCGCGTCATCGCCACCGGCACTACTGCCAGGTGCATGTGCCTGCACCAGCGCAATTTCACCTTCACAAATGCCCTCGCAGTCGACGGCGATCACGGGCTGACGCGCCAATAGCCCCGACACCCGACGACATGCATCAAAGGTGTCGACCAAGCGCACACCATCGGGCAGGAGCGCACACCCGGGACCGTCTCTGCCGTCAGCGCCGATCGCCGGCCATGCCCTCTGTCGGTAGGCCGCCGTGGTTTCAGTGTCATTCGCCCACGCGTAGCGCACGCGCTTGTTGTCGTCGTCACCGTCATGTCTGGGCACGGCACACACGAGCCATGCCGCCCGGTGATCAACCACATACGAGGCCAGCACGGTGGCGCGTGTCATGGGCCAGAATGCACAACCTGGGCTTTGGCTGTACGCACACGCGCAGCCGTCGAGACCTTTCTTTCCCCGCCTGTGCCTTGTTCCGTCGCCATGAACCCCGCGCATCCAGAACCGAGCGCACTGAAGCCGGCGACAGGCGGCCCCGTCCTGCATTTAGCCAACCGACCAGAAGCAAGCACCAACTCTGACAAAGTGCGAGGTTTTTAAAAAATACAATAATAATACACAGCCGACGCCGGCCAAAAACCAATGGGCGATGTGGCGCTGTGGGTGGCCGTTAGGAACCCTCTTGTGGTGGCGATCGTCTCGATAGCGCGCACGGCAGCACTTTGCTTGCTGTCGCCGTCGTCGTCGGATGCGAGAAGGAGAAGATGATAGGGGGGAAAAAAGAATGGATGGTTTTCCGTTGGAGACCGCCGTGGTGCCTCGCGCGTCAAAAGGCGCACGGCCTTTTGGGTCGTGGTGCGCTAGAAAGAAATGCGTGTCGGCATTAGGCAACAAAAAAAGAGCGACCTCGCTCCTAGACGCCCAAACCACGGATCTATAGGGACGCATCACCGGCGATGACACTCGCGCCGTACCTCGTCGATTTTGGAAAGCGCATTGAGTGGCTCTTGAGGACTCCGCCCTTTCAATACATCCTGTGGAATTTTGACCTCGGCCACTGGGACATGGGTGCATGTGCAGTCCTCGCCACGGCCTTGATGCAGGCCCTGCGCGACCGTGGCTTTACGAGCGCGTCGACCTACGCCCTCCTCCAATCTTTCCATCCGCATGTTAAGCCGGCCACGCCGGGCCACTTTGTCGTAGGGATGTCGGACGACGGACCTTTTCTGGACAGCGAGGGATGGCGCACGGGGGCGGCGCACTTGGCGACCCCTATAGACTCGCGGTCCATTTTTACGCACATCGTAAAGACGAGACCCGTTCTAGGCAACGCCAACCCTGACGAGGCCATCGTGTGCCCGCGTGGCGCCGTGGCAGCCCTGCGCTACCTCATTGAGACCTACGTCGACGCGCCCTTTGTAATCACAGACGACGAGAACGACGACCGCTACCCGGACCGTCTGTGGACATGGCGGCCCGACAATAACGGCGGTCTCGCCTTTTTCATGGACGGCATAGACGACGAGGATGTCGACGATCCCCATTTGGGCGCCACGTTGGACGTCGTCCGCGACATGGTCGCCGAGGACCCCTGGCGTCAGTCGTACGTCACTCTGTGATCCAAGCCCGTGCAATCGCTCGGCAGGGCCACCGCTCAGCGCCAAGGCGAGGGGAACAAGCGCGGTCGCGCCGTCGCCCACCTCTGCGCCCCTATTTTCCTTTTGTTACAGGAGGACGCATCTGGCGGTGAGCAACGGCCGATCGCTCGGTCAAATCGCGCAGGTCCCTCTTTCGGTATCTCTGTCGCACGAAGGATCGACTCTGTGTCCTTTGTTGCCCATCCAACTGTGCTTCTCACTGCGCAAACCACATACACAATGAAAGAAAAAAAAAGAAAAATCGCTGGGCGACGCAGTATGCCCACCCGCCTTTTCTCATTCTCGGCGCAGCCCCGCTTTGCATGGGCACATTGCGCCAAGGGCGCCTCCCTTGCCCCGTGCCGTTGGCGCTTCCTTTGTCCGTCCCCCCCCCTGTTCCTTTGTTTGCACAAAGACAGAATGCGCGTTGTTGCTTCGGTGCGCTCTGCACTTTTTCGCTGTGAAAAAAAATATATTCCCGCTCTTGTGATGAGGACGAAAAGTGTCTGGCGAGAAAAAAAACAAGGGAAAAAAGAAAGCGACCTGCTCTATGCCCCCGGATCGCCGACGCGAGGTCCCAGTGGCCATTGGGCCAGTCCGCTGGCGCTATGTCGATGGCCTCGTGCTGTCTTTTTTCCTCGCGTCGTCGACGGGCGCGCGTCCGTTCTTGTCGCCACATTCGGGAAAAGAATAAAAAATTGTGTTTGAAAAAAGGCGAGTTCCTTTCTGCAGGGCATCCAGGCAGACGCCGACGCAAGCACGATTTTTTATGCCGTCGCCATTACCGTGGCGCGACTGTTCAAAAAAAAAAGGACAAGACGAGGCACCGAGAAGGGCCCTTTAAAAAAAATAAAAGGTGAAAAGTTGGCGCCCTCTTTTTTTCCGGTGCTGCTATTTGATCACGCACGGGGCAACGGCTGGTGACGCCCACGCCAAAAAATGATTGGTTAGAATAAATCAAAAAAAAAAGAAAAGGGGTGCATCTCGCATGACCATTGGCGCCCGTTGCCGACAAAAGCAAGCGCCACCCCGTTCATGTATGGTCTGCCAGAACAAAAAACCCTCTTTCAGCAGACCTCATGCAAGATAACAACAACAAAAGTACCCGATCGCTCTGCGCCACGGCAGACACCCTCGACGCCGCCACACATGATGCCTTTGGCTTTGATCGGCTGCCCTCGTTGCCGCTAGAGCGCGTCTTTGAGGCCTACCTTGCCTGCGGTGTGCGCGACGCAGAATGCACCAGGGCGGCACGGTCGTGGATCGCCTCGTACTGGCCCATGGTCGCCCTTGTCGAATTCGATCGCGCGGCCAAGAGGGTTCACGCGGCGCTCACACCACCGTCGGTCACCATCAACGGCATACGCGTGCACGAGTGGCAAGGTTTTTATGGAGCCATCGCCGACGGCCGCGGCTCGGTGACGCTTGTGGTGGGCGCACACGGCCCGTCGGGCAAGACCACAACAGCGCGATTCATCGAGACGCGCATGCTGTGCGAGATGAATCGCATGCGAGGCGGCCCCCGCGATACACCCCTGAGCGATTCAAAGATTTGTCGCTTCGCGCTTGGCAGCAACGGCAGCCTCGAAGAGAATATCGGCCTTGCAATCGCATCTTCCCGGCGCCGCAAGTTTACCGCCGACCATTTGGACGGGGCGCGTACGTTGTTGGTCGACGGCCAAAGCGTTGTGGATCACGTGGCTCGTGCGGGCGATCGCCGTTGCGACAAACTAGGACGCATCGCCGCCATGGCGCGCAAGTCGGCCACGCACATGGTCATTGTTCCCTCTGTGTACGACGATTGTCGACTCGATGCCATTTCTCGCGAGGTTGACCGCATCGTCGTCACGGCAGGCATCGGCGCTTCGCATCGCGCAGAAGCGGCCCTCTTTGCGCCGCTGCTCGGGATGGACGTCTCTACTTTGGGCGCCCTGCTCGACTGCGCGCGCCCCTTTGCGCGTCTCGTCTTTGATCGGCATCCGGGATCGCGCGCCGGCGTCCACACTTTCGCGCCGTCGACGACCGTCGTGTCGATTGCAGGCGGCCTGTCCGACTTTTTTCCCTCTGCGCTCGAATCGGCTTCGCCCTAACCTCCCTGCCTTTTTTTCCATCTTCATGCCAAAATTTTCTTGAAAAAAAAGAAAAATGCACAAATGAAGCGAGCCTCCCTTTTTTTCTTTTATTGCCCTGCGGTGGCGATCCGGATGGCGCCAGCCAGTCAACTCGGCGCATCAGAGGCCTCTTTATGCCCAACCAAAGACCTAGCCGCTGTCGTCTTTTTCTCCATACTTTTTCTCTGTCTTTTTTCTTTTGACGAATAGTTTTTTATTGCCCGCGGTTGTCTTTTCTCTTTTTTTTTCGCTTTAGGGTACGGCGGGCGGCCTGCGCCCGCCCTATTTGCCTTCCCACGCCCGCCCGTCTCCCCTCCCCCCGTCCTCTGCTTTTGTTTGTTGCCAAGTCCCTTCTTTTTTTGTTTTTTTGTATATTTACCCTTTTATTAAAAAAAAGGGCAGTGGCATCCGGCAGTTGCGGGATCATTTTTATATTTTTATTTTTTTTTGTTGATGGTAGCAAGTGGCTCCCACCTAGGCGGCGACCTCGACGTCGGCCGCTTCGGATCCGTGTTGGACGACATCGATGAGATCGTCGGTGGACGAGTCGGCGTCGAGCACCTTCTTGACCGACTGCCAAAAGGCGTCGTCGATCGTGTCCGAATGCAAAAAGGCAAACGGCGACTCGGCGACGCCCGCCGCCACCATGGCAGGCCCCACGTAGATGCGGCCCGGCGTCACCTGATCGAAACCTGCCGCGGCATAGGCCTCGCCCCGATGCTTGTCGACAATCTGGGGCATCTTTTCATAGGCCTTGAGGCCGTCGGTGCCTTCGATCGTGGTCGAGTAGTGGGGAAGGACGCCCTTGATGAGGGCCCCCTTTTCGCGAGCGACCTCGGCCAGTATCTGCGTCCACTTGGGCGAGAAATGGCCCTCGGGGAAGGAGGCGCGCTTGCGCAGTGTCGGTTCAAATACCGAAAGCCACGCGCCATCGAAAATCGCAAAGTCGGCGCTGGGCATGACGGCCAGACGCGCGCGATACTTTGTGTGAGCGTCCTTGAGCGGCAGTTTCTTGGGTGCCGACAGAGCCGCCGCCTTCTTGGGGGCGGGTGCTCGAGGAGCGCTCTTCTTGGCCGGCTTGGCGGTCTTGGCGGGAGCACTCGCCTTGGTCTTGGAGCCAGCCGATTTGCCCGACTTTGCTGCAGTTGGCTTTTTAGTGGATGATGACGACGACGCTGGTTTGGCAGCCGCAGCCGACTTTTTGGTCGACGCCGATGCCGACTTGGCGGATGCGCCCTTTTTGGTCGACGCCGATGCCAACTTTATGGGCGTCGACTTGCGGCTCCTGGCCTTTTTCGTCGTCGTCGCCGCTTCGGTAGCCTTGGCCGCAGCGGTCGCCGACTTGCGCGCCCTCTTTGCAGGCGGTTCCAACGGACCAGTGGCGCTCCCCGCCGCTATCGCCTCCTTGGCCATGGCCGAGGCTGCGCGCTTGCGTGCCTTTTTCTTCTCCTCGATGGCGCGTGCCTGTGCAGAGGCGACGCGCGCCTTGGCCTGTCCAGCAGCCGACGTCGCATGGATGATCTCATGGGCCATGGCCGCCGCATGGCGCTTGCCAGACACCAGTTCGGGCTCCTCATGGTCGTCGTTGTCTTCCCAGTTGATTGCTCCCTTGGATGTGCCGGCGCGCTTTTTGGGCGTCGACTTGGCATAAGACGACGCCTTGGACTTGCGTGCCGTCTTGAAATCTGGCACGCCGGCGCTGTTACTCGTCGATGGACCAGCAGTCGTGCTCACCGACTGCGCTTTACCGAGTGATGGCGCCTGCTGATCGGCGGCGTCTCCATCCTCGTCCATGGATGTGGTCGAGTCGTCGTCCTCGGCGACGTCGCCCTGGCCCACGGGCGCCTCGTCCTCGGCGTCGATCTCGGTGTCGTCGCTTTCGGATGCGCTTGCGTCCTGGTGCTCTTCCTTGCTCTTGGCAAGTTTAGCGGTGTCCTTGGTGGACATTTTGGCTCCCGGCGGCGTCGGCAAAGAAGAGAGGCTCATGATGGAGGTGATGGTATCAGTAAAAGCGAGCGTGTCGATCTCTCTCTGTCTCTCTGTCTCTGTGTTTGGAGCGAGAGAGGAAGCGGCAAGGGAGGCGAAAAGGGACGGTTGACTCGTGCGTGTGTGGGAACAAGCGTGCGCTGCAAAGAGGGCCCTCTGTCCGGTTGATTCGGTTTTTTATCTAGAGGGCGCCCGAAAAAACACAACGCCCGCGAAACAAAAATCAAAAACGCGCTTCTCCCGCTTGCGGCGCCAGCGGCAATCGCTGCGCGCAGCAGAGGCCGATGGTAGCAGCGCGCTGTGGCTTGCGTTCTTTTTGTTGCCGAAAAAAAGGGACTGAGCCGCGCCTCCTTGCGGGCGCGCATGCACGGCCCGAGCCCGGCCGACGGCGCCCCAGGCAAAGGACCCAAAGGCGCGGCCCGCGCAGGAAAATCGACGCGGGATTTTTGTTTTTCTTTGGGAAAAAATGCAACCGGCATTTTTATTGCGCTGGCGGCCCGCGCTGGTCTTTCTTCTCGGTTGTTGTCGCCAAAAAGGCAGGGGGACACACGCGCGCTCTGTTGTCGCTACATCGGGACGGAGAACCCATCGCGCCAAAAAAACGCGGCCATCTCCTTGGTGTACTTTTTGTGGCGGCCACCGGTCACTTTTGTCGCGCGCACCCCCCAGAGGGCAAACATGCGCCCTCGACCCGCGCCCTTTTGCTTCCCTCAAAACAGAGCGCCCGGTCCTTTTTCCCTTTTGCCTTCACAAGTCTGGGATCAATACGTCTGTCCTCTTTTGTCGTCCCACATCGATCGTGTCACAATAGCGCACCCCCGACCTCTCGCCTTGGCCCCGTCGCCCTTCAAACTCTCCCCCTGCCGTTGCTCGCTTTGACTTTGTATGGAGTCGATCCCCTCTTTGTTGCAACCCTCGGCACTATCCAACACCGACGGCGATCTGCATCTAGTCCGCATGGACGGCGGGGCTCAGCGCACCATTCCGCACTGCGCCGACGATGTCAATGACGGTGTCGACATTGACCATATATGCGTCGAGCCCCACATTAGCGACAACAACGGCAGTGCCGATGGCGGCGATGACGCTGTCGACGACGACAAAACCGCGCACCTAACAGATGCCGAGTTTTACGGCATTGACCCCGACGAATGCGACAGCGACGATGACGTCGACTCGATTCATGAATCCTCCTATTCTCAGTCGACCACCGCTGCAGGAGCGGCCGCTTCTTCCGCCGGTGCGCGGGCTCCTCCAGGCTATGGCAACCCGCACCGTCATCCGGCCGCGATGGTTGTCGAGACGCGACCCGAGGTCGACGCCGCGGGTGCTCCCGCGCGCTGGCACTATGAGCGCTTTGTCAACACGACCGTCGTGGATGGCGCCGCGCTCGACGCGCTCGCCGCACAGGTCGACCAGCCGGCGCGCCTGGCTCTCGCCGCAGCGCTCGTGCACGCGCGCGGCCTCACCCGGCACCAGGTCGATGGCTTTGACAAATTCATGGACGTCTACATGCCGGCCATCGTGGCCGAGAACAACCGCGTCGTCATCGATTCGGACGCAGCACGGCGCCGATTCGTGCTCGAGTTTGGCGCCGTCACCGTGCACAAGCCGTCGGTGCGCGAGGCCGACGGGATCGTGCGGCCCGTGTATCCGCGCGAGTGCCGCATGCGCGGGCTCGTCTACGCCTGCACGGTCACGTGCGACCTGCTCTACACGGTGTTTGACACGACGGGCATCTCGAGGGAGGAACTCAAGCAGCGCGGCAACGACTGCGCGGGCCTGCCCCTGTGCCGCACCGTGCGCTCAAAGGAGGCCGTCCTGTGTCAGGTGCCCTGCATGGTCGGCAGCCGCTACTGTCGGCTGCGTGGGTCGCCGCACCTGGCCGGTGAATGCCCGCTCGAGCGGCCGGGCGCCTTTGTCGTGCGTGGCAGCGCCAAGATGCTCGTATCGCAGATCAAGATGCGCATCAACCATGCATGCGTCATGGTCGATCGGGCCCATCCCAAATACTCGCACGTGTGCGAGATCCGCCCGCGCCACGAGTCCAAAATCCGGAGCACGTCGACGCTCTATGTCTACCTTGCGGCGGCGCGGCCCCACATCGAGGTGCGCATGCCCTTTGTCGAGGCCAACGTCCCGGTCGTCGACGTCTTTCGGCTGTTGGGCGTCGAAACCCGTGAGGAGATGGTCGCCGCCGTTATGGACCACGTGTGCGCGCTCAGTCCCGAGGCCGACGCGCGTCTCGAGCGCACGGTGCGCGCCGTCTTTGACCAGGACGATCACGCCGGGTGGTCGCGGCAGGCCCTGTGCGAATGGCTTGGGTCGGTGGGCACGCGAGGCGGGACCGGGCGCGACGGAACCGGCGAGCCCACGCAGCGACCGACGGCGCGCGAGGAGCGCGTGCGCTTTGTCGAGCACATCATGGGCAACGAGTTCTTGCCGCACGTCGGTCTGGAGCGCACGCGCGAGACCTATTTGAAAAAGGCCCACCACCTGGCCTATTGCGTGCACCGGCTCCTCGCCGTGGCGCTCGACCGGCTGCCGTTGGACGACCGCGACCACATGGCGCTCAAGCGCATCGACACGGCAGCCGTCCTGCTGCCCACGCTCTTTCGTCCGCTCTTTCGCAGCCTGTGCAAGGGGGCCGGCACCTATATGCGGCGCCGCGCCGCTCACGGCCTCCCGATCGAGGTTGAAAACATCCTCGACCACCGCCGCGTGACCGCCATGCTGCGCTATGCGCTCATGACTGGCAACTGGACGGTACAAAAGGGCGCCGCCTCGACCTCGACGGGCGTCGCGCAAATGCACAATCGGATGACGGTGACGTCGGCGCTGTCCAACATGCGCCGCGTCAACACGCCCATCAACAAGGAGGGCAAACTGCCCAAGGTCCGCCAGTTGCGCGACAGCGTCGCCGGCCTATTGTGCCCCGTCGAGACGCCCGAGGGCGGCTCGTGCGGACTCGTCAGCAACCTGGCGCTGGGCGCGCACGTGCGCGTCGGCCACGACCGCGATCACGGCGTAGCGTGCGTGCTGCGCGCGGCGGCCTTTATCGCGCGCGCCTCTCCCCTCTCCAACGTTGGCGTCGGCGTCAACGTCGATGCCGACCGTCCAGACACACAGCCGCCGCGCGGACTCTTGGGCGTACTAGAGGCCACGTCGGCACAGCGCCGCACCCTCACCCAGGTGCAGGTCAACGGCGTACCCGAGGGCTACGCCATCGATGGCGTGGCTCTGGCGGCGGCCCTGCGCGACATGCGCCGCGCCTTTGCCCTCCCGTTTGACGCGTCGATCGTGCATCGCCCGGCGTTGCGTCTCCTCGAGGTGCACGTCGACACGGGCTGCTGCCTGCGGCCGCTGTTGCGCGTCGACGCCCTGCACCGCGTGCGACCGCTCATGGAGCGCTTTGGGTGTGGCGCCCCGCCCGAGGCCCTCTTTCACCAGTTGCTCGCCGAGGGCGTCCTCGAATACCTATCCAAGGACGAGGAGGAGACATGCCGCGTGGCGACCGATCCTGCCGATCTCGTCGATCGCGAGCAGCAGCGGTCGGGCGTGCGCCCCGGCGGCGGCGCCGTCGATCCAGAGCCGTTTACGCACGTCGAGGTGCACCCGCTGTTGATGCTGGGCGCGTGCGCGTCGATCATACCCTTTTCCAACCACAACCAGGCACCGCGCAACATCTACCAGACGGCGATGGGCAAACAGAGCAAGGCCGTCGTCTCGCTCAATGCCGACCACGCCATCGACACGGTCTCGCACGCGCTGTGCTACCCGCAGGCGCCGCTGGTGCAGACGGCCATGGAGGACGTCATCGGGGCCACGCGCCTGCCCATGGGCCAGAACGCACGCGTCGCCATCATGAGCGACCCCTACAACCAGGAGGACTCGCTCGTGCTCAAACAGGATTTCGTCGATCGCGGCGGCTTCCGCTCGGTGATCAAGCGCACCTACCGCGACGACGAAAAGACGCGCGGCGCCGATGCCACTCGGTTCTGTCGGCCGCAGGACGAGGGCTGTCACGGCATGCGCAAGGCCGACTATTCCAAGTTGGGGCCGGGCGGGTTCGTCGAGCCAGGTGCGCGCGTCCTACCCGGAGACGTGCTCGTCGGCAAGGTGTGCAACACTGATGAGGTGCGCGATCCCGAGGCGGGCTCTGGCGGCGGAGGCAGCAGCGGGGGTCCGAACGCGCGCATCGTCAAGCGCGACAAATCGACCATCCTCCGCACCAACGAGCCGGCCACGGTGCATCGGGTCGTGGTGACGCGCAACGGCGACGGAGCCAACGCGGTCAAGATCGTGACCCGCGCCATGCGCCAACCCGAGGTGGGCGACAAACTGTCGTCGCGGCACGGCCAAAAGGGCACCGTCGGCAGCGTGCGCGCGGCGCACGACATGCCGTGGTCGCCGCGCAGCGGCGCCACGCCCGACATTGTCATCAACCCGCACGCCATACCGTCGCGCATGACCGTGGGCAAGATGATGGAGGCCCTCCTTGGCAAAGTGGCCTGCCGCGAGGGATACATTGGCGACGGCACACCATTTGGCGGCGTCACGATCGACGACATTGCCGCCGAGTTGGCTCGCCACGGTTGCGAACGATACGGCAAGGAGGTCCTCTACCATCCGCATACGGGCGAGCCCATGGAGGCGCTCATTTTTAGCGCGCCCGTCTACTACCAGGCGCTTCGGCACGTGGCCATCGACAAGATTCACGCTCGGCCGCGCGGTCCCGTTCAGATGCTCACCAAGCAACCGGTCGAGGGTCGCTCGCGTTCTGGTGGCTTCCGCCTCGGAGAGATGGAGAGGGTGCGCGGTCCACCTTTGCGGTTGTTTTACTACCTCTCTGTGTGTCTGTGTCGGTGCTGACGTCGTGCTTTTTCGTGATTTGGGCTCATGTGTCCGGCATCTTGGCTCCGGAACAGGAGTGCATCATTAGCCACGGCGCCTCACAGTTTCTCCTCGAGCGTCTCTTTGAACAGAGCGACGCCTACTCGACCGTGGTCTGCACGGCATGTGGCTTTCTTGCCATACCGGCCAAGCCCAAGAACGCGCCCGTCGTCGGCATGGCCGTACGCGGCTACGACGAGGCCCACTGCCGCGTGTGCGATACCGGCGCCCACGTCCGCGAGGTCAAGATGCCCTACGCATGCAAGTTGCTCGTGCAAGAGTTGATGGCCTGCTGCGTGGCCTTTCGGTTCCGCTTTGATGCACCGACATCGACCGCCAAGGCAGCGAACGGGGAGGAGGGCGATTCTCACGGAGCGCTGCGACCAACACGGGATGCTGCCCAGCCGCCGATAGGGGACGAACGGCACGGCCGTCATCAAGAGCATGCCGAGGAATATGACACACAGGTATCGGGCCCTCTCCCGAGTCCGCGCCTAGAGGGATCCGGTCCGGGTGGGTCGGTGTTGGCCGCGCTGCCATCACCAACGATCGACGGCATACTGGGCCGCATCGAGACCCTCCTCAAGACGGCCACTGCCGCCGGTGCCGGCAAGCGCAAGCGCGACGACGAGGACGATCTCGACGAATAAGTGACGGAAAAGCATAAAGAAAGAGTAAAAAAAAAGAACTGACAAGCCTGCGCAATATGCCCTCGTCTCTCTTTGTCTCGCACGTGCTCTCTGGCCTCGTGCTCTTGTCGGATTCTTGTCTTGCTCTGCGCATGCTGCAGCACAAAAGGCCCTGCGACGAAAGCGACCGTGAGGCTAATCGCCAGTCGGCGGCATAGCAAGGAGGAAAAAAGGGGCCCATCTGCTCTGGCGGGTGGCCTCTTTCTTTGTGCGTGTTTATGTGCCGCTGACTCGGTGGCCGGCGGCCTCGAAAAGTCAAGCCCGAGAAAGGCGCCCATTGCGACCGACCCAAAGAGCACCCTCGGCTCTGCCGTCTCTCTCTCTCTCCCTTGATTCTCTTTTTTTACCTTTTTTTCCGTCGCTCTGTGTGTGCGTGTTTTTTTCTGCAGCGGTCATGCTGCCGGGTTGTTCTTGTTTGTTTTTGTCGGTATTAGGAAGATGGCCGATTGCGCCTTTGTTGTCTTCTTGCCTCTGGGGGCTTGACTCGCTCCACAGACGGGAGGCGGTTGGGGGGGGGGGGTGGACTGGCACTTTTGTTGCAAAGAAGGACGCGAGGCTGCGCGACGGGTGAATTACCAAATAAAATTTTTTATTTTTTTTTTCATGTGTGGCCCTGTCGTATCTCGGCAACTAGACACTGTCGTGGCTCGGCGCGATCTCGACCTGTGCCTTTGTGAGGAATAATGCACAACATAACACATACACGCACGAGGTAACAAAGCCGCATTCTCCTTTAGCGCGTTGTCTCCTTTTGTTTGTTTGTGCCACCCAAAACAAAAAGTAGCAAAAAAGCCGCCACGATGGCAAGCAAACCTCGATGGGGTTTTGTTTCTTTGTTCTTTTGAAAAAATGAGGTATCCTTGTCCGTTGTTTGGGGGGCACCAACGAAAAAAGCCAAAAGACATGGCGGATGAAAAAAGACGGACGAGCACAGAGAGAATTGCGCCGAGGCCTGCGGCGGGCGATAGCCGCGAGCGTCCCCTTTTGTTCTCTTCTCGTCCCTATTTTCGTTGGTCGCCTCGGTAAATGGTCAGAGTTTTGATTGGCCAAAAGATAAATGATCGCGGTTGGGCAGTGCACGCGCATTCTGACCGCCCCTTTTTTGGTCCAAAGGGTGTGTCGGGCTGTCGGTGGGCGGCTGTGTCAATCAGGAAAAATTCAACGTCCATCCCTTTCTGATCAAGAAGACGGCAGGCGATTTTGGGCTCTTTTTTCGTATGCAATTTGCTCACTGGCCAACATCACAACATCCCAAATAATTGCCGACCACAATCAAAAAAAAAGGAGACGCCGAGTTCCGCCTCTCCATTGGCCGACGCTCAGCGACAGCGGCCAGAGCAACGCTGCCGCCAACAACAACAAAGGCAATACCGACGACAACAGGCGCAGCGCGCGCAACACGCCGAAAAAAATAAAGAAATACAACGGCGACGACGACCAGGGCGGAGCAACAAAGAAAGAGAGAAGAAGAAAAAACAAAAAAGCGAGCCGCCACGCCACGCGACAAAGCGACACCATGGAGACAGCGACCCGGGACTTGGCCAGCATGCCGCCCGAAATTATCGATAGGGCGCTCAGCCTTTTAGGCGATGCAGACTTTTGCAGATGTCTGATGGCCTCACGTCTATGGCATACGTATTCGGCCGCAGGCTATGCCCGTCGTATCGTCAAATCGCCCGGATGGACGGGCCCAAGGGATTTGATCCAGGCCGGCAATGCTGCCGCTATTCGCGGCCTCGTAGCCATAGGGCGTATCGATCTCGCGCAACATGCCTATGCCCCACGACTCGCCGCCAGTCGCGGCCACCTGGATCTCGTTATGGCCCTATACGAAATGAATGCGCCGGGGTTCGCTCGCAAGTATGGCCTCGTTGATTGTGCCGTCGATGGCGGCTCCCTTCCCGTGCTCGCCTTTTTGCAGTCTCGACGCGTGGGCGGCTGCACGACGCGTGCTATGAATCGCGCCGCGGCTCGAGGCCGCCTCGACCTGGTCCGATTCCTTCACCATCACCGTTCAGAAGGCTGCACGCGCCGCGCAATGGATTATGCCGCCGCCAACGGGCACAAACATGTCGTGGTTTTTCTCCACCGGAACCGTACCGAAGGCTGTTCGGTGGGCGCAGTGAATCGCGCCGCTGCCAACGGCCATCTGGACGTGGTGACTTATCTGCTCGCCCATCGAAGCGAGGGTTGGACTTTGGCGGGCTTGGCGGCTGCTGCGGCTCGCGGCGATCTCGCAATGTTGCACGCTCTTATCGAGACGCGCACGTCCCGGGCCAGGTCCGTCGGCCGCAGTGCCATCGATGCAGCAGCGGCCAACGGCCATATGGCGGCCGTGATCTACCTGAGCGACAAGCATGGGCAAGAGTGCACGGCGGACGCGCTTGTCGCTGCTGCCAAAGGGGCCCACTTTGATATAGTCGACTTTCTCGTCAATCACCGGCTCAAAGAATGCGTCGAGGGTCTGCATCACGCTGCCGACGCTGCCTTTGGCCACGGCCGCGTCGACGTGGCCCAACGTCTTTTGGCGCACTCGCGCATGACCTATGCGCCGTCACAATGTGCATTTCTAGAGGCTGCCACCGGAGGGCATACGCCGGTGCTGCGCGTCTTCTACGCCAACCATCGTGCTGTGCTCCTCAAACACCTAGACGAGATGCTCTCTGGCACCGTGGGCGGTGGCCATGCCGATGCCGCTGACTTTTGTATTGACCTGTTGCGGCGGCATTTTACAGGCCCCGACGGAATCAAGTACGCAACAAAGTGCGCGAGTGAGGCGCTCGTCTTGGCCGCCGCGGGTGGCTCTGCTGATCTCCTACCTCACGTAGAGAGACTCGGGCACTTTATGCGTGCACTGGACACGACTCGCGCTTTGGAGGCTGCCGCCGCCAACGGCCATTTGGAATTTGTTCGGCTTCTATGCGACAGATCGACCACGCACTATTGGGCGATACGCGCGGCAGCCGTGGCCGGACATGTACACATCATCACCTGGTTTTTCGAGCGCGTGGAATGCCGCACGTACCTTTATTTTACCGCTGCGATAGATGGCGCCGCACAAGGCGGGCACGTTGATCTGATCGCCTGGTTGGCTGACAAGATCGGCGCTCATTTCGATGCCTGGTACGAGTCAAAGGGTGTCTCGCTTGCTTTTGCCAACGGCCACATGGCCGTGCTGCGTCTCTTGCTCGATCCCGCATTCGCGGCGCGAATCGGCGGTTCCGGCCGTTCGATATGGACCGCGCGCTCTCCCGACGCCACGGCGTGGCAAGAGGCAGCCTCGGCCGGCCATCTCGACGCCATTCGATATATTCACACACAGGGCATTCCAATGTGTCATGGGCGCTATTTGATAACGGGTGCCATCGCCAGCAACCATCTCGACATTATCAAATTTGCCTATCGAACAATGCCTTTGTTTGATCCGGCCATGGCCCTCACCATGGCCCAACGGCACAGCCCGCCGCGCTCGACTATCGTCGCTTGGCTGCTCGACGCCATTCGGCATGGAGCCTACAGGCCCCCGGCACCCCGCGAATGGGATTTGCTGTCTGCCGCGCATTCGTTTGTGTATTCGCTCCATCGTCGCAGGACCGGCAAGACCGCGATGGTGAGGGAGATGATTGCCCTCGTGGCCAGAGAGCAATCGCTCTGGTCTGCGGCATTGCCTTTACCGTCCGGAGGAGACCGCCCTTTGGGCCGAGACGATCGAGACGACACCGACGGATCATCGCGCTCGTGGATGGAAGAGGTCGACTGATCCTTTTTTGGGTTTATTGCGCGTGTGGCTCTTTCAGATCTATTTGTTTGCGATTCTGTTGTTTTTGCGTCTGCGGCTGGCGCTCTCGCGCATGATTCTCAAAAGAAAAAGGAAACAACACAACAATAAAACTTGCACGAAAAGCACCAGCGCGTCGTCCCCTTTTGTTGGCCGTGCCCCTGGCTCGCCTTTTATTTTTTTTTTCCTCCATGATTGTCCGTGGCATCGACGACGTGCGGCTGGGTAGGGGAGGCAAAGAGACAGGTAGGCGCGCGCCCTCTGCACGGGGTCACGTGAGGCCACGGCGTCAAAGCGTGGTGCGTCAAGAAAATCGGCAAAAAAGGAGAGACAGGACGAGACAGACAGAGAGGGGCACAGATGGAGCCTTTGATACTGCCGACGGCAACATCGTCGGTGTGTGGGCTGGGGAGAGTACGGCGGAGACCTCTGTGGTCTCCCGATGACGGTCGCGACAGTAATGACGCACTGCGGCGCCTGCCTACGGTGTCGCCGTTCCGGCCGCGACCCGTGGGTCCCTATTATCCGCTTCAAGTGCGCGATCTATCGCGGGTCGCCTTGCGCGTGGTTCGGTCGACATCAGACTCGAACCAGACAGCGGCGGCGTCGTCGACCAGGGCAGCGCAAGTCCAAGTCCAAGGAGAATGCAAACACGCGGTCGAGATCGCTGCGATGATGATAGTAGGCGTCGATACACCACACAAAAACAACAACAACAACAGCAGCAGCCAAAATGTATGTGGCGGTGAGGGCGGTAGCAATGATAACAGTGTTGGCGCCACCACGGGCACATTCAAGCGTCCAGCACCAATCGTGCCCATCGGCACGCGCTATACGCTGACGCGAGACGAAATGCGCGAATGTGTGCGCATCGGTCGCGAGCGTAATCAGCGAAATCGCAGCGAGGGAAGGCTCAACAGGCGCTACGCATCCCACCGCACCGACGACGACATATCGGTGCAAGGGGTCATAGGAGAATTGGCATTTGCGCGTCTCTTTGATCTGTCGATCGACATACACGACACGACGTGCCGTAGCGCGCGCACCGAAGTACGCTTTGATGCCATCATGCCACCGTACGGGTGGACCGTCGATGTCAAGACCATGATCGGGCGCGATGGTCCCCTGCGAGTCAACCACTGGAAGTTGCCCAACCCGCCCGATCTCTATGCGCTTCTCGTCTACACCAATTATGACGCCGAGAAGCCGCTCGACGCGCAAGTCGCGGCCATGCCCATTATCGAATTCCGCGGATTTGCTTCTTCGGCCACCGTTTTCTGCTCCTCGAACCGAGTCGATACAGTAGATCGCGACGGCCAACGCGGCGTATTGTACGTCGTGCAGCAGCAGAGCCTTGTTGATCGCGCCGCGATCGAGGCCCAGGCGCTCCATGGCGGTAAACTACGGCACTCGGCAGAGACATAGTGCACTTTTTTCGTGCTGTCGCCTTTTTGCCGACCCCCGGTCCATGAACCCGAAAAGAAAAAGAAAAGCACAGGACCGCGTACGCGCACAAAGCCGACCGACTGGCGCACGACCAAAAGAATGCGACCGCCGCGGGGCATTGGGGGAGTCGACGGGAGGGCGAGTCAGAGGTCAATGACAAAAAAATAACAATAAAAATCAGATATGAAAAAAATACGAGGAGGGGGGCTACGGACGGCGGCGTGCGCGCGCAATGGCCTTGGGGATGAACGCACCGCACGATGGCCCTTGTTTTTTCTTCCTCCTCCTTGCCGCTGGCGGTCGCGGCAAGCCGTCTGGGTTTTCGATCCACGCGCACACGCACACACGCCCGTCGCCCAAAAGCGACTGCGTCGAAAAAAAAGCAAAATAAAAAGAGAGACAAAGACCCGCCGGAGCGCGGAAAGAAAAGTACCAATGAAAAAAGAGAAAAGTTACGCGCGATTCTAAAAATTTGTGGTTGGCCGCCATCTCGGCGCCTCGCGTCAGGATGTGGGCGCGCCGTGCCTTTTTTGTTTTCCCATCCGCGCGCTCGTCCGCTCCTTTTTTTCCTGCTCTGGGTTTCGCTTGCTCACCCATTGCTCGCCCGTCGCGCGCGTGCCTGCCCGCCTATCCGCCTGCGCGCCCCCCTTTCGCCGAGCCGGTCGCTCCTTTTTCTTACTAGAAAAAATTCACACCCCTCTGCGAGGACCAGTCGACCCTTGTCGCCCGCTCTCTCGAGGCGGCCACGCGCTCCCTCTTGTTGGCCACGCCGGCTTGCGCCTTTGGCCGTCGTCGCCCCCTCCCTTGTCGACAACCACCGCCAGCAAGCAAGCGTACGACTTTCTTGCCCTCCTTTTTTTTGATGGAAAATGTTGATCGTGCGAAAACGAGCAGCAAAAGACCGACAAGGGCCCACAACTCATTTCTTGTTGCGTCTGCCTATCTTGATTTATCTTGATGGCGTCGGCAGGACACTTGATTTGCATGCAGGTTTAGGCTTGCGCACGACAGACGCCCACACAACGCACGTACTACTACGACGACTGTAGATCGCCCAAAAGCGCGACATGCAAGAGTCACATCCGCTCTCGGACTCTGATGCGCAGGCAGCGCTAAAGGTCGAACCCATCGATCAGGTTGCCCGTATGCTCTTTGCGCCCTTTTCGAATGAGGACGGCGTCGGCGATGTCGATGACGACGACCCGACCGCATCTGAAGCCTATCGTGCGATCTATCGGACGCTTGTGACCGGCCAGGACCACCCCATGGACTCTTATAGTAGTGTCGAGACCCACCCATCCGCTCTGGACAAATGCGATCGCCAGGTCGAGGGGGGCTCTGAGGGACTACCGCCTTCTGCTGCCGCCGTGGCAACAACAACAACGTCGACATTGGCGGCGGTCACGTCGCCAATGCCAAGCATCCACGACACCAATGACAGCGCAGAGTGCGCATCGGACGTGCGGCGCGCAACGGGACGTCGTACCAATGCGCCCAAGACTGTGTATCGCGATGCGCCCGCGCCGCTCGAAGGGCACATCTACAATCCAGTGCGCTTTCAGTACAATGGAGACCCTTTTGATCGCGGCACGCGCGCGCGCCCGCACCAGAGCAAATACCGCGAGTTTTCGGGGCATGCCACAGAGGTCGGTACTCGTGCCGACGTCTTTCGCGTCTACATCATTGACGATATCGAGCGCAAAAAGGGCGCCACGCGCTATTGCTCGCTGCCGCGCGCGCTCGTGCGCGACATTGTGTGGGATCTTCCCGAGCGCCGCGACCACAATGATCGTATCGTCCACGGCGTGCCCCCGACACCAACCGACGAGTACCAGGTGCGGATCGATCCGGCTTTTGCATGTTTGCCCATTAGCCAGGTCAAAATGCATCAACGCACGCGGGTCTTTCTGACCGTGCGCGATCCACCGCCTGCGGGGCCTCTTGTCAACTTTACCATAGGGCCCTTGCCTCCAGAGCCTTTGGCAGGGCTCGAGCACGTGCGCGCCGCGCTACGCGACATTGGCACAGCCGACGCTGCGGCCGTCGTGACGACGCGCGGCGAGAGTCTCGAGTACCTCGATCCGACGCGCGATCTCGTCAACCTAGGTCAGGAGGCGTCGCTAGCAGTGCCCGTCGCCCATATGCTTGCCGTGCGCTTGGCTCTCGTCTCACGCGATTTTCTGGTCAAGGATGGCATGTTTCGGGAGCGCGCCTTGCATATCGGCCCTATGGGCGCGGCTCTCTTGAAGCGAGAAGCAGAGGCGCTCGTCGATCGTTGCCGCGCCAGCGGCCTCGGCGAGGACGCCATCGTGCTTTCGGCAGAGATGCCTCTGCGCACCTATGTCATCATGCGCCTTGCCGAGTTGGGCTCGAAATGCTACAATAACGCCTACTTGGCCAACCCGCGCTATCGGGACATGTTCAAGGATCGAGGGCCTCGCCATCTGAGCCCCGAGCAGACGGTGCAACTGTCAGACGCCTTTTACTGGGTGCACCTCGCGCCCGAGGGACAGCGTGTGAAAAAGTTTGAAGAGGTCATCCGCTTTTACCAGCAGCGCGGCGTCGACGTGCGGCTCAACAAGCCTCATGTTAAGAGCGGTGCGAGCGTCGGCCGTACGAGCGAAAGCGGCGCATTGCGCTCCTTTAAGCGCCATTCGAGGGCTACACACTCGGTGCTCAAGAGCCGCTATATGATCCTCGCGCCGTCGGGCGAGTCTCAAGCGCTGCGCACGGTCAAGCCGCGCGCCAAGGCTCCGACGCCCGCCGAACGCAACCCAGCCGCCGCTCACATTGATCGCCTCGCCACAGAGGCAGCCCGATCGGCTCCAAAAATGACCGCCGCCCGCTCGGGGGATGCCTTGACTCGGCGTCTGGGCAACACTGGCATTGCACGATTCCTAAAAGTGCCGAATGCGACAACAACGCCGACGGCGAGCGCGGTGCTTTCTTTGCAACAACCAAGTCGTGATCAGCAGGCGACGAGCGAAAGCGCAACGCTTTTGCGGCACCCGCTCTATATCAAACCCGTTGTCATTGCGCCAGAGTTGCTCGCTGTCGATTCATGTGAAGCGCTCGCCCATCTGGACCGAGACCAACCACAACAAGAGGCCACATGCAACCGGGACCCGACAAACAATTGCCCTATCGATGCCGATCGGGATCGAAAAAGAGCGAGGACGGCGACATCGGTCCTCGGGACACATGGCGATAGTTTGTCTTCTCGCTTGATACAGCCGTCTTTGCCCGATGCGTCCATGCAGTCACAGACCGATGCGGGTGCCTTGCATACGGCACCAGATTGTGATACGGACGCTCATCGAACCAACGACGATGGCGATCACAAAGCGGATTCCACATCTCGCGTGCACGATGAGTTTGAGTTTGATGACAGCGATCTGCTGAGTCTGCGTCGCAGTGCGATCGCATTTCCCGATCCGATTATCGTGGGCGCGCCGCCACAGGGATTGACAGAGACGGTCCTCACATGGTCATCGATACGCGATAAAATATCTCGAATCGAGACTGCGGCGCCAGATACGTCTGCCAGCAGCGCTATCACTACTCCCATCGCAACCGCCGCTACTGCCCATACAACCACTACCGCTACATTGGACGTGACCGCGGCGGGCGACTTGGCAGCGCCTGCCCGCGGCAAATCGCGTCGGCGCGAGAAATCCAAAAAAAATCGATCCAAGGATTCGAGTAGATCTCAGCGCGACTCTGCTCGGAGCAAGAAGCGTTCGACCAAAAAGCAGCGCATCGACGCCGAGCCGCGGTCGGCCGCACCCAATCCACAGCCGCCGTCTCTCCCTGTGGCCATGCCGCTACCGTCGTCGTCGCCGTCGCCATTATCGCAGACTATCAGCATGGCGCGGCTGGTGGCTATGCTGCCACGCCAAGGCGAGCCCTTGTTCCTACCCATTGTGCATTTGCACCCGCAGGACGGGATGAATGCGCTCCCGGGAGTCGGCGCCCCTTATGTCCAACTGCCATGTCCCACTGCGACAACACCGGGCGCTCCGCGCCGCATCCTCTTGCAGCAACTGCCAGTCTTGATGCCCCCCTACAACGCTGGCGCGGTCTCCTTTGCCGGCGCGGCAGGCTCTTTGCCGGTACCGCGTGGCCAAGCGCAATCTGACAAGCGCCCGCCCCCGCCGCTTGCGGTCCAGTCGTTGCCTTTTCGTGTGCCCGCGCATCCTGCGCCAGCGACCAGCACTCTATCTCAAAGTGCTCCCTCTTTGGGATCTTTGCCGCCGCCGCCGCTTCGGTCGTCGTCTTGTGCCCTCGCGCGCTCGACAGCAGTGGCGGAGGCGGTACCCAACGATTCAGACGACTGGCTCAACCTGTTGTCGCTGACCATGGACACTCGGCCATAACGCCTCGCCGTCCCCTCTCCCTTTTGTTTTTCTTGATTCTTGATCGATTTGCATTTGCCCCACTCGCCTTTCTGTGATTGCCCATTGTCCGAGATGGTCGTTTTCCCCCTTTTTCATCTCTTTGGTGTCCAGTGTGCGCTTTTGGTTTTCTCTGGGCGCTAGTGCGCGCCGAGCCAAATCTCGTGCCATTGCCTAAACTTTCTGTTCTACTTATCTCGGATGTGAGCGGTGCGATGGCGCCGATTCATTTCCCCCAAAGCCACGGTTGCCCGCATTGGCAAAGGCCGTGGGCGGCCACAACGCCACCAAAGGCCACCCCTCTTTCTGTCTGTCTGCCTCGGGGCCAAAAGTATTTTTGGAATGCTTTTCTTTTTGGTAACCAGAATGAAATAGAGGGTGCAAGTTGCGCTTGCTTGCGCGCGCATGCGTGTTTGGACGACCTTTATCAAAGACCGGGTGATACGTGCGCGTTGGCGCGCGCACACAAGACAAGAACCAAAATGGAACAAGCAAGAACAGACAAGCGCCTTCCTCCACTCTCGTCTAGCCCTGCAACGGGCGGTCCTCGTCGCCATCGCCGTCATTGACCTGATCGTCATCGCTTGAAAAATCGTCTGTGCGTGCGATAGCGTTCAATTGTGGACCGTCGCGCAGGATGGGGAGCGGCGTAATTTTGCGCTCGTCGTCTGTGTCGCTAACGCGGCGGCGATCAGAGACGCAATCTGTCTCGAGCGTCCCTTGACTCGAATTGCAGTACGATAGAGGATACCGGTCGGTAGCGGCGGGGTCCTTGTCGCAAGGGCCGCGCGATGGGTCGGCGCTGCGAGAATGCTGCTCGGAATCGCTTGCCTCATCGCTAACGCTGCTATAGTCGTCGTCGTCGCCATCGCCGAGGCTGCCATCTCGGGGTGCAGCGCCAAAGCACAGGGGTACGTTGGTAAAATCCCCGAGAAAGGCCATCTGGGCGTCGAGATCATAGACCTTGATCCAGTAGGGTCTCATCGTGGCGTCGTGCTCGTCCACAAGAGTGGTACGCATCCAGACGCAACGCGCACCCGCGTCGTCGAGCGCATACACCATAGGGTAGCGCACGCACAGCCAGGCATTCTTGCCCATGCGCATGACCAACGTCGACGACGACAGAGATGGTGCTGAATCGCGAGACGGGGGTAACCCTGTCGGCCACACCTCTCGATCTTGGAGATGGTGACTATCATGGCTTGGCGGCTGTGGATGTTGGCGTTGCGGTTTGTCATCAAAGTCGACGGCGGCGGCATCATCAACATGCCCGTAAATATTTGGTGGGCGTTCATCCTCGACCTTCCCTCGGTCTGTTCCCGTGTCATTGGCATCATCGTCGCTGCCATCGCCATCGTCTTTGTGGTGATTGTGTTGGTCACCGTGAGGCTCGTGCCCAACGAGGCGCGTGCGCATGCGCACGACGCCTTCGGCTGCCGGTGTGATGCGCGCCCAACACCAGTTTGTCGCTTCACGCGATCCGTCGATCGCACGCCATAGGCTCTCGACGTGGTCGGCCACAAGTTTCTGATTCTGGAGGGTCTGGCGTGCCCTGTCGGCCGTTCGCTTTTCGATACGCCCGATACGTGCCGCGAGACCGTCAACGGCTGCCTGTATGCCGACGACGGCTGCGTTGACCGATGCCGCCAACGAAGCCATCTCTACTCGGAGCGCCGCAAAGGAATGTTGTTGCTGCTGCTGCTGTAGAGGCATAGCCAGCGGCGGCGGATGGTGCTGTTGTTGTGAGTGATGCAACGATGGCGGCAGGGGCGACGATAGCATCCTCGCGGCAGAGGGGCCGATGGTTGGTGTCGCGCCGTTGAAATCGGCAGCCGGCATCCTCGGCATCGGCGGCGCGAGGCCAAAGGTTGCCGGCGGCCGCGCCGAGCCGCGAGCGCCGCTCCGTGTCTGATCCGCCATGTCTCCCTTTTTTTTCTCGGCGACAGAAAAAAAAGGGTCCTTTGCTTCTCCCCTCCCCTTTGACGTGGGCCCGATGCCGCGGTCGTCACCCGCCTTGTCGTATTCGTCAACCTGCGCGTGTGTGTATATAAATATCTATACGCGTGTATCTCTCTGCCTGTGCCGGCGTATCCGCGCGCGCCCTTTTTTTGAGGTCCTTCTTTTTTTCGCCTCGCTTGTTCCTTTTTAGTTTGGCCCCTATTGTCGGTTGGCTATGGTGCCAAGCAATCACGCCCCTGTAGATTGACAGAGCGTGCCAACGCCTCTGGCGGGCCACGACAGCGCGAGCCGACCACACGACAGCACAATCGCGAGAAAAGAGACCAATAAAAAATAGAGGCTCCTTTGTCTGTGCTGAGAAAAAGTTTGCGCCGAGGCGCCACCCCTCAGGGCCGTTTCTGTTGCCGTCTGCCTTTCTTTGGGCTCTGGAGGCTTTTCTCTTTTGTGTCAGCAAAGATGGCCAAAGGACCACGAGCAACTCGACGTCGACTGCCTCTTTCGCCTGGACTTCTTTTCTAGGCAGAACAAAAGAATGTGCTGTAAATGGCGAGCGGGCACTCGCGTCGAGTCGACCCGCCCAAAGAGATGGCAATCCCTGCCAGAGGCAAACAAGTCTCTCGCGAGCGCGATAAGCGCACGCCCATCGAGGGAAAAAAAAAGAAGAGGACGAGCACGCCCGGCCGTCGCCAAAGGTAAGGAAAAGGAGCAAGACGCCAAAAAGGCGCGGATCGCACTATCAAAGAAAGAATAGGGAGAGAGAGACAGAGGGCACGCGCTCACGCAATCGACCCTATCCGGGATCAAAGGCGCACACATACGCGCATCTGCCAAAAGAGACGGGATAAGGATGAACGCACATCGACAGACGCTCGGTTTGCTTTGTTGCGACGATGAATCAGCCAGACAGCAATACAAAAGGCACCAGGTGCCGCTGGAAGGGGTCACCGGGGCCAGCATACTGTGCTACGCCGTGGCGCCCCATACGGGCCAACTGTTTTTCCTTTTGGGCAAGGAGTCGGGGGGCGCAGCCGACGCCAGGCTCGACTACGACGTCGGCGCGACGCGTGCGGGCTCGTGGCCGCTTTTGCCCGCGCTCGCGCCGCTAGCCAAAGACGATGACGCTGGCGGCGCAGCGTCGACCAAAGCCGCCGGTCGCGCTGCGGTCACACATCGACAAGGGCTCACGCTTGACGATGGCATCACTCTGATCAGCGAGCACGGCGCGCAAGAGTCTTTATGTTGTGATGTCGCGCACCGCGAACCGACCAAAGATTGCACGCGTCATGACGACGGCCAGAGGCAACACTTGCCACCGTCGTCCCCACCGCTGCCGCCGTCGTCGCCATCAACGCTGTCAGAGCCGCATGCTTTGTGCGCAGAGCCTGGGCCGGGCGCCATACGGCGCACAAGGCGCACCCACCGATGGTGCGATTTCGGCGGCCGCATCGAACCAGGCGAGACCATCGAGGAGGCTGCCGCGCGCGAGTTTTTCGAAGAGACGCTAGGCCTGGTGTGTACCGACTCTTGCCGTCGATCCGCGCATCGGGACGCCGCCATGGGCAGTGTCGATGTCGGCGCCCGACCGGGAACGCATGGCGTCGACGACCGGCGCGCACTCGCTGCCGACCTCGCCGCGGGGCGCTACGCGCTGCGCGTGTGCACATGCCTCAATCACGGCGCAGCCGAGAACGTTCCGCGTCGATATCACGTCACCTTTGTCAAGCGCATACCGTGGACGCCCAGCGTCGTGCTCCAATTTGCCCGCTTGCGCTCCGAGTTGGCGGCGGTGGCGCGCACTCGACGCCACCAACAATCGTCCGCCTGTATCAATGTTGCCGGCAATGATGCGTCTATCACGGCCGCCGCCGCCGTCGCTATTGACGGCGCTCAATGCGGCACGACAGGTGATGGCTTAACATCGACGCCATGCGACGCTATGGGGCGACGTCTAGCCGTCAACAATCGCGGCGCCACGATGGCGGCAGACAATGCGGATAGACGCTCGTACCGCGCTGGCGGCGTCCAAGGCAGTCATAACGATCAGCGTCGCCGCCACCACAGCGATACGAGCGATGCCAGAAACGCCGAGGATAGAGATGTTGCATATGAGTGCTTTGCCGAATGCTACGATAGCGACGAGCCTGCGGCGCGCGCGGCAATCGATAGCGACGGTCGTGTGCGCGACGAGTACATCGAAAAGGACTACCTCCAGTTCTGGAGCGTGAGACGCCTTCGTCAGGCCCTTGACAATGGTGGCTGCTTTCGGCGCGAGCACCTGCGCCCTCTCTTTCTGCCGACGATGGCTGTCGCGCTCGATATCATGGCGCCTCGGGATAGTGGACAATCTCGCGATTGGCACGCACGAGGGCGCGTCGTCGTCGACCGAACCAACGCGGACGGTCTCTACACCGTGCGTTGCAATGCGCTGGGTCGTCGCCACCACCACCACAGCCACGAGCGCGAAAGACAACCTTTTTGCTGCGACCACCAACCTTTTGCCGGCACCAAAGAGGGCGCAAATGATAAAAGTTTAGAGTCGCAGCGGCCCCCTGACAACCATGCCAACGCGGGCGAGCCCGGAGCGCCTTCCGACGCGCCATCGCCTATCGACGGCGAGTATCTTTTATTGTTCTCTGACGATTCGTCTCTCTCGGACGATTCGAACCCCTCTGCTGACGAGCCGCCGGTCGCCTTTTAGTTTTTCGTGCTTGTCTTCTCTCTCTCGATGTGCCGAGGTTGGGCGTGCCTTTGATGATAAAAGAGCGCGACCTTTAGACCGCACTTTATTTGTGGCTGGCTGCATAGCGGTGGCGGGCGGCAAGGGGATCTCAGTGCTTCCGGCGCTCCTCCTCCCCTTTGACAAGAAAGAGAGAGAGAGAGAGAGAGAGAGAGAAGAGGAGAGAAGAAAAAATAAACAAGACCCAAAAACTCTCTTGCCCGCCAATGCTCTGGGCAGAGCGCGTGCTCTGCGAATTTTATTTTTTCTCGCTCCCGGCTCGTGCGCCTCCAAAAAAAGGAATGCGCTCGATCGATCCAACGCTTGCTAGCCCAGTTGGCCCAAGAAGGAGAGAGGCAGACGAAAAAAAGGGCATCGACACAAGCAGACCATCGCGTGGCGCAGCAGGCTTCTATCTTTTTCTTCTTTTACTCAAGAAAAAAGGACGCTCAACACAAAAGAGCAAGGAATAAGATGGGGCGAAAAAAAGATCAATAATCGTGCGCGACCGCCCAAAGAGAGCGGGCGCGCGCAAAGCATACACAGGCAAAGAGCATCCCGTCCGCTCACGACCAGGCACGCCGAGGTCCGACCAACTTGTACACGGCCCAAAGGACCGCAACGCCGACAGACAGTGCAACGATAATGCAACCCGCCAGTTCGCCGTCGAGGCCGTTGATGCCGTCGTAGACCGAGACCGCCCCTGGCGCTTTCGGGTCGACAAAACAGTCGATGGAGATACCGATGGGGTAGAGGGAGAGGTAGGGCGCGATGGTGGGCGCCTCCATCCAAGATTGGTCCCAGAGCAGCCGCAATCGGGCTACGGTCTCGAGCCCCGACGCGAGACGCACGTTGATGCCTGGAACTTGAAAGAGGCTGTTGGCGTATCCCCAACGCGATGCGAGCACCGTGTGCCCGATCACCGTGCACGTCTGGCGTTGCACGCGCCCCACCAGCGCATATTTGGCTCCAAGGCTGACGCCAAACCACACACCGAAAACGAGACCGACCGCGGTTATGGCCGTCAGGGCGGCAGTCGACGCGGCCCATCGTGGAGCCATCCGAGGGATGCACATGCGCTCGGGCTTGGCACAGCGCTCGACATCGACCAGGTCAGTGCTGTCGTTGTCATAGTCACTGCTGTTGCTGCTGCCGTTGCTGGTGTCGGCGTTGTTGCCGTGCTCAGCGTCAAACAATCCAGGCGGGCGGTCGGATCGAGCGCGCTCGCCGAGTTGGACCATTTCAATGTCGGGAGGCGGCGCGCTTGAACAGGCCCGGTGTGACATCTCTCGCTGTGGCACGTACGTCCCCCTCGTCCTGGTCGTGCAAATGTAGCGATCGACGTCGCTGGCAGTGACGCTGCTGTTGGCTGCTGTTGCTTCTGCCAGGGATGGTGGTGGTGACGACGCCAGAGGGAAGCAAAAGGGAGCGCTCAAGGGCGGCGCCGTTGCTTTCCGGCCTATTGGTTCGCGAGGCTCGTTGGCCGCGGTCGCATACGCTGTGATTTTAGGCGCCCAACCTTTTTTTCTCTGCTCATTGGATCTTTCTTTTTTGTTTGCTTTTGGTACTTTTGTGCGTTCCTTTTCGTCGGGGGCGACGCCCGGCCGTCCGTCCTTTTGCTATACGCAGCACGGGCCTTTGCGGCGATTGTGCGCGGTTGGGGAGGTCGCTGTCTCGGACGCGACGTATCGGCGGCCAAAGGTGCCCTCGTCTTTTTTTTTCTCTTACCGCGACCCGCCCCGTCGTGGTGTGTGTGCGTGCATATGCGCGGCTGACTCGCGCGTGCGCTACAATTTTCAAGGCCCGTGCGTGCGTATCGTTGTCGCGCACGCGACAAGCCACCCGCCAGGAAAACAAAACAAATGGCGCCGATCGAGGAACTCAAGAAGAGCAGAGAGTCGGGACCGAGGACGGTCTCGAATGCAGATCTGTCGATGTGCAGCAGGGGCCAACATACGCAAACAACAAACCAACCGATCAAGGAAGAGGCCACGCCGCTTTGGGCTTTTGATCCGTCGGCGTCGAGTCTGCCTCTGTCAGGCAAAGTATTTGCCTACGAATGCCACGTCCATGTGGGGTCGATGGACCAGACCTCGGGCGCAGCCTCTGCGATGAACGTCGCTGCGCCCCGTACCGTCTTTGAAGGCGAGTGCTACTTGTGCGTCGACGAAGGCCATTCACAGAATTATTGCCCCCTGAGCCGATGCCACACATGTCATCGCTACGGGCACACCGAGCGCGCATGCTGCTTTGCTGCGCGTCCGTGGGGACTCTACACGACAGAAGCCGCCGCCCAGAGCGCGATGGCGGCCCCTACACGGCGCTGGACCTACAACAAGCGCTCGTCTGCTTTCAGTATGGGGCAGCGTCGAGGCGCGCCGCCATGCGCTAGATGGCGTTGATGGCCCACACGCGCGCGCATACCTCGAGAGCGATCTTTGACGGCACCACCTCGCAAAAAATCGAGGAAAAAAAGAGTGCTTCGCTCTTTGAATGGCTTTGGGCCGGCATCGCGCTCGCTCGGACGTAAAAACAACGTCCAAACTGTTTGAAGGCCGATTCTTTTTCTTTGCCCCAGGGACATCCAGACAGGCAAGAGATTGAGGAGAGGGAGGCGCGCCAAAGCACGGCAGCAATCGATGACGCGCTCCAAAGCGACATATCGGCGACTTGGTCTTTTGTGCCGCATCGGCCGCAGACAGCACCGCAGAGGAGAGAAATAAAGGCGATCTCGTATTGGCACAAAATCATTTGGAGGAAAGAGGAGCGCCAAGGAGCCTGTGGCTATCATATGCCGTGGGCTTGGGCAGCCACCCATCCCCACCCCCTTTCCAAAAAGCGACGAAGGGGTCCGAATTTCGTTGCAGACTACCAATGATATTTTTACTAGGCATAAAAGTCAATGATTTTTGACCCCCTTCGTCGCTTTTAGGAAAGGGGGTGGGGATGAGTGGCTGCCCAAGCCTACGGCATATACGGCTCGAGTCTGCTCTTTGTTGCATAAGTAAGGGCAGCAACAAAGAATAATCTCCAGGCGCTTTGTGGTCCGTCTTGTTCGCGTGGGGGCCGCCTATCTCATTGTATTTCTTTTTTTTTTCGGTGGCACTCAAAAGAAGAGGTCCCTCTGGCATAAGCACCCAACAAAAGCATATTCCCCGCAAACAGGGCACGCCCCTTTTCCTCGTGGACGATGATCGTTGTCATCACTTTTTAAAAGAGAAAACATAATAACAGGCAGATCGAGGGCAAAAGGAAAGAGACAAAGCAAAGCCGAGAGCGACGGTGGGCTTTTGCGTGTCCTAGCCCATGGCAAAGGGGTGCAGAGAGCGGCTGCCGCTAACGAAAAGGTTCCCAAGGGAAACAGCCAAAGAGCGCACAAGGCAACATATCAGAGAGCGTCGTTGATCATCGAGCCCGATGGCGCAGCGCTGCCGCCTCGGCGTCGACCTCGAGTCTCGGTAAACGATGCGGGAGGGCCGACGCTGCGACCAAAAGCGCCTCCGGCCGCTGCGGTTGTGCCCCTCCAGGATCCGCGCGTTGATGCACCTCGGCCTCTGCTACCGCCGCGGCCACCGCCCCTGCTGCCACGCCCACGTCCGCCAACAGCAGACGATGGCTTGGGCAAGTCCGCAAGAGGCGAACCGACAGCCGGCACCGACTGAGCGGCGCGAAAGCCATTGCGATAAAAGTAGAGCACTTTAGGATGGGCGCGAATGACGGCGGGATCGAAATTGTCGAGAAAGAGGCCGTCAAGGGAGCGAATGCGCGATAGAGCGACATAGGCCTGGCCACAGTCGAAAATACCGGTCATGGAGATAACGGCACGATCGAGCGACATGCCCTGGCACTTGTGGATGGTCATTGCCCACGCCAAAAGGAGAGGCACCTGCCAGTAGTTGACGGTGCCCACTCCGGGCTCGGCGACCGACCATTTGTGGGGCACGATGCGCATCTCGACGCCGCACGCAAAGGCCACGACGGGGTAACGGCCCCCGTCGTCTCCCGGAAGCGGTTGCAGCAACATGGCCGCCTCAAGGAGGCTCTTTTTATGGGCAAGGAATTGGTCTCTTGCTGCATCGTTATCGTCATTGTCGTGGACGTTGCCATAATCATCGCCACGGTTGTTGCCATTGTCGTTGTGGTTGTGATTGTCGGCAACCACATCATCACCATCGCCTTGGTCATCGTCCCCTTGAGGGAGGGCGCGGCCTTTGGCGTGGGTCGGCTTTGCTTTGGCTCGCTGGGTCAGACTCCTGCCATCTGTGCGGCCGCGCGTGGCGGCCGTCGTCATGGCAGCAACTTGCGACTCAATACGCTCCCACTCTTCAGCCGCCGTTGCAAACCGGCGGATCACACCGCGCTCACCATTGACCAAACCTCGCTCGACGTCCAGGTTGGCGAGGAGGACAACCTGCGCGCCCACCTTAAAGTGGACATGAGGAGCGGCCGGCGCATGCTTCTCAAGAGCCGTCTGGTGGGCCCTGAGCACGACCTCGATCTTGGGGCTCATCTTGACCCCGTCGTCGAGTCGCCATGGGCACCTCGACGTAAAGGTCTCGGGGGTGCCCGCGAGGGCGTCGAGACGCGTCGCGTTGATGCTCTCAACCTGTTTCGTCAGGGCGCAAAGGCGCGTGGGTTCGCCGCTGTCATCGAGAGGTGGGACAGCGCCGACGCGCGTCGCAAAGAGAGCCTCGTCGTCGGGCGTCTGCTCGCCAAAGCGCATGCGGTTGAGAGCCCCGACGAGGGCGTCGTCCTTTTGTCGAAATACTGTGCGAAGGTCGACCACCTGGAGGGCCAGCGAGCGGTCGGTCCACACGGGCAACTCAAAGCAAAACTGAGGGCGTTGCGGTCCGCCGGGAGGCGAGCGGGTGACGATGGCCGGCAATTGGGCAAAGTCACCCACCAAGATCACCTGGATGCCGCCAAAAGCACGGTCCATGCAGCCGCGCATCCAGCGCGCCAGTTGATCGCACTTGTGGAAAAACTCGGCGTCCAACATCGATATCTCGTCAATGACCAGCACGTCCATGGCGCGCCAACGTGCAACGACCTTGGGGCGCGTACTCAGCGCTGCCTGCAGAGCGGGCAGAGGCTCCGCCCCAAGGGCGCACCCGAGGGCACGATAAAGGGTTATACCGCCGACGTTGACCGCCGCCATGCCCGTGCTTCCCGTCACCTGGACCATCTTGTTGCGCGCTCGCTTGGACGCGATCATGTACCGCAGGAGGAAGGATTTGCCGGCGCCGCCGCTCCCCGAAAGGAACAGATTGTGCCCGGCGTCGACGAGGCGCAGCGCGTGCGCCTGTGCCGGCGACCAGCGCACATTGGAAAACTCTTGTTGAGATTCATCGTCGCCCGGCATCTCCCTGTCTCTCTAGCCTTTTCGTCTTGTCGACCACCTGACCGCGTATCGTGTTCTGGGCCCCCGATGTGTCGTCCTTTGTCCTTTTCTTGTCTTTGTGCGTGTGCGCGAGGGGGCCGACCTAGCGCCGAGGCTCAGATGCGCGCGAGGACATGGGCAAGGGAAAGCGCGCATTTTTGCGCACGCGCGAGAAGCGACCATGGCCCATCGGACACAAATGATTGGTCCATCCGCAAAAAAAAGTAGGTCAGCGCGGTTTGTTTGTAGTTTTTTTTCGCGTGCGCGCATATGACGCGACCGCGGCCATTTTTTTCTTGTGCACGGCGCCGTTTTTCATTTCTTTGTTTATGTATGTGTTTGCAAACATACGCCATTGGGCGCGGCCCCAAAAAAGCACCCGAACGGCTCTGAATAGGGCAAACGGGGATGCATTCCGCCCGCCTATCCGCGCCCGCCCTCGACGGACTGGCGACAGCACGGCCGCCGCCGTGCCTTTGTGTCGGCCTCTTTTTCCTTCAAAGGCAATCCCGATGGATTTAGAGGTCTCGGCAAAGAAAAAACACATACACATAACAGGGAAGAAGGCGCCAAACAGAGAAAAGGGGCCACGGAGGGAGCGACATTTTGCTTTGGACTATGGACGACCGCGACGTGCCTGCGCTCGATGCCTTTGATGTGCTGCCTGCCGAAATTATCGCATTGATCCTAGTCGAGTGTCTGCCGGCGCGTTGGCGCTTTTGCGCTCGACCAGTGTGTCGCCTCTGGAAGGCCATCCTCGACGCCGCCGGCGATGAAAGTAAAGGACGACCGCGCGACAAACACCGCGACCGCGCACTATCCTTTGATGTAAGTGATCCGCATTGGACAAAAATATTGCGGCTCGTGGGCAAAGGTGGCTATCATGCGCTGCTTTGTCGTTGGCGGCGCGGCGAGATCGTGCTCGCCTCGACCGTGGCCGAGTGGGCTCATACTAGGCCTGACCTGTGGGACCATCGACCCGACGTCCTCGCCTCCTGGTGCATGGCCTGCCGTGGGGCCACTCCCAGCAGCGTTGTTAATACGCTCGTGGCTTCAGCCAGGCCTCCCCTGGTGCGCTACGCCATCGAGACACTCGTGCCTTGCGGCGACCGGCAAGCCGACCCAATGGCGGCGGCCCTGCCAACTTGCAGACTAACAGACAGCCGACGACTAAAACTCTTGTCTGTTGCTACCAACGAAACTGATCTAACGACGACCATGTTGATTTTCTCGTTGGTGGGACCCATCAACTGGTCGCGCGTCAGCGACATCACTCAATTTACTGAGGGTGATCATGCCGACGCGTTCGAGTTTGTGCTACGCGTTTGGGCAGCGTCGAACCCTTGTGATGAATCCCTAAGATGTCTATGGTCGCCCTTGGGCAACTACGGAAGGGCGCGCATCCTCGCGCGGCTTTTGGAAATCGCCGCTGTCGCAGACGGTCGTGTCGGTGCCTCTGACAATGTCGCCGGGGCACGCGACACCATCGTCGGACACGCCGAGACAGAAGATCGCAACCTCAACGGTGACGATCCATGGATCAACACTCGGCCCGCACAACATCATGCGCCATCCGACGACGACATTGTCAGATTTATGAACGATAACGGCCAATGCAGCGACCCGCACATTATTGACGCCAACGATGCCGACGCCATCCCCGATAAAGGCGACGGCGGTGCGTCTAGCCGCAGCAGTGACGCCGCCGTCATGGTGCCATTGTCTATGCGCTTGGCCTGCACATGGCAGTCGGGAGGCGCCAAAGAGTGCCTCGTCGACGCGGCGGCGCGAGGCCACGCATCCATTTTGGCGCTCGGACGCTCCATTCTTACGGGCGCTCTGGCAGACGCTGTGGCCAAACGCGCATGTCGATCTGGGTCCATTGAAACGACGCGCTGGTGCAGGGCCAACCTCGGCCTGCCGCTTACGCTGCGCGAGGTAGCCTGGGCGGCCGCATCGCCCTGGTACGACGACGACGGATATAGGGCGTCGGAAGATCCTGCGGCATTTCTCGGCTGGGTCTTTGATCCGCAGGGCGCCGGCTACGTGCCCGCCGATGACGCCGAAATCGTGGCCCTGCTCTGTAGGACAGCAGAGAAGGACGTGTCGTGCGCGTTGTGGATCACATCAAGGTGGCCGCGTCAGATCGCAGCCGCAGGTCCAACCGTCCTCAAGACTTTTGTCACGTACGTCTGCTCTCATAGCACCCACTTTTGCCACTCGTACTATGTCGACGGGGACACGCTCGAGCGACTCGTGTGGGCGCTCGACTTGTGCGCGCGCCATGCGCCCGCCGGCGCCGATCTCGCCGAATGCTGCGACATGTGGTACGCGCTGCTGTCGATCGCAATCGACCGTCGGTCCTGGGGAGGCTGTCACTCGTGGATGGCCGTGCGCTACGCGTGGGCGCGTGTGACGGGCGAGGACGACGAGCAAGCCACCGATGCGCTATTGGGTCACGGTCTCTGCCCAGCGCCACGGGCCTTGTGGGCGCGCTGGTGCCGCGTCCGCCCGATCGCGGCCAGTGCGTTGTGCCCCCCAGACACCGATTCCGCATACACCAAGGCGTCGAATGTGGCCTTTGTGGAGTGGGCGCACGCCAAGAGCCTTTTGCTCGACGAGCCGTAGATTGGCTCCCTGGTGGCGCCTTGCTCGGCGTATCCATCTCGCCCTTTTTCTATCTTGCGTCTGTCTTGGTTTTTTGCGTTCCCTCGCGTATTTGCTATTCCCCGCCCCCCGCAGCGCCACCTCGCCGGCGGGACCGTGTTTGGCCTTGGCAGAGATCCCGCACATGCGACCAAATACTCGGCGCCGCCATTGGCTTGGTTGCGGGCGCCAGGGATAATTTTACGCATAATTTATATCAGGCCGGGCAGGGAAACCGCGGCGGTGGTTGATGGCGGCGACAGGCCAACGCCCAGTCATCGACAAAACAAAAAACGGAGCCGAGGAGGGGCTAGTGCCCCCGTTACCACGGCAGCCCAAAAACAGACCAATCGCATTCCTACGGCCCTGCGCAGCCGCAGAAAAATACGCAAAAAAAGAAGTCGTCTTGGGTTCATTCAAACAAAAAACGGAAAAGGGATCTGCGCTTGGTGTCGGGCGCTCTTCTTTTCGGCACCTCGAATTGCGCAGACTTTTTTGGTCGTCGCTCGCGGCTCGTGTTTGCTTCTCTTGCATTTGTCCTTTTTTCCTTGTCCTGAAAAGTTGGCCTCCTCGTTGGAGAGTGAGCCGGCAAGTTGCCAGCGTGGCCCTTGACCTTGTTGGTCACGGGCACAGCAAAGACGGCGTGCGCCTTTGGATGCAGACATTGGACGACCAAATAGACGAAAAGAAAAATACGCTGCGGCCTATCCAATTCGAAAGAAAATAAAACTCGGGCAAAGGCACAAGCAACGAATCCGAAAGAACATCAACAGCAAATTTGAGGTCTGGTCCAGCGGCCGCGACGGCGACAGCAAAAGAGAACACACACGCGCACAACATGCAAGCCACGGGCGGGTTTGATGTGCTGCCTGCCGAAATTATCGCATTGATCCTAGCCGAGTGTCTGCCGGCGCGCTGGCGCTTTTGCGCTCGACCAGTGTGTCGCCTCTGGAAGGCCATACTCGACGACGCCGGCGACGAAAGTAAAGGCCGACCGCGCAACCAATTCCACGACCTCACGCTGCGCATGCGGTGGCGCAGCGTACCCTGGAAGGCTCTCAAAAGGGCCAGACTAGTGCACGGATCACACCACGTCGTGGCCTGCCGTTGGCGTCGCGGCGTCATCGTCTTGGCCTCGGTGGTCGCCGAGTGGGCGCGCACGAGGCCCGACCTTTGGGACTGCCAGCCTGATGCCCTCGCGGCCTGGTGCACAGACTCGCAGCGCGCACCGCGCGGCGATGTCGTCAAAGCGTTTGTTGCATCGGGCAGAGAACCGCTCGTTCGCCACGCCATTGGTCCTCTGTTTCTCGCGCATGGCCATCTCTATGACGATTCCCAATCCGATGACTATGGGAGATACGGCGACCTCCTACAAGCGCAAGACACGGCCGAGATCATCTCTGTTGCCGCGCAAGCGGGCCCTGCGACGGCCGCGCTGGTCATTGAAATGTTTAATCGGATCAACTGGCACGAGATCCGCGACCTCTCCTACTTTACAACGGGCGACTGTCCCGAGTCGTTTGAACTGCTTTTGCGCGCATGGGCAGCGCGTGTTTGCGAGGACGAGCCATTATGTGATTTATGGACGTCAGTTGCCTGGGTCGGCAGTGCGCGCATCTTTGCGCGCCTCCTCGAGATTGTTGCGACCGCGAAAAGTGATGACTCTCATGCTCGTGACGATGGTCACACAAACACCGGTGGCAGTGGCGCCAGCCCCCGTCGCACAAAGGCGGTCCCCTTGGCCGTGCGACTGGCCGCGACGTGGGAGCAAAAGGCCAAATCCTGCTTGAGCGCCGCCGCGCGACATCAACACGACCGCACTCTTATCTTGACTATTGCGCGCCCCGCGCTCACCGAGGACCTGGCGCGCCGCATCACCGGCAAGGCGTGGCGCCATGGATGCGTTGCAAACATCCGCTGGTGCAAGGAGAACCTGGGCCTGCCGCCCACGACGATCCACCGACTCTACGAGGCCAACAACCAACGCGTTGACTTTTTCGAGTGGCTCTTTGATCCGCACGGCAGCGGCTACGTGCCCGTCGACGACGCCGAGATTACGAGTCTGTTTAATATGCTCGCGCTCACAAATGTGACGTGCGCGCTGTGGGTCGCCGAGAGGTGGCCCTTGCAGAGCGCCGCCGCGGGCCCAGTCGCTCTGGCTGCCGTGGTCGACGGCATATTTCTCAGGGGCAGACATATCAGCGATGCCGAGCGCAAGGAGTACGGCTCTTATGGCGGTCTGCTCGAGCGGCTCGTTTATGTTCTCGATCGATGTGCATCGCATTGTCCACATGGTGACGACGACCCTGTCGGCGATTTATGGGCGGCCGTTATCGCGCTGGGCCGCCCAAAGAGACGATGGCCGTGGGATGACTGGCACGCGACACTGTGCTACATGTGGATGCGAGCCACGGGCAACGACGACGATGCTGTTGATATGCTTGGCGGCCATGGTCCCTGGCCGACGTCGCAGCCCCTATGGGCACGCTGGTGCCATGTCAAACCGGCCTCTTTAAGCGATCTTGGCCTGCTCGACTCTGACATCAGCGCACTCTCTCCCGGCGAATTCAACGAGTCGCCGCTGATCGTGGCTGATCGACTCTGCCACAGGGGCATCATAATGGCGCGCAGTCAAATCCTCGCAAATTCCAGAGCCTCGGCGCTGGCCCTGGCTACGTGGCTGCGTTCCAAGGGCCTCTTGATCGGCCACCAGGACCAGCAGACAACGCCCCCCCCCCCAACCGTCACAAAAAGGATAATGGCAATAGAAACAGCACCCTTCATTATCGTTGTCCTTGTGATTTGCACGATGGCGTGGCACGCGCTGCGTGTGGATCAAATTTTGTTTCTTTGACCCTGTTTTCCTTTCTTTTTGTTTGATGCACGTGCACTGGCACGCCGCCAGAGGACGACAAAATTTTTGACGACGCAGAAAAGGGCGGTGCCTTGGGGTCGCGGCTCGCGGCCGGGTCGCAGCGGCCCGATCAGGCGACAGGCAGGAGGACGACACAAAAAAACAAACTTTTCCTTGTTTTGGCAGCCAAGAAAATTTTTCCTGTTTTTTCGAGCGCATGCGCACAAAAACCAACGCGCGCGGCGGCATCCACAGCGGCCTGCGTGGCCGACCTTCTGCAGGAAGGCATCGCCGCCTATAATCGATGCGCAAGAGGCGGCGGCGACGGCGCTTGGTGGGCAAGTCGTCCATGCGGTCGCGCGGGCAGTAAGTCCAAAAAAGAAATACATTTTTATAATTTGATGTATCGCAAGAAACAAGGAGAGAAAAAATAGCACAGCGGCACGCTGACACCGAGAGCGAGACGCGCCCGCTACAGTCGGCCGTCCGTTGCGCTTCTGTTGACCGCCAAAGAACCCGAGCGTCCTCATTCACAAAGACACAAACAGAGATAGACAAAGAGAGAAAAATACAACAAAACAAGGACTCGGCTGCGTGAGAGAAATTCGCTTCCTTGGCTCTCTTGGCTGCGCATGCGCAGTCACGACGTGGCCGGATCGATAACGGGCGCAGCGTAATGTCGACAAAAGATGTCGTGCTCGCGGTAGTAGAGGGAGATGACGCCATCGATGCAGTAGAGGCGATGCGGACCGAGGTTGAGGTCTCCAAGATAGTGGTCCGCCAGAAGCGCCTCGATTCGCGGTGCATTGTTGGCGGCGCCGACGGCAGGGGCCAATCGAGAGGCAGCGTCCATGAGCAGCCCCAAGAGCCCCACGTCTTTGTTGGCTGCCGCCCTGATCGCCTGCGTGCCAAACCGAGCGCTGGGACCGCGCAGGCGACAGAATATCGCCGCCATAATGTGGTAGGGATTGTCAATGTGCACTCGCGACGGCATATCCTTGGCCAGATGGGACAAGTCGTCCATGCAGCGCTGGAGCGCGCCATCGTGCCGCGACAATTCAGCATGCGCTCGTTCGTACGCGCCGTCGACGCAGGGTTGAGAGGCTGTCGCCTCGAGAAACGGCAACCAGCCTCGGAGGGTTTTCCCGAATGATTGCACTCGCTGTGCGCGGTCCAAATACGGCAAAGTGTCGAATCGGTCCAACACGAGGTGTCTTGTCAGTGGCGAGCGCTCGGCGCCCAGGCGCCAATGCGACACTCTGGCGCAAAACTGCTCCGCACCAGAGACGCCAAGGCTGTGTTGGAGCGGCGTAAGATCGGTGGGTTCGAATAAATAGTTTACATCGAAACCATAGTTTGTGACGACGATGTGGGGATCAGCGTCGCCAGTAATGTGCGGCATGGCGGCAGCGATCCATGAGCGCAGCGTGCGAGAGGCGTCGGGAACACCGAGCGCGTCGGCAGCGGCATCGACATCATCCATACGATCGAGACACTGCACAAGCGTCGATGCCACGAGACTATTGATGGTGCGAGAGGCGCGCGATCCTGGCGGGCCACTGGCGAGTGCTACGTATGCATAGAGCGGTGCAAACGCCGTGCGATCGACACTGGGCAAAACGATATGATGACAAAAGGGCCCAGAGTCGGCGGACAGGCCGTGCGATGTGTCGTCCACACAGCCATCAGAGCGGTTATCGCCATCGTCGCCAGTACGTTGGCCGAGAGCGATCAAATGCGAGTGAGGAAATCGAGAGGCAAAGTGGCCATCGCGTGACACGTCCAAGAGGAACGAAGAGCCGTCAGATGTACGCACGAGAATGACCGAATTGCGAGCGGTCCGCGTGCGCTTTGGACGACGGCCGAGGTCCGCAGCGGTGAGATCGCTCTCTGAGAAGGAGCGCTTGCTCTGAGTAAGCATGACAAGATTAGCGGGTCTCTTTCTCCGCTCTGCTCTCCTCTGTGCCCTCGAGCGCTGTGACAAAGAGCGGTGGATCTCGCGAGACAGGTGCGGACAGTGAGATGGGACTAACACAGAAAGAGAACACACAAACAGAGACAGAGGCCCGCGCACGCGGACGGGCGGTTCTTTTGTTTGTGCGCTTGGCCAATACCCGATTTTTCTGCTCTATTTTTTAATAAACATGCACTTGATCGAACAAAGCCATTGGACGAGGTCTTGAGCCGACATTTCGGTCAAAAGCGCCCTCGTGTGTGCGTGCTTTGATGCACTTTTTCGGCGGATGTCTCTTTCTATGCGGCGATGATTTTCGAGCCACGCAAAGATCGACCGCCCATTCTCGACTGCTTTCCTTTTGTTTGGACCTCTTGGTCGAGGGGTCGAAAGGCGAAAAGAAAACCAGGCACGGGCATTGGATTTCACCGCCGCCACCCACAAGGCGGTTGCCACCGAATGGCGCGATTTGTTTTTGTATTTTTTTGACCCAGAGCACCGCCATTTTATTTTACGTGCACGCGCGCAGACCACGGCTCTGTGAGCGGAGAGCACGCGCCACGATATCATTGCCGCAAATTTCACATTCTTCTTCTTTTTGCCATCGATCGTGTTCTGTGCGCACGCAGGCCCCGCCCATCGGCGCGCGCGCGATTGGCCCCTTGTGGCGCGCTTTTCGTGATCCCTCTCTCTGCATATTTTTTTCTATTTTCGAAAAAGAGTCTGGGAGAGATTTGCGTGCGCGCGTTGGGCGATATTTCTGGTCCCGCTCGCCTTTTCGTGTCTCTAGTTTGCGCGGCGGCAGCGGCGTCGGCGCTCCTTTTTCTGCCTGTCTGTCTGGGCGCGGCTTGCCAGCCGTCCCGCGAATTGTCTTTACGACGCGCGGGAACCAAAAGAATGCGCCGCCGGAAGGAAACCTCGCCGTCAGCGCCGTCTCTCCTCTTAGACCACAGATCCATTTGGGCCTTTGTTGTCGTCTTGGTTGGGCAAAAGAAGTTGTCCCAGATACAGTTGCAAACAGAGAAACAAGGGAGAAAGAGGTATATACGCATACACACACGCACGCAAGCACCTCACAGGATGAACCCTCGGCTACAACCACTGCCGTCATTGACGCCGTCTTTGATGGCGCCTCGCATAAGCACCATCCAACAAGACGCGCGCAATCTGTCGTCCTCGGCCAACAGCAGACCCCAAGGTTCAGCAGGCCCTACGCCCCAACAGATCGAGGCGTTGCTTGCCGTCGACCGGTTGCTTGCTGCCAATCGCGCCCTGCTGGCCGATGAAGCCCAAGAGACTCCGTGGCCGACGGCGCTCAAGCCCGTGGCCAAAGACGTCACGGTGGGCCCGCGCGGCGGCGGTTTCTACATCAAGACCCACCCCGACGGAAGGCGCACCAAGGTCTACCTCAAGGAGAAGCAGCGTCGAGATTGCCAAGAGGGAACGCTCATCGGGTCGGGAATCACATGCCCGGCGGCTAAAATCACTGGCTACCGAAAGCGGGGCACGACGCGCGCCCAAGAAGCAGCGACAACGGCCATCTCCCTCATGAACCGGCAGCAGCGATAGTAGTAGTATACCATACGAAGAGCGCGCATGTATCGCGGGAGCCATCGTCGTTGATGCCGCCTCTGTTTCTTGGTCGTTATCCAAGCACATTATCCGGCAGTGTTTTGTTGGACGCTGGCTCGTCGGTTCTTGCAATCGTCCCTTTTTAGAGAAAGAAAAAAAAGGGCAAGGACGGACGTGTGCAAAAGCGGGCCGGTGCCTTTTTTGTTGGTATTGGGAGAAAAAAAGAGAACAAAATAGTTGTTGTCGTCATCGCTGGCCTTTTAGGGGTCTCTGCTTCTTGATGGGGAGCGAGAGAAGCGGCATATGTCATCGTGCCTGTCTCTGATCGTGCGGAGCGCTTTCAGGCTGTCCTTTCGAAAGGAAAACAAAGCCCGCGGGCGCTGCGCACGAAAAGGAAACACGTCGTGTTCTGTGCCTGCGCCAATGTGTTTTTATTGCCGACTCGACTTTGTGCGGGCGCCAATTAGGCGAGCCCACTGCACGCAGCCGTGGGATTTGTTGGGCGTCGGCCGACCGAGTCGATCTGTGGCGCCTTGGATCAAATAGGCGCCCGTACCTGTGCACACTCGTGCGTATCTATCGCCACCGCTGGCGAATCTGCCCGTCGGTTCTTGCCTGTTGCCTTTTTAGGGTCTCTACTCTCTGCAGGGCGCTGTCCTCTGGTCATCCTCTGCGATTGCCCCCCGCTGGTCTGTTTTTCTTTAAGAGACCGCCGTCGTCGACAAATTTTTCTCGCTTATAGCCTCCAGACACGACGATGGAGGAACCATCAATTCTTGGCAAGCGCCCGTCGGCGGACGACATCCAGCAAAGACGCGCCCAAAGACGACAGCAGCGGCAGCGGCAGGCTTTAGCCAACAACCCTGCCGCGACCGGACTGGCTGAGCCTGCAGCGGAATCCTCAGAAGCCATGGACGAGGAAGAGCGATTGGCCGCTTTGGACGCCGCCCTGGCGGGCATACCGGCCGAGACGCGCCAGTTCCTCTCGACTGACGACACTCGCATGTTGCTCGAAAGTCGTGTCGCGCTCCAACTCGCCGAGGCAACCGCCGATGCCGAGCGTCTGCGGGCTGATCTCTATCGGACAGACATTGAACGGAAACGCCTCACCGAGAGCCTAAACAAACTCGAGCGCGAATTGGCCGATGCCCAATTTGCCAATATAGAAGACGACCCGCGCTATCAAGCGCTCGCCCAACCGCTCCTCGCCGTCGTCGACCAGCAAATTCGCGATAGCACGCTCTATCAAGATCTCCAAAGCGAGGTGGTCTCGTTGCGCGAGCAGTTGGCGGCAGCGCTCGAGAGAGCCGAACGGGCCGAGGCCGAAGCGCAAGCCGCACAGGAACGGTTTCTCCGTGACACGCAACAATTGCAACAGGCTCTCGCGGGCGTGGCCGCTCAATCGCCGAGCGCCGTCGGCACCAACGCCGTGAGCACCCTCGGATGGCAAACGTTCGGACTCTTGGCTCTTGCCGACCTCGCCGAGCAGGCCGTGTCGGCCGGAGACGCCATCGCCGCACAGGGCCCGCCCTACTACTATTACATGGCGTCGCCTGACGTCATTTTTGATCGGTTCGTCGGTGAGGCCGCGCAGCGAGCATCCGACTATATCGAAAACAACGATGCCGCACCCATACGCGACATAATCCGCTGGGCAACTGAAATCCTTGACCAAGTCGACCGAGCCTTTGGAGGACGTCCTCTCAACGAGTCACAACGCCGTTTGTACGACGAGGCCCTCGCCGATGTTCAAGAGACCGTCAACGCGCGCAGCGTCCAACTCGATCAGATTGAGAGCGCCGCCCAGGTCGACCGCCTCGCGGCTACCTATCGTGGGATCATGGCCCAGGCTTATCAATTCATGCGTGCAGCATCGATGCTTGATGATCTGACAGCGTCGGAGCAAATCTCACGGCTCTTGCCTGTCGTCCTCACGCAGGGCCCTCAGTCTGCCCCCTATCTCTTGGCGGCGGCATTGTGGCGCCTACAAGGTGAGACGGGCGCATCCATTACGGTGCCGCTCGCTGCGTCCAACGTCGTTCAGGCGTGGACGGCGGCGCGCGTCATGCGTGCGCTCTGGTGGCCGTTGGCTCGTGTGATACTCGACCCAACCACAACGTTGGATACTCTTGGTGCGCTGTGGACGCAACTGGTCGGGCCCAATGAACCTATTGAGGACATTGACATCACGACCTCGGATGGTCGTGCAGCACTCTACGCCAGACTCCAGGCGGCTTTCGTCGCCGCATTCGAACAGCCCACAGTCGAGGGACTCTTGCAGGTTTGGCGGGCCGTTGATCCCGACCGGCCGGCAGCGGATCTCGCTCGCCTTTTGTGCGGCATCGTGGCGTCGGGCTCGGCCCGCCTCTTGCGCGTGCCATTTGACTTTACCCTGGCGTGTCAGGGCCTCGAGGCGGGCACCAGTGGGCCCGATGTCGTGCTCGATCAGATGGGATGGCTCTTTGGCTTTAGCCTCCCGCCATGGAACAGCCAACAGGTGCCCGTGGCCGCTGCTCTTTTGCTGCCGCCCGGTCGCGCGCCTCCTGGCGGTCCTCCCAAGGTCTTGGACTAGCCGCCCACTTGCATGTCGCACCTGGCTGCTTTGCCCTTGTTCATTTTTGTTAAATAAATTAATAACAACAATAACGACGGCGAGGGCGATGACCCGCCACAAGAGCAAAGGGCCGCCGCACGCGGGACAAGATGTCGGGCAGAGACACAAAGCGAGACGAACCAAAAAGCAAACACAAAATATGCAAAAAGAAGAGGAAAAAAGAAGGGTCTGGGCCTGTTGTGTCTTTTCGTGTTGATGTGCGCTCGCGCGCCCCAAAATGTGCTCCCTAGTTTTGATTCCTGACAGAGGATGTGAGCGCGCTTGCAACCACAACACCAAATAAATAGCAGGCGATCCCGCCCCCTGGCCGTCCAATCTTGGAGCCGGCCCGACAGAGGCAAGATAATAGCCCTCGCAACAAAAAGCCACAGACGACAAGCCCCCGTCTTACTACAACCCTTGCGGTCGCACGTTTTTATTTTTTTGTATTCTTTCTCCTTGCTTCTCTTGTGTGTGTGTTCCTTTTGTCCAATCGCATGCGTTGCCTTGTGGCCTTTCGTCGCAGGAATCGACTCCTTGTTGCCCTCTGTAGGGAGCCCGCGCGTCCGTCGGGCCAGCCGTCGCCATTTGATTTGGTCGAGATCTTGGTGGCCCTAGTAAGCGCGCGTCTGAGGGCCTTGGCCCGCGTACTATGGCGATGGCCGGTGCAGATTTTTATGAGCGCAGTGGGTCGGTGCGGCGAGCAGCGCGAGCGGCCTCTGCCGTCGAGGCGTCATCGGCCACGGCAGCAAAGGCTCTCTTTATAAACCGTGGCACCCGCCCACCAAAGGCCGCCACGTAGGTCGGGCGCTCTTGTGGACCATAATAGTCGCCGCGACGAGCGCGCTCGACCCGACGCACAAGCGGGCGATAGTGCGCGCCATCCAAATAGAGCACAATGTGCCAGCGGGCGCCGGTGGGCCTCGCGCCTGTGAGCCGCCCGCGACAGACGTGACGGCCGTCGGCCCTTGTACTGCGCGCGACAACGACAATGTCAACGCCTATCAATCGCACCAGCGTGTTGACAGCATAATCGTCCCCCCAGTAGGCGCGTGGATCGCGCATCGCATCGTAGACCAGCCGGCGCGTCGCTCCGCTAAAGGGCGCCTTTTGACCTAGAAGCGCGCGGGCGTGTCCATAATCGCGCCAAAGATCAGCATCCATAGACGACGCCAACACATCGCGCCACAGGACCAAAGCCGCTTCGGCTGCGCGGTCGTTGGGATCCAACACGGTACGCGCGACGGCCTCGCGCAACTGTGCAGACGTGGGCGCGCCAGAATCGGGAACGCTCAACAAGGCCAGGTGGACACTATGAAAAAGGCAATCGCCGTTGGCCGCTGTGCGCACGAGCCGGTAGACGTTGTGAACTCGCGCGGCTTCTTCGTTGTCGGCGCATTCTGAAAGCATCCAGGCGGGCAGCCTCGACATGCCCGTACATGCCCGATCGTTGGGATCAGCAGCGTTGGCGGGGTTTGTGCCTTGAGGACGCTCCATCGCGTGACGCCTTTTCCTGTGTGGAATCGGTCGGGTGTAGCGTGCAACAAGAGATGGGAGGGATGTCTTTCTTTTCGCCCTTTCGCTCTGGGGCGAGGCGCCAAGTCTTTTTTCTTCTCCTCCTTTGAAGGACTTGGACGCGACCGGCCCCTTTCCTTTCCCCCATTTCAGAAATTGGCCCCCCGGCCAACGGCCTCGACGCATGTTCCTCTCTCTCTCTCCGTGTACTTTTGTGTCTGTGCGTGCCCATACGCCGGCTGCGCCGAGACAAACAGGGAGATTGCTTTCTTTTAGTCTGTGTCGCAACCGCAGACGGCGGCGGCGGCGGGCTCCGTTGACGACCGACGAAAAGATCGGGGCCCACTCTAGGCAAGGACACCCTCCCACGTCGAAAAAAACGGTTTGTCAACAACAGTGACCAACACAGGCAGGCCCCGCTATCCTTTTGCGCTTTTTGTAAACAAGAGAGAGGAAAGATGGCCTATCGAGGACCCCTCACGCAGTTGATTGACGATGAGTACGCGGGGTTTGGCGGCGGTCGCCAAGAACGCATCCCGACCTACAACCCCATGATTGCGTCCCAAGCGATTGCCGCCAACGGCGGCTCATTCCGAGGTATGGCCGCGGCCCCGAGGCGTCGCGCCGCGACCCCAGCCAGCCGCGGCAATGGCAGACTCTCTGAATGGCGCGACAACGCAGCGCCCAGGCCTTTGACGGGCGTCTTTAGAGATATGCCCATTCTCAACGAGCAACCCGCAGGCAGCCCCAGATCCTAGGCGGTTGTCGCGCGGCTCGGCAGGATACCGCGCCTCTCCAACGATCTTTTGGGGCCTCCCTTTTTATTTCTTTTTCTCATTTTTTCCACAACAACATCAACCAATAAATGCTCTTGAGATGCGCTTGAGGACGGCCCAGGAAAGCATGAGAGGCGGCGATTTGCGCTTCCCGAATAGATGAATGGAGTGCCTTTTTGTCGCGATCAGTCACAGATTTTTTTTTCTCGTAAAGAAGAGAGCACCGACTAAACTCGCGACGCCCGCAAAAGCAGATATCGCCCCATCCTCATCCCCAGAGGATAAAAATCCCAAAAGACAGGCAGCGACTAGCGCCGCCAGGCAACAGAACCTGGATAGCACCGGATAACAGGCGGCCGGCTACGGGCCAGCACCGGCGCGGCTTGAACTTGCGCCCAAACAAACACGTGACACGCATGAATCGCACGCTAGCCAAAGGCAAGATACATTGATTTGTTTGGCATTTTAATCGCGCCCTTTTAGCGAGCAGCGCCGATACGGGTATGCGCGGGTCCCTTTGCGCGCATTCGCCCCCTTCACGATGGGTTGCCTTGTGAATCGGCGAACAAGAATCTGTTCAGCGTCTGCTGCTCTGCGTAGGCCCGGCGCAGATCGCCCAAAGCGCGCCCTCTCTGGTGCAGGCCATCAGAATCCTCCACCAGGTCAGTCTCTCTCGGTCGGCTGTACCCGCGCAGTCCTGGCCTCACCGCGGGCGGACGTCCCAAGACGACACGCGCTCTCGGCTCTTCTTCAATAAACTGCTGCCATTGCTCAATGGCGTTCGTAGGGTATGGCGTCTGCTGCCCTCTTGGATATGTCGGGTGCGCTTGATTTCGCATGTCGGTCCGGCCGCTCCATGTTGGGGTCTGGTTTGACCCATCGAAACCCCGCAGAGGAGGTCGCGCTGCTTGCGGCGTGATGCGGGGGGCGGCTCTCTGTTAAAGAACTGCCCAACGGGACCATGCCCGACCACAATGTCGTCCTGGCCGACGGCAAGAGAGGTGAGGTCGGTGCCGCAAGGAGCCAGGCGCGTCAGATTGATTGTACTGACGCCGTTGGCCGCAGCGTAAACTCCGTGTCCATTTCGCATCGCATCATTGAGGGAGAAGTAACCGCAGGTTTCCCTGTCATCGCGCGGACCAGAGGCTCGGGGGCTTTGGGACATCGATCGCATGTTGGGAGGAGGGTACTTTTTACATTCATAGAGGACCGCTTGGTAGCAGCACGTGACATGAATTTGGACGGCATAGTCGGATGGCTGTGCTAGGCACCGCTCTTGCACGCGCGCCAGCGCTGACTCTGCGCGTCCCGCCCCTCGCGCTCTCGTAACTTTGCGCTCAAATTGTGCGCAATTTATTCGCGACTGCGCTGTTTTTGGTCGGCGGCTCTCGGCGGCCTGGCAGTCGGCTGGCTTTGACGCAGCCGTTGCCCAACATCGAGTCCGACCGAGAAGAAGAAGAAAACAAGATGAAACTTTTGACGTGCGCGATCGAGGCCCAGAGCGTACGGGTCGGTTTTTATGTTTCAGAAAAAAAAGAAAGGGCGATGGGACGACGAGGAAAGCGCGAGCGATCCTTTTTTTCTTATTGTTTCTTTTTGTTTTTGTGTGTGGTGGTGTTTTTCCTCTGTCTTTCGGATTGCGAGGCCAACGCACATGAGCGCATACATTGTCGTGGGCGTTAACATGGACATTTTACTCGCATAAACACGCACACATACTCGCGATGGCGCCGTCGTGACGTGTGCGCACATGCACGTACAATGCTGGAATCGTCTCGGGTGGGTCCTACCTGGATGATCCTGTCGTGTGGCCTACTGGTAGATGCCGCCACCGCGCACGTACTGGCCGCCGAGATGCTGCGCCACAAAGCGCACAAAGGCGTCGGCGGTGCGTTCGTTGTTGAATGAGCGTGTGTCGCTGGGGCCCGCAATGGCGTAAATGCAAGGATAGCCGTAGGGACGATCGGCCGGCGCCAGGTCCTCGCGATCCACGATGAGCACCGGCACGGCCAGGTTGGCGGCCGCCTTTTGGATTTCGGGCAGGGCCTGGTCGCAGTGGTAGCAGCCGTCGGTGGTGTACATGACGAGCGCCGGATTGCCAGCCTCAACGTCGGCACGCACCTGGTCTCCCGTCACCTTGGTGGCCGTGCCGAGCGGCACCACGCCATACGGTCGCACGGCCTGATTGGCCGCCTGCTGTTGGGCCTGCCCGACGGGCGAGCCGGGCGTCTGGATCATCAGCGGCGAGTAGGCCGGCGACATGGGTGCCATGAGCGGCGACCCGACGCGACCGTTGCCGCCGACGACCGGTGACATGGGCGCGAGGACAGGCGATGCCGGAGGCGCGGCCGGGGCCAACGCGGACGAGCCCGGTGGGCCGACCGGCCCCACGATGATGGGCCTGACGGTGCCCGAACCGTCGCGTCGGCCACGAAGCCAAAGCCACACTCCAAGCACGATCATGGCGAGAACGAGGAGGAGCACCACCCACCAAGGGAATCCGCAATCCTTGCGCACAGGCACGTCGGCATGATGGTGGTGGTGCGCGGGGGCGGCCACGAGGACTTCGGCGGGCGCTGCGGCGCTCGCGGCCGACTGGCTGCGGAGGGCGGCAGCGGCGGCGCACGGACTAACGGCGGGCGCCGCCGAACCGATAACGACGGGAGTCGATGCGGCGCTCAGGCCGCACATGCCGGTTCCGCGGGGGCTATAAATCCTGGTGGTGGTAGTGCGCTGCATGCTGTACGCGTGTGACCGTTTTACTTTGCCCGTTCGCGTCTATTCGGTCGTGGGCGCATGTGTGCGTGGGACGGCGGTAGCGACAGCGATCGATGAGGGCGCCATCCCGAAAGCGCGCGCGGACAAAAAGTGCACACACGACCACCAGAGCGATATGCGCGACGACCGCACCGTGCCCAAGCAGCAGAGGAATCGAAAAAAAAAGGATTAACGAATGTGTGTGCGCGCGTACGATGAGCACACACGGGCGTCGGCCACAAGAAGAAAAGACAGCAACAACAACGACGGCGACGAGAGCGGCGGCGACCCCGAAAGAAGAAGGAGACGAGAAAAAAAGGAAAAGACATGAAATTAGAAAGAGGCAAAAATGTGCTCGCGCGAGACGAGAGAAGAGAAAAACATACACACGCACGCACATAGACAGAGCGCGCGCGGTGCTTTTGGCCCAGGGAGCGTGCGAACCGATGGCCGCCGTGGCGCCTCAATTACAATTTGTTGGTGCCATCGGGCGCGCGCGCATACGCACAGGCACACCCAAATGTGTGCTGAGCGCCAGTGCCTCCTCGCCCCCCCCCCGCTATGCACCAAAAGGCAAGCGAAAAAAGGACAAAGGGAAGAGAAATAAACAAAAAGAATGGCGCACCTTTTTCTTGCAATGGGATCACCACGGGCAGGGAGAGGAGCCAAGCCTTTCGGGACGAGGGATCGAGGAAAAGTCTTTTGGAGGTGGGGGAGCACCGGACGCGCGCAAGGGAGCGAGAGAAAAGGGCTCAGGCAGCGACGACGACCAACGACAGACGAGGGGACAGCGATGGTTTAAGGAGGGACCCGACACAAACCACTTGCGGGCGCACAACGGCACCCTGCGGTGGGCACGCCGCACCCGAAAAGCGCTCAGTGCCCGCACGCGCATTGGAAGCCTTGCCGCGATCTCGACTTTTGTCGTGATAAATCGCTTTGTTGTCCATGCTCCCGCCTGCACTCGTCCATCTCTGCATCAGCGGCACCTGCGCGCACTAGAGCATAGGCGTCATTGATCAGCGCTCGGGGGTGGTAAGCGTGCCTCTTGAGCATTGTCCCCCTCTCGCCCCGAGCGCCCATCCGCCTCTTGTCTGCCTCTCTGCAAGAAACTCTTTTTTTTTCTTTGCTCCGTCCTCTTGGCGCCCATCAGCAATGCTTCGACAAAAGGACCCACCAATTAGCGGCGATGGCACCAGCGCCGCCGATGCATGCCATCGGCCGAAAGAGCCAAAGCCGTCGGCGCCGCCACTGTAGATAGCAGCGAAAGCAACTACCAAGGCACGACGGCAGTCGCATTGGCCGATTGTTCCTGCCTTTTGGTCGGCCTTTTCTATTTCTCCTTTTTTTTGGATCTTTCCTTCTTCTTTGGATCAAAGAACCGAGGCAAAGGGACGCGCTGTTGACACGCGGCGACACTGTCTTTTCTTTTTGGATGCGCGCGCGCCCAACCAAAGCCGCGCTCTGGGGGTTTGGCCTAGTAACACCGACGGCGGCAATAACAATGGGGACGGACCAAAGGATCTCGAAAGGGGAGACGACCGCGACGCGAAAAGCCGAAAAAGAGCGCTCGATAGAACCGAATGTGCATATGCGACAGGCATCGGGGCCGACGCAAAAAGGCTGTGCCTCCTTTTTTTCGGTCTACTCCCCCCCCCCCAAGATGAGTCAGGCAAAGGACCACACAAGCAGGAGCACCACAAAGATGAAACCCCCATGAGACAAAGAGACAGCCATGTATACGTCGTCCCCCACGATATTGGCCTCCCCATCGATGGGAGTCAAACCCAACCAAAGGAGCAGCCATAGTGGCGCCAACCGCAGAGACAATGGCGCGGGCGGTCCGACGTGTCCCGGCAGCCCGACATTGTCGACGTCCCCCTTGGACCGTAAGGCTGGAGACGCAGACGATGACAATGTCATGCATCTAGTGGGCCCGCCCATGTGGGAGACCTTGCACTACGCGGCGTACCAATGTCCGGAACCGTTTATCGAGCGCGCGCACGCTCTCGTCGGGCTCGCGCGCGGCTATGCCGCCTTGCTCCCCTGCGCCGAGTGTAGGGGGCACTTTTCTGCTCTGCTCGAGGCCCATCCGCCCGAGATTGCTGCCCAACAGGGGAGGGAGGGCTTTGCGAGGTGGACAGTCGACGCCCACAACGCGGTCAACGCGCGCCTCGGCAAGCCGCTCTTTACCTATGACCAGGCGGCGAGGCGCTATGCACGAAGCGATCTTCGGTGCAATGATCCGGACCGCAGCGTGCATGTCACCCGCGGACGACTCTCGACGATGGCTTCCGCTACGATCGTCGCGGTAGTTGGCGTCGTGTTGGCTACCGTCGTCGCCTTGCTCGTTGCATGGCTGTACATGCGCGACAATTCCAAGATTGCATACGAGAAGACCTCACAGCCTGACGGCCCTACAATTGGCAAAAGATTTGGCGATCTGTCGGCGTGGCGGGTGCTGCACAAATCATCCACGTGCTAGCGCCCTCCTCGGGGCCGGCCCAGCATACAACGATGCTCTCCCTTTGCCTCTTTTTTTGATCATAAAGTTTGGAATTGCGACTTTTGCTTGTGATATCAAGGGAAAGCAGCAGCGGCAGCAGCAGAAGAACTAACAGAGGCATTGAATGGCGGCACATGTAGAGACGGCGTCGGTTCAGGATCAGCACGGGTTTCCTGATTCGCTCCTTGTCTCTGTTTGTGCCCGCGGAAGCAGCGTGTTCCGGGCGACTCAAAAAGATGGGGAGACGAGAAAAAAATTCAAAGAGACCAAACAGAAACGGCGCTGCCCGGCAAGGCACAGAAGAGGAAAGTTTCATTTTCAGCACAAGAGCCCCCCTCGCTGTGTAGACGCCCACAGGAGCGCGCACGACGGGATCAGTCATGCTGGGAGCACAAAAAGGATAAAAGTCCATTTCGTCCGCTGGTGCGAGCGCCTATGCGCAGAAAGACAAGGCGCACAGCCCGACCGACCATGTGCCAGGACGAGGACATCCTGCCGAGCGAGACTTTTGGTCGGTGATCCAAAAAAGATACTCTAAAAAAAGAATAATAAATCGTGCTTTTCTTGTGTGTCTTTGATCAAAAGGGACAAAAAAGGACGACAATAGATGCACCCATGTTTGCATGCGCGCACAATTGCACGTATGCATGTTTAGGTCTACCGCACCCGTGCGGTATTCTATGCGGGACCTGAGAGGCCGGCCAGAGCGCAAGATCGACACCCGTGTAGAAGCGATCATGGGGTCGGCAAGGGGAAAGGCCGAGCGCAGCATCAACATCAGCGCCCGCAACAGTGACAACGGCAGAGGCGACAATTTCATCTGCGGACCGGTTACGCGAGACAACACGCGGACGGGCAGACAGATAGACGCAAAGGACAAGGAAGGGCACCAAGACACACCACAGACAGAGATAGAGAGAAAATCAAAAAAGAGAGAGAGAGAGAGAGAGAACAAGGCGTGTCTCGTGTAGGGGCCACGACGACAACGCAAGAGGACGCGCAGACGTCGACGCAAAAAAGGATAGGGAGAAAAAAGAGATCCCGGCAAAAAAGAGGGAGATGGACACGCAAATGTGGGGCCCGCTGGTGTGGGATTTCATGGCAGTGGCGGCGCGCGCCTGCGACGACCTCGATCCCGACCCGATCGACACATGCAATGCCGACGACGGCGGACCACGTCAAAAGGCCACGCGCGCATTCGTTCTCTTGGCCTACTCGCTGCGGCACGTTCTCCCATGTTCTTTTTGCCGCACCTCCTATCGGCACTTTATAGAGGACACACCACCGGGCGAGTTTGTGCAAGGCTCGGATGAAGTGGCACGCGCCCGTTCTCACGGCAATTCCGATCAACAGGCCATGGGCCGCATCGCGTCGATGCGCGGGCGCAATCGTCAGCCAATCGATGAACGCGCCGATTTGGTGCCACGCGTGCCCACCCTGGTCGATTGGGTGTGGATCATGCACGACCGCGTCAATCGCAAGTTGGGAGTGCGCAATATGCTCACGCGGCGGCGGTTTCGTAAGCGTCTCCGTGTGACGGCAGCCCTCATGCACCCGTCGGCTGTGTGGGACATGATCACCATCATCGCGCTCAATTACCCCACGGACCGTATGGACGCGATCACGGCAACATCTGCAACGCCGCAGCATATCGAGCAGCGCGCTAAACGCACCGGCCACGTCGTCTTCCTCGATGCCCTCGCTGGCCTTTTGCCGCTCATTCCCGACTTGGGCACGTTGGCTCCTCACGTCGATCCTCGCCGCGCACTTTGCGCCGGGGCTCTCGCTGCGCGCGGTCCCTTTGTCGCATGGGTGCAAGCCGAGAAGCGCGCTTGGTTGCGCAACGTGGGCGCTAATTCTGCTCTGCGCGGGCGCATGCTTGCCGCCGAGCGCGCCTACATCTCTAGCGTTGCCTAATGTGCCGATGCGGTCGCCGCCATTATCATTACCGTTAGCGTCACTGGCCTTGTCGTCGGGGTTGCGTGCGCGCTGGGTAGGTGACCATAAAAGAATTTTCTCTTTCTTTGTCTATTTTTCTTTCTTGGCCCGTTGCGCACAATCTAGCCGTGCGCATTGGCCTTTTATTCTTGGCGCAGTCGCGCAAAATACCGGCGCGCAAGAACGCGAGGCCCAAAAAAAGACGAAATAGAAAAAACAAACGTGGTGGGCGATCTCCCATGAAAAGAAAAGCAGACGAGCAGAGGCGGCGTGCCTTTTGGCATTTTCGCATGCACACAAAACCACCAGGGGCGGGGGAGGACGACCGCACCCGCAGACGAGACCAACCCAAGAAAAATGGCGTCGATGATCTATGGCCGTTGGCGTTGTCTTTTTGTCCTGGCCCGTCGAGGCGAGAGAATGGCGCACCTCGAATGCACGTCGGCCGCAACCGGCCAACAATAGTGCCATGGTGCGACGGTGGTTTTCTTAACACCAGCAGCCGAAAGGGAAAAGAAACACTGACAATGACCGACAATAACCGAAATCGACTCCGATAAGAGGAGCAAAGAATAGGGATCGCGTTGGTGTCCACACCTCGCAAAAGGGGCGGCAACTAGGGACAATGTACCGCATGCGCTGTTGTTTTTTTGGAGCGACGGCCTTTTCGGCCGTCGCTCGTGGTCGTTGTTGCGATCGCTGCAACAAAAGGGGGCTGATCGCTTGTGTTGGCTCATGTTTTCATTTTTGTCGGCACCAAGCATACACACGTCGGGGGGAGGGGTGACCAATCCGCGGCGCAGGCCCAAAAAGGGCAATACCGTGTCGGCCAACGGCGCGTGGCACACCCGCACGCGAGCCCGACGCGGTCGACGGCCAGAAAGTGAGCCAGACTCGAAAACACGGGCGCCGCCAAAGGGAAAAGGGAGCCGTCCTCCCTCTGCAGATAGCCTTTGTGCTCGCCCGACAGACCCCGCTCTGCGCCTTTCTGTCCTGCGCCGCCGCCGATCGCCTCACCCTTTCCCTTGGGTATAATCTCACGGCCCTTACGTTTTTATTGCGAGTGTGCTCTCCTTTTGTTCGTCGCCGCCGCCATGGAGGCTCCCTCGCAGTTGCCCTACAATGCCATCGAGGAGGCCGTCATCGACCGTGGCCTAGTCGATTTTGCCGCGCTTGGCCCTGCCGAGATGACTTTTTTCCTCTGCGACGCGCTTTCGGCCGATCCGTTGATCGCTGACGAGGGTCTCGTCGAGCCTCGCATGTACTATTACGAGCGCGCCATCGTCGAGGCGCGTAGGCGGCCTCAAGAGCAGCGAGAGGCGGCCGCCAGCATCGACGTGCCCATTATGGAGGGACCCGGTGGCAACCTGGTGGCGTTTGCAGTTTACATGTTCCTCGAGCAGACCGACTTTACGAGTGCCATCGAGAGCCAGATGGCCACATGGGCGGCCAGCAACGGCATCGGCGATCCGCAAGCATCCAATGAGGCTCTGGCCGCTGCACTTTCTGGCGTCCTCGCACTCGATAGACCTCTGCCGGTACCAGACGTCGGCGAGCCCGTGGATGCCTACTATCAGCGCGCCCTGCCGGCAGCCGCCGCCCAATACCTCTTTCGTCTCGACGGGCAGACCGAACAGCAACAGCGCCGGCCTTGGCCCTACTATCGACTTTTCATCGGCGGTCAGCCGTCGGAAGTGCTCTATGCGTGGTGGTGGCTCGATCCTCTGGCCTATTTTAGCGCCGACCAGAACCTCTCCGTCGACGAGTCTGTGGACCGCATGCTTGTGGGTCTGCTGCCCATTGCGGGCAATACCGTAGACGCGCGTGTGGCCAACTGGGAACGCGACTATAATCCCGTTAATAGGCCATGGGAGAGAGCACCCGCGATCGGGTCGGCGGCCGATCCCTGCGCGAGAGCGCGCGGCGATCTCAACGCCATCGGCCTTTCGACCATCGTCGTCGGACCTAACCAGGCGGCTATCGCCGAGGCTCCTCTGGCTGCATCGTTGGCCCCCACCGCGGCTATCGTGGGGAGGCCATCTCCCCGTCCCTCTCCACAACAGCAACAACGGCCTTTTCAGCCTGCGACGCCGGGCTTTGACATTTTCCAAGCCCCACCGACGCCGTTGCCCACGGCGCGCGGCGTTTCTGCCCAACAGCAACAGGGCCAAGAGGCACGCGGTGTCTCGGCCAAACGGCGACGCGAGGCTCTCGACGCGGGCGCACTGGCTGCTGCCGCCATGGGCGCTTCAGGGGAGCAGGCACAATACCCAACCCCGACCAACATTGCCTTGGCGACGTTGGGCAGCCGCGTGAACCCGTTGGCGCGTCGTCCCATCGACGCTGTCGAGGTTGCCATACCCCCCGACGCGTGCAACCTCTGCAGGCAAGCCGCGATTCCGTCCGATGTGCTCGACTATTTGGTACCCAATTGGAACGCCTGGGAGGCGGCCAGGGGCACGGCGTTTGAATATAGGCAATACGTGCTGGAACTTATCGACGAGTACCAGCGTCTCGGACCGCCCGAACGGCCAGGCAGTCCCGGCGCCGAACCCGCGAGGCGCCGCCGACGCCTTTCGCAAGAGGAGGGGCCACGTGGCGCTCCCGGTGTCGGCAACATTGTCACTCAGATACTGGGCGACACAGGCCTCGTCAACGCGTACGGCGTGGGCCCGCTGTTGGGCATGATCGATGCCTGGTCGCAAGATCCCGTCGAAAACGAGTTCTATTCGGCCTTTATCCAAGGCCAGGCGGTAGCCGCCAACGTCGTGTGTCGCCAGTGCGCCATTCAGGGCGGCACGCTCTATGCGCAGCAGCAGCAGAATGCGCCGCGGGCCACCATCGAGGGCGCGCGCATGACCTTTCCGTTCCCGCCGCTGCCGGGTCTGCCCGTTGTGGCCCCCACCGAGACGGGCGCCTTTCCCGGTCCATTCATCCTGGCCGGATCGGTGCCCGTCGGCACCCTGGCCTCTTATCAATACGGACGAGGGCAGCGCGGTATCCAATCCGACGAGGAGGTTGCCGTCTTGGGGGGCGCCGGGCGCTCCACGGGCTACCAGATCCGCCAGACGTGGTTTGACTACTACCTCGGGCCCTATGCCATCGAGCGCGGCGCGTTGGTGTTTTATAGGCCCGAGACTCATCTCTTTGAGGCCGCGCTGGCCCCGACCGGAGCGCCGCCGCTGCCTCTGGCGCTTGGTCGCGTCGTCGAATATGACACGAGCCATTTTGACGTTGTCCTCTCCCTAGGGCCCGGTCGCCAACGGCTCGGCTACTTTCCCACGCGGCTCGTCGTGCAGCCGTTGCTGGCGGGCGTGGAGACGGGCGTCGTCGAGTCGGTACGCACCGACAATGTCTACCCGTATGCGGCCGGTGCCGAGGTGCCCACCTCGCAGCAGGTACTCCAAGCGCGGGGCGAACCCATTGCTGCCCAGTTTGCCGGCAGCGCCCCGGCAGCCACGGGCGCGTCGCGCGGCATCATCGGCGGCGCAGCCACAGCGCAAAATCTGTTGCAGCAGCGCGCCGCCCTGGCCGAAGCGTTGGCATCGCCGGCTCTAGCCGCGGCAGGCCAAGACGCGGAGCGCGTGCGTCGCCTCTACTATGAGATCGACGAGCGCGTGCGCGCCCTCGGCCTTGGCAGCGAGCCGCCCACATCGCTGGCCGCGCTTAGGCGTGCGACCCAACTCGCCGGACGCGAGAGCGCTCGCCAAAGGCCTTCATCGCGCGTCCTTGCGGCGGCCGGGCGCAGCGGCGGTCCAAGCGCCCGCGCATCGCTCGAACTGGCGGCGGCCGGCGCCGGCGGAGATATTGGCGCCGCGCGTGCCAACCTCGACGCTGCTCTCGCGACTATCGATGCGAGCACGGGCGCTGGGACCACCCCGTCGGGAGCGGCCATTGTCGGCGTCGAGGCGCCGGCCTCGCCGGGGGTCGCGCCCACCGCCGTTGTGCCAGGCGAGGTGGTGATGACCGAGGACGGCTACGAGCGCGTGCTCATCGACGAGCGCGCCAAGTGGGACGTGCTCTTTGGCGTCGTACTCACCAAGTTTGGCGTGCTCTTCCCCGACCTCGCCGTCGACATTGACCTTGCGGGCCGTTCGCTCCTGCTCGCTGCTTCTCTCCTGGGCTACGCCGTACCGCTCACGGTGCCTCACGTGGCGCGGCTTTCTGCGACGGGCACGCCGCCTCCGGCTCGTGGCGCCACCCTCGAACAGCAACAGACATGGGCCAATGCAGTCGAAGCGCAAAACCGCAACACAGCACGCCAACTGACCGCTCTGGCCTATGCCAACGCCCTCCCGCCAAACACGCGCCTCACGGTGGAGGACGCCCCCAACCTGGGCGTCATTTATGCGACCCTCTTTAGGCAGGCGTGGAACTCGATCTTTGACCAAGAGGGGCTCACGACTCCAGAGCGCGACCAAGAGGCTCAAGACAAATTACGCCGTCGCCTATGGGCCTATCCGGGCCCGCCCAACACTCTTATGGGAATGCCCACCTTTGTCTCGAATCCCGATCGCGTGGTGGCGACGCCATATGCTGTGAGCGCACTCGTGGCGTCACGTACGGATCCCTACTTGGGCCGACTGAGGGACATCATCTACGAGGCCGCTACGCGCTACAGGTGGACAAACGTCTTTGCCGGCCCGGCCGTGACTCGCGGCCGAGATCGCACGCCGTCGACGGCGGTCGACGTCGGCGTCACTCTCCGAAGTGTGACACCGGGAGCGTCGCGCGCCACCGTCCACACCTTTAGGCCATTGCCGACGCGTACGGCCAGCGGCGTCGGCCGTTTTGTGGTACCCTCGACCCAATATGGACGCTCTGTCTCGATGCGCATGTTCCCAGCGCGCGGCGCCTCGACGACGACCACCACGACAGCGGCAACGGCGGCGCCTGGCAGGATCGCAGCGCAAAGTGCAGTACCGCGGCGCTTGGGAGTCGGATCCCTTTCGCGAACTATGAGCGCTCCGTTTGTTCGACAGCCCGCGACGACCCTAGCCAGGGCGCAGGGTACCATTGGATCGACCGCCACATTTGGCCAACCAGCGCAGGACATCCGATCGACGGCCCTCTTGCAGGGAGCGTACATCTATCAGCCTCCAGGCTCTTTGGCCTTTCACGTCGTCGTCGATCCCGTGACGATAGAGGGATTGCGCGCTGGGGATATGGTGGCGCTCAACCGGTTGGCTCAGGAAACAGCGCGCGTGACGCGTTGCGAACCGGGCTCACTCGCCTTGGCCGACTTGGTCCCCGTTGCCGGCACCGGTGGCGTCCTCTACCAGATCGCAGGGCCTACGCGCGGATCTGATCCAACACTAGAATGGCTACGACCGTCGACCGTTTGGGTGCGCGATCTCTTGCGCAATGTGGCGGATGCGCTCGCCGCACGTGATGCCTCGCGTCCGCCGGCCCCGTGAGCCTGTCTATGAGAATCTTTTTTCTTGTTCTTGTGTCCCTTTTCGTTTTCAAGTCTCTTGCTTGGGGAGGGAGTGCGTCTGCGCGCACCTTTTGTGTGCCCCTCTTCTGTGGCATTCCAATATTTTTTGTTTCTTTTTTCAATGCTGTCGGATCGCACATATCCCTATATAAAGGCTTGTGCATGTGCGCACAACAAAAAGATGGGCTATCCCAGTCGTGGAGGAGTATGAGGGGAGAAAAAGGCCATCGTCGCAATTTCTGTAGGGATGCGCTGGTGGCGACGACGAGGGCGACGACCAACCCATAAAGAAAACAGCGTAAAAGAGATCCTCGACGGTCGCCATTGTTTTGGCGACCAGAAAGGGGGCGCTCCGGCCCGTACATGCATATTGACATGGCACCAAACCCCAAAGCCTTGGCGCCCGACCAACGACGATAAGGACGAGGGATAAGCCGAGATTGCGCGAGGCGCCAACGGGGCCGGTCACTCACGAGTCAGGTTTGTCCTCTTGTCACGACCTGGCGCTGTCCAGCAACATCAAAAAAAAAGAAAAATATTTTTTTGCTATACTGATTGGTCCGGAATGAGCGCAGAAAAGTCATGCCGCCTTTTTGCTTGCGTCCTCTGCCCCTCGCAAAAGCGGAACCCCAGCGCCATGGCACCGCAAAAAACTGTGCTCGCGCTCTGGTTTTGCGGGTCGACATAAAACGGCGGCAAAGGGAGGCCGGCCGCCAGGCGAGAAATAAAAGGGCGCCCGCATCGCGGCCTGAGCGCTCGTATCGGGTTTTGGCCCTTTGGACCCACGCCGCATATCGCCACAAGAAGCCGACGCGACCCCACACGGCAAGCGAGAGGACGAAAAACAAGAGACAGAGAGACAGAGAAAAAGGAGAGCAGCAGCGACGCCCGCACAGAAAGAGAGGCGACACGAGAGCCCCCGGCCCCAAAAAAGACCGCGCCTCGCAAGGAAAGGCAAGGCCCACCACAGGTCTTTTCCTTTTTGGGGGTGCGCGTGCGACTCTTTCCCTGTCTGCGTCTGCGCAGGCACACGTCGCCAAAGGCCGTCGATAACATTTTCAAGAGGCGATGGATCTCTCGATGGGTTTGATATGCATGAACAAGAGCGCCAACGTGAGCGGCGTCGACCCTCTCAAGGCGCTGGCGGACGCTCGCGGCACGCGCCCGAGCCCTGTTAATGCCGCCATCGCCGCGGTGCGCGCTCGAGACGACGCACCGGCAACGGCCGATTCCGCGCGCCAGCCGACGCCCAGCGAGATGCATCGACGCTTTCGTGATCCCAACCCGCTGGCAGCGTCGCAACTCAAGGTCCTCCTCGGACGTCGTGGGTTTCTCGTAAAGAAGAGCGCGCGCAAGGCCGGTGCGCGGGCGCCCGCGCCGCCGCCGACAACGGCGCTCCTCAAGGACGGGTGGGGCGGGGGTGTCGTGAGCGTGCCCGACGAGGACTATGCGGCCTTTCTCGAGGCCTATGGCGAAGATGTCGACCACGGTGTGCGTCACGCCATATGCGAGCAAAAGAGCGACGTGTTTCGCATGCACCTCGACGTTGACCTTTCTGTGCCGCGAGCCGCCGACAGGCGCGCCGTTCTCACGCTCGTGCGCCTCATCCAAGGAATCACGGCAGAGTTCTTTCCCGGAGCATCTCGGCGCACGCTTCTCGCCGTTGTCGTCCTCGCGGCCCAGGAGAAGCCGCTCGGCGACGGCTGCGGCGTCAAGCAGGGAATACATCTCGTGATGCCCAATCTCTATGTCACATGGCGCCAAGCGTTGGACATGCGCGAATCGTATGTCACGCTGCTCAAGCGCGCGTACGGAGCGGACGCACGCGCGTGGGCCGCTGGTGCGCCGCCGGCACGCGGTACCGACGCGTCGGCGTGTGGGCCGACTATCAAAACCGAGACGGCAGAGGAGGCGTCAGAAGCACCGAGCCCCAGCGCCACACACAAAGTGCCCGACTGCACGTGGGACAAGGTCATTGATCACAACGTGTACACTTTTAATGGTCTGCGCATGCCGTTTAGCCACAATGTCATCCCGTGTCCGACGTGCAAGGGCAACAAACCGCGCGCCGCCGCCTCTGCCTCGTCGAGCGCTGCGCCTTGCGCGGGGCCCTGCAATGGCACGGGAAAATGCTGGGAGCCGCGTTGGTACGAGCCCGTGGCCTACCTCGACGGCGACGGCGCCGAGGACCGCGCGTCGCTCGAGTCTCTGGCCAACAACACCCACCACTGCCTGTCGCGCACCTCGATCCGTTGCCGCGCCGATCAGGCCCCCACTCCCGGTTGGGCGTGTTTTGCAGGTGCGCCTCGATGCAACGTGGCCGCTCTCGACCCCGCGTGGCACAAGTATCAACAGCGCCTTGCATCGGGCGGGACTGGCGGTGGTGCCGGCGGCGGATCGCGCGGAGCCAACGCCATCTTGCCCGACGATCCGCGCTTTGCGCGCATGGGTCTGCTGCTAAAGGCTAAGGCCCACGAACCCCATGCACGCGCTGACGTGCGCTCCATCAGACGCGACCCCCGCGGCAACTATTACATTGTCGAGATTGATGGCGAAGGCTCGCGCTCGTGCCTCAACCTTCCTCCGGATCCAGGCTCGGCTGCCGTCTGCGGTGAGCACGAGAATGCGCGCGTGTTTTATCAACTGTCGCGTGCCGGGCTCGTCCAAAAGTGCAACTGTCGTTGCCCGCACGACGGCATGCCTCGCCGCCTCTACACGTCGTGCCGCAACTTCAAGTCGGCCACCGTCAGCCTGTCTGATGACGATCGGGAATTCTTTTTCAGCAACAGCAACAACAGCAGCGCAAGCGGTAGCGCGGGGGGCAGTCATCACGCCCAGGGCGCGGCGGGCCTCGCCGGCGCCACAGGCGGAATCTTTAGCAGGACATCGTCTGCGCCATCGACGCGCCTGCCTCCGACGCTTTTCTCGGGCGCGGCCGACAAACCCGACGCCATCGTCGCTCGCATCGGACACATGATGGCCTCTTTTCGTCGCGCATCGCCCAACGTGTCTGTCCCGGCTCTGCCCGATGCCAAGCGCCCGCGCACCGACAGTGATCCGTGAGCCGCACACCGAAACATGCCTCGCTTTGGCGGGCAGCACGCCCGCGCAACAACCCTTTTCCCCAACCTTGCCCTTGTTTTTCTGTGGGCTCTGATTGCTCTGCTTCGATTTTTTCCTATTGCACACAAGCGTCACAAGGCCAAGGCGAATTTTGCTCTGCAAACAAATGATCTCAGTCTGTTTCTTGTTTGCATTTTTTCTGTTCCCGTCCGCATGCCAATGTTGGTGCGACGCTTGTCAGGGGGACGGGGGGACGAACATCATGAGACCGGCCGAAAGAACAAAGCGGCGACAGAGGTCGCTGTCGTGCCCAGAAAACAAAAGGATCAAGAAAATCCGGGCGGCCTTCCGGATGGTCCACCCAAAAGACGACAGAGCGATCCGCCTGTTGCTATCGCGTCTCTCCAGACCACCGGGTCCCGAGAATGGGATCGGCTGCCGTCTCATTACGTAGTCACGATGGCAGCCGACAGACGACATCAGCGCGACAGTCGCGGGCTCTCTCTTCAAGACACACACGCACGCACATTGCACGCGCCCCACCGGACATTTGATTCACGCGCACTTTTCAATAGGCGCATACACAAATTGCGCCTCTTTGTTCTTTGATCGACAGCCGGTTTGCTCCATCGCGGTCTCTTTCCTTTTGGCTGCCACCTCCCGCGTCAATCTCTGGCGGGCGCCGCCTTTCCGTCCTCTCTTTGTCTCTGGCGACCCAACAAAGCCGACTGCTTTGTCTGTGTCTCTGTGTCCTTGGCTGGCAGGATGGGCCTGCCACCCATCCAAGGGCCGCGCCGCACCCGCCTCCCGAAACCGCGTCAAACAATGCGACAGTCAAGAGATGTGGCTCTCTCGCCATGGCAACGATGGTGGCGTCGCGTGTGGTCCAATGCGATTTCGTACTCTCGCGAAACCACGCCAATGACGGTCGTTGTCGGCTAGCGAGTTGCGCGCGTGGGTAGCCCGCACTGCCAGCAAACCATCGCCTCTTTTCTTTCTTTTGCGATTGCTGCTTTCGGGCTTTTTGTGTCGGCCGCCGACCAGACAAAAAGATAACTCGCCAACCGTACCCGTTTCTTTCTTTTTCCTTTTGTCGGTGTTGTCGCCGTTGTCCGGCGCCCTCTTTTCAGACAGGGGGGAGCGCTGGACAACGACGACGCGAGCCACCGCATCTGGCCCCAGGCTCTGTTGGACTCCCGTCTCGGTTGCTGGCGGATATCTCTGTTGGCGTCTGTTTGTGCAAAAAGAGTGACAAAAGAAGAGGGAGAAATGCATATCCTTGCACCTGGTGTTGAAACAAATGACAAAGGCCGAGATACAAAAGACAAATGCATTGGAGAGGGAAGAGGAGGGAATTCCGGGGCAAGAGGTCCTAGAGACGACCTAAAGGGCGGCCTGGATGGCAGCCACGGTCCGATCAATATGCCCATCAAGATTATCAACCAAAAGATCGCACCGTGCCTTGTATGCATCGGTGGTTTCAACCGCAATCGCATAGCGCATGCGCTTTTCGAGGTCGTCGGACGCCCACACGCGCTTTTCCAATCGCGATCGCAGCACGGACAGGGGCGCGCCCACGTAGACAATGAGCACGCGCTCTGGTCCGATTAGTCGTCGCATATTTTCGGCGCCGTCGGCGTTGAGGATGGCGATAAAGACGCTTGTTGAGGGAGATGCGATAACCGCGTCAATGGTCGACTGTTGCATACCGTAGCAATTGCCCGCGTAGATCGTGTGCTCGGCCATGGCGCCCATCGTCACAAACTCTTGGAATCTATCATGGGTAACAAAGTGATAGTCGACGCCGTCGGTCTCGCCGGTGCGGGGAGCGCGCGTCGTCACGCCACAGACAAAGGGCCATTCGAGCGCTTTGGCGACGGCGCTTTTGCCCGAGCCCGATGGGCCCACCAGCACGACCAGACGACCCATGTTCTTGGCTTGACCGTGGTCGCCGCGCCTTTGGTATATGCAAAAGAGAGACAATTTTCTTTTATGTCTCTCGGTTTTTTGTTTCTTTCTGTGTGTATGTGTCTATCTGTTTGATGTTTACTTTTGCCCATGATCTTGCTTGGCGTTGGCCAATGCCGTGCCACCCGCTCGGTCGTGTATGGCACGAAATATCAAAGGCGACAAAAGGGGCCGCCGGCGCGCAAATGGCGACCCCGCTGTCTCTCTCTTTTTTTCCCTCTGCCGACTCCCCGAATGGTTTTTATTTTCTTGGCGGGCGCGCAGACGCCAAAGAAAAAGGTCCTGTCCGCTTGTGTGTCTCTCTTTTTTCTTTTTGGTCAGTTACTTTTCGTAAAAATTTTCTGCGTGTGCCCACAACACGTGCTGCGCGTGCCAGAGGCACAAACGGCCCTCTCGCGCTGTTGCCCCTCCTCGCTGCGCTCCGCATCTACCGGCCCCAATAAGAAAAAGCAAAAACCAGGAGAGAAAAAACGCTCCACGAACCCAAAATGCTCAAAAAAGTCTAGCCACCAAAAGGCCTATGCCTTGCGCAAGCCGGCGAGCCAAAAAGGAGCGATCGTCTTTTTATCGCGCCCGGTAATTGTCGGTCGCGCGTCGGCGCTCTTGCTTTTTCCGCTGGTCCAAAGGGAGACGGGAAAAACCCGTGGTCATTGCAGCGATCTGACAGATGGGCGCGGTTTCACCTCGCCAAAGCGTTGCCATGTTTTTTTACCTGCACAATAAATCGGTTGCCCCTCTGTTTGCATTTTAGATTGCATTTTTATTTTTTAGGCGTCGCACCACTTTTTTCGCGCCATGGGGAAATGGCGTCACGCGACCCCAATCGATCGTCTAGTGGTAGCGTCCATGCTCGACACAAGTGCTGCTCGACGAGGAGGACGACGGGCACGATGACGAAGAAGAAGAGGACGGGCACGACGAAGAGGAAGAAGACGACGAGGACGACGAAGAGGACTTGTCCTTGCAGCACTTGACGCGCACCACCGAGCGCTTGCGCGACTTGGAGCGGTGGGGCTCATAGTGGGGCTGCTCCTGCTGGAGCGGGTACGCGTCGTAGCACGGCCTGCCCTGGGCGAGGATGCACGAGGGATCAAAGCCAGGGGGGAAGATCGTGCCCGGCAGGAGGAGGGTGCCGGCGGGCACCGTGATGGGCGCCGTGAGGACGGTCGCGACGGGCAGCACGATCGGGGCGTCGAGGACGACCTCGACGGGCAGCGGGAAGCCGGCGGGGAAGGTGGCCCCAGCGGCAAACACGGTGCCGGCCGGGAGGACCGATCCAGCGGGGAAGGTGACCGCGGTGGCCAGGGTCACGGGGCCCGGCGTCACGCTGCCGATGGCGAGCACGGAGCCAGCCGCGATGACGGAACCGGCCTGGAGGACAGCGTCGGCAGTCAGAGTGGTGGTGGCCGAGAGGACCGAGAGGCCCGGCACGATGGTGCCCGCGGGGAAGACGGTGCCCGCCGGGAGGGTGGCGCCCACGGCAAACGTGGTGGGCGCGGCCAGCACGGTGGTGCCGCTGAGGACGAGCGGCGCTGTGAGGGTGCTGCCGGCGGCGATGACGGTGCCCGCGGCGAGAATGCTGCCGGCGGGGATGGTCTGCGCGCCCGGCAGCACGATGAACGGCAGAGGCGCGCCGGCGGCGATCACGGTGCCGGCGATGAGGGTGAACCCGGCCGGGAGGGTGGTGCCGGGCGGCAGCGTGATGGGGGCCGTCAGGACGATGGGAGCCGTGAGGGTCAGAGTCTGCCCAAGGACGGTGCCGGCCGCGAGGACGGTGCCCGCGGGGATCACGGTGCCAGCCGGGAGGACGGTGCCGGCAGGCAGGGTCACGGCAACGGGGAGGGTGAAACCGACGCCGAGGGTGCTGCCGGCGCCGATGATGGTGCCGACCGGGAGGAGGGTGCCAGCGGGGACAAAGGTGGGCGTGGCGGTGGGTCCGACGGCGGCGGCGAGCGGCACTCCGGCTGCCACCGCGACGCCGTCGATGGTGACGGCCACGGAGAAGGTGGTGCCGATGGGGAAGGTCGAGCCTGCGGCAAAGACCGCGTCGCCGGTGGTCGTAAAGGCCGCGGTGGTGGGACCGATGACCACGGGGGTAGTGATGGGCGCGGTGAGCACGGTGCCGGCGGGGAGGGTGAGCGGGCCGCCGAGCGTGGCCGGCGCGGTGAGGGTGAGTCCACCGGCGCCCACGGTGACGGCGGCCGGCAGAGCGATTCCAGCGGGGAAAACAAAGCCGGCGGGGAGGGTGGTGCCGGTGGGGAGCGTGAGAGGCTGGGTGATGGTGAACGCGCCAGTCAGGGTCAAGTTGGCCGACAGGGCGACGGGCGCCGAAAGGATGGTGCCGGGTCCGATGACCGATCCGGGGGCCAGAGTGATGGGCGACGTGACGACGGTGTTGGTCGTCAGGGTGATGGCCGACGTCACGGTGCCAGCCGGGATGGTGGTGCCGCCCGGCAGGACAGTGCCCGCAGGCAGCGTGACGGCCGCGGTGAGCACCGTGTTGTTGACGAGGGTGGCACTGCCGGGCGAGATGGTGCCCGATCCGAGGAGGGTGCCCGAGGCGAGCACGCTGCCGGCGGCGATCAGAGCAGGGGTGGCCACCGGCACGGCGTCGGCAACGGTGACCGCGGCGCCGAGGGTCGCGCCGCCTCCGATGATGCTGCCAGCCGGCAGGGTGACGGGCGCTGTGAGCGTCACGGCGGTCGGGAGGGTGACGGCCTCGTCGACGGGCACGGGCACGGGCAGGACGGTGCCCGCCTCGAGGATGGTGCCCTCGAGGAGGGTGGTGCCCGCCGGGAGGATGGTGCCCTCGGGCAGCGTGGTCGGGCACTGGAGGACGATGGGCTTGGTGAGCGGGCACGCAATGACGGGTCCGCAAGCCTGGGCGCAAGACTGCCCGCACTGCTGTCCGCACTGCTGCGAGTCATAGCCGTACTGCTGGCTCAAGGCGTAGGGGGACACAAAAGGCAACGACATGATTACGGTCGAGATCGAGTCTTTTGTGGTGTGTGTGCTGGTCGGGGAGAGGCGCGGTGTGCCTGGTGTTTCTATGGAGTGGCGACAGATCACAGCGGTCGCGATCTCTTGCGGGTGGGTGCGGGGGCGATTGTCAAAGAGAGGGAAAAAAGGACGACAGCGGCGGCGGAGCGGGCGCGAGCGCGGGCAGACGATATGGGAGAGGGACAGGCAGAGAGACGACGATGCTGCGGATGGCGGCGAGAGCAACAACGGGCTATAGCACTAAAGCGGAAAGCGAGGAAAAAAGAATAGGGGGTCGACAAAGCGAGGGGTGGGGTGGGAGGTGATGGTGGTATGCGCTCCTTACGACAGGGGGCATCTACTTTGCTGTGCCCGGCGAGCGACGGCTTGACAAGCAGGCACCACGGGCGCGGTCGTCGATCGCCCCTGCGGCGAGAGTGCGTCATCGGTGACCGCGGCCCTCGCCCGGCCGGCCCGCTCCCTCTACCCAAAAAGACAAGCGAAAAGCAAAAAAAGGCAAGCGACACCCGACGGCTCAAAACAATTTGTTTTTGTTGCATGTTTATTCTCTCTTCCTCGTCCTCTTTTTCTCGCCCGGCCGCTCGCTCGCCCAACCCGGCACAGGCGAGAAGCACAAAGCGGCTTTTGCCCACCTCTTTTTTTGTCGGTCGGGCATGCCGCGCATACACTGGCCGTGGAAAAAGCGCACAAAACGAGCGAGAAAAAGAGAAACGAACAAAAGGCCCACCAACCGACAGACACCAAACAAGAGCGATCAGCGAGCGTGGTGGGCGGGGGCTGTTATCGCGAGTTGTGCACCGCGGCCCTCTCCGCGCCTGTCGCTATCACCATCGTCGTCGTCCGACTCGTCGCTATCGTAGTCGCTGCTATTGGCGTCGTCATCGTCGTCGTCATAATCTGAATTCGAATCAGAGGAAGACGTCGAGGCGGCGTCGTCAGACGCCACGGGCCAGACGAGAACCTCGGTGTGAGCAGCGGGCACGTGGCGTGCGGGCAGCATCAGCATGTCGTCGTCGGCCGACCATCCCAGGGAGAGCACCGTGCGCATGTATCGGATCGGGTCCCGCTCAAAGTGGGCGCCGCCGGAACCAATGTCCACATGCTGGCGGCGCGTGCGGTTGATGAGCGACCAAGCACGCGAACGTGCCGGTCCAGGCGTCGGCTGCGGCGGCAAACTCGCCGCCGTCTGGTGGCTTGCAGAGCCTTTCTGCGCTGCGGTGTTGCTGCTGCTGCTCATCTTCTCTTTGTTGTTGTTGTTGTCGCTGTTGTCGCTATTGTGGTTGTTACCAAAAGGAGCCAGAGATGTGGCCTGCGGCGGCGCGCTTGTCGGTCGATTCAGTGTGGGGGTCGCCCTGTTTTTTTCCCTTTTAACGAACCTTTTCGTAGACGACAAGAGCAGCACTCTCGGACTGGTCGCCGTCGCTTCCCTGTCTGCCCCTTTTCTCTGTCTCTTGTGTTTTCCCTTTGGATCGCGCGCACACCACACGTGTTATCTTTGCGGTCTCGGTGGCGGGCCGTGTGTTTTCTTTCTTGGCGCGCACTTCTTTTGGCGCGTGTGCCTGCGCTGGCGGGTGCGCGCTGCGAGCGACCCTTTGCTCTTGTCGTTGTTTATCGGCGGGAAAAAAGGCATCGGTCGTTCTAGTCGATCGCGGGCAGGTTTGGCCGTCCGCCCTTTGCTGCCGTCCCCGCCAAGAGGCCCAAAGGCGAGCGGACGATGCGCCTTTTTTGGTCCGCCCTCGCTGTGCGCGCTGCCGGCAGAGAGGCACAAGAGCCATTTTTTTCAAAAGTTTTTTCGAGGGGGGGGGGGGAAAAGAACAAATCAAAGGGAAAAGAAGAGGCAACAAGGAAGCAAAAGGACCAACGATGGCCGGCAGTCGAGGCTGTGTCTCTAGCCCGGTGACTTCCAGGCGACAAGGGCCTCCTTGAGGACGTCGTCGCAACCCAACCAAAAGTGCGAGCCGCGCCGTCCAGACTTGACAAAGCGGTCGAACGCGTCGGCAGCGCTCTCGGGGTCGCCACAAAGCGCTCGGCACTGAGAGAGGCCAATGTCAGACGAGAGGCGCGCCAAAAAAGCCCACGCGCTCACGAATCGTTGCCAGCCGCCATCGTGGTCGAGAACCGCATTCAAGGCCTCGATATGGTCGTGCGCGTGTGTGCCCCGGCGGTACCACCGGACGAATCGGTCCGCAATCCCGTGAGGGCCCGGCATTATGTTGGTAGTATCGCGGGCGGCAACGTTGACGTACCGCGCGTACATGTGATTGTACGGCCGCAAGGGATTGTCCCAGTCGACGGCATTGTTGTAGTCCGAGTCGGGAAATATATACTGTATAAAGTCGTCTAGGGTGGCGCAGAGGTCGGCATGGACGGCCACGCGTGCGCACGCGTCGATCACCGCCAGGCCGAGGGTTTGGCGTGGCGTCTCCATGTGTGTATGGCGAGTTGGTCCCTCTTTCTTTGTTGGCAAACACGCGATTGTTTTTTGTTTTCGCCCCCAAAAATATGTCCTCCTGGTGTGCGCTGTATATGAGAATGGCGCTGGGTTGGGGGGTGTCTGCCTGGAGGTCGAAACATTTTCTTGTTGTGTCTCTGCTGGCGGTGTGGGGCTCGAAGAAGAGACGCACTTTCGGCCAATCGACAATCATGTCGACTCACCTATGCTGCACCAATCGGCCATTGCAAGATCAGTCGCAATATTAAATTTGTTCCTGGCGCACATGGCGTGGTGGCCAGAGAATGCAATCTGCAGCAGACACGCGCGCGACCGGGCACAGGGCAAGTCCGCTTTTGTGTCGTCGTCGCCGCTGTCGTTGACCACGCAACGGCCGTTGGCTTTGAGGTCGCCCCTCGAAAGAACAAAATCAAAAAAAGCAGACAAAGAAGGCGGTCCGTTGGCCGTTTGTATTCTTCTATTGGTTGTTTTGTTGTTGTTTGTCTTTTTTTATAGAAAAGAGGACACGCAGCGTCCTGCGGCTCGGTAGCGTGATGTATGGAAAAAAAGAAAGAAAATAAAGAGGCGCACGCACAGGACACGCACGCACACATACACACAAAAAGAGAGGCAGAAAAAAAGAACAAGGGCCGGCATCCTGTGAACCGCGCGGGGCGCCAGCGCATCGGGAGAGCGCCGGCACTCTTGAGCGGCACGACGGCAAAGGAACCGCCACACACCGAAACCGGGCATCGACAGGGAAAAACAGGGAAAAAAAGAGACCAACGTCATGAGCGCCTACAACGAATATGACAACAATGGCGTCGTCTCTGACGACCTCGCCACGGCGCTTGCCCTGCTGAGCCCCCGCGACGGCGTCGTCACCGCTGAGCGCTTGACCGTATGGCCTGCCGGTTTTGATGCCCAAGACGACGGTTACGATGCTGACGGTCAGATCGCGCACGACAATCAGGCCGCGGCCGCAGAGGCCGCCGATGAGGCGGCTCTCCAGGAGCCACAGGATCTGCTCCTCGACGAGAGCCAACTCGGTTTGCCCGAGGGCGCCACCGACCTTCCGGCCGTCGACGTCTCGCTCTCGGGCGTCTCCACCCTGGCGCCCGGCGCGCGCTTTGCCAACGAGGCTGACCTGCCCGACGACCTCGACGTCGGTATCGATACGGTGGACGCTCTGGCTGTCGTGCAGTTTTGGTCCGACATCATGAGGGACCATATGCACTTTTTGGGCATGTGGCTGATTGACACGCCGGTCCCCGCGAGCGGCATAAGCGGCAGCGGCGGCGAGGAGGATCACGCTCAGGAGGCTGGCGTCTTTAAGCAGACGGCGCGCGATCTCGAGGCGGCATGGACGGCCTATATCGATGGTCCACTTGCCCAGGGCGACCTCGCCACCATGTCCTTGGCCCAGTTGATCGGCCAGACGGGGTTGCTCAAGAATCGCATCCTTGCCGCCATACGCGCCGGCCAATACGTTGGCGGAGTCTACGAGACCTTTTTGTTTGACAACCTTACCGAGGTCGACTATTTCGTCGACGCCCTCGCTGGCCAGGTGGGCGGGCAGGCCGAGGTCGACATGTGGAACGAGCACGCGCGCGGCCACGCCCTTTTGGATGCCCACATGCTCGACCCGCTCATGGTCAAGGAGATCATCGAGGCCCTCGTGCTGGCCGAGCGCTTCCTGGCCGTTAGCGACGGCCTGCCGCGAGAGCCGCTCTTTGCGCCTAGAGCGTTCGACGTCCTCGCGGCGAACCCAAGCCCTTCCGATATCATCGAGGAGAGCATGCAGTGGCTGGCGACGATCGCCAGCAGCCCGGCCGCGGCATCCAACGCCTACCTCGAGGCGCTTCAGGCCATTCGCGCGCGGATGGAGGGCAACGGCGCGCGCGTCTCGGGCGTCATGCCCCACCGCCTCGTCGTCCACACCATACGCGAGATTGCATACGGTCTGGAGAGGATCCGACAGATTCAAGGCGAACAGTGAGGGCGTTGGGTTGTTTGGTTGCGCCCGTGCGCTTTCTCATCCTTTGCGCTTGCCTGGACTTTTGCCCATCCTTTTTGTTTTCAAAAAAAAAAGAGAAAAAACATAACCAAGAGGGAGACCGCTTGTTTTTTTATCCTTTGGGCTCGCTCGTTGGGTCGCAAAGAAATCGCGCCCATAGACACGTGCACATACAACAAAATAGTAGCAAAGAAACACAAAGCGCAGCCAAAAAAGGCAACCGCACATTCCTCCGTCTTTTTTTAGGGAAAAAAAGAGGGAAAGGCGAGGGCCATCCGGAAAATGGGGTCGTGTTTATCTGTTGGTCGTGGCGAGGACGACGACGGCGGCGACAAAAGCAGACGCCAGTCTACGCCAAAATTTCTTTGCAAAGAAAAAACATTGTCTCCAAAACGATTGGCCAATAAGATGGTGCGAAATAAATGCGACGCGGTGCCCGGCGGTACGAAAAAAAGGGGGTGGGCGCGCAGTTGTGGGTCGGGTGCTTTGGCGCGGTGGCCGTGCGCGCGCGTGTAAGCCGAAAAGAAATAGCGCTGGCGCGCGCGAGGCCAAAATGTGCCATCTTTTTCTTTCGTGGTTGTCGCCACTGGAGATCACCATCACATTTCATCTACCCCCCCCCCGCTGTGAGAATCGCCCGCTCGGTCATTGCTATCCCTGTCGCTGTTGCCCTCGACCCCGATCTGCGCATCCCGCCTAAAAAAAGGGAGAGAAGGAGGGACCACCCGCGCATCTCTTTTTCTCTTGGCTTGCGTCAACCGAGAGCCGCATCGCAGCAACAAAGCCACGCCCGATCACAAAAAGAGATAGGCGCCCATAGGTCGACCCCAAAATAGAGTTTTGGCATACAGCGATGAGCAACTTACACGACCAAGAAAAAGAGGACAGGAGCGAAGCGGGTCCGCAACCCAAGCGCCAACGAATCGACGATGGTACTAGACATACCGTCGACCCTGTGGCCGATAGCGACGACGCTGCCTTTTGGCTTGCGGCCGCACAAGAAACCAGCCAAATCGTCGCGCCGCCTTTGGCCACGGTCTCTCTGACCCAAAGCCGTGTACCCATGCCACCGAGGGCGACGCCTCATGCGCATCGTTCCTCTGTGGCCACCGCGACGGCCTCGTCGTTGCCGACTGCCATGGCCAACTCGTCATCACTATCACAGTCGCGATCACTACCGCCGTCGGTCAGGCCACCGCCTCAGAGTCGACTGGGCACAACAGCCCCAACACGTAGACCCGGTGATTCGGCCCCTGTGCAGTCGGTGCCGCAAAGGAGCGCATTGGCTCCGCCCTATCTCTTTGGCATCTCGACGGTGCAGCGCTTGCGCCCTCCCATGGCCAATCCCGACGACCCGTTATTTGATGATAAAAGCGATGGTTCATTGCGGCCGCCGCAGCACCACGCATCCCTGCCCCTCCAGACGTCGGACAAGACCCAGCCGACGCAAACTCGGCCGGGACCGCCGATGCTCTTTAGCGCCAGCAAGCCGGCACTGCCAGCGCCTATCATCTTGCCCTATACGCCATCTGCGGCCCCGACTGGCTCTCAGGCGCCGACGTCTTACCGTCGCAGCGGTGGCGCGTCCCCACTGCCTGGACACGAGAATGTGATCAAGGGCGTCATGTGCAATTGTGCTCAAGGCACAAGAGAAGCCAAGACGGCCGTGGCAGCGACTGGTGCCAATACCGGCAGACGCTACTATGTATGCCATCAGCGCAATCAGACGGGCGGATGCAAGTTTTGGCTCTGGCAAGACGACCACGGCAAAAGCCAAGCCGCTCCCGATCGCGACCCGTGTGCCCCCCACTATCGTGAGCATTTGGCGCACGATTTGTTGTACGCGTCGGGGGGGCGCACGGCTGAGCGCCTCGTCGTGCTGGCGCGCCAGGCGGCGCCGCGCGATCCGCTCTCTTCCGGTGCGCCTACGGAGGACGATGCGCCAAAGGCAGCGGTATCAAAGGAGACGGCTGACGCATGGATCGAAGCCGTGACGGATCGTTGGAACGTGACCCGCCCGGTGTCGACCGATCCGACCGAAACAGATGCTGTGGGGGCCGCCCGCGGTATGCCGCTCGTCGACCTCGACAAACCTATGGGCGACACGGCGCGCAAGGCATGTCACCCTCACGTGACCCGCCAGATTACATGCACGGCACTGCTCGCGCACATGTTTGCCGCGCGCGGTTGGCGCGTCGTCGTACAGCCGCCGCTCATGGCCTTTTACCACCACGTTCATCTCTATATTGCGCGCGGGCGCTATGACAAGGTGGCCTATTGGGTGCGCGTGGAGCCCGCACAACGTATGGATCCGCGCGATCCGCCCAGCACACCGGTCCAGCACGACTCGCTCTGGGTGCAGGCCGCTGGTCCCGATCCCGATACGCCCGGATGGCTCACTGGATCGCACGTCGACCTGGTGGCCTTTGAAGCCGACGAGGGATTCCTGCTCGTCGACAGGCGTCATCTCTGGCGCTATGTCGACCGCCACGTGATGAAGGCGGGGTCGCCTGGCGCTGATACCGCCACCGCGTCGATCACGGTCACAGACCCAGCGCAGGCCGACCATCGTCTGTTGGACATGGGTGCCGTGGGCCAGAGCCCCCACGAACGCCGTACCCTTTTGAGCATCGAGGCGCTCTTTCAGCACGACGATGTCGAGAGGGCAAAACACGCCGCGTCCCCGGCCAAGTGCAAGGCCGTCGTGCAAGAGACTTTGGCCTTTGATGCTGCCATTGCCGTGCCCTATTTGGCGCGCATGGGGCGCGATATGCCGCTCGACCTGGCAAAGATGGCAGCATCATTGTCTGAGGCAACGCCGGCAGAGTCGTCGCCGGCTACGGCCGACAGCGGCAATAGCGCCGACAGCGCCCTTGACGGCAACAATTTATCAACTGCCTAGGGATCGACGACCAGGTTGGGCCTCTCTGCAGAGACGTGCCATTTGTTGCGGTCACTTTTGCTCTATGGCCTCGAATAAAAGCCATGTCGCGCATTTCTCTGCTAATCACGCGCCAGACGAGGGCGTGTCCATCTTGTTTGGTCCGTTTTTTTCCTTGTCGTGGCCGTATGGTTCTCTGGCTGTCTTGGCTCCCGGAGAAAAATCGTGAAGGAGACATACATGAGAATTTCTTTTCAAGAAAGATTGCCCCAGTCTGCTTTGTGCGCACGCGTGGGCTCGGCAGCCTCATGGAATCGCCCCAGACACGCAAGGCAGACAGGGAGAGAGATGTTGAGATACGCTGACGAGACCCGTAACCAGACCATAAAGAGCGGACCCACAGCCAAGTAACAAAAAAAATAAAAAGTGCGTCAACAAAGAAGGAGATACAGGAGCGCATTTGGTCGGTCTCCTGCTGGACAGTATGGCGAGAGAGAGTGCGCTGATAAAGGCAAAAGACGCCAGAGGACGCCTCAAGGACGATCGAGGTAGCGCAAAAGGGACGTGTGGTCTTGGGGCGGGCGCACGGCCAGGTTGGCAGCCGCACCGATCGAAAGAATACGGAGCAGTGGAAAAAGAGAGAGAGAGCGCTAGAGGGGACTGCGTCATCAACAAGCGCACGTCGCCGACACGCGCACGACAACAGACCGAGACGGCGTACCGGGTTCGAGTGCAGAGTTTTCGAAAAAAAAAGACAGAGAGGCAGCAGCGCACACGCGGGTTCTCTCGCTCGCACCACAGGGCGCGCCCCTTTGCTCCCGCGCGGAACACAAACCCACGCTTTTTCCTTTTTCGTTTATTGTTTGATTTGCGCCCTGCTGGATGCGGTCCGACACGATGAGCGCCCCTGATCGAGGTGCGCTTCTCCTTTGCCCGCGTGTGTATGTTTGCGCCTATCTCGCACGCACGCGCTCGTGCCCTCTTTATGTGAGCATTGATATCCTTACTTTGCGATTTCCAAACATAAGCGCGCGCTTTGGCTCCGTTTGTTGGCGTGCGCGCCCTTTTGTCGCTGCTCCCTCTTGCTGATCTCCTTTTACCGCCGTTATTTTTGTATCCCTCTTTTTGTGTTGTGGGAGAAAAAATTCAGACCCCTGGCGGCAGCGCGCGCGCCATGACAGCGATCCAGGAGCGGCCAACATTTGGGCGCTGGACGATGTGCCCGCGAGTTATCGAGGCGTTCATGCGGCCGACGAGACAGCCACCACCGCTGCCACGTCGACGACAACGACAACGACTGCCAGCACAGACGCTCCGCGCGGCCACCAAGACGCCACAACGAGCGATGGCCCCCTGGACGCCTCTTGGCTTGGTCACGCTCGATCGGGACTCAAACCTCAACATCGCCCGACGCGCGGCGATCCTCTGCCCGACGGCAACAATGACAGCGCTCGTCGGGACGACAGCGACGAATCGTCCAAGACCGACATACTGCTTCCGTCGACGCCCTCGTCTTGCTCCTCGATGGTCTTTAGTTGCCTGCCGTCGCGCCTCGTCGACGCGTCGGCCTTGCCCCCGGCCGGATTGTTTGACAAGGACTATGATTATCAATCCCAATCTGCGCCCCTCTCTCCGCCTCATCTCCCCCATGATCATGAACGCCATCCCCTTGCATTTCACCGCCACCAACATCGCGACTATCAAGATCACCCTGGCCGGCGTCCCACTAGCACCTTTGACGACCGAGAGCATCGTCATTATTATCAGCAGCAGCCTGCGGACGATACTCGCGGTGACCATCGTCGAGACCGTCCGGCTGATTATCCTATCGGCGGTCGTGACAATGGCGGCAACCGACAGCCCAAAAGGGACAGCGATAATTTGGGCCTTGGCGACGACGGCACGCGCCGCCCGCCCGCACATCGCGACCGCCGCTCGCATCACGCCGGCTCGGCCAATGGCGCCGGCGGCGCCGGCAACGATGGCCATTATCGGCAGGGCCGTACCGCAGCGAGGGAATCCAAAGAGACAAACGACCTGATGCCCACCAACGGCCTCGGACCCGTTGACCATCGTTGGCTTCGCGATCCCGTCGTGGCAGCGGCCGAATTCGTGCGGCCCCCCTCGCAGTCGGCACCGCGCTCGCTCCGCGCCCTGCCCACGCGACGCTCGCCGACACACGGCCAGCCCCAACCACCGGCGGCCGCCGCCTCTGTCAAACACCAGCGCCGCCGCCAAAGGGATCGTTCTTTGGGCAGCAGCGCACCTCTGCCGCCTGTCGTCGTTGTCAAAACTACAGAGGTGCTACCGATGCGGTCGACCGCTCCGCAGTACCTCGATGCACGCGACGCCGCCCATCCGCCGCCATCGACAGTGTCGATGCCGTTGGCTGAGCGTTTGCCCGACGCGACGCCAGACCGCGCGCCCCCGTCGATCCACCAACAGGCACCGCTGTTCAACGCCGACGGTTTCGTGGTGCCTCTGGCGAGACGTAAGCGAACATGGCAGTTGCCCGTGTGCATCGCTGGACAGGCCGTCTGGGTAGCGGTGAGCACAACGCGACGCACCTTGACCGTGTCGACGCACGACCTGAGGCAGGCGCGGCTGCGCGTTCCGGCTGCCGATCTCGTGTGCTCGCTGCCGTCCAAACGCACCCAACTCTACTGCTCCGATGTAGTGATACCTGTCGAGGACCCCTCTGGAGACGGCGACGGCGCCACGGCGGCCATCCGCGCGCGTCGGTTCGACTTTTACGTGGGGCGAGGCCGCTTCACGAGCCGCATCGGTCTCCTGGGAGGTCCAGATCGTCGGTCACTGTTTGCTCACCTGCGCCTTCCCATCGACCTGTTTGCTTTGCGCTTTGATCATCCGCAGCCGTCGCTGTGGCGACACGATCCCTTGACGGCTGCGCCTTTGCGGCAGTCTGACCACACAAGGCACGACGCGCGCTCCCGAGAATCGCTCATCGACCGCGAGAGGCGAGCGCCCTCGAGGGGACGCCGTCGCGAGGTCTCGTGGATGGCCCTGGGGGCAGCGGCGGAACCGCCCGAGGGCGCGGTATCGTGTGCGCTGGTGCCGGCGCCGGGCGACGAAAAAGGGATCATAGCCTTGGCGGCTGCGGGCATCCGCGTGGGGCGTGTGCGGTTCGACTTTCTCGAGCCCCTACCGGCCATCGTGCACGCCGAGGTGCCCGGCCTGTGCGTGCCTCACGAACTCTACGTGGCGATCGCCGAACAAATCGCGAGCATGTCTGGCCTCTTTCGAGGAGGCGCGTCGGTCGAGCGCGGGCGGCGCGCACTGATAAGGGCCGTCGCACGCCTTCCCTCCATCTCGGTCGTGCTCCATCGCGACCCCAACCGGCCGGCGGGCGGCGGGCGAGTGCGTCTCGACGTGCCGCCGTGGGCCTACACGCTGTGGCATCGACCACGGGTCCTTCGAGGCAGCCACGGCGACGGTGCCAAGGACGACGGCGGCCGACTCCAACTCTTGATCTCGCCCTTGGAGGCGCCCGAGCGCAACGACCATCAGTGCATGGTGTTGGGCGCCGCATGTTTGGCAAGGTGCGTGGCGGCGTTCTCTCTCGAGCGCGGTCGAGCCTGGTTTTGGAGCGATGCCGACGACAGCGACCTCCCGAGCACGAGTGACGACGACGACCAAGGCCAAGGTTGCCGTCCTTGACGCCAGAGCGGCCATCCTCACAGATACCCGCAGGCGCGCGCCTGCTTGACGATTGGCAAAAAGGCACGCAACAATGATTATGGCGAATGCCATGGACGGCACTGGCGCAGAAGCAGCAAAAAAAGAGGCCCACCAGACCGTATGACAATATTTTCTTTTTTTTCTTTCGGCCAACGGCCGTCGAGGCCAGGCGCGCGCACACACACACACAAAAAGTCGATACGAAAAGTCCATCTGTCGTCGGATTGTGGCAAGACATTGAACCCCGGCACATCTTAATCTCTCTCTCTCTCTCTCTCTCTCTCTCTCTCTCTCTCTCTCTCTTTCGACGGCACAGAGCGAGGCCGGTGGGACGCGGTCTTTTTGTAGGCCTTTTTTTTGCTTTATGAAAAAGGATGGGCAAAGAATGTGTTTATGAACGTTGAGAATGCGTAATGGCGGTCCCGCCGCCAAAAAAGGAGAGGAAGAAACAAGAGGGCCAAAGGAGACGGCCGCTCTAAACTCTATTGGCGTTGACATTGTGGTCTTTTTGCGCACCCACTATGCGCGCAAAGGCCAAACCATGATGCGCCTGGAGGTCCCTCGACCCCGAGGCCACCGTCATCGCCCCTCTCGACACTATGATACACTAGAAGGAGAAGAGCAATAAAATGGCCCGCTCTCCTCTCCTGTCTTCCTCGAGCACCCGCCAAATCTTGTTTTTTTGAAAAAAAACAAGAGAAAGAAAATAAAATCCCGCAAGGGCACGGCAGGATGGGCGAGTGTTGTTCTTGTATGATCGCCAGACCGTGAGGCGCTGCGCAAAAAAAAACGGACAGCGCAACGGCGAGAGGGCTGAATGGAGCGGCGCAAAGGCGACACCTTCTTTTTCTCGCAAGGCTAGAGCGCTAGCGGGGGATTGTGTGTGTGCATCGCGCATCGTCGGTAAGCCATCAACAAGAACCCATATTTTTTCTCTCTCTCACGTGGCAGCAAGGGCAGGCCTTGCGTGGCGTCGCGCGTTGGCAGAACCGAGACAAAAGTCGACAACAGCGCGACGAGCAGACGCGCCACTTTCTTTTGTTGGTATCTGGGGAAAATATTTACGTCCTTTTTCTAGTCTGCCTAATCGCAACAGCCCTTTTTGGCGGTGCATCCGCTGCCGGCCCGAGCGAGCCACGCACAATCGGCGTCGGCGTCGGTGGTCCTTTTGCGTGGGCGACAATCGTAAAAGCGACATCCGTCGCGCTCGGCATTCTTGCTCCAAGGTCTATAGTCGACGACCCCTCGTGTGGCGACCCGCGAGTCGTAAAAAACTCGCGCATGAAAGCGTGCGACCCACCACGAGTCGGTGCTGCCCACTTGGCAACACGAGCGTGCGCACACTGCAACATCAACGTCGCGGAGGGGAGGGTCGCGCCAGTGGCGCAGAATGACAACGCGGCACACTGGTGAGGTCGTATCGAGAGTCTTTTCGACAAGGTCCCTGTCTGCCCGCCGAGCATCGAGCACAAGGTTGTCGCATGCGCCCACCTCAATAGCGTCGTTATCGTCGATCTGCTTGTACTGGCACGGACGGTCCCACTCGGCCTGGTGCCACCACAGGGGGTTCCACGGCGTCATGGCCCAAAGACAAAGGGGCACATTGGACGGCTTCCATCCTCTGGATATTACGATGGGCACCAGCGCCAGCAGGTCGTCGCTCTTGGCGGCGACCACGACCGTGCGGCGCGCCGACTGCCATGACCGTGGCTTCCAGTCTAGGCTTTTGGGGAGGTTGAGGTTGTGGTAGGCTTTCAAAGCCTGGCGGTTAAACTCGGGGTCCACGGCCAGGTACCAGCGGTCGGCGAGCCATCGGACCTTGTCGATGAGGGCGTCATGCTCACCTAGCCCCAAAGCGAGGTACCAGCGGATGATGTGTGTGCGCGTGTCCAAAAGGTCCATTGTGAGGCACGACGCAAAAAGGCCGACTCTGAGCGGTTCTCTTTTGGTGCACGTCCCCACGCTTTTCGTTTTTTAATGTCCGACCGCGTGACCCAATCGCGATAATGCACGCCTGGCTCCATGGCAATAAAAAGAGTCGAGGCGCTGTGGGCTCCTACGTTGGAGGGACACGCTCAATCGCGCCGGCGGCTCGGGAAAATCGGCAATCGTCTTTTGGGCACAAAAAAATGTCGCTGCCTCTTTTCTCAGTGGCCACGAAAAGAAACTAGACAAACATTGGTTGCGAAAAGGGGACATCACGCCGATTCCGAGCGCAGCCGCTCTCTTCTTTCTCCCGTGGCGCACACACCCACGAGAAAAAAAACAAGAAAGACGCCCGTTCCTTGACGCATCTCATGGCCAGCCTTGCCGATTTGCCGCCCGAGATCATCGGGATCATCCTAGGCCATGTATCGTCGTTGCGCGACCGTGTGGCGTGCGCTGTTGCCTCGCCGCTCCTGGCCATTGAGCCCTTGTCGCAGACTGCCGCCTCGCTTTGCCCCTCCTTGGTGCTCGAGCGCTTCATGGAGGCCGGTGCCCCACTCGATGCTGTCCAGCATATCGCCTCTCGCCGTCACGAACAGGTCGCGCCGAACCACATCGATGCCGCAGCCTATGGAGGTCGCCGCGATGTGGTCGAGTGGGTCCTGACATGCGCCGGCCTACCTGCTCTGCTCAAGCGCCGGCCGCTCGATGTGTTTGATAACCCCGACAGCGCTGCTGTCGTCGGAGCCAAGCGCAAGCGCAACCCCCCATCCTATGACCGAGTCCATAGGCGGTGGGGCATTAACGCTTACTCACGCCAGTGTGCGGGCCCTCTGGTCGACGCCCTTTGCGAATCGGCATATCGCGGACACATTGGCATACTCGACATTCTACTCGACGCGTGTGCGCTTTCTCCGGACCATCGTCTCGATGCGGCCCTGCTCGATTGCCTATCTGTCGAGGCTGTGAGCGCTCCTGGCACCGCCGTGTTTGACTATTTGTGTCGCCGTCGCCAACGTCATGACGATGAAGACGATGTCGATGAAGACGATGGCGGCGAAGAAGACGACGACGATAAAGGCGCCAACAGTCAATCTGCAGGTCGACTCCGCATGCGAGTACGATGCCATTGTCCGCGCGCCGCTTACGACGCTGCCGTCGAGGACGACCGCGTCGACCTTGTAGCGTGGATGTATCATGCGGGGTGCCGTGCTGCGCCGTGCCTTTTATGGCCGCGCCACAGTTCGGTCTATGATCCCATCCGCCAAGGCAAGACGTCGGTCTCGCGCTGGCTCGTCGACGCCCTCGACGTTGCCCGACGGCCAGAGGTCGACGAATGCCTTGCCGCCGCCCTTGTCAAGGCTGCCGAGCACGGGCACGTTGATGTGTTGGCTCTCGTGCACGGCCTCGGCGTGCAAGTGTGTCCGCTACGCGCCCTCGTATGTGCAGCCTACGAAGGTCATCTCGAGGTGCTCGAGTGGGCCGCGAACACGCATAATACAGACAACGTCGACAAACATGCGACCGCGCGGCCGCGCCCCGTCGCCGCATGGCCATCCGTGGCGATAGGACAGGCGGCAGCCATCAATGGCCGGACGCGCACGGTACGATGGATGCTGCAGAGATCCGACGCCTCTAGGATGCTCGACGTGGGCGCCGCACGGGGCGCGCTCCAACGAGGACATTACACGATCGGCAACATGCTCCACGAACACGGCATCGCTCCCTATGACCGGTGGGACGCGCTCTGTGCGGCCGTGGCGAGCGGAAAAGTGGATGCCGTCGTCTACGTTGCCAACCGTGGCGCGCGCTGTACTAGCGCTGCGCTACGAGAGGCCTTTTGTCAGTTGGACGAAAAGATCATCGCCTTTTTGTACACGTCTTTTGACGACATCCAAGACTCGCTCAACGAGGCCATTGACGCGCTGGCCGGTGTCGAGATTGAACCAAAGCCTCTGGCGTGGATGTTGTCCAACGCCGATGACCGAATCTGTCTCGCAGGCCTCCTTGTTCATTCGCTTCTCGAGGGATCGTCGGCGTCGTGCCCGTGCGCACAATGCCACTGCCGTTGTTGATTTCCTTTTCCTTTTTTTTCACGACGACAATAAAATAGCACCCGCTGCAAAGGTCCCGCGTGGGCGTCTAAATCTTTTTTTTTAAAAAAATGTTCTCTTTCGTTCTGGGCAAAAACGGGGCCGCTGCGCCGCCAACAAAGCCGCCTTAATGGTCCGAGTCGCCCCCACAGTCGGCCGAGAGCCGCGTGTGCGACGCCACAAGACATGCCATGCATGTGCCGACCGCGCCACTCTTGTCATCTTGTTCAACGGGATCGCCGTCGAGCGCGCAGAGGCACGAATGAGCAAGAACGCGGCAGGTGCGATCGCGATCTGCCGTAGGGCATCCGACAAAACAGACACGACCCGTCGAGATAGAGGGCATCAAAGGCCATAGGATGTGCCGGATCGCCGGTAGGTCCGCTGCGCATGCACTTTATGCGACCGCCCAGATCGGCTCCATCCGGAACAGTCACGCCGCCGATGCAAAACACCTCGGCAGCGTCGTCGAAAAAGCGACGGCCATCGGCAGCGATCAGCACGGCCTGACCGCACGGGTGCCCGGCGCCGTCCCATGTGCCCTCGACGCGCTGCCCGTTGGGCCATGTGTGAACGCCCCACCCATGGGGTGCACCCGAGCGCCACCGCCCCCGGTGCGATTGACCGTTGGGGAGCGTTAGGGTGCCGTCGCCGTCCCATGCTTCGCGCTGCCATTGGCCCGTGTAGCAGTGGCCGCTCGAGTAGCGCAGCACGCCGTGGCCGTGTCTCACTCCGCTCGCGTATTCGCCTTGATAATGGTCACCATTGTCAAGAATCTGGATCACACGGCCGCAGGCCAGCCCATCCTTCCATTGGCCCTCGATACGAGAACGGGGCGACAACCTAAAGGCATCACGAGCATCGGCGCACTGGGCAACGTCGCGCGCTTCGACCCGCACGCGGAGACCGTAGCCATGGGGTCCACACCGTCGCAGGTCGCCACAGTAGAAATATTCGTTTTTAGAGCCTGCGGCGACGCAGCCGGGCCCGGTCGAGCCAAAGGTGCCGCGTTGCGAGCGCGCCCGGTAGAGCCAGCGCCAGTCTTTGCCGTGCTCGATGAAATGGTGGTGCGCAGGTGGGCCATAGCGCCGCTCGTACAGGCGCCTCCATAAAGTGTCGTCGGCCACGGCAGCATGTGCGCGGCGGGCCACAGGCGCCATCCGACCTGGCACCTCAGAGAGTCCTAGGACACCAAACACGAGCAACAAGAGTTCGTTGGGCAACGAGAATAAGAGGCAGTCCCCCTTGGTTGACGTGCCAGCAGAGGTCGGTTTGTGGGCACCAATGTCCCAGTTGCCAGAGGCGCCATTTCCCGCGGCTGCCGCCATCTCCAATGAAAAAGGCAAGAATCAATCAAAACAACAAGGCTGCCGTTCTTGGCTGCGTCGCGCGGTCGCGGTTCTGTGTTTTTGGGTGTGACGACCTTTTTTCTTCTTGTGTGCTAGCGCACCGGCGGCAATGGAGCGACACTCCCTGATGTTGTGATTCGTTGTCTCTGTTTCAAAAAAAATTACCCAATGGCGACCGTCTATTTTTTTGTTGGCCTTGCGTTGGCCTTTTCCTTTAGACACAACGGGCCAGCCTTGGCAGGGAGCCCCAAAAAGACGACGCTGTGCAGGGCACCTCAGGGAGCCGAGTTTTTCGTTGGCCGCCGCTTGACTGAGAGCACCAAAGGCAAGTTCTCTTTTCTTGATTTTTCTTTCCATCCAAAAAAAGAAAAGACAGAGCGTGCGGGTTTCTCTAGGCACGCTTCATAAAGAAAAATATAACTCGTTTTTTGTGGCGCTCCTTGGCAGATGTGGGTGGCGTCTGCAATACAATATACGCGCACGCACGCGAAAAGAAAAACAAGGCCCCCGCTGTGCCGGCGCCATTTTTCGCAAAAGTCTCTTTTTTTCTCTTGAAAGGAAAGACAGAAAAAACAAAAGCAAGATAAGGGGGCATCGGCCAAAGCAAAGAGGCAAAAACAACAGCAACGACAATGTGGGCACTAGGGGTCGGCGGCGACAGCGACTCTGGCGTGGTAAAAGCGCTGATAGGTCACTCCGCATTCTTGCGCGGGCTCGTCGAGCGCCTGGCCACGATCATACATGCCCAAAGGCATGTCGGGGAAAAAAACGTCGGCATCGGGATAATCGGGGTTAATGATCTGAGTCAGCCAGAGGCCCTCGCATGCCGGATGTGTGATGGCCTCGGAATAGGCTCGGGCGCCGCCAACCACAAACACCTTTTCGACGCGCCCCGCAAGCATGGCAAGGGCGTCGTCGATGCTCGGCGCCGTCAATACGCCTTCGGGGTAGACGTCGGTACCGGGTGGGCGGCGGGTCAGCACGACGTGGATTCGCCCAGGCAGCGGACGACGTCGGGGAAGCGAGTCAAATGTGAGTCGGCCCATGATCAGCGCGTTGCTCTTGATCGGATCGACCGTTGTGCGCGTGAGGTTACGAAAGGCGGCCATTTCCTTGGGCAATCTCCCCCAAGGCAGTTGGCCCTGTTGGCCCAACGCGCTACTTCTGGTCATGGCCGCGACGATCGTAAAAGAGGGCGACGACGGCGACTCGCCAAGCGTGTCAGATGGCCCCTCGTCGACATCTAGTGCTTTGGTTGTCGGTGCGCAAGTTGGTGACGACATTGTGTCGGCGGATAACGATCTAGTGGTGACTGGTGGCTATAGGTATGAACACAGCGGCTGCAGCCGTGAAAGCAGGCAAGACAAATGGCCGGGAGCGACCCTGCGGGACTTGTTTTTATTTCGTGGCTGGGCGCGGCGGCTCTGGCGTCGTCGTCGTTGGCCAAGCCGATGCCCCATCTGGGATTTTGCTCCATAGGCCGCCGTCGCCAATTATCCAATCGACGTTGAGCGCTGCTGTGTCGGTTGGTCAGGAAAAAAGGGGTGTTGGCATTTTCCTTCTGTGGCGATTTCGTGGGACTCCACAGGAGAGGCGACTCTCTGCCAAGGCGAGCAGTCAGGTCCCGGCCGAGCGAGAAGAGGCACCGCGACGGCACCAGGCACTGCCACAATAAAAGACCGCGACCGCGGATTTTTTTCGTTGGACACAATAAAAATCAAAAGCAAACAGGGGCAAACATACGGCCCGCGGATGCCCTTTGGGAAAAGAAAAAAAAGACGTGCGCCTTAAAGGCACCAAACAGAGAAGGACGGGGGGGGGGGAAGGCGCTGGTCGTCGCAGCGACGTATGCCTCCCTCGTACTTTTGTTTCGTCACCCTTCTTGTGTTGCTGCAGTCGCCGGTTGTGCGGGCTTGCGCTAAAAAAAGAACCATCCCGTTCTTTGGTGATTGTTTATTTGTCTCGCCTCTGCGCGTCGCGCCCCCGTTTGTGTGGCTCGCGTGTGCGTCCTCGCGCTCTGCCTCTTTATTTTTTCTTTGTCGAGAAAGAAATAGACATAGGAAGAAAAAGGAGATTATTATTGCCTTTGGGTCGGAAAAGAAATTCGCGCGGCGTCATGGCGCGAACCGACCGACCGCCATCTCCCGACGTGGTCCCACCCGCGCTCCGATCGATTCTGCGCGATCTGCCCGTGTCGCGCGTAGCGGCGGCCTTTGAGCGGCCCATCGGCGCGCGCACACTGTTTGCTGCCTGCGTGCGAGCGGCTGTGCCCTTTGCCGTCGTGGACGCCATCTTCCAGAGTCGCCTCAAAAGCGCTGCGGGCTCGCTAGACGCCTGTGGACTCTCGGACCCATTTTTTGCTTTGGAACGCAATCCCCGAAACAAAGACCGCGACACATTCGACAACAACGGCGGTGGCGACGACGAGAGCGATCACATGAAAACCGACGAGCACAGACGACGAGAGACGGGCAGGCGCACGGAAGACGCATCGTGGTGGGTATCTTGCTGTGGGTGTCTGCGTCGCCTGGCGTGTGCGCCCCGCTACGACGCCGATGCCTACTGGTGCGGGGGCCCATGCCCGCGCGGATGGCTTAGGCGCATACCGAGCCGCGACGCCCTGCGCATCGTCGCCTGGCATTGGGCGGTGGCCGTGGCCGCGCGCCTTGCTGGTCCGTCGGCGTCCGAGGGCGGACACGTGCTGTGCCGCGGACTCTACGAGCGCGATTGGTTTCACGTGGCAGGACACGAGGCCGAGTGGGACTATATGGGTCCCGACATGAGCGAACCTGATGCCGTCGTGTTTGACATTGTCTTGGGCGAGGCCTTGTCGTCGTCCATGGTGCCCCGTTCCGAGGTGGCTGCCCTGTGGACAGATACCAAAAGGCGCCTGCGCGTGCCCCACCCCACGTGCTCTGCAGTCGCTGTTTTTGTGTGCTACGATGGCGACGAGAATCCACCATCTGCCGGTAGGATTAACAACAACAACAGCGATGGGATCGTCGCCGAGAATCGGCCTGCGTCCGTTGTCGCCCTCGTCGACGGCGATCAACAGTTTGCTGGCCGCATCCGCCTATCTTGATGCCCACCGAAATCGTTGGGCTAAAAAAAGGGAAATACACCAAAAAGAGGAGAAAAACAAAAAACCCGCTCTCTGTATGTGTGTGCGCGTGTTTTTTCTCTCTGTTTGTTATACATGCGCGCGTATGTGTTTGTTTTTTGTCTTTCTGTGTGTCTGGCCGGTGGGGCGACACATTTGGCGAGCACACTAAAGTCGGAGCATTCCTTTTTTCCTGGTTGGTGCTTGGTGGTGGGCGGCTGGCGGTTTCTGTTTTTTGTACGTGCGCATGTGTCTGTGTGAGTTGGGCCGAGCCGATAGCGGTCCGCTGTGGGCTGGTTCTTTTTTTGTGCACGAACCTTTTGTTGCTTCTATTTTTTCGGTCTCGTGTTGGCCTGGAGGCGCGCGCAATTGATCCCCGCGCGATCTCGATGATACGGTGCCCATCCACACATATGCACCCCCAGCCATAAAAAGACCCTTTTGCACATGCTTCCCGCCGTACTTTTCATATCAAATGAGGCGGCCCATCTATTTTTTTTCTTCCAAAGACGAGGGACAGCGGCGCCAGCGACAAAAGGAGGGAGAGACACAGACACACATACAGACGGTCCGCCACGCGCGCGCAACAGGACACAGAGGGATCAAATGACACAGGCCCTACTGCGCCTGGGGACGATAGGCCGCGAGGGAGGCCGGAGAGGGCGTGACGCATCGCGGCGCGGGTTCAATGTCGTCGCGATCGAGGACGAGAATCAACAAGAGGATGGGCACCGAGAGAGCGCACCACACAGTCGGCAGTTCGTGGATCGATCCAACGGTAAAGTTGACAAAGACCACCTGGGCCATCCAATAGGCCAACTTGATGCGGCCGCGGGGCTCGTAAAGGGCCGGGTAGAACCACAGCAAGAGGTAGGCGAAAAAGTTGGCCTCGAGGCCGTTGCGCGCGGCATAGGGGAGCACCCAGAAGAGATGGGTCGGGCCGCCCAGCGTGCACACCTCGGGCCCCACCATGATTTCGTCCGTGTGCAGGCTGCTAAAGGTGGCCGTCGACGGGAGCGCCCCGCGGATCGGATTAGCGGGCAAGAGGCGGATGGAGAAAAAGACCGCCCACACGGCCGCCATGGCCGCTGCCGCGCCAAAGACGGCAGCGGCGTTCTTGTGTCGCACCACCTGGCCAAAGTCGGCGGCATGCACTGCGGCCCTCGCGGCCCGGCGCGCTCGAACGAGCCGATATATGTTCCACATGCAAGGCTGGACGGCCACCAGTACATGCGCGACGACCGTGAGCGCATAGTTGACGGGTTGGCCGCATTGACCAAGGACGCCGTACTGGAAAGCCTGCAGCGTCTCCATGAGCGCGTAAAAGGCATAGGGGTAGACGAGCGGCGGAAGCGGGTCCCTGGTGCCGCTGCTGCTGGCGCCACGGTGACGACGTGTCGACGTCATCGCAATCAGGCACGCGACAATAGTCCATCCTCCGAGCGCCAGTCCTATCGACATGCCCTGTGAGTAGCACATGGCCGATGCTCGTTCGCGTCCCCTCTGCGCGCCTGTGTCTGCCCGTGCCTGTCTCCCGGCTTTTTTTGTATGTGCGTGCCTGCGGCAAACAAGGTGGGCGGCTCGGTCCTTTTCGATCGGCCGCTGAGGCGTCCAAAGCAATGTCTCGTGGAGGCCGCTGCTGTTCTCTACCCAAGCGCGCGTGAGCACCGCGAGTCGCTTTTTTCGGTTATTGTCGCGGTCGCTGCGCCGATACGGGGTCGACGTGAGGGCAAAGACGCGGCTGTGGTTTCCTTTGATTCTCTTCTCTAGCGGCGACGAAAAGATATCGAAAAAGACGAGAGAAAAATGAGACGCAGACAAAAAGGGCGCACCGCAGGACGACACGCACACGAGGAGCCACAGACCACAAAAAAAGGAACCCACCAAAAGCGACAGAAAATCTCGTGCTACGTTTGCGGCTTTTGCGGTCGTGTTTGCTATTTTGGCAGCCACAGGTGGCGACATTCTCTATTGGTTCGTGGCCAAAGGAAAGAGCACCAGCGGGGTCTGGCGCCAAAGGAGCCGGCCGCTGATGCTCTGGGCCGCCTTATAGCCAACTCGGACTGCACCCAAACCCGCCAACGCCATCCTTGTGGTCGCCAACAAATCGTGCATAAAATGTTCCTGGTTACGATCTCTGGACGCGCGACATCAAGTGCGGGCAATGGGCATTTTGTGCGCAATTCATGTGTGCCCCTGAAAAAATGCTGCTAAAGATCCTTGCCAGAGGCCACGGCGATCACGGATCGACCAAAAGCGCTCGTGGTCGGCGCCCATCTCTCTCTTGTTTGCAAGAAAAAGTAAAAGATAAAAATCTATTTCGTTCTTGCCACTGGCTCTTGTTGCGCGAGCAAACCGGCTAAAGGCGATCGAGAAAAAGGTCGCTCAAATAGATGGCTTTGGCACGCGCCCGGTGGCTGCGAGGTCGACGACACCTCTGTACCCAGACGCGGGAGTAGCCGAGGAGCGCAGAGCACGCAGCACGATACCTCCACCCGAGCGCACGTCAAAGCCGTCGACCTGGCATGCTCCGTACCGCCTGTAATACCAGGATACGTCGTCGATGATCTCTGCCGTTGGCTCGGTTAGGCCGTTTGCGCGCAATTTGGCACTTGCGCGTATGATCCTGTGCGACCCGCACATAGAGAAGGCAACAGCATATAACACGCACAAACATGTAATTATCGTTATAAACTATGATTGTTATTTGCATGCTCTCCAGTGCTGTCGGCACGGCGCAGAGCGGCAACGGCGCATACCCTTGACACTTGTAAAAGTGGGCGACGCCTTCAGAGTCGCACCAATAGTCACACATTTCGGTCTGCGAGATGTCGGGCGTGTCAGTGTCGCGGGTGCGCGCGTAGGTCATGGCAGCGCGCAAGGCGGCAGCCCGTCGTGGTAATTGAGGCGCAAAAGTCTCGGGAGGCGATGCGGACATGGTATGATACTGTTGTTGTTGCGTGCGTGGTGTGGGCACACATTCGGGGCGTCTGCCCGTGTTTTCAGAAGCGATTGCGGTGACTGGGCAGACACAATGGCGGACCCAATGATTATTTTCCAACGGGGGTTACATTGGGCGCTTTTCAACCTATCCCGCGCGGCGTCTCTTGGCCGGTCGCCGACAGCCGGCCGAGGAACCCGACCAACTCGAGGCAGAGGCTCCGCCGGCTACGCGACAACCGCAGCAAAGCCAGAAAAGGGCTTTTGGCACAGACAAAGAGAGACATTATCGGCTAGGGTGATACGGCGCGCCCTCTCTGTTTGTTTGGGGAAGCCTCACCAGGACATGCAATCACAGGCCACTGTTGTCGTCTGCATTGGCCGTCTCAGTCAGAGGATTTGCAACCCTCACCACTTTGCCGTTGCGGATCTCCCAGACTGTTTCAGCCACACGCATCTCCTCATATATTTCGAGAGACCTTTTCCGTATCTCCTCGGATGTGGCCCACTCGAGAAAGGATTCGTCTGTTGGCGCGTGCTCGTCGTATGGGAGGTCCCCGGCAGACAACGTCACGCAAAGATAATCCGCCGGTCTCGGCCGCCAACTCGCATTTCGCGGGCGCGTCGGATGCGTGTTGCATTTTGAGTGTCTCCTCGTTGTTATTGTTGTTGGAGCGGTCCGACTTTTTTTGTGGCCATCTCCTCTTGGACTCGCGGGTGTCCATGGCGCCATGGGCTGGTGGAAATTGCATAGCGCTTTGCAACGAACAAAAATGCACGACTCGGCGACTGATTGATCAGTCCTACGGCAGGCATTTACGATTCATGCTTGTTTCACCAGACCAAGCGCAGGTCCGGATCCGGGCGCTGCCGTCGACCGAGGTTGCTGCTGATCGGCTCTAGTCGAAAACAAAATGACCAGAGAACCAAAAATGTGACCGGAAAACACCCGTGGGCCTACGGGACAGGCCCTTTGCGTGCGCCCTTTCACCTAATGAAGCCAGGCAGCAATTATGCACATCTGTTTTTTTAGAGAAAAGAGAAAAAAAGAGTACACGACAGTGCTGTTGGGTTGGTCGACCGCCGCTCAGGCGTTGGATTCAGGAGCGGGCTTGCATATGAGGTGCGGCCCATCGGGTCTGAGCATAAAGCGCACGGCGCACGTAAAGGGGCGTGCCGGATCGGGCGCGAATTCGACGGCATCAAGGAGCGCCGCGATCAGGGTGCGTATTTCAAGCAGGGCCAACTTGCTACCGGGACACGCACGGGGTCCGCTGCCAAATGGGAGACTGCTGCATGTCACGCGAGCGCACTTGTCCCCTCCATCAGACAGCCAACGCTCGGGCCAAAAGGCGTCTGGGTTGTCCCAGTGGCGCAGAGAGCGCGAGATGCCGACGCCATTGATCAGCATGCGCGTTCCTGCCGGCACGTCGACAGCGCACGGCGTCGGATCATAGGACGTTGCCGGTGCCTCGATGCGCAGGTCGACCTCGGCGCGACGCGAGACGACAAAGCCCGCCGGGTACAAACGCATCGATTCAGAGATGCAGGCGTCAAGTAGGGGGGTCGTTGCGCCGTCGCCGATGCGTCCGCCAGAGGTTGCCGCGCGCACCTCATCGCGCACTCGAGCCTGTATGTGGGGATGGGCGGCCAAGAGGTGGAGCGTGTAGGCCGCCGTCGCCGCCGTGGTCTCGTAAGAGCCAAAGGTCACCAAGAGTGTTTCGTCGCGCACCGCATTGTCCGTCTCGTAGACCTCGGCGCCCTTGTCCAAGAGCAAGGCCGCCAGCGTGGGCCGACGACCGCTACCATCTGACCCAGTATCACTTGCATTCTCGATGCCTTGCCGAGTCCGTGCGACCACCGCGCTGATGGTGCGGCGCACGCGGGCCAGCGCAACCTTGTGCGCGGCCGTTGTCGGTCGCAGGGCATTGCACGGCTTAAATGAGCGGACGTTGAACTCGCCAAACACAACGTCGAGATCGCGCATGAACGCAGAGAGATCGAGGTCGTCGGGCAGATCGCCGCACGTGAGGCGCAGACTCACGCCCAACACATAGGGCATGAGCCAGTCGAGCATCATGTCGTGTGATGATGATGACCCCGTCGCGTTGTTGTCCTCTGACGCCTTGGCCAATAGTGCGGCAGCCATGCGTGCGGCATCGGCGGCCATTCCTGGGGCGTAATCGCGCAGCGCGGGCGGCGACAAAAAGTGCCCCGAGATCAAGGTGCGCCTTTTGTGCCAGACGTCGCCACGCGTGCTAATCAGCCCCTTGCCGATGACGCGGGCAATGTCATCCACGCCGGCCGGGTCCTGCTCGGCGCGACTGCCGCCCATACGCAACACAGCCGCTGCCAGCGCGGCGTCGTTGATCACCACCATGTCGCTGCCCAGAGGGCCCGCAGGACCGATGCGCAGCCAGACTGCGCGCGGTCCGTCGCGCGCCAGCGCAATGAGGCGCTCATGCAGGGTCTCGATGGGCGCAAAGAAGCGCGCGTGGCCCCATAGCCAGTGACCTCCGGGAAGCGTCGGGCGCGACCTGTCAACAGCCCCTTGTCTGGCGAGCACCCACAAGATGGGCGAGGCCATCGCTATGACCGTCGCCAACCAATACACCCACATTGCTCCTTCCGGTCGGCCCCTGGGTCGCTTTAGGTCTTTTTTAGTCTTACGAATTGGCTTTTCCCCGTGTCGCTTTTGCGTGTCCGGTTCTGTTGGGTGTGTTGTGTTGCGTTGCGGTCGCAAGTTTCTTTTTTTTCCGTCATTGCGGCGCGTCGGCAAAGGAGGGCGAAAAAGCGCGCCATCGAGGCAGCCGCCGCCTCTAGCAACCAATAGATGGGTTGCAAGAGTTTCCCGCGTTTTGGGTTTTTCCGTTTTTCTCTTTCCTTCTTGTGGTGCCTGCGCCGGCGTCTGTCCAGCGCGATTTGTGCAGACTCGCGGCGACAATGAAAGAGCGCTGCTGAGATCCCTCTGCCCTCCCGACTGAAAAAGAGCGACGCAGCAACGGATCAAAATGCACTCTGGCGGGTCTGCCCCAAAGGGCCTACCGCAAGGACAACAGAGGAGACAAGGCCAACGGACGATGGAGAAAGAGCCGCGACAGACAGGAGTCGGCCAGCAAGTGAGTTGTATTCCCCCTCCTTGACTCTCGGCGTCAGCATTTTCTTTTCTTTTTTGGTCTCTTTTTTGGTCTCTTTTTGGTTCCTCCCACGGTCCGACACGCAAAGGCGCCGACCAGCCCCGACTCGATCGGCGCCCGGCCCGTTGTAAGAAAGAAAAAAGGTCTATTTGCTTGCGCACAATTTATGCACTTGCCAAAAGATCGCAGGCTCAAATTTGTGTTTTGTTTTAGGTCACATTTGTTCGCGTCAGTGTCGACATAGTCGCCGACGGGTCGCTCCTATGGCATTCTTGGGGATCGCCCGAGAGCGCTCCATCTACGGGGGGGGGGACTCACATTTTCGTTGTAGCGTGCCTCTCTTTTTTCTAGCATCCTCGAGGAAATTGTCCACAGCCGCCGCGCCTCGACGAGACAAAAACATACAAGCACGAAAAGGCGAGAGGAAGATGGACGATAGACAAGAACACAAGGGGGGCGGACCGGCAAGAGGTGCGCTCACAGCGGGGCAAACGTGACCGAACGGCGTGACCCTCTTGATCGTGCCGACGTCTGGCCGCCTGTTACGTTCGCAGGCCTCCTAGCGGTCGACCGACGCGGCGTAACGGCCTCGCGAGCGCCCGAATAGATCTCTGGCTCTGAGCCGGCCGGCGTCGAGGGCGGCGGGTAAGTAATACCCAACTGATCGGCAAGAGTGCCTGCAGCCCAACGGTGAGCATCCCGATTGGCATATGTGGTGGTCTCGATCGCCGAGCCGCCGTCGCCGTCGCGCGTCACCTGGACGATCGACGGGATGGCAATGTCGGTGCGGTCGGCCTGGTTCACCGGGAAAAAGGCCCCGCGTGCTGCCAAAGCGGGATCGAGGTTGAAGAGAAGCGCAAGAGTCTCGAGGCCGTCCTCGATGTCGACATAGGACGGATCGAGCGGACGCACAAAGCGCGGCACGAGTTCGATGTTGTCGCTACCAAAGTAGACAAATTCGGGGTCGGGATTACGCATGGTCCTCACCAGGGACTGGGCGTCCATCGGCAAAAGAGTGGGATCGTCGTAAAACTGGGCCATCAATTGAGCGATGGCCTCGCGTTCGCGGGGCTTGCTCGAGTCCCACGTTACGCCCACCTTGTCGGCTCCGCGCTTGAAGAGGACCGTTGGATAGCCACGCCCATAAGTGGGCCCGATAAAGTCGGGCCTGAGGTCGTTGATGCCCTGGCGGTGACGCGCGCCATCGATCTTGGCCATGACGATGGGCACGGGCGCCATGCCGAGGGCCGACGCGATCGGTGAGCCCCGATTGGTGCGATGTACGTCGGCCGCCAGACTCGCATAGACGGGCGCAAACTGGATACAATAGGGACACTCTGGCTTGTAAAAATAGACGACGGCATTGTCGTCGGTCGACATGAGATTGTCCAACTCGGCGGGCGACTCGAGTTCGAGCGGTCCGCGGCCTTGGGCGCGATCTTCATCTGCCGGTCGTCCTCTCATCGGCGCCGGCAACAACGCGGCAAGGCCCATGGCGTCCCCTGCCCGGCCATTGGCCTCGTATTCGTTGCGGTCTGCCGATGCGCCATCGTCATAGATGCCGAGGTCGTCGTCGTCGCTGCCAAAATCAGCATCGTTGTTTGCGGTGCCGTTAAAGCGAGTCAGCGGTCTCGACAGCATCGTCCCGTTTGCGAAAAGGGTGCTTTCTCTCGGTGGTCGTCGCCTTTTCGGTGCTGCGTAAGAAAATCGGGATAGACCGAGGGAGAGCGCGCGCGCAAAAGGCAAAATGGAACCGACAGGATCACACGAAAGCGGTGGCCGGCTAGTGCTTCTTGACGTACACGTGCGCTTGTGTGTGCGTCTATATCCTCGCGTGTGTGTGTGTGAGTGCCTGGTGTGCCTTATCAAAGGGCGGAAACTCTTTTTTTTTCTTCTCCTCACGCTGCTCGCTGCCGGTGTGGTGGGGACAGAAGAAGAAAAAGAAAAAGGAGTCGAGTGGACGCGGTCGAGGGCGCACAGGTACACCTTTTCTCCAAGAGGGACGAGTACAGCCGTTGCGCGTGCGACGACACAATCTCCCCGCCGACCCATCGCCCCCATGCCCAGTTTGGGTGCCCGTCTGCGCGTGTTGGCGCATCCACCGCGGTGGCGCTGCACGTGAACATATAGAAAATGCCCCGTCGACTCGCGTCGCTAACAGAGCCTCTTTGGCGATATGGCCCCTGTCTGTCTTGGGCATGCTCCCGTTGTTGTATACCTCCCTCTTTCTTGAGTCGATCTAGGTCCCACCAGACATAAACAAAAGAGTTTTTTTCGCTGTTTTTGTTGCCCGCCAAAAAGATTGTGGCTCGCGCAGCCTTGCGTTGTCGTCCTCTTTTCTTTTTCTGTAGTGCCTTCCCCGCGGGGTATCGCTCTCGGCGACGGAGCGCTCATTTTGAGGCAAAGGTCCTGGTCGTGGTCGTCTCTCTCGTGCGGCCGACCCAAACCGGAGAACCGCGACTCCGCAAGCGAGAGAAAAGAAATGCCAAACTCGACAGATCCAAAGCGCCTGCCCTCTGGTCAGAGACGGCCATCCTTTGGGGCGGCGCATTGGCCATGCCCCCGCCCTTTTTTTTCTTTGACTGCCGGGCTCTAGCCGGCGGGCGGCCACCGCTCGACACAGGCCCTAATCGGCCAGAGGCCGCCGCCCGTCCCCCGACCCTACGCTGTGCGCTCTCTCCTTCTGCGGAAAGAACCAGTCAAAGCGGGGCGATATTTTTTTCAATTTTCAATTCGTAGCGTCAAAGTGCGGACGGGTACGCCGCTTTCGGCACGCATGCTCGGTCTCGCTGATGTGAGGCGCTGTTTTTCATCGTGCACAATCGTCCCAACCGACCAGCCAACGTGGGACCCTCCTCCACCGCCTCCCGCAACTCGGTCTTTAGCGCCCGAGTCACCAAAAACGCTCGCCTGGAAAGGTTTACTTTCGAAAAGGAAAACAAAAAGAAAAGGACACCACAAGCGAGCGGAATGGCCCGGGGAGTTGCGCGCGCGCTCTCGGCCGATCACAGGACGGGACCACGCGGACGGCAGAGCGCCGCGCGCACCGTCGCATATGTGATGCTCTCATCGATGTTGAGGATCGTCTGACGGACTGTGTAGCGCACGTTGGGGTCGCTCTTGTCGGTGCGCAGTCGCTCGACGGCACAGCGCAAAATGCGCACGCCGCCGCGAGGCGCACCGACCGGCGGCGTCCAGCCAGGTGGAGCCGCAACGAATGAGCCCTCGCACTCGACGATACACTTTATGCGTCGCGCTCCCGGTCTAGCATCGAGCGCACGCTTGACGATCGCGTCCAGCGCCGCATTGTTTTGCAGCACAAACACTACCAGGCACTCGTCATCATCACCATCATCTCCCTTGTCGGCGCTGCCTTGGCCGCCGTCGACGCCACTATCGTGATTGGTTCTGTTGCTCTCGGGCTGATGGGCGTCGTTTTCGCGGTCGGCGTTGTTGGTGCCGGACGGCGCCCGCCTCGCCGACGGCCCAGCGACATCGCCCGGTCTCGCCAGCGCGCCGCGGTTGCGCCTTTGCGCGGCGGCCAGCGCCCTATCGAGAGACGCGCGCGCCACCGACGATCGACGGTATGGGATGCCCTCGCAGGCATTGAGGTACCGGGCTACAGGCGCGGGAGTATCGGCCGGCGAGGTCACTCTATGCGCCTCGCTGGCCCCTGCAGTGACGTCCGTGCGGACAGGGTCAGCCCTTGTGGGTTCGCCCGACAAAGGCAAGCGGCCGCCTCGCGCAAGCGCGTCGGCGGTGGGCACAGTCCAGTCAGCCTCCAAATAGTAGAGTCCCCACAGCCATCTACCGTCATCGCGTTGGCGGCCGCGCAGTTGGAGGTCGAACGTATGCTTGTGTTTCCATTTGAACTGGCGCCAGTGAGTGCCCGTGCGAATGGGATCGCGCAGAGGGGTGAGCACGAGGCCATCGCTGCCGTGGCGCAGTCGCGGCGCGTCCTGGCTCCACACCGAATCGACGAGGCGCGCAGCCACACATGGCTTGGGTCGGAACTCGAGGCCGTGCACGTTGGCACCCGGCTCGGCTTCGACCAAGTCGTCGGCGTCGCGGCCTGGGAGCAGGAGACGCTGCACGAGTTCGATGCGCGTCTCATAGTCGGCATCGCGCTGCGACACGCCCGCCACGCAAACCGCATCAAATGCCCAGTAGACAAGCGTATCGGGGGCCGCGATCACGTCCCCCGCAGCGGCGCATGATGGCGACGGCCCAACCGCATGGCGAACGTTGCCGGCGCCAGCGCCCACGAGACAGCCTGCTGTGAGCGGGCGCATGGGAGCAGTCGTGGCGATCTCTGGCGTGCTACGCTCCCATGCAAGTTCGCCGTCAAGAAGAGTGCCGCTGCCGCCAAAGAATCGGGCTGCGGCTCGCACGGCCACCTGGAATTTGCGCCCGGCTCGGTCGATCATGACGGCCATCGGGCGGCCCGCTTCGTCGCCGCACAGCAACAGGGCATAGCGTACGCCGTCTGTCTTTTCGGCCACCACGTACTCGTCAGGGTTGAGATCGCGCAATACCGCGAGGCTCACGCTGATGGGGTTGGGCGCCGGATTGCGTCGATGGAGCAGCGGATTGCGCGCGTCGCCGTCGCGTCGGGGCCTCCCCGACAAGAGGCCCCACGCAGCATAAAATCCCTGCTCAGCCGCTGCAGCGCGCGGACCGTCGGGCATGGGCGCGGTGGCGGGCACCACAGGCGGTCTGATCAAGCATACCTCCTCTTGCCCGTGTTGCTGTTGTTGTTGCTGTTGCTGCTGGCGTTGTTGCGGTTGCGCTTGAGCGACAGCACTCTTTGGCGCAGCAAGAGGAGCCGGCGGCGTCGCGGGGTTGGCCGTAGGCAAGGGGGGCGATGGACCCGCCAGAGGCGCCACCGTCGTGTCTGTGGGCGGATAAACAAGCAGAGCGTGGGGCAGGGCTGACGCGGCCTTGGCACTGCGCGGCCGTTTAGAGGTGGAGGAGCCAACAGCAGCGACGCGAGCCAGCAGGGCCGACTTGCGCTTCATCGATTACGGTCGGCGCTCGTCTCTCGACAGAGGAGGAGGGTTAAAAACGACAAGACGGCACGCGGCGAGGGCAATGGCGCAAAAGGTACGGTGCACAAAAGGGACTCAAAAAGCGCTGTGGAAGCCCAGCGTATGGGCGGCAGCACAAAACAGAGAAAAACCCAAAAAGACACAGGAGCACCAAGCGGCGCGCCACCAGGGACCGACTATCGGGCGTCACGTTTTGGCAGGCCTCCTATCGGACCGCGCTGGGGGTTGGCCTTTCTCATTTTTTGTTTTCTTGTGCGTCTGTGCGGCTGTGGCGGGCTTGGAATTTGTTTGGAGGTAGCGAGCAGCGCCCTCGAGCATCGCACCGTCCTCATCTAAAGCGTCCTTTGACGCAGAGAAAGAAAAAGAAAAAGGACATCAAAAAGCACCAAAAAGAAAGACGACAAGCGGCATGAGCCAGCCACGGGACGGCCAAGAGGGCGGTTGCGCGCTCTCGGCCCATTGTTGGCCGAAGGGGCGGCGCGCCGCATTTTGCAAACCGACCCGCACCCGACCACGAAACAACATACAAGGAAAAAATGTGGCATCCATTCATGCGCATGCGCGCTCTCGCTCTCTGTTTGTGTTTCTATTTTTGTGGGTTCGTGCGCTTTGAAAAAGACGAGCGACGCCAAAAATGAGCGAAATGTGCCCCTGGTCTCCTCCTCATCCTCTATGCTCGCACCATTGGACCCGACGCGTCGTCGACGAGGTGCTCGGCGGCAACGCGGTCCGCCTCGCGTGTTGGCCGAATCAGAACAAGACCGTGACGAGGAGCGACAGCCAGAGAGCCTGCCCGTATGTGAGGCAGGGGACGAGCGGGAAGATGTGCGGCAGCGACAGATTCCAAAAGATCATGACGAGCAAGGCCTGAAGGAGGACGGCAGCGATGGCCAGCACCACGCCGATAATGAGCACTTCGATGGCCGAGGCTGCCGTGCGGCCCTCCATCCAGCGGTGGGGCGGCGATACGTTGAGGAGCGTCTTGACGTTCATGGTGGCGGTAGCGGGCTCAAAAGAGAGGCGGCGGCGGTGGCGGTGGAGGAGCGGGCGAGGGTCGGCGACGGGAGCGATCTCTCTGGTTTCCGTTGATCGCGGCTGGTTTCGCGGGCTCCCGTCATGACCGAGGTGGTCGCAGCACAAAAGCCGGCCGTCTCGTATGTGATGCCGCCGGCGGCTCTTTGTCGGTCCTCCTCCTTTGTTCTCCTTTTCCTCGTTGCCCTTTCCCGTGGGTCCTGTCGGCTTCTCGGCCGCCTTTGTGCACTTTTCCCCTCCCGTCCCGTCTTTTCATTTTTTTTGGCCCGCGCTTGTCGTGGGATGGACCGCCAAGTCGACAATAAATATATTCGCGCTCACGAGGAGCAAAGAATGCGCTACGGAAAAGCGTGGCGTCGGCCGCGGAGGAAAAAAAAAGGGGACGGGCCCAGCGACACCAACGCGCGCGCGGGTCCATAGAGTACCGTACCAGCACCAAAGTGTGGTTGGAATGACCCTTTTTTTTTCGTAGAGGCATCCCCTCCTCTTTTTTTAGTGCGGCGGATCGCGCGGGGAGAGGGCCGCGCCAATTGTGGGGCACCACTATCAACGGCTCGCCATTTCGCCGTGCACAAAGAAGCCCAAGGCAGGCAAAGTCCATCCTCCTCTCCGTCTCCACCGGCGAGGACAAATAATGACGACGACGACAATGACGACAGCGATGGCACCCAACATTTCCCTCGGGAAATCGATCAAGGCACTCTTTGCCAATCGCGAGAGGAGACAGAGACAGGAACACAAGGACAAACTAAAAAAAGAGTGCCTGCAACCTGCACGAAATACGCAGAGGAAAAAAAGCACCATCCGAATGGAACGATGCGTGCATGTGCGCGCAAGAGAGAGAGACAGACAAATATGCGCAAGGGCGAGGGCATACAGACGAGGCCCCGACGATCAAGGCGTGCTCGTCGACAGCGAGGGCGGATCTTCGGCCAATGCCTCGTAGAGGCCCTTGCGTATTTGGATGAGGTCCTTTTGCTTGTGGGCGAAAAAGTCCATGAGCCGCGGATTCTCGCTGAGCACGCGACTCTGATGCTCGGCCGTCGAGAGGACGCTGGCCCGCTTGCGAATGGCGTTGGCCACGACGCTCACTTCGGTCTCGTATTTGTGTATGCGCGCATCGAGGTCCGCCTCCATGATCGCGAGGGCGCTCTGGCGAGCGGTGATCTCAGACTCAACCTCGCGCACGTCCTCGTCGTCAAAGGCCTGCGCGTCGGGCCCGTCGCTGGATCGCATTTCGTTGATGTCTCTCAACAGCGCCTGTATCCTGCCGATCTCGTCGCGCTCGGCCACGATGCGCGCTTGGGCCTCTTCGAGAGCGCGCACGCACATTTGTTCGCCCTCGTCTTCGGCCGACGTCGCCGCCGCATCAGGCACGACCGTGCGCGGTCGAGTCAGACGAGGCTGGACCGACGTCGTCGACGACGAGCGCGTCCTGGTGCCTGACCCCACCGGGGGCGCCGCCGCGCGCGGTACGCCGGCCCTGTCGTCCATGGCCGCAGCGGTGGCGGTCATTGACGCCGCGCTTGGTGCACGCGGGCTATGCAAATGGGCAGCCGGCGTGGACACGCGTCGCGCTCCATGCCGTGCGTCGGCACTCGCGATTGCTGATGCTTGTGATCTCCAGTCGGGCGTGCCCGCGGGCGCGTCGATGCTGTTGCGGCGTCTCGGGTCGCGCGCATCGAGCGCGCCCTCGGCCGGCAAACTGCCCGAGGCGGCAGGCGGGCGGCGCTCGACGGGTCTAGGTGCTCGGAATTCGTTTGATTTCTCCATACTTGATGACGTGCGGCGATCGCGCGGTTCTCTCTGTGCCTGTGTGTCTTTATTCGTCTCTGTGGCCACTTGAGGTGGCGGCCGTAATGATCGCGGTGATGGTCTCACCCGTTGTTCTTGGAGGTGCGCGCGGGCCCACCGCTATACGTTTATCCACAAGCCTGTGCCTGTGCTGTCGCTCGTCTTTCCGAGACTTTGTGCGTCTGCTGTTCTCCTTGTTCTCTGGCGACTTGTCGTCCTCTCGCCCTCCTGTATGTGCGTGGGTGCGCGCTGTCGTCTTTTCCTTTTGTACGTACCGGCTCGCCTTGGGCGGGCTGTGCGCGTGGCGGTGACCGTGTTGCCCCTCCTCTGCGAGGGTCGGCCAGAGGCTGCACTTGTTTTACTTGTCTTGCTCTCGCACTCTCGGCGAGGCAGGTGCGGACAGGAGGGAGGTGGCCGTATCTCGCACCTTTTTTATCTCTTTGCCACGACACCCGACCTTTTGGACGGGCGACAAGCGGCGACAGCGACGGTGTGCCTTTGTTCCGCGTGGATGCCAAAAAGAAGCGGCAGAGGACAGAGGGAACGGAATGGGCGTGGACCAAAGGTCTTTTCGTCCCGCCCACGTCTTTGGTTCGCGCCGCGTGTTTGAGGACGCGAGGAACTGCTCCTTTTTCGTCTGCTTTTTTCCGTCATCGCCAGCGTTTTTTTTTCTGCCGTTCGCGCTCTTTCTCCAGCGGCCAAAGGGCGGCCGTGTTGGTTGCTGTTGCATTTGACGCGAGCCTTTTTTTCGCTTTGCGTGTGCCCGTTTGTGATCCCTCTTCTGCCGGTCCGTTGTTTTTAATACTTTTGCCCTCTTTGTCGCTTGCGCCCACAACAAACAAAGGCAGAGAGCCAAAGAGCGGAAAACCAAAAAGGGACAGGACAGCGAGCGCCTCGTCTGTCCCAAAGAGAAGCCAGCGTTGTCGGCATTCCCCCACAAATACCAAGGAGCCACACACATAAAGGCGGTCGTCTTGTACTTGCACTTTTTTGCTTTTTTATTTCTTTTTCCTACTTTTTTCTTATTGATCGACCAGCCAGCAGGGGCAAAACAGGCCACAGCCGGCACGCCGCCAAAATGCCCAATCTCTCTGCGGCTAGGGGCGACTCGACAGATGCTCGACCGCGGTCGCGGGCGACCTATTGTGCAAGGTCGTGGCTGGCGGCGGTTGAGGCATGTTGGGGTGTGGGACCCCGTCGAGCCTGGCCTGCACATGCGGCGCATAGGGAGGGTACTGTTGCTGTTGGTGTTGATGATGATGCTGTGTCTGCTGATCGGCATAGCCGGCAGCCGGTACATGCTGGCGCGGTGCGTGCTGTTGTTGCTGATAATGTTGCACGGGTGACGTCGACGACGGCGGCGGCAAAGATGGCGCCGCTGCAGCGGGTGGTCCAACGCGGGCTTGGTACACCTGCGGGGGGTGTTGCACTGGCGCTTGCGCTGCACTGGCAGTCACGGCCAGCGCTGGAACTGCTGGTCGCTGCTGCTGCTGCTCGAGAGTCGGACGGGGCGCGTCCGACGGGGGCGGAGCCGCGCGTGCCCGCATCCTCTCGCCGTGTTGCGCGTCTCCTGCGGGCGCTGTCGCCGCCGCATAGGGGTCCATTTGCGGTGCCGCCGGGCGAGTCTTTGCCGCGGCCGATTCGGGCTGCTGGTTCGCTGCTGCCGCGCGACTGGAACCCGCTCCGAGACGCCCGCCGAGGGCGCCCGCCAGCGCGCCCTTGGCTCCCTGTGGTCGGCTCTCGCCCTCGCCATCGTCACCATCGCCCCTGTCGCCATCCGCGTCGCGATCGCCCTTGTCGCCTTTGGAGCGCTTCTTGAGGCGAGCCAAAAGCGCCCGCTTGAAGATGGCCACGCCGACAATGAGACCCACCAAGAGCATGACGCCGGCGGCGATCAAGACGCCTCTGGGCAAGATCGACCGCCTGGGCGCTCCAACCGCTCCGTTGTTGTTGTCGTCGTCGCCGCCATCGCTGTCCTGTTGGCGTCTCTGCTGCGATCTGTGCGCCCTCTTTGGGCGTGGGGCGTCTGACGCGACATCGCACGGCGCCACCGACAGAGACGACGACGACGAACCTGCGACAGATGATCGCCGCGACCGATCGACCGCAGCGGCAACGTTTGACGCCGCAGAGGACGATGATTGTGATCCCGCATGGGAGGGCACGGGGGCAGGCGGCAAGGTCGTCGAGAGGGCCTCAAAGATTTCGCCTTGAGGCGCAGAGCGCGCTGCGCTCGATGGCGCGACGGCCGCGCGCGGCCCGGTGGCGCCCGAGCCAGCGCGAGATTTGGCGCTCTCGCGCACGGCAGCAAATCGATCTCTCAAGGTGGCCATGTTTGGCTTGGGTTGCCTTTCCTCTTAAATACGTTGCCGACCCGATTTAGCGCGCTCGGCCTTTTGTTTGGTCGCGCCTGTGTGTGCGTGTGTGCGAGTATGCGCGCACAGACAGCGTGGCCCTTTCCCAAGTAGGCGAAATGGAAAAAAGGAGTGCACAGGGCCATGGCCGATAGCGCCGCGACGCCCGCCTTGGTCGTTGCGCATGGCGTCTCTCTCTCACACTCTCCTCCGCCCCTCTACCGCCTCGGCTGCGGGCCTTTTTCTGTTGCGCTCATTTTTGTTGCGCATAGAATCCCTGCCCCTGCCGGTAGCCTTGCATTTTTTCTCTTTTTCTTTATTGATGGGGGCCGCCAGGGGCCCTGAGCGCGAGCGTACGCGAGATCTGGCTCAAAGCCCCGAGGGACATAGCCGCATCAACGGGCGCAAAAGCGCATCCTATATCGGCAAAAACACAACACCGGCAGCGGGCCTGTCGATTGTTTTTTTGCAAATGGTTGCGCTAATGACGCACATATTGTCTGCAACAAAAGTCGGGTAGGTCTCCTGGCAGTGCGCACGCACACGCGCAACCTTTTTCAAAAGTCATCGGCCGGCGCCAAATGAGCCCATGGAGCGCTGGCTGCGCCGTCGCGGATCAGGGTCCGCGGCGGACGTCATCCGGCCATGCCACCTATTTTGGTTACGATTTTTATGCGAATAAGGTATGCCCTGCCGAGTGCGTTCGTCTGCGCGACGTGTGCTGCTTGCCTTGGCCCACGGGCTGCCGGCGACGGCCATGGCTGGCCGACCCCATCGTCTCAAGACGGCGGACCAACGTTGCGCGAGCGCCTGGCGAGCCAAATCTTTTTGAAATTGGAAAAAACATTGTCGTCGTCGTTGTTGTTGTAAACAAGGGACATTACCATCGGTCTCGGTTGGGCGCTCCTCGTCTTGCTCCATACCGGCGTGCTCCGCCACGCTCCTGTCTATTGGCGCCAGCACGATTTGACCACGACGATCTCGAAAAGGAGGAGGATGACGACGACGGTCTCGAGAATGATGATGACGATGACAGGGGCAACAGTTGGGCTCGTCCGTCATAGCCCGGCGTTGAACCCGAGAGCGATATAGCCTGCCTCTTGTCCAAGCGGCGCGACGATGACGCTAAACCGTCTGTGGATGATGGGCTCTTTCTCTTGGACCGGCTCGATGCCCATGATCCGCCATGTAGCGATGACCCCGACTGACGCCACCTCGCCGCCGATAGATGCCCCGCACCACCCGTCTGCGTGCGTCTGGCGAGGTCGGCGAAAAGAGGCGGAGGACCGCTACTGACGGCAGGGGCCGGCATCGGTGGGGGTGGGCGCATACGGCCGATTTGATCCTGTTGGTCATAGCGCAGACGTTGCCAATCAAATAGAGCGGCCAGAGCATCGCTTGTGACGCCCGCCCAGAGCATGCGATCCATGACGGCGCGCTGCCGCGAGGGGTCCATGTTTGCATAGGCAGAGCCAGCCACGCCGACAAAGGCCGCTCGCACATGATCAAACTCTATAAAGAGAGGCTCTCGCGGCCCGGCGACGGCCATCGTCGGTAAAGCGACGGCCATAGCCTGGCGCCGCTTGGCGCGCGCGTCGCTGTAGACGAATTGATCGCTTGACGATGGGTTGCAAAACTCGATTCGCGGCGCTCCCGTGCGCGGCCGAGGCAGCAACGCGCGGGCCGAGTTTGCCCATAGGATGGACGTTGCCGGGTTGGCGCCATACGCCCAGCCGGTGCGCTTTTGAGAGCCAGAGCGCCTCGTGGAGCCCGAGGCCCCATCGTTGTTATTGTGTCCATCGCTATCGAGGCCGACGCTGCCCGTGGCCCCCGACCCAAAGTCCACGCTGTCGGCTATGGAGAAATTCTCGGCGATAGCAGCGAGGCAGTCAATGTCGCTCGTCCCTTGGCCGCAGCCGTGCGTCCCGCCAGTCGAGCCCACTTGGCCGGGAGTGACGCCGGCCGGGCACCCGGCTGCGGCCGCGCGCAGATAATTGTGATGCACCATGGCCCGGCGGAGGAGCGGATCAGCGCTGTAGAGGGCAGTCGCCTCGTCGCAGGTTACCCCGCGCCCGTTTGATTTTCTTCCCGTGAGAAGGACCTCAATGGCATCAAAGTTGCCCAGAAATATGTCTGAACCATTTGGCGGCATCTGCGTTGTGTGTGTCTCGAGGAGCGACCCAATTCGCAATCGCATGTCGAGCATGTTGAGAAGCCGCCTGACATCGCCGCATGCTGCGTCGGCCATGGTGCGCGCCTCATTGTCGTCGAGCGTATGCCCTTGGGCGCGCGCGACTGATTGAGCCACGTGGATGAGGCGCCCATGCGTCACGGCGTTGGTCCACACTTGGAGGCATACCTGTCTCAAGACGCGCACTTCAGCCGATCCTGAGTCGTTGCAGCAAATGACGATGGGACCCCACGAAGCCTTGGCCTCGGCGATCAATCCGACGAGGTTGCCGAGTCGCGCCCGCCCGTTCTGGTTGTCGTCATTGTCGTCATTGCTGTCAATGTTGTTCCGTCCTCGCCCGTCGTCGGCGCCGGCAGAGGCGCCCACAGCACCGCCCCGCGAGGAACCGCGCTGTTTTGGGGAGGATTCGGCGTCTCGATCGATTGCGCAAAGACCGTCGAAATCATCAATCAATGCCGCCGTCGGTTTGACTCCGGGAAGAGGTTTGTGTTTGATGACTTGCTGCACTTGCTGGGCGAGCGAGCGGTCGGTCGACAATGAGCCGGCGCCAAATTCCACCACCTGAAAGCCGGCGGCGCGCAAGAGCACGCGCGCGGCGCTCGTCTTGCCCGAGCCGGGAGGTCCCATAAGGATGGCGGCGCGCTCAGCAGCGCCGCCTGCTGCACGCTTGTTGATCCACTTGTTGAGAAGCGTCAAGCGCTGTCGATCCAATAGTATGTTTTCGATTTGGTTGGGCTGATACCGTTGGGCGAGCGGCAGGGTGAGAGGGTCGGTACGGGTGACCGGATAGGCCTTTGTGTGGTGGCGCACAGACAACGAGGGCGAAAGAGCGGGCGGCGCGACCGGCTCGGGGGCTGGTGCAACCGACGTTGTCGTCAGGACAGGCCTCACGCTGCTCGCCATCAGAGGTCGCAGCGGCGACGTACATGGCGCAGAATCTCCGCCGGGTCGCGGGACCGTACGAAAGGATTTGCGAAACACCACGGGCGAATGTTTGGGCGATTCGGGCGACCGCGACGTGGGCAACCCCGGCGTGGAAGAGGAAGAGGAAGGGGGAAAAGAGCACAAAGGCGGCGCTGATGGCACGGCAAGGGAGAAAGAGCAGAACGATGAGGATGCCGGTGCTGACGACGGTGGCGCGGTCCCAACAGATGATGAGGATGGGGGGAGGGGCATAGACAAGAGAGGCTTTGGAACGGGGCGTGCGTGACCGTCGATAACGAGTGGAGGGGTCCAACCCAAAGATCGCGACTGCGCGGGGCGACGATCGGAAAAGTTTGAACCGCCGCGGCTCCTCTTTCCTCGACCTCTTTTCATATCGTCGAGGTCGCTGTCGGCGCGGAATTCTTTGGGGGGGGAGCACGCGCACGAGCGACAAAGGCACAACGGGCAGAGATCCAGCAGACGAGCAAGAAAAAAAAGCGAGCGCGCGGGCCGGGAGCCGCGCAGGGGTCGCGCGCCCAGCGCAAAAGGACAGGCCCCGACCCGGAGCAAGGCAATGCAACCAATCAGCGGCGACCGCAGAGGTGCGGCTGAGCCACCCAGAGAAAAGAGGCGCAGAGAATGAGAAGGAAAGAAAAGGAGCGAGAAGCCAACGGCCCAGCGAGAGAACAAAGGATCAAGCGAGAGCGAGACAAGAGCCCCGCGGGCGCGCAGGCCACATCGGGCTGGCTCCCGACTATCCGAGCAGGGCGAGAACAAAAAGGCAAATGTGGCATCTTTTTTATGATTGGCCAACTTTTTTATTCGTCGATCTGAAATGTGCGCTGGACTCCACGGTCTTGGCGCCTGCGACCTCCCTGCGGTTTCGTGGTCGCCCGGCTTTGAGGGAGGGCGCAATTTTTCGAGTGCAGAAAGCACGAAATGGAAAAAAAAATTGAAAAGGGCAGAAAGAGGCAGGGCAGCCGCCAACAGCGGGGCGCGGGACAGTGGCCAAGAGGCGAGGAAGGTCTCGCGAGGGCGGGCGCCCATCGGCCCGCTGGATCGCCTTTTTTCTTTTTTTTTTCGTCATTCTACGGTGCGCCGAGCCTTTTGCTGCGTCCCAACCGCACAGCGCACCAACAGGCGGCACCACCAAAATGTCCCCGATGGAGTGTCCTTTTCGAGATTCCTAAACTATGGCTGAGGCAGCCGAGCAGAGCACGATAAAGCGCCGCGCGACTGCGCCACGCATCGCGCGCCATAAATCGGGATGCGATCGGTGCCTTGTGGGCATAGATAGCGCGTACACTCTTTGTGTGTGTCTCTGTTTTGGCCACGTGTGAATCGGCCGTTGATAGCCAGAGGGGGAACAAGCGGGCAACAAGCGCGCCCTTTGACGATCGTCGAGAGCGAGTTCTCGTGTGGCACAAGGAAAAAGCGACGCCTCCGTACGCAAAGCGACCGCGGCTTCTTCCTTGCCCACACGCCCGCTCGCGTCGTCCTCCTCATTGCTGTCCATTTGTCGATCCATTCGTCCACCAATCGATCCGTCTAGTATCACAATATCATCATCATTATGTCATACATTGCACCAGCAGCGCTTGCCAACGCCGACCCGTACGGTGGCTTGCGAGTCCTTTCGGGCGGGGTTCTCGATGTCGACCTTGTGCGCCCCAGCGCAATCCAATCCCCCGGACTGAACATTGGAGCGCCGGCGTCGCCATGGGCGCTTTTGGAAGCGGGCAGTGGCGATGCCACGAGCGACAGCGCCGCAACGCAGCGCTCTGCCGAGGCCAACGTACGCGGAGCCGATCGTCTTGCCCAATCGTTGGCAGAACTGGCCCTCGAGCCCGAAGCCGACCAGTATCCGATCGACATTGTCCTGGTGCCGGCGACTGGGATTACGCTACGCGATCTCGCGCTGCGCCGCCTGGCCGCTGTGCTTCCACCTCCCTCCATGTTGCCCGAGCAGCGCGTCGATCCACATTATTTGGCGCTCCTCGCACAGTTGGTCCGCTCTCCAGGGGTGCGCCCGTTGCGCACGGTGCCGGGCGTCGACGCAGCGGCCCTGCCGCGGTATCGGATCGAGCCACATTCGGACGATGCCTCGCAAAGCGATCGTTCTCATGAGACTCCCTTCCAAGTTGTCGACGTCGTGCGCGCCATTTCGAGCGGCACGGCCCAGGGCACCGTCTACGACGTGCAGGTGATGTTGCCGTCGCGCGGCGGCACCGATCTGGCGCGTGCTGCGACCATTGCTGCAGCCGGTATCGAGAGCCCAGCCTTTGGCGATGTGCATACGGCGCTCGTGCGGCGAGGACCCGACGGTCCCGTCGCAGCCGTGCATGCCGCGTTGAAGAAATCGCCCATCTACTCGGTGGGCACATGGTTGGCCGTGGTCACAGTGCGCCGGCTCATTGCTCTGCGACGTCGAGAGTCGCGTGATGGCAACGTTTCAAGCGGACGCGGTTGGTGGCGCGCAGCGTTTAGGCCCGGAGGGCGGCCGTCGGTCAACGGCGCGCGTTATGGCACCGGCGGCGACCAGCAGTTGGGCGCGTGGTTTGTCGGCGCCTCCGAAGCCGTCCGACGGGCCAACGGGCCTCAACTGCCGCCGAGCATCGTGGCAGCGCCGGTGCCCGTGCTCGAGGCGCTCGCCGCAGACATGGAGCGCAGCCTCGACCGCGAATTCGCCAACGCCAACAACGACGCCTATATCGACGCCGTTGGCGCTTTCCTTGGCAGCCAACTCGCCGAGAGCGGCCTCTCGCCCTTTTTCGGCCTTTTGTATGCGACCCTGCGCGCGGCCGACGCAGCCTTTTTCGACGCACAGAGCGAGGCCGTGCTCGCTATCGGGCCCGAGGTCAACGCGGGCTTCCCGGTGCAGGCCACGATCATGCAATACCTCGACGGCACCCTCGGCGGTCTCATCAGCGACGGTTTCTTTGCGTGGGACGATCCTCGGGGACCAGCGCGCGACTACCGCAAGGCGATGGCGCTCAGCGCACAGGTGGTGTTTGGGCTCGCCGCCGCGCAGAGCGCCTACGGCATCGTGCACAATGACTTTCACAATGACAATATCGCCTACGAGAACGTGCCCGAGGACGTCGTGCTCTACTATCGCACTGACCGCAGCAATGACAATGACGACGACCACGACAGCAACGGCGCTGGCTCATCTGTGCGCTACTATGCCGTTCCCACATTCGGCAAGGTCTACAAGATGATCGATTTCGGTCGTGCCACATTCCGCCTCGGCGACGAGATGCGCGGCGCCGACGCTGGAACGCGTAGGCGTGCCGCGCGTAATGCTCCGCTGTGGGGCAGTCCGACGCAGGACGCCGTCGTCGACGGCGACTGGAACCTGCGCGGCTTCAACAACGACCTCTTGCGCTTTGTCACGGTATTTCTCTACAATCTGGGCGCGCGCGCCGATGCTCCGTCTTCTGGGCCGGCCGACCCGTGGCGCGACGCCTTTATGCGCATGGCTCTCCATGTTACGTCGTGCGCGCCGTCGGGCGCCGCGGGCAACACCGCCAGCGGTGAGAATCCTCTGTCGTGGCTCGACCGTTGTTCGGTACTGCCGGGCGATATGGCGCGCCGCCGCCGCTGCGCCGACGAGGCGCTCAGCGTGCGGCCCTACCTCGTGGGCTCTCCGTGCGTCAATGCTGTTCCGGCCGACAACGTGCACTGGTTCGACGGTGTGTTTGGCGTGGATCCTTCCGACATCCCAGAGGGCGCCCACATTTATTCGATCCCCGTTTGAAAAACCAATCAAGAGCGATCCCGTCCTCGCCTTGGTCGAGTACACAAGAGACCCGATGAATCTTTGGCATTTCTTCTTGTTGTTGTTCTTGTTTTGGTCTGTTTTTTGGGTGTGCGTGATCGCGCGACAGCGACAGGAAGTTGCGGTTGCCGCACTTGCAAGGCCGGTCGTGTTGGTGGGCATTTGTCTTTTTTTAAAGAGCCATTGGCTTTTGCGCCTGCGGGCCAAACTCGCTGGGGGGCAGCGTCCAGTGCGCATTTTTTTGGAATGATTTTTTTGGAAACGGAAAAAAAGTTACATCACGGGGCCGCGCCATCTCAGAGTGCCGGCTACGTGTTTAGATCACGAGGCGGCGACAAAAAAGCGCTTGCCCGTGTTGGACCCATTCGCCTGCGAGTGGGCTCCCGCGGCGCATGTCGCGCGCTCGCGTGTGGCGGGCGCATTGTTTGCGAAAACGACACATGCCCATAAACGCCCGCGACCACGACGCGCCATCGGGCTCGACCTTGTCCTTTGGCTTTGTTGCGACGCCCAGGATAGATGCGTGGCCCACAAGCGACCTCGCAAAAAAAGGAGGGTAATCGCAAAGGCGGGACACGACAAAAGAGATAAATAGAAGGAGAAAAACAACGGCAGGAGATCAGCGGCCCTGCCCTTGGCTCGCTGTGAGAGGTGGTGGTAAAAGGAAAAGGCAGAGAGCCCCCAAAAGCATACACGGGGCGTGTGTGTGTGTGCCCAATGTCGACCCGCCAAAGGCGCGGCCGGCCCCGCGCTTATCTGGTCCCGATCATCAAGCGCATTGCATCGCCCAGCGTCGCACTCGCCAGCCTCGAGCCACAACAGAGCAGGACAGCAACAACGACGCCCGACGAGAGCGAGTCCACGACGGCCGTGACCACGTTCGCGTGGCTCACGAAATCGCAAATGCGCAAGGGGCAAAGGCGCGCTCTGGCTGAGAGACGCGCGCGGCAAAAGAGCCGCTCGGCTCCCGTTGGAGCGCTTCAATTGTGCTCGCAGTGTCGCACGTATGCCGCTGGCGCTATAGACGTGTGTGCATCTTGCCACGCCCCCCTCGTGGAAATTGTGCCAAGCGACGGCAGACCGTCGCATGGACAGGCAGCGCCGTCCAAGAAGAAATAATAATCAAAATGTGTCGGTTCGTCCTGCGCACATTTGCTCGGTGCGGGTTCGGCGGCGACGCTCCCTATCTTGTGGCATCTGGGAACGGGCACGACATCCGAGGCCACGAATCGCCACAACGCGCACGCTTTGATTCATATTTTTTTATATAAAAAAGTAAACAAAAGGCGCTGCCCTCCCGACGGCATCGCGTGCGTCTGGGCCCAATGTCTGGCCATGATGTGGTTTGCCCTTTTTTCTTCTCTCTTGTCGGCCGTTATGGCGCCCCATTGCGCCGAGACATGTTGGACTATTTGCGCCGCGAGGCTATGAGGCGTGCCGGCGATCGAGCGGGCGACGCATAAGCCAGAGAAAGAAATCGTGCTCGTCGTCTCTGTGGTCGACCCGCCACAAAGGGGCAGCCTCACAGACCGATTGATCCGCATCGAGGCTGGTCTCACTTTCTGGTATTTTGTCGCGCGCGTAGGCACCCATATCGCAGTCCTCTTCACCAATATCGTTGTCGTCGCCATCGCCATTACCGCCAGGCGCTGATCGTGTTTGTTTTTGGCGTGCGATTTCAAAGGCGTGCATGAGGTCGCCGAGCGGCGCATCCTGCGGCACGAAAATCGTCTCGGCGCCCAGATAAAACACGCACACGGACCCGTGCTGGGCGGCGTCTGGGTTGGCGTTGACGGTGAGCACGCCTTGCATCGCGTCCCGTCGCCATTCGGCAACGACAACGTGATCAAACGGATAGGCGGGCGCCACGGGCGCCCCGGATACAAAGGGCTGCGAGAGGGCATCCGACAGGATCGACTGCGGAAGCGCCATAACGGGGTAGGGCCGTTTGACAAAGCGCACGTTGGCGACGCTCGAATGGATCCGTTGGCGCGGGCCTCCTTGGCGCCCCACTAGATGGGCTACGTCGTTGGGGAGGATCAAGCGCGCCGGAAGCGAGAGGGAACACGCATGCGGTAATTTCCATCCGAGAGCGGCCGGCGAGCCATCGCATGCCTCGTGCCGCAACCGAGCCTCGGTGTCTGCGTGCGTGTCGCGTAAGCGCGGTGCGGCACGCCCGTCCCCGTGCGCATAGGCCCAGTCGCGCATGGTGCCGCAATTCCGCGCGGGAAAGAGTCTCGCGTCGGTCCGATCGATGGCCCACAGTCTATCGAGAAGAAGCCCCATAAAGTCGGGCTCGCGATACCACCGCGCATCCCAAAGCACGGCTTGACCCAGCCGAGGCCACGCACGGATCAACGGTCCCAGGGCCTGAACGCGCACATCGGCCCAGCGCTCTCGCCCGCCCAGAGCCGTCTCGGCAGCAGATCCCTGGCCCAGGCGCTCAACGGCCCGACACGACAGGACCAGTAGGCTGTCGAAGGCCCGAGGCGGTGCGCCCCTTTGCGCCGCCTTGTTGGCGCCTGCCGATTGCGCCGGCGGCAATTTCGTGGACACTACCACCGACGTATTCGACATTGGGGTGGTCATGTTTGGCTTTTTTCCCTTCTTTTTTTCCTTTGGCCCAACGCCCTGACAGTGGCGAGCGCGACACGCTGTCTGTCGTGTCTTTTCTATTCTCGGCGGCGCGACGACGGTCCCGTGCCGTGATGTGCTGTGCGCAGGAGGAGGAGGCCACTTGCGATCGATCTCGACATCGCTGACCGCTCTCTGGCGCTGGGCCATATTCCGCGGCTTCATCGACAATGTGCACTGACGATAAGAAGACCTTTTTCACCCTCACGCATGTATTTGTGCATTGTTTTTCTCGCCCCCGGCACGATTTGTTGGGCCTTGTCTTTATGGTCCATTTTACCTTGTCGCCTTTGCTCTGACAAAAAAATGGGCCAAATAATGCTGCAGAAGAGGAAAGGGCACGCCGACAAGATCGCGGGCCCGCCGCACATTCTGGCCTTTTCAACGTGCTGGGTGCGCGCTGATGCGAGCGCGCATGGCACGGAGCAATAATAAGCCAAGAAAACCCAAGAAAAAAAGTAAATTGGGACAATGGTCTCTCTTTCTCTTTCACGGGCGTCGTTGACGTGTCGGACAACAACATAAAAAGGAACAGAAAATACGATCGCGTGGAGGTGGCCCTTTGGGTCGGCGCTCCCGTGCAGAAAAAGGCGCGCGCCTAGGATCAAAAGACGGGGCGGTCTGCTTTGTCGTTGCCGTACGTACGTGTGCATGTGCTCCCCGCAAAAGATGCACGAACAAGATCACGCCGATTCGTGCCCGCCAGATATGTCTGGCTTTTTTGATGTGGCCACGCTCGAAACTCTTGGCGTGGGAGCGTTGGACATTGGACCCACATCGCCGCGATCGTCATCCTCTGCCGAGACGCCGACTCTGAATGGACCAAGCGCCGAGCCAACGGCACCCGACCGAGACAAGGACGTCAACAGCGCTTTGCCCACGGCCCCTTCATACGATATCCTAGCGCGGTTGCGCGGATGGTCGTCTGGGTCTGACAGGGCGCAGGGAGCAGCGGCGACTCCCGACGAGTCCGAAGCGGCCGTTCATGACGTTGGGCCGCTGTGCGACCTCTCTGCTGACAAACTTTTGCAACCAGTCAAACAAACGAGCCCCATTTCAGCGGTTGCTTTCGGCGGCCCAACGGCCGACGCGTCATCGACAACGCTGCGCAAGACCGACGATTGCTGCGAGAAGCAGGCCACCGGCTTTAGCCGCCCGTGGAGTGAAACTCTCGGGCACGCTCCGGGCCCTTTGGGCGATACCGCCAAGGCCGAGGCGACCACAGTGGGCCACGAGTCGGGCAGCGCCGCGTTGCTTGCGGGCCTGTGGACGCAGCCCGTGGCCGATAATCAAAGGGATCGTCTTCACTGGCGAGCGGTCGCAGAGGCAGGCTGGGAAGCCTCGACGATGGCAGCCATTGATCCGCACATTCAGCGCGCTATCAAAAGCAAGCCCTGGCCGCGCATTGTCATCTTTGGCCAGGGATCCGGTGGTTCGGCGCTCGCGTCGACACAGCGCTTTGGAGCAGATGCCTTGGTGTGGGTCGTGTCGTCGGATCGAGGAGCGCGATCTCTCGAGCGTCACGGATGTTTGGTGGTCAGGTGGCCGTCGCGCGCGTCCCTCTCGCCCGAAACATCAAGCCTATCCGATCTCGTCAGGGCGTTGCCGTGGGAAACCATCGACGTGGTGATCGACGTCGGCACGGTGCGATCGCGATCCCTCCGCGAGCGCACGCTGGCAGTCTTGCTGCCGCACCTCTCTGCAGGCGCTGTCTACGCTTGCGCTGCCGACTGCCGTCTGCCTCTGCCTGCGGCAGGCATCAACAGGATAGTCGTTCACCAACATTCCAGGGCCGTTGTGGTCGAGGTGGGCGTGTGATCGCAACACGTTGAGGTCTCGCTCCTTTAGGTCTTTTTGCGCCCGCTGGTTTTTGTTTTTTTTTCATCTTCAATATTGTTTTATCTGGCGGTGCGCCGTTGCTCGCCTTCTCTGCCTCCATTAATGCCTGCGGCGTTGATTTTCTCCCACACATGTGCGCATCTCTCTCTCTCTGGTGCGTGTCTGTCACTTTGGAGGCCTGGTTTTGCGCTGTCGGCCCAAAAAATTCATAATGGAGACGCCCACCTTTTTCATCGCCCCGACCGTAGATCACTTGCGCTCCCAAAAGAGGCCACTGACTTTTTCTTTCTTGGATGATCCAAATACTTTTGTCCTCTGCGTGCCTCTGTGCCGAGCCTCCAAGGCATCAAGGCAAACTTTTGGCTGCCCACCAAAAGAGACACCACCTCTATCGCTTTGAGGACAAGACAGAGACACACATATACACAAAAAAGAAGAAGAAAAAGACGCTAGAAAAAGCGCGACGCGTGCGCACGGGGCCGAAAAGAACCATGCGCAGGCGGCGACGAAAAAGGCCATCGAGCCAGGCGAATGCCTTTTTGGGCCAGCCACCAATTGTCCAATAAAAAAATTCATTGTTCACAAAAGAGGCACAAGACCGACGCCGACTCAAGGCGGCCGCCGCGCTGCGGCGGCGCTCTCGACAGCGACGCTTTCTTTTCGTCTACGTTGCGGCCTCCCTGTGTCGCAGCCTCTTATAACCGCAAAAGTAAAAAAAGACCAATAGGAAAAAAGGCGAGGCTCCCGCCTTTGACCATGAGGAACACAAAGAAAGGACACGTTGAATAGAAGCGCCAGGCTCATTTTTTTCAATTCACTTTTTTGTTGATGGTTGCGGGGGCGGTGTTTTTGTGCCAGGCACGGGGGCGGCCGCAGACGATCAGCCCTCAGTGCCGTGCTCTGGTGATTCTGCCTTTTCGTACATGGGCTCGCTGTCGCCGTGGTCAATGTCGTCGTCATCGCTCGACAACGACGGCAACTCGACGACGACGTCGGTGATCGTTTGGTCCTCATTTCGTGTGGAATTGCTAGAATGCGGGTCGCCGATCGCGACGCTGTCGTCTTTGTCGTCGTGATCTTTGATTGCGCTCGGCGTTGGCGCCGGTTCTCGCTCGTGGATCGCGTCGGTGGCTTTGGTCTCATTGGTAGGGTCCAGGGTTGTGTCGGCGCTAATATTGCGATGCTCCTCTCTGCCGGTCTGCTGATGAGCGATTTCATGGCTGCCTTTGTCGTCGTCGCCACCGTGCTCCACTGATCCGCATGCATTCAAGTGATCCATCTCTGGCGTTGCGGCTACGGCGCCATCCACAAAGGCAACGTCCTCGTATTGGATCGACTCTTGTAGTATATCGTCGTCGTCGCCGTCGTCTTTGGCGGGCATGGTCCATGACGAGCCCTCGACGTCGTCGGCTGCTAGAGACAGTGCTGTTACTGTGGCCACAGTAGCAAAGGGGTTGATCCTATCGGATCCAATGTCGTCGTCGTTGTTGTCATGATCATCGTCTCGGCTGCTTTCGTCGCTGTTGCTTTCATGGTGTTTGTCTTTGCCGTTTCCTCTTTCTTTGTTGCCGTTGCCGTCGTCATCGCGATCGCTCTCGACACGGTCGTCATCCTCGCTACCGTCGCCGTCCTCGCTGCCGTCGTCATCGCTCAAGGGCGTAATGCGCGCTCGAAACGGATCAGCGGCGCGCACACCCAGCCCACCCGATGATTCTCCCAGGATGATCATGAGAGGGACGGACTCGCCTTGTATGGCCCACGCTTTGCCATACGATGGATCCTCATGGACACGACCGACGGCGTCGTCAAACTCGCGGTCGTCTTCGTCGTCGCTTTCGTCCCCGTGCGCGTATGCATAGATGCGGACCGGATCGGGCATGAGCCACGGGTCGCCTTGCTCGTCGTCCTCGATGTCATCGGCGGCGGGAATGGACATGTCGGCCGGGAGGGGGACGACAGTGGAAACGGCGGTCTCGCGTTCGTACTCATGGTCGTCCTCGTCTTCGGTCGAAGCGTGCGAGAGAGCATCCAATGTATCCCGGACGAATTGGTCGAGGCGGCTGCAGGCATCACCGCCGGGAATGCTCGGCTGCGCTGCGCCATGTCCGTCGCCGTCCTTTGCCGCATCCCGATAATCGTCGTCCCACTCTGCGGCATCGCCCTCGTCATGCTCCTCGTCGCTCTCGTCTCCACTGGAATTGGCTTCGAGTTCGGGGGCGTTGTCCTCGGTGCTGTCCCATAAAGATCGAGGGTCAGCGTGCTGTTGTCGACCGAGCAGACTAATGCCCTTGCCGTCGTCATCGTCGTCGGGCTCGCAATCATCGACGACGATGCACACGTCGCCGTGACACTGCACTCGCGGCCTCGGTGTACAAGATGCCAGAGGCGGCCAAGGGTGTTGGCGAGGGGAGCACCCTCGGCCAGCGATGGGTGACGCCGCCGTTTTGGGTTCGATTGGCGGTTCGAGCCGGGGCGGTGTGCCCTGCGACTGGGTGCTCGTGCGCTCGTGCATTGCGGTTTCTGGTAATTGAGCGGCGGCGGCGGCCGTCGGCAACATAGGGCGCGGCGATGGCGATGATGCGGGCAAGCCCTTTGAACCCTGGGGTGCGTTGCTGTGTGTTGTCATGGGCCGTTGTGAAAGACTTGGCTGTTGGCCAAGCGATCCCATAGGACCATGCGACGGCTGCGACTCTGGGCGGTACAAGGATGTCTGTTGTGGTTGTTGATGCAGTTGCTGCGGCGGTGGCGGCGGCAGTTGGTGATGCTGTTGATGATGTCTCGGCGGTTCCGTTGCCATCGGCGCCGGCGCCTCTTGGTGCTGCTGGCGGCGATACCCGTCAGCGGAGCCGACGGCTGGCGCGCGCGAATGGGTCGCTGCCGGGTCGGACATTGGCGGCGCGCGGTACGAGGGCGGCGGAGGCGCATGGACGCGCATGGCGGTCGCCGCGACCGCAACCGACCGATTGATATAGGGCGCACAGGCCGTGGTGACGGCTCCCGGATTGGCTTCGACCCACTGCCCAAATGCCGTGTTCAAATCGTCGGGCGTGATCTGGTGGCGCACCTCGGCAGTGGTGCGCTTGATGGCGCGCTCCGCGTTCATCAGTCGACGCGTAAAGTAGACGACAATCATGACGAGAACGACGGCCAGGAGCATGATGAGCGCGATGGCACCGGTCGCATGGAGACCGGCTGCCTTGGGCGGGATCGTCGCCTCGTGGCGACGGCGCCGCCTTTTGCCTGTACTCCTCGCTCCGCGGCTGTGGCCGCCACCGGCATCCATCGCTGCAACGGGTCTGTCGGCGTTGGATGGCTCCCTTCTTCTTTTTTTCCTTTCGTTTGTCAATCTGCTCGCTCTTCCGGGTCTCGGAGAGGGCTGGGGTTTAGGGCGCGGTCGTGGAGCGCTCTGTTGTGTGCTGTGCCTCTCTCGCACGTGCGCACGTTTTCTTTTTGTGCGTGTGCACGTGCGTTGCCTTTGCTCGCGGCCTCGTCTCTCTTTTCCTATCTGACTTGTTCTATATTGTTGTTATTGTTGTCGCTGTGAGCGACTGCGGCGAGCGACTCTGCTTTTTTCCCCGTCGTCGTCCTCTAGCACGGCGCGGCTTTGGTCGAGCCTCTGAGCGAGCACAGGGCCAGCGCGGCGCTTGTTTTCCTCTCTCGCGGACCGTCTTTTTTTGTGCAGGGGCCTGCGTCGTCGGGGCTCCTCGCGCGCGCGCGACGGGAATGCTTTCTGCCGTCTGTCCCTCGCCGTACCGATCCCGTCTCCCTCCCTTACTCTGTCTATATATGCGTCTCGGCGCGTGTGTGTCTCGGTGTGCACACGCTCTGCACCTTGGCAATGTTGCCTTTGCTGCTTGCTTTTTGCCCGTCTTTGTATCTGCGCTCAGAGGAGGAGAAAAAAAAGGCCAAGGCAAGCACGCGACTGACCGTAGGGGATCTCACATCACTGACCATCCCAAACAGTGGGACCGCGCTTTTGATTGCACCCGCATATGTGGCGGCCGCTCTGCCCCCGTCTAGATTGCCACTCGCGCTGCAAGCGCGATGTTTTTTCTCCATCTATTTTTTTCATGTATTCAAAGATATGGCGGCATCTGCGCCGAGGAAACCACAAATAAAAGACGCCGTGCCCTCGGTGCTTGGCCTCTCCCTTGCTCGTTGGCGTCCTCTTTTGTTTCGCCAGACGCGGCCGCCAAACAAAAAAGGCGCGGGCAACACGCGCCCCCACGACGCTCAAGATGCGGCGACAATCAAAGAGGGCAGCGGCAGAGGCCGTCGCGCCCCGTCGGCGCCCACAACCTGTGACACCCGAGCGTCGACCGAGGCTCCAGTCGCACCAACGACTCCGTACGTGGCGTGCGCCAGACGCAAAAGGCCATCGCTGTCGGCTGTGTCGAGCGCTACAGGGAGTCGGACGGTGACAGCGAGCGCAGACCCGTCTGCGTTTGGCGCGACGTCGACCACCGCACCGGGATAGAATGCGCGCGCGGCCGCAGATATCTCGTCAAAAGCCGCGGCCATATCGCGCGGCGGTCCCGCGGTCGTGAGGACCTGCTCTAGAGCATGGGCCTCTTGTGGATCAGAAGTCTCATAGGCAACCACCACGGCGCATGGTCGACCATCGCGAGCGCAAAATACGTCGCGCACTCCCACACGACGGGCTCGACCGCCCACGGCTCGATCCCATGCCAGCACCTTGAGTGCGCCCTCCTGCGGGGGCGCCGCGTCGGTCCGCGTCGCGGCTATGGCCACTAGCGAACGCTCGACGCCCGGATCAACGCGCGCGGCAATGGTGGGGGGCAGCGCCGAGTCGGCGGCATCGTCCGACGGCCTCTGTACTTGAAACAGGGCGGTATTGCGGCCCGTCTGCTCGAGAGCGTCGATGCTGCTCAAGGTCCACGCCAAAACGGCGTCCATGATGGCCTCATCGGCGTCGAAACCGGCGATCGACGCATCGTTGCTGGCGTCTTGCGGTGTGGCAAAGGGGCCGTGCACACCCCTTGCTGCCGCGAGCAGCGTCGGGGGTCCAAGCGGACCCGATCCGCCCATCGAGATCACGCGATACCAGTAGGCGGCATCAAAGGGCTCCTCTCGGAGCGCTCTGCGATTCGGTCGCGATGACGCCTCCTCCTCAAGATAGGCGACGAGACCTCCAAGGTAGTCGGCTCGTTCGACAGCAGCATCGAGATCATTGCCGTCAACATCGACGCGCGCCGCGTAACCTTGGCGGATGGCCTCTGCCTGGGCACGCGCGCGTCTCTCCTCGCGGCGGATCGTGTCAATGTCGACATCTCGTTGGAATACATTGGGTGCGGCGACCTGAATGTATCTATCGGTCGTCCACGGCGCACCAGAATATTCACGTTCTTCTTGGCCAATGAGTTCCTCGTCTTGTTCGCCCTCGTCCTCTTCGTCATCCCGTTCTTTTGTCGATCCACTTCCACGCGGCGATGTAGGCAACGGTAGGTCGGCATACTCACCAGATCGCTCGGTTTGGCGTCTGCTGGCATCAAGTGCCGCGGCAAGATTCCATGAACCGACTACAGCGCCGGGTCTCCGCTGCTCGCGGTTGATGTTGCCCAAAAGGGTTGTCGAGGCGATGTCGTCGCCTTGCGCTACTGGCCACACTCTTTGAGGTGACGCGTTGCCCTCGGGCAAAAATTCGCGCGCTTCGGTGGCCAGGGGCGACCGAGCCGGTGCTCGGCGCTGCCGCTTGATAATCGGTTCCTCTTCCTCCTCTTCCTCCTCGTCACCCTCACGTTGTGGCTGTTGTTGGCCTTGGAGAGGGCTTGTGCGCGCGGAGAGATCTGGCAGAGATGTTCCCTGTAGAGGGGGTTGCGGCTCGGAAATTGGACGGCGCTGCCGTTGCAACACGGTGCTCCAGGCCGGTCGAGGCAATGCCAAAGCAGGCGCCGCCGCCGCCACCGCAAGAGGAGTTGCGGCTCCCTGCACCGCAGGAACGGGGGCCGCCCTTTGCGTGAGCGAGCGCCGACCCAGGATCGATGTCATGGCCCTCCCGAGGGCTGCGGGAAGGCGGCGACCCTGCCCTAGAGGTTGGCCTTCGGCTGGCCCAGCAGACGCTCCAACAGCCGATCCGCCGCCACTGATCAGAGGGGCGCGGCCACTACGAGAGGGATCTGCCTCGTTGAATCGGCGATCGAGTCGCGCGAGAGCCTCGTCGGCGTCCGACTCGATGGAGCGCGCATAATCGAGCATGCCCTGCGTGAGCAAAGCCCTGGCCGTGTCCATATCGAAACGGTCGCTGGCCGCACGTATGGCATCGATCTGGGCGCGACGATCGATGATGGGCGTGAGCGTGACGGGGTCGACAAGATCAAGCGCGGCCCTGATGGATCCCGGCGTGATCGTAGCCGACGGGTGTAGGGCGTTGGCCAGTTGCACCAGAAAGCGATAACGCTGTAAGATGCGCGACTCGTCGGCAGGCCATTGTGCGTCAACATAGGGCGCGTCTGGCGTGCCACGAGACCCCGCGATCAGCCGCGGTTGCGCGGCGCGATTCAAAATTGCCGGTAGGGTGACCTCGGCGATATTGAGCAGTTGATCAAAGGGCTGGCCATTTCTGCTGGCCATCTCCATTAATGGCAAACAGTCCCGATCCACAAAAGGCAAAGAAAGAGCGCACGCGATATGCCCGTGTGTCTGTCTATGTGGGCGTGCGTGTGTATGCGCGTCGTGTACTAGGCAGGTGCCTCGCTGTTATTTGTGATGTTTCCCCGGTTGCACGCTCTGCGCGCTCTGGCAGGATGAGCGGCGCGCTCTACCCGTAAAGATTTTTGATCGCGACGCTGGTCGCCGCTCCCGTCAGATAGCGTCTGTGCCAGATACGGCCTTGCAGTCTCGACCCCCCTTTTTATATCCCTGGGCTTTTTTATGCCGACCTGCAAATAGGTCGACCAATGCGAGGCAGGCTCCGTGCCCGCATTTGCCAGCCGAAAAGGACGTGCGCCGATGCTCGATTCTCGCAGATAGCCAAAGAATGTCGGTGCCGACTCGAGGCCACAAAATCGGACCTCGCAAGTGATTTTTTATGGCGCTCTGGTCCTGCGCTGTCGTCTTTGCTATTTAGGGCGTGTGCCACATCGCGTGGTGTCCTTTTGCGCCATTCATTTTCATTATTCCATTTCGTTGTTGTTGTCACTGTCGTCTCTGCCAGGGCGCCACCATGAGGCCGGCGAATTGTTGGTGTTTGGAGAATTCTCTTCCTGGCCAACGGCGGCAAGATGACGTCCCCCCATCCCAATCGTGCCGACGATGACTTTGATTGTCCTGTTATCGTCGCCTGTCGGCGTTGCTGTCTACTGGTCGACAACTCGAGGGCAACACTCGATGGGCGTTTTCGTCCTCGAATGCGCTATCGCCTTGAACGAGAACATTTAGGTTTGGATCGCCTTGCCTTTTGCCGGTCTGGCTGTCGGCCATATGCCGTCGGCTAGCCAAGAGCGACAGCACCAAAGACTCGGCCTTTTTGCGCCACTATGGCAATGGAATCCGACAACGGGGTCAGTATTTATTTTCGAATGAGGGCCCAACGCCTTTTCAGGCCCAAAAAAGTTGTCGACAAGCGCGCGACCATCTGGCGCACCGACGCGGCCGTGTCGTGCGCCGGCCCATAGGCCAGACACCACCACAATGAGCGAGCCTCCAGATGGGCTCTCGAGCGAGCCTGTTGCTGGCGGCGGCGCTGGCGCAAGGGGCGAAATCGTGGGGTGGTATTGTCAAATGCAAAATTGGTCTCTAGCACGACGAGGCCCGTGCTTGTGTTGCGCAGAAAGAGTCTTTGCTGCGGCGCCGCCCGTTGTTGGCCAGACGGACCGGCAGCCCCGGAACGCGGTCGAGAGGTGAAAGCGACGCAGAGACCGTGCCTGGTCAAGAGATGTTGGCAAAGAGTGGCCAATTCTTGGCGCGCAGATGGATGGCCCGCTGCAACTTTCTGACGTCGCTGAGCGCTAAACTTTAGATTAATGAGCATGTGGGCCACGGCACGGATGTCGGGGCAGTCGGCGCGGCCGAGCAGGGCGTCGACGGCGAGGCGGTTGGCGTTGTTTTCGGCCATGTGTGATATGGGACGGTATAACCGGTCCCAGAGCGCCCACCGCTGACACCAGTGACCAACGCCCATGCCAATGTAGAGGCATACGGATATAATAATCGCGAGCGCGGGGAGTGCTGGCGCGTCGAGCCATATCGCGATGCCCACCAACAGCGCATATGAAGAGAGGCCAGCGCACAGCACTGCTGACAAGGCGACCAGAGGGATCAGCCAGTCCAAAAGCGCACGGCGTCGCTTGGTGGCGCGATCGATCAAGTGACCCACCTCGTGGTAGAGGAGCGCGGTCACGGCCACTTTGCTAAAGCCGGTTCGCGGTGGGTGTCGTATGCAGATGAGCGCTTGGTCAAAGTAGGCCGTGGCAGACATGCAGTGTCGGGACATGCCGTGACTTTTAATGGTCTCGACACGCAACGCGCTGCGAGATAGGCCCATATCGACGGCGGCCCGCTCGGCAACATCGTATAGAATGTCCGTTGCCGCTGGCCCTCCTCGTCGTGTCGTCCGTGAGCCAGTCGGATTCATCTCTCGGCAACCCAACAGACCGTCGCGCTGTTCCCTTTGGGTTTTGGTTTGAACCTGTGTCTTGGCCCTTCTGGGCTTACTCGGCCGCGCGTATGGAGTCTGCGTGGGCCCCTGTGCCACCCCCCCCCCTTTTTGAAAGGCGTGCGATCATGTTGGCTGTGATTCGCCGAATCGCGGCAGAAAATTCTTGTCGACAAATTGACCCAATGGGCAATAGGCGACGCGCACGCGGGCGACCTATGGCGGCAGGCAACGGGCCTCCTCGACAGGGATCCCGCCCCCCAAAGGAGCGAGGCCCATCCTTTTTTTGTGGAGCCGACAGGCACGGCCGTCCTTTCGGGGAGGGGCAGCATAAAAGACTCGTGCATTTTTTGCTGATTTGGCGGCGTGAACCGTGTGTTTTTCTCGGCGGCAGCGGCTTGCGTGTTCGACCGAGTTTAGAGGGAGAGCCTCCCTCCGCCTTCCAAGAGGGCAAGCCGGCTTGCTCTGGGCATATTTTGGCGTGCGATGGCGCACACGCCGCCTCGCGGGACCAAAGAGCGTCTGACTCTCTTGGCAGTTTTTTGGCCTTTTGTTCTGGCACGCTGCGACAGGAGCACGGACAGATAGGCCCATTAGACAAGGGGGGGGGGCACGCGCGCACCCTGCGACATTGTCGGCGGCCCCCTCAATGTCGTCTGCCTCGTCCTCAGATTGAGGTGCGCGCAAAGGGAAAAGGCCCCGGCTGCGCTCGCTCGTCTCTCTTTTGCCGTTGCCGTCGCTACCGAGACCTTGTGACCTTTTTTTTCCTTTCCGGTTACTCGCGTGCCATATTCCGCCCCCCCGTGCTTGCCCACCGCACCACAAGGCCAGAGACGAGACGCGAAAAAGCAAAGGCTCTTACCTCGCCCACCCGGCAAGCATGTCGCTTTTCACAAACAATTACGAGGCCAACTATGAGGGAGACAATGGCGGCCGATCGGCACGCCGCCGCTCCAGCGCACGGTCTAGGGCGGCGCTGCCCCCAGACAATAATCGCGATCAAGAGCAGGATATCGAGACCTTTGTCGACGATCGTGAGCCCGACTCGGCTGGGAGTGACGCCGACGAACAAGACGCTAATGCGAACCCCCGGTCGTCGAGGCGTCGCTCTACGAGAGAGCGCGCCCCGCGCGAATCCTTCCTATCCCTCGTCTCGCCCAGGCCGTCGGCACGGCGCGCATCCACACGCACCGGCACCGAGCGGCGCCATCCGTACGTGCGGCGCTATGCCGGCACGCGCCTCGATAGCGAGGCGCCCAAATATGCCTTTACCTACAGGTCGGGCATGACCGACGAACCGCAGTACATGGGCATGGGCATGGTCCGCGGCACCATCGCCACGATGCCCTTTTCCGAGTTGCGCTCGGCCGTCGCCTACATGCTCGAACACCCAGACCCTGAAGGCCGACGGCCCACGATGCTCGCGCGTCCCGCCAACTTTGAGCGCTTTGAAGAACTGCGTGAGGTCAACGGCGGCCGCGACATCCTCCTGCATGAAATACTCAAGGAGGACGACGACGTGCTCACCGACCTCTTTCTCATCGCCGGTCGCGTCGACTATCAGGGCGCGCGCTCGCGTGGTGCCAAACCACGCGTGCCGGCAGTGCTAGAGGGCATCATCCCCTCGACGTCCTCATCCTCGTCGTCGTCGACTTTGAACGGAGGCGACATTCGCTACGAACGCATTCGTCGCCCGGCCAACTATCGGCCAGCGCTCACGCGGCCCGAATATAGGCCCATCAATGCCGGATCGCTGGTGACGCTCTTGGCCAATGTGGCCTCGCCGGCCGACGACGCCGTCGTCTACACGGTACAGCCGGCGCGCTCGGTCAAGGGCCACCTCGACGGCAATCCCATGGTGCTTCAGGGCGTGTGCGACCCCTACATGGATCGATGGTTTGCGCGCACAGCCAACGAGGCCCAACGCTCGGGTCTTCCCGAGTTGGCGCCCTATGGAGTTTTGCGTAATGAGTTGGCCGGTTTCCGGAGGGCCATGTGTCCCGTCGAAGCCACGACCGTCAACCATATTGTCGATCGCCTCCGTCGCGACGAGCCGGCCGCTGGTATTGATCCGATCGACGAGGAGACCGTCGAGAATCTCTTGCGCTCGGGCTTTACGCGCGACGATATCGACCGCGTCTGGGGCAACGGCGCCAGTGCCGGCAACAGCGGTCCTGTAGCCTAACCCGGTCGACCTTATTTACGAATCTTGAGATTGCTTCTCTTTCCATTCGGGGCCCTTTCGGCCGGTCTTGTTGTCGTATGGCTGTGTGTTCCTCTTGTACCTGTCCTATTTTGGCGTGCGGTTGCGTTTCTCTTTCTCTGTCTTTTTCTCTGCTCCCTTTTCTCGAGAGAATAAAGGACAATCGAAAAATCGATGTGGCCCCCACTCGGCAGAGCCAAACACGGCTCGCGCGCATGGGAAAGGGACAAAGTCAGAGAGAGCGGCGCCTTTGTTTGACTCGCTGAATGGGCGTCTTTGTTTGATCAGATCCGCGCGGCGTCGCGCCCTCTTTTTCGGGAGGTCCTGACTTTTTTTGGGGGACACACGCGGCGGTGACCCGTTGACCGAGGACGACAAGGACGGGATCGCCTGCAGCGGCCGCAACGACAAGGATCAAAAATATCCTCTGGTCGGAATCCTTTCTTTTTTTTTTGATTTTTGTCTCCCCTGCCTTTTTTGGGCGCGCGCACGCGATGCGTCGAGGCACTGTCAAGCCAGCGCACCACGTCGACATGGCACGACGCGCATCGCCTGGCGGCCGTGCCGCATCGGGCCTTATCAAGAGCAAAATACGACGCGCGCTCTCTTTTTATTTTGCTTTTGCTTTGAGACGCCATATTGGTGCTGGTCGCCGAAAAATAGAGACAGACATTGGAAAAAAAAGAAGTCTTCTCTGGCCTGCGGGTACACAGACGCGCCACCGCCGCCGTCAGAGTCTCGAGGTCCATCGTGATTGATCCTCCACAGCCGGCCTCGCCAAGGCGCGAACATACCGACCAGCAATAAACGGCGGACGGGCAGAGTAAGAGAGGCCACACGATATTAAAAGAAAGAGACAGCGCCGCCGCTCGGTATCCAACTCTGCGCGCGCCCTCTAATCGCTACGCCATGAGCAACGCCAAGAAACAACGTCCCCTGTGCAAGGATGCCAAGAGAGACCCGACCGAAGTCAGAGATGGCTCTACGACCGTGATCGTGGTCGAAGCGCGCCGCGCTCAAAAGGCGCCCTCTGCCGCCTCGTGCGTTCCTCCTCTGATGCCACCGCTGCTACCTAACCCGAGCGGCGATCGCATCATCGTCTTGGACACCTTTGCGTCAGGTACACTGCCTCTCGTGCCGCCGCCCACGACGCCCTGCCTCTATCCTTTGCCGCCGTTGCCCTCCCTCGAGGGTACCGGCTCGACCCTGCCGGCGTCGGCCATTGTTCCCAGCGCAGCGGGGCCACTGGGACCCGCGTCGATTGCGGGGTCTTTGCCGTTTTCGTTTTCGGCCTGCCCATGTCGACCGCTCATCGCCCCGCCGGGCCCGCCGCAGATCGCGCCCTTGCAGTTTTACCCGTTCACAGTGCCGGGCGTCATCACGGCCGACGACGGCGTCGTCACCCCGGCCGTTCCTGGAGTCGGCGGTGTGCAGATAGCATCGCAACCGTTTACGCAGAGCATTCCGCCAGTGGGCGTTGATGGGCCTGTCCCCACGGGGACGCTCGACCACCCCAAGTTCCTTGCTCTGACCCAGTGTGCGTTCCCCATCGTCGGCACGCCCGAAATCGAAACCTACTTTGAGGTCGAGGCCGCGGCGTTTACGCAGGGCACCCAAAACAACCCCTTTGGCGCGCCCTTTGTCGCCGACCCCTTTGACGATCTGCGTCTGGCCGCGTCGGCCCTGGTCACCATCGACCTCAACACTTTTATGGTAGCCGACATGTTTTTCACAAACGGAGGCGTCTACGCGCTCTACGAGAGGCTCGAGAGCGGGCGCACGCCCACCAACAACTATGCATCGTTCACCGACGCTGTCAAGGTGGCGACACGCGACAGGGTCAATCCGGCCAACGACGTGGTCAACGTGGGCATCGGGTGGACCTCGCAGGCCATCCGTTGGTACGTCAACCGGCGCGAGGTGCGCCGGATCGACCGCATCGGTTTTCGCGCGCCCAACTACCAGCAGGTTGTGCTGATCGACCGCGGCGGCCAGGATCAGTTGGTGGTGCCCCAGTCGGTCTCGGTCGGCCTAGGTAACTTTACCCTCCTCGACGCCTTCCGGCCCAACAATTTTGCTGGCACCTACGTGCCGGGTCTCACGTTCAACAATCCGCTCGTGCTGCTGTCGTCCATTCCGGGCCTCTATCGCAATCCGTTTGTTGTCGACCCGGTCACGGGAGAGTTTGTGCCTCTGGACCCGGCCGACTTTGTCGATCCGCTTGATCTCTCAGAGAGTCGTATATTCGGGCAGGGGGCCACCTTTATCGTGCGCTACCTTTTGGCTGCTCTTCGCTCCGTGCCCAAATCCATCTAGTCGCCACAGGCATAGGGCCATCATTGCTGCGATTTTGAAGAGGAGGGCGTCATCGTGTGCTGTACCAGCGCACAAACATCAAGGGACAGGCCGGAGCCGACGCGACCAACCACAGGGCAAGGACGAGCGTGCCCTTGTAATAGAAGCGCTAGACTTGTGTGTCGTCAATTTCGTCGCCTCTCTTTGTCGTGCGGTTTTTTCTTTAAAAAAATGTGCGTCGCGATGGCGCGGTGCTGTTGTCGCCACAGACGCCTCTGGCGGTGACAAAAAAAAGGATACCAAAGGCGCAGCGCGTCCGTCTGTTTGTCTTGCAAAGAATAGGCCAAAAGGCCACCAACAAAGAAAGAGAGACAAGCGGAACAAGCGGGATGAGAAAAAAATACCAAACACAAATAAGAAAAGCATAGATGTCTAGGCGAGATCGTCTTGGCGGTTTTTGTCTTTACCGCCGTCCTTATTGGTGTCGTCTCTTGTGCTGTCGGCGTCGTCTTTTTGTTTTCGTTCCTATTCTTTGCTGTCGACCTTGTCGAGCGTGCCGGCCATGTCGCACTGTGCACGATGGATCACCTGTCGCAGGGGAGCAAAAGTGTAGAGGGCCCTCACGAGGGCCTCGATCCCGCGTCCCCTTTTGCCCAAGAGCGGGCAAATGGCGTCGGCGGCGAGGATCTGACGGCCGTCGACGCCCAGCGGCGTACGCGTCAGATATGTCGTAGTGACGCCCAGACATGTGTTGATGTAGTAGTAGTGCCCACAGTCGTGATAAAAGACACGACGATAGCGCATGGTCTTCCATAGGCATGGGTCGCAGGAGACGCTCTCTGCGGGGGGCACGACGCAAGCACAGGGGCCCAGCGCCCACGAGCCGTCGACATCCCGCTTTTGGCAGAATGGCGCCTCGTGACCACGCGCGGCGATTTTAGCAATGGCGACGTCATTAAAGTCGTCCTGAATGGCGTCGAAATGCTGCCGTATGTCGTCAGAGGGCGACAGGTCTAGTACCCAATCGACGAGAGGCTCTGTCCAACGCGCAGAGGTCTCTGGGTCCGGCAGACAACCGTCGGCGTGCCATGTGAGAACCGCATCGATCGTGTGCGTCAAGGTGGCCCACGTAGGCGACAGCGCCGCCAAAGTGTAGAGCCAGTCGGCAGCGCGCGGGTCCCCCGCGAGAGCATCACGGCACAGACCATAAGCCAGGTCGGGAGCATGGCGCGGGTCTCGATGCGTCCTCCGCGCCCGCACCTCGGGGCCACTATGCATCGACCACTGTGAGCAGGTTTTTGCCGCTACTTTGACTCCCCGCAGGTAGACCGTATCAAAGAAATCGTCCCATGAGATGGCGCGACTCTGATTGTCGCGCCACACGCCATGGGCATCGACTGCAAAGCATCCGTGATAACATCCAATGGACGATCCCATGGGGCGCGCCTCATCCCAATGCTGTCCTATCGACTCGTAGAGTAATTTTTTGTCGTTGGTTCGTAGGACATCCTCGAGATCTACCATTCGTGTTGAACTCACACGATCCAAAGCGGGCATCCCTTTGCCAGCCTGCTCGGATATCGCATGGTTGACCGCGCACAGGATCTCGCGCAGGCATTGGGCGACAGGGCAGCCAACGAAATGCATCGCACGAGAGACGGCCTCGCGACATTGAGGATCTAAATCGATGCCCTTGCCGGCTAGGAGCGCCTCGAGAGCCGAGCCGACGCCAAAAATCGTACCGCGTCGGTTGCCATCGACGATGATCGATAGGGAGCCGCGATCGCCCTTCCTGGCGGTGGCGAGGGCTGCCGACATTTCGCGTGTGGACAGTGACTTGCGGCTGATGCCGCTGGCGTCCTCGGGTGGCTTTGTGGTGAAGCGCCACCGATCGGGCCCGATGGCGGCAACGACATAGTCGCGTTCATGGCGTCCGAGTGCACCGGTGAGGCGTATCGTCGGAACGGGGCGACCTTGTACGTCCGTGCGGCGTAGATCATCCTCGAGGACCCGGAGGGATTGGGCGATCGCTGCCTCGTCCAGAGCGCAACCGTCAATCTCTCGAGTCTCGGTCGATGTGGCCGCTTCGATGAACCATTCGGGCAGCGCAGCCGACCGATCAGTGCGCACATTTATCGATGTCTCTATGAACGACCTCCATTGCCAATCACCTGCCATGGCGCTTATATGCATGGCACAGTGGGCAACGTCGTTGCCCCGCAGCGATGAAGCGAGCCACAGGCTCCCGAGGTTGTCGTGTGGCCATCGGTCGTCGGGAAGGTAAAGGGGATCTCCTCTGTCAATACGCAGAACGCAAGGGCCGGCGTGCCAATGAGCGACATTTATGACACGGTCCACAATGCTGTCGAGTGCGCTGTCGATGGGTCCATCATTGGAATAGTCGTAGACGATATCGTCATTGCATGCGATGGTCTTTACGGTGCCGCCAAGTTTAGAGGCAGGCTCGCGGATCGCATCGACGAGCACATTCGCCTTGTGAGATGCGCGCGTGTGCGCGACAAAGTCGGCGGCCTCTTGGATCGTTGGAGTCACCTCCATCGCCGTTTTTCTGTGACAATGGCTTGCGCGCGTACGTGCGTCTGCACTTTTGGCGGGCGTGCTCGGCACCACGGAAAATTCGGCAGCGCCGGCTCGCCTTGTGTGCGCCTTTTTTTTGGTGGCGGCATCCTGAGCCGAGCGCGCACAAGAGCGCGCCTTACCGATTCAATTGACCAATCAAAAAAGAAAAGAGCCACAATGGCGAACTACCAAGTCCCGTTGGCGGCTGGTCGACAAATAGGATCGTCGAATCGCAAAGCGCAATAGATGCGCACTGCCAACCAAAAGGGTCGATTCAATCAGGCCACGCGCCACTGTCGCCTTACGGCCCTTTGCGCGCGTGCGCGCTATCGGCACGACATTTGTACACCGACACACAAGGCGCAACTTTAGAGGCGAGCAAATGGACCCCCTCCCCAACGCATCGCGCGACTTGTGCGAGCCTGAACATTTAGGAATCCAAGCGTGCGCTACGCCAATATCGATAGTGGTCCTGGATGCGCGAGGCACACGCTTGTCGACAACCAAATCGACATTGGCCAACGCGCCCGCGGGCAGCCTGTTGCATCGTGTCGCCGACCCTGGCCTATTTGGGCCGTCTCCACAACAGCAGGACGGTTCCTACTTTATCGACGTCAATCCGCTGTGGCTCTCTGTAGTGATCGACTATTTGGCGCATGCGATCGTGACAGCGCCCAAAATGACGCCTGGCGTCTTGAGCGGCGTGCAAGCGGCAGCCGATTACTTGGGCATCGACGGACTGGCCCTGGTTTGTGCTGCGCGCCTGGCACAAATCGAGGCGGCGGAAGCGCCCGCCGAGCACAGAATAAGTGTGCTCATTATCACTGCGGCCGACCGTCACGCGTATACGGGCGCGCTCGATGTGTTTTCCCAACATAAGCGCGGCAGCGGTGACTGGCCGCTTACCGTGACCTTTCTTCGGCATCACCCCATCAACGTCGTGGGCCACACCATCCACGAGGCCCTTGGATGCACACCGCACGATGCGGTACTCTATGGATGTTGCATGCGCCGCAATACGACACTCCGTCCATTGGCCTCGCTCAATTGGACGGCCTCGACACCCCTGGTCGGCTGTTGGGCCGAGCGCGATCGGCAGATGTGGATCTGCGCCTTTAAGCGCACGCCACAATCGGATATGGTGCCGGCGGTCTCGTGCGACCCACCTGCTCCAACGCCATCCCCCGACGCTCCGATGTTGATCTTTGTCAAGGTATTTGACCCGTCACACAGATACCTCAGTGGGCCGTTCCACACTTTTGTCTCGCAAGGCGCGATGGTGCGCAGCGCGTTGCCGTTGCTACTCGATGCCGCGAAACAAAGTATGTACAAGGTCGACGGCGACAACGTGGCGGTCTATGACGAGGCGACCAAAACCAACGCCTACGCTGTGGACCTCGACGCCACCTTTGCGCAAGGCGAAATCGAGACTGGCGATGTTCTGTGGCTGTGTCGGTTCGACGTGGGTCTCGGGCCTCGTGTCGTCATCCGACTATGGTTGGATCGCGTTGCCCAAAGAGCCTCGGTGGTGAGGCGGTCCTCGCTCTACTCTGTTCTCTCTGTCTTGATGCACCACGGCGACACAACAAACAAGATCCCAAAACAGACCGAACAGAGAGAATGCGTACGTCATCGGTCCCACAAAAGAGGTAAAAGTCAAAAAAAGAAATAAAAATCTTTTAGTTTGGACGAGCGCAATGTGCGCACCGCGCGCACAAGAAAACGGCCGTGGGGATTGCGATTTTGTGACACGCAGAGGAGGGAAAAAGGGCTCAAAAGAAACAAGGCGCCTTTGAGCGACGCAGCATCCCGCACAGGTGCGTGCGTGCACGCGGCAATTCTATGGACCTACGGCGCTATGGCGTATCACTGCCGGGGGAGACGACCGCGGCGACAGCCGAGCACGCCTCGCTGGCGCTCGTCGACGCTAGCGCGACTTTGGTCGGGTGCGGCGTGCCCCTGCCCCGGCATTTCGACGGTCGCCGCAAATGGCGCCGCCTATTGTCGCGTCCCCTGAGTGTCGTCGTGACTCCGGGCGACGAGTGCGCGCGCGCCCTGGCCGATCGCGTGGCCATTGCATCACGCGGCGCCCTCCTGCTCGATCTTGTGGCGCCTCACGACGAGACAGAGCCGTATACGAGCGGCGCGAGGCCACCGAGTCTCGTCGCCCTCCATCGCAACCAGTACGTGTGGGGCGCGCGCGAGAATCAAAAAACCCACGAAACCGCGCGCCGCGTCAAAACCATTGTCTACTATCGACCGGCACCGACTCCCACTGACCCGCACCTCTACGCAAACCCAGATGATGCCACTAAAGAGGGCATTGCACAAAGACATTACCACGGCGCGTCAGCGTATCTTGATCGTGCAAGCGATGCGCTGTGCGCCGAAATCTACCTTTATGGACCCGTGACGACGGCCGTAGACCTATACGAAGATCTGGCGTGGCCCGAAGCCTACCCGTCAAGTTGGATCGGCGGGATCTATAGACAATATGGCCAGGGCAACGGCGCCCGACCGGGGCGTCTGGGAGCGATCGTCGTCAGCCTCGTAGGGTGGAGCCTCGATGCCGCCAGCGGGCGGCGCTACTATTTAGCCCGAGGAGGACCCGCCGCGCGTCTGTCGCCAGAGGATGGAATCTTTTGCCTTTGGGCGGGTCAATGTGGCGTTGAGGAGCATGCCGTGGCGGCGCTGCCCGATTTATGGGGCTCGAGATTGCCTGCGCGATTTCTTCACGATGCCGCTCCGGCAGACTCTGCTCCGGGTGAGGCGCAGCGTGCTCGCGACCTGCGCGGCGCCATGCCGCTCCACCCGTCGGGACACACGCGAACCTTTGTCGCGTCTCTGCCGCCGGAAGAGCGCAGGGCGCTCACGCCGCTGGTCGACCCTGTCCACTTGCCCGCTACCGATAGGCCGTTTATCGCCGGAAGGGTGCGCAATCCTCACGAGGCCCCAGGCGCCCACGACCCTCCCTAGGCGCTTTGTGCTCGATAGACCGACCCGCTCCTCGTGGCACGTCGCAAATGGGCTCCCGCTGTGGGCGGTCGTGACGATGCCGCAAGAGAGTGTCGCTCAATGCGCGTCCATGGATCAGAAAAAAAAAAGAAATAATAAGCAAGAAAAAAGGGCAAACAACACAAGCACAATGACATATATTTCGCGGGCGACGCGCTGGCATGCAGCGCGCCGGCGCAGCCGCCAAAAACCAGAGGGCCCGGCCAAAAGGTGTCGTCCCTCTCCAATCCACAAAAGACACCGGCGCGATATCCAATTGAAAAAAGATACATAAAAACGCCCCAAAATTCCGACCACTCGGGAAATGAGCAATGAAGCGCCAAGGACAGACGCGCTCTGAGCATACTTTTTTGTTTCTGTCTCTTCTCCTCGAGTCGCTCCCCCAACATGGACACAACCGATCCACTGTTGGCCCACTTTGATGCCAAGGACGACCACGACCCTCGGCCCACTTTGAACGGGCCAAAGCGCAAATGCGATGACGCCACTTGCTCGATCGAGGCCACAGCCGACTCCACGAGTGTTGCAGTCGATGGTAGGCACGTACGGCCGCGACTGCTCACGACGGCTCACAGCCCTCCCGAGCCCGAGACATCTCCGAATGACTGCTCGCTGTGGACAGATTCTCTCCTCGCCCCAACAGTGTGGGCGCTGGTCTTTGACCAAATCGCCCGCGACGGGTGTCTTGTCGACCGTTCCGGCTGCGATCGCAAATCGCGAGAAAAGCGTTGGCGCGCGGCTCAGAGTCTGTCGCTCCTTGGCGCTGCGTGCCGCCTACTTTACGAGGCTGTCGGCGCTCTCGATATGCGCCGTATCGCCTTGTGCGTCACTGAACAAGACACTCACTGGCCGCAGAGTGAGGCCTCGACGTCGGTCCTGTGGCGAGACGTTGTCATATTGAGGGCAGATGAGCGCGACCGGTCGGTTGTCATCGACGTACCAACAGACACCATCAATTGGCACATGCGCCATCTCGTAAAGTGCGAGGTCAGTTTGGCTCCCATCTGTGATTCCAGGGCGATCGATGACAACTCGGCGACGCTCTTGGAACAAAAGGCCGACAACTGCCACGGAAGCCTAGACCAATACAATCACGAGAGCGACGACGATTGCCATGAGAGCGACGATGACAGCGAGGACGAGGACGACAAAGATAGCGACGACGATGGAGATCGAGTTGAAGGCGGCGCTCTCGCACACTATTCGCTCGACATTGCCGACTATCCCGACCTTTGGGACTCGGTCGATTGGGACGATGACGCCAACGGGAACAAAGACGAGGACATCTACGAGGACGACTTTGACGATAGCCACGAGGACGAGTACGGAACCATCAGCGACGTCGACGACTCTGGCAACCGATGGACTCTTTGTGTCTTTTCTCATTATCGCAACGGCCTTTATCTTGTGGGCGTCAAAGTCGATCAAAAATCTTGATGCTCTTTGGATAATATGTCATCGCCTATTTTTAGTGGTCTTTTCTTTTGTTTTGTGACAGCGCGCGCAGACGCCTCCGAGGCCCGATAAAGCGGCTCGCTACGGTGACTTTTTGGGGTCGCTTGTATTGTCGCTCAAAGAAAGACTATGGGTTGATCGATCAAAAAAAGAAGGGACGAAAGAGGACGCACGCGAAAAAGGGACGGCGTCGGTCGATCGACGATGGTCCGAATAGGCACGATAATTGTCTGGTTACATTTGTGTGTGTGTTTTTATTTGTTGTCATTGCCGGTCATATCGAAAACCGGGCCTAAAATGGCGCCGTCCCACATCGTCGCCATGTATTTTCTCATCCACCTGTGGAACCGACTCAAGCGGCAAAAGGACAAAAAATCTCGTCTGCCTCTGCCCAAGAACGTAACCGCAAGCACCAAGGTCAAAATTGACATTTCTTTCTCCCCTCTGCGCCACGCGGACCAGCCACCAAATATTTTTTGTCCTTTGCGCTTTGAGCCGAAAGGCGTCGAGGGTGGGCGCGGTGCTTTTCTGGGCTCATGGCCCAAGGCCGTGCCAACAGGAGCCGCCCGTTTTTGGTGTTTAGGGTTTTCTTTATTGTTTTTTTTTCGTATCCAGACCACAAATGAAGTGGACGCCATGGAGGGGCAAAAGGAGTGGGGCAGCGGTGAGATTCCCCAGGGGCAATGGCGCGGGCAAGTTTCGACGGCCTCTAGTCAAAAACACCGAGGCCGAGCACGTCGTCAAAGCCCGAATCGTCGTCGAATGTGGCGCCAAAGGCCGAGACGCCGCGTCTGTGACTGCACGGGTTGGATCCTCCGCCTCCAAAGACAGCGCCAAAGCCCGTGTTGCCGCTGCCGCCACCGCAGGGGTGCGGTGACGGCGCTCCAAATCCGAAACCGCCGCCGCCGCCACAAGAACCGGGAGACGCCCCGAATCCGAATCCGCTGCCGCCTCCGGAACAACATCCACCGGGGCCTACAGCCCCAAAGCCACCCCCAAACACGCCACCGACTCCACCGCCAGGACAGCATGGGTTGGCCGACGCGCCAAAGACAGGCCCGACGGCGCCAAAGACGGGCTGCGCGGGCGCAAAGACAGCGCCCAGAGGCGCCACCGGCACGCAGCACTGACACGGCGCCGGACATACGACACGACGCCTGCGGCGGCGCCCGCAATCGAGACCCGACGGGATCGACCCCGAGGGAAAGGACGACCCGGCGGCGATGCGACTGCCGGGCGCCAAGGTGATCGACCCTGTGGTAAGGGTGAGCGGCGCCGAGAGAGTCACCTGGTCGGCCAGAGTGACGTCAAACGGCAGGGGCGTGCCAGGCAGAATGACCGATCCAGCGGCAACGATGGTGCCGGCGGCGAGCACGCTGCCGGGGCCGGCCGTGACGCTGGCGCCCATCGGAACCGGAACATTAAAGGGCAGTGGCGTGTTGGCGGGGAAGCGAAATCCAGCCGGAAGGATCGACGTGCTTCGGAGGAGCGCCGTCTGACCGGCTTCGATCGTGATGGCCGCTTGCAATGTCACACGCACCGGCAGCGGCGTGTTGGCCGGTATCTCAAAGCCGCGCGGTAGCACCGTGCCCGCGGGAAGGATCGTCGCCGACGCGACGGTCGTGACGTCCGACGGCAAGGTGAGAGGCTCGGTGAGCGTGCTGCCGGCAGGTATGCGTGTACCGACGGCAAGGACCGAGCCCGACGGCACGGTAAAGGGCGAACCGGTGATGGTGACGTCGCCCGGAAGAGGCGTGCCAGGATTGATGACGGTGCCAGCGTTGATGACGGTGCCCGACGGCAGCGCAAATCCATTTGGAAAGGTGGTAAAGGCCGTGAGGATGGCGCCGTTGACTAGCGTAAAGGGCTCGCCGAGGGTCGAGTTTTGAGGGATGACAAAGCCCGCCGGCAACTGAGTGCCGGCGTGGATGCGGGTGCCCGCCGGGAGGATAGTGCCCGCCGGGATGACGACGCCGCCGCGTATCACCGATCCGGGCGCCAGGACGATCTGCGTCGACTGGGGAAAGGTGGTGCCGACGGGGATGACAAAGGCACTCGTGAGGGTGACATTCTGCGGCAGCGGGGTGTTGGCCGCCAGCGGTCCAAAGCCGGGTATGTTTTGTGCCGTGGTGAACGTGGTGCCGGCCGGGAGGACCGTGCCCTGCGCGGCAAAGATCTCGCCCGTCGTCGCCGAGCCGGTGGGCGTCAACAAAGTGAACCCCGAGGGGCCGACCGTGATGGCCGAGCCGGCGCCGACCGTAAAGGCCGCGGTCGTGGGGGGCGTCGATCCGCCGAGAACGAGTTCCGACATAAAGGTGGTGGCCGCGGTGAGGGTTTGGGCCGAGGGCAGCGGGAAACCGGCCGGGATCTGCGTGCCGGGGATCAGAGCCTGTCCAGGTACGAGCGTAATGCCGTTTGGGAACGTAGCCGGGCCAGAGGCGTCGACGGTGACCGACGCCGTCAATTGAATGGGCACCGTGAGGATGCTCCCCTTGGCGAGGACCGAACCCACAGGAAAGGTGATGGCGGTGGTCAATGTTGTCGTCGTCGTGACGCGCACCTCGACGGGAAGGGTGCCGCGCGGAAAGACGGTGCCGGCGGCGATGATCGATCCCGCGGGCAGGGTCAGCGGTGAGGTCAACGTCACAGGGGCACCGACGGTGACGGCCCGCGGGAGAACGCTCTGTGCGGCGACCTCAGTGCCGATGGGGAGGGTCGTCCCCGGTCCAAAGGTGACGTCGCTCTCGAGGGTGAGGGGCGCGGCAAGGGTGAGAGGGGTCGACAGGCGTGAGCCCGCCGCTACGACAGAGCCGCCCACGAGGACGATGCCGGCCGTCGTCGGCGTCGTCGGCACAGTAAAGGCGGCATCGAGCGCTGGCGGTGTGTTGCGAATGCGGATAGGGTCGGGGAGGATGGTGCCGCGCGAAATACGCGAGCCCGCAGCAAGGACGCTGTCGCGGGCCAGGGTCGACCCGCTCGGTATGGTGACCGTGCAGTTGACCGGTATGTCGCTGCTCACTGTGGCCATGATCGCGTATGTGTGCGCGCGTGACCTCGGGAGCAAAGAACAGAGAGCACCTAATAAAAGAAGAAGGAGGCCGCGGGTGTCCCTTGTTCTCTTTTTTTTTTCTATCTAGTTGTGTTGGCCTGTGCTTTATTGGGGAACCAGAGGGGATGAGGATCTCGCGAGGCCGTTGCGTGTCCTAGCCGGCGATCGCGTTGTCTGTCAGCGCACCCTCTTTTTTCTTGCTCGTCCTTTTTTTCTCGTGCGCAGAGCCAGAGGTCTGCGCCTTTTCTTTTGCTGGTGCCGCCTCTTGCCCTCGTCAGTTGCCGTTCATGTCGCGAGTGGATCGCGAGAGAAAAGGCACGGCCGCTCTCTGTTATGTCCTATCCCTTTTTGTCGTTTTTTCTCTTTTTTGTTGATCTTGTCCCTCTGTAAGGCATGGTCTGCCTTTGTGTGTCGATCACCGGCACCGTGATCGTCTTTGGGATTGGATCGCCAACAAACACACCATTTTGGTCACAGATAGGGGCCCTCCTGTGCCGCCGTTGTGGCCTGCCGACGTATACTTTGTGCGGACAACCTTGTTGGTTGGTCTGAATTGAGCCTGCCCATTGCACACAAAATCATCCAATCGCATTTTTGTTTGATCCTCCCGTCTGCATTGTTCCTGTCAGGCGCGCCGGGGGCCGCCTGTCTCACGTCCCCCAGAGTTGTGTGTCGCGTTGCCGTGGTCGTCACTGCCACCGAGAAACAAATTGACTTCTAGCCATTGGCGTTCGCGGTCCTCCCAAAGGCGCCATCACACACGAAAAAGGAAAAGAGAGACGAGAAAACGGTGCGGGCGTCGTGAAGGTGGCAGAAAGAAAGAGTATGGATCAGCGACAATGTTTCGACGCCTTGCCAGACGAACTTTTGGCCATGGTGGTGGCCGGCCTCGATGCCGCCTCTTTGGGCAAGGCAGCATGTGTGTGCCGGGCGCTGGCCCGTGTCTGCATGGACCCGCGATCATGGCGCACTCTCTGCGCTGCCTTGGGCATACTTGACGCGCCCCTCTATGCGCCCATCGTCCGAAGCGACGTCGCCGTCACCTCTCATCACGGCGACCGCTGGCGATGGCTGTGCGTACTGGCAATCGCGGGCGACGACCGGCGCTTTGCATGGCACGGCGGCACATTGGGCGGGTCGCGCCAACGGGCGCCAGGGCTCTCAACGGGCCGTCCATGTTCAGTGCATGGGTGGTTTGACGGCGCCCATCGCATCCAAGGTTTTGGCGTCGAGGCCGCCGACCACTTGGCGACGTCTGCCAAGGACGAACGCTGGTTCGCCGGCACATGGCAGGACGGTCTCTGGCACGGTCACGGAACGCGTCGTAAATACGGCCGCACGATGACGTGCCACTGGCGTCGTGGCATGGCGCACGGTCACGGTGAATCCGTCGATACGTCGACCCAGTGCTCCTATGTCGGTGGCTGGAAAGGCGGCGCCCGCCACGGGCATGGTGTGGCCACGTGCCGCATTCTGCGCATCCAATGCTCTGGCGGATGGGTCGCCGGACGCGCACAAGGCTGGTGCGTGTTTTCGAAACTCGGCGATCTGACTGCTGCTCGCACGCTCTGCCACGAGTGCGACATTACGTGGTGGACCGCGCTCGACTGGCGGGTGGTCGGCGACCCGCGTGTGCGATCAGTGGGCCTCTGGTGTCGCAATGATCACGACACGGGCAAGCGTACTTTGATCGAATATGTGGACGGTTCTGTGTTTGAGCGACCGTGCCGAGCGTCGTCGGCCCCTTATGCGGCGATTCCAACAGGCCGCGGAGTCTTGACCCTCGCCGACGGAACTCGGCTTGCCTGCGACACGTGGGACCAAGGCTCGCCGACCGGCACAGTCACGCGCGCGCGCCTGGGGTCGCCTTTGGCTTGTGCCGAGTCGTGGAGGAAATGGAATCTATACGGTTGCGATCTTGTGTGCTGCATCGACAAGACGGTAGGCTACGCGAGCCGCAACACGGCCATTCTCAGTAAGCACACGACCTATGTGACACGGCACATTGGTCTCGACGACCTTTGCGCTACGGATGCGACGGACCCCGCCAAATTGTTGCCCTGGTCGGGCTCGCGATCGGCCACCAACATTGTCTACTACCCTGACCCGACGCGCGCACCCGACGACTTTGTCAAGTTTGTGCGTCTTTTAGCCGCACGCCTCTTGCCGTGGACCGACGCCATGGTCGACCATGCTCTCGATCCCAGCGGGCCGGTGGCCTTGGACGGTGGACCGCTCTTTTCACGAGGCCTCGCGCAACCCGTGGAGCGCCTGTTGGCACGGAAAGTACGCGCCGCCGAGCCCGGCGAGGTCATTTGCCGACTCACGCACACCCGTGCGTCTATCGTCGAGTGCGTCATCACACGCCGTGGGTCTCTGATGTGGGAGCGCGCCGCCAGAGCCTGGCTGCGCACCGTGGGCAGATGTATGGACATAGACGAGACAGCGCCACCACAATGGGCGACTTTTGCTCAGTGCCGCATCCTGCGATTTGACCCAGCGTGGATGGCTGCCGGCCTCGCTCCTACCGAGGTCGCCTATGTGGCCAAACGATCTTTTGGCGCTGTGCGCAATGTGTATGCGCCTATGGAGTGGCGCGCCTACGACAACATAGTCTGGTATGACGCTGGGGGTGCATGGCATGCAATGGTGACGGCCGTGCTCGTCGCCGATTGTCGTGCGCGCGTCGCGACCCCTTATGACCATTTCGAGAGGGCTATGGCGATCGCCGGTGGGCATCCGGGCTTTCACGCGGCCGTGCTCACCGGCGTCGACTTTGTCGGCATCACTTTTGTCAGGGCCACATCCTTTTGTGCCAGTGTCTTTACACGATGTCGCTTCATTGGGTGCACCTTTGACCGATGCCTCTATGTCGACGCCCAGTTTGTCGACTGTACTTTTGTCGACTGCGCTGTTGGCGGCCCGTATGGCCGCGTGGCGAGCCACAACAGAGGCGTCACCCATCACATGGCACGCTACGGCGCCTCTTTTGTCTAGTCATTTCGCCTCTTTTAAAAAAAGGACACCGCCCAAAAAAGGTCGCCACAAAGTAGCCAAGAAAATTCTTTGATGATCCACGACACCAACAATCGCGCCGAGGGCGCCAGCCTTCTTTTTTATCAGAATGTACTTTAGGAAAAAGGACCACGAAAATGGTCGTTGCCCTGGTGGGGGCGCGCTTTGGCAAGGTCTCCAAAAAAAAGGTGGATCATTCAGCGGCGAGCGCAGCAACGACCGACAATGGTCGACAAAAGTTTGGCGATGGGATCGTTAAAAGATTATAGTGCCACAAGGCAGGGGCCACACGCGCACGAGTCGCCAACAACACGACCCCCATCGCCAAAATGACACAAAGAACTTTGGTCGGCCCATAGGAAAACTGGGATAAATACAGACGCACACATTTTAAAAACAAAAAATAAAATGTCATTTTTGGTACGCTTAGTATTTATTTCTTTTGGTCTTCCATTTTGGTTTGGGCGGTCGCGCGTCTTTTGGGTGGGCCGTTTTTTGTCTCTCCTTTTTTTGCCCCCTTTTTGTTCCTTTGTGGATCAGTCGGTCGGTCGGCCTGGCCCAAGGCACCTTGTCCACAAAGAAGACACACAGACCGAGGCCACATGCCCAACGAATGATCGTTGGCAATCCGCCTCAAAGTGTATATTTTATTTGGGCGCCAAACCGACAATAAACAGACAGAGAGAGAGAGAGAGAAAATTGCGTCTTGGACGGCGCAAGGTTTGCAGAGGGCGGGAGCCACACAGCGCAGGGACGACGAATTTATTTGGCCTTGCCTTTTTTTCCTCTGTGGAGCCGCGCCAGGGGTTGGACGGGAGGCTCCTCGTGGGGATGACCAATTGGGCTCCTTTTAATGCAGACAAAAATTCGCGCGCGGATAGGCCGAGGCGGAAAAAGGCCCACAGACCCTGACAACAAAGGCACCGCCACCGCCCGAGGTATCCGGCATCGCAGCCATAAACAAATACCTTTTGGGCCACGCAGACCGTCAACGATGAAAAGATCACAGGCAAGCCCTCTGGCGCATGACGATGCCAATCTCTTTGGTGAGTGTGTTGAAAAAGCAAAAAAGAGGCCGCGACCACAAGATGCACACTCGCCCATGATGGCAGTGCCGCTCAGCCTCGATCAGTTGCCCCCCGAGATTATTTCCATGATCGTCAACGGTGTCGACTCCTCTGGTCGACCACTGCTCGACCCACGTTCCCGCTTCTTTGTCAGACAGGTATCCCACGTCTTTTATTATTGCGTGACGTCGCCGTCGACTGTCGACACCAACCGTCTGCGTTGGACCGCGCCGCCAATGGCGACGAACCGTTCGTGCGAGGCGTGGGTCACGGGACGTGCTGCATCCGTGGCCTCGGTGGTCGAGAGGGTCCGGTCGCAGAGAATGTCGCCAGACGCCGCTGCCGCGCCCTACGTCGTATCCCGAGACCCTCGGTGCGGATGGATCGCCGCGTGGATGGTAACCGAGACGGTCGATGCCATAGTGACCGACTTTGCGCGGGCGGCCATGAGTCTCTTGCCCGCGCCCGTCGACTGGTTTCCGCTCCCAACGCATCGCACCCGATTATGGTTCATGGAGGTGTCTGACCCCGCTCGGTCTATGCCCCACGAGATCGCCCGACGCAATCTCGTCTGCATGGCCTGCTGCCTCGATCGCATCGACGTCCTCGATGGTCTCTTGCGCTGGTTCGCCCTGAGCGACATCTCCACCCTATGCTCGGCCACATATGTGAGTGCCTACCGCGGTAACCTAACCGCAGTGGCCACGATGATCTGCCATGCGCGGCGGCACATGTCGCCGTCTCGGTTCACGACCGATTCGACCACAGGAATACTCATCAAGACGGCCGCCGCTGGGACCGCACACAGCGCCGACTCGAAGATCATGGACGAACTGGTGGCGTGGTCCAATCGACGCAACAACCAGAGGCACACAACTGAGCCCTTGGTGCCTGTGGAAGGCCACTCTGGATATCGCCCAGAGATCCTAAATGACCTCGACATCGCCAAACCGGTGCGCGATGTGGCATGCCAGGAGGTTGACCTGTATCCGTATTGGGCGTCTGTCGATCGCGCAGACCTCTTTGGTATATTTGCCGCTTGCCGATTTGATCGGATTGCCGCACTTTTGATCGCCGTCGTGAGCGGCAGCCTCGCCATCGAAGACAAGTTGCGCAACGTCTGGAGCCATGTCGACTTTTGCGCGTCCAATCTGCCGAGGCTCATAGTCGAGGCGCTGGAACGAATGGACCGAACCGTCGGCGTTCCTGGCCGCGATGCATTTACGCGCGGCATGCATCGCATGCGTGAGCGTCTTGACGGTTGGCGCGCGCATTGGGCGTTGGTCCTAGCCGACGCCCTCTATGAATATCTTGACTTGGCCGAATGCGTGCTGGAGATATGGCCGCCGGTCCCGCGTGTGATTGCGCGCTCTGGCATGGCAGAGGGCGCCCTAGTTCGGGTGGCCATTCAGAATGGGCATTGGAATATCTTGGGCAATATCATACGAGCCTATGGCTTGGCCGACGATGCGGCCGCCTGCACGCTCGACGATGACAAGTCGCTAGAGGATAATAATAACGTCCAACACGACCACCGCCATCGCGTTCGTCATCTGCGCCGCAGCGGCAGCGACTTTTGGTCAAGCGATCGCGATAGCGACGACGAGGACTCTACATCGAGTAGCAGCAGCAGCGATGACAGTGACGACGATGACGGCGACAAACAAACATTGAGCCATCCAATCCATCCCTGTGGGCGCCCGCGATGCTGGTGGTGCACGGTCGCCAGCGCTGTCAGATTTGCGCTGCGGCCGGACGGGTCACTTACTGTATCGGCGCAAGGCGCCAGGCGGTCGCTGGGCGCCCTCGGTCTGCTCTGCAAGATGGCCTACCTGGCCGATTGTCTGATTCTGGACGTTGCATGCATGGGCCTTGACGGTCGTCTCTTTGACGAGATCTCTCGGGAGGACCGTGCGATTTGTGCCAGCGACTGGTCTCGCTGGTGCGGCGCGATTGCCCCGTTGCCCCATATCGACGACAATGACCACTGCCATCGCAAATCCGACGACGTCACCAATGAGGCCATAAAAGAGAAAAAGCGAGATCTTGTCGACAGATGCAATCGACTGATTGCCCTTCTCGATGGCGCCGGCCTCGTGCGTCATTCCAGGGCCCCTTTGTCTCTGTGCTAATACGCACCGGCCAACCTGCTTCCTCCTCTTTTGTTCAACCATAAAATGAGCATTTCTTGTCGATGGGCGAGGACACCTTTTTGAGCCTGCCCCTGCATGGGAGCGAGACAGAGGGAAGTAAAAATTAGTGCCTTTGGGGGTTGGAGTCTCACACTCTTTCTTTTTTGTTCTTTCATGAGGTTGCGCAGAGCGGCGCATACGGCCCAAAGGTAAACCAAACCTTATTATGGCATATTGTTTCGCGCTTTGTAAAACCACCCCACGGCCAAAAGTTGCCCACGGCTTTGAATAATCGCCCTGGCGCCCTCGATAATGACAGTGCGGAGCAAAGAAAATTATTCTGCCCGTCAGACAGCGCCCTACGCAGTCGCGACACTAGACAATACCTGCCTGGAACGAAAAAAAGCCCATCCTGCACAGAGACAAACTTGATCGTGTAAAAAAAGGTGGCAGTCTGTGGGCGCTTTTTGACGACAGCGTTGCCGCAAACCGAAAAAAATCGTGCTGCCCGAGTAAGACAAGTCGCGGCGCACAGCGACACACGCACGCGCACCTAAAAGTATTCTGCACAAATCGTGCTCAAATTTTACATAAATTGTGCTCAAATTGTGCGTCATCGCTCGCAAATTACGGATGACCATAAAAAGGATAAAAATACTATGGGTTGGCTCAATAAAAACGCAGGATCGTGCGCGACCAGCGGCCACGGCAGACGCGCAAATATTCACGCCTCGCCTTTCATGATCGAACGGACCACACACAAACAATACGACCAACACGGCGCGCTTTTTTGGAATGAATGTTTCCTCTTTTTCTCACGAGATTGCAGACACAAGGCCTTCAAAAAAAAGTAATCTGCTTTGCGATCGCCCTCGCTCTCGACGACCAACAGCACCGGCAGAGCGGCTGCGCTGACTCAAGCATTTTTATTTCGCGGTGAGGCAAGAGCCAAGAAAAGGGCCGTGCTTTATCCCGCGGCCCTTTCTCCATGCGCACCGGAATCGCTTTCCTTTTTTTTTCCACAAACAAAACCGCGATATCGCGGCAGCGTCCTTCCCTGCCCAACAAAAGGCAGTCATTGCCTTGTCTAGATTTTACCCCCTTTTTATCAAAACCGGTGGGGCGGGAGCGCTGTCATGGGCACTGTTATCCTCGGTCGGTCCGTGTCCAACGCGCGCGATTGCGACTTTGCAGTCATGCGCACGCACTCCCTCTGTTCTTGTCTGGGTGACGGCGACGACACTGACAATCGCGTTAATCATGGCGCTGTCGAGCGTCGATCCACTGCACCACATTCGTGCGGCCTCTTTCCGAGGCCCGTCGGCTGCAATCGCGTGGGTCCCACGGACATCTATTATCGACAGCCCACCGGAATGTACCGAGGTGGCCCCCGCTGGCTGAGATCATACAAGTCGACTTGCCCCATGGACAGCCGTTGGCCCTCGCCCACTTTAGCACCTCGAGGTGACCCGCCTCGGCTGCCCCATCGCATGTCATCTGATCCCACGGGCAACCGTTGGTTCGTGCCCACTGGAGCACCGCGAGATGACCGCCCTGGGCTGCCTTAACGCAGGTCCACCTGTCCCACGGGCAGCCGTTGGCCCATGCCCATCGCAGGACCTCAAGATGACCGCCTTCGGCTGCCACAGCGCAAGTCCATCTGTCCCACGGACAGCCGTTGTTTCGGGCCCACTGCAATGCCTCGAGACGGCCTCGCTTGGCCTCCCACTCGCACATCGTCCCGCTCCAGGGACATCCGTTGGTGCGTGCCCATTTGACCACGTCGAGATGGCCTTTTGTGACTGCCTCGTCGCACGTCGACTGGCTCCACGGGCAGCCGTTGGCCCGCGCCCACTGGAGCACCTCGAGGTGACCCCCTCTGGCTGCCCCGTCACAGGTCTCCTGATCCCACGGGCAGCCGTTGGCTCGTGCCCACTGGAGCACATTGAGATGACCATCCTCGGCTGCCCCGGCGCAGGTCCACCTGCCCCACGGGCAGCCTTTGGCGCGCGCCCACTGGAGCACCTCGAGATGACCCCCTCCGGCCGCCACAGCGCAGGTCCACTCATCCCACGGGCACCCTCTGGTGCGGGCCCACTGGAGCACCTCGATGTGGCCCCCTCCGGCTGCCGCAGTGCAGGTCCACTCGTCCCATGGACAGTTATTGGTCCTCAACCACGCCAACGTCTCAATGTGACCCGCTTCCGCCGCTGCGCTGCACGCCGTCGAGTTCCACGGACATCCGTTGGCTCTCAGCCACTCGAGGACGTCAAGACGACCCTTCAAGGCCGCTGCGGTGAATGTCTTGGTGCTCCACGGACATCCCTCGCGGCGCGCCCACTTGATAATCTCGAGTGGAGCCGCCCGCGCGGCGCGGTCCATGAAATACGGTCGACGCGTTGTCGACCGCAGGCGACGTTGATCGCTCAAGAGACTTGCCCAGCGACGGCACACTCTCTCGGCCACCACAGCATCGATGTCGTGATCAAGGTGATCGAAAAGAATCATGCCGATGATCTCGGGGGGCAACGTGGCGTTGATCGTTCCATCGCCGTCCCCGTCGGTCGCTGGTTCCTCTCCTTGGTCGCTCATGCGTTCCTCTCTCGTCAGCCTTTGTTTGAAGAAATTGTTGTTCGTCTATATGGTCGGTGCCCCCTTTGGAGGCGCACGGCTTTTTTCTTGTTGCATTTAGGCCCGTGTGCGTACTCCTATTGGTAATCTCTCTATCAGGGTCGCGCGGTCGCGGGTGGCTAGCGGGCTTTGCCAACAAAGTAGCGACGGCTTTATTCGCTGCGATCGGCGAGAGATCGTGCGGCTCTTTTGTTTTGCGGTTTCAGAAATTTGGCCAACACACAAGTCTTTGGCGGGTGCGCTGAACCAGAGTAACCAATTTTCATCGACCGGAAAGAGTTTGGCACAAGCGGAAGGGGCGGTTCGTAGCGGCGCTGCTCGTGCGGTCGCTCTCGTTGTCCCTTGCTGACGGATGCGCCATCATAAAGCGCCACCCTGTTGTGCCTATTTCATTGGAAAAAACATTGGAAATCTCATCGCGGCAGAGAAAAAGAGAACCCAGAAATATTCGCCGCATGCCCCAACGGGGATGCCCTTTAATGCCTCTTTTTTCTTGGGCGTGGGCGCCGGTCCCCAAAATTGCTCCCCCCCCCCCATAGCGTCGGTAAATGTTGTGCGATCGCAGAGATCCACTGACGCCCAAATTTTTTTGGTTGTCTGGTCCGTCGCAAGTCTTTGTTGGGTCGCCAAAAAAATCAGCACACAAAGGATGCGGGCGTGTCTGTGCCACGCCCTCGTCGGCTCTATTGCGCTTGGGCCGTGCCTGGCGGCCACTCGTCGCGAAAGTATGCTGGGGATACACACATGCACGCGCACACACACATCGGCAGTCGCCACCGACAAGTTGTCAGAGAGACGACCAAAGTGCGACGCAAACAGACTCGCGACGACAAAAGGAGGCCAAAGGCCCACACGAACAAACAAGACACCGCCATGACTAGTGGACCGTACCAGTGTCGTACACATAGACAGGTTCACCATCGAGGGCGCTCTCAAAGGTCTGGGTGCCGTCGGCCCACGGATACCACAGGTGGCCCAGCATGCCCACGTTGAGGGCGGTGGCCGAGTCGCTGCTTGTGACAAAGTGTCCGTTGGGCAGGTCGTTGTGATCGTAAAATGCACGCTGGATGTCCACAAATGCACATGCGCTCGGCGCGTGGGCCTCTGATCCCGTGTCGACCACAGCGCGAACAAGCACACGCGACAGCAGCCTGTTGACGGCGTCATAGGATTGCAGCGAGGGTGGTCTAGCAACGAGTCGATTGTAGATGCGCGTCACTTGTCCGCCCAGGACTATGCCCATGCCAGGCGACACGATGTAGACGCTGGAGAACGGTCCTTCTCGATCGTCTGCAAGAAGGGGAAAGAGCAGCGCCGCCCAGTCGCTGTCGGTCTTGTTGGGGTCGAATGGCAGCAGCGGCACGTTGGGAGCGCCGAGGCCCTCCCGACTCAGATAGGCATAGAGCGAGTAGAGCGCATAGAGCACGCATCGGCGCATCCCATCCCGGCGCGTCCTCGCGCGCACGGCCTCGGCGATCGACACCTTTCGAGGTCCTTGTCGGTCGATCGGCGGTGCGTCGAGGTTGCGCTGAATGGTCGGTGGCAACAGGGCGGGATCAAACAGCGGCCTTTGGCACCACGCATAAAGTCTCGAATTAAGGCCACACAGACCTGCAGCGTCTGATGGGTCTGCGCCACCGACACGGCGTACGATGTCGGCCAACAGTTCGTTGGGCAGGAGGTCCAATCCGGCAAAAGTTTGGTTGTTGTCCTCGACGTCTCGCGCCCTCGGCGCTTGCATGCCCTCCCCCCTGACTGAAGGGCTTTGCGCGTGTCCTGCGGCGGTCTATTTTTTCGCGGGGGTCTTGACGCTTGCCAGTAAGGGGGCGGTAAAAAGGAATTCGCGCCAATGAGCCAAGCAGACACCCGCCGTCGACCTTTTTTCCTCTACCCGACCCGCGGGCTGCGCATGCCCTCGCGCAAGATGAAAAGGAAATAGACTTGGTCAAAGGGCTGGCCCCTTGGGTGGCATCAGCAGCGGGCGCGACCGCCTCGCCAGACGGCAAACCCCTCTGCGGCGTACACGGCCAACAAGAAAAATATACATAAGTGCGGATGGCTCTTTAGGCCGCCGGCAAAGGAGCCCTGGACCGCAAGGCGTCGCACATATCGCGACATGATCTTGGATCTTTTTTTGTTGTCTGTAGAGATTCCTATTTGTTGGATGCAAACCAAGCCAAACCGCTTGAGAAAGGCAGACAGAGAGACGCCAGACGAAAAACAAGGGTTTGTGGGCTCGATCCGCGACCGCGACGATACAAAAAAGAATAATAATAATAATAATAATTACAAGAGAAAAACAAAACTGCGATCGATAAAGAGCAAAGGAATAAAAAAAGCGGATTCATTTAATAATCACGACAACCGCAACCCAACGAGCGCGGCGGCATCGATCATGGGCGTCGACTCGAATCGGCCCCACGCCTCTAGTTCGAGAGGCTGGGGAAAGAGGTAGAGGGGACCCGTCCACAGGTTGGCGAGAGAGGGCACATAAGGCGACGCCGCCACGATCGAGGATGCGCAGATGCCGGTGGCGTGGGCCGACTCGCTGGCAGCCTCGTCCATCAGGGCGAGCACGCGCTCGGCACCGCGATTGCGCACGAGCCCCGCTTCGATCTTTTTCAAGAGATCGACATTCTTGGCGGCGTACAGGGTGTAGTCGGCCCAGTTGGCATCGACGCCGCTAAAGGACACTAGTCTCTCAGTCTGGCCGCCAGCGAGATCCAACAAAGGACCGAGCGAAAGGTCGGCGCCATCGGCCAACGTGCGGTTGGCCGATTCAGAGAGGCGCATGTAGGCGCCTATCGTGGCATCTCCTGCCGCGACATCCACATCGAGAATGCCCGTAAAGGAGCCGTCCGAGGGTATCCGAGGGCGTCCCGTGTCGTGTGCTGCGCGGTACCATGTGGCGGTGCGAACGGCCAACGAGTCGGTGTCGTCCACTTGGGGCGGCGTGTCTGTGGATGCTTTCTGCCACGTCAATATCCGGTGGCGTTCTCTCTCTTCGGCGGCGCGCCACTCGACGTAGCGACTCACAGTGCAAGTGGCTCCCGCGAGGAACAAGAGCACGGGATCGGTTTGGTCGAGAGCCGCGGCCAGCCGCGCATATTCGATCAACGGGATACGCGCCTTGACGAGTTTGCCCCGTCGAGCCGTGACCCACTCGTGTGTCGTCGCCTTTGTCAAAAAGGCCATGGCCTCTGGGTCGGCATCATACAGGTCGACCAGACGCTGCGGGTCGCTCTCGGCAAGGCGGTGGGCCATATAAGACGATGTGAGATCGGTCGTGTCGAGGGAGTGGGCGTGCGATATCTCGTGTGTCTGGCGGATCGTTGGGTCGGGTGCTTTGTGGTCGTAGGTAAATGGGATCACCACCACCATTGCGACGACAGAGGTAAGGACCAACACTGCACAATAGACGCGCCTCCTGTGGGCGCGTAGTAATGGCATCGCGGCGATCGCTGCAATAATGGGCGCGAGGAGGGATAGTCTCGAATAGGCGCGTGTCTTGTTCATGGTCTGGTTTTGTCGAGGCGTGTCGGATGCCTTTTGTTGTGTGCCTTGTCTGTCTGCGCTCTGTCGGCTTGTCGATGAGGAAACCAACTATATATCAATAACATTTTTTATGGCACGGCTTTTCTGTGTTGACCGCCACGCCATTGGTCTCAATATTATAAATGTAGGTGTTCTATTGGTGTTTGGCAAACTTACGCGATCGCAAGACAAAGGCGCCGCCGACAGTTTTCGGTTGCGGCCAAGGGGGGTGCTGCCAAAGTGCACGCCCCAAACCCGACTTGAGGGTGCATCAACGGAACCAAGTCAATTTGGCACCAGTTGTCGAATGGACTCGTGCTTTGTCTGCGCCACATGCAATCTGCCAAGTCCAATATCGATTTGTCTTGTGCTTTGGGTGATGGTGGCGAGAACTGCTTTTGGCCTATGTCGTCGCCCACAGTCTCCTCTTCTTGTCAGCGTGGGGGTCTGGGACCAAAACATGCGCCACACCAAATTTGTTTTCGTTCGTTTGTATTGGAGATCTGAAAGGAAAAAGGCAATAGAAAAAGTCCCGCGGGGCGGGCACCGATCCATACGCGCGCGCGACGATGCCCACAATTTGACACGCCTTGTGCACGACGATCGCGATATCAGGGGCACCCGTTGGCGCGCGCCCACTGGAGAATCGCGAGGTGGCCTCCGTGGGCTGCGTGCGCGCACGTCTCCTCGTCCCACGGGCAGCCATTGGCCCGCGCCCACTTGAGCACGTCGAGATGACCTCGCCAGGCTGCACTGGAACACGTCGACTCGTCCCAGGGGCAGCCGTTGGCGCGTGCCCACTTGAGTACCTCGAGATGACCTCCCTTGGCCGCCGAGGCGCAGGTCGCCTCATCCCACGGGCAGCCGTTAGCCCGCGCCCACTGGAGCACTTTGAGATGGCCTCCCTTGGCTGCGTGAGAGCAGGTCTTCTCGTTCCAGGTACAGCCGCTGGCCCGTGCCCACTGGAGCACTTTGAGATGGCCTTCCTTGGCTGCATACTTGCAGGTCGACTGGTCCCAGGGACAGCCGTTGGCCTGCGCCCACTGCAGCACATCGAGATGACCTCCCGCGGCTGCACTTGCACACGTCCATTCGTCCCACGGGCATCCGTTGGCCTGTGCCCATTGCAGCACGTCGAGACGGCCTCTGCCGGCCACGCGGGCGCACACTCTGGCGCTCCGCGGACAACCGTTGGACGTGGCCCACTTTACGATATCGAAATGTCCTTCCGAGGCGGCCAGAGCGCACGTATCTTCGTCCCACGAGCAGCCGTTGGCCCGCGCCCATTGCAGTACATCGAGGTGGCCGCCCAAGGCAGCGTTGTTGCACGTGCTCGCGCTCCACGGGCATCCGTTGGTAACGGCCCACTGGAGCACGTGCAAATGGCCTTCATGAGCCGCTCGGCAGGCAGTGCCGACATTCCATGGGCAACCTGCTCGGACAAGCCTTTGGAGAAGCGCGAGGTCCCCGCGCGATGCAGCGATAAACGACGGTCCAGCATCGCACGGACAGCCGTGCTTGATGGCCCATTCGATAACATCAACGTGACCGCCACGGACCGCATCGTCGCATACATATTCGTTCCATGGCTGGCCATCACGTCGAGCGCGTTCGAGAACGTCGAGACGGCCGTGCCTGGCTGCATCTTGGCAAGCATCTTTAGGCCATGAATGACCCGACGCCAGCAACCAGTCAATCACCTCGTGGTGGCCGTCGGCGATGGCGCGCTTCCACTGACGACCGGGCCGGTTGGGGCATCCTTGTGCATCGAGCCACGTGCATACATCGTCGTGGCCGCGTATGGCCGCACAGGCCCGTGACATATCATCGCAAGGATAGCCTTGGCTGATAAGCCATTGCAGCAGGTCGAGATGACCGCCGCGGGCCGCTCCTGCGCACGCGCTGGCGTCCCGCGGGCAGCCGTTCTTCTTGGCCCAACGGATGACCTCGACGGCGTTGGATTCTGCGAGGATGGCCATATAGGCCGCGCTGGACAGACGCGCAGTCGGTTCGATGATGGTCGGGTCGCAGAAGATGCTGTTCCATAATCGGCAGACGAATCTCGCGTGGACAAGCGGGCCCACGTAGCCTAAAATATGACAAACGAGTTCAGCGGGAAGCGTGTCCATTATGGGTGCCTTCTAGGGGAGACGGAGCAGCAGGGGATTCGATAAACAAAAGGACACGACACAAAGAACACAATCATGCGTGCGTCTACGATCTGGTCGGTGCTTTTGATTTGACGAGCGCGCGAGCCGAGACAATGTGCAAAGCGATTGGACGCCATCAATGTGGGGGTCGGCGTCGGTCCAGTCGTATGTCGTGTCTAAGAAAGGACAACGTCGACCGTGTCGGGGCACGGTTCGCGCTGCGTCCCGCAAAGCGTCGGCTCCTTTTTCTTTCGTTGTTGTTGTGCGGCAGCCATAAGCGATGGGATTTCTGCCCCGCCAGAGCGGGGCGCTCCGAGCAAAGATCGCCAAATCTCGGCGGCGGGTCTGCTGGCTCAAAAGAGCGATGGAAGGGCTGTGCTACGATTTTTATCTTTTCCAAAAGAAACAAACTCTCCTCTGCATAGACGAGGCATTCCTGTCCAGGCGACTGTTGCGGTCTCGTCGTCGAGGATTTCTCGCGGCCGTGCTGCTGTCGGCTATATAAAGGGCCTCGTGCACGGTCGTGGCTTGACCGTTATGGCTGTGCGTCTTTGTTGGAGCATACATGCCGAACGACCGCCGTCGCCTGACGATTATTGCCGAATGGAGCGGGCTTTGATCCATCGCGCCATGTTTGTATAGTTTCGTTTGGAGGCCCATTGCGCGCACTCGTGCGGGTCCCACGGGCATTCGTTGTCGATGGCCCACTCGAGCACCTCCAAGTGGCCGCATTCGGCAGCCCAGGAACAAGTCCTGTCGTTCCAGGGGCAGCCGTTGGCGCGTGCCCATTTGAGCACCTCAAGGTGGCCCCCTGCGGCTGCCTTGGCGCATGTATATTTATCCCAAGGGCAGCCGCTGGCCTTTGCCCACTGGAGCACGCCAAAGTGACCATTTCGAGCGGCGTTGGCGCAAACCCACTCGTCCCATGGACAACCGCCGGCTCGCGCCCACTGGAGCACCTCAAGATGGCCTCCCTCGGATGCTGAGGCGCAGGTCGACGTGCCCCAAGGGCAGCCGTTGGCGCGTGCCCATCTGAGCACTTCAAGGTGACCCCCTGCGGCTGCCTTGGCGCATGTATATTCATCCCAAGGGCAGCCGTTGGCGCGTGCCCATTTGAGCGCATGGAGATGACCATTCTCAGCGGCGGCCGCACACGTCCACTTGTCCCAACAGCAGCCGTTGGCGCGCGCCCACTTGAGCACCTCGAGATGGCCATTCTCGGCGGCGTAGGCACACGTCCACTCGTTCCAACAGCAGCCGTTGGCGCGCGCCCATTTGAGCACCTCAAGGTGACCTCCCATGGCTGCCATTGTGCAGACCCGACTGTCCCATGGGCAGCCGTTGGTCCTAAGCCACGCGAGGACGTCGAGACGCCCACACGACGCCGCCGCGCAGCAGGCCCCCCCATCCCAAGGGCACCCTTCAGCGCGCGCCCATGCCAAGACCTCGATAGTAGCCACACGCGACGCATGCTGCATAAAGAACCGAGGACTGCAAGGCCTGTGCCGGCGGACTCGATAGCCTTCAGCAAGGACAGCCGCCCAGTGCCGGCACACCCTCTCGGCCACCACAGCGTCCACTTGTTGATTCAAGTGCTCGACGAGAATCATCCAAATGATTTCGTTGGGCAATACAGCGTTGATCGTCTCCTGGTCGTCCCCTTGCATTGCCGCATCGTCGTCGTGGTCGTCCATGGGTACTCGCTGTCGGTGGGTGCCTGGTCGCGTGATTGCGCTTTCGTTGCTGTGACCAAGCGTCTTTTTTCTCTCAGAGATGGAGTTTTCTTGAGCGTCCGACATGCGCGCGCCTGTCATCTCAACAACCGAGATAAAGGGTGCGAGCGCCGCAGCAGCAGCAACCGCAAACACGGCATTGTCCCGATTGCATTTGTCCGCGAGGCCGAAAAGTGCCTCTCATTTTGTGCATCAGCCTTTCGCATCGCCAATGTCTTTTGGCCTCGGCTGATCGCCAAATTCGGTCGTGCTTTGTGTTGTGCCCGTGGCGCTTCCGCTTGGGTGGGTCCTTTTGGCTGCGCCGCCAAAGAACACAGCACGTTCATGGCTGAGGCCGGAAAGGAACAAGAGCGCCAATGCAACCCGGATTGTGCGTGCGTGCGCCTGGACTTTTTTGCCTGTGTTTATTTGTCCCATGTGTGCATATATGTGCGGCTCATGCGTGTCTGGGGTTTAGGCATGTTGAGGTCACAGACGCAATAAACTCCTTGATTCGAGAGTGAGCCTATTGAAAAGGAAATAGGACAAAAACCCTCAACAGTGACGCGAGCAGATGGCATCTCTTTTGGAGTCATGCGTCACGCATACAAACAGACATTGGACGGCCGTTGATAGTCTCGTCGGTGTATCGCTTGGGCAGCGACTTTAGCCATGACACAAAGTCTGCGCTGGCCCCGGCCTCTGGGGCCGTTTTGAGGCATACCTCGCGCACCAGCGGGCATCCTTTGGCATAAAGGCGGCGAGCCATATCAAATTGTCGATCCTCGATCAATATGCGGATTACGCCTACGTGGGAAGGGCAGCCATTGTCGACGGCCCACTCGAGCAGCGCATAATGTCTCTCTGAGGCGGCTCGACAGGTGGTGTCGTCGTCCCAGGGAAAGCCGTTGGCACGTGCCCACTGCAGGACGTCGAGTCGCCCAAAGGATGCGGCACACTTGCACATGTAGGCGCTCTCGGTCCATCCACGACCCACCAGCCAACGCGCCGTTTCAAATTGGCCGGCACGAACAGCACAGTTGAGCGGATGTTTGCCGACAGGACAGCCCTTTTCTAAGAGCCATTCGAGCACGGCCGTATGGCCTCTGGAGGCGGCGGCCTCCCATGCAGACTTGTCCCATGGAAACCCAGCCGCCCAGAGCCATTTGACGAGGTCCAGATGCCCGCCATAGGCAGCGCCGTACACGGCCATTGTGTTAAACTTGTCGTCGCTGTTGTTCTCGCGCAGCCATTCGATGATCTCCCTCTTGTTGGCATTGCCAGCATGGAACGCGACATAGTTGAGGTGGGCGTGCTCAGAGGAGGAGCAAAGGCCCCAGTCAAGCAGATCCAGATCAGAAGAGGCAACTGCACACTTGACCCAATTGCCTCCGTAGCCGCGCTCGATCACCCACTCGATCGTGGGTCGGTCGCCGCTGCGGTAGGCGGCCTTGCCGAGATCAAAGGTCCACGGACAGTCATGACGCTGTAGCCACTCGAGAACCGCCAGGGAGCCGCCCCGAGCAGCCGCCACGGGCGACCGGCGACTCCACGGACATTCGTTGGCTCGCAGCCACTCGAGCATTTCAAGATGGCCGCCGCGTGCGGCACCATCGCACGTCCACGCGTCCCACAAACAGCCGCGCGCTCGTAGGCCTTGCAGACGCGGTAGATCGCCTTGCCGGGCCACGGCGGCCATCGTGCTTTGGTCGCATGGGCATCCTTGGGCGACGAGCCAATCAAAGGCTTGCCAGTGGTTGCCCTTGGCGGCCTTGGATGGCGCCACAGCATCCCAAGGGCAGCCGCGGGCGCGCAGCCATATGAGCACGTCTAAATGTCCCGCCGAGGCCGCTTGACGGCACGAGGCAGCATCCAGAGGCCACCCTGCATCACACAAACAAGACAGCAGGTCTAGCCGTCCGAGACGCGCCGCCGTAGCGCAGGCCCTCGGCCCCGCGAGGGTCGGCGTGTGCAGCGCCCACTCGAATACGTCTCTACGGTCCCTGTAGATGGCGGCCACCATGACGCGATCGTCCATGGGGCAGCCCTCGCTGTGAGCCCAATCGAGGAGCCCGACGAGATCCTGGCAAGCCAAGTAGATAGCATAGTCGATTCTGCGGACGGCTCGGCGGGATGTGGGATAACTGCACCTAAAGGAGGCGTCTTGAACAATGTCCCTCCACAGACGGCATACCGACGCAATCTGAGGACGTCGACCAACGTACTCAAATATCGCAAAGAAGACCTCGACCGGCAGTAGGCTGTTCATGCCGCTCTTGGCGCCGTGCTCTTTTTTCTTTCGGTTGTGTTTTGGTCGATCGAGATATCAGAAGCGCACAGAATGCACCAGAGAGACAAAAAAAGAGGCCTGCGAGACAAGACCCACCAGTCAAAAAGGCGCCAAGAAAGAATGGTCGTTCTCGTGTCCGATCCAATTGGCACACGCGGTCTGTCTCTTTTTGTCGGCAGACTTTTCTCGGCACACACATGGGGGCCACAGATCGGGCGGCGCCGCGCTTTGCGCCTCTCGATAGCCGCCCCAATGGAAAGCCAACCCCCATGCCACTTTGCGCATCCTTTTTTCAAGCATTCGCATGTGTGGGGTGCAAGGGCGCGCCGGCACTCTTGTCGAGAGCGTAATCTTCTTGTCAAGGTGTGGTCGCACGTGGCCCTCGTCCAAAAAAAAGAGAGAGCGCGACACGCGAGGCGACATGGCGACGCGACAAACAAAAAATTGAGCATGATTTCTTCACAATACTTTCACAAATTGTGCGTCATCCCTCACAAATTTTTTCGAGGAAATTATAAAAAAAGAGAGCCGTGTCAGCGCCGACGAGGCCGCACAGCGCCCAACGCGGCCGAGGCATCCCGAGCGTGCGTCCTTTGAGCAAGGGGTCCAAACTTGTGCGACGGCGAAAAAAGGCAAAACAAGTAACCACATCAAGACAAAGCCCCTCCTTGGTGGCTCACAAAGTCTTGGCTCTATTATTTTTTCGATGTCTCGCGATAAAATGACAGTGACCTTTTGTCGTCCGGGCGGGGTGCGCCTGGACGCCGTAATCTTTGGCTGCACCAGAAAAAAAGCGCGGCATTCCATCGTGTTCTCTGCCCTAAACAATCAAGGATGACCACAAAACATTGCCTTTCCACAGAGAATAAAAAGGGCGCGGTGGTGGGGTCGTTGGCCGAGCGGGTTTGGTTCTCTTGTTGTCGCCATCGTCGTCGACTACGGCCGCGAGAGCATCAACGAAAAAAAGTGTCCATCTTTCGAGTTGCCAAAATCGAGCCGAGAGCATCCTAGACGGACCGACGCATTGATTATGCGAGCACCTGAGCACAAGGAGGGAGAGAGAGAGAGAGATCTCACCAAGGACAGCGCTCAAATTGAGTGAGCCTCGAGCCACGACATAAATTCTGCGTCGGCGCCAGCGCGTCGTGCCCGCGCCAGAGATCCTCTGCGCTGCAATGGGCAGCCTTTGGCGTGGAGGCGTCGTGCCATGTCAAACTGGCGGTCCGAGATCAAAAATGAGATCACATATGGATACGAAAGGCACCCGTGGTCGACGAGCCATTCCAAAAGTCGATAGTGCTTTCCCTTGGCGGCTTCGTAGGTCACCTGGCAATCCCACGGGAATCCGGCTGCGTAAAGCCACTCGACGAGGTCGAGGTGCCCTCCGAGGGCCGCGCCGCACATTGCGCGCGTGTCAAACTCATCGACACTATTGGTATCTCGAAGCCATTGGATGACCCGTTTGTTGTTGGTGCGAGCGGCCTCCCATGCGATACGATCGCGCCCGGCCTGGAAGTAGCCATCACAATGACCAGAGGACAGGGCCCAGCCAATGAGGTCTAGATCTGCCGAAGCAACCGCAGGTTCGAACCAGTCGTCGCCCCACCGGTGCTTGATCACCCACTTGATCGTGTCTCGATTGCCGCTCGAGTAAGCCGCCTTGCCTAGGAATAAATTCCACGGGCAGCCTTGGCGTTGCAACCACTTGAGAACCGGCAGGTGGCCGCCTCGGGCTGCCGCCAGAGGCGACCGACGGCTCCACGGACAGCCATTGTCTCGTAACCACTGAAGCACTTTGAGATGACCGCCTCGTGCGGCAGCCTCACACGCCGACGAATCCCACGAGCAGCCGCGCACTCGTAGAATCTCGAGATGCAGTATATCGCCTTGCCCGGCCACGGCAGCCATCGTGCCTTGGTCATAGGGGCATTCTTGGTCAAGAAGCCAGTCAAAGACTTGCCAGTGCCCACCAGAGGCCGCCTTGGAGGGCGCCACAGGGTCCCAGGGGCACTCTTGGGCGCGCAACCATGCTAGTACCTCTAGATGACCCCCCGATGCCGCCTGTCGGCACGATGTGCTGTCGAGAGGCCACCCTGCGTCATAGAGCGCGCGCAACAGGTCCAGTCGTCCGAGACGGGCCGCCGCGGCGCAGGCTCTTGGGCCCGCGAGGGTCGGCGTGTGCAACGCCCACTCGAATACGTCGCGATGGTCCTTGTAGATGGCGGCCACCATGACGCGATCGTCCATGGGACAGCCCTGATCGTAAGCCCATTGCAAGAGGTCAATGAGACCCTGGCGGGCCAGGTAAATGGCATAGTCGACTCCGCGGGCAACCTGAAGGGCCGGTGGACGACAACGAACAAGAGAGTCGTCGCAGACGACATCCCGCCATAGGCGACACACCGAGGCAATCTGAGGGCGTCGACCCACGTACTCAAAGATCGTAAAGAGGGTCTCGGGCGGCAACGGGTCATTCATATCACTGCTCTCAGGTTTGTGCTCTCTTTTTTTTTCTTTTGGCAAGCGCGCACGCAGTTGGCCGAGGTATCTAGAGCGCGCAGAGCCCAAACTGAAAGAGAAAAAGAGAAAGAGCGCGCCCCCCGAGAGGAGGGCCGTCGCGCAAAAAGGCCACGAAAAAAGAGAACACCCGCTTGCCCAATCCGATTGCGAATCTCTGCTTGCCTCCTTTTTTGACGTAAAAGTCTTGCCAACGCAAGGGCAGAAACCAGACCGGCCGTGCTCCTTATCGAGAAGCGCAAACCAACGCCGCGACCTTTTTGTTTGTGGCTCTCGCCCAAAGAGAGCGCGCGCCTGGACATGGGCCGCCTGGCGCCGCTGTCGAGTGTGCAAAATTCGTGCACGATTTTTTGGCTTTGTAAAAAGTTTATCCATGGTTTGTGCACGATTGCTGCTACTTTTCAACGTGCGTGCCGACTGGTTTTCTTTTCCTCTTGTTTTTGCCAGGTAGGCGGCGTGCGCACATCCGATAAAGGGAAGACGCCCCTCGTCCCAGGCGAGCCAAAGTATCCCTCGGGTGGTTCTTGTCAGCCTAGGATTCCCGAATCGAAGGCGACCTCGCCCACGTGCGGAAAAGAAAGAGAGAAAGAAAAGCGTCACACCTCTGACGGCCTTGCCTACGCGAGGACCGACCGGCTTTGGTCTCGCCCTGTCTGGGGGTGTGTCTCTTTCTTTTTTGTTCACAGACAATGACGATGCGGACGCACGCGCGGTTCATTATAGAGGAGCCAGAGGACGACTTGAACGAGGAGGTCGGCGACGCGCTCGGGCGTCGGGTCGCCGGGCTGGAGGCCGACGCTCGCGCCAGGTCCCCACGGCGTGCCGCCAAAGACAGAGGCCGCCGGTCCGGCGGCGTTCATCTGGTACGCCGTCAGGTGCGGCATATCGCCGGCGCCGCCGAGGATCGACCATCCGGCAGACAGGTGGCCCGACATCATCATGCCGACAGGCAGCATCCAGTTGCGCAGCACGCTGTACACCTTTAGGGTCTCGGCCTCGGGCATGTAGCCCGCGCCGATGAGCGCGCGCGCAACGGCCACGGCGTCAAGACTGTCCATGGCGGCGGCAAAGCGGAGCAAGCCCTCGCGCACGGCGGGCACCTCGTCGGTGCGGGTGCCGCGAGGGACATTGGCGCCCATGGCGGCCACGGACAGCAGGTCCTCGGTGCGGATGCCCAACGCATCGGCCACGCCGGATAGAACGGCGTCGGCGCGTTTGGGTTCAATGGCAACATGGCCGTCGGCAAACCATCCAAGCCGTTCGGCCAGCGCGCTAAAAGGCAACGGTTCGGTCCAGCCGACGTCGGTGAGGGGTCGCTCACACGGAAAGGCATCGGTCAGGGCGTCGATGACGGCCTCTGTCGGATAGGGCCGTGATCCCTTATGGCCGCACACGTCATATTCGACGCACTGGCCAGCGCTCACGATAGCCGCGGCGAGGAGGCGCGCAGGCGCGTCACCCGGCGGCGCGCGCCTGCAGGCCAGCCAACGCACCGCGTCGGCTGAGCCGGCCTTGACGGCCAGCGCGAGTGGCGTGCTGTCACGCGAGAGCGAGTGCCACGCCTCGAATGTCTTGGGACAATTGGTTCCAGGCGCGTTGACGAGGCGCACCGTGGGTTGATTGTGACGCTGCAGTATGGATGAATCGACTCGAGCAACGCCCGATGCGAGACAGCGCTCGAGCCCATCGAGGTCGTCGAGCACCACTGCGCACGCGAGTGCTCTCTGCCAGGTGGGTCCGTCGGCGTCGATCATGGCGGCTCTCGCCTCGTCTCGCGCTTTGCGCAGCGCATCGTGGGCTGCGCCCCTCATACGGCGCGACGTGCGGCCGACCTCGACGAGCGACGACGGCGGCACATGGACCAAAATGTACAGAATAATCTCGTTGGGCAGACCTGAAAGGCTGTCGCTAGGGTACGGGTAGGAATCCATTGGGTCTGGCTCGGTCGCGCGCCCGCCGCCGACGTGGGACGCATACGCTCGCAAGAATTGCATAATATCGAGGGGGGGGGGAGGCGCTCAGTGAGGCGAAATAGGGTCGGTTGCCTTTGGCGACTTTGGAGTGGACCACGGTGCGTGGGTACGGTCGTCGCTGTCAGAAAAAAAAGAGCGTCGCGGGCAAGGGGTTGATATGGAGCCGCCGCCCTATGGCAAAATCAAAAGGAAAAAGAACAGGAAATGAGCACCAATCACAAAGCACAAGGCGGCCGGGACAGCGCATTGCGAAGAAAAAAAAATAAAAAAAGGGAAACAACGAAAACAGTCGTCAATGCGTGTGTGATCGGCCAACGCAAAGTGCCACTGTGGACCTGCCAGAGACCGATGCCGTCCTTTTGCCTGGACGCGCTGTAAACATGCGCGCTCGAGCACAAGAACATGCGCCTCTAGATGACGCACATTCAAGAGTACGCAGTCGACTTGGAGATCCACACGGGCGCGCGACCTCGGGCGCTGCGACGACAGCAAAAAGACAAACAAGGAGACGGAAAGCCGACTCTAATGCAAAGGTCACTCGCAGGTCGGCGGTGGGCATCAAGGAGACATGCGGCAAATTATCCAAGGGGTTTTCGTTGGGACTCTACTTTTTACCTGCGGGAGTATCCAGGGTGAGCGTCATGCCGACGTGAACCGTCACCAAAGCATGCCCAATGGGCGCCAAGACGAGCGACAATGTGTTTTTGCGATATCTCGCTGGCCGCGCGCCTTTCATGAGATCGCCAACCGCGAGGCGCTGGACGACGCTGTGGCTCGCCAGATGTTGCACACAGGGCGCGCGACTCGACGAGAGGGGCGGGCAAGCAAGATAAAGGGACAGACCGCGAGGTCTTAAAGATGTATTTTTGTTGGTTATCGGCTGTTTGGTCAAGGGACGCGGCCGGCGAGAGAGGGCGCAGCGCAATCAGAAAGTGCATGTGTGGGTGTAAAAGATGGCGCAATAGTCCTGGACAAAGGGCGGCAAGCAGAGCGGGTCGAGAGGCGGGATCTGGGCGGCAATGTGGGGACCATGAGCAAAGCCGGTAAACTGGAGGGCCTGCTGCATGACGAGGGGCTGCCCGGGCGCCGGGCACAGTTGGTAGGTGATGCCAAACGAAGTCATGTGGCCGACGGCGTCGGTGCTGAGGTGAACGGCGAGGGGGCGCGTGCACGCCGACGTGTCGTTGACGGCGCCCTGGTAGATCTTGGCCAGGCCGCCGAGCGGCTGACGCAGGGTGGCCTTGTGGTAGACCTGCGCGGCGTAGTGGGCGACCTGGTCGGCATGGGTGCCGCTCGTGGCGAGGCACATCATCTGAGTCGAGCCAGGCCGGATGGGCGCCAAGTTGTAGGTGCCCGTGGGCGTGATCCAGCCCTTGCCGCCGCCCTCGCCCATGTCAAAGTGCATGATCTGACCCACGGTGTCGATGATGAACTTGGCCGGATCGGTCGGCAGCGCCGGGATCGGTCCGGGCTTGGTGCTCGAAAAGCCGACAGCCTTGTAGGTGCCCTGGGCCTCCCAGTCAAAGGTCGCCCAGTCGTCCCAGCCCGACGGCGGCGGGGGTGCCCACGTCGCGCGGGCGCTCACAGCCAAGAGCGCAAGGAACAGGATGGCGATGCCCGACTTGTTGATCATCGTTTTTTTTCTACTCGATCAGTTGGTTTGGTTGGCGGGTGGAGCGTGTATCGGGCGGACGCGGCTGATGGTAGCACAGGGGCAAGGACGAGCGGGTGATGAGAGCCACACAGACAGGTGTTTGATGTGTGTGTTTGGTGTGGTGGATACAGGTGTGTATTTATAGACGATGGTCGTCGTCTGTTGAGCAGACACTCAACAATCAGTCATTGGCCCGCTTTCCTGATGGGCTCTTGGCGATTCGCCTATGGCTCGCCCCCCCCCAAAGTTTGGTGCGGTGACTCTAGACAACGGTCGAGCGCATCTTCTGTTGGCCCGCCCCCGACATCTTCGGTGGGGCCTCTGCTTTTTTCTTGGATTGTCCACCTTTTTGAGAAGATGGCCGCCTATCTCTTTTTCTCCCTTCTCCTTTGTTCCCCTGTGCCCGTCGCTGTGCGCTCAACGGTTTTTGCCTTTCGACGCCTTCCTCCATCTGGCTGTCCTTTTTTTCCGGAGCGCGCCGTCACACGGGAGACTCGCAATCGGCACCTCCCTGCCCCTGCTCCTTTTCTCATGTCCTCTCAAAGAAAGAGCCTTCTTTTTTTCATTCCTTGTCTAGTGCCCATGGTGGTGTTGGCGCGCGTGCGCGCACCGGCGGCCAAACATAGAGAGAGAGACAAACAACGACCGAGACAGAGAGAACCTCGAAAGGCGGCCGATAAGATGCTGCTAAAAAGATCCTTGTGCGCCCTTGGCTTTGGGTCGCGCGCCCATTCCAGCGGTCGCGGGAAAAAGGGAGCGCCGTAGGCGAGGAGAAAAAGGGGGCCATGAAACAAATGTTGGACGTGGCGGCGGCAGCCGAGCGTCAACGCGTGCGACTCGACGCCAGTGCGGCCTTGTTGCCAGAGGGGGTCTTGTTGCGGCTCTGCTTGATAGTCTTGGGGGCAGCGACGGCGTCGGCCTTGGCGATGCGCCGCGTCTCGGCCTCGTCAAACCATCGCCAGAGATAGGCGACGGCCACGGCGCGGTAGGGCGACCAGCGGCGCGAGAGGGCCTCGGCCTCGGCGGCACCTGGAATGCGGCTGAGGCCATAGAGATCACGCATCTTGCGCGCTACCCACCTGTCCTCTCGCGGGAAGGCGTCACTGTCCAAGAGGGACGCGACGACGGCGCTCTCGACCGTCCATGGACCCACGCCGTCGACCGCCTTGGCCACGCGTCGCACGTCGTCGGCCGAGGCGAGCGGATGCGTGCGCGCGTGCACGCACAACATGGAAAGCGTACGCACATGACCGCCAGTGAGGCCGACGGCGGCGCACGCGCTCGGATCGGTCACGAGGCCCGCGACGTCCTCGGGTCCAAACACGGTACCGCCCAGGCGGTCATAGACGAGCGCACGATTGACCCGCGCGCTCGTGTAGCGCACGCGCTTCCCAAACACGGCGCCGACCAGAGCCTCAAAGGGACCCTTGACAAACTTGTCCCAGTCGAGCGTCGACTCGGCGATGGCGACCTCGATGGCCGGGTCGACCCTGATCAGAAAGGCCAGGATGTTGTCCATGTGGTCGAGTATGGCGCGCGGTCCTGTACGGACCGCTGGTTCCCCTGTGGACGCTGCCCGTGAATTGGCAGCGTCTGCGTCGCCGATGAGGGGACCGGCGATTGCTTGCTGCTTCTCAGACAGATTTGTCGTCGCTGTGGCCACTGTTGCTGTCGTTGTTATAGTCATCTCCATCTTTTGTGTGTGTCCCCGGTGTCCTCTTTGTCGCCTAAAGGGTGCCAGACAAAATCACACCGGCGGGCCGGGGCAAAAGGGTCGGCTGTATGTCCTGCCAATCCCTTTCTCTGTCGTTGTGCCGGGCCGCCACAGGCTGGCAGCCCCCTTTTTAGCACGCCTCCTTTTCTTTGGTTCGGCGCGGCTAATTAACGAATGATTGGTCGTGACGGAAAAAGGCATGCTTTGTGGCCAACGGGCGCCAAGAAAGAAGAAAAAGGGCAACTGAATAGGATCTCACGCCACTCACACCCGCCGAGCGTCTGCCCTCGATTGACGGTGTCCTTTTTTCTTTCTCTCACCGCACGCGGCCAACTTTTTCTCGTGCTCACGCAATATCGTGTAAACAGAGGAGAGAGAGAGAGAGCCAAAAAAAGACAAAGAGGACAACAATGGATGCCGGCGCGCTCGGGCCTGAATTGCTCGCAATGGTCGCACAACATGTCGATCCCTTGATGTTGCCCGTGCTACCGTTTGTGTGTTCAACATTTGGCTCGGCGACAAGACTACACAGACTGCTCGACAGAGAATCTCCTTGTGTCGCCATCGATGCTTCTTGCCGACCGAAACGACACTATGGAGAGGCTTTGATCAAAGCCCGCTTCCCCGCCCTGGTTCGATGGGCGTGCGCTTGCGGTTGTCCAATGCGCGCCTCCGCGACGTCGTCGGTTATAGCGGCCTCGGGCGACCTCGACTTGCTTGTCTGGTGGGACGATCGATTGGCCGATACTGTCAAGGGCTATACGGCATGTGCGCCACCGGCGGCCACAAGACGCCCTTTGGGTCATGTCACCCGTTCAAACACGGCCGTGGCGGCCGCACACCAAGGGCACCTGCATATTGTGCAGTGGCTTCGCAAACAAGGCTGCCACTGGCACGAATCTATCGGCAGAGCCGCCGCCATGGGCGGCTATCTCGATATACTCGATTGGGTGACGCTCAACGGATGCCTCGTCGACTGTGGCGACTGTGCCGTGGCAGCGCGTCGCAATGGCCACACGGCGCTGGCCGATTGGATTTCGACAACGCTAGCAGAGCGAATGATCGCGCTCGACAGAATCACTCTGGGTATCAAGTCGTTTTCATACGAGCAAGACTGTGTCATTGAATGGCGTCGACGTCATTGGACACGTCAGGCCGCACAGCCGACCCGCGATACTGTCGTCCTCTTTTAGAGAAAAAATGCATCTTTTTCCCCACAAAAAAAGTGTTTTAGAGTCTGACCCCGCGCCCGCCCAAAGCGATACATTGTTCTCTCGATCTTTTTTTTGCCCGACGCCGCCACCTTTTGCCTCAGAGCGACCAGAAAAAGACCGCCGATAAGGGCGATCGTGGTTGATGATGGTGGGACGGCCAGCGGTAGGCTCGCGTCTTTTCCCTCTTTTTTGATTTTTGCACAGCGAGTGTCCCGTCAGCGACTTTGGCCGTCCAGAGCGCTTGCGCGATCACACACGACCAGATAAAAAATATACATGCAACAATGCCACAAACACCAGGCGGCACAGACAAAGCCAAAGCGCGCGAATAAAAAGTAGTCAACCGCGGTTAGGCACCCAAAAGGAATACGTCGATTGGATCGCCCGTGCCTCTGGCTGCGACCAATCGGAAAAAAGAAAAGAGGCCCACGCCGCTGTCTCGGCCCTCTGACACCATATCAATGGGCAAACTCAATTGCACACCAAGCCTGTGACCGCCGCCATGGACGAGGGTCAAGGCAAACCGCCCACGCTATCAATTGTCGACCTACCGCGCGAGGTCATTACGATTATTCTCGAAAAGGTCGACGACGTCACTTTTGTTCATCTCTGTCTGGCGCACTCGCACTTTTGCATCCATAGCCGCGATGAGGTTCAGAGGTTGCGCAAAGTTGCCGCTTGGAGACGCAACCCAAGCGCCGTCTGTGCACGCGGCGACGTTGACGGCGTCTCTTTTCTCGCCAGCGATGGCCATCTCTTTGAAGAGGAAGATATCAACACAGCCATCGCAAGGGGCCATGCAGGCGTCCTAGAGATCATCCAACGACAGTTTATTGCCCGCTGGCGCTTGGCCGACAAGAAGCGCTCGCAGCGCGCCTTTTACGGAACCGTTAACGCGGCGCTCCTCGCCGGCGATGCGGTCGACGTCATCAAGGTGCTATTCGATGGCAAGATCGCGTCCTTTAACCAAGCGCTGATTGAGGCGGCTCGTCGAGGCCGGGTCCGCTCGTTGGCCTTTCTTTACGCCCGCAGATTGTCGGCTCCACTGTCTCGCATCGCAGACGTGGCCATCGCCGCCGGTCACGTGCCCGTGGTGCAGTACCTCTGGGAGCGCAGCAGGTCGACTATCGCCGGCGCATTTGACTACTCGCCACAGGCCTTGGTCAAGGCCGCTGCCGCAGGACACCTCGACATGCTCCGATGGCTGGGCGATCATTCATGGAAGTGCGACGGGCCAGAGGCTGCCGACACAGCGGCGACGGCCGGCCATCTCAACGTCCTCGAATATCTCTATCATGAGCGCAGGTTGCGCTGCTCGCCGACCACGTGGGAGCGCGTGTGCGCCAATGGCCACGTCGACATTGTCGACCTGTTGTGCCGAGAGCATGGCCATGAGGCGTTGGGGCCCAATGCACTGGCCATTGCCGCCCACGATGGCCACCTCGGTTTGGTCGAGTACCTTTATGCCAAGCGCCACGGGCAGTACACGGCAGACGTTCTCGACGACGCGGCCATCCGGGGCCACTTGGACGTGGTCAAATTCCTATGGGAGAGACGCATTCAAGAGTGCACAGCGAATGCGCTCTGGTGGCCCACAACCATTGGGCACCTCGCCGCCGCCGTTTACCTGGCGTGTCGCGTATCGTTCGATATCAATCATGATGATAAAGACGACGGCGCCAAAATCACGCACCAAGCCATCGCCCAGGTTGCTGTCTGCGCAGCGCGCCATAATTATCATCAAGACTTTGATACGCTTATTGGGCGCCTCTCGATAGAGGCACGCACCAAGGTCCTGGCCACTGCTGCGCGCGCGTGCAATCTCGTCGCTGTCAGGCTCTTGCTCGCCGCCGGGTGCACCCATGATGCGATCGACCAAGCGCTCATCTTATCATGCGGCGACGGCCACGACGAGATCGTGCAATGCCTGCACGATCGTTGCGATGCCGATGCCGTCGACCGGGCACTCGGCGAGGCCGCACGAATGGGACGCATGTCGTGTGTCGCCACGCTCATGGTCCGCTCGCGACCCGACGCGCTTGACCGTCACCTTGTGACAGCCGCCGCCAACGGTCATTTTGGGGCGGTGGCTCTGCTGCACAGCCATCGACCCATGGGGATCTCAGGACCATCGGAGCCCGCTGTGATCCAAGCCTCGACCGCCGCTGCGTCGCAGCGTACAATCGACATGTTGGCCTGTTTTGTCGAGCAACATCGACGCCCGTCACTCTTTTGCGGCGCCCTTTATGCTGCAGCGCGCGCCAAGCGGATCGAGGCCGTAGGTCTCTTGGCAGACATTGGCGTGGATGCCACGCACGCCCTGGAGACGGCCGCCGCCAGTGGCGCGTGCTCGATCATACGCATCCTCGCAAGTGAGTGCAACCTCGAAGCGATCCCCGACTGTTCCAGGCCTGCCTCTCTGCCAATGTCGCTGGTGATCCACACCAGAGCCGGTGAGCCCTGCGCATCTTGTTTCGGCCGCTGCAAGCATCTCATTGTCCAAAAGGCCATCGCAGCGGGTCATCTCGACGCGGCACGACTTTTGTTTGCCATCTGGGGCTGGGAAGTTGTCGAGGCTGATTAAAGTCGTTGTTGTTGGGACCTATGGACCAACGGCACGCGCGTGCGTGGCGGGCTGTTTTTGCATTCTTTTTTTTCAAAAAAAATCGTTCATCTCCTTGTTTTTAGATGGGCATTTTGTCTCTTTCCGTGTTGCGCCACTTTTCGCGACATAAGCACCAAAGACACGCGACCGCGCGTCGTCTCCTTTTCTCGCTCTTGCCCGGCTTTGCCTGCAGAGCGCTGATCTTTAGGCGACTGCCACGGCATTGGTCCCATCGACGCGCGCAAAGAAGGACCCGACGCTGACGTCAGCGCTGGGAGATCCACGGGGGCCAATTTTGTCGGCACAGTTCCATTGGGCACGCCGGCCTCGTGGTGTGGCCAATCGGTAGGCCCACGAGACTTTTTGGAGGGCAAGGCTGCCGCCTTCGAAAGTAGACGGCGGCGGTGACCATCCCTTTTACTTGCATACGATGATGCAAGGCAATGGCGAGAAGAATGGTGAGGGCGACGGTTTGTCCCGCAGCAACCACGATGACCATGAGGTGACGGCCCTATCTAACAATGGTGACAATGGTGACGATAGTCGCGTCGTGCCGATAGAGACCTCGTCCAGCACAGACGATCACAACCGACACTGGGTCGGCAACGCCGACGGCAGCAGTGGCTGTGAGGGCCGACCCAACAGTCGTCCTAGCAGCGACCGCTGGCGCGATCTCTACGCAGAAGCCTTGCAAGACTATCCACGGGCTCGAGCAGCAGCGCAGACCCACTTTCGAGTGGACGCTGCTCATATAAGCGACGTGTCCGAGGATCACTTTGATCAACTGGAGCGGCTCATGATAGACTCTCTTCCCGCGCGGACGGCGCTCGCCTTTGAGGCGTCGAGGCGCAGAGACGAAAGCGACTTGGACGAGGCGCTGCGACGACATCGCATCCGTTTCGCCGAGCGTCTCGATAGGCTGGCCAACGCACAGCGAGAGGAGCGCCACAGACAGTGTCTCGCCCTCGCCCGCTCCGTGTCCCTAGGTCCATTATTTGCCAACTGGCCGGCGCCCGCCACAGACAACTGTGCGCCTTTTTATCTGTTGGTATCAAAGCACGGAACAAAAGGCGCCCTGTTTTCGGTGCGCTTTGGACCGGGTCCCGTCGAGACCACAAGGCTCGTTGCCCAGATACAGGTCTGCGACAATACATTTGCGCTCGGTGCGAACGTCTTGGGAGCCCCCCTCGCTCCCTATGCCGATCTCGTCCCGACCCTGATCAGGGGCATACTGCACAAACGGATACAACGTTCATACCACTATCGTCCCGACAAGTTCCGCGTTGATCGTGCCACGCCCCCAGGCCTCGTCCTCGGCGCTGTCGCCGATCACATGACGGTCGTCAATGAGGTTACGCTGCCTCTTTCTGTTTGCACGACCCTCTGGCCTCGCAGAGACCGCGCATTGCGGGACGAGCCGCGCAAGACCGTCAAGGCGGCGTGGTTCAACGAGAGCCAACTCGAGGCCATCCTCGGGACGATCGCATCCTACGAAGCGGCCGAGGCCATCGCAGTGACCGCTCCGCGCTACGGGCGCACCGACCCACTGGACGCCCACTCGACCTTTTTCGGGCCGCCGCCTAACCGTTCGACTGGCCTCTTGTGCGCCAACGGTACCGGGCCGCTTTCGCTGTTGCAGACGGTCAAGACCAGGATCGCCGAGGCGCCGTGGCGCGTGCCCCTGGCCGATTTGCCCGACGACCTCGCCGAGCCACTAGCCCTGGCCATCTGGCAGCGCGCCTGCACCTCTCGGCGATCCGGCGATGGGACTCTGCCCGACGCGCATCGTCTTCTCGACGTTGCTCACTACTGGGGCTTCAAGCCAACGCCGGCACAAAGGGAGCGCCCCGAATGGCTATGTCACGGTCTGATGGCCGTTGCAAGGGAGCGGGCGTCGACCCTGCAGAGGGAGCGCCTTGTGCCTCTCTCATGGACAGCCACCTTTCGGCCATGTTTTCCAGCAGCCCAAGAGCGTGAGGCTGTGGGGCGAGTCGCAGAAAGACTAAGGATGCTAAGCGATATCCAATTCAAGGCGGGGCAGTCGGCCCACATGCGCGTCAATGTGATGTTGGCCTTTGCCGACATGTACAAACGGTCGCCTTGTCAATCCGACAGCCCGCTTATCGACAAGGCCATAGATCTTGCCGCGCGTGCCAACGATCTCTCTACAGAGTCGGCCACCACAGCCCGCGCCAAAGTTTCTGCATCGATACAGGCCCAACTTGCGCTGACAAGCGTGCGCGGCGGCCTCGGCGTCAGCGCTCGAGATCTCTCGAGCCCATCGGCCACGGCAAGGCTGTTTGGTGGGGTGCTCGGCACAAAGTCACCGACGAAGCAGGTTGCCTTTTTTCGCTACGAGACGACGGACTTGGTGCGCGTCGACAGAGACAATCCTTCTAGAGGCAGCAGCGACGGCAGCGATAGAGGCGATTGGTCAAATGAAATTATTACGGGCAACGGCAGCAGTGGTGACGAGGATGACGACCCCGTGGCGGCACACAACGACCACGAGGCCGCCAACATCCCGTGGTTTGATACTCCCCTCGAATTCCTATAGCCGGCAAAATAGCGACAGGATAAAGGATTTATCAACCTTTTCTCAAAAAGAAAAAGATAACTGTCATATGCCGGTTCTTTTTTCTGTCACTGCTCGCTTCCCGCGCGCACGAGATGGCTTGGGACAGACCTCGCCTTTTTTCTCTACCAAATATGTGATAGGTCGTCCGCAGAGCCGGCGCGGCCCTTGGACGGCATTTTTGCGCTTTTGTCGTCCCAACGTGTGCAAATTCTTTTTTTTTGCTTATCGCAGGGGGATGGCGCCCGTTGCTGCCGAATTTTTCTTGTCACCCCTACGAAAGGAGGGCGATTCACGACCAAATCATATTGCGCCGTGTGTCTTTTGGAGACGTCCTTTGCTTCTGGCATCTATCGCGCGGTTGGATCGCCTTCCTCCCCCCGAGGCCGCTCTAGAAAAAATTGCGACAAACAGCAAGTATGCTGTTTTTTTCTTTGTGGATCACTTTTTCTTTGGCCTCGAATGCCGGCAGTCCTGGTATGTGAAAATATAAAGGAAAAGGTTGTGCGGTCGGCTCATGGAGCCAGATGGGCAGAAAAAAGCGATTGCCTCGCGCGGGCAATTTTGCTTGCATCGCTTTCTGTGGAGGTTGTTGGATTTTGCTGCTGTCTCCTCGCTTTTTGGAGCGACATGGCAGGTTCCAATGGCGATTCCCATCGATCACAATGTGATACTGCGACAAAGTGCGCGAGCCTTGCGCTTTTTGCAAGTCTTGTAGTGACGATAGTGGCACAATAACAGTAATCAACCAATCGCTCCATTCAGTCCAGTGAACACGAGGCGTGTTTGTGCGCCATTTAATCCAACATATCATTCGAATGGTCATAACAACAACAACCATCACAACAAAGGTGATGCCGCTCGACGTCGCTCTCAAAGGGGGCATCGCCACGACTGACGACAAACACGAAAAGAGACTTGCGTCCCTAGAGAGGCTGAGCGTCGATCCATGCGCGCACATGGCGATGGTCATTCTTGGAAGCGTCTCTGGCGCACTTGGCGCGATCCCAAGGGCATCCGTTGGCTCGTGCCCACATAAGCACGTCGAGATGTCCTGCGCGGGCTGCTCTCCGGCATGTCCATTCGTCCCATGGACATCCGTTGGCTCGTGCCCACTTGAGCATGTCGAGGTTGTCTTTGCCTGCCACGTGGAGGCAGACGCCTGCGTTGAGTGGGCATCCGTTGGCGATAGCCCACTTGACTAGGTCATAGTGTCCAAATGCGGCGCCTTGGTCACATATCCCCTCGTCCCAAGGGCAGTCGTTGGCCCGCGCCCACCGGAGCACGCAGAGATGTCCGCCTATGGCAGCAGACAAACAGGTGCTAGTCCGCGAGGAGCCGTTGGCAATCGCCCACTCGAGCACGTCCAGATGACCCCCACCGGCCGCCCCGTGCGCGGCGCTCGTCGGGGAGCAGCAGCCTAGAGTCATCAATCGTTTCACAAGTACAAGGTCGCCGCGTATCCCAGCACAGCGCGATGTCCAATGATCGTACGGGCATCCATTTGCTATGGCCCATTCGATCACGTGGGCGCGTCCAAAGCGCGCCGCCACTGCGCACACTCCCGCGCCCCATGGACATCCGTCACCTCGGGCTCTCTTGAGCGCGTCAAGTTGGCCGTGTGTTGCCGCTTGTTTGCACGCGTCCTCGGGCCAGGGATGGCCCGATGCCAAGAGCCAGTCGATAATCTCGTTGTGGCCGCCGGCGATGGCGTGGGTCCACTGGACGTCAGGTCGATCCGGACAGCGACGGTCGTCGAGCCATTGGCAGACGTCGTTGTGGCCGCGGACGGTCGCCCACGCCCGTGTCATGTCGCCATAAGGGCATCCCTCAGCGACGAGCCACTGGAGAATCCCGAGGTTACCTCTGCGTGCTGCGCTCTCGGATGCTGCAGAATCCCATGGACAGCCATTGGCTCTTGCCCAGCGAATCACATCAACAGCGTTGTAGTCGACGAGCAGGGCCATGTAGGCCGCGCTAGTCAAGGTAGAGGGTAACCCAACAATAGTAGGGTCCGAGAGAATGCTGTTCCATGCGTGGCAGACAAACTTTGCGTGGAAGAGAGGACCGACACGGGCCAGAATCTCGCATAGCAGTTCTCGGGGAAGGCTGTCCATGCTTGTCTTGGGTTGCCACAAGCGTAGTCTAGTCGGCACAGCCAGCACTTTCCCCTGGCCCTCGTGGGGGTTTGTGTGCCGCTGTCTTTTCGTTGATTCCTTTCACTGATGGCGGCCAGCGAGGATCGCATAGGAAAACCGCCATTGGCAGGCAGCCTCGGTTAGAGCGTGGGCGAATGCGCGACGCCCAAAAAAGGACGCGAGGGACCAGAGACGGCGCGCTCTCGTGCAGGACGTACGACAAAAAGGCCAGGGCATGCCAAGATATTTTCACGGTTGAGATTGACTAACGGCTTACGCCGAGACGAGTTTTTTCTATGGCGCAGACACGAAATATTTGGTGTCGCATACGGCCACTGGCTCCGCGCGCAGCCCGTGCCCGCCCACAGACAGAGACGTCCAGAATGAAAATCGGCATAGATACAATGCAAACTCCACACACGTGAAACCATGATTAAAAAGGGAGAGTTGGACCGTTTCTAGAGGTAAAATGGATGTGCGGTGTAATAGGCTGGCAGCATTGGACGATCAATGTCCATGGTATTTACGCTTGTGTGGGCAGGTTGCCCCAGCACGCGTCCATGTGTTTATTTATGCAAAAGACAAAAGAGCCGTACGGCTAGACTTGTGTCTGACCTTGTTCCGGTTGCGCGGCGCGTTGCCCGTGTCGCATAGCGAGAAAGGTTTCGATGTCGTCGCGGATCTCTGGGGGCGGATCATACGGTCCGTACGAGGCGAGGAGACGATCGACCGCCTCCTGGCATATCCCGATAAAGTCAGGGTCATAATAGCAGTCGCCAAGGCGCGGTAGCCCCCGTTGGCACTCGTAGAAATCGGGCCACCTCTGTGCAATGATAGCAATCGCTCGGAGGATTTCGACGTCGCTCACGTTTTCCTTGCTTGCATATTCAAACAATTGGCCGAGACTGTACTTGCGGTACCTGGGGTCATGCGGGAGGTCAAACTCGGGCTGGCCGACGATCCACGACAAGGCACGGGGATGCATGTCTGCCGCCTCCCATTGGATGCAACAGACGGCGGCCTCGAGCAGCGACGATGGCGCGTACGCTTTGATCCGGTCGTAAAAGTCTATATGGCGCCGAACAGCCGCGACGCCCACGGCAATGTTTGGGACGCCCTTGTAGAGACCGTGACGTTCAAAGAGATCCAAACACTCGATGCGGTTGTGCTTGGCGGCCTCGGCCATCCAGTTCCAGCCGTTATCATAGTCGGTATCGTCGCGCACGCGCGCGAGTTCTTGACGCTCCTCGGCCGTAAAGCGGATGGCCGGATCGCGCCCTTGCTCGAGACCGACAAGAAAGTCACCCACCGCCACCAAGCCATACTGTCCCACGAGGAGCCACATCCCATTGAGGACGTTGCAGATGAGACGCATGTTGCCATATTTGTCGTCGGGTCGAATGAGGAGCAGCAGAGCGCGCACGACGTCGACGCGATTGCGGCGTGCGGCATGAAGTGCGGCGATTGCAACGCAGCAAGGCTCGCGCGACTGCATTACAGATATCAACGCGTCGATATCGCGCCACGACCCGGCAGCCACAGCCAAGAGCATATGATGCATACGATTATTGTATCCTCTGCAGGCACGCTGCTCGAACGGTCCATATTGTCCTGTGTAGGGTTCGAGCCGATGGATATGATTTGACCACTCGTCTCTCAGTTTGGGTAGCCGGTCTGCCAGGAGGTTGGCCTCGTCCACGCGATCGGGCACCCCAGACGCCATCAGAACGGCGATAACGTCCATGGACGCGGGACTGACTGTGATCCACATACTGATATCGTCGGTCGACAGACCATACTGGGCCATCAGAGCCATCCCCGACGCACGAACAATGCTATGGTGGTGGGTCTTTTCCGGAGGCGGCCCATCCCAGAGAGCGTCACGGAGCCGACTCGACGCCGTCTTTGCATCGGCATGCGTGATCGATGCGATCACGCTACGCCATCGCCAGCATACCAGCGCCAGCACCCAGCGGCATTCAGGAGGAAAGATAAAGGTCCCGTCAGAGCATCTGCCGTTGAACAGGTGATAGAGGATGTCGTCAGGGAGCGAGCCGAGGGGCGGCACAATGGAACACGGCGGGCATACGGCTTCCGCGTCGCCCGTGTGATCGTCCAGATGAATGCGGGCCATCTTTGCTGGCCTGCTGCAGGGGTCGGCACCACGCTTGTCGGATTCCATATGCGCAGTCGCGCCGTGGGACGGCACAGCGTTGACAAGGTTCCAGCAGTTGATCGAGTCGGTTGTTGCCGTCTCTCTTGGCGCGTTCGCAGTATCAGAGACACAAAGAGAGAAGCGAGAAAAAAAAAGAGAGCGCAGTCTTTGCGCCGTCGACGCGTGTCTCGAACGCCCACGTCATTGGCAGACAACTCATTGTTTTTTGTGGAAAAAGGACGGGCCGGGCTGGGCTGGTCCTCGCCCAGAAAAAACCCCGCCGAGGTCCTGGCTATGGCCGGCGCGCGAGCATGGAAGGAAAAGAGGACACGCTGGATGGTCAGGTTGTCTTTTTCTTTGTTTGGCTTATTGGTCAAGGCGATCCAAAGAGGACGCGCCATAAGGGGGCGTGTTTGCACGAGGATGTCCGTCCCCTATATGCATCGTGGCACATTCTTTCTTTCTCCCTCTGCTCTTTGTGGCTCTTTGGTCAGACAGAGAGCCCGTCGGTCGGTTTCGTTGGCGGAGCATCTCGGGTGTGCCCGCAGTTGTCGTGTGCGCGGTCGCCTCTCCCCAAAAGAAAATAAAAAAACAGGGAAACACACCCACCAACACACACACACAAAAGAGAAAGAAAATAGCCACATGTCGATAGAGAGACCTTTTCGTCTTCTTCCCCCCCCCCCCTCTCCCTACAAGCAAAGAGAGGACAACATCAAAAAGAATAAGGCGACACGGCGGCGAGAGAGTCAGAGGCCGCTGGCAGTATCTTGCAACGCGAGCCTGACGAATAGAGGTCAGCAGAGACGGCAGAGGCTCGCACAGGGCACGCCCACACCTCGCGGGGCAGCCACAGAGCGCGCCGGTCATACGCTTTGATAATGTCAGGCTCGGTCTTTCTGGCCGTCTTTTTGTCGCGCTCGGGCGTGTCGGCCCTCTCGGTCCGACGCCATGTCTCGGGCTCATCAGACCGTGCCGCAGATTGGTTGGCCTTTGATGATATAGAACCTATGCCGATGAGCACGGCGTTGTGCGTTGGCTTCCATCGTGAACCTTGCGGATCAGATTCGATGACTGTGCCAAGCGTGGCGTGTATCCGACGCCCGCTCGGGTCCGAGGTGTCACACCGTTCACTTGGGAGCGTGAACCGGGTACCAGACAGAGCGACAATTCCTGCACCTAATCTCTTGGTGCGCGTGACCCCCGTAAAAGTGCCACCGAGCCCATTTGAACGATGAGATTCGCGACTCGTGACCGCACCGACACGCGTGAGCGTATTGTGTCGTAAAGTGGCGGTAGGCCACGGGCTCGGCGGTGCATCCAGAGCGCAAGGCCCAGGCCTTGACGGTTCCTTGCTGCGCACCGTCAAAGCACTCGACCACGAGGGCGTCGGGAGCGCCTTGGGTGGAGCACGCCATGTCGAGCCACCAGGTCAAGAGTCCCACAACGGCTTTGCCCGAACCCAACGTGATGCCGTCATCGGCGTCAAAGCGCCCTTTGGCCACAAAGCAGCCTGCCGACGTGCGCAGGGCTGTCGAGACGCCGCGCGCGCGAACGAGGTCGGACAGGTGGCACCGTCGCCAAATAGACCACAGCAACTCTTGCGGGAGCGCCAACAAACCGTCCGTCGGCAGATCGACCAAAGTGGCGCTTGCCGTCTCTGAAAGGGCATGCGCGTTCATTGAGGTGGTGGCGCCTCTCTCTATGAAAGGTTGCGTTGCAGTCTTTTTTTGTTGTGCGCCTGTCTCCTTTAGTGCGGTTTGGCGTCACAATGTCCCCGTTGTCTGCGAGGCACGACAGCAGGCGATACTGATCACGATTGGTCCGAGGCGTGGACCCGCAAGTGTTTGGCATCGTAAACTCATCCAGCGGGTCTGGTGGATTTTTCGGCGTCTGCAGCCCCAACAAGGCAGCAAACGCCGACGGATGGTTGTCCTTGCCGTGGCCCTCATACAAAGAGCATTCCCTGTCCCCCCCCCCAATCGGCCGGCTATGGGTGGCCTGTACCATAAACGCCTCCCTCCTCCAAGGGTGCCGACAAAACAATACGAAAACCCCCTGCCAGTCAACGCCCGTCTTGCTGTCGCCCATCCTCTTTTCCTTTATGGATCTGTGTGAGTAGGGCGCCGATGTGACCGGGCGGCGAATCTTGTTTCGCATTTGGCCGAGTCCTTTGGAACAAAGAAAAGAGGAGAGACTAGGCCGGCTGAGCATTGGCCAGGGCCGCGCACGCCCTGCACGGGTTGTCGCTCTCGGTGCAGCGACGAGTCTGTCCTGGCGCACAATGGAGAATGAGCGTGGCGTCAGCACACTCGACGCCGTCCCAGGTGCTCAAGAGTCGCGAGCCGTCGGCATAGGTCATGGTGCTGCGGCCCTGGCGTGGGCCCTGGCGATAGGAACCCTCGCAGACGTCGCCATTACAAAAGGTCATGATGCCCATGCCGTCGCGGTCTCCGTTCTGCCAGTGGCCCACATAGGGCCGCCCATCGCCATACGTCGCGATACCGTGACCATGCATGTTATTGTGATGCCACTCGCCGACGTACAAACTGCCGCTTGGCCACGCGCAGGTTCCCTGGCCATGCCCAAGGCCTCGGCTCACGTCACCCTCGTAGCGCCACCCGCTGACGTGCGTCAATATGTCGCGGCCGTGATTCTGGCCGTCCCTGTGCTGGCCGTCGTATCGCGAGCCGTCGGCCGACACGTAGATGCCGCTGTGCGCGTTCTGGCGCACCCCAAGTTGGACCTCGACGTCGCCATTGCTGTGAAAGAGGATTCGGTCGAGGGTGCCCCAGTAGCGATCAATCGTCGAGCCGTTGGGCATGGTCAGTACACCATGGCCGCGCTGCCATCTGCCACATAGCGCTCCCACATAGTAGGGACCTAATGCATAGATGATTTCGCCGTGGGTGTCGGGCTTGCTGCAGGTCCAGTTCCGCTTGGTCTTTGTCCCGTGGTAGTTTGTTTCGACCACGAGGCCGTGGAACTTGCCCTCGCTCAAATGGCCCCGTGCGCGCTCAAAGTCGCTCGGCGTGCCGCCATCAGTCGCCCTCTAGCGCAAGAGGCCTTGACGGATGCTGCAGTCGCCGTAGGTGACCAGACCGAATCCCGACGGCTGACCATCGAGGACGTCGCCCCAAGAGGCATGTCCGAGCGCATAGTTGATCCATACGGCGCCCACGTCGGCACCTGTCCGATGGGCCAGGTGGCTCCGCGCCCTATAGATTGAGCGCCAGTCGACATGCGAGGGGAGAGGAGGTTCAAAGAGCGACGGATCAAAGTATGTCTCGCACAGGTGGTGCCACAGCGAGTCGCCCGAGATGAGACGTCGGTGGCGCTTCGACGTTGCAGCCCATGCGGCGAGCGATTTGACATCGTCGACGGCCATGGCCACCAAGAAGGCGACTTTGTCGGGCAGCCGTTCAAATATATCCTGTTCATGGTCGCTCTGCATGGTCAATCACGACTCTTTTGTGTTTTTTTGCTCCCAACGACTCGGCCCCAGGCACGGTGACAATTGGATACACGGCGGGGCCTCGGGTAGGCGGCCTTGACGCGGTAGGGGACCAGACGGTGGCTCATCGGCCACAAATACAGACAAGGAAACCACACGCCAAACAAGACGATCCAATCCTATGTATCCGGCAAACCCCCATCCAGAAAAAAAGTCAAAATCAAAAAAAAGGGCGAAAGCAGAAAAAAGACGGGGCGGCCCCGATGGTGTGTCGTCGTGCGTCGGCGTCAGGTCTTTTTTTTTCCGGACCGCGCCCCACAAAAAATACGCTGCCTTTTTTCCAATGACTTTGCTTCTTGCCCTATCGGGGGAGGTTGACCTTGGTCGCTCCGCCCCCCCCACCCCCTGGAAGAAGGAGGCAAGAGCGCAAACAAAAAAAATGTCTTGTCTCGTCGTAACAACCTCAAACACTAGTCAGTTTCACTGACAAGCGAGGAGAAAAAAAAGATGGGGGATAGGTGACGACGAAAACAAACATGGGTGCGGGGCTCGAGGTGCACATGGCGTATTGTCCTCGTCTACGGGATGGGGGTTGTGGCTTTATGAGGGCGTCATACGCCCAGCGCGCTCAAGTTGGCCATAATGGCCGAGGTCCGCGTAGGACATGCCGCTATCGCAAGAGGGAGCCAACATTCTTTTCGATCAAAGGCCTCGACGACCTGGTCTTGGATCGTCTGGTCCGCTGCGGTGTTGCTGGCGGTCGTGTGCTTCTTCTCGGCCCGTCGAGGACGTTTTTTGGCCCGATCTTGATCGTCTGACATGGGCGCCTCGACCGAGTGCGGCCTCAACCGCGCAGTGACGACGACACCGTTATATGCGCGAGTCCACCGGGGATCGTCATTGTCCTCGGCTACAGGGGAGCCGTCTAGATGCAGTGTGCAAGACTCGTACACGAGTTCCCTGCAGCCTGTGCACAATGCCTCGACCTCACGCTCCTCCGTGTCAATGTACTCGATCTCACCCCAGCCGAGCATGGACAGCGGCGAGACGCGGCAGCACGTGACGCACAGGTAGACATATTGGCTCCGAAAGGGGCGGTAGGCTACCTGCCGGGCGGTGCATCCAAAGTGCCTTGCCCACGCAGCGATGGCTATTCGATGATCGGCATCGAAACACTCGACGACGAGAGCGTGGGCGGCGTCAGCAGAATTTGCCTCATGGCGCGTCATGCGCAGCCACCATGTGAGAAAACCGACCACGGCCCTGCCCGACTCGAGTCGAATTCCGTCGTTGGGATCGAGGCGCTTTTCGATGAGAAAGCACACCACCGACGTGGCCATGGCCGTCGAGACGCTGCTCATGCGCATGAGGTCGACCAGACGACAGTGCTGCCAGACCGCCCACAGCAACTCTTGAGGGAGGGCCATCAGTCTATCCATCGGTCGACCGTCTGTGATGGCATCTGTCGCCTCTGCAGCCGCGTCCATATCTGTTGCGGCGCTGGCTCTCCTTTCTGTGCGCGCGTGTGGTCCTTGGCTTTGTGCTTGTGCCGCTGTGCTTTTGTGCGCTCGCTTTGTCTCGTTGTGGTTGGACGTGGTAACGTCTCCCCATTGGGGGAGGGGTTGATTGCCTTTTTTTTGTGCCTGTTCTCTGGCGAAAGAAGGATCGTCGCGCTCGCAGATCCTCACGACAGCAGAGACCTGGCATCTTCGACCGCCGCCAACACGGCGAGAATCAGTTCGTCGGGCAGCCAGCCAAAAGGCAAGTCGCATTGTGAGACAGTCTCATCGTTGTTCATCGGTATGTGCGTGCGCGTGCGCAGTATATTGGCCGCGTCCAAGCAAAGGCCCTCTGCGCCTGGATCAACCTTTTACGCCCACCCCAAGCGCGCCACAAATACCCAACCGGCTCCCTTTTTGTGTGCGTCTGCACACAGACCAGTCGCACGGCCAAGTCAAGTGCACACCAAAGGAAAAAAGAGAGGAGACCTCTTTAGGCACGTCACCGATACGCACACGCGGTGTGGCATCGAGGATTTTCTTTTCTCCTTTTTACTCCCTTTTATGTGATCTCGTGGCATCGGCGTGGCACAGGGCCCGTGCAGTTACATGTCAACACAAGCGGCCCATATCGCGAGCCCTACATGCGCAGCAACGATCGATGTCCTCTCGGCAGTCTCGAGTCTGACCCGGAGCGCAGTGAAGAATCACCGTAGAGTCGGCGCAGTTGGTGTCATCCCACGTGGCCAGCAGTCGTGAGCCGTCCGCAAAAGACATGGTGCCGCGGCCTCGTCGCCTCCCCTTGCAACATGAGCCCTCGTACATGTCGCCGTTGCAAAAGGTCATGATGCCCATGCCGTGGGCCATTCCATCACAAAAGTGACCCACGTAGCGGCGGCCATCGGAGTAGGTCATGGTGCCGTGGCCGTGCATCTCATCGCGCTGCCAGTCACCCACGTAGCAGCGGCCATCGCGATAGGTCATGGTGCCGTGGCCGTGCATATCATCGCGCTGCCAGTCACCCACGTACGAATCGCCGTTTGGCCATGTTTGTGTTCCGCGGCCGTGCGAGAGACCCTCGCTCCACTCGCCTTGGTATCGCCACCCTCTGGCAGTGACCATCGTGCCGCAGCCGTCCCTCTTGCCGTTCCGCCAGTCGCCCACGTACGAACTGCCGTTTGGCCATGTGTAGGTTCCGTGGCCGTGTCGGAGGCCCTGGCTAAAGGAGCCCTCGTATCGCGCCCCGCTGGGATGGATCAGCGTGCCATGCCCATGTCCGAGGCCCTTGCTCCACTCGCCCTCATACCGCCACCCGTCGGTACGGACCATCGTGCCGTGGCCGTGCTTTCGGCCATTGCGCCATCCTCCCTCGTAGCGACATCCACTGGCATCAACCAGTATGCCGTGACCGTGGCTGTCTTGATCCTTCTCCTCGCCGTCGTACCGCGAGCCGCTGTCCCATACGTATATGACGGGTTGTGGCTTTTTGGGGGTGACCCGAACGTCACCATTGTCGAAAAAGTCGACCCGGTCGGTGGCGTCCCACTGACGAGCGATCGACGAGCCACCGCGCGGCGTCAGGACGCCATATCCGTGTGGTGATTTTCCCGAGATCGCTCCCACGTAGGCGCCCAGCGGGCAGACGATTCTGCCATGAGCGTCGGGCTCGCCGTGAGTCCAGCACCGCTTGATCTTTTTGCCCTTTCGGTCTGTCTCTATGACGAACCCGTGGAGCCTTCCTTCGGTCCACTGGCCTTGCGCGCGCTCAAAGTTGCCCAAGGCGCGCCCGGCGGTGGTCTTTTTGCGCAAAAGGCCTTGGCGTATGCCACACGGGGCGTACGTGGTCAGGCCGAATCCCGACGGTTTGCCGTCGAGGACGTCGCCCCAAAAGGCCTGTCCGAGCGCCTGATCGATCCACACGGCACCAACGTCGACGCCTGTAGGGCGCGCGGGACGACTTTGGGCGCGATAGATCCACCGCCAAGTGGCATGGTACGGGAGAGGCTCCTCAAAGGGCGAGGGCCCAAAGTGACTCTCGCACAGGTGACGCCAGAGCGATCTGTCCAGGGAGAGGCGCCAATGACGCTCTGATGTCGCGGCCCACGCGGCGATCGATTTGACGTTGTCGACAGCCACCAGCACCGAGAGAATGATCTCGTCAGGCAGGCGCCCAAACATGTTTTCAATGTTGGTCTCCTCCATGAGTGCGGTCCTATCTTTTGCTGTCCCTTTTGGGTCGCGGGCACGACCGCCGCCGCAGGCAGACGGCGACGACACCAAACTATGGCTCATCGACTATTGGGCACGTAAAAATCAGCCGCATCCGGTGAATGCGTTGTTTTCTTTCCCCAATGCACCTGCCGAGACAACCCAAAAAAGAAAGAACGGCGCATGAATGTGCTCGTTTGCGAGCGGGCGCCCGTGTGAGGTTCCGCGCAAAGCAGAGCCCTCAGATGCCACAAAAACACACAAAGACACAGAGGCAAACAGACAGATCATCTCAAGGGACTATCGCGCCTAGCGTCGTCATCCTCTCTCTCTCCCATGGCGGCGGCAACTGCGGTCTCCAAAGAAATCCCAAGGCCTATTTTGGCGACACCCGAATCGCGCCGTGGTGCAGTCCTAGAGGCTTTGCGCGAAGCCATTGACATTTGCGTCGGTTGTGACGCCCTGCCGGATGAACGCACGAGACGGCTGGCCAAAGCCGAAGATCGCTTCAATCGGACCCTCGCTCTGCAAGTGGTAGAGGCATGCCATCATTATGCGCCCCGAATCCTCGACGAAAAATTCCTGAACCGTCCTTGTCTGTGCATCGGCGACGACCCCGATCGAACCCCTATGAAGGTGCTCCGCGACGGGTCCATCCGCTACTATGACCTTTTGACGGGCATTGAGCGTGGGTCACCGTGTATCGACGACTTTGTCGTATTGGCGCGCTCTTCCTGTCACACGCTCGCGCCGCGCAGTTATCTGCTCACCACATCGTCCTACCCGCTGCGGCAAGGGTACACGGGACGGCATCCCGCTGACGAGGCTCGTATGTGGTCGTCATGGTGGACGGCGTGTGTGGATGGTCTGGCGACAAACTGGGACGCCCTGATTGATGACGCGGGACCATCCCCGGCACCTTTCGATGCCTGCTTTTGCAAAGGCGGGCTGATTCTCGCTCGCTTCTTGCTCGACATCGGAGCGCGGCGTGCAGACCAAGACGTGAGGGGCGATCGCAATTTTCAGAGAAACTGGGAGGTGTCGGCAACAGGGCGCGCCCAAGGCCCGGCTCCGCCGCGCGCCTGGATCTTGCACGAACAGGATATCCATGAGATGGACCACGAGCGATGTCACTGGGCTGCCATGTGCAAGCGCGACGGGGACGACTACCTGACGCAAAGAGTGCGCGTGCGCTTGGATCGTTGGCATTTGGCCCGTGCCATGCTCGTCGTCGCCGTTGCCTTTTTGGAGCGTCTCTACAACACACACGCCATCTACGATGCCTTGGGTATATGCGCCCTCGAGGCTACCGTGCTCGAGCGCCACGTTCCTCCTAGTATCTTTGACCCCGTCGCCGTCACCGCCGCAGATCCAAGCCATTACGATGCCGGCAACGCGCATACCCTTTAGTGTCTGTGTCCCTAGGGTTGTTGGGTCGGCCGAGCCAAGAAAATAGGACAATGATGCATAAAGGACGTTGCGATTGTCCTCTTTCTTTTTTAATCTTTGGTCACGAATAACGCTGAGCAACGGCTAGGCGATCGGCCAAAACACAAGAATCCCGCTGTCAGCGTCCGTACCGCGCCAGAATAAATTTGCGATTTTTAGCCGTTGTTCAGCGCCCAGACCCAAGTCTCGTTGCCCTTTTTTTTATATTTTGTGATCACTTTTCGTTTTCTTGCTTTTCTTTTGCTTTTCCAGTGTCGCAGCGGGCGACAGGAAGACGTTCTGCAAAAGGGACAACACACATTTATTCGTCATCAATGGTACGTGACCACCTTCCCGTGACGGCGCCATCAAGGTGCGCGCACGTGGCGATCAAGGTCTTGGCCTCGTCCGTATGTGCTTCCCTTGTACATAGAACTGTGTTGAGGGGACAGCGGTGGCTGCGCAGCCACTCGAGGGTGGAGAGGTGCGCGCGACGCGAAGCCTCTAAAAAGGCTTCCGCTGTGAGTGCACAGCCTTGTTCGTAGAGCCACGGCAAGAGATCAAAGTGGCCATACTTGATGGCGAAAACCATGGTGTGCGGCCACCAGTCTTGGCCGTGATCGCGAAGCCATGCGATGACATGTCGATGTCCCCCCGCGGCAGCATAACTCATCGTCGTCTTGCACAGCGCACCTCCATGAGCAGCGATCCATTGGATGACGTCGAGTCTTCCAGCCTCGGCCGCTGCTATTGCGGCCATTTTCCACTGTCGCGGTGTGATCTCGCCTCGCTGGCACAGCCACTCGAGGATGTGAATGTGGCCTTCCCTGGCCGCAGGTATAGGGCACCATTCACAAAGAAGGCACCTGACGCCGTCGGTCTTGGCACGTTGGAAAATGTCGAGCCGGCCGGCTTCGGACGCATGGCAGCACGAGCCCCACGGCCATTCGTGGTCGGATCGCAAGAGCCAGTCTATGATTTCCATGTGACCGCCACGAATGGCCGGGTTCCATAGTCTGCGGATCTTGGCGGGGCATCGGGCATCGACAAGCCAGGCGACCATCTCGTGGTCTTGTCTGGCCATGGCCCAGCCATAGGTGAGCACATCCCACGGACAGCCGCTATCTCTTAGCCACTTGAGTAGGCCGAGATGACCGCCTCTGGCAGCGCCGGCGCACGCTGCTGCATCCCACGGGCAGCCGTTGGAGCGTACCCATTGGATAACTGTCTGCGCATTGTTCTGGGCCAGCAAGGCCATATAATCACCTGCGGACGGCGGTCGCCACTGGCCCGTCTGGCCATCGATCAGGGCGCGCCACTGTCGGCATACGGCTCGAGCGTGCGGCAGCGGACCGACAAGCGCAAGGATCATGTCAATGATTTCGACGGGGAGCGTGTCCATCTCCCCCTACAAGTACCAAACGGATGAGGCCGGGCGCCGGTATCTGTATGGTGCGTCTGGGCGGGTCTTGGACTGGGGGTCCATTTGCTCTGGAGCGCTCGCTTTGCGCGTTGGGTTTGCCCACAGTGAGACCAATCACGATATAATCCAAAAAAAAGTTGGATGCATAGGAGCGCCAATTGTCCTTCCTTTTGGGCCATCGTTCTCGAGAGGCGCAGGTCCACCGCGCCGACCCGCCGACTGCCGACGCACGTCTGCTGCTCAAGGCTGATAACAACAACGGACCATGGTGGCATCGCTCAGCACATTGCCCGAGGAACTCGTCGCATATATTTTGGTGGCATTGCCCTGCCACGTACGCATTCGTGTCTGCCCCCGTGCATGCGCCAAGTGGAGACGACTTGCCGGCGGTCGGTTGGTCATGGGCGGTAGGCCGCGTGCCAGCCCACCGCTGGGTGCAAATGCCCAACGCGCGCACGCGCGAGGGCATAGAGACTCTGACTGTTCCGCAGGGCTTTTTAGAGTACAGGCGACACTGGGTTTTGTGCCCTCTTCTCGCGCGTGGGCTGCTTTTTATGGTCTTTCTGTTTCTTGCGCGCGTCCATTTTCATCGCCCTCCTAGAATGATTCATATATTGAAAAAGGAAGAGAGAAAACAAGACAAGGCGACAACAACAACGAGAGTGCACGAGCGGCCTAGTCGCCACAAAGCCTGAGAATGAGATCAAGCGTCGACTCCTTCTCAACCCCGTAAAAAGAGAGCGCAAGGCGGTCGTCGAGCCTATAGCCAGCAAAGTGGAGCCTCTGTTGATCTGCTGGGATGCACTCCTTGTCGTGGACAAGTTCCTTTATCTCGAGGATCCTATGGTTGCGACGCACTTGGAGTGTTATTCGCCTGCGGGTAAGTGTCTTGATAAAGAGCGTCATCTCGCCCCACGACCCCAGAGGGTATAGGCCGCCAATGTTGCCCCATCCAAAGGGCGAGCGGGGGAGGTCGCGCGGGATCGGCTCACGGCACTGGGGACACGCGTCGAGACGCGCCGCACATGCCTGACACGTAGAGGGCATCGTGCAGCGGCAATAGAGAAAACAGTTGGAAGGCGCGTTCATGCAGACGCAACACGTTGGCAGCGGCGCGTTGATCTTGACGTTGGCCTCGTCGCGCATGTCGATTGGGATTGGATCGATCCCATCGTCGGTGGCGCCTCGCGTTGGTCCTATACGCGGGCGGTAGCGCACAACACGGTAGACGGCGTCGGCGACCTCGGTGACAGTGACGAGCGTCGGAGTACCGTCAATGTGGACCAGCGCCAGACTGTCCGTGCCTGCCTGGGGTCGCCCGTAGGTGACCACGTCGCCAGCGCGATGCCAGTTGCATTTTACTTTGCGGTCGAAAAAGTTGGGTGCGTCAGTCAGCGCCTCTTCGTCGACAAAATCCATTCTTGTTGGTATTTGTGAGAAAAATGGCTATGGGCGCCCTCTCGACGTGTCGCACTGCCCGTGTGGGAGGCGTCTGGTTGGCCTGGTCTCGGGCCGGTTGGCTTGCCCTCTGCGTCTCTTTTCAGGCCAGCGCACAGAGCCGACCTGCGCGCCTAGCCCAATCATGGATATGGATCGTCCGTCACGTTGGCGTGCCGAGACGAGGCAATTGGTTCGCTTAAACCTCACGGTGGCGCCACACTTTTGAACCGCGACAAAAGAGAGGACCGCCCATGGCCGTCTGTTGTCGAGTGATGTCGTCGCCATCTTTGTGGCTCTAGTCGCCTCAGAAAAAGAAGAACAAACATACAGGTGAGTTGGCGACTATCTCTTGTCACCCATATCTCTCTGTTGCATGCGGTAGAGAGGCCGTGCGGCCTTGATCAGTCAACGCGACACCATTTTCTGGCAAAAAAAGGACTGTCTCAATCGAACCACGTGTGTGGCTCTCTCCTTATCACCGCACCATTAGATCGCTGGTGGTGTCGTGTGCAAACGAGCCAAGAGGTAGAAACAAAGATGACCGCCTTTACTGTGCAAAAAAAGAAGAAGCAGACAACAACTAAAAGTTGATGCGCCCATAGTTGAACAGCCAAAAGTCGTCCCTCCAATCGGCCATCCACTTAGAAATGTCATGCAAAGGAATCGCAAGGACCGACAAGATGCATCGCGTCGTCGACCTCTTCTGGCCCGTCTCCTTGTAGTGGCGAAAGACGATTCCCGAACACGGCTCGCCATGGATCCAAAAACGGCGCCCTTGCCGCCGGCCGTCAGGACCAAAGAATGTGCCGCGGCCGTGACGACTGCCATACTTTGACTTGCCCTCGTAGCGGCTGCCGTCAGCATAGATGTGGCAACCGTGGCCATAAGGTTGGCCGTTGGCCCATTTGCCGTGATACTGCTCGCCGTTGGCCCACCGCTTGGTACCCAGGCCATACTGGGTTCCTCGACGCCACTGACCCTTATAGAGCGAGGGCCTTGTATCTATGCGGCCACGGTGTAGGCCATTGTCGTAAAGCATTCCGTCGCCATGAGGCTGGCCCGCCGACCACTGGCCGGCATAACGGGCGCCGCGCCCCATGTCGAGTGATCCAAGACCGCAAAAGGCACCACTCTTGAACTGGCCCGTGTAGACGTGTCCGTCGGCCCACGCCATGGTGCCGCGTACGAGTTGTCCGTTGGACCACGTTCCGATGCATCGAACCCGACATGACGTATCGCGATGCCGACACTGGCCGCGGTCCGATGCCTCCCACACGCCTCGACCGTGGCCAACGCCGTCGACTATGGGACCAATCCACTGAGCATTCCGTAGGGCGTCCTCGCACGCGGGGGTGTCGGGTGATGCGCACCAGTGCCAATTGTCGCCCTGAATGGCACCGACGACATGAGCGGCGCGTGTGACCCCGTCAACGAGGACCCCGTCGAACCAGCGGCCGATGGCCCACTGAGCGGGCGGATGGCGCCGCTTTGGCGAGGGCGCGGCCTCGATGGCCAAACCCCAGCCCGACAGAGCGCCGCTTACGAGGGGTACCCAGTGGGTCATTCCATCACGCTCGGTAGGATCAATAGAGCAGAGGGAGACGCGTGCGGTCGTCAACGTGGCATAAACAATGCACGCAACAATGTTGCCGTCGGGATGGGCCGCAAGTCGCTTGAGGGCCTTGTTGGGAAGCAGAGAGCGGCATTGCGTATAAATGGGCGCTCGTCGCCCCGTCATCAAGAGGCGCCACGACCTAGAGGTCGACCGTAGCGCCAGGAGGTCCCTTGTGCGGTCGAGTTTGCTGATGATCAAGGCTCGAATCTCGGGCGGCAGATTGTCGATCGTTGGCATAGATGGACGACGCTTGCCGCACGGGTGGTCATTGGTGTGTCTTTTGTGCATTGTCGGCTTTGGCTGTGATCCTGTCTGCATGCACACGGACGGGCATGTGCCGCTTTGTGCGCCGATGCCGTGTGCCTGCTTGCTCGAAATAGGTCGCCGTCGACAACTTTTCCTCCGCTTGTATTGGTCCAGCGCCCGTTTATCTGTCGACTATTTTGGCGTCCCCTTAACAAGGTCGATCTGAATCGCCGCACCAGGCGTGCCGACGCCGCGCCACCCCATTCGGGTGCGTAAAGTCGGCATTGCGCGTGTGTGGTCGCTTTTTTCTTTTTTTTTTGTTATTGTGCCTTGGTACCATTGTTTTCTCTTTTTTTTGTGTTGTGGATGTCTCCTTGTCGGCGTCTTGCTGAGTGTTGCCGAAAAAAATTATTGGTTTGGCGCGAGAATCAGAGTTTTCTTTTTCATTTTAGCACAAAAAAAGAGACCACCGAGAGAGAGAGGAAAACTGGCGATGGCGACCCCAGATCTTTGTAACGGCCAGTGTTTCCTGGGGGTCTCAAATGAAAAAAGAAGAAAAGCAAAAAATCTAGTCGCCGCAAAGTCTGAGGATCAGATCGATGGACGACTCTTTTGCGATCCCGTAAAAGGACAGCGAGAGCCGGTCGTCCAACAATTTGCCGGCAAACTTCATCCTCTGTTGGTCAGCGGGGACGCCCTCCTTGTCGTGGACGAGTCGCTTGATCTCGAGTATGGTGTCGCTGCTTCGCGCCTGTATGGTGATCCTCTTGCCCGTGAGGGTCCTAAGAAAGAGCGTCATCTTGCTGCGCGACCACTCGACAGGATACATTGCGCCAATGTTGCCCCACCCATAGGGCGAAAGTGCAATGTCGCGGGCGATCGGATCGCGACACTGCGGGCATGCGTTGATGATTCCTGCGCACGAGGTGCATAGACAAGGCATCGCGCAGCGGCACCAGAGAAAACAGTTGGACGGTGCATTCATGCACACGCAACAGGTGGGCAGCGGCGCATTAACCCTTTCCCTATTCTTGGCCTCGGCACGCATGTCGATTTCGATTGTGTCCTTGAGGGCGGCAACCTCTCCAAGTCGGTCGATTCGCATAGATGGGCAATAGGGAATGACGCGGTAGATACCCTCGGCGGCATCAACACTAGTGACGACGACCAGCGTTGGCTTCGCGTCAATATGGACAAGGGCGAGGTTGCCGGTGCCGGCATAGGGTCGGCCGTAGGTGACTATGCTTTCGTCGTCGCCGACCCGGTGCCAGCCGTATCTCGACTTGCGGTCGAAATAGTTGGGCCCGTCCGTTTGCAGTTTTTCGTCGATAAACTCCATCCGATCGTCGATGTCTTTTTTTCAGGCGTGTTGTCGCGCCCCTTGTGCTCGCCTCGGCGTTGGCCCGTTGTCGTCTCCTCGGTCTTTTATGGCCGCAGCCCTTTTTCTGAACGCCCCCAATGGACAATCGCGCCAATCGAACGGTATCGGGCGACCGATCGCCGTCCAATCCTCACATAGTGCGCATCCTCGAACCTACAAAGGGCCAACGCAAAGTCCAATCTTTGAGTCGACTCTGCCGTCTTTTCTCTGGCCAACGCCGGTCCTGTCCGTCACGGTTGTGCATCGTCATCAACAGCAACGACGAAAACAACAACAACAGCAAACGGTCGATGATCGTGGCGATGACAAGGTCAACGAAAAAGCGATCCGGCGACAGAAGAACAAATCCATATCGCCACCAAGAGACAAACAGAGGCACCAATGTGCGTCCCATAGAGGATCGACCCCAAGAAACTGCAGGTCACATCGTTGTGCCGCACCGTGCAAGAGGCACAGGCATTGCCGACGCCAGGATCGATAGCGAAGTCGAGCGCCACCTGGCCGATTGTGCTGCCGACGTTTCTCTCAAGGCGTGGGTGCGTCGTACGCGTGGCGCCACCCTGCCTCCCTGGGCCTCGGGCATCGAGACCATCGACTTGGCCCGACTTGCGCGACCAGACCCAGACGAGGCTCTCTATGCCAAGACACGGTTAATTCTCCTCTGGGCTCAATGGGGCGATGTCGATGCTGCGCGATCTCTATGTCACATGGCGCACGACGTGTGCTCGACAGATGCGCGTCAGTGGCGTCTTGCGCCTCTCTTGTTGCGCAAGGATATCGCCCTGTGGCATCCCATCGTGGCACATAATCATGGCATTTCGGTGCGCCTATTTGTGCCGACATTGGCAGAGATTGCCGCCGCAACTGGCGCCGACGACAGCCCCTCGTGCGTCGTGTGCATGTCCGAAGCGCCTACCATGGTCCTCGAACCGTGCGGACATCTGTGTCTATGTGCCGGCGATTGGCAACAACTCGTTGCTGGTCCACGAGGGTCGCTCAAGTGTCCCCTGTGTCGCAGTGCCATCGAGGCCGCGTGGCGCGTGCGTTCGTTTACTGCGTCAGAAAGAGAATTCGCCATCGGCCAGGTAGGGGAGGACTCGAGCAGATCGGCGCGCGTCGATCCACGAGACGACGCTGCAGGCCCCTACGGCCTGGATCTCGGCCTCGGTAACCTAGAAAACGCACTCCGCATCGCTCGCCTACTCGAGATTCTCGAACAAATTATAACGCGGGAGCCCGACGCGATCCCCACCCGTGACGGCGGCGGGTTCGACTTTGGTCAGGGCGTCGGCACGAGGCGACCGCAGGGTCACGAGCCAACTGGGACGGTCCATACGACCAACGATCGCGGCGGTGGTGGTGGTGATGACGACAGCGATGACAGCGACGACGACACGGATAGCACCCACGAGGCTGCCGACTTTGTGTCGTCGAGTGACGATAGCGACGACGATGACGACGACGCACCACGAGAGCAAACTTTGCTGGGAATCGAATCGACCGGCTTGCCGTTTACAGAGGCCGACGTTGAACTGGTGGCCTCGCAGGCTGGCCTATCGCTCGACATTGCTTTTGATGCGCTCTTGGCCACCGAGGGCAACATTGTCGACGCCATTCGGGCGCTGTGCCTATGATAAGATCTTTTCTGTTGCGTCCCATGTCGTCCTTTTTCTGCCCCCGCCCCCGCCCCATTTAACCCTTTCTTGCGCTCTTATGGCTTGTTTGGCGATTGCGACAAAAAAGAAGAGACTTGTTTTCGCATAAAAATATGCTCACAACGGCGGCTGCTCTTCTTTTTGTCGCACGTTGCAGCGTACTGGGCACGACCACTTTTTCCTCAATGGCGAGGCCTCGACGCCGCGCGCACAAAATACGACACATGGATCCGGCGCCATAGGCCACGCACATCCTACACGGCCGACCACGCCCAAATAAAAAGGAGTCGATAATATTCGCTCCTGTGGTCTGGCTCGCTCAAGGTGCGCCTTGGTCGCCCACACACTGCCGCAGTGCGCGAGCGATAGTTCTAAAGGTCACAAATATTTTCTTGGGGTCACCGCCCAACCCATATCGCATGTTATGGCAGTGTCGCGGTCGCAGACAGAGAATGGCACGCCCAAAAACACAGTGCCTACGACATAAAAATATCTACTTTTCATTTTAGATCCTTTTTTTTTGAGATGGTCCGCCACCCAGCCAGGGACGCTGACGGCTAATCGAGGGGATAAAGTTTGCGCGCTCTCTGGGCGATCAACCAAAAGCACATCTGCATGGCCCCGTCCTTGATTTCGTGAGAGCGCGTCGATGCCTTGAATTCGTCGAGAGTATCGAGTTGTTTGAGAAGGTCCGCCAAGGCCATCCGATTAAACCGAACCTGCGCGGCGTCGAAATGCTTTTGCTCGAGAAAGCGACTCACAAACTGTTGCTCGCTCTGGCTGAAACCGCTGGCAAAGTCGCTGTAGAAAGTCGGCCGACTGTAGGCGCACCATTCGCGCTGGGCGCGGCTGAGGGCTTGGATCATTTGCTCCGTGTCGGCTGACGCCATGCTATGTGGCCTTTTTCTCCTATCGCTTTGTGTGATGGTCGTCGAGTGTAGGGTGACGGCGTCGCGACCGCGATGGCAGGAACAAAAAGGGCGGCCACGATTCGGTACCTGACGACACGAGAAAAGGGATGATTGGTCGATATGTCATTGGCCTATTCGTAATTGCCGACAACGCCGAGACCGACGGGATGCGATGCGGGTGCGCCACGATCTCAAACCTTGTGCCGAAAGGCTAGAGGGCGAAAAAAAAAAGAGAAAGACAAACGGGTGAGACGCAGCCAAGAGACAAGGCACGGGACTCGCGAGACCCCGCGGCGATCCCGGCGCAGTTTGGCAGGCCCGACCGACGCGGCGCCCTTTTTCACGAAAACGCAAACGCGGACATCCCATTCGTTTTTATATATTTCCATAAAGAGGGAAACCGCAAGGCCACGATCTTTTGGGAGGGGCTGTCGGCCGCCTTTGAACAGTGGGCATGTTGTGAGGACACCGTGCGTCGTGTGCGCGCCCTCGGTTTTGCCCACCCGTACCTTGCGCTGCCGAGATGGGGTCGCGATTGTCGTCGTCGTCACCATCATCATTATTATTATTATGTATTTTTTTGTCTTTCGCGGTAGAGTCTACGTGTCGTCATCGCCATCGTCGTCGCTGTAGTCATCACCATGAATTGTGCGCGATGCTCGGCCCGTACGATCATAATCGAGATGCGCACACGATGCAATCAAAGCCCTGGCCTCGTCCGTGCATGCATCCCTTAGACAATCTTTTACTTTGAGGGGACAACGCTGGTCGCGCAGCCACTCGAGGATGGGTATGGGCGCCTTGCCGGAAGCCATCACAAAGGTCGACGTTGATAGGTCGCACCCTTGCTCGTAGAGCCATCGCAACAGACCAAAATGTCCGTGGGCCGCAGCGTAGCCTGTAATGCCTCCGTGCCACGGTTGGCCGCGGTCGCGGAGCCACTCGATAACGTGGCGATGCCCTCCGCCGGCAGCATACATTAGCGTCTGTAAGCGCGGCGCCTGGCCATGGTCTGTGGTCCATTGGATGACATCGAGCCTGCCCGCCCAGGCCGCGGCACTCATAGCCTCTCCCAAGACGGCTAGATGGTGTGCGTGTAGCCACTCGAGTACATGAATATGGCCCCCCTTGGCCGCGGCCCTGGAGCAGCAGCCCCACGGTTGATGTTGCGAGACACCTTCTGGCCTGGCCCTCTGGAGGAGATCAAGGCGGCCGCTTTGAGCGGCAAAGCAGCACGAGCCTCGAGGCCACGGGTGCCCGTGCTCCAGCAGCCAGTCGACGATCTCAATGTGGCCTTGACGGATCGCTGGTTCCCACAAATCGTCAATCTTGACCAGGCGTTCATTGTCGTCGAACCATTCGACGATGTGGGCGTGGCTCTTGACCATAGCCCAGCCATAGGCAAGAGTATTCCACGGGCAGCCGTTGCGCCTCAGCCATTGAAGCAGGTCGAGGTGGCCTCCCTTGGCAGCCTCGGCGCAGGCGTTCGCGTCCCAAGGACAGCCATCGGCGCGCGCCCACTGGATAACGGCGCGCGCATTGTGTCGGGCCAAAAGACCCATATAGTTGTCGGCAGACGGGGGTCGCCAGCGACCCTGCCGGTGGTCGATCAGGACGCGCCACTGCTGGCACACGACCCGCGCGTGCGGTAATGGCCCGACAAAGGCGAGCACGATGTCGACAATCTCGGGCGGAAGTGTCTGCATATACTTTTCTTCCCCTATTTTTCGATGCGAGAGCGCCGCGAGTGTGTTGTTGGGTTTGGTCTGGGCAAGTTGCTGGTTGGCCTTTTTTTCCAAAGATCTGGGCCCGAGATATTTGGGGGCTCGCCGATTGGCCCTGTTTTCTTGTATTTTCTGTATGGCCGCTCAATTTGCATTGGTTCGGCTCGTCCCTCGACAAAAAGTCGACCGAACAAACCGACAACTCTTTTTCTTTGGCGGCATCGGTTGGCTGTCGCCCGTCTTTTTCTTTCGCGCGCACGGCCCGCGTCTTTGATTGGAAAGAAAAAAAGGGATTAAAACACGCAATGATCGTGGGGCAAAAAGTGTCTTCCCTTTTGTCTCTCCCATATGCCCTTTTGCCGACGATACCGAGGCGTGATCCCGTGCGCCATGGCCTTGAACCTCGTGCCCAGAGAGCGAACCAAGAAAAAGAGAAAGACAGCCGGGATGACAACAAGATGTATCGTTGATGGGGCCTACAAAAGCGCACGATGATCCCCAAGTAGTCCGACCAACACGACCAACCCATGTCTTTTTTTATACAAAACATAAATTGAAACAAATACCATCGTTCTTTTTTGTGCTCTGTGAAAAAAAACAACCGCAAAGCGCGCAGTCGCTCTGTATGGGCTGCTGTCGCACCGCTGTCTCTTTTGGACAGCGGGCACGCCACGACAGCGGCAGTCATATCGCATGTAGACTTGACTTTGCTCACCATTGTGGCGCATCAGCCATCGTCTTTTTTGATTATTTATTGTCTATTGCTTCTTCCTTTAATAAGAAAAGGCTTTCATATTGTCGTATTGTCGTCGTCATCATGGATCGTGCACGACCATCGTCGCGTGAGGCTGACGTCGAGGTGCGCACACGAGGCGATCAGGGCCTTGGCCTCGTCTGTGCGCGCCTTCCTCATGGCGTCTTTCACCTTTAGCGGGCAGCGGCGATCGCGCAACCATTCAAGTATGGAGATGGGAGCGCCACGAGAAGCCTCTAGGAATGTCGTCGTCGATAGTTGGCAGCCTTGTTCGTACAGCCATACCAACAGATCGAAATGGCCATGCTTGGCAGCGTAGCCCGTAGTGCCTCCGTACCACTGCTCACCCCGATTCCGAAGCCACTCGATGACATGGCGATGTCCTCCTCCCGCGGCATTCATCATGGTCGTGACACAGAGTGGATGACCTTGGGCCACGATCCACTCTATGACGTCAAGCCTGCCCGCCCAGGCTGCGGCGCTCTCACTCGCGCTGAAATTGCCCTCGCCATGGCCGTGCAGCCACTCGAGGATATGAATGTGGCCCTTTTTGGCTGCGGCCTTGGGGCAGCAGTCCCAGAATTGACATTTGACGCCCTCTGACCTGGCCCTCTGAAGGAGGTCGAGACGGCCGCTTCGAGCGGCAAAGCGGCACGAGCCTCGAGGCCACGAATGCCCGTGTTCCAGCAGCCAGCCGACAATCTCTATGTGGCCGCCACAGATTGCCGGCTTCCATAAATCGTTGATCTTGGCGGGGCATTTGTTATCGATGAGCCAGTCGGCGATCTGCGTGTGACCTCTAGCCATGGCCCAGCCATAGGCAAGAACGTCCCATGGGCAACCACTGCGCCTCAGCCACTGGAGTAGGCCGAGATGACCTCCCTTGGCAGCCCCAGCGCAGGCGCTCGCGTCCCAAGGACACCCGTTGGTGCGCGCCCATTCGATGACTGCGCACGCATTGTGTTGGCCCAAGGGGCCCATGTATTCGGTCGCAGACAGAGGTCGCCATTGTCCGCGTTGGGCGTCGATCAGGTGGCGCCATTGCCGGCAGACGATTCGAGCGTGGGGCAACGGCCCAACAAAGGCGAGGATCATGTCGACGATCTCGGGCGGGAGCGTCTGCATATTTCTTTTTCGTATTAAATACGCGGGTGATGATGGTGTCGGGCGTGTGCGGCCGCCGTCAGGGTTTTTTGTTTTGAGTGACTGTCGGCTGGCCTTTTTTGACAATTCGGGACTGGGTTCCTTTGGAGGCGCGCTGATTCGTTCCTTTTTGGTGTTTCTGTATGGTTGCTCAATTTTCATTGGTGCCATCTGCCCCCAAACAAGAATGCGTTGAATAGCCCATCGACTCACTTTTGATGGCGCCTGTGTTTGTCATCTTGTATTCTTTCGCGCCGTCGAGAGAGCGTGCAACTCGCACGTTCGATTCGAAAGAGAAAAAAGACCGCACGTCGACTGCCGTCAAAGGCGGATCGAAAAGTGTTTTTCTTATTCTCCCATTCCATCTCGTCCTTTTGCCTCATCACAGAAAGCAGGAATTATTCTTTTTTGGAAAAATGTAATGGGACAAATACGCAATAAAAGCGCGCTTCAAAGGCCCACAGACGGTGGCCTATACACCCAATCGATGAGGCTACTAAAGGGTCGTCGGATCGCCCCAAAGACACAGCGCGTTGTAGGCGCCTGCTGGCCCGTGCTGTTGTGGTGACAAAAGGCGATACGCGAGCATGGCCGATTGGCAGCCCAATAGCCTTGCCTCTCGAGGCGACCATCGGGGCCAAAGAGCGCGCCCTGCCCGTGACGATCGCCCCATCGCCAGTTGCCGTCGTAGCGACTGCCGTGAGAGTAGACAAATGATCCCTGTCCGTTGGCTCTCCCGTTGGACCATTGGCCATCGTATCGACGACCGTCTGCCCATTCTTTGGTGCCTCTGCCTTGTTGCCTTCCCTGACGCCATTGGCCACTGTATAAAGATGGTACGGGATCGGCCTCGTTGTGATGCGACCCGTTGTTGTAGAGGGTCCCCTCGCCATCGGGCCTGCCCTTTGTCCACTGACCAACGTAGCGCGCGCCGCGGCCCATGTCGAGCGCGCCAAATCCATCAAATAGATTGTCCTTGAAATGGCCCGTGTAGATGTGGCCGTCGGCCCACTTGAGGTTGCCGCGCACGAGAGCACCTCGAGACCACGTTCCCGCGCACCGAACGTCGCATGGCATGCCAAGATGTCGGCATTGGCGCCGATCCAACACTTGCCACACACCCCGGCCGTCGGCCACACCGCCGACGATCCTGCCGACCCACTGGGCATGTCGCGTGGCATCCTCGCAAGCCAGAGTGGTGGGCGAACCCCGCCAATGCCAATCATCGCCATGGACGGCATCGACAGCGTTGACGGCGCGCGTGAATCCCTCTGTGAGCGTATCGTCTGCCCAACGGCCAACGGCCCACAGACCAGGCGGCTTCCACTTTGTCAGGGGCGTCTCGCCGATCGCAAGGCCCCATCCGCAGAGTGCGCCGTTCATTCGGGGCACCCAGTGGGTTGTTCCGCCGCGCTCGATAGGGACAGCACGGCGTAGGGAGAAATTGGCCTCTGTCAACATGCCATAAAGGATGCATGCAATGATATCGCCCTCGGGATGGGCCATCAAACGGTCGAGCGCCTCGTCGGACAACAACGATTGACATTGAGCATAGATGGGTGCTTGTCGGCCCGTCATCACCATGCGCCACGTTCGTGAAGTTGCCCGCAATGCCAAGAGATCACGTGAACGAGCGAGGCCATTGACGATCAAGAGTTTGACTCGTGGTGGAAGGCTATCAAGAGTCAGAGCGGATGTATGATTGTGCTGGCGGTGGGCAGTATGGGCGATGTCGGTCTGTCTGTGTGTCATCTCTGGTGGTTTGGGCTTTGTGATCGTATAGCCCGGTCGTGGGCATCCTTTGTATGTGACTTGGGCTCATCTGATTGGTTGTTATGGTCAATATGTGTATCCCAATTGGTACAACTCAAAGGCCATTATGGGCAATAACCAACCGCCGCCATCGTCACCGTGGGCTTTGACCACGGTTGGCGTTTATGACTGATATTTCTGGTTGATGGGCGGTGAGGGTGACCAGCCCTAAAAGGCCGCGCTACGACGTGGCGATATTCGTTAGCGCGTGCTCGCCGATGCTCTGCGCGGCGTAATGGGCAGTCTGAACAGAGACCAGTCAAAAATGTCCAACCCACGATGGAATCATGGCAGCGTGCGCCAGCAGCGACCGGGCGGCTGAGACGGGCCACGCCCACGCCATCCTTTGGGTGCGTCCAATAAATCATCAGACCCAAGCCCTCTATTTGAAATTCACCAACCAATAAATAACAAGGGCGCCAGAGGGGCGTCAGCGCTGGTCGGGCCTGTATTTGCGGCTCGTCGCATGTCCGCGTTATTCTTTTTCGTTGCGTTGCTTGTGCTGTTTTTTGCCCTCTCTCTTCTGCAAAGCCAAAAAGACAGCCGGTTCTCTGCGTGCAAAATAAATCGAATCTACAGGCCCGCAGAAACAACAGAATACACACACAACAGAAAAAATAAATAGGCAAGCACCACCAGGATCATGAACGGGCTGCCGACAGAGATTGTCGATGCCATCCTCTGCGCGGCCGTGTGTCCCCAAATACCGTTTGTGTGCCGCCGATGGCGCGCCATCACTCGAAGCCTTTGTTACCAAAGGCGCAAGCGAGCAGCCCCGCGTCGGGGCGCCGCAGCCTGCATGGCAGCCTGGTTGAGCGACCCCGACCGCGCCGTGGGCGTCATCTCCTGGGCGCGCTCCGTCGGCTGTCGTTGGGAGCCGCGGCTGATATTTGCCGAGGCCGCCTCGTCGGGCAATATCGCGGCGCTGGAATGGCTCCACAATAACGGCCACCGGGCAGACGAGGACGCGTGCGCGCAGGCCGGCAGAGCAGGACGCATCGATGTTATCGAGTGGCTTCGGGCCCGCGGTCACCCGTGGGACGAGTGGACTTGCACGCTGGCCGCAGCGCGGGGCCATCTCGATGTGATCAAATGGGCGCGCTCCAGAGGGTGTCGATGGAACGAAAACACGTGCTCTTATGCGGCAGCCGCTGGTCATCTCGATGTGATCATCTGGGCGCGCGCCCATGACTGTCCGTGGGATGGTCGCACGCTCTCGAGGGCTGCCAGAGCCGGTCACTTTAATGTAGTCTTATGGGCGCGCCAACACGGCTGCCCGTGGGGCGAATGGGCATGCGAGGCTGCTGCGGAGGGCGGCCATCAAAAGATACTCGAGTGGCTTCACGCTCAGGGCTGTCCGTGGGGCCGTTGGACTTGCTACTATGCCAAGCGCCGAGGGGATACGGCGATGCTCGAGTGGGCCATTGCTCGAGGCGCGCCGCGACCACAGCATTGACGGCACGTCGTCCTTTCGAGGGCCCGCCAATTTCCTCCCCCCTTTTATGCAAAAAGAAAAAAGCAAAAACCTATGGCTTTTGGCCACGGTCTCGCGTGCGCCCATGTGTCTGCACTTGTGGGGCCTGGTTGTTGCTGAATCCCGCCGCACCGAATAGGAGACTCTAGGCCACGGAGATATTGTTAAACTGCGAATTTTTATTGGTCGCCTTTTGGTTTGGTCGTGGGCGACGGCGTATCGTCTAGGGCAATTCTCAAAGAGGCCCGCGCCGCCCAAAACAGATTGTAGCCCTCAATCACGCCACGCCACATCGTCTCGTCTTTGCCGTGATTTTCCGAGACATTTTCGAGAGCACCAGACCAGATTTATATGGACAAACCCTTGCGTCCATCCACGTTCCAACGAGGCGTCGACGAATGCCCTGTGTGCTTGGACGGCCTCGCTCTGTGCCGACTGGCATGCCGCCACGTCTTTTGCTACGATTGCATTGATCGTCTCCTATCAGACGGACGAGCCCACCAGAATGCACGTTGCCCGCTCTGTCGCGCTGTATTCTGGTGGTCACCTCGTGGGATCGTCAAGGGCAATCCTCGGTGGGAGATTCCCAATGACGCGCGCCCGTCTTTGCGCTTGTGCCGGCGGTTGCTACGGCTCGGCGTTGATATGCGCGGGGTCTTTCAGGCCGACCCGCCATTGCTCGACGCCGTGTTGGCGTCGTGTCATGCCCGACCGTGGGTGCTGGCAGTGATGACCTCGTTGGCCTCGAATTGGCCCAACCTGGCTGCCGACGTACGTCTCTCGTCAGTCGCCTCGCGGATCGCTGCCCTCGCACACGACCAACAAGGACCTCACGGGTTTGTCGTCTTTCGTCGTCTTTTGTCCTACCGCCGAAACCCTCGCGGTTGGGACCTGGTGCAACCTCTTGCTGAAAGCCTCGGTATATTGGCCCGCTGCCGCGAAGCGATCGACGCGTGCGGCCAAGGCACCCGCCGCTTGGCTATGCTCGATCCCGCCAAGACCATCGTCACCCTGGACGACGGTCGTACTCTCAATCTCCTCCAATATTGGATGCTCCTTAATGTTCCGGGCGTGGCCGACGGGTGCCTTCCTTTTGATCCCAAGGAAGCCGCCGACCTCGTTGCCACATCGATAGGCGACCTGCCTGTGTGGGAAGGTGACGAGCCGATCCTACGCGCATTCGTCAGCACGGCCCGCGGTTGCGCTGCTAGAGAATCGCGCATCGATCGAATTTTTGATCGACCCGGCAGCAAGACGATTTCGATGGTGCGCGACATTCGTCGGGTTTTGCGCTCGCCGTGTACGCGCGCGTCTTGGTCTCGATCAGATTATGTCGATCGGGTCGTCTTCAATGTCCTCAAGTGCGCGCGTGGCCTCACCATAACCGCCGATGATGTCATGAAAACCTTGAGGGCAAACGGATATGTTGCTCCGCCGCCCTGCGCCGGCTGCGAGCCGATGGGTGCCACAGAGCGTTGTTCTGCATGCCTTTTGCTGACGATCGAGGACATCGCCCACGCTCTCGGCCGGCTCTGTAGCCGCGGCTACGCCGAGACACTGTTTGATCCCGCACTTGGGACCACATACACTTGGCTCGATTAGAGAACCACTCTCCTTCATCTTTGCACGCAAAGCCGCGCGTGCGATATTTTAAAGAAAAAAAGATTTTGATCATTTGGCGTTTAAATTGTGCATACAAGATATATTCCCCTATTTTATTTTTTATTTTTTGTTCATTTGCGTATCGATAGGTCAGAGGGCGGGCGGAGGGGGTGTTGTTGGTCCTGCTTTTCTTATCTCGCTATCCCATTGTCGTGAGACTTTCGAGACCAGCATAAGCGCCGCGCATTTGGATTTTGTTGGCTTTTGGTATCGGCCTATCCCAATCCGCTGCACTCTCACCATTGGCCCACTTTTTTTTCTGTGATATATGGCCAGTCGGGCCGACTGCGGCTTTGAAAAGGTTGCCTTGGGCCTTGCCGTTTTTTTCGACATCTCTCTTTGGTCATTTTTCCCTCCCGCGGCCAAAGCCCGCCATGACGATGGGCGCTGATATCTTGCCCGACGAAATGCTCTACCATATGGGCGCATTGATGGACGCGCGGCAACTCGTACGCATGGGCGCGATCTGTCGGCGCTTTCGCTGCATCGCACGAGACCAACGTCTGTGGCGCCGATTGTTTATCGAGCGCTTTGCCCACAAGCACACTGGCCACCTCCTCAAGATGCCGGTACCGACAGCCTACGATGACTTGGAGACATGGCCCGACGAAGCGCGCCTGCTCTATGAGCACACTGGCGCCCGTGGGTTGATGCCGCCGCGGTGTTTGCCGGTCGAGGGCATTTCGCTCCCGTTGGCTCGCGCCTTTGCCGTCGGCAAGGATTGGCAGTGGCTCTACTTGGTCCACGCTCGCGAGGTCAGCGAAAAATCCAGCGGACCCGGGTATCAACATTGTGGGCACAAGAACAAGATCATCATGGGGGATTGGATCGACGGCGCGAGGGAGGGCTATGGTACCTCGATCAAGTTTCATTCTGATGGCACTGTCGCCGCGTGGAGGGAGCGCTTCAAGGGTGGCAAGACATCGTGGAGTGTGCGCCGCACCCGCGACTGGATTCATTATCGCACAAAGAGGTTTGCCTACATTCAGTGGGAGTCTGGCGGGTGCGCATGGCGCGCCCGCGGCCCATTTACGACCCCCGACACGGCCCAGTGGAAAGACGCTACCGACGTGCGCATCTCCACTTACTCTGACGGCTCGTACGTCGTCAAGCCTCTCAAGAACGAGGACGAACATGGGATCGTACGGACCGTCTTTCCCAACGGAGACATTCAGACGGTGCGCTACATTGACGGCAAGGCGACGATCACGGGCGAATTCATGTGTTCTCCACGGTGCCCCGATGGCCACTTTGCCGGCAAGACGCTCGAGTTTGACTGGTCGACCACTAGCGCGATTCTGCAAGGTCCTCAATTGATCATCCCACTCGATTGTACTGTAGGAGACGGTCGCCTGTTTCACGAGTACATCCAAGAGGGATATGTCGTCTGGTACAAATATGGCAGCGCCTTTTACTTTCCGCGCACATAAATGCGCCTTGCGCGCGTGCTCTTTTTTTCGTCGCGCATGCGCTCTGTTTATGAATAAAAATGCTTTGGCTTTTTTTTGTTCTCGGCACGCCCATCCGCCTCGGTCAAAAAAAGTTTGTCCGACAGTGACTTTGTATTTTTTTGATGCTCTTTGAGCGCGGCACAGTCGGGGCGAGGGCACGACATGGAATGAGGGATGGAATGGCCCATGTTTTGACCAACGACGACGGTCTAGTGAGTTGGGAGGCCGTAGGATCAAATATTTTGCGACAGTTAAACGGTCGCCTAACCAACAACGACGAGGGTTCAACAGCAGAAGTTGGCTGCAAGGGCTCGAGCGCAGGCTCTTTTCCTTTTTTTTGGTAGAGAAAAATGCCGGCTGACCGGCGCTCGTCAGCGCTCCGTTCTCTCGCAACCGGCTGTTGGATCTCATGAGTTTGGCAGCCACGGAAAGGGTATCGACCGACGACTGCACAAACACAGCGGACGCGACAAAAGGAAGAGGATGGCGCGGCTCGGTGGGCGTATGGTGATCGAGGCCGTCTTCCGATGGACGAGTACCGCCAATGCAACGAGAACGTAGGCCAATCCAAATCATGGCAAGAGGCCGCGACAGGATTTATTCTTTTTTGCCATTTCTTCTTCTCTGTCTGCTCGCTCGTCGCGCCGCTGCTCCATAGCCGCCACAAACACGACTTTTTTTAAAGATAGAGCCCGCCGAGAAGAAAAAACGATTGTCTGGCCGTCACTCGAGGACCTGGCTGCCTTCTCTCGTCCATGGAAGATGACAGCGCAATAACGAGGCCATCGCCGATCGATGCGCTGCCCAACGAAATCCTGCGTCTCATCGCTGGCGAGTATATAGACGATCCGCACGATCTGGGTGCGTGCCTCTTGGCCTGGCGTGGCTTTCACGTCCTCGACAAAATGGATTTGGCCGCACGGCGCTGCCGCCGCTCGACCCTCTTGTCGCTGTGCGCTGCCGGCGACCTAGACGGTCTACGATATGTCGCCGCGCGGCCTGCGGTCCTCAGACCTGTGCCTGGGTTCCGATGGGATGCGTGCTTGTACGCGGCTGCCATCAGGAATCTCGTCGACGTATTGGATTACCTCAAGGCCCAAATCATTGAGATTGTCGCGGCGTCGCCGCCCGCGGTAGACCCCGCCCCGCGGAGCGGCCCATCGCGCTTTGTAAGCGCCAGCGAGATGAGGGCGCTGGCTACCGACGCACAAACTCGCCTTGATTCTCCCACATGGCCGCTGAGCCCCATGTCGTGGTTGGCGCTTGCTGTGGGCGCTGCGCATAGCGGCAGCCTAGAGGCACTCGGGTGGCTATGCGCCGACGGCAATCGACCATCAGCCCCGCCGACGGTCGACTGTGTGCTGTCTGTGCCCGGCATCTTTGACGAATCGCTGTCAAATGCCTCTGATGCGCTCATATGGCTCCGTGTTCGCCTCGACCTCGGCGTCGCCATCGCCATCAAGCAGTCGTGTCGCGCTATGGACAAGGCAGGAATGCATGCTATCGCCAAGCGCATAGCAGACGCGAGCGGATTTGATATCGTGAGTCTGTTGGATCACTCGATAACATCCATCCAAGCAGAGCGTCATAGTAATGTGTTGTTTGATGGCATACTCGGCGACTATTTCCATCATTCTCGTGCAGTGCAACAACTCTCGGACGAGACAACGCACCTGGCCGACACTATCGTCAACTCGTCCGACCCACCCGACGGCGCACTCGACGCTCTCAAGATTATCATATTGCGTGGGGGTCTCGGCGCCATGCGCGCGCGCCACGGAGATGACCGCGTTGCTGCGACGCTCAGACGCTACCCTCGCACCGTCGACCAGATTCTGCGCACATTTACGACCAGGTTGCCTTTGTACGATGGTGTCGACGCGGCTCACAACACGCTGACAAAGCCCGCGTGGCCGTCTTTGTGGGACGATGCTGTGTGGATTCACATCCATGCGCCAGGCGACGCGATCGATGCGGCGAGTTTTGTCCGTATCTTATACTCGATAGCGGGCATCATCGGACGGCGTGATCTCATGGACCAACTGCGCGTCGACAAGATAGGAATAGATGACGCGATGAGGGGCGACATTGATCCATACGTCGGACGCGCGCTGTCGGCTTTGACCAGGCTCTACCCTCTCACGGCCATTGGCGCCATTGCTCGTGGCGATCTTGAGACGGCGCGATGGGCGTGCAAAGGCATGAACCCGCACGCGGCATTTACGACGTGGGACGCGTGGCGCGCAGGCGACATCAAAGGCGTCGCCTTCCTCTATGCTCATGGCTGCGATCGCGTGCCCGGCTCGGTCGAGGCGCGCGCTACAAAGGGAGCCGTTGCGTTCACGTCGCCGCTGTACGAGGCGCTGCGCCGGGGAGACACGGCCTCGGCTGCCATCCTCCTCGACCCGGCCGCTGCGGATCGTTCCTATCGTCAGCCCGTAGATCACGCCATCGCCGAGGCTGTTGGCTACACCACTGCCGAGGCCTTGGCCGACGGCAACTTGAGGGTTGTCGAATGGCTCCGTCGTCGATACAAGTCGATCGTCGAGCGCACGATAGCCCAGGCACAAGGCGCGCGCATCCCGTCGCTGATCCCCGTTTGTCCGTGGTAGAGGCGTCGAGACCCCGCGCGCCCACGGGTTTCCGTTTCCCTCATCCGGCAATGGCGATTGAGCGCACAGACATAATCTACTTGGAGCAAAAAGCCTCTGGTGCCCCACGCACATCCAGACAAGGACCACGAAAAAATTCACCCACGCACACGAGGCAAGAGCAAAACACTTTTTTTCAAAAAGGATTTTGAGAATATTTTTATTTTTGGGTCGCCAACAAAGGCGCATCCCAGCAGACATTGAACCCCGTAAACACAATATTCGCTGCCTTTCGAGCCAGAGCGCCGCGCAGTCGTGGCGTCTCGGCTTGTTCCTCCCCTTTTTTTAGCAGCGACTCATGCGCTCTTGCCACTCGATGTCCTTTCTTTGGCACTCTTCTTCAAACTCGCGCCAGTGTCTGTCTGAAGTCTCGGCTAGAGTCTCGCCAAAAAAGATGGTCTCCATCACATTCCACAAGCGAGCGCCCAAAGAGGGCGGCGCGGGGCTCACTGGCAACTGCCGCGGTCGTGCGCCAGAGTCGAGGGAGCGGTCGCGTGTGTCCATCTGTCGTCGTCGTCGTTGTTGTATCTGTTTTTTCCTTTGGCGGTTACTTTTCAAAAGTGCCCATGGCCCTCGGGGCGCCTCCACCAAAAAGCCAACCAAAAGGTCGTTCCCAGACAATTTAGACTAATCACAAAGACCAATCGAAAACATTTTGGACCCAGTGTTGCATAGAATTTTATTCTCTTTTTGGTGTTGACGCCCCAGGCGCGCCGTCTCCCTTTGGCGGGGGACCATGGTGGTGCATCTCCCACAAGGCGTCATAATATTCACGCCTATCTATGTGCCCATGGTTTCATATGGAGATGGCCACATGTCACGGTCTCGGATAGTGCACGACAAGGCCACGGTAAGTTGTGCCGTCGTTGCTCGGGGATTAATTTATTATTGTCGGTTCATTGGTTGCTGCCGAAATCACATACAGCACAAAAGAGATCCAATATTTTTTGATTGGATTGGCCCAAGGCTCGATAAACAAAATCAAAGAAAAAAGGAAACAAACAAAACCCGATCGGACAACAAGAGGCGTCCTTGCACACACGCGCCAGAGGCATCAACGCACCTTACCAGGGGAGAAAAAGAATGGACGCTTTTGTCATACGGACCAAGCGCCGGGTCGAGGTCGTCGACTCGCCTGGTCGGTCGACGCCGTTGGCCAAGCGGCGCTTTGCGCAACCTCGGCCAAGACATGACGGTCTGCCTGGTACCGTCGTCCCAGAGGACACGCCTGATCGAGAGGCCACGAACGTATGGGGCACGGGGACGCCCGCCGGCATCGTGTGGTCTCACATTGTGGATCGCCTTGTCGAGGATGCGTCGTATCCGCATGTCGTGCGGACGATACGCGCGCTCGTCTCTCTCGCCATGACATCGCGCCTTGTGCGCGATGTTGTCCAGATCAAGCGCATTCGTGTTGACTTATTGACGGCCCTTTGCCGTGAAGGGCACGACGCGCCTCAGACGCCCATCACCGTTGCGTGCTCTGTGGCGCCGCTCTCGTCTGTGGGAATCAAGCCGCGAGTGACCTTTTCATTGCGCGATGGATCGCGCTGTGGTGTCAGTCTCTACGTGGCCCACAAATACGACGTCGGCGTCAAATATTGGTACCGCGTTCGGACCGGGCTCTTGTGTGCATGCCCTTTACATACCGATAGAGATGCCATCGAGCCTCAAGACGAGACCGCGACCTCGCCCGTCGCGAACCGATCCATTTCGAGCCCGAAACCACCTGAGCCGTGCCGCTGCCGGACGATGGACCAACAAGGCCGTCCGACGTGGCACTGTTGCGAGCGTCTTGTCTCCATGCCCAAATCGCACAGACTGTGCGAACTAACGCTATGGCGCGATCCACCTGCTCGCCTTGGCGGCTCTGCTGACACGAATGAAGACGCTGACGGCGACGACGATCATCGAGACGGTGTCGATAGCGGCTCACCGCCACGTCAAAAACAGCAAGACGCGGGTGACGACGATGCCCGTGATGTGGACAGAGATGACTCTGACGTTGACGACAGCGACGACGAGAGTGGCTGGGGCAAGTGGCGCCCGTGCGATAATCGAGCCTGGTCGATGTGGGTCTATTGTGACTATAGAGGCCACCTCCATTTGGAAGAAGTGAGCGTCCGGCTAGATCAAGTCTAGGCCGTAAATACATGTCCATATGTCCATATGTCCACATGTCCATGTGATCATTTTTTAACGCCTTTGTCTCGAGCGCAAAAACAATTTGCGTGAGCATTGTGTCTCTTTGTAGATCTTTTTTTGCCCTATCTTTTTTCTCTGCCTACTTTTCGCATGAAAAATGAGCGACCCCACGCTCCGATTTTGTGCCTCGTAGAAACCCGACTTCCGCGGGCCCTTTGCCCGAGGGACCTCGGCAGCCGACAGAGCCAACGCCTCGGGCGCACGGTTTCGGCCAGCCTCACATGTACGACCTATGAAAAATAGGGTTATGCTCTTCTTCGAGATCCCAATCGACACCATCTGCTTGGCCATGGTGCGACTCGCTGTGCCTGGCACGCGAGTTTTGCGCAGAACTTCTACCGCCCTCCCTTGCGTGTTTGCCAGAAAAAAAGGAATAGTTGGATTTGTTGCGATAGCGACGGCCTGCGCGACACGTTCATTTTTTATCTGATGCCGACTTTTACAGCAAGGAGGCGACGGCAGCGTGCAAGGTCGCACGTGCACCAAACAACAGTGACAAATCGGGCTAACGGAAAGAATACCGCCTGCGTCCAGGGACCGATCGACGGCCCGGGCGTTGGCGCCCGTCGCGGCGCAAATGTCGCTTGTCGAGTTTAGGCTGCTCTCGCACAAAGTCTCTCGGGAGGCAGTCTCGATCAAAGGAGGGTGACTTTTTTGGAGGAGTCTCTTCGTGCCATTGCCCTGTTCCAAAGGCGCGACAGAAAAACAAATCGCAATGGTACGAGAAAAGGTCGAGAGAGTCAAAACACGCGCCGTCTGGGTCGGGGTTGGGTTGGGGCGGACGGCGGGCAATCTCGCCGATCGCCAGACGCTTGGCCAACTCCCGAGGGTCCCCGCGCAGCGCGTCGATTTGTCGCGCGGCCACGCGCAAGTCAAGCGGCGCCGTGTCAGGATCGCGCAACCACGCCCATGCAAGTGACCGGTCGGTGGGCGCGGTGAGGCGGATGATCGCCGAGTTGCCGGTGGCGACAGCGCACATACCCATTAGCAGGTTGGGCAGACCGTGGTACATGGGTCTTGTCGCAATGCCGACGTGGCCCAAGAGCGCGGCCACGGTGACCAAGAGCAAACTCTCGGGGCATCCATACTGAAAGGCCGTGATTAAAAGGGGAGGTCCTCCGCCGACGAGGGCGGCCGCTGCCGCACGCGCGTCCACACCGCATGTGCGGCTCTGCAGCAACCTCTCAAAGATCGTACGCCGATTATGCAAGGCGGCTACCGCCACAGTCAGAGGAGTCCACGGCCAGTAGAGTCGAGCGCGGAGCCACACCATAAAATCCCAGTGACCACCGGCGGCCGCCTTTTCCATGGCGTCAGAGGGCATCCGCAAGGACGCACCATCGCACAGCGTCAGGCTACATGCGTATAGGCCGCGCGAGGCCATCGAGGCCGAGACCAACCATATGGGCTCCAGGTGGTCGAGAATCATACAGCAGACCTCGGGCGGCAACGTGTCCATGTTGGTTCCTGCACAAGTGTTTGCGCCTGGTGCTCTCGCAATGTCGCCAGCGTCAAATGCAATTTTGTATGTGCACGTGTACGCGCAAGGTTGCCCCTATTCTCTTGGAGGTCTTTTGGCGCCTTTTGGTGGCGGGCCGACAATCAACCAATCATAAAAAAAGAGCCTGTCGCTAACAACAATGAAAAGCCGCCGAGGGCACACAAGGCTCTGGCGACGCAGAGCGCCTTTTTGTTTGAGACCAAATTGGCCCGTCGAACCCCAACACCATCGCCTCGGCCAAATGGCGGCCTATGACGACGCCAGCAAAAACAAAATACAATAGCGCCATATGTGGGAAAGGAGGTCCTTTTTTCACCAGAAATTGCCCGTCGGCCAAGGGAGAGTGGTCGACGAGAGTAGAGAGAGAGAGAGAGAGAGAGAGAGAGAAAGGACAAATCAGAAATGATATAGGCGTTGCACATTGACTTTCGATCCATGGGGCAATGTGACTGCAACCATCGCGACGAGCCGCACCGAGACACGCGCCCAAATGGCCACTCACGCCATTGTCGGCGACTCACATCAGAGGGTCCAGTCCGTCACCATTGCCAGCCGCCATTCTGAGGGCGACACGATCGTCCCACGCACAGCCCTCGCTCATGAGCCATCGCATGACGTCGCGGCTTGCGTACGCGGACACCTCAAGGCATAACGAATTGGCATCCCACGGACATCCATTGGCACGCGCCCACTGCATCGTCGGCAGTTGCTTTCCTTGCGCGGCGTAGATGTAGACACGCTCGTCCCACGGACACCCCTGCGCACGCAGGTGCTGCAAGGCCGGGAGGGCGTCCTGGTAGGCGATACGCGCACACACTGTCTCGTCCCACGGCATACAGTGTTGGTTGAGCCAGTCGAGCGCGTCAAAGTGCATGTTCTTGGCTGCTTGAACAAAAGTGCACACTGTCGCTCGGCATCCGTGTGCCAAGAGCCATTCGAGAAGGTCGACGCGTCCGTGGGAGGCGACAATATCCATGACCGTGTCGTCATAGAGCACGAGGGCCAGATGGGATGGGTGCGAGGTCAGCGTGTAGTCACTTTCAGTGACAAGGGGGCAGCCTTGGGCGAGCAGCCACTTGGCCACGTCGATATGGCCGCCGATGACGGCAAACGTCGTCGCCAGCGGCTCCCACGGACAGTCATTGGCCATGGCCCACTCGAGCACGTCAATGTGCCCTCCGTAGACAGCGTGCAAACACGTCGAACTCTCCCAGGGACAATCATGGTCGTACAGCCATTTGAGCGCGTCGAGTTGGCCCCCCTCGGCGGCCATGTCGGTCGCAAAACTGTTAAACGGTGCGTCGTGGTCATAGAGCCACTCGAGCGTGTCAATGTGGCCCCCCTCGGCGGCGCACGCCGCTGCCATATCGTCAAAGCGGCAGCCATGGTCGAAAAGCCAAGCCAGGGTCTTGGTATGACCGGCACCGGCGGCTCGCCGTCCGACATAATGGGCGCACGTACAGCCAAGACTCTTTTTTTTGTTGGCGCGCGGCCACACGACGAGATGTGAGGCCCAACACGAGTCGCCATTGCATCCATTGTCGTGGGCAAAGAGCAACGCCAAAGCATCGTTCTGACCTGCCGCGGCAGCCGCCTCGAGCGCTTCCTCCCCAGCGCGTCGGCCGAGACTTTGGGTGTCGATTACCGCGATTAGGCTGTTTGTATCGCCCTTCTTGGCTGCTGCGATGGCGCATGTTTTGGCGTCCAGAGGGCAGCCCTCGGAGAGAAGGCGGGCAAAAAGATGTGAGTGGCCCGATTCGATAGCAGCCGTCGGAGCCTGGTCACTCCACGGGCAGCCGCGTCGGCGCGCCCATTCAACTCGATGCCACTGACCGCTGCGAACGGCTTCGGCGATGAAATCGACTTTGGTGTGGTCGCCGACTCGATGGCGCGCCGGATGGATCGACGCGACGACATCGCGCCACGTGCGCGACACGTGGGCGCAAACCACGTGGTCGAGTAGTGTCACCCACCCCAGGATGCAATCCAACAGTTCGAGTGGTAGATCGTTAATAGAAATCACCTGATCCCTCATAGGAACGGCTCCTCTGTCTTGTGTCCACATCTACTCGCTCTTTGTTATGAGGGAGGGGAGGTGCGAGGAGAGGCAATGGCGCCTGCGCGCTGTCTGTTTGTGCCCTTTTTGTTTGTTCTCTAGAGTTTGGCGTGAATGAGTCATCGCTGGCAGACAATTTGTTCGCTTGTCTCTTTTATGAGAACGAATAAAAACAGTGGCCTTTTTGTGTGAGGAACAAGGCACACAAAAGAACAAAAAGAGGGGCATGGGGACTCCATAGGGAGGACGGCCGTGACTGCAAACCGCTGGCGTCGATCCCCCCCCCTCATGCGACAACCTTACATAGGGCAAGACAGCGGACAACGCGATGCCGCTGCGCCTTTTCTTTTTCTTCCATGCCACGGCCTTCCTTTACGCCCAAAACAGCGACGAGAGACGCTCTCTTTTTCCCTTACCATAACGTCTCTTTTTTAAAGGAAACAGCAACAAAATAAAAAAGAACCAAAAGGAAAAACAATGGCCTAAAAGGCAAGCCTCCAGGGTCAGACCGGGTGGCTCTCGATCCAAGCGAGCGTCGACCGGTGCCCACATCGGCGCGCCTCGACGAGACAAGCCTGTCTGTCCCACGGACACCCGTTGGCCCGTGCCCACTGCAGCATCTCGAGATGACCTCGAGTGGCCGCGGCGACACATGTCTGTTGGTCCCACGGACAGCCTTGTTGGCGTAGATGCTGTAGGACGCGAAGGAGACCTCGTGCAGCCACCTGGGCGCAGATTTCCTCATTCCACGGTATGCAGTTGTCGTTGAGCCAGTCGAGCGTAGCGAGGTGCCCATTCTCGGCCGCGCGGATAAAGGTATTGGTGTTTGCCTCGCATCCGTGCGCATGGAGCCACTCAACGAGGTCAACCCGGCCCTTTGACGCCACAATATCCATGGCACTATCATCGTAGATCATTATTGCCAATAACGATGAATGATAGAATGATCGATGGTCGTTTGCGGTGACCAACGCGCAGCCCTGAGCGAGGGCCCATTCGGCCACGTCGGGGTGTCCTCCGATGACGGCAAAGGTCGTCGTCAGGTAATCCAAGGGACATCCATTAGCCACGGCCCACTGCAAGACCTCCATGTGACCCTTGTGGGCGGCGTGCAGGCACGTTGTCCCATCCCATGGCCAGTCGTTGGCCCGGAGCCACTCGAGTGTATCGAGGCGGCCGGCGTCGGCTGCCCATTGGCATGCGGAAGGTTTCATAGGTGTCCCGCGTTCATACAGCCACTGGACGGTCTCAATGTGACCCCCAAATGCGGCATAGTTTGTCATCGCTGTGGCGCTGCAGTTGTAGTCGCGCGGGCAGTCATAGTCGCGCAACCACGCGAGGACGTGATTATGGCCGCCTCGTGCCGCCTTGCGCGCCACATGCTGCGCACACACGCAACAGTTGCTCAAGGGCGTGTCGGCGTGTGGCTTGGCCACGAGCCGCCTGGCCCAGCACGACTTGTCGCCACAAGCGTAATCATAGGCGCACAACAAATCGAGGGCGTTGAGATGACCATACTTGGCGGCGGCCGCAAGCGCTGACTGCGCATCTTCACGTCCGAGACATCCAGCCGCCAAAATCCATTCGAGGCTTTTGATATCTCCGCATTTGGCCGCAGCGGTGGCGCATGCGGACGTCGATAGAGGGCAATTGAGAGAGACGAGACGCTCAAAGAGGTCTGCGCGGCGTGCCTCGATTGCGGCGAGAGGCGCCCGCTCGCTCCATGCGCAGCCCTGACCACGCGCCCACTCGACTTGGTTCCAATGGCCGGCTCGGACGGCATCAGCAATAAAATCGGCCTCGGGCCGGTCCGCCGGCGGCCGTTGTTTGGCTCTGCCTGCTGCTTCTGCCGCCATGACAATAGCGCGCCAACAGTGCGAGACATGGGCGCAGACCATACGGTCCATGGGCGTTACCCATTGCATGATGCCGTCCAAGAGTTCTATGGGCAGGTCATCGATCGCGTGCTCCATGCTTGGCGACGAGCGTCCTATCTCTCTCTCTCTCTCTCTCTCTGTGTATGTGTCTCTCTGTATGTTTCTCGGGTCTATTGGTGTGTGCGCTCTCGCTGTGGTGTCGTGGCCGGCCGCTCTCCAACCAAAAAAAGAAAAAAGAAGAAATCGACCGATATGTGCGCTGTCACCTTGAATTTTTTGGGGCGTTGTCGTTATTGCCCAATAGTCGAGGGATAAAACTTTTTGGCACCGCGCGCGACTCATGTTGCGCGTGTGCGCCCCAAGATCCCCTCGATAAAGCGCTCAAGCGAGCGACCAAAAACGTGGTCGGCTGCCAGAGAAAAGAGCAAATCTCAAAACTACGACGCAGAGGATGCCCGTCTTGTTGTGACGACCCCCCTGCGCAACGAGAGCCAAGACAAAATATATGATTGGAAACAAAAATATCCTAAAAAAGACGGGCGGTTTAATCAGCATGGTCATAGTCGGCGCGAAGGAGAGCGCCGTCCGACGCCAACAACAGTTCAAAGGGAACCTTGCCGCGGGCGTCGCGCTTGGTCTTGTCGGCGCCGAGTCGCACCAACGTCGACGCCAAAGCCATATGACCCAATGCACAGGCCACATGCAGGGGAGTGTTGCCGCGGGCGTCGACCGCGTCCAACCTGGCGCCGTGCGATGCCAGCAATTGGGCTAGACCCTGGCTGTCAAGAAATGCCGCAACATGTAGAGGCGTAACGCCAATGGCCGTCGGTATATTGGGGCTGTGGCCCTCAACGAGCATGCTGGCTGCTCTTGCCTGATCGCCTGCAAAGACCACCTTGAAGAGCGGCGTCCTTGTCGAGTCGCGACCCAAGTACAGGTCGGTCTCATAGTCTCGGATGAGTGCGCCATACTGGCTGGCGATGTCGCCCAGATCTCGCGTCTTGGCCAAAATGTCGGCCGGCGTGATGCCCTGTGCGTTGGCGATGGTCTTGTCGGCACCCGCCTGCAAGAGAGCCTTGGCCGCGGGCGACTTGCTGCTCAAGGTACCGGCACGATAGGCAAGCAGTCCCATGTGAAAGGCCAAATGGAGCGGCGTGTTGCCTAGTCGATCGATTTGGTTGACGTTGGCACCGGCGCTCACGAATCTCGTGACAAGGGCGCTGTCATACATGAGGGCGGCCATGTGGAGCGCTGTGAGTCCTTGTTTGTTGGCTAGGTTGACGTCGGCACCCGAGGCCAGCAGCGCGTCGACCATACCCGCTTCGCGACGGGCGACAGCGTCGAGCATTGGAGCGCCTCCATTGACAAAAGGAAAGTCGATCGAGTCGATGACCAAAGAGGATTCATTGTTACCGACACCCATTGGGTGCTCGCCTTTGATCCGTTGTCTATGATGGAGGCTGGCAGCCGCGTGCAAAGTGGGTTGCGTTGAGTGCGCGCCGTACGATACTGTCGCTGTATACGCGTGTTGGCCAAATTTTATAAGGACCCCGGCAAATACCCATTCGCCAATGGGCATTGTCCACAATATGGGCGAGCCAATTGAAAAGAGTCAAAGAAGCATGTGAAATTGCTGGTGTGGCGAAAGAGTCGGTCTGCGGGGGACATTTTTATGCCGTCGACGCCAACGCCCGCCTGCCCGTCTCGTCGCCTCACAGGAACGCGCCCCAAAAGACAACATCCTTTTCGAGCATTGGATATTAAAAAGGCACTTTGTCGGCTTTGTGTTGTTCTCTCTCTCTCTTTATGTGCCAAGATTATCCCTCGCCGCGCAGGATCTGCGCCAGAAGGACCGCCGCGTCGTGCGCGTGTCTGTCCAAAAAAAGAACACACAAGCACGCAATTTCAAAAAGAAATATTTTTATTTAAATAAAAAAAGCACCCGTCAGCGGCTAGGGCGCGCCCATTTGCGATTCAATCCATTCGACTGTCGCCTTGGCCTCCTCGCGACTGCTCCGAATGGCAAATCGCTTGGCGAGAGCAAGACAGACCCGAGGGTCCCACGGACACCCGTGCGCGACCGACCACTCGAGAACGCGCCGATGGCCATGCCTCGCGGCGGCCTCGCACACTTTGCCGTTCCAAGGGCATTCATTGCGTCGCAACCAACGTAGGGTGCCTAGGCGTCCTTCTTCTGCCGCATTCTTGCAAGCGCCTTTGTTCCATTCGTAACCCCGAGCGCGCGCCCACTTGATGATGTCGATGCGCCCCGCGCTGGCCGCCTCTTTTATGCCGTTGACAATCCACGCCGCCGGGCAACGCTTGTCGTGGAACCATGATAGCGCTCCAATGTGACCCTCGCATGCGGCAATACCAACGCAATCGTCGCCTCTGCCGGTTATCTGCCAGCCGGCAGCGTACAGCCAGTCGAGCACAGCGACCCGGCCCGACCCGGCAGCGCTCAGGGCGGCATGTTCATAGTCCTCGGGACACCCTTGGGCGTGTAGCCAATCAAGGACATGCAAATGGCCTTTGCTTGCCGCGGAGAGTTGGGTACACTCGTTCCACGGGCAGCCATTCTCTCTAAGCCATTGGAGGAGTTTGAGGTTACCGCTGTAGGCGGCACTAGCGCAGGCCCATTTGTCCCACGGACATCCGTTGGCGTGCGCCCACTCGACAATATCGCTGCGCCCAATGTGGGCCGCGAATTGGATTGTCTCAGTGTCCCAGGGGCATCCGTTGGCGCGCAGCCACTGCAGCAACTCGAGGTTGCCGGCCTTGGCTGCGGCCCGACATGTTTTTTTGTCCCACGGACCCCTCCACCAGTGCCGCGGATGATGCTGTTTCCAGACAGACAGGGCCCACTCGAGAATGTGCTTGTGTTCCTTTTTTGCTGCTGCGGCGCACACGTCTTTCGATTCCTGGCACGTCGTCGTCATCGTCTCTGCGGGGATCAACGATTGGACGAGATCGAGGTGACCGCCCTTGGCAGCGGCAACAACAAGGCAGTGGCCCCGCAAGGGACCGCGCCCATTGAGTCGTTCAAGCAAGGAGAGGTGGCCTCTACGGACCATGGCAACCTTTGCGTCGGCGCGCACTTTTAGCCCCCGCTCAAAACACCATTGGACGATATCCACGTGATCCTCCTTGGCGGCCAAGGTGGCGATCGCACTGCCTCGCCGTATCCAGCCCGAATCGAAAGCCCACTCGAGGAGGCGCTTGTGTCCGGCGCGAGTCCACCAGAGGAGAAGGTCATCGTCGATAAAGTGATGGCGGCCATCCCAGAGGCAATGCCAGTTGCGACAGACACTCTCGACCGCAGGCCCATACATGATGTCCACGTTGTCGAGCACAAGAAGGACGATCTCGATCGGCAAGTCCGTCAGGACCAGATCGTTGAGCGCCGAATAGTCGCCATCTGGGCTAGTAGCCATTGTCTCTTGGATTGGGTCGCTTGCGTCGTCGACCGGGCTGGGCGTCGCAAGCACACACTTGGGACCCGTCAAGGAATGACAACTTGGATCAGAGTGGGCCGCGGCGTCAGGACGACAATCTGCGTGAGCCCGCAAGAATATTGTGGTAGTCGTAGGGGTGGTTGTCCTCTTGGACGATCGACTCGCGTGCGTGCACAATAAAGAGTCGCCGTGCCTAATGCCCTTTCAGAACTACGTCGAGCCAACGGGCAAAGAAAAGGTCGTCAAAAATGAATGTCTACAAAAAGAAAAGGGCTCGGGTTGGTGGCTCGGCGCAGGCCTCTTTCGGCAGCGCCACTGAAAAAGAGGCCCCACGCCGGGCGCATACCGTCCTGGCAAAGGAAGGGCGCGAGAGAATTTTTAAAAAAAAAGGGAACAAAGATCAAAGGCTCGAAAAAGAAAAAGTCTGTCTTGGAGATGATAAAATCTGTTGCTCCGCCTTTGGGCGTGAGCGTCGGCCCTCCCCCATGAGTCGCCAACTCGACCTCGCAAAGTGCCGTGGCGCCCGTCGAATATCTATGGCACAGACGCACACACAATAGATCCCAAGGTGGGGGCGTCGCGGCTGTATGGAATCTTTTTCTTTCGTAATGTCTCAATAGATCGATCGCGATCGACGGGCGATCAGTTCTCGCTTTCGCGCAGGCGATCAAAGGCCCATTGCTTCTGAATTGATCGCCACAAACACCACACCACTAAACCCAAAGGCCAGAGATTTAAAAAAAAGGCGGGGAAATGCCAACAGCATCTTTTTTGCAAAAAAGTTTGGTCTCTCTATTCATCCCTGTTGTTGTTGGCGGCTGCGGTCCAGGTGGTTCTTGAGCCAGGTCTGGACCCTGGCTCTTCTTTTGGTCGCAAACATGCCGTCGACGGCCTCGAGGCAAGAGGCCGCGTCCCAAGGGCATCCATGCTCGAGCGCCCATTGGAGCACGCAGAGATGACCATATTTTGCAGCCTCTCGGCATGTGTCGGCATCCCACGGGCACTCTTGGCGCCGCAGCCATCTGAGGGTGCCCAGGCGCCCCGAAGTCGCCGCCTCGGCGCATGCGCGTGCATCCCACGAATAGCCTCGCGAGCGCGCCCACGCGAGGGCGCCAATCTGTCCCCGGTAGGCCATTGTCGGCACGGCATTTTGGATCCACTTGTGGGCGTAACCCCTGTCGTGCAACCAGGCCAGCACGCCGACGCGACCTTTCGAGGCGGCAGAGGATATGAATGGGTCGTCATCAGTACCATCCTCGTTGGTGATCCAGTCGCTCTTTACACCGTGGCCAGAGGCCTCTAGCCAGTCGAGCACTGCAGCGTGGCCTCCGTCGACAGCACCTATGGCTATGACTGTGCCCCTCTGCGGGTATCCCTCGGCTTGTAGCCATTTGAGCATCGCAAGGTGGCCTTTTTCAGCCGCTGCGTCAGACATAGAGGCGGCATGGTAGGGACATCCGTTCTTGAGCAACCATTCAAGTAGTTCAAGGTTGCCGCTGTGGGCCGCTTCAGTGCACGTTCTCGCGCTCCAGCAGGAACCGCTTGCGAGTGCCCACTTGACCGCGTCGACATGGCCATGGAGGGCCGCCGAATTGATCATGTCATAGTCCCATGGGCAGTCGTTGGCACGAAGCCACTGGAGCAAGTCGAGATGGCCTCCCTCGGCTGCGCTAGAACAGGTCCGAGCGTCCCATAGGTGCCAGCCTGGCCGGCGAAGGGAGCGCCCATGCGATATGACCCATTCGAGAATGTGTCGATGTCCCTTTTTGGCTGCAGCCATGCATACGCTCGCGCTCGGCCACCGGACATTGGGCCGAATCATCGACTTGAGGAGATCCAGATAGCCGCCCTTGGCTGCCGCCACATAGACGCAATCGTCCCATGGGCAGTCGAATGGATTTAGTCGCTTGAGGAGGGCAAGGTCGCCTCTGCGTGCCGCAGCGGCTTGCGTACGAAAATCCGCGCGCAAACCCCGTTCGAGGCACCATTCGACAATGTCCAGGTGGCCGTTTTCGACAGCCAAAGTGACGATCGCGTGGCCACGCCGTATCCAGCCCGAGCCAAAGGCCCACTCGAGGAGACGCTTGTGACCGGCAGAGGCCCATCGTAAGAGAAGGTCGTCGTCGACAAAGTGGTGGCGCGCATCCCACAGACAATGCCAGTCGCGACAGACGCTCTCGATGACGGGTCCATAGGTGGCGTCTACATGATTGAGCACACAGAGGATCATCTCGGGCGGAAGCAACGGTGCGAGCATGTGGTCGCATACCACGCGGACCTCTGGATGGATCGTTGCAGTCTCGACGTCCGAGACATCTGGGGTGTCTGACGGCGGGTCGTGTGCATTGTCGTCGTGATGAACCTCTACCAATGGAGACAGAAGTTTGCGTCGGGTGGTGACACAGCAAGGGAATGAACAATGGGCCATGCTGGTGATCGTACGGCCGACCGATTGCCCCGATCTCACGGCGTGACAGACTGCTCGCCGCCTCATGTGTTTTTGCGACTCTCTGCGCGCTCGGTAAGGTCGAGTCTGCTTGTTGGACGTTTTCGATGCGGTCGCTTTGCGCCCCGCGCAGTAGGGCCTACCAAACCACGAGATTGGCCGGCGACAGGCATAATGCGCTTGATTGGCCAGGCCAGAGGGCATGGCCGACACGAATAACAAAAGAAAAAAAAGGGAATAGCCCGCGTGGGTTGCGTCTCTGACGGTGCGCGAGAGAGACACACCGAGAAGGACTCCCGTTGCATCACACATGAGAACTGTCTTGCGGCGACCCTTGCGATCGGTGACCACTTTTCTGATGTTGGTCCAACAGATGAGCGACCTTGCGTTGCTCTATGGCGTGGCCACGTTGGTCAGTTTTTTTTTCTAATGACTGTCGTCATTGGCAAGGGCCACAATAGAGGGGCCGATGCTCGCCCAAAGAGCGCGATCTCTCTCTCTGTTCTCTCTTGCCACGCGAGTGCTTTTTCAATGTCGCTTGCGTCTATCGTGTGGACGGTCATCGGGTGCCGGCGACAGTAGTCAATGCGCTCTCCTGAACGCCCCCCTCCCCGCCAAAGACCCAAAGATCCCGAGACAAAGGGGACAATGGCCCTTTATGTAGAGGGATTTGTTCTTTGACTTGTCTCTTTATTCTTGTTGTTGGGCACCTGGGTCGGTCCGAACCAGAACCCAACCCTCGATCTCAGGGACCGACTCGATGTAACCCTTCTTGCGGTACGCCTTGAGGGGCTCTGGTAGATTCCAGCGACAACCATTGTCAATTGCCCACTTCACGGCGCGAAGATGGCCCTTCGAGGCAGCCTCTTTGCACACAGTTGCGCCCCATGGACATCCTTGGTGACGGAGCCAGCGCAAGGTGCCAAGTCGTCCGTGGCGTGCCGCTTCTACGCACGCGCGTTCGTTCCAAAGGTGGCCGCGGGCGCGCGCCCACTTGACCACGTCGGCGTAGCCTTGACGCGCCGCCCGGTAGATGGTGTCGCTGTCCCACGGACATCCATTGGCCCTCAGCCATTGGAGCAAGCCGAGGTCGCCCGTCTCGGCGGCGAGGGCACACGTCTCCCGGTCCCACACGGTCTCGTGCAAAGGGTCGGCGTGTTGCAGGGCCAGCATCCATTCGAGAATGGGCCGGTGCCTGTGCGCGGCCGCGAGGCAACACACGTTTTGTTTTGCACAGAGGCGACCAGATGCGTGCATCCACCTGAGCACGCCGAGATGGCCGCCCTCGGCCGCGGCCGTGCAGATGGGATAGTCGTCGTAGTTGTACCAGTTGTGGCCGCGCTCGCCAAGCCAGACCACCGTCTCTTGGTGCCCGCCGCGCGCGAGCGCCTCGTAGGTCCTGATGTCGACGGACAGTTTGTTCATCGCGCACCAGCGCACGAGGCTTGTATGACCCCCGCGTGCGGCCGCCGCCACGACCGTGGCGCCGTTGCGTATCCATCCGAGACCAAGAGCCCAGTCGAGGAGACGCCCGTGGCCTTGCAGAGCCCACTCGATCAACGGGTCGGCATCGTCAAAGTGATGACGATTTGCCCAAATTGCATGCCACCGATGACAGACACTCTCGATGACCGGTCCGTAGGAGATGCCTGCAGACTCGAATATGGAGAGCATGACCTCGGGCGGCAACGACGTAAAGGTCATTCGAGGGTCGAACGCGTCTGCCGATTCCATAGCGTCTGGGCGAGCCACCTCGCCTGGATCGGCATCGTTGCCGTCGCTGCGCGTGTCTAGCGTTTTGTCGACTTGGTCTCTGGGGCCACCTTCCTCGCTCTGCGGGGTGTTGGCGACGGGCGATTGCAGAATGAAACGGGTTTCAGGATAGAGCCCGACAAGTGGCGCTGCCGACTCTATGGATGCGTCCTCTAGCGTGGTCATCATCGGCCGGCGAGCGTAAAGTCGCAGCCTTGTTCTCTGTGTGCTCGTTCGTTGCACGCCAATGCCTGGCGACTTTGTTCTCCCGCTGGGCAATGAAAGAAACACGCACATTGGACTACCCCTTTATTGTCGACTTTTGACATCATCGCGATTGGGTTTGGCGCAAAAGAGCCCGATAGGCAGCGGACTTTTACCAAGGCACCCACCGGACGAGGCCGGGGGTGGGCACGGGAGCGCCTTTAGGGGGCATTTTTGAAACCGTAAGCGCGCGCCGTTCTCAGATCGCTCCAACGACAATACCAAAGAGCAGTTGAGCAATTTTTGGCGAATCTGGTGCCAGATTGGCAAGAGCCAGACGATTTCTTTCCTCTTTTTTTTCTGTCGCCAAATTCGTGCCATGTCACATGGAGGGTAAGCGTATGCAGGTGGAGCCCAAGACGACAAACAGTCCAAGGCGCAAACCACACGCATGCACGCTGCGCAGTTTTTTCGTCAAAAAGGTCCTGGGTGAGACATTTGGGGTGACGGGTGTCTCGGCCATGTTGCAGACGAGAGACGCGGCGATCAGACGACAACACAAAAGACACTAATTGTTTGGTCAAAAATTCAGTCATGGGTGGAGGGGGGGGGTGCGAGGCGAGACACATAATTCGCCTTTGACTCGTTATGACCTTTGCTATCAGGAAGTGAAACCGTTTGTGCAACAGCGTGACCAGTAAGTGTGTGATCCAGGTTGCGCACTCACGGCGCCGCCCAATGCGTGGGCGCCAGCCGCCGAGATGGCGGCCAACATGGAATCCCAAAGCAACCGATTCGTGAGGACCCAAGGTGTGTGCTCTGTGTGTTGGACCGCTGTCCATTCCCATCACGGCTACACGAAAAAACGATCCAAAAGGGTTTGAAGAAAAAAAAAGAAAAAGCATGAAAAGAGCACAGTGCGCGCATTGGCTACCCGTCTCTTCTTTTTTGTAGACAAACTTATGAACAAAACCAAGGCGAGGTTTGCTCTTTCGTCACAGCAACAATGGTTACTCCTTACACTACCGATCCGTATACGATCTCGCTGGCCGTACACGATATCTACCTGCGTCTCCTTCCGTCCATTTGGGAGATGGCCGTGCCGCTGGGGGCATATCTTGGCCTCTGCCTGGCCTTGTTCACATCGGTCCTACGCCCTTCGATTCGACCCTTTACACACAGTACATTGGCATCGCTCTGCTGTTGAACCTCGTCGGCTGTGCGGCCATCTCTGCCTACCTCGCGCGCCATCCGCTCTCGGCCACCTTTGTCGACATCAACGGGCATATGGTCATGCCTTTGTTCTGGAGGGCGCTCGTCGTCTCTATATTGTGCGCCGTCGTTGCATTTGTCATGTGCTATCTATGCAACACGGCCGTTGGATTACTTTTCGCCACCTTTCCTATCCGACCCGCCGCGCCGACGAGCGACTTTAGGCCGCGCAAGACAAGGACCCGCCGCCGCGCACTCGACGAGCCACCCCGACCCATTCCCATCCTCCACTGCTCCTTGCAGTATAACATGTAATTACTCTAGCGACGAAACGATATGCAGAGACAACCCTTTTTCCCGTAAATCCTTTTCTTTACGGGCGCATAGGGCCTCTCATGTTCAACGGTGGGCAAATGGCTTAGTCTCCCAGTCTGTAGTGGCATCTGCTGTTGGTTTGTCTAATGTAGGAGATTTTTATCGGGGTTTGTTGAGCCGTTTGTTGAGCCGTTTGCCGAGCGCTACCTATATCGTGCCGTGAACATGTCGGCGTCCACTTGGCACACGAGACCATGCATGAGATTGAGAAAAAAGTGCGCCTGCTCAAAATGACCTTTTGCCAGGCCCCAGAGCGATCGCCTTGAAAGGGTCGCTTTTGGCGCGAGGCGAGTGGCCATTGTCGGGCGGGCCGGCACCGGTCGCCTCACGCCGTACACGCCTGCGTCTATGGAGTCACATCGCCAAAAGTGAATCGCATGCCCACCGAAAAAAGGCAAATGGTCACAAAGGCATACAAGGCATTGGATTACCAAAATAGGTTCACAGCCACGGATTGGTCCGACCAACTTTCAACGACGACACACCACACCGATAAAAACGGGCCAGCGCAAGAGGCACAAACTATCCGACAACCGCGATATCCCGCACATACCTCTTGCCCATCAAACCACACTACCAACATGGACTCGATCCTCATTTACGACATCTGCGACAATGTCGTCCGCCGTGCCCAATGGATCGTGTTGCTCGTAGGCATAGCAAACGGAGCCGTCATCCACTCGCTCACGCGCACCGAGAAGCGCTCGACGGCCTGCCGCATCGAGAGTGCAATCCTGAACTGGCTCATGTCGGCTGCCGCCAGTTGCGCTCTTGCGATCATTGTCTACCGCCCCACCTACATCTTCAACGGCATCGCCATCCACATCGTCGTGCCCTTGTTCTGCTGCATGCTCGTGCCCTCGGCGATTTATGCCTTTGTAGGTATCTTTATCGGCTTTATCTATTATAGTTTTATCGACATTATCAGTTTTGTTTATTGCTGTTTTATCGACGACGTCGCCGCCGCTGTGTCCAAGCGGATCGCCGAGACCGCAGCCTCTGCCACACAGGTCAATCAATAGACGCACGCGCGAGACGCCCGCCGGGCCCTCACCCCTTCCTGGGCATGTTTTTCTATCAGGCGCACAAATACAATCCTCCTTGATATCTAATTTGATCTTGTATGCTTTCTTTTATTTCATTTTACTACATTACATGATATATTTGCCACGGAGGAAATGGCAGTGCAGTGCATCCGCTTGTCACGCGCAACTGCGGGCTCGTCTCGCTCTCGAGAGCCTTGATATCACCCAAACCAAGCAAGTAAGAAAAGAAACAATTACACATGACAAGCGCACAAGTCTGTGTACGGTAAGAGATGGCAAAAGCAACGAGGTGCTGATTTTCTATATTGCAATAATAGGACAAAAAGAAGAAGATGAAAAAGAAGCCTACATGAACAGTCGACCTGCACACTATGGCCGTATCATCCCTTGGTGCTCTTTGCTGCCCCCAAATGTCTCGAGCCAGTCGCAAATACGCAACCATAACTGTTTGGTGGTCTGATTGGTTGTTCCATTTATTATTGTCGACGTCTCCTCCCTTTAAAGTGGGCTAGGCGAAAAGATGCAAACAACGCAACAACCAGGGCGCACGCCACTTTACTATATCATATCTCTCCTGTCATACCATCGCACCTGGGATGGATCCGACCAGCATCGCCATCATCTGCAAGAACATCACTCCCCCTGCGCTTGACCTAGCAGGCCTCTTTGCGGTGGCGACAGGCGCCTACATCGTTGTAACGGCGCGTGCCGACACTCGATCGGCCACCCACTGGTGCCTGCTCGCGGTTCTAGGATGCGTCTTATCGGCCGCCGCCAGTTCCGCTTTCACGATCATCGGCTGGCGGACCTTGTACATCTTTAACGGCGTTGCCATGCACATCGCACCGCTTCTGTTCTGGCGAGTCCTCGGACGTTGTACATACGGCGTCTTTCTGAGCGTTCTCGTTCATTCAATCGTCCTTCGCATCGGTCTCGGCCCTGGTAACACAGCGTCAAAGAGAGTCGCCGAGACTACCACAGCCTCTGCCTCAGGGGTCACTCGATAACCGTCCACCGCGCCGACCGAATCCCTGCCCCCTTTTTATGGTCTCTTTTGCAAAGAGAACAATACAAACATCAACTTGTTTCGTCCCTGCAAGCAAAGTATCAATCTTTCGGTTCCTCTTTTCATTTGACAGTCGTCGTCGCCTCCACGACGGCTTTGGCAGATACACACAACAGGCGCCTTTGGCTGGAAGAGACAACCGCAATGTCATTGTTTTGTCATGATACAATCATTGGCGTGGTAGGCCTCCAAAGGGGGGCAAGATCACCGGTCAGAGCAAACTGCAGGCATCCAACAGGACTGTGGGACGAGGGAAGCCAACGGTCCGGCCGACTACGCTGTGCAGAAAACAACAAAAGGAAACAAGAAAACATAAAAATGGATGCCCTTTCTCGGGCACACTTGTCCGGATCAGAGATGCACGTCCAACGCCTTTTCTGTATTGTTTGATGCCAAGTCGTGTCTTTGTGATCAATGACCAATCGGCATCATGCCTCGGCGATGCAGATTGGCTGTTTGCTCCTTTTATTGCCGACGTTTTTATGCCACAGACTTGATCGGAAAAAAGCCGCTATTCAATTCGACCCTCCCAACACCCAACGCGTCGCAATCGTCATGGACATCCTTGCCATCGAGTACAACCGTACGGTGATTGAACGTTACATCCTAAGAGTGACATGGGTCGCAGGAGTAGCCCTTGGCGTCTACATCCATTCGCACATGCGCCTCCACAACCGACGCACGTGGTTTGGCGCCTATCACGTGGTGGCTGCCGTTGTGTGCGGCATCACGCTAGCGCTTTCGACGTGGACATGCGCGATCATCGTGACCCCGCAGACGCCAAGCATGGACGGGCGCGTCTTTGTCCCCGCCCTAGAGAGCACTTGGCTACCGTCTGTGCTCTATGTGCTCTTGGGCATCTTGGGCAGTTGTCTCGCGCACTGCGTTGTGGCCTCTCTTGCCGCCACGGTATCGAGAAGCATTACCGGGACCCTAACCTTTGGTGCGGCGGTCGCTTAATGCCCACCCTCATGGCGAATGCTCCCTTTGGCACCATCCCTTTTTGTAAAGGATAATGAAAAGATATTCTTTTTTTCTTTCAACTATTTGCCATCAAGTCACCCCTGTTTGGCTCCTTCCTTTTTTTCTGAGACATGCATACTTTTTGGGTGGTGGGTGTGACGCACTACCTGCTCCTGTCGGTCGTGCAGCGATATGTGCCGTCCCATCTTTTATACAGACGACGCCAACATCGTACGTCATCGACGGACAAGAGGCATAAATAGGGCGACTCTGCCAGCGCCCAAAACAATGTAGAGATAAAAAAGAGACGTCGACGAAACCAACGTTTTTTAGATTATGTCAATGCACCGCATTAGCAAGGCCAATGTCCCCTCTCCTTGGCCCGATCTTGCGGAACAACAGTGTCGACGGCCGAGCCGCGCCATCTTTCTTTTGCGGCCCTCTAGGGGTGCGACAGGTTTCCTCGAGTTGCTGATAGGAGACGTCAAGCGCATGCATGCCGATTGGTCGACCCTCTTTATTTGCCGTCGGCACTTTTTGCATTGGAGGGGCCGAGTGCATAAAGGCAAAGAGTCATTCGAATCTGTGGACTGCCGACCGAGCCACGCACGGACTCTCATCGCCCTCTGGCCACAAGATCCCGTCATCAACGGCATGGACGCACTCACGGTCGATACTGGCTGTCTTGCTCTCGAGCGTCACTATTGGACGATCGTGGGCTTCGGAGGACTAGCGATCGCCCTCTGTATCTACTCGCACGTGCGCTACCCAGACCGCCCGCAACAGTTTGGCCTCTACGGCCTGGCAGTGGGCGTCTTATGCGGCATCGTCTTGGTCGCCTCTGGTTGCGCACTCGCCGTCGTCGTCGGCCCTTTGTGCCTTTTCATTAGTAATCTCGTTTCTCCTCTCCTTCATAATCCTATCGTGACCTTGCTCGTGCTGATGGGAATGCTTTCTGCGCGCTTGACCTTTTAGCATCTTGTCCTCTTGTTCTGCTTGCGATCGCTGTCGAGGCAATCAGCCACATGGCAGGATTGCTTATCGGCCTTGCGCGCCGCCAGACGGCTCCCCACGACCGTGCTTTTATGAATTAGTTGAATAGAAGAAAACAATACATTCTTGTTTGCACCCAACTGGGTTGTCTGGGCTTTTCGTGCGTCGTCTTTCATGCAAGGGAATAGGGTTATTTTTATGTAGAGACCCCAATCGTGCTCCTCGCCGCGAGCGCATACGGTGTCGCGGCCGTGGTGCTCCTTTGTCGCGCGAGGGCGCAGGCACGCCTCGACGCCGACAACCGAGAACAGCAACAGATAGAAACCAGTATGCGCGCTTGAAAAGCCCGAGTGAGGACAAAGAACCCCGCCCTATTTGTTGAGTGATAGGAACAGGAAAAAAAAGAGGCGTGGCCCTACGATGTTGATTTGCGACGACGACGGCCTTGTGTCTGTGTAGGCCTCTATCTCTCGTGGGCGTCTCTGGCGAGCCTGGACTAACAAGCCAAAGGGCGGCGGCCTGCTCGCAGGTAACGGCCGCCCGCCTGCTCGCACGATCAGAGAAGAGGACTCGATAATGTCGTAAAGGGGTCTGCAAAAGTAATGCGTTTTATTTCTTTTTTTATCATTGGTAGAGTGCAGCCAATGGGCACAAACTGAATCACTATATCTGTGCGAAAACAAGAGGAACGACACAGGCCCTCATTCCGCATATCTCACGGTACCAGCCAACACAATCACCTTTCTTCTCCTCGTCCGTTTTCCTCGGCCCGCCCAACGCCTTCCGACCGCGCGCCTCGAACACGACCCAACCGATAGGCCGTAGCGGATCGCTCGACAATGACACCAACGTCGATCGTCGTCTCTGTGGTCGTCATCGCATTGGCGCTTTACGCGGGCAACGACTATAGCCGTCGCTACCGGCCGGATGTGTGGAACGGACGTGGCGCGTGCCCCCTCGACGACCCGTTTGGAACCGACCTCGAGACATTTTACGGGGCCATCGTCCACGCGAGACGCACCAGCGATTGGGCTGCAGTGGAGCGTCTCTACTAGTTTGTCATCAACCACATGGCCGATCACTACGAGGTCGTCAGCGGCGTTCTGGATATGGGCAGCATGTCCGTTCAGTTGGACAACCCTTCCCGCTTCTTTTACGGTCGATGGGACGATACTCGGGCAGGGTTGAGGCGAGGCCAAGGCTTTTTTCATATACGCCTCAACTTTGTAATCACCGACGAGGGGTGGCGGGTCGACTTCAACGAGTTTGGCAGACGGGACAGCCTTATATGGCGCTTCTCATTGTTGCCCAAACTACCCAGAGTTGCTCTGTAATAAATGCACAAATCGTATGGTTTTGGCTTGTTGCGCCGCAAGCGCGCGTGGGGTCGCTCGTCTTTTTTTTTCTTGTCCTTGGAGTGGCCGCTACGCTGCAGAGCCTCTTGTCATGGGAGAGAGGCCAATCGCCATGGACGAGGCGATCGTCGCGGCAGTCCGGTCAGAGACGTGACCGTGCATAGGGTTCAGCGTCACGAAAAGGCTTGTGGACCACCATATGAGCGAACCGGTTGCTTGACGACTTGCCACAGCGCAGGGCGGCATTGCGCTGCCAACGCAACGCCACCGTGGACATCCGCGAGAGGATAGAGCAGGCTGAGCAAAAAGATAAGAGAGGAACAAAAAGCACTCGAGATAAAGTCGGGCGGCAGTTGACGCGTAAAACAATTATTTTGTTGTTGTTGTTGTTGTTGTTGTTGTTGTTGTTGTTGTTGTTGTTGTTGTTGTTGTTGTTGTTGTTGTTGTTGTTGTTGTTGTTGTTGTTGTTGTTGTTGTTGTTGTTGTTGTTGTTGTTGTCGAAAGGAAAAAGACCCGCCCATAGTATCATCGTATGTCTGCGCGACCCGAGCCTTCGCGAGAGAAAATCCATTCCTCAAGGGTCTCCACAACCCGCATACCGGGCAACCCAGAGTCGCTGTGATCCTCCGCCTTGATTGCTAGGGATCGATTCAAGATCACCCGCGCCTTTTCTGCGGGGAAAAAAGAAACCAATCGCTACGCCACTGACGCGACTCATGGCGCGTCATGATTGGTCCCGGACAGACGCCCAGGCCTACAAATCGGTCCGCTCTCGGTCCTGTGGCCACAACATCTCACGCGCTTCACGCCGCCCCGTCTGCGCTGCCTCGCCATCTTCTCGTTGTCGCCACTGTCGGCCCCTATCAGCATGCTTTCTGGCCACACGTTATCGTCCATCGCACTGGTCGCTGCGGGCGCCACCGCCGCCACACTTGTCGTCCTCGCCGTCGTCGCCTACAACGTGCGTGATTTTAAGGCGTTTAATCCCTGACACCTCTGCCGAGCGTCGAGAGACAGTCGTCGATCGCTCCTCCCGCCTTGTCCGGCCAGCGCTCTTTGTGGGCGACCCTCCCTTTATGCACATAAACATAAAAAAATGAAAGAAAAAGCATATGCCTCGTCGCCGACAAACACGCACATTGCTTGTCTTGTGCAAAGAGGCCCCAACGGGAAAAAGCATTGCCATGCGATTCTGGTCTGCTCTTGCACTTTGTTCTAGAGTCGCCACTAGAGCGTCCAGGTGCCGCGATTGAAAACCGCCATCTGGCGCTGCTTGCCTTTTTGGCTCGTCAGCACGAGCAATGGCCAAGGCAATGAGTCTCGACGGCGAGGACGGGCTTCTTTCCATGGGCACGACGGGCGGCAGCCCATACCCGATCATCTTGTGTCGATCGCTGCACTAAACAAGAGGATCTCGCCTGTTTGTCGCCTTGGTCTGTGAGATCGTAGCCTCGACAATGTGAGCGCACCTGAATGGGACGAGATGAAAAACTCGACTCAGCGCCCCGTCGCAGGATGGTGGCGGGCTCGCGGACGCCCTTTCGCCCCTTTACTCTGGGCCTCCAAATAAAATCACAAGGAAAGAACAACCAAGAAGGCGTACTGGGTAAGCAAAGGCGCCAATCGCAAAGGCACATCTCTGTTTGACGAATAAGGGTCGACAAATCCAGGTTCCTATTGGCCACAGAGTCATATAAAAGAGAGACGGCCATTGTGGCTAACCTACTGACCGACTTGGGACCACCGATCCAACTACTATTCATACTCGTCCGCCATCGAGAGCAATGTCTACATCCCCTAGTCAGAATGTGTGCCTGGTCGCCTGCACCGACGAGAGAGGCGCGTTGACCTACTATGGTCGCCGCGCCAGTCATGTGGACTCGACCAGCCTACGCGCCGCGGTGACCACTCTTGTTCATCGAGGCCTAGTCGTGGTTGACCAGGCCATGTTAGATGCGTTTGGCGGTTCGGTGCCCGGTGCTCACGTCGCCGTGCTCGGCGGGGCTCACCAGCGGGTGGCAAGTCTACCGGCGGATGGGATCTGCACCGTAGAATCTCCAAAAGAGGCTATCGCCATGGCCACGGCGCGATCGCTGCCCCTCTTTGTCCTAGGTGGCGTAGACGCCTTTGACGCCTTTTGGTCGGCAGCGACGTCGGTGCGTATTTACATCACAGCCTGGAAGGCAACTGAGTCGCCGACCGCCGAACCATCTCTCGGTGGAGACTCGAAGGCAGCCCAGACATTTCCTCATTGGGAGATGGTGCTGCGAGCGGCAGCAACGCCTAATGCGACCAATGGCATGCCCAGAGTCGACGTGTACAAGTTTGATTACGGACTGCAGTTTTCTGCCAAGCCCATGCCGCCTGCCGATCTCTGCGCTCTTTCAGAGCGTCAGCAGTAACGGTGCGATCTAGGCGTGAGCCTGGTCTTGTCGCAACCGGCCAATATGTCGCTGTCGTCTGCCGCTTCCGCCTTTGCGGTGTGCTCTCTTTTTTTATTCACCCGATAGAGCAATAAAAATGGTCAAAAAAGCGTGGGCTCTCTGCTTTGTCCTGGCGGCAGGGAAGCATGTGGAAATAGATTGTTGGCCGACTCTCCTGGCGCATTCACATCTCTCTGCTGTGCGGTCCGATGGCATAGGGACTGCAAAAAACGGTGGGCACGCCCCTCTCGATCAGACTCTGGCGTCTGATTGCACACGCCCAGCGAGTGGCAGTCTACAGCGCACACAGCGACAAGGGTGATGTGTCGCGCAGACCCTCGTACTATAGTGCCCTGGAGCAAAGCAGCCGTTCTTGTGGTCGAAGGGGCCCTTCTGCGCCATCAACCAGATCACCACCCTGATAATTCAAAAGAGCGACCAGAAAAAAGAGACATCACGAAAAGACGCCGACAGTAGTATGCCTACCGAAAATGACTCTTGGCTCTTATTAGAGACTCGATGAGGCTAGGACATGAACAAGTCTCTCACAGCAGGCGCTCATGGGTACGTCCTGTTGCGCGCACAAAGCAAAGGACCGCAGGGACAAGGACGTCGCCCTGAATCCTTGAAGCGCGCTCGGCGTTGTGATAGCCTTGGGCTGCCACTGTCTGTCGGTCGATTCGTCAACGCCTCGCGCCAAGAGGCACGTCGCCACGGCGTCCAGAAAGCGTTTTGCGGCGCGACTGTGCGCGATGGCCCGCGCCCCTTTAAGGATGGCGTCGAGGAGGGCGACGCCGAGAGTATCGCGAGCAATTATTCTCCGCGAGGCGCCTAATGGCGACGAGATCAGCCTTGCGCCTATATCGCAAGCAACCCCAAATAGATGGATATCCCAATTGCGAAAAAGGTCGATATGGCCGAGGCGCACAGGCTCTTTCTCTCTCTTTTCCCTTGTGGGCTGGCCCGGCATGTCCCGCGGGCAAGCCTCGGTGTCGGCTCTATGGCACGACCAATCCGATCATCACATCTATCATGTATGATTTTGTCGACCACGGAGAGACGATCTCTTTGGGCGTTGCTCTTTTGCGCATCGCAACGTCCATCCCTATCTTTTTTCTTTCCGACGGCTCGACCACGACTGACCAACTAACCAACTGCCTGCCATAGGAGATGATGGCGACGATAACTATCGATCCATTTTGTGCCCTGCCCGACGAATTGCTGCTGGCCACATGCCTCTGGTTGGGAGGTCGCGATCTGTGCCGCCTCGAAGCAACCTGCCGACGATGGAGACGCATAGTTGACGACCCACGACTGTGGCGACAATTGTTCCAAAGAGAGTTTGGCCAAAGATACACAAAGGCCAACGAGCGGCGGCCTCTGGTACCGTTTTCTCCCGACGATTCGTGGCCGCCCGAGGCGCACACCCTCTATGAGCGCATCGAGGCCACATCGTCCATCCCAATAGCCTCTGAAACTGTCGATGGCCTGCCTTTGCCCTTTGCGCGAGCCTTTGCTTTGGGCAAGGACTGGCGTTGGATGTACCTCGCGCACGCCATCTGCGTGTCCAACCCGTACCGCAGCCGCTACACAGGCCCGGGCACGGTCCAAACACCGCATGGAATCGATATAGGAGATTGGGCTGGCGGGCGGCTGGTCGGTTACAAAGTGGACATGGGCCACGACGGAAGGTGGAGCGAATCCTACGGGCGAACGTTTCCCGATGACTGGATGATCTCGTGCAACTCGGACTACTTGCAGTATCAAGTTGATGGATTTCGTTATCTAGCGTGGCACGGCTCTGACAGGCGCGAATGGTACGCGTGGGACAAGACCGTCATCGAGGACAAGCCAGACTGGCGTGGCGCCACCAACGTGGTCATCATCGCTCAGCAAGGCCACCAAATGATCAGCCCGACTTTGCAGGGCAAGGCGCACGGTGCCCACAGCATCCGTTTTCCCAACGGCGACCTCCAGGCGATCCGTTACCAACGCGGATATTGTGCCAACGGGATTGGGTTTACCTGTTCACCCCACTGCCCGACTGCCGACTATGTTGGGCGCACATTCGACTGCCGGTGGCGGACGTTGCGGGTGCCGTCGCGCTGTGAATCGTCCGTGTTGGCGCATGTGATCGTGGCCGACCCTCTAGATGACTCGCCCGACGCTCGGTGCTTTTGGCATTATGTCCAGTTGGGCCTGATCGGGTGGACGAACGACATTCGAGCGCACGTTGCCTCTGTCTTGAGGCTCACTCATTGGCCGTGGAGCACAGGCGCGATCGACCACCGTCCATGAATCGCCTTGCTTGTGTTTGTTGATTCTCTGTCTCTTGTTGTTGTGCCTCGCACCAATATATTTTTGTCATCGCCAAGAGCATCCACACGCACAAGGGCAACGACCGTGTGGGTATGCGCTTTGGGACAAGCCCTTGACGCCCATCGATCTGTCGCATCAGCACGGTGCACAATCTCTGTGGAGGAAAGAAAAGGCGCGCGTCGGCCAGTTCCCGTTGAGTAATTTTTGACAAAAAATGGGCGTGCAGCGAAAGGGGGAAAAATAAAGAAAATTGCTTAGAAAAGACGCCCCTCGCAGTGATAGGGCAGGGCAACTATTGGTTATTTTGTCATTGGCCAATATGAGCACAAAGACAGTCTATTTGAGAACGGGATGGCAGCCAGCCCTCCTTCAACGCTAACCACTCGTCAAGCGACCAACGAGAACCATCACCACCACACACGCACACAAGGAAAAATGAACGCGGACCACGAGCACACCAAGACCCCAGAGGTCGACATTGCGACGCTGGCTCTGCGGAAGCGCAAGGCCATCGATGAGCGACTCGAATGCGTGCTCGAGGATGTGGCGGCGCTCAAAAGGAGATACAAGCGGGCGCGTAAATCTGCCGCCCCTCAAAAGCGCCATCTCGGTTCCCGATCGAAAGCGCTCGATGATATCGCGCTCATGTTCTCCGAGGTGCGCAAGGGTCCATGGTTCCTCGTCCCTGGCATTGACGATCTGCTCATCAATTGGCTGTCGACAATCTTTCGACGCGAGCCTCTCGACGACACTGCGATCGATAGTGATCTCGTGGAGCGCATCAGAGACGCGCTCGTCAACGTGCAGCCGGCGCGGATCAGGGTCAAGATGCACACGTGTCTCTATCCCTTTGGCCAGGACGCGCAAGGAGAGCATTTTGACGTTGACTCGTGCAGCATGGAGGTCGTCGAGTCTGACGGATCATTTCGACCAACCGACTGGCCGTCCATGTTGGCCACCGAGAGGGCACTCGGCATCTATCTCAACGACACATGCAACCTCGTCAAGGGATGCAAGGTCGAAAGGAAGAGCGAGGGTCTGTTTAGCAAAAATACCGTCTATGTCGACGGCATAGCCGTCTTTCTCTCTTCCTAGGTCTCTCTTTCTCTCTCTCTCTGTGCGCACAAGGCTCCCTCGATGCCGCCAATTGTGCATTGTCCTTCTCCTCTTTTTTTTGGATTCAACGAAATACACGATACGCCGAGCAATGCCAGCACAGAGCGGGAGGAGATTGTCCTTTTTTCAACAGGCGCGCTCATCTTTCCCATGAGAGACGGCTGGGATGTGTTTGGATTATGCACTTTGATGAGTCACGCACGCACGCGACCTTGTATAGCCACATGACGACGGCAACAAGGAGCCTCATGGAACAACCAACCCCTCACTCCTGCCGTTGATAGGAAAAACACAAACAAAAAAATAAAAAAGACACTAGAAACAAAGAGCCATATTTTCTTTTCCTTGAGGATACAAACGTAAGCCAAACACACAGGGTCACGATGGCTCCATTGCACGCTGGGCGTCTCTAAGCATCCTCGACGCGTGCTCCAGACCGTCGTCCGTGTCAAGGTCATGCATGATAAAGGATCGTCGGTCAATGTCGAGGGCTTTGCATGCCCACTCGATCAGCCACGTGGCAAATGCGTACTCGTCTCGGTATCGCACAACACGGTACTCGAGCGGATTCTCGTCAACATCGACAGAAAAAAGCCGCGCCTTGCGGCAGTGTTGTCTCATGTTGGCGATCAAGACATAGAGACCGATCTCATGCCCCGAGCAAATTGCATCATCGCACTCGTCCATCAAAAGAATGCATCTCGTCTGGCCATCGTCGTCCTCGTGGCTGGCACTGTCGCCTCGCATTGATTCGACACAAAGCATGTCGACAAAACTGCGCCGAGCCCTGGCTCGCGGCACAACAAACAGTCCAACGGCCTCGTCATCGTATGGCCACAGGTTGTATCGCACGGCCAGCACGAGGTCGGGCTCGCGCTCGGGTGCGAGATCTCTCCAAAGGGTGCAGGTGGCTTGGACGGCAGGAATATCAGCGGGGTCGCACCACTGCAGGATGATGGCAAGGATCTCATTGGGCATAACTGCATTGATAGCCACCGGTGGGCTCGTCTCGACGCGACCGGTCGAGACAATATCGAATAGCCGCCGAGGCCATGAGCGCCATTCGGTTCGGTTCTCGTACGAGCGTGTGTCCCTCCAACGTGCACGGGTACGCATGGCTAGGGGCTACGGAGAGATAATCAAACAACAGAACCCAGCGCCGATTTTTGTCGAGCCTCTAGACAAGATGTCGCTCTACTGTGCGAGCGAATAAAAATGCCCCAATCAACCCGTGTGACGTCAATAGTCACTCGTGGCCAGCGGAGGGAATACGGCAGCAACTCCACGCGATGACGCCAACAGCACCAGCAGGATTGGCAACTTTTTTTTCTAAAGAACTAGTTCAACGAGGGAAAACCAAAAAAACAAGGATGACCAAAGAGGGAGGCTCGTGTTTGTCCCTTTGCCTTGAGTTGCGTCTCGGACGGGCGCAATAATAACAGGAAAAGGAGAGTGCCTCCTCTTCTCACAGAGCAAGCGTCGGCCCTGCGCCCCAATTGGGACAAATAATCTCTCTACTTTTGGCGCACTAGCATCGACGCCATCTGTGTCCATTGGAGCAATTACGATTCAATATGACCATCGCCCACGGCGTTGAGGTGAAAAGGTGCAGCCAGGATGGATGATCTACGTGAGCGCTTCGACGCCTCTCACGCAAAAGAGTTGTGTAGCAAAGGCGCAACCTGCTGAGCCACGCGTTGGCAGGTCCTCCGAGATCGCCGCTAGTGCGACATATTTGGGCTGCGTGGGTCTCGTACGAGGTCAATCGACCATAGGAGTTTACGTCTTTCTTGTGGTGTTTCCTTTGTCTTTTCGTCAAATAAAAAACGCGCGCGCCACGCGAGTTGACGGTTTCTTGTGGCTGCAAAGTTTTCGGCGTCGCTCGCGGTAACTTTGGTCGGACTCTAAAGGCGGTGGGTCTTTTTTTTTGAGATGGCTGACCCTGAGCGTTGGCCTCGCGGGGCCACAGCCGCGCGCGCAAGTGGGCAGCGCTTCTTTGGGCAAAATCACAAAACTCGACGGGCCAATGGCCTGCCTTGGGCATCGTGGCAGGCCCCAATCGTACGATCCTTGGCATATGGGGCCATTGTGTAGGCTGTTGAGTGTCGCGATCCACAAGAACCGTTCATTTCATATACATACGCCCACGCTGGACACCAAGAAAAAGATACGACCGCAACAAAAGTGCACCGAGTGATGGCGCAACAACAGAGACCGGCGGCAGTCGGGCATGGGTATGGCCCCGCAGGTCTATTCGACCTACTACCTGACGAACTTGTTGTGGCCATAGCATCGACCCTCGGCAGCGTACACGCGCTTGCCCATTTGGCTCAAACGTGCCGACGCATGCATCGTCTCACGGGAGACGCCAGCGTCTGGCGGCCTCTCTACGCCTCTGCCTATGGACAACTCGCCAGGCCACCGGCGCTCTTTCTCGATTTCGGCAAAGACTGGCGTTGGGCGTATCGCGCCCGTGTCCCCGCTTCGCGCCGCCAGAGAAAAACCAAGGCTCGATCGGTCGGGAAGTCCACGTGGGCCGACAAGGGACTGACCTATTATGGCGAGTTCAAGCGCCTCCGTCGTCACGGATACGGTTACTCGATCTGCAACGATGGAACCACCTATGACGGCGAGTGGGTGGACGGCCTCAGACACGGCCGCGGCGCCTGGACGGGGCGCGGCGGGGTGTGGTATATCGGCGAGTGGGTAGACCAGGCCCGACACGGCCATGGCACGTGGGTGGGGCGCGGCGGGGTATGCTATGTCGGCGGCTGGCAAGAGGATCGCATGCACGGCCGCGGCGCCATCCACTACAGCGACGCCCACATCTATGCAGGCATTTAGGTGCGAGGCAAGTTTGACAGCGCAGGTGTCCACATCTTTCCCGACGGTCGATCGAGGGCATGCTGGCGCACGGGCATGGACTGGCACGATCTCTCTGACGATGATCTGACCGCTGCCGACGTTCCTGACGGTCTTTGCCCCGGTCGGGTGGTTAGCAAAGCATTTGCATTGTCCGTCTCGTACCCCTCTTGTGCGTCCCCCCGCGTCCGCCACTGTCGGTCGCAATATTTTTCTTTCAACTAACTGCATGGTATGCCCCCGCTGTGTTGTGGTGTCTCTCTTTGCGTGTGCGTATGTATATTTTTCCTATATTTGTTTTTAGTGATGGGTGCAGCAGAGACGCGGCGCCCAACAGTGTGCGACGTGGACTTGATCACCGGCTCCGTCGCTGGCACAGAGGGCCACAAGATTGCGAGTCCAAATGTGGCGCGACTCTTTGCGCCTGGCCTCCTGGTCCGCGATAAAACCGAGTCCTATAGGGCAAATTTCGAAATCTTTGCCGACCAGCGACGCACGCGAGGATTCGACGACGGTGAGATTCGGCCCCTCTGCCACGCCCTCACACGCTTTGCCGCCGGCCTCATCGATGCGCTCAGACTCGACGACCAACCGATGCCTCTACACCTCGAGGGCAGAGCCAAAGTCATCGCGATCGCTCATATCACGTTGGGGGTGGTGCATTCCTATCGCCTACGCGAGCAGACCTTTCTCGACGCCCTCTGCGGCCTCATCCAGGGCTGGCCAATGTTTTCCCACTGGTTTGTGCGCTATGCCGCGCCGCGCATCTGCGCCCTCTTGGAGGCACGCTGCCAAGACGGAGACGACACGTGGCTAATCCACGCTACCCACCCCGGACTCGTTGTCGACGCGCTTACCGAAGACGGGCGGATGCAACGGTTCCGGGATTGGTTTTACAACCTCTGATGTTATCCGCCCCCTTTTAGGCTCTTGTCGGGGAGATTAAAAGAATCAACAAACAGCGAGCATGGATTTGATTGTTTTTTTGCTTTCGTTCTGTGCATCCGAAACCCACAAAGGACCAAGACAGCGACTCTCTTGGGCTTGTCGGCAAAGCCTGCCGGCCTTGTGCTTCCGAGGATGGAAATGCATGCAAAAGCCTTGGTATTGCCGATAACATCGTCCAATCCAAAAGACGCGACAAACATTTGGAAAAATACATGCCCAGTGCGTCGCGCATACAGGTGCGGTGTGGTGGCCTCTTTTAGGTTGGTCCGCTGTTCGTGGCGCCTCCCGAGGTCGCCCAGCACGGACGAATAGGCAAGTAGGTCGTCTTGTGGCATTATTAAACTTGATGTAATCTCTCTTTTTGCCCGCCCAAGTCAATCTGCAGTTGCCTCGCGATCAGACAACAGCAACGACCGCCAAATGGCAACGATGGGCAGCAGCAGCGAGAACGATTTTGTTTACGCATGGCGAGAAGTCCTGCCCGATCACGCATGGGGTCGCTGGGCCGATGCCGTCGCCTGGCTCTTTGACCATATACCGTTGACGAGACTCTTTGCCGCCTTTGAAAACAATGGCGCGTTCGACTCTGCACACCTCTTGGATTGGAGTGGCGCCCATATCGCCGACAAGTGCGCGCAACGCCCTCTCTCAACCCGACCGTCTTCCTTATTTGACACTTGCGTCCGCATGGTAGTGCCCTTTGGCGTCATTGAAGCGGCCCTCCAAGCGCAACTGCCCATGATGCTCGGATGCGCGACGTCGACCACCACCGACACGACCGAGGTCGAGTCGAGCGATGCCTACCTCATCCAAGACAGCCAGCACTGGTGGGTGTCGGTGGTCCGACATTTCGATTCCCCATGTCCAACCGTTGGGTGGCTGGAACCCATCCAGACAAGAGATGCCATGCGCCTCGCGGTCCACCATTGGGCCACCCTTTACCAGGAGCGATGTCAACTGCCATGCGAACCGTGGCCCTCAAACGACTATGACGATGGCACGCATTACGGCTTGCACTTTGCAGCGTGGCTCCAAGTCGCACACGCGATACCACCAAGTGCACAGGAAAAGGCAAGCGGACGCGTTGTCGTCTGTGTAGGGGATGTCGGGCGCGAACATATCGACTCGATCAAGTGCTCTGCGTTGCGCGCCCGCGCGGTCGAGCGTGGTCGGCGCCTGGTCCATCCATGGGGCAGTGGGATCCATGTCTACTTTGTTCCACGTCTGCTCCAGCAATGGGGTAAATTGATCGGGTGGGTCGACAAAGACTCGCAGTTTCTCGTGGACCTCAATTGTAATTTCGGCAGCGCCTGATTATGCCCAGGGCATACGGCCAAATAGATGCTGCATCTTGCTCCCGCGTTACTGCATAAACCTTTCATGAGGCGCCCAAAAATATATCGCTTTACAAACAACGACAGGGAGCACAGCACGAGGCGCAACCGACGACCCATCATAGGCACGCATGCTTCCGCAAGACACCCTGGGGCCGGCCAGAGCCAAACAAGTCGAAAAAACGCGCGAGTCCTGGCATGGCTAAAGTGCCCTATGGGCAGAAGACCGCGCAACGCCCTTTGCGCGCGATAATGGTTCTTTGGGGGCAAGGCACACGCCACGCGGCCAATCGCGTAACACGAACCTCGTCTTTTAATGTGCTGGATGAATCAATAAACTCGCAACAACGGGAGGCGCGCCGCGCTTGCGTTTTTGTCCCCCGGTCCCGCAAACCGACCGACACCAAAAAAAAGACATCTCGATCGTTGCAGAAAACTTTGGGGCGCAAGGGGTCGCTAGCAAAGAGACATGGGACATCGACGCCGTCGAAAGCGGACCGCGATCGAGACGCACAGAGAACGAGCCGCAGATCCCTTTGACCACTTGCCCGACGAACTCGTCCTCGCCATAGCGTCGGCATTGGGCGATATCCGTGCGCTTGCCTGTTTAGCGCGTACATGCCGTCGCATGCACTGTCTGGCGACCGACTCCCACGTGTGGCGACCTCTTTATGTTGTTGCCCATGGCCCGCACTCTGAACCACCTCTGAGGTTCCTCGAGTTTGGAAAGGACTGGCGCTGGGCTTACCGTGCCTCCCTCCCTATCTCGCATCGACAGAGAAGGACCAGAACGCACTCGGTCGGTAGGATAGCGCAGATCGACAAGGGTCTAGTCTATCGCGGCGATTTCAAGCGCACCCATCGACACGGATACGGCCATATGGCATGTAAAGACGGTTCGAGTTACAACGGCCAATGGTTGGAGAATAGGCGACACGGCGAGGGCACCTACGTATGGCCTGGCGGCGTGCGCTACGACGGCGGTTGGATGAATGATCGCATGCATGGTCATGGTGTCATACGCTACAACGATGGTCATGCCTACTCGGGCACATGGGCATCGGGCGAATTCACCGGCATAGGGGTTCACGTCTTTCCCGACGGTCGCTCAGTGCCTTGTCGACGCGAGGGCATGGACTGGTATGATGTGGTTGTGCCGACAGAGGAAGACCTACCGCATAGTTGCCCCGATAGCATCGCTGGGATGGTCGCCTCATATTCTTGTTGTGCGTTGCCCCGTTGTTGTTCTTTTTGTCACAGCCTCGTTGCTGTTCTTTTTTTGACTCTCTCGCATGCGTGTATATTGTGATTTCCACAGTAGCACCAGACGCGTCAGCACGAGGCAGCGACGCCGAGGACGCCACAAAAATCATGCCAGCGCCGGTGGAACGACTGTTTGCGCCTGCGCCTCTCGAAAAGCCTATCGAACCCGGATCGCTATCATTCGAGATCTTTGCTGATCAACGACGCACAAGAGGCTTCCACGATAACGAGGTCAAGCATCTCGACGATGTGCTCGCTCGATTTGCCGCGGACCTCATTCACGCCCTGCGTGCCGATGGGCAACCTGTCCCACTGCATCTTGAAGACCACGCGCGAAAAATTATACGATCGCGTTGGTGGGTTATGGAGCCGAGGGACCAAGGGCCTCTTGATGCGTTGTGTCGCCTAATCGAGGGATGGCCGGCATTCGCTCGATGGTTTGCCCATTTTGCCGCGCCCAGGATCCACGTCTTTGCCGCCACTCGCCACAGGACCCACCACAGGGCGTGGGACGACTATATCAACTGCCCCAGCGCCCTTGCGGGATCGCTCACGGAACCCGGACAACTGCACATATTTCGCGATTGTTTTCATAGCCTATGGTATTGATGCGCCCCGCACACGGGCACCAAAACGACACGGGAAATAAGGAGAGAAACTGCCCAACACATAGAACACACTCTGCGTTGCCTGATCGTCAATTTTCCGGTATATACATGGTCGTGTCTGGCTACTGCCATGTTGTTGCTGGCCGCCCGCCAAGCCGTCGATTCTGCGCCTGTCCGGGTTCTGTCTCGGAGGGTCGCAAGACAACGAGGGTGCGGGGCCGCACCATCGCATCACAAACTATTGTCGATGATGGCCAGCACCTGGTCGATATTGTGGTCGGCGATGAGGTCGATTGTCGAGCGAGTCTCGTCGCGTTCACCAAGGTTCCGACACACCGAGCCAAGGAGTCCCGCGATAAAATGTTCTTTGTCTTTGTACGAGGCCACCCCATAGTCGTAATGGGCCCAGTCGAAATCTGCGATGAAAAACTGTGCCTTGGGCCCACCAGTCGTCAGGTTGGCAAACAAGCGCCGAGTGTTGATAGCACGTCCACCTTGTGCCGTGCGATTGCACGCGGCCATGAACGAATTGTATTCGTCGCCGTCACAGTGGGCGCGAGGTCGCGAGAGACACGCGCAAAGGTCGTTGATAAATTGCGGTTGGGCTCTGGCGCGAGGCACCACAAACAGGCGCGTGGGTTCATCTTGGTGCCAAGTCATTGCAAGGACAACATCAGGCTCGCGCTCGGGCGCAAGGTCTCTCCAACGCGCGCACACTCTCTGAACAGCAGGGATATCGGTGGGATCGCAACAACTCAAAATCATGGCGATGATCTCGTTGGGCAACTTGGTGTTTATGTCTGCTGAGGACGCCATATCGACTCTGGGCGATCTCGCAAAAGGTCCAAAAGCGCTGGCGCAGTCGTCTCACCGAGCGAGTCTCTGGGCTCGTGCCGCCTAATATGTGCGACCAATAAAAAGATGTTGTCGCGAGACAAAAAAACAGCAAAAGGAATGGCGAGTTTATACGGAGGCGAATTTATGTTGTCGCCCTGTCTTCTGCCTTTTCTTGTTTCTTGGGGGGTGGAAAGTTGCCGCACCGATCCGGCGACGACGCTTTCGATCCCGTGCATTTTTGGCTCTCGGGCGGCCTGTGCTAGTCATGCCGATAATATCGGCGGGGAGAAATCGTATTGTTGCCTGGTAGAAACAGCATCCTTTCATGTACGAAATGGCATCTTTTGCATGTGTAGAATAGCATGGTAATATCAGGGGGCTGTCTATAACACGGCCAGTGCTTGCGTCGTCCTGATTGGGTACCCAGAAAAAAGCCCGACCAAAGAATTACAAGCACAAAAAGGACGGCCTCGAAAAATAAAAAAAAGAGACGTGGCGACAACAACGCCAAACCTATTTGCCAGACCCACACAATTTTCCTGTGTCATGGCCTCTTCCGTTGGGTGTCCCGTGTGTCGCCATGCCGACCGCGAGTTCTACAGGACGCTCAACAATAATATCGTTCTCTATTGCGACGAGTGCACTTCCACATGGCTCGATCGCGACCGTACGGCCCGGAGCGAGAGCGCCTCTGACCGAGACTTGCGCAACCGCTTTGGGATCGACGAGGAGGAACTGTTCAACGGCCGCACGACAGATTGGGCGAGCCGTCGCGAAGTTTTGCAGGATCCACGATGGCGCGACGCCTTGGGTCATGTCGGCCGTGTACACTCTAATCTCACCGATCTCTGATGTGCGCGCTGCAGGCTCGGCCTTTGGTGCCTTTGCAAAAATCAATAAGCGATAGGCAATAGCCATTGATATTCCATAAATGTTTATGGGCAATGTACAATGAAAATTGGGCCCTTTTGTTGCTTTTTTGACAGGAAATGGCTGCACGAACCTGCGACGCCCACAAGCGCGCGAGGGACACCAAGACACAGCACATCCGCAAGCAGACAGGACCAATACGCGCGGATGGGCGTCGCGCCCTTTTTTGGTATGTTTTCTCATTGGCGTCTGGCAAGAGGGACGCGCGCAAGGGCGCCCAAGTCGCATCAGCCACAAACGTCGTGTATGGGATTGGTGGCCGATGCGAGCACGCACAGGCATGTGCGTCGCTGTCGTCTGGTCCAAACTGCAAGTCCCAAGCAACGGCGCGGGGCGGGGCGGGCACAAAATGCCGGCACATTGTTCTCTTGCCCTCCCGACCCACGCGCGACGCAGCCGCCCGACCTACCTCACTCGCCTTGAATTAGGCGACGACCACAAGAGCCCCAAAAGCACAAAGCACAGGACAATCGCCCCGGCCAGTGTCGTTGCGTGAGGTGACTGGGCCACAAGCATGGGCAGGTGGACGCGCGTTTGGTCGTCGATCGGTATCATAGTCGGTGGCGTGGTCCTGGCGCCTTTTACCGGGGGCGCGTCGGTCGCCGTGGCCCTGGGCACTTTTGGCTATGGTACTGCACGCCTCATTGGCGAAGGCCTAATCGAGGACAAGTACGCACGGAAAAACATCGAGCGCGCCGCCGAGGCGCTCTCCAGCGAGCGTGTGACCCGCCTCGAAGTTCGTTACTGCCACATTGCGAGCGATGATGACGACGACACCAAGGGCGAGTTCCTTGATGCCGCTGGGACACTTGGAGCGCGCGCCTTGGCCATGACGACGTCGGCGCTGCACCACCATTTTGTCATCCTCACGCTCGAGTCGGGCACGATCATTTACGTCGACAAGCACGGACGCAGGAATGTGCTCGTGCGCACAGACAGACGCGGTAAAAACGGCGCCGGCGACGCATGGCTCAGCAGCGCGCTTCTCAAGGAATGCAAGCCCACGCGCTGGGGCGGCAACGTCAACCTGGGTGACGTCATTCGATTCGTCTCGGACGACGAGCGCTTCGGCACCTACCACCTCCTCGACGCCAACTGTCAACACTTTGCCGAAGCCATCTACCAGTGGATCTAAAAACGGGAGGTGGTCGCGTTGGTCTTCTCCTCTTCTCTTTATATTCATCTCTTTTTATTATTTACGGCCTTGATTTGTTGGGAATGTTCTCATGACAAAATAAAAAAGGAAAATTAGACTCTACTTTTTTGTGCGACCATTGGCGCACGCCGCGGCTTGAGATTGTCGGCCGTGCGGTTGCTATAGAATGCCAGGCAGGGCTGTGTGTGCACGCTATTGGTATCATTGGCCTTTTTCTCTCGCCTATCCACGCGCCATGTTACGACAACACATATCTCGCCGAGTCGGGCGACATGTTTCTCTGAATTTTTTCTTTTGCAGCATGTACGCCCATCATGCCGCGCGCCGGCAAGAGGCACCACAAAAAAAAGAAATTTTGCATGGCAGACCAAGGGTCAATACTGACGGCGCACGAGCGGTGTCTCAACGCCAATAAAGGGCGGTGCGGCAAACCAATCGTCCCACTCAAATCGTCGCACGGAAAAGGCACCAAACCCATCGTCGCTACGGGACCCAGCGGCTGCCACAGACGTCCTATCCTGCGAGGCAGCCGGTTGTTGGGGGAGCGATGGCGTCCACCATCGATGAGCGCGCGATACCGACCAAAGTTCACATCGCTCTGTGCGGAGGCGTAGAATTGACTTTCCGTGTCGAGGGAGGCTTGACGCCAACCATCACCACACCATTGATTGTAAGTCTTGGTGACCGCAGCATCAAACAAAAAAAGGATGATCAAACAAAAAACGAGCAGAGTGCGCCCGTACCGGTCGACAGAGATAAGCCGGCCGTCACCGAGTAGGTGCTTTGCGAGGCGATACCCGTCAAACTCACCGTTGGCAAAAAGGCAAGCCTCACAGTGGAGACAATGGACAAAGCACGTATGGCACTTGCCGCGGGCGTCGCGAATCGTGGCCTTGGCCTCGGCAATGTCGTCCAGACGAAATCCAAAGGTCTCGAGAATATGCCGGCGTCCGAGGGCCACAGCGGCAATGACTGCCATTGCGTCGTATGAGCAGCCGCCGTCGGCGAGAATGCGCAATGCTTGATGGTTGTCCAAGGTGATGGCGACCGCGACCGCCGACGGGTTCCAAGGACACCCGTAGGCCCGTACCTTGCGCAGCATTCGACTGCCGCCCTTGTATCGGGCAGCGATTACCGCAGCCGCGGCTATGCTTTCATCCATGGGACAGGGCGGAATCAAGACGCGCTCCGTAAGCATACAGTCGACCAAATGGAGATGGCCGTGCTCGACTGCCGCATGGAGCGTTTTTGTGGTCCACATATGGCCCATCCGAATGCGCAGCCACAAAACCAAAGACGTCAGACCGTAGGCGGCGGCCTTGTCTATAGTGTCCTTGGGGATCACAAGGCCTTGGAGGTCGCTCCAGGGACGATGCCGATAGTGGATGTCGACGACCGATAGGGCACACTCGCGCCAACGCTGGCAGGCCATCGACGCCAGCGACAACCAACGCCGGCGCAAATGACTAAAGATCGCACACAATAGTTCATCGGGCAGATCATTCATCGACATGTGAAGAAAACAAGATGAGAATACGAGTAACACCTAGGCGATCTTTTCTTTGTTTGCACATAAAACCGCTGTCGTCTTGGCTGTTATTGGTTGTTGCTTTTGGGTGGGGTGGCGACTGCGAGCCGTCACACGCGGCGCCGCCGTCGTGCCTCCCAAAGGCCCTCTATCGGCGCACACCGATCCTCGTGACCCCTTTTTCGTTATTGGGTCATCCCAACAAGCCTTTTGCGACGTCAGGGACCCGCAGAGATACAAAGACCCCCAAAAAAGCGGTTGGACCATCCCCGCGCGCAGGTTCGACACGCGACAACGAGGCGTCATAGGGACATGGCCAAAGATGGGGCGATGCCCGCAAAGCGCCGGCGAATCGATACGCAACCATTCGACATCGACACTCCTCCAAAGGGATGTCTCGTTCTGACCGACCTCCCGCCAGAGTTGATTGAAAGGATCACCGACTTTCTGGACGACGTCTCTTTTTGCTGCGCGCGCCGAGCCCATCGGTGCCTCGTGGTGCGCGACCATGCCTGTATTTTGGTTGGCCGCGCACGCGCCCACTGGCTAGCAAAGTCGATGCGTGATGTGTGCTGCCGCAGGCCGCCCGAGGCCTTGGTGGCTCATCTCGAAAGTGGAGAACAACCGACGACCGATCACATGCTGTGGGCGACCCAGTGTGACAATGCGCGTGTCGTTGAACTCTTGTGTCAACGCTTTGGGCTCGTTGGGCGACAGTGGGACGAAACTTTTGTCGATGTTGCGGCCGGTAATGGGGCCATCGCGACAATCGAGGTCCTCTCGAGATTTGGATTCTCTGGCAGCCGCGTGGCTCTCCACAATGCCGCTTTCGCCCGCCGTAGGCCACTGCTCGGCACCCTGCAGACCCTCCATCGCCTAGGCCTTGGCGAGTGGGGGCCATGGCTGATGGACGAAGCCGCGGGCCGCGGCCGCTGCAAACTCGTGCGCTTTTTGCACAAGCGCCTTGGCCAGGCGTGCACAGCCGACGCCATGGACCGAGCGGCCATGCGTGGCCATCTCAATATCGTTGAATTCCTCCACTACAATCGATCCGAGGGATGCACCACCTATGCAATGGACTGGGCTGCCTCTAGAGGCTACTTGTCCATTGTTGAATTCCTCCACGACCATCGAACCGAAGGGTGCACCACCGCTGCGATGGACCAGGCGGCCGCCAACGGCCATCTCGATGTGGTTGAATTCCTTCATGCGAACCGAACCGAGGGCTGCACAAGCGCAGCCATGGACCTTGCCGCGGCGCGAGGCCACCTTGACATTGTCACTTTTCTAGCCGAGAAGCGTAGCGAGGGCAACCCCACCACGGCCAAACAGTCGGCGGGCGCGACCCGTCAGGCCGAGGTGGTTGCCTACCTGCGCCGGCGCTGGCCCAAACCGCCACGAAAGAGAAAGAGACAACACACAGATCCGCCAATGGGATCGACCCCCTCGACGCCGACAGGGCCGTGCGACTAGATGATGGATTATTTTATGATGGCATTTTTGATCGCGCGTCATCGTCACCCCCCTTTTCCTCCTTTTGTTGTTGTTGTCGTTGTTTGTCTGGTTGCACTTTTTGACATCGCCGCCGACGACCATATTTCTTTCTGTGCCTGGCGCTCTTTTCGCGCGCGCGCGGTGTCGTCGTCTTTTGTTTGTGCCTTTATGTCCTGCCGCAGCAAGAAAGGAGAACCAAAAGAGCACGGCGCGACAAGAAAACAAGATCCAGGGGAGTCGTTCTTGGCTACGACAAAAGGCTGTGGCAAGAAAAAAAAGAGGGATCGGAATCTGAGGGTCGGCTGTCGTGCGATGGGAATGGTCCTTTTATTTGCTCAGCCATAGAGGTTGTAATCGTCCAGCGCATCGCGGGACACGTGAGCCCGAAGCCATTCTCTCATAACAGGGTTTGATTCAGACACGCGCAGGCATTTGTCCTCGCGCCACGGGCAACCTCGATCGATCAGCCACTCGATGACCTGTACCGTCGGCGCTTGACATGCCCAGTAGCACGTGGGAGCGTCAGGCAAAAGGCCGTTTGCCTCAAGCCATTGCACCACGCCGAGGTGCCCGGCCTTGGCGGCGAGGTCCATCGCGTTGCGATTCCACGGGCATCCGTTGGCTCGCGCCCAGCGCAGCACGTCCAGATGGTTGTTTTCCGCTGCCGCAGTGCATACTTGTTCGTCCCACGGGCAATTATTGGCCCGCAGCCATTTGAGCGCGTCGAGTCGGCCTGCTCTGGCGGCTGCGGCGCACGCGAGCACGTCCAAAGGGCAACCTCGCTCGTGGGCCCATGAGAGCACGACGAGGTTGCCCTCTTTGGCCGCCTTGGCACACACGTCAATGGTCAATGGCTCGTTGTTGGTCACGGCCCATTCGGCAATGTCAGGCCGCCTGTCATCCTCGGCCATCAGCGAGACGACGTCGATCGGCGAGCAGCCCCGAGCACGCATCCATCGCAAGAGATCCGTACGGCCGCGCTTGATCAGCATCCTGTGGACGTATCCGCTGCCAATCGGGCAGGCATTTTTGACGGCCCATTTAAAGACGTCAATGTGCCCTCCCCGCAGGGCCGACGACAGCGTCATTGAATTCCATGGGCATCCTCGATCGCGCAGCCACACAAGAGCAGCCAGTTGGCCGGCATAGGCCGCCTTTGGGCAAGTGTTCAAGTCCCATTCGCAGTTGTGCGCAAGCGCCCACTCGAGCATATCGATGCGCCCGAGGCGGGCCGCCTGCGTGCAAACACCAGGCAGCGTGCTGTACAAATGCACATACTCGGCGCGTCTGGTGTTGGCACGACCGGATTGATGATCGGCAACCCATTGAAGAGTTTCGAGTGAACCGGAACGCGCAGCATAGGCCCACAGGTAGTCGTTGCCTTGGCAGTGGCGCTCGTGGAGCCACTCTAGGATGTCGACTCGACCGGCCCTCGCCGCCATATTGTACACTCTGTGGTCGACGAGAGAGCAGCCCTGGTCGTGGGCCCACGCGAGCACGTCGAGGTGGCCGCCGCGTGCGGCCTCGACACATATCTCCGAGCCCCACGACCACCATCTTTTGCCTTGGAGCCAAGGATAGCATCTACTCGCTTGTTCGTTTGGGTGCGTTATCGAGTTGGCGCCATCGGGGGCGGCGTCCCCCTCGGCTTGTCGGAGCGCGCCGCAGCGCAACCATCTGAGGATATTTAGGTGGCCGGCGCGCGCCGCGCTGGCGCACGTCTGTGTACCAAACGAATCAGAGGATGTGGGACCTCGACTGTTCCGCTCTAGCCACTCGAGGACATCGAGTCGGCCGTGACGTGCAGCCTCGGTGCAGGCATGCACCGTCAGGTCCATACCTTGATCACGATACGCCCAGTCGAGTATTTCGATCCAGCCCCGCGCAGCAAGATGGCCGTCGTATCCGGCGTCGCTGCGGACGTCGATAGGAGCCAAATTACGGTCTTTGACGGTGTGAGCCAAAGCCGGACCAACCTCCACTATAGCGCGGCGCCATTTGGCGCACACGCGGGCCATGACGGGGCGCATGGCCGGATCGCCTTGGATCGCCACAAGCGCTATCAACTCGACATCGATATTAAAAGAAAAGGGCACATCGAAAGCACCGGGATTCGCGCTGGTCGTGTGGTCGTTTGGTTTGCGCCTCTTGTGTGGATCTGAGATTGCGTCGCTTCCGGCGTCGTCGGGGAGCGAGTAATATCTCTTGGTCGTAGACTCGGCATCATGCCGTGTCCCGCGCGCATTATTGAGTCTTGGTGGATGCGCCATTGCAATGCCCTAGGGGAGGGAGAGGGGCGTCGTCCCTTTTGTCGCTCGCGCACACGCAGGGTCACCCCCTCGGCCGGTCTTTGCGGGCAGAGACAAAAGGGGGCACGTAATCGCCCGCCCGATTTCCGCCAATACTGACGCTCCCACTGTCTCTGCACTGTTTTTGCGCTTGGTGAGCGGTGTCTCCTGGGTCCAAAGGCGATTCTTTGTCGCAGCGTGTCTGCTTCGCAAGTCGCTGGCTCGAGATGGGGCCGTTAAAGATTCTTTTTCTCCTTTTTTTCTGTGTTTGGGGCACTTTACGCGTTGCGACCAATTGCGACAGCAGCATCAAGAATATCTTTGGTAACAAATGGAGGACGTGCAGAGTCGCCGACCGCGCGCCGCTCAACCGCATCGCATGACGGACTGCAAATGTCTCTATATAATGTTTTCAAATCCATAGATTTATTTATTTGATAAAAAGATGAAAACAGAAAAAAGGCGCCCGAGGCTACCCGGTTTGATCAGTGTCAGAGGGTGCTGCCGTCTGATTGAGAGGATCACGCGGGCAGCCGTCGTCGTGATGGCACTTGATCGAGACGCGAAAGCGCATGCAGCGCCGTTTACGTGCAGGCGACTTTAGGGTGCGCACGGCCCAGTGCTGCTGCGCATCGGCCAATGCATCGTCCGAATCGATCAGCGAGAGCACGCCGCCAGGACGCTCGTCGTGAATTAAAACCTGCACCAGACAATCGCACCGAGGCGAGTAGAGGCTGTGGGCGGTGCACTGTATCGAAAGCAGATCAACGTCCATTGGTGGCACACAGAGTGATGTGGTATCTGTAAAATGGCCCGTATCGCGGCGGATCAGTTTGACGCAGTGCCTCCAGAGGCCGGGATCACGATCAACGACCGACGATCTGGTCGAGACCAATCGAGAACCCGACGGCGACGTAGGGTCAGACCTCGACGTGCGCAGCGCTGACTCGTTGGTGGCCCTCGGGGCGCCGTTATCAGCGAAATGAGGAGATGGCGATCGGCTCGACGGTATAGGCGAAAAAGAACCAAAGGAGAAAGAGTTTGACGACGACGACCATGATAGCGACGACGATGACGACAGCGACGACGAGCCCGACGAGATAGACGAAAATGACGCCGTCGAGATTGCCGTCGACGATCGCGGCGAAACACGAAATGCCTGCGGCTCAAATGGATTGTCGGCAGTGTCATGCGACGACGACGGCGACATGGGCCTTGGCAGTGTCGCCGCAAGGTTGGTCACTGTCCTCATAATTGCCGCTGCTGCCGTTGACGATGCCGTCGCCGCTGCCGGTGATATGGATGTCGTGGGCGAGTGGGAGCGATTTCGTGACAAAGCGGTCGGCAAATCGATGGATGGCACGGGGTCGTAGTCGAACGCTGGGGCCGACACGGAACCGCGGTCGGTACGGTGCAGGCGAGCCCAAGAGGCTACGGTGCGCCATACCGACCGCGGCGAGTGGCCTAGTCCCGACTGCCCCCGCTGATCGTCAAGGGACGATCGGCGGTCGGTTTGCGAGAGCAGATCACGGACCGATGGCGTCGGCGAACCCGTGGAGCCCACTCGCCCGACTAACAAACGGGATGAGCGAGCCTGCTCTTTGATTGCGGCGGATCAGACGTCGAAAGGAACAATGTGCTGGTCCGCCGAAAAGGACGACTAAGCCGGGAGTGCGATTGAATCGACTCTGAAAAGATCGGCGCGGACGCTTGGCGTCGTCTCGATCAACGGCCGTGATGCTCTACCTAGTTGGTGAAGTCGTCCGCTAGCCTTTTAGCGGCTGCTTTGTTCGTTCCGGTCTTGTGTATGCGGGCGTATCAAGGCCTTGCTTTGGCTTTGTGCGAGGGCCGCCCCCAAGAGTGCAGAGATTGCGGCAAAAGGAGGAGGCAGTCGATCGCAGGGGAGTAACGACCAAGGCTCGATGGGGGCTACCAAGCAGTGAATCCCAAAAAAAGCACCTAGGTGGGGTGTACTTTGGGCGGGCGGCTGTGCTGGGGTTTCTTCCTTGGGGACGTGCGCGGGTATCCTTTGGTTGTCGGTGCTGAGCGACGATGGTTCCAGAGATCGGGCAGATGGGCGAGGGAGGAGCAACAAAGGCGCACGAGGTCCGGGCTGTGCAATGCTACAAATGCAGCCAGGAGCGCGAGGTCGCCGAGGAGTTGCCTGTCGCCGTCGTTGCTCAGGTGCGGCCCAATGCCGTGCGCCCAGTCAACCACCGACCCTTGCGCCATGGTTGGCTGCCATCTTGGTCAGCGATCAGCAAGGGCGGGAGGCGCGACGACCGTATTCCAGACAACAGAGAGAAGCGAGCGCAGGACGGGAGGCGTTGGGCATGCGCTGTAGCACCGCCAAACCGCGCGGTGGCCCTCTCTTGTCCGTTGGACCAAGCGAGCCCGCTGCTGCCAGTTGTCAGAATATTTTTTAGAAAAAAGGGAGAAAAGGAAATCATCGTCGCGCGCACAAGGGCGTGCTGTTGTGTGGACGACAAGCGCCCTTTTCTCCCTGTCTGCCTATTGTCCCCTTTTGGTCATCTTTTTTGACGCACGAAAAACCGTGCGTCCGCTCGCGTGCGCACCAGAGGAAAGAGCCCGCTCGGATAGGAAAAACATGGGCATCAGCAAGCGTGACCGGCGCCGGCGCTCCACGCGCCGGAATTTCAAGAGACGCCGACCCCCACGATCCCGCAGCAGCAGCGACGCCACCACAACCGCAGACACTTTTTTGTCGACCCTTTCTTCGTGGGTCTCTTTGTCAGCGTCTTCCTCGTCACCACCGTCGTCGCCATTATCGAGATCATCACCGTCACCGAGATCGTCGTCAACATCATCGGCGTCAACGTCAGCAACAGACTCTCCCCTTTTGTCGTCCCTTTCGACAGAGACAACCGACAGCATTCTCCTACTTGATACAGACGACGATAGCAACAGCAGCAGCAGCGAAAGGGACGACAGCAGTAGCAGCGGCAAAGGTGAGGACGCCGATAATGATAGCGAGTCGGGAGACGGCTGGCGCCGGTGCGTCGACGGACGCGGCTTCACTAGGGCCGGCCGTCATAGACGGCGCCGCGACTCTGCTGCACTTGGCCGAGCGCGCTCGACGCCCTCCGCGACGGCCGTGGCGCAACAGCAAAACTTTTGCGCACCGCCAGCAGTATCCAACGTCGTGCCGTTTGATCCGGTCGCTGCCCCCATCGCCGCAACCGAGATCGCGAGTCAGCGCGCTGGTGTGACGGATGTTCCTGCCGTCGGCCATAATCAGACCGTTACATCGATACCGTGGCAGTTGGCGCCGCTGGCGCTGGCGCTGCTGCCGCCATTGCTCCTGAGCGGCCCTCGGCCGGCCTTTACGATCCTTCGAGAGTCTGCGCCCGCAGCGGCCCGCGAATACGCATCGCTTCCGCTCGTGCGCCCGTGGCGCGAATTGGCGCGAGCCGTCGATCCCACCGGGCGCTTTGCTCTCACCGACCAGACGATATGGGCAGGCGACGCCCAGCCGACGCTTGCGCTTCCAATCCATTTTGACGGCCGTCGGCGTTGGGGCCGCCTGCTGACCCCGCCGAGCGATCAAGGCCTGTCGGGTGCCTGCTGGGCGTTTGCTGCCGTTTCGGCGTTGGGGGACCGCGCGGCTATATGGACGTGGGGCGCCGTACGACCCTGGCCCGATCGAGTCTTGCGGCCGGGCGTGTTTGGCACCCTCTCGGCACGTGACATTATCGATCGCGACTTTGACGCCCTCACAGACGCCCAGACCGAGGCCGAGGCCGATATCGTGTCAGCCAACGAGATCCACCATGGATCGCGCCACGCCGACTATGGTCACACGCTGGTCGGCGCCTTTGAAGCCCTCTACATTGGTGGCGCAGGCTGTGCCGGGGGCTGGCGATGTCGCCCGCTTGCCTACTATGCATTGGCGTCGACCACCGAGGCGGATATCAAGGCCGAGATCTTTGCGTGGGGCCCCGTGGCATCGGCCTTTGCCCTCCACGAGGATTTTATGTATCCGGAGCGCTATCCAAGGAGTTGGCCCGTAGGCGTCTATCGCCATGATCCGGCAGCGTGCCCGCGATCCTTTGGCGGCCACGCCGTTGTCGTCGTTGGGTGGCGCCAAGCATGGCTGCCGTCGCGATCAGGCACAGAGCGCGACGCCTCAAAGCAGCACACATGCTGGATCGTCCGCCACGCATGGGGCGCCGGCTGGGCACCCCCACGGACAGCGCATCCCGATGGCTATTTCTTTATGGCGTCTGGTCAGTGTGGGGTAGAAGCCAACGCGGTCGCGTGCGTCCCCGACATACACGGCCTCGCGCTCGACCACCGTGATGCGCATCGCGTTGCGCCGCCCTTGTCCGATGCGCGACGCCGGCGCACTACGATCCACTACCCGCCGAGCGCCGACCTCATCGGACCCGACCGCATCGACTCGGCGTTGCTCCCTGACATGGGCACGTTTGTCGCTGCCGAGGTCTATGGTCCGTGGGAGCCATCGGGGGACAGGCCTCAGCCGGTCGTGAGCGACGCCGCGGCCTACTATGCCGACAACTCTCGACCGGCTTCGGACGCCTGGACGACTGCTCTGCGCCGCTCGTGGGCGCTCGCGGGTCTGCGCTCTCTTTCTTTGTCAGAGTTGCCAACCTGCGAACCGGCGGCGCAGACGACTACGGCGCCAAGGGGTCGCGAGGTCCCTCTGTGGCCTGCTGGGCCCGACCTTTGGAGGGACAACCTGCCGGCTGTCGACGCTATTGATCCCCTCGCCGCACAAGACACTGACCGCTCGCTTGGCCTTTTGGGCGCGACAGCCGACCAACGTTTCCTGCCGGATGACCAACGTGTCGGTCAAGGCGGTTGGCTCTTTGGCGGCGGCGGCGGCGATCGCGGGCGCGATTACGATTTCGCTGCCTCTGAAAATATCGACAATGTCGAGGTTGCCATCGACCACGACGACGGCGATGGGGACGATGGCGGGATCTACAGCAATAGCGATGCCGAATTATCCGATGACGAGCGATATGCCGACGCGGAACACCGACTGGCGAACTTGCCCCAAATGCGCAGAGAGTCACTGCCTCTTTAGATCCTCTTCCTGTCTGCCTTTGTGTTTTGTCTTTGGCTGCGTGCTGGCCCTCTCTTTATGTCTGTCTATGCAAATCGAAGCGACAATTTGTTGGGTCTCTCGGCGACTGTTGCTTCTTTTTCCCCGGCCTTGACCCGCACCTTTTTTCGTGCCTCTTTTTCTGGAGCAGGAAACAATTGCACCGTTTTTTTGTGCCTCTTTTGCTCGGCCCCGCCAAAACTCGACCGCGCTCGACAGTGCCGCACAAAAATCGGTCGTCGCTGCTGCCCGGAACCAACACAGAGAGCGCGCTGGCGAGCGCACACGAAAAGAACACACCATGCGTCGACGAAAAAGGGAGCAACGCTTTCGTTTCTTTTTTAAATTCCACCGCAGTCCTTTTCCTTTTTTTAATAAAAGCGCCCCATTGCCGCGGTCACGGCCTCGGGCGGGCGCGTCCGGTCGCGCGACGAACGGAGTGATCAATATATACACAAAGGGGACACCAAAGCAAAGGGAGCAAAAAGGCGAAAATCATTGGCTCATTTAGCGGCTTCGAAATACCATCCGCGCTCGGTGGCCGCACACGAGGGGACCACCGCGACACCATCGCCGTTGCCGCTGCTGCTGCCCGAGGGCCGGGCGCACGAGCGTAGGGCCACGTTGTAGAGCGTGCCTGGCACGCCCGTCTGTCCCGATGGATCGCTGGCCGGCACCCAGGCGCTTGTTCGCGCCGCCTGTTGGGTGAGAAAGAGTGCCGACGGCGACAAAGATGAAGCGCGGCCGTTCGGGGTGTCGACAGCGCTGAGGACGAGCCCATTGGGCGTCAAAAGGGTGCCGCCGAGTCGATCGCCGGGCACAAATGTCCATACGGTGGCTTGAGCCACGGGAACCATGGCCACATTGGAGCCGGTGCCGACAGCGCCCACATAGAGACCGCTTGGGCCCCAACGCATCCGGTAGGCGCCCGCGGCCAATTGGCGCCCCAGAGGCTGAGCAGGCTCGATGGTCGTATCGGGCGCCTCTCTGCGGCGACGGCGCTCGTAGATGAGCGTGGCGGCGACGAGCGCGATAAGCACGGCGAGGGCCGCGCCGGCGACAATCCATCCCCATGGCGTTCGCGAGGGAGATGCCAGCGCCGCGCTTGCCGGAGCGGCCGGAACCAACACGGTCCCCGTTGGAATATCGACATAGGCCGACATGGGGCGGGCACTCGTATTGAGTTAGGACCGTTGTTGTTGTTGTCTTTTTTTTTCTTTACTAGTCGAGCGACACCTCCCAGTGAGCAGGAGTTGCTCCGCTCGTCAGACGACGATGACGGGTGAGCACGCCGAGAGCAAAGCGCGCGCGCACGCAAGCGGGCAGCCGGCTGGTGGGCAACGATCAGACGCCTTTTGCTGGCCGACCTTTGGTGTCTGACCACAGTCGACAAAAGGATAAAAAACGTAAAGTCGGCAAAGGAAAAAAAGAGAAATAGCAGAACGGGGCGTGGTTCGTGTTGGGGAGAGGGCTACAGAGTGTCAGTGTCGTCGCCGCTGTCGATTTTCCCCATGTGACCACGTCTTTTACGCCACGACAAGGTACCAGCAAAGGACACCAGCCAGCGTTGCCCTTTTTGTGGTCGGCCAAAAAAAGGGCGGAAGAAGTTTGCTTATTTCTTTTTTCGTGCAGGCCTTTTCTCTTTTTTTTGTTCTTGGGGTTCTCCCTTTTCCCTGCCGGACTTGTGGCTCTGGGCGCGCGCCTATGGGCCCCTGCGATCTGCCAATCAGAAAAAAGAGGACTCAACTTTGGCGAGCCCAAAAAAGGCGCCAACGAGCCACGAAGCGGATCGCTCGGCGGTGGGCGACGATGAATTTCTTTTAGGCGCCGCTCCCCTCCCGAAAGAGAGAACCGACTTTTGTTTGCAGTCGCTTGCGGTCGCCACCGTTCTGCCCCCTGCCCAAGGGACGACGATCACACGTCTCGGTTATTGATCGCAGCCGTCCAAATGGATAGCAACGAAAGCAACTCTGGCGCATACAATCACAATGATGACGGCAACCACAGGGACAATGGCCTCACCAACGACGGCGGCAACATTGCCGCGGGCAGCAAGAGACAGAGAGCGACAAGACGGCGTGTATCAAACCGCGCCGTAAAGCGCCGGCATACGGTGGCGCTCACCTTTGAAGACCTGCCGTCGGAGGTTCGGCGTCGCATCGTGCTGCTGCTCGATGCGCGCGCGATCGCCCTGTGTGCCCTCGCAGCGCGGGCATTTTGGGTGCTAAACGAGCGCGATCGATTTCGTTTGCGCTGCTCTATGCGCGGCAACGGCTGCGTGTGTGGCGTCAGATCGCCCTCGGACAAGTACGGCTCTCGCTTTTGCGGCTGGGCCAACAAGACTCTACTGGGCGATCAGGATGCGTGGAAACTAGGGTCGGTTGGGTGCGCGCCCCACTGCTATCCGACTCGACTGCGCGCCTTGCTAGAGGCCGACCTCGTCGACGAGGCTCATTGGCTCTGCGATCGGGCCGAGCGCCTCGCCGGACCGTCCTATGCGCACCGTCACCCGACGGCTGTGCGCCATCTCATCCACGGTTGGCTCTTTTCCAGCGTCTTTGCGCCCGTCCACTCGTGTTTGCAACGCTGTGACTCGCAATGCGCTACTTTGGAGGTGCTAGATCGCGCGTCGACAATGTTGCACGACCGCATCGGGACATGCCTCCCCGACCGATGGAATTTGGGCTTTGGACATTACCCGTGCGCTTGTGCTTCGACGGCGCTCAGCCACGCCGCCAATCGCAACCATATCGCTTGCATCGAGCGATGGGCGATTTGGGATACCACGCTCGAGACGCCACCGCGACCCTCAGCAATCACCTTTGATCACGCGTCAACGATCATGTCTGTAGCCATAGTTCACCGCAATACGGTTGGCGAGGTCGAGCGTAATGCCCTATTGGACCTGGTCGATCGACTATGCCATATTTTGCCTATCGACCCGCTCAGGCTGAGCACCGCGATCACAGAGGTCGATGGGATAATTGGCGTTGTCGCCAATGGGCGCCACTATGGGCACGATGGTCCTCCACCGCTCACAAGCGCCGCTGCGGATGTGCTCTATCGACACTGGCAACATCTGCGCCGCGCATTTGGGCGCGACTTTTTGTCTCGCCCGTGCGCTGACCCGACCCGACGTCAGCCGCTGCGCGCTTGTCGGATCTCTCCCCGGCACGAGACTGGCTCGGCCAAGTGCTATCGGGCACGTCGGGCTAGTCTCGTTGATGCCTTGGCGAGCGGCAACGAGCATATAATGTCGGCCACGTGGCAGAGATATGTCCAAAAGTATGCACCAAAGCCGATCCCCTCGCCTACCGCATGGACGGCCCACTCTGTGGAGACCCTTCATAATCTCTTTGTTCACGGCGGTCGCCTTGGCGCTCGCGCGGGCGCTACAGCCTTTGGCTTTATCGATGCGCATGCATCTCCTTCCTGGGCGGCCGACTTTGCCAAGAGGATAGGCGACGACCCATGTTGGTATTGCGAACAGACCACGACCATGCCAGCGGATCTTGTCAGGCACCTAAGTGCTTTTACTCTAAGCGCCCGGCCGATAAAAGCCGCGCTGTGGCCCGCTGACTGTCCTCCCGATATGCCATCTGCGAGGAGGACGACGACGCTACCAAGGCGCCCTCATGGCGCCAGTAACGAGGCCCATGAGGATGAGGGGGAAGAGAATGACGACGCCGGTGAGACGAGACGCAACGCGCTCGCGCTCTTGACTCTGCCGAGCGTGTGCCGGCCGGCATCCCTCATCGTGTCGGCCGCCGAACGCGACGATGTCGAGACCCTGGGCGCGCTCGCGACCGTCTACAAGGTCGACCACCTCTGGAAGTGGGAGTACGAAAGTCGCTGGCCATGGGTGGCTGAAGTTTTGGTCGCGCATGGATTTTGCAAGCAGGCGCGCGATCTGTGCCGATGCCGCGCCCTCCGAGTGCCCAATGTCTCAGAGTCAGTGAAGCGAGAGATCAAGAGGATGCTCTGGGGAGGATCACAACGGGGCCTGGCCAAGATTGCTGCCGCGTGGCCCGACGAGTCGCGTGCTGCAATTATCGCCCACGTAGAAGATTCGACTTTTCGGTCAACCATCCATCCCGACGCGAATCGGCTGCTTGCGTTCACAAACGACCTCTCCGGTGTCCTCTGGCTGTGGCCAGGTGTGGCCGACCGAGGTCGGCCCCATCAACTGATTGCCTATGGCCCCGAGGGCATCGACGCCGTTGAATGGATACAGGACCACACGCGGATGCGCTTTGGGGAAGGCGACATCTTGTTGTGCATTCGCAGAGGGCACTTTGCCGTTGCGCGTCATCTCATGGAGCGATGCGGCGTGCCGATCGACGCCAAGGTCCTCTCTGATGCCTTGACTCGCATCGATGGGCATTTTTGCCCGAGCACTGTCGCGGCGTGGAGGGCTTTGCTGTTGGCTCATCATCATCATCAACAAAAAAGTTAAGCAGGGAATCCATTCCTTTGGCCACCTTAAATAATCTCCCAGAACTCAAAGTGCGACTCGGAGCCTCACTTTTTTTCAAAAAAAGGCTCCAGCGATCCACGCCGAGGGCAGGCGGCCGTCGGCGCTGCTGTGAGTTCCCTCGGCAAAGAGCACACTAAACTTTATGACGAGCCCACGCGCAAACTGGCTGCGACCACAATTTCGACCTTACACCAATGGCGCGAAATTCGTTTTTCGGTCTATCCTTTTTTGCGCGCACGCGACTTGTGGGGTGGCACGTCGTCCTTCTCTCTTGTGTATGCGCACGTCTCCCTTATTTTTTCTATGTTTGTCCTCATTCCCGTCGTTAGCACACCGTATTTCTCTAATTACCCTACTCGCCTACCCCGCCACCTAGAGCAGCATGTCCACAGACGTCGAGGAAACTGCTGCGACAGCGCGACAAGAGGCCTACCTCTTTTATTTGGAGGACTCTCTGTCGCTTTCTGTCGGTCTCGGCATGGCTGGGCGTGTGGCCGATGGCAGCGTGGACATGGTCCTATGCGATCCACCCTTTGGGATCACGGCTCGCAACGACTGGGACCGCCAACTCGATGTCGACGCGCTTTTCGCTCAAATCGAGCGCGTCACCAAACCGTCAGCCGCCGTGATCATCTTTTCGCAGGGCATGCTCACGGCAAAGTTAATGACGGGCCCATGGATGCGTCACTATCGCCATACGATCATCTGGCGCACCAACAAACCGCGTGGCTTCCTCAACGCCAAGAAGCGACCCCTCCTCTATCATTGCGATATTCTCGTTTTTTACCGCCGCCAGTGCACCTACAACCGCAGATGGTCGAGGGTGCCGCGCCCGTGCACGCCTGCAAGCGCAAGGCCACCAGCGTCAATTACGGCCATGCCGCAGGCGGCGTCAACAGACGCGCCGGCGCTACGGATCGCTATCCGGCAAGCGTGATAGACTTTGGCGTCGTCAACGCCGGCGACCCTGATCGGTTCCATCCCACGCAAAAGCCCGTCGATCTGTGCGAGTACCTAATCGCCACTTTCAGCAATCCTGGCGATACGGTGTTGGATCCGTGCGCCGGCAGCGGCACCACGGGCGTCGCCGCTCTCCGCACCGGTCGCCGTTTTGTGGGCTTTGAGATCACGCCCGAATATCACGAACGAGCCGCCGCGCGACTTGACGCTGTCTTGCGTCCAAGTGAGGATGCAATGTCCCCCAAAAGGCGCAGAACCGCTCCCGATACGATGTGCGCCGCCGAGAATGACGACGACATTGACAACAACTGCCGAGCCGACCCATCCTCACGTCCCTAGGAAAAATAAAAAGAGACGAGGGTCCCGTGATGGTCGCAGCATGCGAACAGAGGCGATAGCCACAAAGGAGGAAGCGAGAGCGAATAAAGCGATACTTTTTTTTCATTCAAAGGTATTTTTCTGATGCCGTCGCAACAAGCACACATATTCGCAGATGAACACCCCATGCTACACCAAGAAAGCAGATGGCGAAGCAACGGGGCGACCTATTGCGGAGGTGAGGTCGGCGGTGGGGCACATCGCGCAAGGAGGGCCGGCTCGATGAGGACGCTGCGAATGTCGGCCGACTCGTACAAACAGCGCACAGCCTCGGCGAGCGTCTGCGCACACAGACCTGCATGCGATCTCGGGTTGAATGCGTCGCGGATAGCATTGAGCGAATCCTCCATTTGCAAGATATCCTCGCCGGTTTCGAGCCGAATCGAGTCGGTCATCCTGTCGAGCCACTTGACAGCGGGGTGGCGTCGGATGCAAAGTGTCTCTACGACAACTTCCGGGGCGTCGTTGTCGAGGAGAGTGACTTGCACTTTGTCGTCTGCAAGGCACATGGCTTCGATGAGCGGGCGCCTGGCTGCCTCGATAATAGCGGGCACGACACGATACGGCGCATTTCGCGTTGCATAATACACGCGCTTATGGCCTACCAAAAAGCGCACGCTCGTAATGCGTCGATCTTTTACAATCTTGATTGCGTCGGCAACGATGCGGTCCACATAATCATCGGGATAGATCGTGCCGTCCAACGGCGGATCCCTCCACGGTCCCTTGGCTCTGGTGAGCGCGCTGGCGGATTGTCTGTGAGCAGCCGCCCTCGCGAGTCTGAGTCCGTCGCAAAGAATGTGCTTGATGGCGCGCTCCACACCAGACACAATTTTGGGGAATGCAAAGAGGCAGCCATGGCCTCGAATGGGCCGCAGGCAAGTGGGGCCGAGGTCGTCATACCGATAAAGCCTGATGATGCGCTCGATCGATTCAAAATCGCGCTGCCCGAGGGCGCGGGCCACAGTGGAAAAGACATGGCGCTTGACGTGCGTCAGACGCTCCTTCTCGGGCCAGATCACAGCCAACGGGGGCTCGACGTCGCAGAGGACAATGTCGATCGCGCCGGACGAGGAGGCGCTTATCTTGCGAGCAATGGCAGCCAAATGGGTTCGCGAGTTGACTACAAAGAATTGGTCGCCGACCAGCACCTGACGCGGCCATCGGTCGCCGGGAAAATGAAACTCGAGAGGCAGATCCGTAGCGTCGCTTGCGTCTGGCGACGGTTGGCAATGTTCAGTCATGTGTCTTGTGCGCACAAAGCGGCGGCGGTCTCGGATAAAAAAATAAACAGACAGGCAGTCTGAAAGAAATAAATTCTGGTTGTGTCCTTGGGATTACTTGTCGCCGGGTGGGGGCTGGCGCTATAGGCCAAAGAGAGACGAGGGCCGACGCTCGTCCAGGATTCGCGCAATGGGGCCGGCCCTTTTTATGGCCCAAATAACACACAACATTTTTAGCCGGCCCGCTCACCTTTTCTTACTGCCTTTAGCGAATTCTCTAAAAGATAAGAAGGAACAGAGAATCGCGCCCCTGTCGATGCCCATGACTGGGCCAGGGAGCGCCGGGCGTCCCTCCTTGCCTTGCTCTGCGCACCACGACCGAGACAAAAATGGTCGACTTCTGGTTGAGCGCCGCCTCGTCGTCCTGGAGTTCCTTTCGCGAGCCTCAAACAACAGGCGCCAGTTATGTGTGGGGCTTGCGATGTCTTCTTTTTTTAGGTCTTTGAATTTCTTTCTGGCGGGCCTGATGCTGGCCCGTCTCCTCGCCAAACCAAATACAAGCATACCGAAAAAAAATAAAAACGAGAGGAGCAGGAGCGAGGACGCGCTGCCATCAGAGCAAATCTTGTTTTTTTGAAAATGCGCACAGCAACAAGGTGACGCAAGCCACCGCACGCGCACAAAAACAAAGGGAGAAAAAAAGAAAATGAAAAAAATCAAAATTCACAGTCGAGAGAAAAGGCTGCCGTGGCCTTTTCCTGCGCCGTCTGAGCCGAGACGCCGGCTTTGGCGTACTCGCCGACGCGGCGCTCGAAAAAGTTGGTCTTGCCTTCGAGCGAGATCAACTCCATCCACGGGAACGGGTTGGCGGCGTGATAGTGCTTGGCGCAACCGAGCGCCACGAGCAACCGATCGGCGACAAACTCGATATACCGACACATGAGGTCGGCGTTCATGCCAATCAGTGCCACAGGCAGCGACTCGGTGACAAACTCCTTTTCGATCTCGACGGCCTCAATGATGATCTGGCGCGGTACGTCGCTCGATGGCTTGTTGACCAACATCGAGTAGAGCAGGCAGGCAAAATCGCAGTGCAGACCTAGCAGCAACAGACACACGCAGGCACCAAGAAAGCACACAATCGGGTCGTCAGTTACGGGCCAGAGAGAGAGAGAGAGAGGATAAAAAGAGGTATCATGCTCACGCGATGCGCGCGCCTGCCCATGGGTGCGGACGCGGCATACCTTCGTCGCGGCTGATGAGTTCGTTGCTGAAAGCCAACCCGGGCATCAGGCCGCGCTTCTTGAGCCAAAAGATGGCGCAGAAACTACCCGAGAAAAAGATGCCCTCGACGGCGGCAAAGCCAATGATGCGCTCGGCAAATGTGTCCAAGCCCTCCTTGTTGATCCACTTGATGGCCCAGTCGGCCTTTCTCCTCACCGAGGGCACAGTGTCGATGGCGCGAAAGAGTCGATCCTTTTCAGAGGGGTCCTTGACATAACTGTCGATCAAGAGCGAATACATCTCCTGCGTGTAGATGACAAACACTATCGTGAGGCCATTGTCATATGCGGTCGTCATATGATTCCTTTTGTTGCCCTCTCAACAACGACGCCGACGCCGCTGTCGTTGGCTGGCAAAGCGTGGCAGGCGACGTACCGAGTGGATGTTCTCGATGGCGATCTGGAACCCGTAAAACATGCGCGCTTCGGGGATCTGAATCTCGGTCATGAAGCGACCGGCCAGATTCTCGGCCACGATGCCGTCGCTGGCGGCGAAAAAGGCCAAGACATGCTTGATAAAGTGGCGCTCGCCGTCGTTGAGCGATGCCCAGTGGACAGAGTCGACGGTGAGGTCGACCTCTTCGGCGGTCCAAAACGAGGCCTCGGCCTGTTTGTACATCTCCCATATGCGCTGGTGGCGTATCGGAAACAAAACGAATCGATTGGGATTGTCGCAGAGGAGAGGCTCTCGCGTTGTCATTGTCGTTGACGGCGAGAGCGCGGCAGCGGCGTCCTCCTTCTTCTCCGACGGCCTCGATGACAGCGAGGGTTCAACCGGCTCCACGGTCAGTGACGGGGGATCGTGAGGGTGCTGTTGGCTTGCGGCTCGCTGCATCTGGGCAGATATGACTCGCTGACGTCGGTCACAAAGGAAAGAGAGAGCAACAAAGCCGAGCAATGGCTCTTTGTTGGATAAAAAAAAAGAGGGAGAGAAGATGGCCCGAGAAAGGCAGACCGGCGCGCCAAAAATCGCAGAGCGAATCAAATGCCGCGAGGAAAAAAGGTATTGCGCGCAGGCGTCAAAGGCCAGGTCGCGTTGTAGTCGGCGCCAACTGTTGATAAACAAAAAAGAGCCAAGTAAAGGAGACAGGCAGGCAGAGGGAAAAAACAACGATAGAGACTACGATTCGTCTTTTTGTGGGCGGCGATGTTGCCTCGGGGCTCTTGCGGGCGCGTTACTGGGCAAACCCAAGCATAGCGACTTCCATGCGTTCCGAGCGCGCTCCGGGCCGTCCAATTCGTTCACGGCGATTGGTTGTGGTCGTCGCCCTATGATTGGATTTTTTATGCCTGTTTCTGATGTGCTGGACGGCATGGCTCATGCCAGCAAAAGGCTGCAGTATCTCACGAAATGTTCCGTTTCCAATTCGATCCATCGATGTTTGCTCTTTTTCTCTTGGTGCAGTGTTTGATCGTCGGACGCCACCCTTTTTTCTTACAAAATTTCGCATCGCCACCAAGAGAGCGTCCTCCTCCAAAGGCGACAGGCCCGCCACCCGGCGCATTCTTGATCTCTCTCTCTCTCTCTCTCTCTCTCTCTCTCTCTCTCTCTCTCTCTTGTCTCTCTCTCCTTCTATGCGTGTCTGCGCACACCATCAACAAAGATCGTCGACCCACCTCTGATTCACTAGGAATTCACTTTCGACGGCAAGTGTCTGTCGGCTCACCTCAAGGCTGCTCCTTTATTGCGCATGGTCACACTCCCGTCCGCCCCCCTCCACCTCCTAAAGACGCTCGTTGGCTCCTTGCTTTTATCGGCTCTTTGACTGACTGTTGCAAGGACAGCCTCGTCCCTCGCCGCCTCATGATGTCGATGCGAGGTCGACCGGACTCGCACGATAGCCCCCATTGACCAGATCAGTCACCATCCTATAGAGCCATACGCTGTCGACGTCGATGCCGTCGCCGGCTCGATTTCCGACTGTATCGCCCTCGCGCATCTCGTCAACGAGTCGGTCGTATTCGGACCAGCGGCTCCAGTCCAGGGCTTGGTAAAAGGCGGGGATCAATGGAAGGCCATAGGCGCATAATATGGCGCTCTGGACTAGGCGCTCGGGCGACAGGGGCACGATACCGTAGCACGCGGTCCCTCCCGCCATCCCCGTAGTCGAGACGATGATCGGCCGTGCGCAGCGTCCGGGATCACTCGTGGCGGGGTCGTCTGCATCGTGGACAAGGGTCGTGTAGCGCATCTCGCCATGGGGCGTGTATGCCGTGATGGCAGACAAAGCCCTATCTCGATCCAGCCGATTGCCAACGTGGCTGTCGCCAGCGTCAAAGGCTGCTGTGCGGCTCTGGCGACCAGATGCAACGTCGTCGGCGCTAGCGCATAAGCAGCCGCAAATCGTCCTCAATCGTCGATCGGGGTCGGCATCGTTGCGCGCGGCAAAGAGGGCGTCTCTCCAGGCCTTGAATGCGTGTGCCTTTTGGCGCACATCATCAAGATCCGGTTCGTAGAGGTAGATCGGGAATGGTCTCACGAGATCTGTATCCTCTGCGGCGACGAGGATCTCTCCCGCCGATTGACCGACGCCACCTGGACTCTCTGCGGGGGCGTCAGCATAAAGACAGAGACAGAGCATGCATCGCGCTCCATCGACGCCGCCGACTTGCCTGACCAACGTCCCCACGGGGGCGAGACCATTTTTGCGCGCATGCTCCAGGGCCGCGCCACCGAGTATGACACGATCACCGGGACCATACACATGGGTTGTCCCTGTAATGGGGTCTTTATACGAGGCCGCTCGATCCGGCGATGACAACGGCGGTGCCGGTCGGCGGTCGTCAACGTGCAGACGTCGCGACGATGTCTGCGCGCCCATCCTTGTTACCTTTGGGGGTGCGCGATCGCTTTTCGTCGGTGGACCACAGCGGCGTCCCTTGTCTTGGCGATGTCTGTCCACCCGTCTTTTGTATCTGTCTGTTTCTTTTTGGCGCGCCTTTATATGATATGTTCCGACGATTTGCCCTCTCGGCTCGACACCGCTCTTTTTTTCCCTCTCTGTGCACTTTTTTTGTTGCCGTTCTTTTTTGGGGGTGGCATCGCTTTTGTGCTCTGCGCGAAAACAAAAGCGGCCGCGCGCGCGCGGGCAGCAGGATAGGAAACCCTGTACGAGAGAACCATTAGGACGATGACCTCTATAAGCCTCCAGATGCTGCCGAAAGCACGCGGCCGCCGTCCTTTTTATTGTTTTGTTTTTCTCAAAAGGTATTTTTCTTTTCTCTTTCTTTCGTTGTGGTCGCCACTGTGCGCGCATGGACAGTTCCCGTGCTTGGTCTCTTTTGTGCGCAATGTGCTGCACCAAAAAAAATTCGATGTGGAGGGTTGCTCCATCAAATGCGGCCGCCGCCGACAGTACGGGTGCCCGTGATGAAGTTGGGCACGCTGCTGGTCTCGCCTGCGCCCGGCATGACGAATCGAAGCCAACATCCATTCTTGTTCCACAGCGGATTGGGCGGCACGGTTCCGGCATCGTAGACATACTGTACGCAGCGCGTGTCGGCCTGACAGCGCGCCTGACATTCATCAGTGTTTGTCGCCGTGCCCGAAAAGGTGCCTACCGCGGGGTCGGCAAAGTTTTGCGATAGCCCAAAATCGGCGAGCGCTGAAGCCACAGTGTTGGTGTTGGCGGCCCGCGTAAAAGTCGCCGGCGGTGTCACTGGATAAAAGGGCCCGCCCTGGGGCGGAGGCGTGACGGGCGACACGGGGTAAGAGGGTCCGTCGCTCGGTCTCGGTGTCACCGGCAAGAGACTGCCGGCTGCCGCATGTTTGCTTCGCTCGTGGACGACCCACGCCACGACGATCGCCAGTATCACGGCTGCGATCACGCCCCCGACGGCCCAGCCTACCCATTCGCGATCACCGGTCGCCGTTGCTGTCGCCGTAGGCGGGGCGGCAACGACAACTGTAGCGCCTGCCGGTTCCATCCTTTTTTAGTATTCTTTTTTCTTGTTGCCTCTTTTGGTTTTCTGCCGATTCGGCCAGCGGAGAAGGGATAGCAAAAGACGGGGGAGCGAGGCGGCGGCGAGGCGCACGACTTTTTCGATAGAGGGCCGTGGCTTTCGCGTGGCCGCAGCGCCACGCCGATGACGGCGCGACCAAGTTTTTCGTAATTCTTTTAATTCCCCCTTTGTGTATCTTTTTGCCTTGTGTGTGGCCCCTGCCTATCCGACAATGACACCTGACGATTCCCACGTGTGTGTAGTCTTTGGCTTCTTTGCGACGACAGCCATAGAAAAAAAAAGAAATGATTGTGGCGGTCTGGTTCATTGTGTTGTGATTGACGACATATCGTCTTTGCGCCATACGAGACAGAGAGGCAGACATAGACTACCAGAGCAGGGCGAGAGTCAACACAAAAAAGGAGCCAAGAGCGACAGGAGCAAAAGCAGACACGAAAATTCACGGGCGCTTCCGGCTAGTGGAGCAAAAACTCGTCCCTGTCGCCGTCGGCACGCTTCAAATGCGCCGCGGCCATAGCCAAGAGGCGCTCGACTGGAGTGACGGCCTCGGGTTTGTGCCCATAGACCTCGACGAGCGCCTCACGAGTGAGGCCCTCGATCGGAACCCAAATCGCAAAACATCCATGATCCGGCGCATCGCCCAATGGCACAGTCGTACAAATGAAAAGAGGGTCGAGCGACGAGGATTCGAACCGAGGCAATAAATCGCGAATATTGTCGTCGGGTCCGTCGAGTGCGTAGAGATCGTCGCCGATCAGGCAGCGCTCGATGGTCCAGTGTGGAGGCATCAACGCCGACGCGGCAGAGGCGATCGAGGCCGGTGCCAAGGCGCGCGATCGCGCCAGCATTTTGGCGACGGCGATTGCCTGCTGCACAAGAACGAATTGGCCCTCGGAGCGAGGGTCGTCACGTAGCAGACAATAGTCGGTGGTGAGCGATACGAGGTGCCGCTGGCTCAGGAGCGCTCTGCGTGAACCCACACAGACTCGTATGGCGGCGTGCTTTTCGATACACGGCTCTAGCGCCGCGAGAAGCACCTTTGCCGGCACGGCCTCGCGTCCCTCCAACGACAGTGCGTTGGCTCCGTCGAGCATCGCCGGTCGCAGATCTCCAGGACCGACGGCGACGTTGGCTTTGGCCGAGGTCTGCGCAGTCTTGCCCTTGCGGATCGTGAAGGTGACAAAGCGCGCTTGGACGAGGGACGCCCCGGCTATATCGACATTGTCCTCGAGAGTGCGCAAAAACTCGCAAAGAGCGCCGAGAGTGAGCGTCTCCTCCTTCTTTCTGGCGGGGTCGAGCGCGGTCGACAAAGAGCGCGGCGTTGACGATGTGGGCGATGGGTGAGCGACTCTGTTGGCCGAGGCGCTGTCGTCGCTTGGCAAAGGACGAGAATGAGGAGGAGTCAAGAGGTCGGTCAACATCATGCGCTTTTTGTTCTTGTTTTTGTTTCTTATGGTTGTGCGTCTGCAGGTGTCTTTTGCGGCGTGTTTGGAAGGGCCGGCGGGCTGACCAAGAGGCCTTTTGTTGTTCCCGTGTGCGCACCAGCGCACGGCGACGTATCGCAACCATTGGCGCGATCAGCGACAGACCCAGACGAAAAGGCGACTCTTTTGTCGGTAAGTGGCATGTCGACACTATCTTTGGCCAATGTTTCTCCTCGTCTCTGTCTCTTCTTCTGTGTGTGACCGCAAAAAGAAACAGAAAATCTAAAAAGGCTGGGGCAATGTACGGAGCCTGCGCAACAGACCAAAAAAGACCGCAACCAAAACACACGAATCCGCGATCGCGTGCATTGTGTTTGTATGATTTTTGTTTTATCTCTTTTGTTGTTCTCTTTGGCTCGTGACCAAAAATTGGACGGGAGAGGGGTCCCGAGATGGAACATCCGGGTGGCTCCCTTGTCGCTCCTTTTAAATTCGAAATTATTTTTACAACACCAACAACTGTTTATTTCAGTGGCCTTTTTTGAAGTTGACCTTTATGGGGCGGCGCAGAGGCGACAGCGATGACGATGACGACGCGAAAAGGGAGAGCGACAATTCACAAGGGGAACGGCGTCGATTCGGTTTCATGTCGTCGCAAAGTCTCGCCGTTGCCTCTCTCGAAACAAAAAATACAACAACGATAACAACGACAACAAAAGAAGAGGAAAAACGGGACCAAAGCAGCGCAAGCCAAAAGGCCATCACCAAAAGAGGCCCACGCGGCCGCGATTGCGCGAGCGATGCACCACGCGGTCGTGGTCGTGGCGTGTTGCCCGAGGCGGGCAATGCCAAAAAGCGCCGTCGTCATCATCCGACGCGGTCTCAATCGGCGCATCGTCATCGGCCGCGCGCAACGTTGCGACGCGCGACAAACGCTCCACAAGGTCCGTTGGCGTGACAATGTCGCCGCGGTCGTCATCGTTGCTGCCGTTGTGACCCTTTGGCAGACCATATTGGTAGCCGCTCGCGTCACGATTCTGAGCGCGTGTGACGTTGGCGGCGTGCGTCTCCCAGAGCCATGCCACAAAGTCTCGACGTGCGCTCCGGGAGGGTCGCCGCCAGACAAAAGGGTCATCCCCCAATGACGGATCTATCACAGGGTCGACGTCCAGAGTCCTACCCAGATTGATATTGCACGGCTGCTTTGATGCGACGACATTAATGCGGCCGCCCGCCTCTTGCTGCTTAGAGCCCCGTTCGTGTCGCTGCCAACGGCCGATCAGGGCCGCTAGATCGTCTGTGACGTGCACCCATCGTCCCATGGCGAGGGTGCTATTTTGTTCGAGCAACACGCCGGCGCCCCACAGAGGGCTCGTTCGGTCACAACACACGAGGACAAACTGGGCGCCCCACAATTCTCTCGATGACGAGCGGCAACCAAGGCCGATTCGTACGCGGCGCCACGCGATCGGCATCCACCCGCGTATGCTGCCCATCTCAGACATTGCGAGACCCACGAGGGCGAGCATGCCGTGAAGGGGCCGCGCCGGCGAATCGGCCAACGCCCCGTAGCGGGCCGGTCGTGACCATCGGTCGGCCAACGCGCTGGCGGCTTCCGGGTCGGCCCACCGCTTGAGACGTTCGGGAACCACAAAGTCCACGTCCTGGTCCAGACGCCGCGACGACATCCAATGGCACACGGCATAGAGGCGCCAGTCGAACGTGCCCACGTGAGGCTCCACGACGTCAATGCGACGGCGCGCCCATCGACGTTGCGGTGCGTCGCCGATCCTCTGCTCGTGGTTTGCCCGCGAGACGCAGTCGTCACACGCCATGCGCACTTTGGGCTGGTCCGGGAGGCCCCGATCGCACATCCACCTAGCCGGATGGCGCGACCGCACGTGATCGTGTTCGTCATCATTGTGTGCCTCTGACTGGCATATTTGGACATCGTAGCGCTGGCGCCATTCAATGGCTGTCTCGCCCTCCCACGCGTCGACGGCCGCGCACATGCGCGCGCAGGCTGTAGCCCAGCGCATTTGGAACATGCGCTGCGTCGACCTCGATGATGCGTTGTAGAGCATGCGTGATACCGACGACGCGCTGGCAAGATCGCGCTCGTCGTTGACCATACTCAAAATGTGATCCCACACCTCGAGCGGCAATTCGTGAGGGATGGCAAACGGTGTGGACAATGCCCATGGATAGGACTCACATGCGTTGTCCAAGTCTGCAGTATACACGGGGGCTTGGGACCCGCACGGCGGACTTGCGCAGCGATCACATTGAGCGATAGCGACTTTGCTAGAGGCGTCGCGATGCGAGTCGCTCGTCATCTCGTCCCGGCCCTCTTCCCTTGTCTCTCTGTAGCGAGAGTTTCGAGATATGGGCGACAGTAGCATGGTTGGCCTTGATGATTTCGCGGTTGGACTCTTTTTTTCTTTCGGCGTCGCTCTCACGGCAACAACGGCGCGGCTGTAGTTCCTGTTGTTGGTGCCTTGCCCGCGCGGCCCCGACCTCTTTTGCAGGCGCACGCGCGATAGGCTCTAGAGGGAGTGCGCGAATGATTCGTTTGTGTGGCTGCGCGTGTTCATTCGATCAACGGCGCGCGCGTCATTGCTCGTTGCTGTGTTTTTTGTCCATTTTTCGGTCTGGTGCCGGTCGGGCGGGCCAACCACATGCGTGCGCAGGCGACGACGCAAAGCCTGGCGGGACGATCCACCAAAAAAGCGGCGTACACAAAAATTGCGCGCGATTAGCAAAAAGGTGCGCTTGTTGTCTGCCGTGTTTTGCTCGGGGTCTTGCTGCCAACCGGTCGGCACCACAACGGCAAAGTGGCTCCCCCCCCCGAATGCATGAGGGAAGGTCCAAAAGCAAAATCCGCAGGGATGGATATGGCGACCGAAAAGCCGCCCGCATCCAGCGCCGCCATCGGGCGCCCCCCAAACAGACAGATGGTACTGCCGCAAACATTCGTCCGCGCACACCTTTTTCTGCTCATGTGTTGCCACAAAAGATCGAAAGAGGTCAGACGCGCACACACACGGCGCGGTTTTTGTTGATGGTTGGTTCGTGGCATTAAAAGAGGCGAGGCCGATGTTTATGGGGAAACAAGAAATAGGCAACCCTGGCGAGCGCACTCGGTCCCGCCGCCCGCAAGAGAGGGGACAAAGACACACCGCGGCGATTGCGCTCCTTTTCCTCCTCTGCGTCCTCTGGCGTGGGCCTCTTGTCTGTCGATGTGCCTGCCCCATCTCAGAGGTTGGGCCTCTGGTCGGGCAGAGGGACTGGCTTCCCATTGACAGAGGGACACACGAGAAGACCGCCGTAATGGCATTCTCCAACGCGCACGCACGCACAGTAATCGACGGCAATCGACTCGTCGGGCTCAGCGCGCGTTATCATGACCATCCAAGAGCGATCGGTGTTTGTGCGTCCTTTGAGCACGACGGCGTTCTCGTTGGTCGCGGCGTCGACGACAAAGGTGCGCGCGCGCATGTCGGACCCATACCGCGTAAAGGTACGCTCGACCGTGTCGATATAGAATCTTGTTGCACGAGTCTCGCGATCGACCAAGCAGATGGGATGCCCAGAGAGGGCGTCCAATTCGGCCAGCAGGGGCGGGTATGGCGTCGACAGCGTCTCGTAGGATCTGCCCGTAGACCTGGAAAATCCAATAATTCGCCGTAGCCACTTGGGCATGTTTTCTTGCGTTTTTTTGCCGGCTCGCCCTTTTTCCAGTGGCGGGGGTGCGCATGCAGGTACAAGGGAGGGAACGGTACGCTACCCAGACGCGAATACCGTTGGGTCGCCCACCGCAGTGTCCCGTCCCTTTTTCTCTTTGTGGGCGCGCTATACAGCCCCCGTGCAACACGCGCTTCCTGCAACACGGCCAAAGTGCCCATGACAAAAAAATAGGCACGCGCGCCGGCAGTGGCTGCGCTATTGTCTGAGCCTCTTGCCTCACTTTTCGTCCTCTGCGTTCAGACTTTAGCCCAACTCGAGAGAGAAAAAAAAGGAAAAAAGATGCGCACGCGGATAAATCTTTTGTTTGTGTCTTCATCCGGAATGGCGCGAAAGACGGCCACGCACAGAGGACATGAGGCGCCAGCAAAGCGCGCCCTTTTTTTACCCTTTTCGCGCTGGCGCGTTCTTGTTTTGGCGTGCGCCGCGCAGGACGCTCTGCCGCTTTTGGGGCGGGCGCAGCAAGGGCGCCTGCACCCATACGAAAAAGCGAGGGAAAAACGGGACGCTCCTTGGTCGCAACACAGCGCAGAGGGAAAAGAAGAAAAGGCACCCCCTTTGTCCTGCCCCTGCGGTGAGTGGCCCATGCGCCAAAAAGAAAAAACAGTCTTGTGCGCCTGTTTGCGGAAAAAAATGCATCCAACCAACGCGCCGCTTTATTTTTGTCGACCGTCCATCGTAAAAAAATCCACGAGCCACCAGAGGCCAAAGCGAGAGCGCACTTTTTTTTTCTCTCTTTCTTTGGGCTTTGTTGTTGCTGTCGGCGCGTGCTCTTGTTTTTTTGTGTTGCTGTTGGCACGGGCGCATTTTTGTTTTCTTTCTGTGTGCGCGCGCACCCTTTTTGATTTTCATTTTGAAAACAGGGTCGCCCGAGGGTACCCGTGTGCGCGCACACTTACCAGCCAGATATTCGATCGTTGGGAGTCGAAAGAAGCGATGTTCAGCCCTACACACGCGCATACAGTTGCACACGCTAGCGTGCTGCCCCCTTGGGCGGCGGTAGCGGCGCCAATGGACAGCGCGCTAATGCCTGCCGCCTGTCACGTTGACGAGCCCGCGGCACACTCGACGACCTCGGGGTCAGAAGCCGACTTTATCGAGCGCCTTATACTGGACATGCTCGTCACCGGCGGGGCGGCATCGCACGTCGATAAAACGGTCGCCCTCTTGTGCGGACCTGTGGTGGGCCCCGTGGCTGCCGCTGCCGTCGCCGAGAAGATAGGGGATCTCCTCTCCTACAACGACGATCCCCTAAAGGCAGCCGCCGTGCTGTGCCAAGCCAGCAGCCAAGCAACTGTCGCCTGCTTCCGCAGCCGGACGTTGTTTGAATGGATACGGCGCTATCCCGACATGGCAACGCACCCGGCCACGCTCGGCTTTGACACGTCACCGAGTTGCCCCGCGCTGATCACGTTGCTCGACATGGCCAAAGCCCTGCGCACCAGTCGCCGGACCCGCCGATGCGCCCTCTATGCCCTGTACGCCGTCGATACGGCGTCGGCGATGGCCAAGCCCGTTCCTTTTGGAGCGCTCGATTTGGAGAGCCTCGAAGGGTGGGCGCGCGCTCGACAGCGTGCCACGTGCTGCGTGCCGCCCCTATCGCTCGACGGCGTGCCGCTGAGGGTCGGGACGAATCGCGTCTGGCCGATCGTGCTCGACGTCGTCCCCCTGCCGCTCATGACCCACAACGAAATCGTGGCTGCTGTTTTCGTCTTTGGGTCCCTCGATGCGCTCTATGCGGGCGCCAACATACGACTCCCTAGTGAAGCCGAGGCCAAGCACATGGTGAACGGCATCCTGTCGCGTGAGATCCTATATGCTATGCTCATGAGTGAGTCGACGGGCGATGCCTCTTTGGCCATGATCAAAGGGGGCATTGACATTTTTGCCGCCTATCCTGGCACTCGGGTCGTCATCTCGCGGCACGTGCGCGACATCATCTCGAATGCCGCGGCAGACATTGGGATCCTGCTGGCGCTTTGATCTTTGGGGGCGCGGCAGATGCTCCCAAAACACTGTCCGCTCGAGAGTCAGCAGAAAAAGAAAGAAAAATCTCTATCGCTTTGTTGTTGAATGCCTTTCTCTTATTTTTTGTGGTGGCTCCCTTTGGTGCGCTTGCGGCTTTTTGTCGGTCTGTGTATGTGATCACTTTGGTCCTTGGCGTGGGTTGCCGCCACCGCTGGGCAGCCGATCGCATTGTCGCCCTTGGAGTTGGATCATCATCGTCGCCGTCGTCGTCGTCAACGCAGGAACGGCCCATCGTCGATTGTCTCCTCCCTGGCACAATGTTTACTTTTTCGCTTCCCGAACGACGGTGACAATAGAAAAAAAGCAAAAGAAAATCATGCCGGTCGGCAAAGGAGCGGGAAAAACACGCATGCGCTCGCTCAAGAGGCCATCGTGCCCAAGGACACGGGCCACAGGCTCCCAAAAGGAGAGAGCCAACATACGCTGCGAGCCACTCCGTGGTGCCAGGTGCCCGACGCCCTCATGCCGTTGCGCGCGACAAAAGTGCCCGGTCCGTGCGGCTGGCCAGCGGCAAAAAGTCCATCATGCATCCCGCCATCGGGCCACCAGCAACGTCCACGTCCCTGCGGCCGGTCGCGATGCCACCGGCCCTCGTAGCCGCTACGACCGTCGGGTCCATCACAGCGACCGATGCCGTGGCGCGCGCCATCGCGCCAGTCGCCCGCGTAGCGGCTGCCGTCAGAGTAGAACTGGACGCCGGCGCCTTGGCGACGCCCACAACGCCATTGGCCTCGATAGGGCTGACGCTGCCATAGGAGGGTACCTGTCGCGTCGTCGGTCCACGCGCCCGATCGGCTCGTGCCGTGCTCCACCGCATGTACAAACGGGCGCGCGACATTGTCGCGCGCCGACAGAGGCTGGCGGTGATGACCGCTTGCGACGGCACCGTAGGTCCTTGCAATGTCTTTGACAATTCCTTTGCGATGCGCAGCAGGGACGCACTCGACGAGCCATGCCATCGGACGCACGCAAATGACTCGCATCATGGGTGAATTAGACATTCGAAGGACGCCCTTTAGAGGTGTCTTCCACAAGACCGCGTCAAGCGCGGCCAAGGGCACATCTGCGAGCGAGTCGTTGAGCGCAACCCATTGCGAGGCCTCGCCGTCGCCGACCACAGCCGACGGAGCGGCCGTCCAAAAACGTGAGAGCCTCCTCGCGGCTTTCCCATGGCCGACCGCAGTGCAGATCGCATGGACGACCCGAGCCATCGTACTACCGGCCCCGACGACGAGGCTTGTGACGTGAGCAAGAATCTGGCCATCGCGATCAGCGCCCGTATACAGCACGAGCACCGTCGCCGCGGCAACCCGCTGCAAGGCCACGCGCCAGCCGCACGTCGGCCGATCTGTGGGGCCGCTTTTCCATCCGGCCGCGCCGTACAGCCGTCGCCAGAGGCTTTCGTCGGTTCCAACGCGATGCCATCGACGGCAGACGCACGTCGATGCGGCTAGGTCGCGCGTCGTCAGGTGGCCCAGGATCGAGAGCAGGATCTCGTCAGGCAACCTCATAGACATCATCAATCTGTGCGTGCTCTTTTTTTCTGTCACGTCCGTGTTTTGCGCGGACTCACGCGTCTGTCTGTATGTGGTCCCCTCCCGTCTCACTGACCAACGCGCGGATTCTGCGCACCACCAACGTGGGCGACAGGGCAAGGTTAAACTTGCGCCGAAACACAAGAGAGTGGTGCAACGGTTCTCGAGTCGTTTCCCCCCTCAACGCCGCCGTCACCAAGGTCGTCATTGTCCTTTGCGTTGTTGGCCGCGGCCCGGACAACGACAAAAGGGAGGATTGGCGGTGAAAGACAACGCCGTTCAATTACATTGGAGCGCCGCGCGTCCCCTTTTTGGACAACGCACGCCCTGCCGGTAGGCTGGAGAAAAATTCGAGCCAAGGGGGCATACTTTTTCTTTTTTACTGCGTCGCTTGCTCTGTTTTCTGCTTGGTCAGTGATCCCCACCCTAACCGCCAGACGTCAAAGGGGGGGGGCTACACTGGGCATGTACGGAAGCGACCTCTTTTTTACTTTGTCGATCGGACACGTGCCGGCCAGACGGTACGGTTTGTTGCCAGCCAGTGTCTATGCGTCGCGCGTGCGCCTCTCTCGCTCTGTGCGTGCCTCTGTCTCACGAGTCCCATTCACTAATCGCGTACGCTTCTTGTCTTTGCGCCTCACCGCAACTAGACGCGCAATGTCTTGGATACTGTTTTCGACAAAACCCCGCTCGCGTATGGCCGCCATCGTGTTGGCCGTCGCCGTGGCCACCTTGAGCGTCGCGTGGCACCTTTATGACTCGCCAACGCTGATCGCCTGTGTGTCTCTTTTATTGGTCGCGGCTGCCCTTTGCCTGGCGCGCGTGCCGAAAAAAAAGGGCGCGACCTGCGGGGGCTCTAACCCGGAACTGCCGGCCATCGTCGATGTCATAGGCGGTCCACAATTGCACGCGCAGGGCAACACGCGAGTCCCGTCTGCCACCGCCGGGGGCATCCACGCCGACTGTGCCAACTTTGACGAATCAGCCATTCTTTACGACCCGTTTCACTCGATAACGCCACATGCGTCGCGGCAAGTGCTCAGCACGCGCGCCGCCCACAGCACCGGGCGCCATGAGGCCTCGTACGTTGTGGCCGCTCCGTGTTTTGTGGGCGTGCGCGAGGCCATCGCCACGGCGCTCGACAACGTCTGGCCGCAACCCGACATGGCACTGCTGGCGCCCGATGGCCACTTGGTGCATCGTCACAGCGGCAATATCGACACAATGATTCCGGCTTTGACGCGTCCCCTGGCAGCGGGCGACAACGTCACTGTGCGCTTGGACGCAGACGTCGGTCGGGTACTCTTTGTGGTCAACGGGAACCGTGCCGGGCCATCCATGTTCGTGGCTGTAGGCGGCGCCTATGCCTTTATCGCCACCGACACTGCCACGGCATCGACCATCAGCATGATTGCTGACCGTCTCTGATGTGCTTTTAGCCTGCTCTCCTTTTGCAAGTCATTATTATAAAAGAATTTTGTAGGTCGCGTTCGTTTTTTGTGTCTTTTCCTTCTTTCATTTACGCGTTGGCCTGCGTTGGGACGGGGAGGGAAAGGCTCGACTCGCGCCGGTCGCGCCCTGTTGGAGGTCCCTCTATTTTTCGCTTTGAAACAACCGAACCTGCGTCGGGCGACGCAAGAAAAAGGCTGCTCGTCGGCGGTATGAAAAAACAATTGTCACCGGAGTTTGCGCAAGATTGACAACGAGAGGATTTTGTTGGCCCCTTTGTTTTTTGTATCTCTGCCCTTTTTTGAAATAGGCCCCGAGGCCTTTTAGGAGAGAACAAAAAAGGCGCCTGCAGCGTGGCCCCGAGGCGACTCTTGTCGTGTGTTCTCTCTCTCTCTCTGCTTCTTGTCGTTGGGTGACGGTTTCTTTGCGCCTCTCTCCCTTTTTTTGTCTGTTCCGCCTTCCCAGACAAGTTTGTCGATGGCCCGTGGCATCCTTCTCAGCGCCGAGAAGCAAAGTATACTTTTTTCATATTTATTTGATGGGAAGGCGGGTCATTGGTGCCGCGCGGTCGTAGGGAAAAAGCAATCGCCCCCCCCCAAAAAGGGTGAGGGGTGCGGCGGCCTGGCGCCGTCACCGGTGGCGCGCCGTACGCGCTGCCGGCTCGAGGTCACTCCCAGAAAAAGAAACACGAGGATGGACTTTTGTCTTTGTTGCCTTTTCTCACCAGAAAAAACTCACACCTAGAGAGGTCCCGGTAAAGTGTAGAGGCGCGTGAAATGGGTACGTGTTTATGTGCGATGCATACCGACAGCCAAAACAATAACAACAACAAAATGACATTGACGGTGATCGACCCGCTGCTGGTTACGTCTTTTTTTATCGGCGCAAGCGCACGGTCGATGGCGGATAGCGCGAAAAGGTGGCCGTCATGGCGCGCCACGGATTCGTGTCCTTGCGCTCGATAGCCAGCGCCAGCGAACCGTCAATCAACGCTGAAAGGGGTGCAGGCTGCGGCGTGAGATGGCCGAGAGCGCTGAAAAGCGAGACCGCAGCGCGAAGCGGTGCATCTGCCGGCGGAGTGCGGACCCCGATGGAGGGCGGCCGTTGTTCGAGCCCGTACCACAGCGTCGGCACGACGCCCATCAAGGCAAACTGGTCGTGCGCGGGCCAGTGGCACTCGTAGAGACAGCACGCGACGAGCAGTGCACCCGCCATGGTCACCAAGAGAGTCTCGTCGTCCGATACACGGCCCATCTCGATGCACTGATCCAGCATGGCAACGGCGCTGGCCACGGTGTAGGTGCCCAGTCCATGACGTTGAGCAAATATGCACGCGCGTTTTACGGCCACCCGCCGCGCAGCCAACGTCAGGCTCTTGCTTGACGGCGTGCGAATGCATGGGCGCTGGTCGACCCCATGTGTTCCCTTGGCGAGGGCTCTGTAGGCACAAGGCGCCAGGAATTTAGGCTCTAGGTCATGTGCGCCGTCGTCAACACCGCCGTCGTGGGCCGGGCCGGTGCCTTTTCGATACCCCTCCATAGCGTCGACCTGCAGATGATCGGTGTTGTGGTTCTTATCGTCTTCCTTGACGTCGTCTGTTGGAGTGATCGTGTCATCGCTTTGCGATTTTGTTTTGGTTGTCGCTTGTGCTTTTCCCATCATCGTCGTTGCCGCTGCCGACGTTGGCGATGTCACCAAAGCAGACTGACGAGACGGACGACGGCTACCGACCACGAAGGCGTGCGCGAGGGCATTCGTGGCAGAAATCCGTTGCTCGGGATCGACGCACAATAGGCGCTCGACAAGGTCGATCAAGTCGACATACAGGTCACCATGCGCACCGTCGTCGTCGCCGGTCTCTGTCACTGGCGCTGTGCGCGAAATCGAACTGATCCCAGAGCGTCCCAATGCTGCGCGAGAAGCCATTCCCCAGACTAGATCTCGTATGAGATGTGGTCGCCGTGGCCCGTCGAGGCGAAATACGGCACGCACTCGACGCACGAGGGTCTCCTCTGGTTCGGTCGGCGTGAGGTGCCCTCCGGCGAGCACCTCCATAATCACGATGCCAAACGACCACATATCGACCGCGCAGTCGTACACAAGGCCGTCCTTCATTGCGTTGCGCGTGTTGTAGTGGAGGAGTATCTCGGGTGGCTTGTAGATGTGCGTGACGACGTTGGCCGTGAAATGTGTAGCAAAGGACGCCAGATCGATCACCGCGCTGTCGTCGGCGGTCGTCGACGGTCTTAGATCGGGCGGTGCCGATTGTGTCCGGCGATCTGCGTCTTTTGCTTTACGCGCGGTGGTGCCGGCCGATCGCGCAGACGTGACAGCGACCGAATCGTCAGTAGGCGCCGCCGGCGGGCGGCGCTTTTTCTGCCGTGTTGATGTGCTCAACTTTTGGGAGGGGCCGGGGCGACGCACAAAGCGCGCCAGGCCAAAGTCGGCGAGGCGGAATCTCAAAGTGCCCGACGCCACGTCGTCGGCATAGAGGATATTGTTGGGCTTGATGTCTCGATGCGCCAGACCCAAGCGCTCGTGCATAAAGGCCAACGCGGGCAGGATGTCTCTGGCCACCATGCGAGCGAGACGCACGCGCAACTCAAATGGGCACGCATTCCCTCGGGTCGGTGCGGCGTGTGGCGATGGCCCGTTGGGAGCGACCGACGACGACGGCGACGTCGGCGATCCCTTGGTCTCTTTCTTGTTTAACGATGATACTGTGGCAGGGCCCGATGTATTGTTCATCATCATTGTCGTTGTTGTTGCTGCCGCCGTCGGTTTCGTCGTTGGTGCCGGCAAGGATGTTGTTGTCGTTGTTGATGATGATAATGATGTCGTTGTTGTTGATGACGACAAAGAAAGAGATTGAAGAGATTGTCGACAAAAGAGAGCGGCCGACACGGACACTGCCGATGATGATGAAGAAGAAGACGACGACGACAGAGACGCATCGGTACGACCGGCCATAAATCGAATGATGCGACCCAAATGGCCATCCATGAGATCCATCAAGAGGGCGCATTCTATTCTGGCGCCAATGTCAGCCCGCGGCGACATGACCAGCCTCGCGTCGCGCACCATCGCAACCGAAGGGTGGCCGGCCAGCGCGGCCGCAGCAGCCAACTCGCGAAAGGCCATATGCACGCTTGGGGGAGAAATGCCCGGTCGAAAGGCCGCAGCAGGCGGACCATCGCGGGTGCTCCTATAGTCGTCGGGCAGCAGGCCCATTTCCTTGAGCGCCACGTGCTCGCCCGTGTCCGGGTGGATCACTTGATGAACGCACCCAAATGTGCCGCAGCCGAGAGGTCTCACGCGCTCCCACGAGCGCGGCGCCACGCTCGTAAACGCTGCCGGTTCCTTTGCCGACGGCATCAGTGCGGGCGCCGCGTCGGCGCGCTCTGCGAGCACGGGCTTTTGCGTCTCGACGGTTGCCAACGGTATCCTCTTGTTGCGGATTGCCACAGAGGCGCGCGGCTGCGGGGGCGCGTGCAAAACGACCCTTCTCGATGGATCAACGGTCGAGGCGCGCGCGCAAGGCAGAGCGGGGAGCGCCGGCCGAGTCATATCGCCAGTGCGTTGGCGCTTGACTGCTGCCGTCGGCAGGGTGTTGGCAGGGCGCTTATGGTGTTGGCGCCAATCTCGTTCGACGGTGCCAGTGGCGTGAGCGACCAAGGGACGAGAGTGCGACAGAGTCGGCAACGGCAGCGCCGCATTGCTGTCCATGGCCGACGTCGTCGTCATCAGGGTCGGGCCCGCACGCGATCGCCGGCTCCGAGAGGGTTGGCCGAGGTCGACAGCGTGCGTCGTCCAACCTCGCGTGGACCACGCCACAACTTGGGTCGGAGCGTGGGCCAGCGGCGGCCGGGAGCGCTTGTCATTGCGCTTGCCGGTACCGTGCATCGCGTATTGTTTTTGTGGGCAGAGGAGACGGTAGCAGACCGGGGGCGAAGCAAGCACGCTGCAATCTTCTCTATCGTATCGTGTGTGGGTGTGCGTGCGCGCTCCTCTATGTGTCGAGGCCGCGGTGGAGAAGAGTCCAGTCGAAAAGGAGGATCAACAAAGAAGGGACGCGACCAACAAGGATGCACGCAAGACGAAACCACAACAGCAGCAGCGGCAGAGAGAAGACCACGATGCGGAGCGCACTGTGGCCAAGAAGAATGGAAAAAGGTTTCACGCGCGCGCGCGTGTGCGCAGGATATTTTCGGATGGTTCCTCGGGCGCTTGCGCGAGCCAGCGCCGGCAGGCACAAAAGGACACACGATTGCGCCTACACCAAGAGAAAAAGGGCCCGTTTTGGCGGGAATAATGCGAGGCGACTTTTTGTAATTTCTCTTTTTCTGCGCGGCGCCCATTCGCCGTACGCGCGCGCAAGCAACAACCCCAGCCGGCCCGTGCGCCACGAGGCTCCCTTTTTTATGGTCGGCCGCGATTTTTTATTTTTCTGGCGATCCCATTGGCGTTTTTGCATTCCGCGCCTTATCGAAAGCCCAAGAGTCCTTTTGTTGGTTTTGCGCTCCCCCACAAAAAAGAGCAACAAAGGGCAGCGCGCCGTTGGCGGGCCTATGGGCGCTGTGCCTTTTTTCTCCAGAACAGAAAAAAGCGTTGGTTGTCAAATTCCAGCAACGGGCCAAGGACCGTAGGTCGGGTGTGTTTGTGTCTCGCCTCTCCCCTCGCTGGCTCGCGCGTACGCGCAAGTTTTTATCCACGGATCGCCGGCGCTCTCTTGCCGTGCGCGAATGGCCTCTCCAAACTTTTGGTTGTATGTTTCTCAAACCGTCATCTTCTTTTTAGAGAGCCGCCGCGCCCTATGGGCCGGGCCCAACGACGTAGCTAGTGTCTCGTTGTCTCTGTGTCTCCCTTGTCATCGTCTTTGCCCTCGGCTTGGCTTGCGATTTCGGAGCAAAGGACAGGCTGCTCGAGCGCCCGACGGGCGACCCAGCATTTCTTTTTTTTTCTGGACTCACTCAGGGTCGTCTGAAGAGATGGTCATTTTTTTTTCGTTTATTGTTGAGGAAAAAAATATAGATTGGATAGGAGCAATTTGTTTGCTCCGAGTCTCGAGAGGGGGTCGTCTCCTGTCGCGATGCCTTTGCGCCGCAATAAAGCCAGCGGTTCCGGCACCGGTGCACAAGCGCCGCCAAACAAGACCTCGCAAAGATGAGCGCCCACTGTACGCCGGGCGTTGACGATCACTAAGGGCCGTTGCGCACTGAATAGGCGGGCGCCGCGGCAGGATTGCCGGGCGCCTGACGACGACGCAAAATAGCCTCGTCTGCGGGCGGAGGTTCGTTGCCGCCGCCGTTTGGGTCTTCGCCTCCGCCTCCATTTGGGTCGTCACCGCCGCCGTTTGGGTCTTCTCCCCCGCCGCCGTTTGGATCATCGCCACCGCCACCGCCCGTGGGTGTGTCGCCACCGCCACCGCGCCGCCCGAGACCGAAAAAGGCCGCGACGCCAGCGACGACGGTTCCGATAATGAGCCAAATGTTCTGTGCGGCCGTTCTGACCACGTCGCCCAAGCGCTGGCCAAAGTCGCTGATGGCACACAGGAGATTAGTCTTTTGACCTTTTTGTTCCCTACACCCTGTGCCAAAGAGCAGGGTGATAACGACGACCAGCACGATCAGAACGGCGATGACGCCCAAGGCGATTTTGACCCACCTGAGCACGTCCGTCGGCTGTCGCGCTATCGGCGCCTGCGCGAGAGCCGGCGCTGCAGCGAGCGCGTTGGGGTCAATGCCCGGCGCTGTCGCCTCTACTGCGGTCATCGTTGCGTCTGTCAGTCGATTTTTTCTATCAAAGACTTTCTCCCTTTGTTTATCTCTATGCGTCGTCCTCCGTGTTGTCTATACGTCGTCTCTCTTCTTGCTCTCGTTGCCGCCGCCGCCGTTGTCTTTTGGATCGGGCAGGAAATATATCTCCTCTTGTTATTGTCGGTGTCTTTGGGAGCGCGCTGGCCGGTCGGTTCGTGCCCTTGCTCTTGTTGGGGGGTCGGCTCTCTGCTTGCGGTCGACGTCAAAGCGCGTGCAGAGGTCGCCCCACGGCCCAGAGGGAGAGAAAACATTGATGGAACAAATGCGCGGCGCATACGTCGCGTCGAGCCGCGCACACGCTCGGCCGATGCCACATTTTTTTGGGTTTCCGGACGACAACGAGAAAAGAGGAAAGAGATCTCAGAGCCACAAGCGGTCATCCTATTTTGTCTCGTCAATTTGCGCTCCTTTTGCCTGATCTGCAAGAGGGTTCATTTCTCCTCGCTCTGGCTTCCAGCGCCAACCCCAAAGGGTGCTTTGAGCGGATTTGGGCATACGGAAAAAAAGGGCCTGCCGGGACACAATGGCATTTGATGACCCGTCACCGGCGAGAGGCGCGCCCCGTGGCGCGGGTCTCATCGCCAGATTGCTCGTGGCTGCAGTGGGCCTCTTGGCCACCGCGGCGCTGACATCCTATTGCGCCGCGGCTGGCAGCCAATCTGCGCGATGTCGCCTATTAACTGCTGCCAGCGGCACTGTGGCCCGGCGCCGAGAGAGACGCGCCAGCGCCGCGCGACACTTTTTGGATGACGCGCGCGCCGTTGGAGCGACCGAGAATAACACTGGCCGATGAGGCAAGGCATGTATAGTCATCGCGGTCCAATGGCATTTTTGTCGCTCAAGCGCCCCCGTCATTCTTGGCATGCTCTTCTGTCCTGTCTCTTGTGTTGCCGCCCAAAGCAATTTGCGCCCGCCCCCCCCCCGATCGGCAAAAGGCAGGCAAAGAAAACACAGACGCAAGAAAAATATTTAAAAAAAATAAAATAATGGAAAGTACGGCGCGCGCCTCGGACCTTGCCGCGGCCCGGAGCACAAGCAAGAGCAGAGACCCGACGGTTTGCGTGCACGTGCCGCAGCCCCCTCCCATCGTTGCTATGCGATTTTTTTTCTCGGCGGCTGGGGAGATTGCATTTTGGGAGAGTAGGGCAAGACGAAACACGGCACTTTGCCTCGCGCAGCAAAACCAGAAAGACGCATACACTGAGCGTGCACATAAAAGAGAGCCAAAAAAGCCTCAAGACACGTACACAGAGATCTAAAATCGGAAACAGATTGATCGATTCCAAGGCGCAAGGACGATACCCCATTGACGGCGAGTGACCCCATATACCGGCGCGCAAAGCGTGGTGGCAAATCCAAAGGGCGCCGCCTAGTGCTAATGGAGCGCGAGTCTGATAATCGGACGGCACTGCGGCGAGCCCTGCAGGCGCGCATACTCTGCTCTCTGTCGCCGCCGCTGCCAGAGGAGTCCCTTCCATCGGTGCCGTCTTGGCCGTCGTCGACGCCAACGAGACACGACCCAGACGCCGAGACGGTGGCACATCTGTTGCAGAGAGCCATGGAGCGCCTCGATGGCGCCATCGGAATTCTAACGTGCGAACAGCAACCGCTACCACAACAGCAACGACAATGGCAACGAGACGATGGCGACGACGCTGGCGGTGCCGACGACAATGGCAACGTTGGATCCACCCGGTTACGGCGACAGCGGGCCGCGCTCGACTATGTCTGCCTCTTAGAACACGGAGCAGGGATGCCGTCCGCTGACTGCGACAGAGACCCATTCCAGATCCCGTCTGGTCGGCTCCGCGACGTGCGGGCTCTGTATGGGGCCTTTTGGAGAGCCATCGCTGCCGCGCCATTCGTTGTGCCCATCTATGGGACGGCTCTCGGCGACCCGCCAACGCCGCACACGGTCGCTGACTGGCTCCGTGCTCACTTTGGCGACGAGGCTACGGGCGCCATGGCGGACACGCCTTTTGCGTGCGCGCATCAATGCGCGTCCGCAGCGGGCGACACCATCGAGGCGCTCTGGCATCGGGCCACGATCGCCCACCGCGTTCCTGATGTATGGGCCACGCGACGGACCGCCCTCTGGCAACGTGGAGCGTGCGCACCCGAGGTATTGTTTGTGCTGGCCGTAGCCGATGACGTATCTACAGCGCCTGGATCGCACCCCCTCCTCACACGCACTGTCGTCCTCTATGCAAGAGCCGACGGCGGCGACGGGCCTCCTCTACGGGTCGTATGCCATGCATCATCTGTCTTGGCTTTGATCGACGGCGCGGTCGACAGCCACGCGGAGAGCGATGCCGAGGCGCGCATCTTTGTGGCTGCCGACGCGCGCATGCTCTTGGGGCCGCTCTCTGTCCCAAGCGCCGTGGAATGGGGCACGATGGATGCCGTTTGTCGTTGGGTTGCGTCCATCGCCGACAATGGCGCCTCTCTGGCAGTGGCGCCGATTTCGTGGCTTCTCGCGACGCCACCGCCGTCTCAGTCCCGTCTGTCGACTGTCCTCTTGCGCGGGCGGCTCCTGGCCGACAAAGTGCGCGGCGCCATCGTCAGCGTGCCTTGCCGTTGTTGTCGCCGTCAGCCACCATCGACAGTGCCCGGTCCGTTTTTCATTCCCCCTCCTCTTTCGTCTCCCTCTGCGTTGTTTCATCTCTTTCGTGCCTTTTTCACTTCCTCTTTTCCTATCAACTGTCGCGCTGCCCAGTCAGCAAGGTTTTTGTTACGCCCAGCGCGCGTGATGTGTTTTTTTTCTCAAAAGTGACTTGTGCGCGGGTGTGGGCGTGTGTCGGCCGGCCAGAAAGCACCCGAGAGGCAAGAACACCGCTGCGGACAGCGCAAGGCGCCAGCGAGGCTGCGCTGAGAGCGACAAGGTCGTTGGCTGATTCGATCCACGCCCGCGGACGGCGGCTGATCGGGCCCGTACGCGCTGTCGCTCTCGATGCTTGCCTGCTCGACGTGCTGCTGGTCGACTTTTGGCATCGTTGGCGAAGCAGTCGAGGCGTTTCGCCTTTTCGCTCGTCGGTCGTCGCCGCGTGACTTTTGCCCCTTTGGGCTCTTTTTCCTCCAAATCATGAACACCCATTTACTCCTCTTGCCCTCAATGCGCCTGTATTTATTTGTCACGCACCAACAAGGGGGGGGGGTCCCTCGAGGGTGAGTAGCCGACGTGCTGTTTGCGGTTATGCAAGGGGGAGAGAGTGCGCACGCTTGACACCACATGCCCGAGGAGGTGGCCAACGTGCACAAAGACTGTCTGGCGTCCACTGAGGCCCATTGTCCGGCCTTCTAGATGGGTACAAGGCCGACGCAATGGTTGATCCCTTGCGGTACCTTTGGACAGCAATAGGAGCACGACGCACACGAGCCCCGGCGAGAGCGGATGACAAAAAAGGATCTGTGATCTCGGTCCATATCCCTTCCAGGGCACAAAATAGAACAAACTTTCTTCGTTGGTTGTACGATGGGGTTGCCTCTTTGCCTTTGGTGTCGTGGCCAACGGCGAGGGGACCCAAAGGGCGGCGCTTCAAACAAAAATATACAGACTAAAGCCCCGGTTGCCGTTGTCGCCACGGCACATTTTTGTGATAGGCCGGCATATCAGAGCCACGGGCGAACGGACAAATGCGCGCATTGGGCACAGGCCGGCAGCGCCGATGGTGTCGGCAGCGCGCTTTTTCAGCGCTCGCGCATACCCTTTCCCCGTGCACTTCTTCCCTCGGTGTGCGCGCGCGTGTGTGTCCTCCACGATCGGGTCGACTTGTGTGTACTCTTGTTCCCTAGAGGAAAAAAAAAAGAGAACAAGAAAAAACGCACTGCGGCGCCACCCCCCGACTTTTGTGCACCATGGAGAGCAACGCACACAAGCGCCCTCTAGAGGTGGAACACAAAAGAGTCGAAAGGGGCCCCGTGCACGAGCCAAAGCGACGTCGCTGCAGTGGATACGATCTGCTCCACAGCCCACTGCAATCCCGTGTCGAGTCGAGTCCCGCCGACGAGGACCACGAGCGCCAACAACAACAACGATCCTTGGCGCATACGGTGCCCTTTGCAAATACTGCTGAATCGACCGTCGAGACCATTGTCGACTTTCTGGACGACCGTGATTTCGGAGCATGCATGATCGCCTCGCGCCTCTTTTGGGTCTGTTCGTCATCGCGCGTGCGCGCCCGGCTCCTGTCCAAGACGCTGACGCCCGACGAGGCCGTGCTTATAGACGATCCCGTTCGTGTACTCGAGCACATGCGTCATCGGCGCGGGGTACGCTTCCGGCCGCGGCACCTCTACAAGGCGGCAAAATGCGGACGAACCGATGCCGTGCGCTGGCTCGTAGCGCACGCCGACTGGATCGTGGACGACGCGGAATCGATGCGCGCGTGGCTCGCGCGCGATGGAATGGCACCTGTCGACCTTGCCATGGATGCCGATAACGACGCATGCTATCAAGAGTGCTACTATGGGCCTGTGGACGAAAAGGGTGGCTGCATAACTTGCGCGCATATCAGCAAGTCCGATCGCCCCAAGGAAGAGACAATCCGCATCCCTTTGTGTCTTTGCGATGCCGGCGATGGTGCAGCAAGGCGCGGCCGCCTGGACGCACTCGACACGCTCATCGGCCTGCCCGGCTATGGGTTTTCACAGTTTGCCGCTTCGGCCGCTGCTGTAAACGGTCACGATCATGTTACCGAACGCATTCTTTCTCGTTCCGATGTCGCTGTATCGTCCGAGACTATAATGAGCGGCGACATTGTGTGCACGGCGGCACGTGGCGGACGGCTCGATTTGGCCAAGCGCCTGCTTGAGGTTTGCGGCGAGACGCACCTGTCCGAGGTCCTCATATCGTTTGTCCCCTACGCACCCCAACCTTTGACCGACTGGGTCGACACAACCGACGAACCCGACTATTATCGGCGGCGATCAGACTCCAACCGCGACGACAGCGACGACGACAGCGATCCCGATGGCGACGATAAAGACAGTAACTCGGAATCCGACGACTCATTGGTTGACGCGAATGGCAAGGCCTGCGCTGCCGACCAGGAACGATGCCTCCTCCTTAAAAAGCAACACAACAAGGCAGATGCAAATGCCTTTGCATTGATGCAACGCGTGATTGAGTCGGGGATCATCCCCGACGACCAACTCGAGCGCGCCGTCAATCGCGCGCTGTTGTTTGCCGTCTCTGGTGGCCGAATGCTGCTCGTCGCGCTGCTCCACGAGAAATACGGCGCGCGTCTTGTCGACGACGGGGTGCCGGCTGGCCATGAGCGTCGCGATGTCAATAACGACGACCCCCTGTCCATGGCCGCCTACAACAACGACGTGCGCGTGCTCAGGTACATGGTCGGCGTCTGCGGGGCCGTGGTAGAAGGCCCGGACGCGATGGACAGCGCTGCGCGTCAAGGAGCCCTTGCCAGCGTGACCTACCTCGTAACGGCGGCCAACGCACGGCCGAGCCCTCGCGCACTCAAGCGCGCTGCCGCCAACGGGCACGCAAACACCGTGTCGTTTTTGTGCACGCACCTGCGCGACGATTGCCGCATTGGGCCCGCTTTGCGCAGGGCCCTCGCCAAGGGCCACGATCACGTGGTGGCGCTGCTCCTGGAGCACGCGTCATCGCAAGACGTGCGCCATGCACTCGCGATGGCCGGGGCCGACGGATACGCGCGCGACCGTCTTTGGCGCGCGCTGCGGGTACGCAACGACCTGCAGCCACGAGATCTCGAGGTGCCGGCCGACAGCCCAAAGCGTGCGCTTGCTGCAGCCTCGTTGCGGCGCCAGTTGGACCATCTCGAGTACAAGGGAGCAAAATGCCTTGAAGCGTGCGTCAAAAAGTACGGCCGCGACAACGCGGTCATTGCCTATGGCAACCGACCCATACAGGATCATCTGGCGTGCAACGGAAAGACCGACCTTTTGCGCGTGGTACTGCGCATGGGCATTGGCACGGTCACGCGCAGGGCCATGGTCAATGCCGCCGGCAATGGCTATATCCATATCATGCGCCTCCTCCACGACCACTATGGCAGCGAGGGCCCGTGGGCGGGTCGTCTCTTGGACGACGTGGTTGCCAGTGGGCGTGTCGATGTGCTCGCGTTTATGGACGAGCATTTCGACTGGACCTGGTGGTCGGCAGAGGGCGTCGATGCCGCCGCCGCCAAGGGCCACCTGGCCGCAGTTCGTTTTCTCTATGCTCGCCGTCGGCCGGGTGTGGCGTGGTGCACCGTGGCCGCATTGAGCGGGGCTGTACGAGGCGGCCAGTGGCGTACGGCGGCTTTCCTGCACGCCGCCGGCGCGCGCTGTGCGCTGGATACCATCGATAGGGCCATCGCCGGTAAGAAATTGTGCTGCTGTCTTTGGGTTGCACCCCTTATGGAGGCTATCCGCCAAAGGAGCCTCGCGGCTGTTTCTATCCACGACGATATCGACATCGACAACCTGCCGACTGTAGCCGATCCCTAACACAAACATGTCGTCGACCGTGACGGTTTCTATGCAACCTTTTTGTTCATCTTTTTTTCTCCTTGTGCGTCGCCTTGTGTTTTTCGTTTTTCTTTTGGGGTCTTTTGCGTCTCCAGCCGGGCAGAGGGGCGAGCGCCGTCTCTTTTTTTTCCTTCCTGGTGGGCGCTGTCGTCGGTCTGTGCCCGCGCGCATTTTGTTGGGATGTCCACAACACGCGCAAAAAAGCAGACGCGAGAGGAAAGCCAGAAAAAACCGACGACCTCTTTTTCGTCCGCCCCAAAATGCGCTCTCGGGTAGATATGGCAGAAAAAAGGGAACAAGCGCCAGCACAAGCAAAGAGACCAACCCCATGAGCCCGCGCCACATGCAACCTTTTTCTTTTCTGCTCTGGCCTTTGTGCGCGCATATTTACGCGCCATCGGCGAGGATAGTCTGACAAATAAGAGTGATCTCTCTTGCCGTAGGAGACCAACAGACAAGCCCGAGATGCGACGGGATGGCGCGTCCGTTCCTGTCGCGCGAGAGAAGGTCCAGCGTCTTATTTCTTGCTCTTCCCGTTGGCGGTCCCGTCTCTCTCTCTGCGTCCATGCCCTTTTTGCTGCCTTTTTTATTCATAAGAATTATATGCTATGTGACAAAGAAAGATGGTTGGGGACTCGAGAGAGCGATGCTGGTGGCCACGTGCGCCACGCCCTCTTTGTGGGCGCCTCACTGCCTGGCGGTCCCCGAAAAGAAACCCAACAACGAAAATGGCCGTTAGCACTTTTCCCTTTTTTTTCCGAAAGAGAATGGTCCCTTTTTTCTTTTGTCGCACCTTGTGGTTGCTCTCTTTTTGTCGTCGGCTCGATGCCGGCCGGTCAAGCAGACCGCCTCGCCCATCCGCAAAAAATAGAGTACGACGCCGGTGGGGGAACCCACAAGGTCTCGCGGCTCCTTTGTCGACAGCGCGCCCTACTGCGCTCGTCGGTCGCTGTTGCTGCTGCGCTGGCCTCTACGACTGCGCTCCGGGATCTTGGTCGGCCGCGGTGACGCCGCGCTGCGCGACCGCGGCTTCCGCCACCTCGGCGCACAATGGACCCCAGTCCAGAAAACGATCGGGATCCACACCGAGGGCTCGCGCCGCGTCGACCACGCGCGCCCTCTGGTCCGGCGATGCATCGGCAGCGCAGCCCTCGATGGCGGCGTAGGGTGCGACAAAGGCGTCAATGTCGGGCTCCTCCGTTGCCAACGTCCGTTGGGCACGTATAGCGTCCAACATCGTATCGTTGGAGAGAGCCTGCTGGATGCGCGCCTCGTTGTACTCGGGAATGCGCGCGTCGACCGCAGCCATCACGTCCGCGGGGTCAAAGGCGCCCATGTAGACTGAGGCAGGCTCTTCCGCGCTGCCCATCAGTTTGATTGGATCGGGCAGACCCGCAGCGATGGGCAGAGGACCCTGGACCCGAGCCAGTCCGACGAGGTCGGGTCGGCCCTCGCGCACCGTCCTCAATATATCCTCCAACACCTCGACCCAAGGTTCCTCGGGCATGGGCATGAGGGGCAGACGCGTTCGCAGTCCCGGACTGACGTCAAACGGATAGACGCCCTCTCGGCGCTGTCTTTCTTGCCGCTGCTGTTGTTTGCTGTCTCTATCGGTGTTGTCGTCATTCTCGTCGCCTATGGATGCGATGATACGGCCATTTTGTGAGACGGCCGCATAATCGCGGTTGCCTTCGGGTAGCGGCGCCACAACAACGGTGATGACAAAGGGAGCCTGCGGTTCCACTAGTTCAGGTCCCACTGCTGGCCACCATCGACGATAGGCCTCGATCGAAAGGGGGCCGACGAGCACAGGGCGGGGACCCACGTAGAGATCGCCCAAGAGTTGCCCGCGAGCGCGCGCCTCGGCGACGGCATCCGGCACGACCTGGATCACAGACTCGACCAGCGCGCGCGCTTCGTCGATTCCGGTACGTGCTTGGTTGGTCAGATAGATCCCGAGAAGCCGCCTGGCGGGATCGGTCTCGGGATAGTGGAGAAATCGCCTGATGGTTTGTTCGGCGCTGACCAGCGTGCTGAGCGGTGTCGGCGGCCACAAGAGCGGCCCGCCGGTTTGTGGGCCTATCGGTCCGATGGTCGATCTCGTCTCGGGCAGTGCGCCGTCACCGCTGTCCAACCACGTCGACAAGGGCCGATAGACCTCGAGAATAGTCGCAGCGGGCGCAGCCGCCTGGTCGGTGCGCGTCAGGAGCGCCTCCTGAGAGAGAGCCCTCAGTAAAGTTGAGGCCCGAGGATCATAAATCCAGCCGTTGCCGTTGGCCTCATTGTTGGCCATTGCGCTGACAAAGTCGAGCAGCGCCTGGGGGGTGTTCAACCCAACGCTCGTCGCCCATCCTTGGACGCTCGCCCAAGAGCCGTTTGTTATTCCCTTCGTATTTGCCGTCATTTTTCTTTGGTGCCGTGTGTGTTTAGTTCCGAGGTCTTTGCGTTGTGTTTTTCCTTCTTGAAGCGATCGTGCGTGTTCAACGCAAGCCAACGCGAGGAGCGGACAGAGGCGCTATGAGGGGCACGGATCGGAGAGGGCCCAAAGATGGGCTGCTCGTGATGCTTGCCTGGTGATCGCGACACAAACGCGTCTCCGGAGCGCGTCGTACAGGTCTCGGGGGCGATCGTTGCGGGGTGTTTTTGTTCCTGCTTTTGCACGATAGGGGGCGCTCCCGGCCTGGCGTGCCCGTGGCCCCCCATCCCTTTCTTGTATGATCCTTCTTTGGCTGTCATTTGGTGCATCCTATTTTTTCCCTCTCCCTTTTGTACACGTTCCGACTTTTGTTGTTTTCTGCGGGTCTCTTGGTCGTGTCGGGCGCCGCCGCCATCTCCCTTATGTCGTGGGCGCAATGGGCGCCATTCCGCCCACAGCAACCAAATGACGAAAGGAAAAAAGTATGCATTTTTCGAAAAAAAAAGAGACAACAGGGCGCCATTAGTCTCCCCGTAATCGTGGGATGACGCACACGAGCGCGCCTTGGACAACCCCCTGCGCCCCAATGGGTCGCAGATCGGTAATGGTTCTGCCCCTCACCGACAGTCGCATGTCGGCGCACGCGTCGCCCTCAACCGCATCGCGTACGGCCATCCTCAATAGGACGCCCGGCCAGTCCACCTGCGCACGGATGGAGCGGCTCGTGGGCTCCCAAACACCGTCGAGAACAATCCGCAACGGCACCGTGATCCACGTCGACGATGCCGGCACCATGATCAGATCACGCTCGATACGCCTCGGTGCTGCGCGCGGGGCGGAACCGCAATAGGGACATTGGTCGAGATGAGCAGCGCATCCCATACATGTCGCCGGCACGGTACACCGGCAAGCGAGAAAAGCGTCGGCCTCGGCATCCATGCATACGGCACATTCGGCCAAGGGAGCATTGCGCCACGCTCGACCTTCTTGAGTGAGACCGCCGACGCCGAGGCAAAGGCGGTCATCTCTGGTAGTGTCATTGCATGGGACAATATGATAAAAGGCCCCATTGAAACCAGTTAGGGCGCCCACGACGTGCTTGCCATCGACGTCCACAAGGACGAGATCGCCGATTCCGGCCGGCGGTTTAGGCGGCACGTCGGGTTGGTCCGACCGAGTCGGCGCGTCACGAGTAAAAGGGGCAAGCGCGCAATCCCGCAGCGAATCGTCGGCGCTACTCTCGAGAAAAAGTGAGGGCGGCGGCAACAAAGGCGTCGCTTCTTTCGTGGATTCCGAGGTTGTTGCAGTGAGGCTGTCAGCGTATGTTATCGTCGGCAACACGCCCAGAGAACCGATCGTCGCCACGGCCTCTAAAGGCGGTAGATTCGTGAGCGATAAATCGTGCGGAGTAGAGGGAGACGGCTGCGGCTGCCGTTGCTGGGAAAGATCGCAAAGGACAGCGCCAAGGGCGGACAAGTCGAATCGGGTCGTGTCCGCTAGAGATGACAAACCCAATAAAGAAGGAGGGCCGACCACCGCCGTCAATGTGTCAGAGGCGATGGTACCATGCGACGATTCCTGATAATGGGCGTCAGACCGAGCCTCGGCGCGATCGGGCAAGCCGGGGAGCGAGAATCGAAAATCGTCCCAGTCTGACAACGCCGGCAATGGGGGAATGTTGAGCGCAAGAGCGGCGGGGCGAAAAGGACTTGGCGCAAGCGGCACCAAAGGCTCTCTGGGGGGGTCTGGGTCGGCGTCCCTTGTCACAGTCTTGTCCCGAGGCTCATCGCTGGGCCGCTGCCTCTTTCGCATCGTCGCATTCGATCGACGTCGGCGCCGACGGATGAGACAAATTTCATCATCGTCATCTCCAGCGCCATCGTTGTTGTTGGCGTCGGCGTCGATAGATCCCACGGCATTGACGCCGCCGTCGGTCCGGCCTTGCGCGTCTGTTACGTTTAGGGCGGCGGCATCAAACGGGGCGTTAACAGGCCGCGCGGCATCAAACGGAGCGTAGTCGCCAGGGGCTCGGACAAAGTCTGCGCGATCGCCGCGGCAATCCCAGACCGGATCGAGCAGAGGATGCGACGAGGGTCGTGAGGGTGCGCGGCGCTTGCGAGTCGACGGTCGTCGTCCGGCCCGGCTCTCAGCAACAATATCCACGACAGTCGTGGCCCTGTCGTTGGCGTCATTCACTTGATCTTCGTCTGTGGTGAGATCAATAAAAGCCACGACAGGTTGAGGCGGGCGCAAGGTAGGTGGGCGGCGTCCTGGAGGAGGCGCAAGGCGGCTTGCCTCTGCACGTGCCCAACCGGGAAAGGGATCCCTGAGCGACGGACCATTTTCCCATAGCAGGCCGGCCCCATCCATCTTGCGGCCTCGTCCTTTTTCTTGGCCTGTGGTGGTGGGCACCAAAAACTCTCTGGGGTGGGCCAGCCACGCGGTACGATAAGGATATTCCTCTTTTTTTTTTGATCAACCAAAGCGCGAACAGGGCGGTCTCTGGCGAGCAGACTAGAATACGGCGGCGGCGGCGGTGGGGCAGTCGCCGAGTGGCCGTGCGATAGCGTAGAATAAAATCGAGTCCTCTTTGAGCGCGCAGGCAAAAAGGCGTGTCTTTTGTGGGCATCGACCAATCGCCAAAGATGCCCCTTAAAAAGGGCAAGTCTACAATAAAAGGGAATGGTCAGCAGAATGAGCGTGTGGTTTGGCCGCGGTCCGGCGCCTACAAGCAAAAAAAACAAAAAACGGCAAGAGGACAACATGCCCAAGCCGACGAGGCAGCATTTATGGGGAGGGATTACCGAGGCCACTTGCTCTGTGTTTCCTTTTTTTTTGCTGTGTCCCTGCGCCCAGGCGTGAGAACCAACATGCGAGGCTTTGTCTGTCGAGCGACGACACGATCTCACGATCCTATAGACAAAAGTCGCTGTCGTCATCCGCTAAGCGAGGAACACGTGCGAGCAGCGCGCGCTCGCGTGCCCTTTGTTTTCCTGTGCGCACGCACCGTGCCTAAAAGCGACACGCAAAGAGGGGAAAGAAAGAGGGAGCGACGAGAGCCGGCCACCGTCCACAAAAGGAAAGGAAAAATCGATCCAAGACGCCCGCGCAGCACAGACACAAAGAGAGACAAGAAAAGACGACAAGAAAAATAGAGTTTGTCAATAGACAAGGAAAAACCGCAAGGTTACCGTCCCCAGATAAGGATTAAAGAAAAAAAAGGAGAGAGAACCCTTCTGGACGAGACAGGACGTAATGAACAAGGTAACCGTCCGATTGCCGCGGTCCGCGGGTTCCCGGTCGCGAGCGCCACGGCGAATCGTGCGCATCAATCTCGTTGACGACGACAACGACAGCAACAATAACAGCGTCGACGACCTTGTCGACCCGCCGAGTGATCCGGCAGCAGTTGCGCCCCTGCCTACGACCGATCCCATAACGGTCGTCAATATCGCCCCGCGCGCCCAGGGGGAATCGACCGGGAACGACCACGTGTCCGTCTTGTCTTCCTGTGACGATGCGACCAGCCGCACGTCCGGCTCCCATATCGTCTCGGTGCACGATGATCGAGAATCGGATGTCGACGGTCCCGCGAACGGCAACGCCGACATCAGACCCTCTTTCGTGGATGGCAACGCCGAGGGCACCAGCCCGCAAGGTCAAACTGCGAGCAGCACCAAGCGCAAAGGCAACGAGATCGCCACCGATATCGTTATCAGCGCCGGTAATGCTTCTGATCGGCCTGAAAAGGAGCGAGGAGACCATGAAGACGATAGCGCCATCAGTGAACAAGATGAGGGCGACCTAAGCGACGGTGATGAGGATGAGGACAATGATGATGACGACGACGGCGATTATGAAGACAAGGAAAAGAGACAACAACCTATCGATCGTATCGGTGCTTGCGACTTTGGCGACGAGAGCAGCGGCACCGCTGGCGACGACAACAGCGACAGAGACGATGATCAAGGCACCGATGGCGACGGTAACGGCGACGATGCCGATAGAGACATTGCGCAAGAGCGTGTCCGCGTGCGCCCCCCTCGATGCACCGTCGCCGACCCCACCCTCGTGGACAAGGCTCGACGTGGCGACCTGACAATCGCCGACGTGGAGGCCATCGACCCCACGGACGCGCTTAGACTGGCGATCTATGACGAGGCGCGCCCGATCATTGAACGTTGGTGGGGCCATCGCCTGCGTGGGCTACCCATGGTGGTGGGACCTCATGCGGCATCGCCCTATGCCCTGTTGCCCCACCAGATCCATGCGATGCGGTGGATGCGAGCGCGCGAGGCCTTGGATCCCGGCCGTCATTATGGCGTTGCCGGTGGCATCCTCTCGCTGCGCATGGGCATGGGCAAGACCTTGACTGCCCTTGCCCATATCCTTTCGGCACCACGCGGCTCCATGCCGACGCTCGTGCTCTGCTCGCGGCTCGTGCTCAAAGAATGGCACATCAGCGGCGTGGATAAATTCTTTGGTGCGACCAATGGCGCGGGAGCGCCGCGCGTCCGAGCACTCTACTTTCATCGCGACTTTATGACGGCCGCGGCCATGCGTGCCATCGACCGCAACGCGCTCGCTCAGTACGACATTGTCCTCACGACCTACGACGTGTGCCTGGCCGAATGTCGGCGCGGCCACTATGATGAGGACTGCCTCGAGCGGGGACCCAAAGGCCGCGTGACCGTCGTGCACGCCAAGGCGCGCGCGCGTGCCGACCGTCCGGACCTCGTCGGCGGCGCCGTGCTCTACGGGACGCCGTGGGAGCGCATCGTGTGCGACGAGTCGCAGCGGTTTGCCAACCCGACGACGAGCATCTACCGCGCTGTGATGGCCCTCTACGGCCGCTACAAATGGTGTCTCACGGGCACGCCCATACGCAACAGCCACATTGACATATGGGCCCAGATGCGCTACCTGGGCTACACGGGCATCGTATCGCGCGCGGTCTGGAGGCGCGACGGCCCCAATCTCTACGTGCGTCACCGATTATCGCAGGCCGTACTGGTGATGGGCTACGACGAACATCCGCACGACCAAGACTCTGTGCCTGCGGCCAATATCTCATCGCAACCACTCCCGTCATCATCGTCATCATCACCATCGTTATCGTCGCCGCTGCCGCCGCTGTCATCGCTACCGACGCCGACAGCGGCGGGCCTCGCCTCATCGGGCATCGCGGCTGCAGTGCCAGCAAACAATGGTCTGCCTCTGGCGCGTGGCCATCCAACCGCAGCCGCCATTCCCAAGACGCTTATGTCGCTGCCCAAACTGCCTCCCATTCGCAGGCGACGGATCATGGTGGCATTGAGCGCGCCCGAACGCATGGCCTACGACGCCGTGCTGGCCTTGGCACGCTCGACGCTCGACGACATGCGCGCTCAGACGGGCAATTTCGCCTGTGTGCTGTCCATGTTCACGCGCCTGCGGCAGGTGGCTATCGCGTCGCATCTCATGATGCTGGGCGATGGCACCTCGAGCCGCGACGATGTCATGCGAGGTTTGCGGCAAGTCGACGAGATTTTTGCCACCACCGGGACGCTGCCGTCGTCGGCGCGCGCTCACGCAGGAGATCCAGGAGCGAGGCCGGCAAGTCTCACCCCCGGCGCGACTTTGGATATGGAGGAGCGTGCCCTTGTAGCGCCAGTCACCGAGACAGCATCGGTGACGCCACACAAAAGCGGGCCTCTATCGGCCATCCCAAATGCGACATTGCCAGCCGCGGCTGTTGTTGTTGGTGCCCCTTTGGCGGTGACGGCCGCAGGGACAAAAACGACGACAATGACCAGCACGATCGTGAGAGGCGGTTCGACGAGGACCGTTGTAACGACAGTGCCCGTTCCTTCTCCTCCCGCTCCGCACCAGATGGCCGCCCAGGGGTCTGACGGCGACACGTTGCGCGTGACGCTGCCCAGACAACAGCACCACCAACAACAACAGCGAGGACGACGGTTGCCCGAATCGATGGCGCCGACGGCTCCGCAGATAGAGATCGTTGACGAGACCGAAATCGAGGCTGACAGCGAGCGCGCGGCAGACGACGCACGAGAGGCCGGCATGGGCCTGGCCATGTGGTGTCTCGACCGGCGGTCTCGCGCCGGCACGAGGAGCGCCAAGATGCGCGCCCTCACGCGCATTCTCGCCGCGGTGCCCGCCGACGAAAAGGTGCTCGTCTTTTCGTCGTTTGTCTCGTGTCTGGATCTCGCCATCGACGCCATCAGCGAGCGCCTTCCGGGCTTGGGCACGGTGCAGATCGACGGTGAGACCACGCGAGCCGAGCGCGACGAGCGCTTGCGGGCCTTTCGCTCTCCAGGCGGTCCGCGCGTCCTTTTGATGACATACAAGGTGGGGTCTGAGGGTCTCAATCTCGCCGAGGCCAACCACTGCATTTTCATGGAGCCCTGGTGGACAAAGGCGGTCGAAGAGCAGGCCGAATCGCGTTGCCGACGCGTTGGACAGACCCGGCCGGTCACCGTCTACAGTTTGATCGCGTCGGGTACCATGGAACAGCGCATCGTCCAGGTGTGTCTCGACAAGAGCGCGATGGCCGCTGCCTATTTAGCCTCATCGTCGTCGTCGTCGGGCTCATCGCGCGGGTCTGTGGCCGCTCGCCGCGCGGGAACCGAAACTACCACCCTTGACCTCGCGACGATTCTGCGCATCATTGGGTGAGGTCGCCACAAGGTTCACACTCATCGAGAGCAGGCGCTCGCCCGCGTGCGTGTTGTGCTTTGGTATCGCGCTCGTCAGTTGGGCGTGGCTTCCTCACATTGTTTGCTCCCGTAGTGCGGTTGGCGAGAGCCATGACCAATTAAGTAAAAAAATTGTGTGATGGCAGAATGTTGGCGCCCTCTCTCTGGCGTTGGGGGAATCCCCAAGGCCCAAGAGAGAGAGAAACAAAAAGCGTCGACAACGACCCGGTCCCGACTGCGGTCTCGCTTTCTGGAAGCAGCGCGCAAGGGAAAAAGGGGCCAACGTGGGCGCTCATGGATCTCGGGTCGCCGAGCACGAACCAAACCGGCACAGACACGCCGAAATCCCCATTTTGAATTTTGTTTCGAGAAAAATACACAAAAAGACAAAAACGACACAGAGAAAGCGGCTCTTTTGTTTGTTTTTCTCTCCTCTGCCCACGCAAAGGAGAGGGTCACAGTCTCCCCGCCGCGCTCAAAGCGTGGCGTCTTTGGCAGACCTCCTCAATGTGCTCTTTCCACGTGCGCGCCGACTGCTCGTCTGCAGTTTCGCCCCGCCAAAAGCGCTCTGCGCTGTCTGAGATGTGGTCCACGATCGTTTTCGACTTTTTGGATCTGCTATAGATCGCATCGACCATGCTATTGCCCGCTTTTATGCACTCTTGATAGCGCTGCGTCAATCCCCCGTCCTGCTGAGGGTCGTCCATCGGTAGCAAAAAGTGGATGGGCTGGTGTGCGGTCGCGTATCGGGGCGCGACTGGCCGGCGGCTTTTTCTTTTTTTTTTTGCTCAAAGACGCTGGCTTTTTTACGACCTGTGCCTCGCAGAGTAAGTTGGATAGCTAATGAAAAGCCAGAGCACGCCCGCGTTGCCTCTTCCTTTTGCCCTTGTTTGCGTGTGTGTGTGCGCCTATGTGGAATATGGCCAGACGTCGCATGGCCTCCAAGGCATGACCATAACCAGGACGACAAATCCAAATTCCCAACGCGGGGTGCGATGCGCTTGGCGCTTGCCGACGTTGCGGTTGTGTTTGGCCGTTTGCTATGAGTGATCATAAATCGCTCTCGTCGCCGTCTTCCGTCCGCCGCCGCCAGCGCTATCCACGTTGGTGGTACCGCTTTCCGTATCCGTGACTCACCCAAGAAAAGAGACACACAGACGCACACAGAGAAGACAGAGGCGATCCAAAGACCCGCCCGCGACGATGAATATTTATTCGAGTGACCCATTTGCTTATGCCCGGCCGATTCCCCTGGTGCAGGCCCCGATCGCTCCCGTCGCCGCCGCCTACGGCGCTCAGGCCCCTCTGGGACGCGCCGATGGTGACGACATGCGCTTTGACTGCGCGGTGACCGCCGATGGCCGAGGCGGATTCGTCGCCTCATGCACGCCGCGTAGTGGTGGAGCACCGGCTCGCAGTCTCGCCAGCGGCCGCGCTGTGTGCGTGGTCGATCCCGATCGCAACGGCTTTGAGATGGATTGCGATTTCGATTAAAAGGACGCCGAGAACAGCGCTCGCGGGCATTAATCGGCCATATCTGGCTAATGGGTTACCTTGTTTTTGGCTCATAGTCGATAACAACTACGACTTTAGCCGACGCTGGTGGGAATCGAATCTGCGCCTGGCATGTCGCGACGGGCGTGAGCAGTAAATTGACGACAAATTTATGGCCAACAACGACCGATACTTTTGGCCAATAAAACAACCCCTTCAGCGCTACATTTTCGGTGGTGTGACTGCGCCAAAAATGCGTCGGCCTTGTTTGTTTAGGCGGTTCTCATCTTTTCTCGTGTCGTTGGCCTCTTTACCTTGACAATCGCGCAGAGAAGAGAACCGCCCAGGGAGGGGTATCTATCAAAGACATCCTCGTCGATTCCCGACGCAATCACGCCAGTCAAGAAGCAAAGGGACGCACTACACGCATCTCGCTACCGCCGGGGGGTGCTTGTTGGTATCGTTGCCGCTCGCGCAAATCCTCCTCTCGTTATCCCGATCATTTACACCAACGAACCTTATAAGATCCCCAGGTTTCGGCCGTTAATGGACGTCGTTGGCCCCCGTCACACCGCAAGGTACTCGAGCGCTTGGCCAAGCGCGCATGCACAAAGGAAAGATGGCTAATTTCTGTACTTTCAGCGACCGCCAACCAAGATGCATAAAAAAGGCGAAAGCAGCAGTCGAGAGCGCTGGGAACTCGGCGCCAAGCGAGGCTAAATGGTGCGAAACTACGGCTGGCGACGACTAGGGAAATGTGCATTAACCAACAAAATTCTGCATCTTTTTAGGGAGGGTGTGGTATTTCGTTACTCGGAAAGTGTGGACGCCGCGACAATCCGCATGGCCCGCCCTGCTCCGGGCTTGATTGCCCAAACATGGCCCTTGGACCATGAAGAAGTGGACGTATTCATGGATGTGGACAGCGAGGACAGGATTATAGCGATCGAGTTCCTCGACGCCTCTACCGTGTTTGCGTGCCATTTTTTCGACGACGCCCGCTCGATCGATGACAAGCAGTACGCCCCACCTTTGACTGGCACATTTTTTTTTCTCAAACTAATTTCCGCCTCACGCGCCCGCCCGCAGACCTTTGCGCATGACGTGCGCCTATGATTGCCATAGAGACGAACTGCTGGTTTGCTTCGTAAACAGCAAAGACATCTCGGACGACCAGCAGGAGCGTGACCTTGGCGATGGCGTCTTTGCCCGTGTCGACCGACAGCAGCGCATTGTCGCCTTGCGCTTTCCTAACGCATCGACGGCCATCTGTAAAGTCAACACATGACTCGTCGTCGATGTGACGATGCGTCTCTAACGGAAACGCTCAACTTGTGCTTTGCATTATGTTCTCTGCAAACTTGCTATCGCGCCTGCCAACATTGTCCGGCGTCGCTAGCGCGTCAAACCTTCCTACTTTATGGCAAAGTAAATGAAAAATAATAAAGGATTTATTGAGCAGGTTTGCCTTGGCCAATATCGACCTCGCGCCATGCGGCGCAGGCAAAGCAGGTCATCCGCACGAGGGTCGCCTCAGCGGGCGGTCGGGCTCTCTGCCTCTGAAAAAAAGAGAGGGGGAAAAAACAATGGCGGGCCGCTGTCTGGGCTGGTGTGGAGCCGACAATAAATGGAAACGGCACGGCTGTGCCGTTACCCGAGCCGCTTCGCCCTGTCGGCCGGAATTCCCAATCAAGTAGCGAGACACGTCACATCGAGAGAAGAGAGAGAGAGAACCGTAAAGAGTCTAGGGCATGTTGGCCAAAGTGGCGCGCAATCGAGCGCCGCTAATCACGCCGCGCTGAGGCTCGATGGCCGTGTCGCTAAATGTCAAATTCGTGTAGTAGACCGATCGGTCGCTCCCGCGCCCGTGAGGCCCTCGGACGATTTCGCACTGCCACAGAGCGCTCCGCGCACGATTGGCGCTCTCGAGGACGATGCGGTCGCTGCTCCCTTCGACGTGAGACAGAGTTTGCTGCCGCTGCTCCTCTTGCCGTTGCGACGGGCTGCCTACCACCACGTGAAATGGTTCCCACCAGAGGCCGCGCGACTCGCACGAGAGCACGCGCGCATCCAGATCGATCACGCACCACGCGGCGCTGGTGCCGCGCGTCGTGAGGTCTTGCGCGCCTTCAGCCGCGATGGCGATGGTGCGCGGCACAGCCACCATCGGTTGCCACAGCGCGCCGAGTTCGTCCAGCATGCTTGTGGTCGGCAGCCGCGGCGCGCGCGATGTCGATTCTTCGCCTTGGTTTGATCCGATGGCCTTGGCGACGCGGTCCATGACCACCGAGAGCGCGCGCATTCTCGATCGTCTGCTAGCAGACGATCGCAGATAATATGGAATGCGAAAAAAAACAACAGAGCAACACACAAATAGGGAAGAGAGAGAGACCCAACCGCGGTGGGCAGCAGAGAGCAAGGACACTTTTCTTCTTTTTTTTCGAGCGCTCCGCCAGATGGGGGCCGATCGCTGTCTCGCGAGTGTGCGCGTGTCCTTTCCCTTGTCTACCGTGGAGGCGCGCCGACGGCAGCCGACGTACTGCCGTCGGCCCCACGGTCGGCGTCCGGCTCTCTGAGTGCACGCCTGTCTTGAGCCTCTTGCTCGCCCAAAAGCGTAACATGCGGTCTCACGCGATCTCCTAGAATTGCAAAGGTTTGCGTCCTCTTCTCGCCGCGCTCTCTCCTTTTGTGCATTTTGCACGCGGTTTTGATTTTTTTGACGCCCGCACTGTCGCCCATAATTCATCCCCGTCGGTCCCCTCGCCAAAGAACAAGAGACAAAACATGGTGTCCAAATGTGATCCACACGCACGCGCTGGCGGCGCGTCGCTTTTTTTGGGGCATTTATAGAAAAAAGTGTGCCAGGGGTCGCCTCTTGCTGGCGCGTGCGCTTTCCCGCATTTTCCTTTGTTCCGTCTCTTTTCTTTCGGTTGGTTGTGAGGGTCTAGAGCATCGAGGGCGGGCGATCGGCCAAAATGGCGTCCAAAAGATGCCAGCGAGAGGAAAAGCCTCTCAGTGTCGAGTCAGACACACAGGCGGTATGCACGCTGGAGTCGACTCCCTGTTCGAGCCGCCAAACAGGGTCGGCATGACGGTTGCGCACGGACAGGGCTGCTGCTACAGCAAGCCCCATCGAGACGCCCCCGATGGACGCCAGCACGAGCACGGTCACCCCACACGCCATCAGCCTGGCATAAAGACCTCCCACTCGAGGTGATATGGCGACGCCCGAGGTCGGTTCGTCGGGGTCATAGTAGCAAGCGACAATGTCTCCCGGCGGATGGCGAGCCAAAAAGGTCTCTGGGTAACGGAGGTGCTTATGCCCGTGGCGGCCAAGCGTCGCTACGAGGCTCGCATCGATCCACTCGTCGGCGGCTGGCGCATAAAAGCGCACCCTCGGCGGAGGTCCGAGATCGCGGCCCGTAACGAGAACAAGGCAGTCGGCGCCGACGATCCGCGAGTCGAGGGCTATGTCGTCGCGCAGCGATCCACCGTACCACAGCAAAGCCACAGATGCGGCCAGGAACAGGGAGACGATGGCAGATACGGCAAAGGCCGCGACCAAGGCGCGCGCGGGCTCTGTTGTCTTGACAATGTCCTTGTCGGCAGAGCGCTCGATCGTCATCTCTGTGTCTGTATTCTATCTGTGTCTGTTTATCCCTCTCTTTGCCCGTGTCTATCTTTCTCGAAAAAAAAGCACGCGCACCGGAAAAGCAACACGACGAGAGGACCGACGGAGCCGCCGCGAATCCTTTTTGCTCTCGCCCTTGAGCGCCCCAAAGAGTTAGCAAGGACCTATAGATGGAGAGTGGACTTTTTTTCGGATGGTCTGTACCAATAAGTCCTTTTTTGTCTCTTTCTTTTTTTCTTCTCTCGCCGTGACAGAGATTATTTCGCCTGGCCTCACTATTTCTTTTCGTCGTCCTGGCTAGTGTCGTCTTGCGCGCTTGTCTGTCCGTCCGTATTTGTACGTCGCTCTCTGGTGCGCGCGTATGTGTCGCACGTTTTTTATTGGTCCGTGTCTTTGGTTGGTAGCCGCAATGTCGACAGGGTCGGTGGCCTAGGGAGCGGTTATCGGTCCGGGCCCACTTTTTTGGCGCGCGCGCTGCCATCGCAGACCGATCGTCGGTCTCAAATACGCCGGCCCAATCGCCATAAAATGATCCGCGCTTTTACTCTACGGGACGGGTGCGCGCGCGGAAGCAAAGGCCGGGGGCCTCCGCGAGGTCTGCCATTGCCCCCCACAAGGACCGAGACTCACCCCAAGACTCGACCGCGCGATAAGGAACAACAATAACAGCGACGGCGACGCCTACCCTGACGTTGTCACCTCCAAAATATGGATCCCATTGTCGCCGACGATGGCGGTCCCTCGGACCGTTTGGAAACCGACCAGCAGACATTGCTCACTCTGCCTCTGCTGCCACTCGACGTCCTGGCCTATGTGTGCTCGTTTTTGACCACCCACGAACTGGCCCAGTTCATGGGCACGAGCCGCGACATGGCCTCTGTGGTGTTGGCCCTGGGCGTCAGCAAACCGACGCGCGACCTGCCCACGTGCCCTACGTATGGGCCTTTGGCCGGCATATACGCGAGCCAATATATGGATGCCGACGGAGCGGCCTGCCATCGCGCATGGCGCGCAGTTCACCCGGCCTCGCCTGCCCTTCGGCGTCTGAGAGCGCGTCGCCCCGCGCCACTGCATAGTATCGCGATGCTCCCCTTGTCTGTGCCGCGGGGTGCGTGGTGCCTTGTCCGACCGCCGCTTTTGCAACTTGGCGCCGACTTGATCATGGCCTATGCGCTCGCCGGCGCTCAGCGCATGCCTCGCTTTTTGCCCATCGCCGCCGCTCTCTTGTCTGAGCCCTTGCCCGCGGGAACGCTCGTGGTGTCAGGTGGCAGCACCTACCCCGTGACATGCTATGCCGACGTCTTTGTTCATATGGAGCGCGCCGAAAAGATCAAGAACACGCCTCTAGCGAGGCGAGACCGCTACAACTTTGAGGAAATCCCTCTCGACGCAAGGGATCTCCGAGTCGACGCCGACCTATCAGGCAATATTACCATTCGCCTTTGATGCGCCTGCGCATGGCAATGCTCTTTCTCTTTCCTACTAGCAGTGGCGGCGTCGGTTTGTTTGCGTCGCCTTGTGGATCGTGGCCGATTTACTGCTTTTTTATTTATTTATTTTGTGTCTGTCTGCCAGCATGTTCACGCTCGAAGAAAAAAATACATATTCCATCCACCACGAATCCCCACGGCACTTGTTGAGAGGATGCGAGGTCGGCGTGGCTGCGTCTTTGTCGAATGGCTAGGCGCCTTCTGGCGGAAGGCACGCATTTTTCTCTTTCTTTTTTTTTGAAAATCGCCGATATTTGTTCCCGCTTTGCTTTCGGGCTCTTTTCCGGTGCGCTGCCGCAAGGCAAAAGGAGGGCGTCAAAACAATGACAGCAACGACAATGCCAACACAAATACGCAAATCCATCTGACAAAAAGCACCACTAGCGCGAGGCAGTCGCGCCTCACACGGATGGCCTACGATTGTTTGGGGGTCCATCACAATGCGAGAGAGAGAAAGAAAGAAAACTGCTGCCACAGCAACAGCAACGGCGACAGGAACAACAATAAAAACAATTTTTTATTTTTTCCGCAGCGCGCGCTGGGCAGACAAGACCAATGTGCAGCATCAACACGACGAGGCCACACGACCGGCGGCCGCCGAGCGGGCCACAAACTCGAGCACGACATTGCGACTGGCGGCGTCGGTGGGAATGACATGGCCCCATTTGTGGCTCGCGTATTGAGCCTCGACATAGGCCGCGCCCAGGCGGCGCGCGTCGTCCACGTCGCACAGTGTGTCCTTGACGCCGTGTACCACCAACGCTGGAACACACGCCAAAGGAAGCAACGCCATGTCTGGGTCCTGTACGCCCGACGCGCCAAAGAGTACGGCACAACGACAAGTGGGCAAGGCGCCCGTTTGGAGCAAAAGGGTGGCCATGACGGCTCCCTGGGAAAAGCCTGCGACCACGCCAATGTCGATGCCGTCGGTGGCGGCGATGACGGCAGCGCGCGACTCGTCAAACTCACGGTACGAAAAGAAATCACGCACTGCCAAGGTCGGACGTCTCCACCACGCGCGCCCTCCAGATGTCGCGTGGGCGGGTGTCGTTGTCTCTCCGCTGGCCAGGGCTCCGATGGGGATTGGTGCCGGGACGGCAATGACGCGCAGTGGGGTCTCACCGGGGCGCGCTTTGAACAGCCGACCAAGCGGCCGAGAGAGATCGTCGGGCGTCTGCCCGTAGCCGTGGAGGGCCAACACCGTCACCTCTGCCCTTTTGTTGGTGTGCGATTCCAGACCCGGCGCATCATTCATTTTTAAATATGTCTCTGTTGTGGTTCGAGTTCCTCTTGGTTGCTAGAGACGACAATAACTGATCCAAATGTTTTTAACAAGGGGTGCGGCGCTGCTGATTCACCTGTCGCGCTCTCCCTTTCGGCCACTCAAAAACAAAATGAAAAACCAAAAAAAAAAGGATTGTTGACATTGGACCTGCCGATTGGCGGTGGCCGTGTCGTGAGCACACGTGCTGTATGCGACAATAGACAAAAAACCTGGTGCCCTTTCAGCGCCAAGGACGCGATCGGCGGCTTTGGCTCGATTTTCTTGTTTAGACCAGGAATGCATGGCTTGGCGCCGGCAGCGGCAGGCTAAGAATGCCTACCGCCAGGGCGCGCCAACGTGCGGTCCACAGGCGCTGTGCCACCCATTGGGCTTTGATCGCAAAGAGGAGCGCGCACCGAGGGCCTTTTCTCACACCGACAAGGACGACAGGACCAAAAGAGAAAAAAAAAGGAAGAGGTCCTGCTGCGCTGCGCCCGACGGCACCACAACAACACAGCCCCGAATCGGCATACGCTTTTCTCTTTTTTTTGTGCCAACTGTTGACCTTTCTGCGGTCGGCGGAAAGAACAAGGCCGGACGAGGGGGGCGCGACACCCAAAAGGCAGGGCACGGGTTTGCGAGGGCTGATGCGCGCCCGCCGCCGTTCCGTCCGGCACAATCTGTGCACCCCCGACGGCTATTCCGACATCGAGTGGAGGGCGCTGAGGCAAAGGGCGGTCCGTACCATCAAGAGGCTGCCGGCCACCTACCTCGACCCCAAAGACGCGCGTATCGCCATTGACTGTATACACGCGGATAGGTGCGTCGGCTCTCCTGCCGCGGTTTCTTTTCTCTGTGGTTATTTTTTGCTGCATCTCTTTTTTATGTTGCCTTTTTGATTGTGTTTTTCACGAGCCGCGTTCTGACGTCTGTGCTTCTTTTTGGTATGTCGCGTCATCTCTCAACCTCTCTCTCTCTCTCTCTTATTTACAAACAAAAAAAAGCAAGCCCGACGACCCGGAACTCTTTGGGCGAGTGTGGGGTGCATGCCAGTCGCTCCAGTACGATCTTGCAGCACAAAGCGGGCTGAGGCCCAAACACAAGCCCGAGTGATCGCCGCGCCAAAAAGAGAGAAGATGCCGATAGACTGCGCAGAAATAGCCGTCACCCAATGCAACAGCCGATGGCGATTGTGCTCCGCGCGCGTACACGCCGCATGCAATAAAAAGGCGGCTTCGGCAGCCAGCCTTGTTGGTTGGCGGTCTGACCTTTTTCCTTTTTTTTTTGGTTTAGGCCGACGGCTCGTGTTTTGGCAATCGCTGTTCTTGCGGGAGACTCCCTTTAGGCGGCAGCGCCACTAGGCCCTCGATCAGGCAGGACCCAGAGTGGTTGGCCGCATCACCGCCTCGTTGCCTTTTCTCGGTTGAGACCTCCTCCACATCAACAGCGGCCGGAGTAGCCGCCATCACTGGCTGTTGTTGCGACGGCCCAAAGCAAAATAGATCCGATTGAGGATGACGGCCGACGCATTGCTGTCTGGGGGCTGGGAGCGCGTGCGCACAACAGGATCATACGCCGCAGCCACAATTCCCAGGACGCGCCGAGGCGTCACGACCCCGTCAATGTCGGGCCTCCAGCGAGGATCGCGCTGGGCGAGATCCGCCACCTCGGCAATGACCTCGGGCCCGACTCCCGTAAACTCGTAGACGGCATTGTCGAGCACGTCCAACACGGACGCCGTCACGCTCCCGCCGGCGCCCGGGTCGGCCGAGCGCGCGGCCAGGATGCCCGCGTCGCTATCGTCCCCTCTGACGATGGCCCACCACGCGTCGCTCTGCAATATCTCTCGAACGCGCTCGGGCGACACCCCGACAAGGTCAGCCACAGCCTCGGGTGTACTCGACGCCAATAGTCTGTCGAGGCTCGCGCTGGCCAGTGCGGCGAGGCCCGGTGGCAGCGCAGCACGTCCGGCAAAAGTCGGGCTGGGCGACGGCGGTTGTTTTCGCCGGCCCAGCAGCGAGCCGCTCTGTCGAACAAAGGTCGCCGCCGATCGTGTCGTCTGCGTCGGCGCCAGACTCTGCCCCAAAGGCTCGGTCGCTCTCGCCATAGCGGCGCGACCTGCTGCGCGCGATTGCGCCTGCGCACGCTGCGCTTCGGTGCGCCGGCGGTCTTCCTGGCGCTCGGCAGCGCTCGCCACTTGAGGCGCAAAGGTGACCGTGCGCGTTAGGTCGGCCGCCGACACGATGTTGCCCTCGGGCCCAACGAGGTAAAAGGCGAGGATCGGCGCGCGCGCGCCACCAGGGGTCTCGGGAAGAGCCAAAAGTAAGTCCTCCAATTCACGATCGGTGAGCGAGGGCAGCGCCGTGCGATCGAGGCTCACGTCATGCCATGCGGCGCGCGCGGTATCGTAGCGAAACACCCGCCGCCCTATGCGTGACGGGTCAATAGCGAGGGCGGTGGCCGAGAGGGAGCCCACGCCGGGCATCGGTGCCGACGTCGGCAGTGGCCCGACGTGCAGGCCGGGGAGGGCGCGCCGCGCGACGGCGGGCGGCTCGGGGAGCGCTCCGCCTGTGGCGCGTCTCATGCGCCGCATAAACTGCGACCAGTGGGCGCGCTCGCGAGACGTGGGCGCCTCACGGCTCGCCATGATCACCTCGAGCGTGGGCGGCAGGGCGCCGGTGAGGCTCACGGCAAGGCCGCCGTCGGTGCGCGCGGCCAGAGAAGCCTCGATGGCCGTGGCTTCGGCGGCGTCGCCCGCGGGCGACTCGGAGCGCCGCCGACCTTGCGGCCCAACGGCATAATAGGCTGCGAGGGCCTCGTACGAGGTTGCTGGCGTGGGCGTATCCGGCCGCTCAATGTCGACCACATAGATACTGTCGGTGATGGTCGCGGCGGGCACGCGCGCCACCTCATAGGCGCCCGGCGCGTAGGGCGTGCGGCGCACGTAGCCGAAAAGTCGGCGCACGACAAAGGCCACGGGAGTCGGCGCGTCGGCGGGCGCCCACAACGAGGACGGCACCAGGAGCACCTGCCCCTCGACAAGCATGCGCACGCCGTTGAGGAAGCGCTCGAGGGGTGATGGACCGTTGTCGGCACTCGCGCTAGCATAGGCCTCGAGGGCCTCTTGTGTGTCGTGAGCCGCCGGCGCGAGTATGATGCCGGCGGCGAGAGGGAAGATGGCCGGCGACACGATCACGTCGCCGCGTTCGCCCGCGCGCTCGACATTATTTGCGGCCAACGCCAGCGGCGGCGGCAGCGCCTCGGATCTCGACGGCGGCGGCGTCTTTATGTCGCCCCACAGGCGCCAAAGCACGTCAAACGGTACTTGAGCCTCGACGGGGGGTATGCCTGCCCCGCCCGGCACGGCATACCCGTATGCCGTGCCCAGAAGCGCCGGGTCTACCGAATGGATCGAGAGGCCGACAAAGGGCCGCGCGTCGGTCTCCTGGACGACCTCATCGGGCGCGAGCGCCATCGTCGTGCCAAACACGTCGGTGTAGAGTCGACGCTCGGTCGGGGGCGCGCCCTTGTTTGTCCGCGTCACCAGCGCCCTCACCATGCGGCCCGATCCGCGCGGCTGTTCGTACGTGACGCGGACCAGCGGGCCCGAGAGTCCTGGCTCGCGCGCGCTCGCGTTGGGCGCTGTCAGACTGCGTCCTAGCCCACGCGAGTCCAGACCGACTGCCGGCACTGCGGGTGCCTCGGTGACGCTGGCGAACCACTCGCCAAAGAGCGCCGGCGGCAGCACGATGGGCAAAGCGCCGATGCCGATCGCGCGCGCCGTCTGAGCGGCGGCGACCGGGTCCTCGCCCGAGGCCAACGCGCGAGGCGAACCCTCGACCGCGCCCGATGCGTAGCGCATCCTCTGACCAGCCGGATCGGTCGCCCATGCTGTAGCGTTGGCGGCGGCCGAGGAACCCGGCGGCGCCCAAAGACGGGGGCGCATTATGGCGCTGAGCGACCCCACCGACGGCGTCTCGATGCCACGCTCCGGGTCCACTTGACGCCAACGCGATTTGAACCGGGCCGCGTTGACGTCGACCGCTTCGGTGACGGCCTCGAGGACGTCGGGCCGATCGAGTCGCGCGCCCGGCGGCAGGGTCTCGATGACGGTGTAGGCGAGCGCGTCGCGGAGCACGTCGAGGCCGCCGATGCGCTCGAGTTGGTAGAGGAGCCGTGCGTCGACACAGCGCGCCACAACGCCATCGGCTCCGACGATCCGAAATACAAAGGGCGTCGGCACGTCGGCTACTTGGTCGGCGTTGGGGCACGGCGCCAGGGCCGGAACGCGGCGCCGCGCCCATCCAGACAATCTCGACAGGCGCTGCAGGGCCTCTGGGCTGACGTCGTAGCCGAGGTTCTGGAGGCGCGTCTGTGCCTCGGCATCGCCGGCGGCCTGCGTGGCCTGTGCTTCGGCGAGGCGCTGAGCGCGCACGGCAGCCGCGCGGCGCGCCAAGACGTCGGCCCCCAAGAGAGTCCGAATGTCGCTCGCTGCCGTGCCCTCTGCCGTCCCTCGCGTGGGCGTCTGCATTTTGATTATCGTGTTCTTTTCGTGCTTTGGGGTGCTTTTTTCTCAGCAGGGCCTCTTCTTTTTCTTTTCCTCCTGGGCAGCGCGCGCGAGTCAAGAGGCGGTTGTGTCGCTTTGGGCCCGAGGGAGACGCGCTAGAAAAACACGGAAAGAATTTGTGTATGTGTGCGGACGGGCGCACGCAGACCAAAGAATGTGGTCGACTCCCTTTTTCCCATTGTGACCGTCGCCTTTGGTCTCGCCGCGTGCACACGCGCGCTGGTGGCAACAGGACACAGCGCCCCACAAAAGACGACGCCCCAAAAGGAACACCACCAACCGTGGCAACCCCCCCTCTGCCGCCGCCTCCCTTCTCGCGCAAGGGAACAAAAAAGAGAGAGAGAGAGAGAGAGAGAAGATCGTGCGCGGATCCAGATACGGGAAAACAGCCATAAAATATTCAATCAAGAAATCTGTATGGATAAAATGCGGTGCGACAATGAATCCTAATCGTCGCTGAGGCACGAGCATTCACTGTCGTCGTCGTCATACTCTTCCGTCGAACACGTGCAACTATCATCTGCGTTGTCATCATTGTCCTCGTCGCCGTCGTTCTCATTATTGCTGCCGCCGTCATCGGCATCGTTTTCTGTAGAGTGGGGGCCGCTAGGGGACGTGGCGACCCCAACATCCGTCGTGCCTGCGGACGACCGCGCGCCCTGGTCGGGCGTTGCTTCAGGCACATAATCCGCATCGGGGTCGGTCTCATCGTCGTCAACGATAAAGTCATCCAAACTTCCGGTCGAATCATCCTCGTCATCCTCGTCATCATCGTCGCCGCTGCTATCAATCCACTGGGCAGTGCGCTCGTGGGCTTCCTCTGAAGAGTCGGTATCGTCGATGACGATCACCGTCGGCACCGCGGGTCGGGCCGCACGCGACGAACGGCGTTGAACCGTCTGCGACCTCGTTGGGATCGCGGCGCCGTCACCGACAGAGGGCGCGACGGCAGCAACTGGTGCGCGCAGAGGCCATGCCACCGGGATGCCCATATCAGCCAGGTAGTCGGGTGGCACGCGACACCTGCAAACGGGACACGGGACGGGGGGCGTTGTGCCCTGAGACGCGCGTCGCGCCAGACAATTGTCGATATAGTGCCGAATGGCGTCGCTATCAAAACGGTGACAGCACGGCAAAAAGGTCGTGCGCTCTGGTGTGATGGTGCGAAAGGGTACGAGCGTGATGGGGCAGCACTCGTCGTCGTCCCGCCTGCCTTCTCCGCACGATGCCATTTCTTGTTTTTCTTGTTTTTCTTTTGTGTTCCGTGTCCCTCTGGATCTGCCTGCGACTCTGGTGGCTGAGGGTGCCTTTTGTCTTTTAGCGGTACGGGATTGCAGAGGGCATCGTCTCGGTGCGCGCTCGCCGTCATGCGCACGGGCGCCAAGTTTGAGGGAGCGGAAACCAGAAACTGCTGCCTCGCGAGGTTTACACCTTTTTTTTCCTCTGAGACAAAGGCCCAATGTTGCCTCCCACGCCACAAAGGCGCGCGAGCGACGACCAGAAGCCCGAGCACAAAAAAAGGGAGGCCAAAACATAGCCACAACGACCGCAAGCCTACCGCGGCATAGAGCGACGGCGCACGGCCTCTCTTGCCCCCTCCCCAAAGTAAATATCCCTTTTTTTCAAAAAAACGGGGTCCAGACATGCTGGGGAGCAAGGAGCCATTGACGATGGCGACGAGACAAGCACGCAAAGGCGACCGATCTGCTTTTTGTGGTTGCCCTCAGCGTATGCGCGGCGACCAACGCGCCACGCGGACATCCAATCCAAACCCACACTGTTTTTTGGGCCAAAAAGGCAGCGGCCGCAGTGGGTCCACGACGCGAAAACAAAAAAGACACACGAGCAAACAACAAGAGGTCCATGGGTCATCGCCTGCCTCCTTTGACTTTTCTCCTGCCGTCGCTGTCGTCTGGTTTCTTTGTTTTGCCTTTTGAGAGAATTGATGGGACCGGAACGCAACGACCTTTTGCCGTAAAGCAGGCGCACGCATGTCCTTTCTTTATCTGCCAAAACATTGGGTTCCCCTTTGCTTGCGCGGCCGCACATGCCCCCTTGTCTGCCGGTGCACTCTTCTTCTTTTTTTTCTGTTTCGGCCAGGCAATTGCTGTGGCCCGTGCGCGAGGATTACGTCTGGATCCTCTCTCTCTCTCTCTCGGCGGCACCATTTACACCCTATCGTTCTGCTTTGTGTGTCGCTCTCTTTTTTGGCTGTGTATTTGTCTGTCTGTGTGCACTCCCCTGCCCTCAAAGCCATGGGCTCAAGGCCAGGAGATGTCGACGCCAAGCCCCCAGACACAACCGGGGCGGCCGGCCTCGCGCACCTTTTGGCTTCGCGCCGTGCGCGCGCCCACGAAATGACCAACGACGCAGTCGCGGCGACCAAGCCATCACCCTCCTCGAGGCGCCGCGCCGGCGGCGCACTCGCTCTGGCCTCGGCTGCTGCCGCCGCTGCCAAGCGTTCACACTCCTCCCTAAAGCCCGCGCCCGAGTCAGTGCCGACAGCAGCGACAACAAAACTAGCGGAGACGCCACCGCCATTGCTGGCCCACGCGGCCGAGGCGTCACCGAGCCTTTTTGGCGAGTCCAGGCCTTTGAGGGCGCCGCCTCGATCGGCCTGCTCGACGGCTCGCTCCTCGGGCGTCTCGGTGCCCGCATCGTTGCGCTGGCGATGCCAGCACTTTCTCGTGAGCAGCCTCCAGCGAACGACTCTTGCTCATGGGTCGGCCGCCATCGACCCGTGGGCCGACCCCCAGCAGTGTCACGCGCGCCCCCTGGGGTGTGCGGATGCCGATGTGCTCTATTGCCGCCAGGTCGAAGAGGGGATCTATAGCGAGGCCGACGGGCGGCTCGCGCCCTACGAGAAGGCCATACGACGCATCGCCTATACACTGCGCTCGGGCGGGCGCACACTCATGAACCAGCATAGGGCGCGCAATGTGGCTGGCCTCGCTGACGACACGCTCGCTGCCAGCACCACGCTTGGTCGACGGCGGCTCACGACCGATCGACGCCTCGACGCATGTCGTGCCATGATGGCAGACGCCGACATTTTCGAGGACGCGCCGGCCGCCGTCGTGCGTTGTCGCAAGTGCGGAGGCGGCGACGTCGTAAGCAATCTCTTGCAGACCCGAAGCGCCGACGAGCCCATGACCATCTTTAATCGTTGCGCCAACCCCAAGTGCAATGCTCGCTGGCGCCAGTGAGTGGGATCGTTGTGTAGAGTTCCTCTTGCGGATCGAGGCATGGACTCTCAACAGCCGTCGAGGAGGCCCCTGAAAAGGGGAGCCGCACCCACCAGTGAGACATGCTTGTGTGTGCGGAGGGGGGGGGGATTTGCTCCATGTAAAAAAGTTGGGTAGCGGTCCGTTCCTTTCGGCCGTCTCAAACAATCCCTCGAGACTCGCGACACTTTTCTGTTTTCCGTCGGCGTGCTTCCCGACGCAAAGAGGCTATGTGATGATTCTTCTTTTTCTCTTTTTCTTGTTTCCTCTACTTGTCGTCGTCGTCCTCTGCACTTGCTTCTCGGGTCTCGATCTAGACTCTCCCCTCGTCCCCATACAGAAGCCAGCCCCAAATAGAGTTTTGCCTCCGCGTCTATGACCACCGCCACTGCGTGCTTGCTTTGTGTCTTTATTTACTCAGAGAGAGAGAGAGACGAAAAAGGGCACCCCAGAGCCGTTGCTTTCAGGAATCGCCGGCAGTGAGTCGTTGGCGTAATCGGTCCATGCATGCACGAGCGAGATAGATGGCTTTGGCAGCGTGGGGACCTTCGGGATCGGCCTCTGCCACCTTGGCCACGCGCAAGGCGAGCCTCGGTACGATGGCGGGAGATGGTCGTGGGTGTCCACTCAACCACGCGCGACACGCCTCAAAAAGCCACGTGCCACTCACAGAGATGGCGCCGGTCGAGGGATCATTGCCGGGCGGCTCGCAGTCGGCATCCACCGAGAGCACGGCCTGGGGGTCGTCTGCTAAAAGGTCAATGGCGACGGATCGCACTTTGGACCATTCGATCCACTGAATGCCGGCGGCCGCCATCTCGACATTTCCGTCAGGAGCGCGATGGTCAGCGAGGACACGCCACGGTCGGTGCCGATTGACGCCGGGACGCGCTGCTAGGACGAGGTGCCATAAACCGCGAGCGTGTCTCCATATGCAAAATGCGAGCCCAGGTCCGGCGCGTTCGGCCAGCGCATCCACGAGGGCGCCGTTGTGCTGGGGTTCATCCAAAAGCGATTCGACCACCGTGTCGCTGGCCACTGTTGATGCCGTCGTTTCCACGGCAGACACCGGGCGCTCGTCGGGGCGCACAGCCTGTGGCGGTATGACAATCTCTGGGACCGTGTCTGGCGTTGACTCCTTGGCGCGATGCTTGAGGTGACGGTCGGCATTGGATCCATCACGGTCGTAAACTTTTCTGCTGGTCTTTGGTGTCATTTGGCGTGCGCGTTGACCTTTGGCTTTGTCCCCTGTATCGATTGCGGTGTCGCTGCCATCATCACCATCGCCATCATCACGATCTCTGTCGCTGCTCCGACGAGGGTCGCTTGCTGTGTTGGTGGCTGTCGAGCCGCGACGCCGACGCGTACGCCTCGCTACAGTAGAGGGCTCGCGGAGGCGCTTGGTGCCCCGAGGCAAATCGATGGTGGTGGTCAATAGACGATCTAATGCCGTGGCCGCGCCGTCGACTCTAGGCGCCGGCCGTCGAATCGCATCTGGCCTGACATCAGACCCTTGACGCAATGCAGGTGTATCCGTGTCGACGCGCCGGTGGTCGCCACTCAAAGCGCAATCATAGGGCATGCGAGGCGTTGGTTGCAGACTCTTGCGCACACGCTCGCCATCCGCGCGATCGCTGTCGCTGTCTGTATGGTCATCGTTTGTATGATCGTCGTCGTCATCACTGTCATCATCATCGTCATCGGCGCGGTCCAAAGTCAAACAGACGCCGCGATGTTGAGATTCAGCAGCGGCGTGGATCGCGATCGAGTCTCGTGCGTGCACCGCGGCCGCACGACGCCCAAGAGGATCGCGCTCATGACCCAAGAGGTTCATGAGGCGTGTGTAATCGTCCGTGTCTGGGTACGAGGCAATACTGATGGCCACGTCGCCGATGGGCGCAATCTCAGCCGAAGCGGCCAAAAAGCCGTCAATGTCGGCGGCGCGCAAGAGTGGCGTCGCGCGACCCGTGCCGATGCGGCGCTTTTCAAATGTCCACCCTCTATGGCGCAGAATATTGAGGATCCTGTGGACGGTGGGCTTTCCATGGGACGCTCCCCACAGCCCCGTGGCTTGATAGAGCAGGTCGATCGCCGCCACGTGCCCGGCAGGGTCATGGCGCACATTGTGCAAAGAGTGAGCCGGGGATAGTCGAGGGCTCCCTACTCGATGATTGCTCTCTGATGAGAGCGCACGCTGCGGCGTCATCATGGTCGGGCTGTCGGGATATTCAGCGTTGATCGATTCAGCCGGGATACTGTCGAAGCGATCCGCCTTGACCTGAGTCTCTGGTGGTTTTTTGTGTTGCTCCGGCTCCAGGATGACGTTGGAGGCCTGGTCTTTGCGTCCTTGTCGAGATAGGGTCGGTGGCGGCGATGGCAAAACAGCCGTGCGCCTGGTGCGCTCGTTGCTGTTGACGTCGTCGGTGGCCGAGGGCGACTCGGGTCCGTTGGAGGTAGGGCAAGAACCTCGGAGTGATGGCCGAGAGGAAGACAGCGCGGTCTTGTCTTTGACAAGGCTCGTTTGGACGCTGGACGTAAAGGCGACACCCGAGAGCGACGATGAGCGAGGCCTGGGGCGGAGCAAAGGTGCGTGTGACAAAGTGTTTAGACGGCCATGCGACAGAGCAATATCCGTAACGATGTGGACCTTGTCGGTCATCTCCACGGCGTGCGCGCCGTACGCAGAGATAGCTCTCCAAAAGTCTCTCTGTAAAAGCGTGCCACGCCCCGCGACGGTTGTTGTCTTGTCTGCGGGAGCGACGGCAGTCGAGGCCCACGCAATAAAGGCGCGATATAGAGTGTCGGCCAGACACCCGCTCGAACCTCGTACGCAGCGCTCGCGAACAAAAGCGTCGATCGTGTCGGCAGTGTGACGCTGGATCTCGTCTCGGGCGTCACCGTGCTCGACGCGCTCCAAGTCTGTGGCGAGCGCCAGCACTCTACGCCGTAGAGGGCTCTGCGACAAGGTGCGAATGCGAGCCGCAAACGCCTGCGCAAAGCGGGAAGGAAGCATGGCGTTGGCCGCCTCGCCCAACTCGCCATCCATCAGGCGATCAAAGTCTCGCACGCCAACGACAAAGCGCTCATCAGCATCACAACAAGGGTCGAGCCCTGGTTGCGCGGCGGCGACGCCTTTTGTCGCGCATTTGTTGACTATAGAGCGCGACACCATCGTCATATGGCGCACGTCGTCGGGGCTCCATCCGTCGACGCGGCCAGGGAATTGAACATGGGCTAGGGCCCACGTGACCATGTCTTGGAGAATAATGTGGGCACGTCGCGTCGTTGCGTCAAACTTGACGTATACGGCGTTGCGAGGCATGCTCACCGTCTTTGGCGTCGTCGGCAGAGGTGCCTCCATAGGCGATAGGGAGACGACCAAAAGCGGCGCTCGCGTAGAGGGGTGGGCAGGCTTCGAGTGCAATGACGCGCCCGGCCTGGCAGCACACGTAGGCTCAGGATACGACCAAATGTTGCCGGCAAACAAGCCAAGGGCAGGGACAGAGAGCGTCCACAGGCCGCAGTACCTTTTGGCCAACCTTTCGCGTCCGGCGCCAAGTAGGTACGCGGTTCAACCGATATAGTGCGATCCACCGAAAGGGAGGACTAAAGCGCACACACACGCGGACGATCGAGCACAAGGAGCGAGAGCAGGGTCGACCGAGGTCGGGTAGTCGGCGCAGTGCGGAATGCAAGCCCCCGCCGACACGACCTACGCCCGCGGTCATCAAGTTGATGTCGACATATTACAGTCCAATCAAAACAGTCAGAGATATGTCGCGCCGTGTCATTTCGTGCTGCGATCGCCTTTGGTTGGTTGCATCGGGCGCCCATGAGTGGCCCGACGCGAGTCCGCGGTTCGTATCTCTGTTCTTGCCAGAGAGCGCGATTCGGTGTCCTTTTTTTGTGCGATGCATTTGTTTTTTGGGGCCACGCGTATTTTTCCCCGTCTACTTTTTTCGAAAACAGAAAGGCAAGCGCGCGACCGAGCCGCTGGTCTTCTTCTTTTGTTTTCCCTCAACATAAAATAACCGTGCCCCTCCGCGCTGTCGTCGCTCTATTTTTTCCTCGTCGCGACACAATTCGGGTGGTCTCTCTTTTGTGCAGACGTGCACGTAAAAGACCTAAAAAGCACCGCACGACAACGCCCAGTGCCAAAGCGTCGAGTGTCGACGTCGCTTCGGACCGTGTCTTTTTTTTCGACACAGAAGGACAGTTTGGATCGAAAAAAAAGCCAAAAGGGACGGTCACTCGGCGCACACTGGCCGAGGACATAGCAGCGGGCGGCACCTCATGAACACGATCAGAGGCAATTCATCATCCTCGACCAATACCTCGCTCGTCTGGATTCATGTGCCGCACGACAGCGCCGAATACGCTCGCTACGAAGCGGCTGAAAAAGCCGCCCACGAGGCTGCTCGCGGCGCTCCTGTCTATCGTTCCCCTAACAACTCGATCGGCGCCCATCACCTGCACGACACGACCCTCATCAGAGCGCGACCGCCCGCCTGCGCTGGCATGGGTATCTATCTTTTTGTGGCGGATCACGCATCATCGTCATCATCATCGACAAACCCACCGTCGACTCACTTGGATCGATCGATGCCCCGAAGTGCCGACAAGCCCGCGCTCAGGGGTTGGATGCCCGAGGCCCACGCCACGGCATGGTTGCGCGAGTGCTACCCGCACGCGTGTAGTGACGCGGCCGCGTGCATGGCCGCTTGTGCCGGCCAACAGTCCATGTGCGCATGCGGCGTCGTCGACCCCGATGTTGGTACGGTGCGCTTTTATATTGTTCCGGCTGCCGTGCGGCGGCGCCAGAGATGCCGCCCCTCTCGTGGCCGTCATCGCCCTCGCCCTAAATGATCCCCAAGTTGTTTTGTCCTCTTTTGGTCTTTGAGTCGAGTTTTTGTCCACGCGACGCTTCTTTTCGGCGGCGGGACATAAAAGGATAGGCTGCATGGAATTTACAATGCAATAAAATAAAAATTTGTGGCCGTGGTACGGGGATCCATCACAGCGCTTCGGCAGGGAGGGGGCGTTGACAAATTGTGCTTTCACGATAGTAGATAGTTGCGGTGGGTCCCTTTGGCCTTTTCGATTGTTTGCCATGTGTGTGGGGATGTGCGGCGCCAAATATGGCCAGCCTCTCTCTCTTTCTATGTTTCTGTTGGTTCCGCTAAAGAATTGTGTGACGCGGGACGGAGCCAAAGCCGACCGCCAGCGCCATCGTCGTCGTCGCACCGCGGGGCAATACATTTGGCCGGGGCATAGAGACAATAGACACGACCAAGGACGTAGTCGCTTCGCGCTCGCTCTTGTTGTGTCGCCCCCTCTGTGGAAAACACACGAGCAAGCCACATCAGTCGCTTTTGTCTCGCGCCCTCGTTCATTTTTCAGACCACGCGGTCGCGCGCACTGGGCCTGCTCGGACAAAATTCAATACGAGTGCCTTTCCTTCCTTTTTTTTTAAAAAAAAGCAAAGGGCCACAACCAAGGCCCTCTAGAGATTCTTCCTCTGTCGGCGCCAGCGGCCCGACCCCGTGATCATGGAGAGTGCGCCGTCGACCCTGCTCTACGACCGAGGAAACCCGTCGGCCAACGCACCCGGAGCGTATGCCAGAGCCGTCCAGCGTGGCGGTCTCTATGCCATCGCGTTGGCGCGCGACGCAGACACGCCCGTAAGTGCCACGGTCGAATTCCCTTATCGGCTGGTGGCCAACTTGGGCAGCGTGCACTACTACATGTTGGACCCTACCGCGGCCCGCGATCCCGACGAGGCAGCGTTCATGCGCGCTTACGCCAGCGAGTCAGGGGCCGTAACACAGTTTGGCCCGGCCGCCTACACGCTCGCGATCGAAATCCATCCGGGCCCGTCAAACAGCGTACGCCTCGTGGCGCGCGCCCATCCGGCAGCCATCTCGCCCGATAGGCGATTCTACATCGGTCGCACGGTCGACGTTGATACCGTGCGTCGCGTCGACACAGGCCCGACCTTTGGGAGCGAGGGCATCAGGCCCGCCACCCAAGAGAGTCGGCAACAAAGTGTGCCTGCGTCTTTGCGTACAGAACGTCAGCGCCGCGAGGCCGCAGCCTTGGTGCGTCTGAATGCGCCCGCTCGCGGTAGTGGCGATGCCGTCCTCGTGGGCGACTTGGGCGATCAGGGGCCGAACGATCGGCCGTTACGCCAACAACCCGAAGGCGCCAGCGCGTCTGCAGTACAGACGAGGGGCCAGACCGGTACCATGAACGAAAACGAACCGTTGCGGTCGTATGAGCCAGCACCACAAGGGGAACCCTTGCGACCTCCCAACGACCCGCGAGCGCTCGGCGAGTACAGACGTCGACGGATGGCCCAACTTGAGGGCAGCGTCGAATGGGTGCAGAGCCTCCAACAGCGTCGAACCCAACTCGCGGCCGAGGCCCTCGATCGAGCGAGGGCGCAGGCGTCCCAGGAGGCGCGCGCGCGCGCCGAGGCTCAGTTGGAGGATCTCGCACAGACTATGGGCCCGACGCGCCTGGCCGCGGCCATACGCCACCGGCGCGCCGAGATTGCCGATGCTATCGTCGATCAAGCCGCAATCGACGCCATCCAAAGGGAGGCGACCGCGCAAGCGCGCGCCGAAATAGGGCAAGCCGTGCGCGACCAAATCGAGCGCGAGATCACTGCCGGCGTCTTTTACGGTGGTCTCCCACCCGTTCGGGAAGAGGCCCAAAGGCAGCGACGACGCCCGAGGCAACAGCCCGCGGTGCCCAGAGTCGACAGAGAGCGCGCGGGTGCACCAGAGCCGTCGCTGCCGACTCGAGGATCGATTGAAATCGACGTGCAGCCGCAACCGGCCGCGGCCTCGTCCGGATCGCGCCTAGGGTCGACGACGCGCAGCAGGCGCAACAGCGACGCCGTCACCCGCGCCGTGGCCATGAGCGGCTTTCAGGACGCCGTCGCGCAGAGGCTTGCCCACCTGTCCGACGACTCGCCGACGATCCGCGACATCATCGCCCAGTGGTCGACGGCCACCGAGAGCAAGACGTCGGGCCTGAGTCCAGCCATGCTTCGGGAGCGTGCCGTTCAGTGGTGGGCCTCGCAGCGATGGGCCGACATTGAACCGGGCGAGCGCGCGCGCTATATCGAAGAGGCCAAAGCGCGATCCGACAGTTTTGCGGTCGTGGCTGCCGAAGCGGCCGTGCGGCGCAGACTGGAGGAGAGCGCTGCCGATGCGGCCGCCCGCGCATCTCCCGCGCCTTTGATCGCGCAGCGTAGTCGGCGGCGGCCGCGACGATCTGGCTCCGAGGGCGAAGAAGCGCTTGATGAGAGCGAGCAGGCGCGCCGCGAGGCCCAACGGATGGCCGCGGCGCCTCCGTCTGCCAAGCGAGCGCGTCGCTCGACGGCGATCGCGGCAGGCCCCCCGCCCATGGCAATGATCACGTCCGGTGGCGATGTCGTCGAGGTGCCGCGGCCTGCCCTGGCGCCCGTGCCTATGCCCGTTGGAGCGCTCGCCGGCTCTGATGCGTCGACGCGTTCCTTTTTCGGCGCCGCTGCTGCCTCTGCGCAGGCGAGGTCGCCGACCCAGCGCGCATCGGGTCAGCGGTCGGCGTCGATACCTCTGGGCGTGTCGCGGCTCAGAGTGCCGGGCAGCGGCCTCCTCGGGCGGACTCCCTCGGCGCCATCGCCCTTGACGCCTGCATCTGTTTTGGGGCAGCCTCGCGAGGCAGAGACGCGGCGCTCGAGCCCCACCGAGGATGTGGCATCGCGTATTAGGGATCTCGCCTTGGCGCAGAGCCAGCGCGCGGTCGCCCTCCAACGGCAGACTGCGACGCAGTGGGCGCTCGGTCTTTAAGGCACATTCTTGTTGCCCCCCTGCTATTATTCCCTCTGCTGCTGTTGTTGCTGCTGCTCTCGAGATCCCACCAGAGCGCCACCCCCAAGGACAAAAATAAAAGGAGAAGCAAAGAAAAAAGGACGATTCCAGCCGTGCCGCGGTAAAGAGGGCATATTGAGGTGGGCGCCTGAAGCAAGGGAGAATAAGGTGCAAAAGAGATCAACTCCCATCTCGTCCTATCGATCCGCTGTCGGGATCTCGAGACCAACAGCGGGTGCTACGGCAGGAGCAGCAAAGGTCGGCCCCCCCTGCCGACTGCCCTCGTGAGCAAAACAGACGAACGAAAAGAAAAAAACAGAGAGACAAGACGAGAAAGAAAGATACACGCGCGCGCCACATACAAACACAAAAAAGCAAAGGGCTCCGCAATTACATATTGGCCGCAGCAGAGAAACAAAAAAAGGTGAGCAGTGAGCGAGCAATAGAGACGCCAACGATATCGGTGTAGCGCGTCTGCGAGTGTTGCCGCACAATGTCGGCCGACGAGTACCCCGGCGCCGAGCAAGAGGCACAGCGGCTGATTGATCAATTTGACTTGCTCATGCTCAATGGTCCTCTCCGTCAGCGAGGCATTGATCGCATAGACCCCGATGGCGACGACGATATCACCGGCGACGACGTTCTCACGAGTACCGTCGGTGGCCAAGCAGATGATCGTCGAGTGTGCGTCGACGCTGACATGGCCGGAGAGGGGGAGGAACAGAACGATGGCGATGGCGATGACTACGATCGTAGATTGAGAGATGAAGACGACCGTGGAGTCGACTTTGGTTTTCCGTTTGACCCTCAATACGTCGAGTTTGGAAATCGACAGACATTGTTCGACCGCAGTGATCGCCACCGTCAACGGTACAACACCGACTCTGGTCAAGGGCGGACAGACGGAATCGAGCGCGATGGACAGCGCAATCCCGATGGCGACGACGACGGCGAGTGTCCTTTTCCTCAGAGGCACAATGTCGACGCTGCCAAAGACGACGCCCTCGGCGGCGCCGGTGCCCCTCGGGACGGACGACCGATCGTGGTGCGTGATCCGTTGCGGGCGCGTGACGCATCGGCGCCGCGAGTCCTTGACGTGGCGCGCGGCATCGTCGACGACGGACAAATGGTGCTCGTGATGGACCAACATCGACTGGCTCCCAACAGCGCCAGCGCCTACACCAACCTCAACGGTGCGGCCTATACGACGGCCGATCTCGTCAACTACCTCTATGCCGAGGAGCCGGCCTCCAAGAGTGTCCCCCACACCCAGCAGAGCCTCACACAGGCCCAGGTCAATGGGCTGTTGGCCTTGATCGCAGATGGCCACGCGCACGTCGTCGCTCCGCTTGACACGGATCACGCTACCTACGCGCTGTCGTGCCCGCTCGACTCCTCCAGCGCCGTGCCACCTGACGTGACTGCGGCCGTCGACGCCCATCTCGAGTGCGCCCTCGTCGACGACGAGCAGGCGGTCGATCTGGTCGACTACCATGTGGCCGCGTTCGAGCATTACGCGGTCGAGATCGCCATGGCCATCGGGTGGGACTACAAGCCGGCCGTCAACTTTGCTATAGCGCGCTACATCAACATCGCCGCGAGGCCACTGCTCGCCGAAGAGGGAGGGCTCTTGCCTGACGAGATCCCACGCCGACGCCATCCGCACCGCCTTGGTGAGCAATACCGCGACCAACCGCACGAGGACATGCATGATGCCGTAAGCGACAGCGGCTATGACGATGACGACGTTGCGTGTGATGATGACGACCACATGGATGATGACGCCGTTGTCGGCCTACTGTGCCATTCGCACGCGCTCGACGACCCCAACCAAGATATGGAACAGAATGGCGGCGACACCCGAGGGCCGGATGCATGTCCTATGGATTCCGTGCTCGTGGCAGCCGAAACACGAGACGAGGCCGTCGCGCGCCATCGCGCCTTGGCCGAGCATCGTCGTCGCCATCCTCCGATGGGCATGGACCTTGAACTCGTGGCGGCCCTCCTCCATGCCGAGGCCGAGGACGGGCTCGCCGCCGTCTCCGCCAACATGGACGAAATGCGCCGCCGCCTCCAGATCGCCGTCGGGTCTCGGCTCAAGGCCTCCAAAGCCGCGCGCAAGATCGACCGTTATGTCGTGCCATGGGCGTACGGGATATGCTGTGCGCTCGACCGGCGCGACGTCGACGAGGTCCTCGCGTCGCAGGACAATGCAGAGGCCGTGCGCAGACGTGCTGCGTGCGCTTGGACCGCCGAGGCCTCCCGTCCAGGCGGAGCGCAGGGCTCCAACGCTTTGGCGAGGGCTGGTTCCAAGCCCCCACGTCCGCTGGCGCCTTATCTGTCCGATGCGGAATACGTGCAGCGGCTGAGTCGGCTCGACCCGTCGCTGCTGGCCGCCCTCTCGAGGGTTATTCCCCTTGAAGCCCGCGGCCGCTCGGACCTCGACGCGGGCGACTATGTCATCTACGAGAGCAATCTCGCTGTCGGCGCGCCGCTCAGTCCGCCCATCCGACATTCGCTGGCGCAAAAGGTGATGCGCTTCCGTCGGCAGGGCGGTACCATCGCGCGCGCATGCGACATTGCCTCTAAGCCCCCGCCCATCGTGTTTGTGCGCGATTGCCCTTCCGCCGCTGCTGGCGTCGCTAGCGCTGCTGCCGTCGTCTAGTGGGTAAGACAACGTCAGCGTAAAAGGGCGCAACGATATCATTTGATGTTTGTTCTCTCTCCCTTATCGCCCCGAGAAATAAACTGCCCACCGCCGGGCCCAAAGATGTATCGGCCCCCTTTTGATTCTTTTTTTTCGTTGGGACGCTCCCTTGGTGTTTTTGAATCGCGGCGGGTCGACACGCACCAAAAAGAGAGAGAGAGTGGCCCCTGAAATACAGTCGCCAAATGAAAACTATAAAAAAAAGAACACAAAGACATCGCTGACCTCGCCTATTGCTTCCATAGCGCACTGCGACTCTCGGAGTGGCGATACAAAGACCAAGCCAGAGGCTCTCAATAAAATGCGCGCTGCACTTTTTGTGTTGCAAATAAACTGTTGCCCAGAAAAAAAAGCGAGCGAGACCGAAACCAAAAGGGGGCAGGAAAAAGGGCGTGTTGCATTTTACATTTTCAAAGAAAAAAACATAGGCGAGGAGGCAGACGCGACACCAGGCCCGAGAACCGACCGTGGCGGTAGGAATTTGTTTTGGTTAATGGCCAAGAGGTACCAGGCGCGGAGCCATTGTGTTGCTCCGGATCGGCGGATAAAGGGAAGACGACGACGACGTCGCCATTGTACGAGGCATCACCACGGGCCGCTGCGTGGGTACCCTAAAACTGTTGGAGGCCGCCGGCTGCTTGGTGCCTGTAATGACCGAACGTTGCACGATAGGCCCGCCGACAGGTAGCGTCGGTCGCTGCTGTTGCGGTCGCGAATGGAGGGGCAGCGGCGCCTGCTGCTGCCTTTGGTTCGTCTTGAGGATCGGGGCCGCTGCCGGGGCTGCAGGTTGCTGGGCGGTCGGGGCTGGCAGCGCGGGAGCCGCGGCGGTAGGATCGCGTGGCGGATTATTGTCGAGGGCTTGACTGGCCTGCAGGCGCATGGCTTCATTCTCGGCGCGTAGACTCTGCACTTCGCCACCGAGCAGACGGAGCACCGACGCAATGGCCTCGTTGTTGGCCTCGTTGCGCTGGTTGACCTGGGCCAATGCGGCAGCAAAGTGCGTGGCCATCTCCTGGGCCGCAGCCTGGACCTGCGCCTCGACGGCCACAGGCGCAGCGACTGCAACAGAATCGCTAGTAGGCGCCACCGATGCCGCGTCCGGTGACGCTTCCTCGACATCAACACAGTCAAGCGCACGACGATCGCTGGTCGATGGCAAGGTCTCTTGCGCGGCCGGCTTACGGGATCGCTTCTTGGGAGCGACAACGCCCTTTTTCTTGCGAATGTACTCGGGCTCGGCGGGCTCATAATGAGGCCTCGTGTACGAGATCGGAACGGCGGGGTCGATCCGCGGGCTCGCCCCTTCCTGGATGATCTTGAGCACCTCGGTCGACACGACGCGCTCCTCTGAGGCTTGATCACAACACAGGTCGATGATACGCACGACGCTCAGCGGGCGGGTGTTGCCAATGGCTGGGCACCCGTTCTTGGCGCCCATGTGGTCCTTGGATTGGCATCCACACGCACGACAGACGCACTTGCACCACCTGTCATAGTAGCGCATAAACTCCTGGATGAGCGCGTCCTGAACGGGCTCGACGAGATCGTCCCACGCCACGCCGGTGCCCTTGTAGATGCTAATAATCTTGGTCACCTTGCTCGGGTTGATGCCCTTGCCTGTCTTGGCGGTGGCGGCGGTCGCATTGGTCGTCATTGTTGTGTGTTGGTCGGTTGCGCTGGTTGACGGAGAGGCTAGGGAGAATAGGAGCGATGTGGCTGCCCCTGTGCGAGTTTGGCGTTGTTTCGGTTTATCGTTGACGGCAGTCGCGCCTCGTATGTCTGCCCAATATCCACCAACCACGGCGTATTTGTTTTTGTCGACAAAATTTATGATTGGTACTACACCAAAAAGGATAATTTGTTTCTGTCTTGTGCTTCTCCGGATGGCGCCGTCTCGTCCCCCCCAAAGAAAAAGCAGACAGCCAGCAAGGACGACGAACAGAGACGAGCGGTTAATCTGGCGCCAGATTCGATATCTTTCAATCTGGCACCAGATTTATTGGTCAAGAAAAAGGCCCATGAGGGCCCTGTTGAGAGCGCATTTATTTGTCTCTGGGCAAAAAAAGACAAGACAAAAAAGAAGGAACAAAGGATAACAGTGGCGACCTTGGCATTGCGCTAGTCGGCGGACAAGGCGTAAGAAAAGGGTTTTTGTGTGGTCTGGCTGCACTTTATTTGGTGATTTCAGCACCGCGCAGGCGCGTGGGCGCGGTTAGGCCCTTTTTTTCTCTGTCCTTTTTCGAATCTGAGGGCTCTCTGGCGCGCGCGGCCCACTCCGAGAGATACTTGTTCTAGTGGCGCACCGAGGATACCACAAAAAAAAGAGAAAACAGTCGGCGATTGGTCCCACATGCGCATGCGACCAGACCAAGAGACGCCATCGCCCTGTATTCTTTTCAGTCCCAAAAAAATATGAAGCGATCCTCAGACGATTATGCGCATGCGTTGCCCGCATCTCGCAAGCGCCCCGCCATTGCCACAGGATATTGCCGCCGCCCCAACCTCCCATCTCTCTCTGTGTTGCCTATCGAAATCATCGCCGCGATTATAGATCTCCTGGGCGATGCCGACTTTTGGCGCGTGCGTCGTGCCCACCGCCTCTTTCGAATCGATCATCCAGACAAAGAGTTTAAGAGACGCGCGCTATACTGGTGGTTCCGGGTCGATCCCAATCGGGCCTTGCTCGCGCGCCGCGCAGACACCTTTCTGGTGCTCTTTCGGCGCAAGCGCATCCCACCGGCCTTTAACCCATGGCCGGCAGTGATCAAAACGGGCGACATCGCTCTATTCGACGCCGTTCGATCGGTGATCCCCCTGTCCGAATGTTCAGTCGATAGGCAAATTGCGGAGGCAATGCGCAAAAATCACCTCGACCTGGCAGTTCACATCCGTGGCTGCTACCCCGACCGGCCCCTGATCGAGGATTTCATTGCCTCTGTCAAGCATCGTCGCACGACTCTTTCGGTTGCTCTTTACTGGATGGCACCCCCAGAGGAGCGACAACGCTGCGCCGAGTATGCCGCCTTTCACGGCGATGTGGGCTGCGTCAGAGTCCTCATCGAGCAGTGCCATGAGCGCCGCGATGAGGCACTGTCGTTGCGGTCTTTGGTCGTTGCGGCAGCATCCAACGGCCGCACCCAAGTCCTCGACGCCATAGAGCCATACGTGGACAACCCAACAGTGTGGATCGATGGTTTGGCCAAGGCGGCGGCCTGTTCCAGCGCTGCTTCCATTGAATGGATCGCCCGTTCGAGACCGCAGACTCGCGAGTCTCTTCAGCATATGCTCGACATTGCTTACATGCACAATTCGGTGGCGGCCGTCAAGGCTCTCGGGGACATTAATCCGTCGTTGACATGTCGCGTCGGCAACTCTCGGTGCCACCGGAAAGGCGGTTGCCCTTTTCTCAGGAAAATACCCAGCGAAATACCGACTGGTGCCAAAATCTGTATGTCGCCAGAGTATCATCTCCCCATGTGACAACACCAGGGAATAAAAAAACGGCGTGAACGGCCAGACAAGACAGAAGGCCAGTTCGCGATCCTCTTTATTGAAATTGTCACAAATGTGTTGCTGTTGTTGTGTGCGTACACGTATATAGGTCTTTTTTTTTCTTAAATGCAAGGCACCAGTTTCGGGGATCTTTGTCTGGAAGGTTGGCGTAGACCAAATACGTGATCGAGAGCGACATCGGCGGCTAAATCGCTGCCGATCCTGCCCGCATCCTCTGCTCCGGCTTGTGGTGTCTTTTCAAAAAAAAGAGAGTCGTATGTTGCCTTTTGTTTGTTTGCCTTGGGGGTTAATCGGCCCTCTAGATTCTGTCCCCATTGACCAAGTCAGACATGAGGGCAATCATCGACATTGAGGAACAAGGGCGACAACGCACAAGGTCACCGTGGCCACCAGAGCGCGCGCTTTCTGTCCTTGACGACCAGGCGGCACCCCAAAAAAGGATATGAGGCCCCGTTGGGTGCGCAATATGAAATTTCTTCTTCATAAATCATACGACCAATGGGGGTTAGATGAAAAGGGCGACGCGACCAGACACCGGGCGGATAAAAAGCGCACTGGCGTCCGTCTGTCCTATTACGATACCACGACAACTCTAGAACCCGCGCCACCGACGACAAGGCAGCAGCACAATGCAATCCAAGCGACAGCGACCCCTCGACGTCAGCACTTTGGTGTTGGGCAAGCGCAAGATGGTCGACGAGTGGCTCGAAGAGGCTCTCGACGACGTCTTTAACGCGGAAAGGGCCTTGAAAAAGGCACGTGCCGCCGTTGCCAAGAAAGAGGCTCGCTTCGTGGCTCAGGCGCGGGCGCTGGACCAGATCGCGACCATCTTCTCGTCCGAGAGCCAGAGCCGACCGTGGTTCCTCACCGTGGGCGTCGACGACGTGCTCATTGAATGGATTTCGGCCATACACGAGCGCCGCCCTTTCAAGGACGCCTACATCGTCCAGCAGGATTTGATCCAGAGGATACGTGAGATGCTCATCGACGCGCGCCCCGCGTGTCTCAAAATCGCCATGGAGACCGCACCGCACCGCCACAAAAAGGGGCCGTCCGACAACCCAGACTTTCTCATGGAGGAATGGACCGCCAAGGTGGGTCGGACCGACGGCACCAGCGACACGTTCACCTTTCCGTCCCTCACGTCCGAACGCGCCCTCACCAATCACCTCAACGATGCGCACGACCTGCACCTCAACTGCAAGACCGTCCCAAGAGGCAACAGCATGTTTGTGTCCAAGAAAAAGATTCGCGTCGACGGTCTAGCGCTCTTTGTGCGGCCGCCTTCAAGCAAGGGCGCCGCCGCGGTCGCAGCCTCTGGCGGCAACGCTCGCAAGCCAAAGCCGCAGCAATAAATACTCGGAGAGGATACCTTCTTTTACAAATTTTGTTTGAATTACTTTTTCTTTCTTTTTCCTATTGCGTGTGCGCTCTCAACTCATGGCAACCCATAAAGAATCAAAAAGGGCGTCTGCGGTGAAGCCGTCGTGTCTATGGGCCCAGGAGACGAGGCGAGGACGAACCGCGCGGCCTCTGTCGTGCCAAAAGCAAAGACCCGGCACCTCTGCGACACGCAGACGGCCGAGGACGAGTCTGATTGGCACAAAGGAATCCAGAAAAAAACTCGACAGGGACCGTCAAGACACAAAACAGGAAACCCCAACGATCGACGTCAAAGTCTGTTGTCTCTTTGTTGCGTGTTTTGTCAACGGCCAAAGAGAGCGGCGCGCGCAGAGAACCAGAAATCGCGCCTTTGGTTCCCTTGTCCTAACGGTCCGATCTCTTGACGCGCCCGTGCGTGGCCCTCGCCAGCCACCGCTGAGTCGATCCAACAGACAAAACATCGAAAAAAAGAAGAGAAACACAACCACACAGAGGCATACGCGCGCGCCCGCACAAGCAAACAAACAATGACCTCCAAGGACTCGAATGTCGTGTTGCTCGCGGGCGGGCTCACGTCCTTGGCCAGAATGCCGCCGCCGACATTTGCTGCCTATGTTGCCGGGCGACTGCGCAGTCCTCTAGACGCGCTCGGTCTGGCCCTTGTCTATGGACTGTTCCTTTTGGTGGGCGGATGGGTGCCGCTCGTCGCCACCCGTGTCGTCATCGACGCCGTCATTACTGGCCTGACAAGGCTGCCCGGATGCGCAAGATTAGGCCGCGACCCGACGGCAAGCGCCCTTTCGCTCGGCATTCCCGGCGTGCTTCTCTTTATCGGACTTTTGCGCTGTGACTATGTGCGCCTGCGCGCTGCCCATCTCGGTTAGGCTGCCGCCGATCGTCGTGGCGCATTTCTCAAAGTCTGTTTTTTCTTTCTATGTCTCTCAATGCGTGTGTGTTGGCAAACTCTTGTGTGTGTTGGGGTTTTGCCATAGCGCGGCCGCCTCCCTTTTTGTGGCGACAGCGACCCCAACAAAGAAAAGAGATGAAAGCGAAAAATCCTGCCGATGCCGCCGGAGCCCCCTTTCCGTGATCGACCCTTTTTCTTTTTCGAAAAGTCTCGGTCCGACTGTGCCCGTGCTCAATCATCGGCGCCGGAGGCGATCATAACACTGCGTCAAGGTCAGCCAGTCATTCATGTCTTGCTCTAGATATCCGCAGGCCGCTGCTTGGCTTCCTCAAAATCGCATGGGGTCCATTGTTTCTGGCGGCCCTCGTCGTGTCGTCTCCTTTCAAACAAATCCTAACGAGTGCCGCCGCCCCCTCTTCGAGGACCATCAGCCCGTGCACGCAGTTGTGCCGTTCTTTGTCTCTTGTGTGCGGGCGCCCTTGCTGCCTCTTTCTATTTCTCTCTCTCTCTCTCTCTCTCTCTTTGGGCAAAATGGAGAGGGGGGCACAAAGCAAAACCCCACAGGGTTCAAAGCAAAAGGAGAAGAAGAAGAAAGAGGACATGCTTGAGCACGACAATGCCAAATCGACGCTGGCCAGCGTGTGGCGTCGTCTCGCAGTGCTCTGTCGCGACTCGAACGCCGCCACGGCCACAGAGAGGGAGCGTCTCGACGTGCTAGCCGCTGACGCGGGCCTGTCGCCCGTCAAAGGCGCTTATGTTGATGACATGATAGCAGAGACGCTCAAAACCTACATGCCTCTGTGGGAGACGATGCTCGACGCAGAGCCTATGCTCCCGTGGCTCGCCGATGAATTCGATCCCTTTCCGCGCGTCCAAAAGGTGCTCGACGCTCTCGAGCGCCGCGGGCATAAATCGCGTCGCCAAACACGACGAGTGGACCCGAGTGCACGCATCCACCTTGCCGTCCAATCGATCCGCGCTGCAACGAGGTGCCGATCGATGGCGTCATGGCCGATTGATACCGAGTTTGGCCGGGTCGCCCACGGCTGGGGCCGCCAGCCTTTTATGTGCTCGCTCATTGTCCTTTCTGGACCGTCGCCTCGGGATCGTCGTCATTTTGCGGTGGTGGCGCCCTTTGTGCCGAGGCGGTCGTCATCGAGCCCGTCGTCCTTTGACGTGGCGCTCTTTGTCAACGTGCCAAACATGCCCGTTGCATGCCACCATATGGACCTTTTGGGGCGGGCGCTGGGCGATGCTGACGGTGACGGCAGCAGCAATCAATCCTTGTCTCGCGAGGTGCGCAGGGCGCTGACCCCAGACCGTTTCAAACGGTTGGGCGTCTTTTGCGCCGACCTCGTCGAGCGCAATGCGCCAGACATGATGGGCCTGCGCTTGGTCAATCCTCTTTCGTTCATCGGCTGCATGCTCGGACTCGGGGGGCGCGCAGCGGCCGCGTCCACGTCGCTCTTGGCCGCCTTTGGCATCGAATTGTTGTTGGCCAGGCGCGTCCACGTGGCGCACATTAGAGCGTCTGATCTCGTGGTGATGCTTGCGGCGCCCATATTTTCGATCGACCGTGCTCGCAAAGCGCTCGCGCGCTCGAGCCTACGCAATGCAGCCGCCCGGACGATCGCCCGCGAACCCGCTATGGGCCTCAACGACGAGACGATCGCAACGCTCGACGCCGAATCGGCCGCTCTCGTGGCTGCGCACTTTTTCTGCGACAAACTCGAGGGCACCATCGACGGAAGCAACGACATGCGACAGCGCGTGGCGAGAGCGCTCGGAGCGCGCGATGAACACGAAAATCCTTTGGGGACCTATCGTCACACCGTCGATCTGAATCGCAGCATCATCTTGGCCATTTCGCGTCGGTATTCACGCCATTAAAGCAATGGCGATTGGGGGTCCTCGCTGGTTCAATTACAAGACATGAGCACAGAGACATGTGCACGCAAATAAAAATTGTTACCGTCCAAGGTGCAACGCCGTCCTTTTTTGCTGTCGTCGTCATCCTTTTTTTGCTCTCTGTGGTTTTTTCTGTCGTGAGGACGGATGCCGACCTTGTTGCTCGCATCCGTAATCGGTGGCCTCTGACTTTCCCGATGGTTCAGCAACAGTCTGGATTTACTATAGGCAGTCGCCCGCATATTGTCCAAAAACAATTGAATTCACCAAGAAACCACAAGGCGGATTGGGAAGAGAACCGCGCCAGCATGCAATACGTATTTTAAAGAATTTTCTATGCTTATATGCGGTTATACTCCAAAATACACATCGACGTCATTCCCTTCCCAATCCACCTTTCGGTTTCTTGCTCAATTCGATTGTTTTAGACAACACACACACACAGAGGCACACAAAAAAAATCAAAGCGCGACCTTTTTGCTGTTGCAAAAGGACCGTTCTTGTTTGTTTGGCGAATGGCCATTGAGGCGCAGAACAAACCGTCAAACAAAGCGCCGCGTGTATTCTCCTTAAAAGCGCCAATACTCAAAAATGGGCAGCAGCCACTCGCACCGCCTCGCTCTGCCTGGCACATGGACAAAGAGCCATCAAACTAAAGCCTGCCCATCGCCGTAGCAACCTCACGACCAAAAAAGCGCGATAGTTTCTTTTTGGTTGCTTGTTTGCAGAAAAGATCCAGTGATAGGACAAATGCTTTATGATTTTTTTCTCTTTACCAGGGAGCAGCGACCCTTGCGGGTGGCGCTCACGACAAAGAAGGCTGAATCCGCTAAAAATGACGCTCGGTCAAAGGCCCAGAAAAAACAGACAGATGGAAAAACAATTGACAGAGAGAGGGAGCGGGCATTGGGGGCAATAGAGAATAAAGTAGAGATAGATTCGATCTCTGGGTAGCAGGGCTACGCATACTGGGGCGATCGGTTCCTAAGCGGTCGAATACTTGGTCCAGTAGAGGCCCGAGTTTTGGTTGAGGTAGATGACCCCGGCAAAGGTGGTGCCCATGTAGGTGTTGTGGACGCTCTTGAATGTCCAGTTGTTTTCCGGGCCAATGAGGACGGTCCACTGGCCGTTCGTGCCCGGCGTGGTCGACTCGCAGCGCACATAGCCGTCGGGGCTCGCCGCATGAGCCGTCAGGTAGCACCCGTTAAAGCCCCTAAAGGTGTACTTGCCATTGGCGAGGCGAGCGACGGTCCACTTTTCCTTGTACGAAGGCTCGTACCACAACGAGGCCACCGAACCGTCATCTTGGGGCGTTAGGTTTTTGACGTTGATGGGCGAGATAAACCACACACCCGTCTGCGTCAGCGGCTGTGACGAAGGGCTCGGGGTTATCGACGGCGTGGGCGACCGCGTGGGAGTCACCGACGGTGTGGGCAGCATCGGATGATTGTACTCGATGATGACGCCTCCCGCTGCGCCGCTCGCATCTTCACTATACTTGTAGGGGGGACAGATATAGGCCGTACCGCCACCCGAGCCGCTGTTGGCCGGTGGTGGCGTCTGGGCGCCGCCCCTACTGCCCGGCCCGCCAATGCCATTGTAGCCGGCGGCGCCGCCCCACGAAAAGCAAGCGATCGACTGGTCGCCGACGCCCCCTTCAAAGTGACGTGTTCCCACGGTCCATCCGGCGCCATGGATAAACGGAGTCGACACGTTGCCATTGATAAAACTGGCGCCCGCCCCGGCACCGCCGGCCTTGATGTCGGCGATGAGTGCGCCCTCTTGTGACGCAGCGAGCAGGTCATAGTTGGCGGCACCCGGAGGAGAACCGGTGCCGGGTGTGGTGCCGACGGCAGACGACAAAGCGCCACCGCCGGCTCCGCCGCGGCACCCGCGTCTGTCAAACTGCGCATAGGCACCGCCGCCGCCATAGGCCGTGAGGGTCGCGAGTACCGTTCCATTTGGATGGACGGCCTGGACGATCGTGGGTCCGCCGTCCCCGCCAGTGCCCTCCTCGACGATAACACCGCCCGGTGGGTCGATGAGCCCTGCGCCGCCGGCACCCACAGCAATCAACCATTGGGCAGCGCTGGGCACAATATTCCAGTTGGCACTATTGACTGTGCGGTTGAGGATTGTGGCTCCGCCACCGCCGCTGCCTCCACACAGGCGTACCGACGCTGCGCCTCCGCCGCCTCCCCAAAGGGTCACGGAAAAGTCGGTGGCTCCGCTCGGCGGCGTCCACGTCGTCGACGACCCAATAAAGGCAGTGTGGCGGTAGGCATCAACAGACGCCGCGCAGCATAGGAAAAGTAGGAATGCAACCGTCACTTTGTTCGCGGTCGGCGACATGGTCGTTTGTGGGGTTACTGTGTCTTGTCTAGGCGGGCAAAATGGGTCGATCAGATGGTGATTGTCGTATGGTGTATAGTTGTCACAAAAGACAATGCGCTTACAAAAGTCGGGCCTGGCAGGGACAGAGCGCGTGCACAAGGCACGAAAAAAAGGGTCGAGGTAGACAGAGAGGGCGCACAGACAAGAGGGCCCATACGCCGGCCCTATAAATAGTCGTGCCCTGCCCGCTTTTCGGTCGACCAACGAAAAAAATCGAGAGCGCACAGGTTTCGGTTTGGTCGCGCTCGCTGGCGCCGCCTCCTATTTCTGTGCCTTTTTTGCTGTGGACAACATCGATTCGCGTGCGCGCGCAAGTCGACGGCATTTTTTTATTTGGAGACGATTATTACGGCCAAACACGAGCCAGCGTCGATCGCTCGACCACATGCCAGGAGAATGTCCATTTGGTTCCTGGTCCTTTTGTCCGTGGCCAGCCGGTTGGTTGGTTTTTCTTGAATACACACACGCCAACAGGAAAAAGAAGAAACGCGAACAAAGCGGCATTTCTCTGCCCTGCGCGGCCAAACGTTTTTATTTTACCGGGGTTCTTTTACATCGGCAGACACCGCGCCGAGCCTATTTTGTTTTTTTCTCGTGCGTCATCGTCGCGACGGTCGTCGGGATGAACACGCTGCCGCAAGAGGTACTGCAAATGATCGTCTCGGGATGTGACAGTCGGTCGCTCGTGGCGCTGTTGACCGTATCACGCCAAATGCGCTGGCTGAGCGCGTGCGCGCTTATCGACGGGTGGCATGGGGCGGGTCGGGGCCGCGGCGTTCTCACGTTTCTGCCGCCCAACGACACTCTTGGTGGAGATGACAACGCCGAGCATAATGCCGACAACAGAGCGCAACTCGTGCACGCCATCAATCTGATCTTGGCGTGCAAAGCCGAGCGCCTCGCGTGCGTCCTCCGCGACGATCGTAAACGGTTCGAGCACGACATAACGGACCGCGAATATCCCGAGGTCTATTCTTTTCTTCGGTATCGGCTGCCATCGCTGTTGCGCGGCAAGGTCGCGCGCGTCGACCTCTGTCTTAATCGTGCGACCCTACGGCGCTTTCTACACGATCTGGCCGGGCGCTTTGGCGTCTTGCACAAGACTGTGAACCGCTATCCTCGCTGGATGTATTTCTGGCACGAGGGCTCTGTGTGTGTCCTCGGGCGTGGCCACATGATTTTTTCCTTGCCGGCGACCCCAGCGGCGCCCAGCGGCTGCTTTCATTGCCCAACAGAATTTTCTTGGTGTTGATTTTCCTTGTTCTCTCTTTTTTTATTTGCGAATCAGCCCATTCTCGCGTACGCGTGTGTGTGTTGGGTGCGTGCGCTTGTGATGTCACTGTCGATGCATAATGGTTTTGGAAACGGGTCACAGCCTCACTGGCTCCCAGTTGCAATAAATCAAAAATAAAAGATAGAAAACACTTTTCCTTATATAGTGTATTCGGGCTCTCTTCTTCGTTGGGCCGTTGTGGCTGCGCACTCAAAAGGCACGCCCGCACGCGCTTCAGCAAAATGCTTGTCTACACGACCGCGCGGCTCTTCTTTTGTGCGTGTGCGAGCCGGATATGGCGCGCCGACGCAGGCGAACAAAAATTGTTTGCTAGACTCCATGAAAAAGAAATCGTCTAATGTCGCTTTTTGCACTTTGTGTTTGCGCCCTGACCGTAATTCACGCGGTTGGTCGGAGACTGTGCCCTGTTCGCGCCGACCGCAAACAAAAAGTTGCCCCAGACACTCACTGCCTATTTTTTCTGCATTATACAAAACAACACGATATCAAAAATGCAATTATTATTTTTTTTAAACCGACGATGGAGCGCGCGGGTGCTTACAAGCCAGACACGGTCGGGCCGACGAGCACAGAGGCACAAGGCGGTGGGCCTCAATGACGCTTTCACCGCACTGCACGTCCTCCCAGACGCCCGAGAGGCGCGAGCCATCGCGAAAGGTCATCGTGCCGCGGCCTCGTCGTATGCCCTCTTCATAGGTGCCCCTATACTCGCTGCCCGATGGCCAACTGTAGACGCCGTATCCGTGCCTTATGTCGCAATGCCACTGGCCCTCGTATCGGTGTCCCTGAGCATCGACCATCGTGCCGCGTCCGTGGCAAAGGCCGCCCTGCCACTGTCCCTCGTAGCGCGCGCCATCGGGATAGGCCATAGTGCCATGGCCATCCCGCTGACCCCTAACCCAGTCGCCCTCGTAGCGTCTCCCATCGGGATAGACCATAGTGCCGCGTCCATGTATCTGGAACTTGCTGTTGAATTGGCCGTCGTATCGCTGGCCGCTGGTCCATATGTAAGTGCCGCCCTTGATCAGGTCACCCACAAAGATGTCGCCGTCGGGCCATGTGTCGACGACCTCGCTGTAGACGCTCCCATGGTACCATCGACCCTCTCGAACTCGACCCGATGCACGCGTGTAGGCGCCGCGACCGTGCGGCTTTCCGCCCTTGCATTCGCCTTGGTAGTGTCCCCCGTCGGGAAACCGCAAGACGGCAACGGGAGGCCTCTGGCCATCTACCCACTGGACGTTCAATGTTGTGCCGTTGGGGTACATCTTGATGACGTCGCCGTGTATCTTGCCATCTATCCAGTGGCCCTGGCGCAGCCTGCCACTCGCCGCCGGTGCGGTTGGCGCGCGAGGGGGGTCAACGCGCGCTCGCACAATCCCACAACAGTGGGCGCTGTCGGCGTCGATTGCAATGCCAAATCCATGCGGTTTGCCATCAACGACGTGGCCCCAGTAGATGCGCTTATCGTGCTTGATCCGCACGGCACCAATGTCGACGCCCTCGGAACGCGCCGGATGACTCTGCGCGCGATAGATCCAACGCCAGTCGACGCCCTCGGGCCACGGCGGCCGGTGGAGAGGCTGCCCATAGTGCTCTATGCACAACTGGCGCCATAGGGATTGGTCCGAGGCAAGAGCGTGGTGGTGGCGCGATGTGAGGGACCACGCGGCAAGGGCGCTGGCGCCGTTGGCCAAGGCAAGGATGTGGAGAATCAACTCGTCAGGCAGTCGGTCAAAAAGTGAGTCGGACGTATCAACGCAGTCAACGCCGGGTTTCAGTCTCTTGTTTGATATTGCGCTGTGGTCGACGAGCACATTGTCATTGTCGATGTCACGCTGTGCCCTTTTCATGGTCCCTTCTATGCGTGACGGGTGGCTGCGGGGGCACGACAAAAGGCGGCAAGTTCTCTGTCGCGGCGGCAGCGACAGAAAAAAAAATAAATTTCGACAGCAAGAAAAAGGGCGATCGACAAAGTGTCTGGCAATCGCCCAGCGGCAGAGCCGCATTTGTCCAATAAATCCGTTGTTTTTGATTGGCTATTTTAGGAGGATTAAATGCTCGGTGAGTGGCTGGCCCTTGTCTGTCGACACCAAAGCCGGTCGCTTGGCCCTACAGCAAAAAGGCATGGGCATTGCCTATGCTATCGCAACACCAGAATACGACATGAACAGCGTCTCGACCTCGTCTGTGGAAAAAACGAAAACTCGCGCCCCATGCAGTGCTGATGCCGCGCCTGCATCGATCTCGAGTGGCCGCAAGTGTGGCCAAAGACGACGACGACGCCAAAAGAAAAGGGAGCGCATTGACGCAAACTCGGTCGTCAACAATGCCGCTTCGGTCTGTGAATCCCTCGATCTTTTGGATCTGCCCGATGAGATACTTGTGATCATTATCCGGTGGACATTGCCCCGAGAGTCTGCTGATGTTGCTAGGGCCATTGCGTCCCTGCGCAGTTGTTGTGTTCGCTTCAACGCGTTGTGCCGCATGCCCTCTCTCGAGGTGGCCAATGTCGATCCGCGCCTTGCTCCCTTTGCACGCTGTGCCTCTGACGAGTATGATCCGATCGTGATCTTGGGTGATGGCCGCCTCATTCGTGCGACCGGCCTTGCCCGTGCGCCACGCCTGCGTCGACAATTTACGCAGGCGTGTGTACGCTACGCCATCTACTCGCTCATCGTCACCAAGCCAGGGACGTTTGTGAGCAACGAGGGACTTGATCTAGTCTCATTCTCGTCCTTTGCGCGCCAACGTCCGCCCTTTCCCCTTTTGATACACGCCCTCACGCGTGGCGCCTACGCGCCCGATCACATCGAGGTTTGCGAGTATGACGATGGGCGCACCGACGTGTGTTCCGAGCAAAAGGGCGCGAGGATGATACACAAGACGAGGGCGGTCAGCCTCGGCGAGCGCACGAAGCGGATAATCAACGGCGCGCTTGCCGAGGCGGCCGCCTATGCGATCGGCTATACCAATGGCCTGCCCCGTGAGTGCGCAATTGTTGCCAACTCGGTCGACCTTTTCGAGGCCTACCCAGACGTCGCTGGCAGCCTCTGCTCGACTGGCGCGAGTTTTTCTTGTTGGGCAAATGACACCTGCCGTTTGATAAGGCAGGCGACGCTCGACATTTCGTCAATCGTCTATCCCGATCACTGGGACGCAATCCGCTACCATGCGCGCCGCTCACGCAAACCATTGACGGATTTTTCTTTTCTAGGCAAATAGTTAAAAAAAGGGAGAGGTTTTATTATATTTGGTTCCTCATGGTTTCTGTCCACTGAAAAAAAAGATACAAACGCACAAAACTCGCGTTGGGTGCGCCGTCGTGGTATGCCGCCGCCATCGAACGGCGCTTGCTCTTTTTTACGCCAGCACGAGGTATTCGCATGGGGTCGACAGCGTGATAGTGTAAGAGTCTTGGTTTGCGTCAATAGCCCATAACGAATTTCGAACGGTGGCTTGCGATTGCCCCACGATCGACGCCATCCTTTATCAACAGTGACCGCGCAAATTCTCTCCTCTTGTTTCTCTCCTTTTCGCCCGCGAAGGCGCCTCAGTCCAAAAAATCAGTCGAGCAGATTTCAGTCACTGCCCGCAGTTTGCGCCGAGCCGCTGGAGCCAGAAGAAAAAAAAAGAGTGCGTATCGTAACCGGCATTTTTTTCCATGGCCGGTGCTGCCGCGACAGTGCCAAAAGGGAAACCAAAGCCAGTCAACGATCGCCTTGGGAGGGGAGGTGCACAAACACCAATAATAATCACAGAGGCAGCAGGCCACTGCAAACAGTTTTTTGGTTAAAAATTCTAGTGAATAAAAAAGGAGCGGCACATCCAGCGCGATTCGAAAAGGCAAGCACCCGCGACAATCATAGCGCCGCCGACATATTCTCTAGTGACTGCTGTGCCGCAGCGACAATGGCGCATGCCGTGCAGATCACCGAACCGGCAGAACATGCGGGAGCGCCATCGCGGTGGCGCACGACCTCACCCGAAACCATTTGTTTGTGGCGCCACTCGCCCCGTGCAGACGATCCGTCGGGATACTGGCACGTGCCGATGCCATGCCTCTTGTCTCTGTGCCACTGGCCTTTGTATCGGCTGCCGTCGGGTTTGACTCTGACACCATACCCGTGCCGATTGTCGCTGACCCAGTCGCCTCGGTAGCGTGCGCCGTTGGGCCCGAGCCAAAGCCCCTCGCCGTGGCACATGTCATCTTTCCACTCGCCTCTGTGCTGCATGCCATTGGCCCATACGTAGATGCCGTAGCCGACCCGCGTGCCTTGGACAAAGTTTCCAGAATAGCGGTTCCCGCTCGAATAGGTGCTCGTGCCGTGTCCGTGGCGTTGACCGTTCTTCCAGTGGCCTTTGTGATATGTGCCATCGGCATAGACGCATTCGCCATATCCGTCACGCGAGCCATCGACATACTGGCCTTCATAACGCTGCCCGCACGGCCACACATAGATGCCATGGCCGTGGCGCTCGTTGTTTTTCCATTGGCCATCGTAGCGGTCGCCAACCTCGTAGGCACACACGCCCCAGCCGTTGCGCTTATCGTCCTTCCAGTCGCCCTCGTAGCGCCCTCCCGGCCAGGTCATGGTTCCACGGCCGGCACGCTTGTCGTCCACCCAGTCGCCCTCGTAACAAGTGTCGGCGGAATAGGTCTGCATGCCTCGCCCGTTGCGCCTATCTTTGGCCCAATAGCCGACGTAGCGCCCGCCGGACGGCCACGAGCCTGTTCCAAGGCCGGCGCGCTTGCCGTCTGCCCATGTGCCGTCGTACTTGAATCCGTCGGACCGTGTGTATGAACCCACGCCATTGCAACGGCCGTCACTCCACTGACCCTCATATTGAGAGCCGTCCAATCTGGTCTGCGTGCCGTGGCCCCACATGCGACCCTTTTGCCATTGACCTTCGTAGCCGGCGTCTGTCGTCGGTAAGCAAGAGTCTGTCCGTGTTCGCGCGAGGCCGTGCTCCCTTTGCCAATGGGGAGTGGGCAACAGAAGCGCTAGGCCATACCCATGAGGCAGCCCGTCGACACAATCGCCCCAGTAGACATGGGTGCGACAATCAATGTCCACAAGGAGCGCACCGACGTCGGCGCCGGCGGTCACAACCGTACGCGCCTGAGCGCGATAGAGCCAACGCCAAGACTTGCCCGATGCAAGAAACTGGCGGTGCAACAAGGGTCCAAAATGTGCGGTGCACAACTGGCGCCATAAGGATTGGTCCGAGGCGAGAGCATGATGGTGTCGCGACGTGAGGGACCACGCGGCAAGGGCGCTGGCGTCGTTGGCCAAGGCAAGGATGTGGACAATCAACTCGTCAGGTAGCCCCTCAAAGAGCAAAGAGTCGACTACATCGGCGCAGTCAGCGTCGAGTCGGGGTTTCTTTTTCACCTTTGCGGCGGAATCGGCAGGCGCGTCGTCGTCATAATCTTGGCTCCTCTTCATTCTCTCTCTTGCTGGAGGCAACAGGCGGCCACAAAGGCCAACTGAAAGCGACAGGTTTCTCTGTCGCCCTCGATGGCGGCAGACAAGCAAATTTCTGAGGCCAAAAAGGGGTCGTCAGCAAATGGCATGGGCGTGCTGCTCAGTGACCATCCAATAGTATGGCCGGATTTGTCCGTGAAAAGCACTATTATCTTATTGGGCATTTGAGGCTGGCTGAGTGCCGCATGAGTGGCTGGCCGTAGTGTCGACATCACGGCCAGGCCCAACACCAGAGTAAAACTCAACAATGAGGTCTGCACCCCCACAACGTTGAAATACAACATGAACAACCCCATGGTCTCGCCCGCACGAAACTCAAGTCATACTCTGTGCACCGCGACCATCGTGCCTACGACGACCTCGAGTGGTCGCAGACATCGCCGAGCACGACGACGCCAAAAGAAGAGGGAACTCGTCGCAGTAACAAATGGGACCGTCAAGAACGCCGCCTCTGTCTATCAATCCGTAGGTCTCCTGGGCCTGCCCGATGAGATGCTTGTGATGATTATCCGATGGGCGTTGCCGCGGGAACCCGCCGACGTGATCGAGGCCGTTGCGTCCTTGCGCAGTTGTTGTACGCGCTTTGATGCACTCTGTCAGATGCCCTCCATCGAGGCGACCAACGTCGATCCGCGTCTCGTGCCCTTTGCCCGCTGCGGCGCCGACGAGTACGATCCGTCTGCGATCCCAGACGACGGCCGCCTCATCCGTGCGGCCGGCCTCGCCCGCGCGCCGCGTCTACGCCAAAAGTTTGTGCAGACGTGCACGCGCTACGCCATCTACTCGCTCATCGCATCAAGTTCAGGCCCCATGTCACCGGAACTCGACAAGGTCTCATTTTCGTCTTTTGCGAGGCCCGCCTCGACTCTGTCTTTCATGGCGCGCGCCTTTGCGCCTGTGTGCGATCTTTTCATCTACAACCATATCGAGGTATGTGAGTATAACAGCGCGACAATCAAAGTGGAAGCCTGCACCAAGTCTACGTCCGAATTGTTCAAACCCAAACCAACTCCTCTCGATGACGGTACACGAGGCACCATCAACGGTGCCCTCGTTGAGGCAGCCACACGAGCCATGGATGCCACGGACGAGCCTTGCGAACGCAGAGCCGTCATCGACTCGATTGACCTATTCGAGGCGTATCCCAACTGTATCGATCACGTTTGCGCGACCCCTCTCGGATCCAGTTGGCAAGCGGCACCAGGACGTCGGCTGACAAGGGTATGCACGGTTGACATCTCGTCGGTCGCTTGCTCCTGACGCCAAAGGGACAACCATGGCTTGTATCTTGACTTTTTTCAAATGAAAAGTGTATGCAAAAAATTGGTTTCTTGCTGTGGGCGCGCATAAGGGTTGTCGCCGCCCTACTTTTTTGTCTGCCCAACAATTCCCGCTGGGCGCCAGCAGAGAAAGGCGCATTCTTTTGGCCACAAAGCAAAACTCGTCTGCAGTATTTTTTTGCCAGAGGCTTTGGAAATCCGTCAGCGACGCTCATCGAGCATTGAGACACGCAGATCAGCCCTCAAAGACGAGGAAAGGGCCCGATGCAAAAGGTTTGGCCTAATGGCTCGGTCACACGTGGGACCAACTTTGCCACGCGCACTTTTTGGACGGCCCTTATCTTTTTTTTGAGACGCAAAAATTTCTTTTGCGAATCGCCGGGCGACAGGGCCACTTGGCCTATAGAAAAAAACATGCCACAGCGATGGCACGCATTGGGACGCGCTTTTTTGACCAACGCGAAAAACATCAGCGAGTTTCATTCTCTTTTTGTTTTGCTTTCCGCTCCCGCAACCATGCAAAACAAGGCGACCCGCCCTCGAGCCGGTGCACCAGTCGCTCGCACAAAGCGCCGAGTCCAGAGACCAGCGCCGGTCGCAGAGGGTCCAACTTGCGACAGCATGATTGCCGACCTGCCTGTTTGTCTTTTCGACTTGCCCGACGAGATCCTCGCGATTGTCATGCTTTGGGCGGCGCAAGGACCTGATATGGCCAAAACGGTTGCGTCCCTCCGCGGCTGTTGCGCCCGCTTTGACGCTATATGCCGTACACCACTTTTCTCGACCTCAGAGATCGATGCGCGCCTTGTACCTTTTGCCAGGTGCGTAGCCGGCGAATACGACCCGACTATGGTCTCGGGCGACAGTCGCTTCGTCAGTCCGACCGGCCTCGTGCGCGCGCCGCGTCTACGTCAACAATTCATGCAGACATGCGTGCGCTACGCCATCTATTCGCTCATTGTCGCCCATCCGGGCACATGCGTGGACAACAGGGGGCTCCATCTAGTCCCCTTTTCGTCCTTTGCCCGCCAGCGTCCGCCCTTTCCTCTATTGATACACGCTCTCACGCGCGGCCCCCACGCGCCCGACCATATCACGATGACAGAGTACAGGGAGGACCCCGCCAAAGTAATAGCCGACGACAAAAACACGGCTATCATGCACAAGCCAAGTGTGGTCGACCCCGATGAGTGTACACAGAGCATGATCAACAGTGCGCTTATCGCGGCGGCCGCACATGCGATCAACACCACGGGAGGTTTGGCGTGTGAACGCGAAACAGTTTCGGAATCAGTCGACCTTTTCGAGGCCTTTGGCGACACGATCAAGTGCTTTCGTTTATTTGGTTCCGGTTTCTCTTGGCAACCATACCGCGCGGACGTGACAAGATTCACGACAGTCGACATCTCGTCGATCGTCTATCCCAAACACTGGGAAGCCATCCGTTATCGCGCGCGATGCTCCTATGTGCCGTTGACGGATTTTTCTTTTCTTGACAAGGACTAGAAAAAAAATATTTTTGCTATATTTGAGTTTTTGTCGGTTGTTTGCTCGAGGCGGACGCTGCCGTCCCAAAAATCGCCCACATGCGAGCGCTAGGATCAGGCTTCAGGCGACTGGGTGGTGTCTGGCTCTGATCTGCGCATTTAATCATGGCAGGGCGTAGGATGAACGAAGAAGAAAGAACCACGAGAGCGCGTTTGTGATTGTGATTATTATTATTGTTGTTATTACTTTAGATGGCACGCGATAGAAACAATCAGGCGCGAGCCTCGGTGTCCTCTTGGTGGGTGTCGGTCGAGCGAGATCCGGCAACAGTGGCGCATGCCGTGCACAGAGAGTCTGTGCTACAAGGCGACCGGCCGTAGCGATGACGTATAATGGTGCCGTGGTCGAGACGCCGGTGCAGCCATCGGCCCTGTATGCACGACCCATCGGCGTATTTCCACATGCCACAACCCTCTCTGAGATTGTGCTGCCACCGACCGCTGTACCGGCTGCCGTCGGCTTTGGTGTAGACGCCGTAGCCATGTCGCAGTCCGTCGAGCCAGTTGCCTCTGTACGTTGTGCCGCGGGCCTTGGCAAAGACGCCGAACCCATCTCTCACGCCGTCGCGCCACTGGCCACGGTACACGTCGCCGTTTACGTCGGTCTGGGCGCCGTATCCATCGCGTTGATTACAACGCCACATGCCCTCGTAGGTGTCGCCGTTGGCCCACACATGAGTGCCATAACCGTGCAATTGGTTGTCGAGGATCGCGCCACTGTACGATTTGCCGTCGGGCCATGTGTAGACTCCATAACCATTGATTCCGTTGTCGCGCCAGTTGCCCTCGTACGTACTGCCGTCGCTCCGCGCACATGTGCCATGGCCGTCCACCCTGTCGTAGGCGTAGCCGCCCTCATGGATGCCGCCGTCGGTTAGCACGCCTATGCCGTATCCATGCCTCTGTCCGTTGCGCCACTGCCCTTCGTGGCCAACGTCGGCTGGCGTCAGTGCGTCGCCGATGCTCGTCCTGGTGCGTGTCGGCGACGGGTCAGGATCACAATGGCGGGTAGGCAATTGGAGCAACACACCGTAGCCATGGGGGAGACCGTCGACCAAGTCGCGCCAATAAACACAATGATCATATCCACAGGCAGGTAATATGACCGCGCCAATGTCGGCGCCCATGGACGATGCGACATGGGCTTGTGCGCGGTACAGCCAACGCCAGCACTTGTTTGATTCGAGAAATCGCGAGTGCAGAAGAGGTCCAAAGCGCGACTCGCACAGGCGGTGCCATAGCGATGGATCGTTGGCGAGGGCGTGATGGCGGCGTGAGGTCTGTGCCCACAACGCCAACGAGCGAGGGTCGTCCAGCGCAGCCAGAATAGCCAACACGAGTTCGTCGGGCAGACGCCCAAAGGGGTCCGATACGCCCGCGTCATGATCCACATGGCAGCGCCGCCTCTTTGGCGCACGTGCAGTCTTTGAGTCTCGGTCGTGCGGTACCGCGCGGCTATTCCGTTCCATCATGCTGCGCCAAAGGTCGAGATAAATTTGTGCTTGTTTTTGTGGACACAATTGCCCAAAAGTCGTGGCTTTTTTCCTCGCCGGTGGCGTTGTCGCCAGTGGTGGATTAATCAGTCTGGGATCGACGGCGCACACAAAAAACGACGGGTGACCAAAAACAAAACAAAAAGACGGCTCTGCTCGCAAAGGGGGCCAGATGCCGACCTACTTTGTCATCCTGTCTTTTCTTACAGCGTCGACCAACAAAAAGAAAAAAGCACCAGTGCGCCTGGCACGCCACAAAATGCATGCCGATTGGGTCTTTCGAGGCAAACCCCTGTTGGTGTTGTTTTTTTCTCTTGCAACGGCCCACTGCTTTCAAGAGAAAGCGTAAAAGGGCAATGTGTTGGTGGCGAGAGTTTTTTCTGGCGCGCAGGGCTTCTGTTTTGGAAATAAAAAAAAGGGTCGCAGAGCACAGGCCAATGCTCATACGCAACTGTGCAATCTGGTGCCTTTGTAGTCGGGCAGAGACGACCCCGCAAAAAGGCCAGTGATGCAAGTGCCGACACTCGTGACCAATCTCGGTTGCGCCTTTGTAAGAGTTCAAGGCGACCGCGCCACAAAAAGCGCACGGCCGCTCGGCCGTCACCGCACGCGTGTGTGTGCCCCTAATGTCTATCTTTCTTTACATGTTTTCCATCTTTTTCTGTTGTAATCTCCCTGTAATAACACACTCTCAAGGACGATTGGTCACCTCAAGGACAGCCGTCTTTAATTTAAATACTGTTTTTTGCCATTGGTTATCGGCAAAATGCGTCTCCCCTTGTCTTTATTGCTCAAGCCGCTGCAATAAAGAACCAAGACCGTCCCCTCTAGCGCTCGACACCAACAATCCGCCACGACCAACTAACTAACCAACGAAAAAGATGGGCGGCACACAAACCAGGCTTGTTGGATCACATCAAGGCGAGGCCGATGACCACGGTAGCAGTGATCATGGCAAAGTACCACGACCCCAGAGCCTCGACGACCTGCCCGACGAACTCTTGGCCGCCATCGCCCAGTGGCTCGACTGCACCGACAACTACTCGACGATGCGCCGCGTGTCGCGACGTTGGCGCGCCATCGTATCGGACCGCACCCTAATCGGACCGCCGTCGTGTTTCAGGCCCTACTTGGACAAGGCCCTGGACGACAAAAGGAGGAAAAAGTATCTGTACGCTCATGCGCCGACGTGTCCACGTTATCGGCTGGCTTGCGCCGACGCCATCCGAGCAGGCGCCGGCCCTTCTATGCTCTACCGCCTCAAAGGGCTGGGCCATGCATTCAACAAGGACGCCATTATGGCGGCCATCCTTGCCGACGACACAGCATCCCTAGACGTGCTTTGGTCGTCGAAAAAGTGCTCAATCGAATCCGAGCACTACAATGCAGCGGCCCGGTACGGGCGTGTAAACGTGCTGGCTCATTTTCTCGCCAAAGAGGGATCAAACTGGCGCAACGCAGGCGTAGCGGCAGTGGCCGCGCGCTATGGCCATATCGATTGCCTCAAGTTGGCCCATCGCTCGGGCATTCCCTGGGACAAAAAGGTGGCCGTGGCGGCAGCGCGAGGCGGCCATGTCGATTGTCTGGCATACGCACGGGACTATGGCTGCCCGTGGGACTCGCCCGCCTTGTACAAGGAAGCAAAGTCGTACAAGCGCAAGGCATGCTGCGACTATATCGCTCGTCACGCTACCGAGCGTTTTGTCGACGAGTCGCACGAGGCCCGGTTCTGGGTCACGCTCGTCTTTGTGGTCGTCCTCCTTTTGTTTGGCATGGCCTTTTTCATGGGCGTCGGTTGTGCGCACTTTTTTGATAAAAACAAGTAACAGAAAAAAAAAGAGAAACCGTTCCGCCTTTTAGCCCATGTCGACCCTCTGGCTGCTCTGGCCGTAGCAAAATGGCTCAACGAGGCTCGAATCATCACAACGCTCAACGTTTTGCTGACGGTGGACCACGCCAGCAGCGACAGCGGCCTAGGTGCTGTGCCGCTAGCGTGGATAAAGGAGGATTGGCAAAGCGTCCCCACAGACTGCCTCGGCAGCCTTTCGGACCAAGCCTTTGCGCTCTATGAGGCATAACAATTTGAATTGTGGGCCAAGGCATGCAAGGACGAGAGCGATCTCGAGGAGATCGTATGCGCCATGTGCCCCTCTAGATGGCATGCCGGCGATCATTGTCACCGAGGACAATCGTCATTGGCTCTACGACAAGAAAAAAATAGTATCGCATTAATAATCATGGCGGCCAGCGCATATGGACGCGCCGCCCGGGTCTGTCGCTCGCCCATGCGCGACGTAATAGATCCTTTTGCATCTTTATTATTTGATATCTTTTTGGTGGCCCTTTTTCGAGCCGTTAAAAAGAAATCGACAGTCGCCTTGTTGCTTTTCTGCTGGCACAAAAGATAGAAGAAGCGCTTGTTTTATTTTTTTTTTTGTTAAAACCAGTGTCGCGGTCGAAAGATGCCTTGCTCTCGCATCTGTGCCTTGGTCGCCTCCCAGCGACCACGCAACACATGGTCTGTCGTCTCGATCATGTGTGGGCGCCCGTGAAAGCGCTCAACGGCTGTTTGAAAGGCACGGGCCTCGTCGGCGTCGTAAAACACGTGCTCCTCGTCAAAGAGATGGTCGCCATCAAGAGAATCGAGTCGCACGACCCAGCACGGCAGGTCGCGAGAGGGCTTGGACGGCAAGAGAGCATGGATGTGCATGTGCCAAGAATCGAGATCTACTATAACAGCATCGCCGAATCGCTGGTACCAGTCGTAGTTGTGGTGTTTGTGCATATAAGCCTCGCCAAAGTTGGGAAATGTAACCTCGTAGAGCAGATCAGGACGATCCCCGTCTAGACGCACGGTAACACGCTGGTACTTGGGTTCCTCCTCGAGAACCCAATCCCACTCGATCTGGCTGCGCACAGGATGAGCAGCGTCCTCGGCCAGTTCGGCCTCGAGTGCTCGGCGGGCCTCGGCCAAAGATCTGAAGCCGTGATGCGTTCCTCGGATAGTGGGTTCGTCCTTTTTATAGACAGTATAGTACCATCGTGTCTCTTCGTCGCTGGGTCTCCAACGAGGCAGAGTGGGCAATGGCCGATATATCTCGACAGCCTTGTCGCCCGCGGTCTTTCAGTAGACAGCGATCAGGCCCAGGGCAAGAACCGGCACCGCCAGGATCTGTACGATGCTCCACGAGCGCTGTCGCCATGCGGAATCCATGTTGTTGCTGTCGGTAGACTTTTGTTGTGTGATGCCGATACAAACAGAGGCGCTGCTGCTCTCGCTCGATTTGTTGCCGTCCTTCTTGAGGCACTTGGATGCTGTGTGCTTGTCTTGAATGCCAAGACCGCCCATTTTAAGCGTTTTCCACCCACCAGTCGCAATGTTTTCATTCGTCGCTCAAAGACATGACGTGTACAACCTTGCGCCATTGGTCTTTTCGACAAAAGGAATTTTGAAGGCAGTCACCATTTCCATCAAGTAAAAATCATGCCCGAAAAAAACACAGATGTCTTTGCAGGGACAGACAAAGAGAGAGAAACAAGAGTTGTTGCCCAACAACAGATAGAAGCGCTTTGGCGCAGGATAGCCTTTTTCTTTCTTTGTATCCCAGACGATTCACAAGTGTCTAATCGCGCCCCCTCGTCACTCCTTTGAGAAAAGGAAACACGATGGTGGAGTCGACGACCACAGAGGCCGACCTCCCAGATGAGATGCTTTGCGCCATCATGCGCCATACACGACCCAGATGGCTGTGGCTTATTGCCTTGGTGTCACCACGCTGGTGCCATTGTGCGGCCACAGTGACGCAAGAGGTGGCGCGTAGGCATCCTCAAGACTGCTGGACGGCCATCGGCAAGATGGCAACCTCGTGGCTCGGCAAAAACTACATGGATCGGGCGGCACGAAAGGGCCACACGTCGATCGTCCTCTGGCTACATGATCATCTAAACATTCGCTACAGGAAGCGCACGGTGCGTTGGGCGGCGTTGGGCGGACATCAGCACACGATCGACGGCATGCGGGCGTCGGGCCGGCTTCCCGTCGATGAATCGTGCCTCGTGGCGGCGCTCATCGTCGGTCAAGGCCTCGTGTTGGCGCGTTCGATCTGCAGAGCGGGCCAATCGTGGACGTTAATGGCCAGGGTCGCTGCCGTGGCACTCGGTGATCCGTCGATCGTCGCTCAACTCAATGACCAACGTCGTCGGCGTCTTGGCAACGATCTCGCTGTGACCGTGGCGGTTGCCTGCGACCAGCAAGACATGCTGCGCGCGATGCGAGCGACGCCCACCGAAATCGCTCACGCCCGCCAGGTGATCTCTCACCAAAAAGAGTGGCATGACACTCCCTTTGACCAACGTGTCTTGCTCGACTGCATTACTAGAGAAGGGATGCGCGGGAGGGACCTCGCCATGGAGATCCTCCGCCGTTTCGACTTTGGTTGGAGGATGGGGCCTCGCCCAGACGATCGTTGTGTTGATATCTACGATGGCGAGTGGCTACTGGTGCGTAAGTGCAAACGTCTCCCGCGACTGCGGCCATCACCGCCGCCGCCGCGAAAGATGAGCGAGTCTCTTTCAGCGACACCACCACCGCTGCCGCCGCGAGATACAACCGAGACTCTTTTGGCGCCGCCGCTTCCGCCTGGACGAGTCGCCCAACGAGCCATGGCACACCGTATCCAGCGCAAAGCGCGCGACGACGAGCGGCGGTTCCGGCCTATGTTTGGGGTAACTCGCCACCACGGCTAGCATGCCGTTCCCAGGTCACACACTTGAAAAAAATGCTTGCGACAAGCAGGACCATGACTCGATTTTCCTGTCAGGAGTGCACCAGAGGAAAAGATGCTGCTGTCGGTTGGGCGTGATCATCTCCTCTCTTTTGACGGGGTCACATGGCCATGGGCAACCAGGCTGAGGCAACCGATTGGGGGCTCAACCAAGGCGCTGGTCCTGTGCGCCGACAAGAGCGTGACCTAGTATTCCTTGCGGCTTTTGGGTGATTGCTCGCGAGATACATTGCTGCCAGGCATGCGCACTGCACGTGGATCGACCGGGCCCGCGCTATTCAAGGGGTCTCTCTCTCTCTCTCTCTTTGCAACTGGCGACTTTTGGATGTGCGACCAACACGCTTGGGCAACATTGTTGCGCCTTGGAATTCTCCTTGGATCCTCAAAGGTCTTGTTGTTGCAATATATGCCAACGAGTGCGATTTTTACAGGGCCGTCCCTTTTCTTTTTTCAAAATTATGTCTTTGTCGTGCGCTCCCTGCGCAAGCCGCCGGTCGTGTTCCCCCACAAAAAAGAGGGCGCATTGTAAAGTCGGTCGACAGTTTATCCCAACAACGAGGTGGACCCAAAGGGCCGAGGGCATATGGGGGCGCGCCTCTATCAAAGCAAGACATACCCCTTTTGAGAGTTGCTGCTCTCTTTTCTGTCGGCAAGAATCGCCTACGCAACCAATTGCGCCATCTGGTGCTGGAAAAGACACGCGATAGGCTAGACGCTTATATGAAAACCAGCATGTTGCCGCAAATAAAAAAAGCAACACCGTCACCAACAATGCGCACACTATCGATCAGCAACCTCCCCGATGAAATGTTATGCGCCATCATGCGCCATGTGCCGCCCCGGTGGATCGGCGTGGTCGCCCTGGTCTCGTCGCGTTGGTTCCAGTGTGCCACGACCGTGGACCAAGAGACGAGACGAGCGCAACCCGCGATGCCAACCAAGAGCCTAATGTGGCTGTGCCACTTCCACATAGGCAGCAGGTTCATGGACGAAGCGGCGCAAGATGGGCACACCTCAGCCGTTGTGTGGCTGCACAATCAACTGCACATAAAATGGACCAAGGGCACGCTACGCGAGGCGGCGCTCGCCGGTCGCAAACACACCGTTGCCACCATACTTGCGCATCGCCATCGACCCAACGTCGACGAGTCGTGCCTGATTGCAGGACTCATCGGCGGTCGAGGCCTTGCCATGGCCGGACTTTTTCACCGCGCCGGCCAATCGTGGACGCCGATGGCCAGAGCCACCGCCGTGGCGCTCGGCGATCCGACAGTAGTAGCCGCTCTTAACGAGCAATGCGGTCCACGTACTGGCGATAATTTCGATGTTGTGCTCGCGATGGCCTGCCGTCGGCGCGACCTCTTAAAGGCCATGCGAGCGACCGGCGCGGAAATCGTTCACGCCAAGAGGGTGCTGGAGTATGGTGCCGAGTGGGATCGCATGTCCCTCGTCCATCAGTCTGTCATCGACTATGCCGTGAGTGACAAACTACGCGGGAAGGACCTCGTGCTCCGCATTCTTGCGCACGTGACTGTCGAGCGTCACAGTGCCTATGCCACGTTCACAACACTTGACCTAGAGTGCCCAGAGTGGCCTGCGTGGGGACACAATGACTTGCATGCCAACGCATATGTCCAGCATGGGATCCACCTGAGTCACTATATTGAGCGGACCCAATATGAAAACAGGCGCATCCAGTATGAAGAGTGGCTTGCCGAGATCTACCTGGACCGCTACAGCGTGCAGATTGATACATCTGAAATGGTGGAGCGCGTCCACCGCAAGGGCCGCGACGCTGAGCGACGAGCCAACAGGCGCCAACCGATGCCGCCGGCTCCACGCAACTGCCGCAACAGAGCCTCGACCGCCCGACGTCATCGCTAGTAGCAAAGGGTCTCTTTTTTTTTCTTTGCCTTTGCTTTGTTTTTTTCCTGCATGTACGCCAGAAGTAAATCTCGCCTCTTTTCAAACCACACTCGGTGATGTGGCCGTTGAAAAAGGTCCGCCATTCAAGGCGCGTCGGCATAAAAGGGCGACATGGATAACCCGCGCCATTGGTCCATTGTTCTTTAAAAGGCTCCTGCATCAGAGACGATGCCCCATGACAACAGACACGACCGGCAGCACTCGGCAGAGCGATCTTTGGCCACACAGCAAAACTCGATCGCCATCTGCGACAGAGGCGAGCACAACATAGACGAAACCCACTGACAATATCTCGAGCCAGAGGCCGCGATTTCTTGCATCGTCCTTCTTCTCGGCGCGACCGACGCCGTCCACACGCTTGCGCAACATCATCAGACACACACACACGCAAACGCCCATGGAACTGACTGCCTATATCCCTGCCGCCGGGTATGGTCTTGCCGGGGGCACCCTCGCCGGCGCCACGGTCGCGGTGCTGCGACGATTTTTCCCCTACCGCTACTCGTTGCCGATCGCCGCGGCTGTACCTTGCGTGGGCGCCGTGGCGGCGATCTACGACCTCAAGCACAATAGCTATCGCGTTAATTCCGACAGAAACACGCTCGATCCGACCGAAAAAACCGTTGTCGGCCTTTTGGTGGGTGGCTACGTCGTGTCCTTTTTGGTCGTCTTCAAGGCCTCCTCGGCATGGAGGCAATCTCTGTGGCTGGCGCGTCGTTCGTACGCCGCGACCGCCAAAGACGCACGCAGGCAAGCGATCACCACCCGACCTCGTCAATAAAATCAGTCTGTGTCTTTTATCAACATGTCGCCAAAGTCTATTGCATTTGTCTGTTTTCGAGGCCCGTGGCGCTCAGACCCTCGACCGGATCTCGGAGGAAAAGAAAAAAGTTTATTGTTTGCAGACTTTTTGCGCTTGTCTTTTGCAACGGTCTTGTTGCCCTGTGAGGACGCGCAAGCGCACGCTGGGCGCAAGATGCCTTGTGCAGACCATGGCGCTTTGCTCCTGCTCTGAAACCGTCCTTTTTTTATTAGCATGTCTGATTTTTGTCGCCTCTATTCGAGGTGGCCGTTGTCGAACCGAAACTGTTGAATCCATACGCCCACCTCCCTACTACGGTTGTGGGCGGCTGCGATGAGACATTCCTCGGCGTCCCACGGGCATCCGTTTGCGACTGCCCATTGCAATACGGCCAAGTGCCCACGTTCGACAGCCTCGGAGCATGTCCTTTCGTCCCATGGACAGCCGTTGGCCCGCGCCCATTTCAAAACCTCAATGTGCCCATTGTGTGCTGCGCAAGCGCACGTCCACTCGTCCCAGGGGCAGCCGTTGGCCCGCGCCCACCGGAGCACCTCGAGATGGCCTTTCCTGGCAGCCATGGTACACGTCCACTCGTCCCAGGGGCAGCCATTAGCCCGCGCCCACTGGACTGCCTCGAGATGGCCTCGCCGGGCTGCCCACGCACACGTCATCTCGTTCCAGGGACAGCCGTTGGCCCGCGCCCACTGCAGTACGTCGAGGCGTCCGTATCGGGCCGCCGAATAGCATGTCGATCTACTCCACTCGTAGCCTTGGTCGCGTGCCCACTTTATGATATCTAGGTGCCCCTCGCGCGCTGCCCTCACCACGAACGAGCGGGGGGGTGGTTTGCCGAATCGCCAAGGCTGCCGGCGCACCCGCCGTGCCGGCGCCAAAAGGCCTGCCCAGAGGCGGCATACTCTCTCGGCCGTCACAGCATGATAGTCGGGGTCCAAGTGATCCTGCAGGATCATGGCGATGATCTCGGTCGGGAGTCGCTCGTTGATATTGTCGATGGCATTGGCGTCGATCTCCATGGCGGTCGTTGGTTTGGTGGCGTCTGATGCCATTGTCGTTGTGATCTTGGCTGCAGGCGGCTCTTTGCCTGGCCGGTACGATTCTCGAATAAAAAATACGCCCCAAATGTTTGCCAACTTATTGGCTTCTTTTTTTTCCAAGGCCATGTTGGCGGCGGCCGCGGATGAGGAAAAAAGGGCGCGTCTCAGCAGTCGCCTGACAGGGACCAAGAGGACACGGGCTAAAGTTGCCCTCTCGGGCGATTTGTCGCGCTTGTTGGGAGTTGGCCACAGTCGGTCAGCATCCAAAACAACGGCGCAATCACCATACAAGAGGCAAGAGACCATCGGACGGCGCGCCGTTCTTTTTTTTTATCGCAACAACCGTAACAAAAGACAGTGCCTGTTTTTCCCAAGTTTTCCGCAAGGCTTTTGTCTCTTGTTTTATGTAACCAACAACAAATGTGATCATCATCTGCCTAGTCCGTCTGCGGCTGCTGCTGTTGTGCGTCACTCGTAGGGACCACTTGACTCTGTATCGTCGAGTCAATGGCGGCGCACGCCCTGCATGGCGATCGCGGGTGGCATGATGCAGCGCTCCTACTGTGCCAAACCACGCGGCCCGAGATCATCACATCGTGCGCCCATGCGCCCTGTGCGCGCGAACCGTCAGGATAGTCGCATGCGCCTTTGCCGTGACGCTGGCCGCTCTTCCACTGGCCATCGTATCGGCCACCGTCAGGCCCGGTCCAGACCCCGCGACCATGACACAGATCGTATCTGCACTCGCCTTGGTAGTAGGAGCCATCCGGCGCACGCAGTACATAGCGACCTTTGTTCTTATCGTGCCACCACACGCCGCGCAAGTAGGTGCCGTCAGCGTCCAAGTGTACGCCGTGCCCGTGTCGTTTGTTGTCGCACCACGCGCCATCGTATCGTGATCCGTTTGGCCACGTGTATTGGCCTTGCCCGTCGCGGACGCCGTGATGGAATTGGCCATGATAGCAGGCACCGTTGCTGTGGGTCGAGACGCCGAATCCGTGCCTCACGCCGTACGCATATTCCCCCACGTAGGACTGTCTCTCGCTGCTTCCGGTCCATCTGCCATGGCCGTGTTTCTTGTCGCTGTTCCATTCACCTGCGTAGCGGCCTCTGTCGGGTGTGACGCTGATGCCAAACCCGTGGCGGTCATTGTTGCGCCATTCACCGCGATAATATCTGCCACGACCAAAGACGTAGACTCCTTGGCCGTGCATGCACCCACGGTGCCACTGTCCTTGGTACCCAATGTCTTGTTGTTGTGACGACGGCAGCGACGGCGGCACACCTTTGGCACGTATGGGCGACCCATCTCGACAATGTGGCGTGTGTCGCTTGAGCGCCAACCCGTAGCCGTGAGGCTGCCCGTTCTCGAGGTCGCCCCAGTAGACGTACTTGCCAAAGGCGTCGATATGGATGTCGATGGCACCGACGTCGCGTCCCGATGTCACACCGACGTGGGCCTGCGCGCGGTAGACCCACCGCCAGTTTTTGCCCCATGTCTCGTGCTCGTCGTGCAACAGAGGACCAAAGTGCGATTCACAGAGGCGGCGCCACAACGAGTCATCCTGTGCGAGACAGGCATGCCGATGCGATGTTTGCGCCCATGCGCCCAGATCGCGCGGGTCGCCGAGTGCCACGAGAACGTTCATGAGCACTTCGTCGGGCAGACTATCAAAAGACGGCGTCGCGTCGTCGTCGCCTGCGTACGAGCCACGACGTTGCACCTTTGAACCTAGTGCGCTCTGGGCCGTGTCGTCGGTAGAGGACGCACGCAGAGATGCCTTGCGCTGCCTCTTTCGACCACCCGCAAGCGCCCGGTCCATTGCGTATGCGATTTGGGGCTGTGGTACGCCACACCAGACGCCAACGCGAGGCGTATCAAATGGGAAAGAGATTACGTTGGGTCCTCTGGAGGAGGAAGCAAGTGATCTGCACGCACAAGAGCGCGCCGCCATAGATCGCCGCAAAAAAACATTTTATTATTAGCGGCGTTTTGCCCGTCCCTCGCCAATAGCCCGCCTGGCCTGTCGACGCAGAGATTTTGCTGGTAATCACAATCAGCCAGGTTTTGATTGGATGTATAATGATTTCTGGTCGACTCTAGTCCACTGACGACGCTTTTTCCCGCGCAGATAAGACATAAACAGGGAAAAGGCACGTGGGTCGTCGAGGCGCTCCAGTGCGTCTCGTGCGTCCACAAAATCGAGGGGCCACCCACGTACAGGCGATATGGTTGCTGCCATTCTCACACGCACCTTGGAATGCAAATGCAAAGCGGCATAGTCCTGTGCGATCTGCCCAAGTCCATTGCCCTCGATTCGTCCGTCGGTGGTACGCCGCAGCCATAATCCGTCGTCTGTGGGCTCGGTAGGGATAGGCAGCGCGGGTTCACCCAGCGCCGTGCCGAGGCCATGGACAATAAGGCGACGTATGTGGTTCAAGTCGTCCACGGAAATCAACGCCCATCGCGTTGGTGTGGAGACAGTGTCGCCATCGACGTCGTAGGCGGTATCCTTGGTGTGAGTGGGCATTTTGGCTCTCGTCGCACTTGGCAAATGCGGCTCCTGAGGTGCGGGCGGTCGCGCGACCATCATGGCGCGCACCAGTCGCATCAGGTGTCCCTGCTTTGGCGATTCATCACGCGGTCCGGTCCACTCGCCTGTCGCTGTCTCTTCCATTCCTTTGGCTACTTTTTGTTGGTACGCCGCAACTCTTCTTTTTTGGTGTCTCTCCTCCTGGTCAAAGTCCCGTTGTGTGTGCGTGTGTTGTTGGTCAGTCCTTTTCGTGCAAACCAAAATTTGCCAATAGCGGCAGGGCGCTGGATTTTTGCGCGCGGCCATCGCGTGGCGCCATTTTTTTCTCTCTAAATGTCGCTCAAACCCATAAAGAGAACCATTAGCCGGTGCCCTCTGCTCGAGCGCGCATGAAGCGCACCCATAGCACCAAAGAGCAGGGCGTCGGAGACGACGACACCGATCGCCACCCCCACGTCGCCAGACTGTCGCGTAACAGTCGACCGGCAAAGGTTATTCGTGTCGACATGACCGACCACAATGACGTCACAGAGACCGAGTGTCGCTACCCAGACCACGCACCCATCGACGTCTTGACCGACGACATCCTTTACCACTTGTTTAATGGAAGTTGTGCCGACGGCACGCCCATTTTCCCACCCGAGTGTCGCTGGGTACCGGCTTTGGTGTGTCGGCGGTGGCACGCGGTGGTCGGGTCAATCACCCGTGCCGACATACAGGCCGCTTCCGGTGGGTGGCGCGGCGCCCTTTGGGATGCGCCACCATCAGAAAAGGTTCACCACCACAGCGCGGCCCGCGCGTCGGGCATGGCCCTCATGATCTGACACGGTCTGCCGACCGACGACATAGGTGCGGCGACCGTCGAAAAGCCCAAACCGATGGATGTTGCGGCCATTTTGATGGCGTCAGCCGTGCCTGATCGCGTGCGCGAGGCTACGGCTATGGCCAAAAATGCGCCCAACTCGAAAAAGTGGTCGCGATACACCAGTGGCATGCTCAGTATATGGGGAGGAAGTCGCTACGAGCGGACAAAGTGCTGTGGCCGGCTACGTCGCCATGTGCTCATCATCGCGGCCGCTGGATCTTGGGAGGGCATGAGCGCGTTAATGAGTCTGGCCGAGACCCACGACAATTGTTGCATTCAAGTCGCTGCGTGGCACGCTGCGCGCCATGAACGTATCGACGTCGTGCGCGCCCTATTGGCCATGCTGTCGGCGCGATCTCGCAGCAACATGGCCATCGTGGGCAACGTGCTTGAACCCATGTGGTTGCTCGTCGGTCGGCATGGCCTGTTTGCGCTGGGCCGCCTCCTTTTGGACATTGAGAACAGCCGCGACCCCATCCTCTGCTACAGCGAGGAGGAAAGAAAGGAACTTGAAAACATACGGCTTGGGCACGTTCACGATGGCAACAACTGGCTGGCCGAGGCTGCCGAATGGAATCACACCGACTGCTTTGACTTTGCCATCGAGCACGATCACCGTTTTTACCCAGAGGGCCTCGGTGCCATGGCGCTCTTTTCGGGCAGCGTCGAGTTTTACGAAAAGGTTGTCGCGTGGGATCGCGTCTGGACGTGGGACGGCGTCGACGCGCCTATGCCGTCTTTTCTCTTGACCAGCGCCCTGGTAGGCGGCGCTAGATGGGGCATGAACATGAGGGCGCGCGCTCTCCCCTATATCGTCGACCATCCCGAATTCGACCCTTTTGTCAATGTGGAAGATCACTACGTCATTGACATTGTATTCGATGTGCGCGGCGGAGCAGGGAGCGAAAATCTGTTAGGATCCTCCAGGCGGCCGCGGTCGTCGCGCGCAGATGGCCCGACGTGTGGGCACGTTATCGGGCATCACCATCGCGCAACCCCAGATGCTACCCTCCCGCTGCGATTCAAGTATGGACCGAAGCGGCCGACCACGTTGATGTAGCGGCGTTGGACCAACTGCCCGGCGCCGCGCGCGCCAACATCCAGGCCTTTTTGCGACTGCAAGACCAAGAATGGCGTAATCCACAGGAGTGGACTTTTGCATTCAGAGCCAACGACGTCCCCGGCAGTTAGATGGCATAAAAACTGTACACAATGTTTAAACACTGGACAACGCCTTTGTCTTTTTTTTTGCTAGACGGCTGTATGATCGTGGGTTGTCTCTTGTGCTGTGTTTTGTCTCGTTTTTTAAAAAACGGGTGCGGTCTGTTATTTCGTAGTGTATTCCATCTTCTTTGACTTTCGCAAAAGTTTTGTTTGCATTGGCGCACAATTCTTTCTGTTTTTTTGGCACGCCGGCGCAAAGGCCAACAGTGACGCGTCGGGCTGCTTGCGGTCCTCGCCTTGCGCCGGCGAGTACACGCTCAAAAAGAGAGGCAAAAGAAAAACCACACAACAAGCCCGCTGCAACCAAATTTTTAAAAAAGTTGGAAAAAGTGATTGGACGTTTTTCGTATGGCGATATCAGAATAAAAAGGACCACACAAAAATTCGTGCGCAATGGCCGCTCGCACGACCGACCGACATTTGGGCTTGTGCTTTTTTTCCTACTCCATCTTGGTCGTGGTCATTTTCTTGGGCCTCTAAATTGGGTTGGACAATGAAATCCTCACAGACGCCAAAGACGCGCACGCGAAGGGACAAAGAAAAAACAACGGCACCGACAGAAGGACAAAGGACGGTAATCGTTGCGCGAGGACGACAGCGACGATGCACACCGACGTGGCTGCACTCGACAGTGAGAGTGGCATGTTTGATCTTTTGCCCGACGAACTGCTTGTTGTCGTTATGCAGTCGACCGACAGCGCCGGGTCCGTCGTGCGTCTCGGCGTCACATGTCGGCGCATGCTGCGCGTCGCCGCCGACCCGTGCCTGTGGCGGCGACTCTGTCTCGCGTGTTGCCCGCGGTCTCTGCTTCACGAGCACTTTGCCGCCTTTGGCAAGGACTGGAAGTGGGTGTACCGTGCGTTGGTTCCCTTGGCAAGGCGCAGGCGCAAGAAGATCTGTCACTCTGTCGGGACGTCGCGCGCCGAACCGAGTCGTGGCAACGAAACCTACTCGGGCGACTTTCGCCGCGCACAGCGTCACGGCTATGGTCGCATGACCTACGTCGACTCTTGCGGCCTCACGCGGACATACGAGGGTGAGTGGCGCGGCGGCCTGGAGCACGGGCGCGGGAGAGTGGCATGGTCCTCGGACGAGACCTATGAAGGCGACTGGGCCGACGGCCAACCGCACGGCCACGGCGTGGCAATCGCTAGCGGCGGCATTGTGCGCGAGGGCCGCTGGCGCAACGGGCGGTTTGTCGAGTCTGTCCCGAGTGCAGAAGCCGACCTGAGTGCGGCCACGCTCGTCGGTGCTCCGGCCCCGACAGGTGGCGCGTCTGTTGTCGAGGGAACGTGCACCGCGCAACCTGTTCCCCTGCTGTCAGAAATGCTCTTTGCATCAACCTCCTTTTGCCATGCCGAGGACAGTTACCTGCGCACACGGCGCGCCTGGCGTAATCCCTACACGTCTGCCGTTGAAATGTGTCGGCTTTGGGCAAACAGTGGCTTCCACTATAGACGGTGGTTATACGCCAGCGACCTCTCTTGACTGCTTTTCTATAAAGTAGTTTGCTAAATTTGTATTGTGGTGTAGGTGTTTTTCGATATAATGAAAAAGAAAAGACATGACGTTGAAAAGGGGATAAAAAAGGGCCGGCCGTATTGTACGATCATCAAGAGCAACCATCCGCCAGTGCAACACATGCGCTGCAGGGCTCCGCCCGAGAACACGGATCGCCGCCAACGCGATGGAAGATGACTGCAGCATTGGCGCACGCCGTATCGTCCCATGTGCCCAAGAGGCGCGACCCGTCGACAAAGGTAACCGTCGCGTGGCCTCGACGTCGTCCATCCTCATAGGTGCCCTCGTACTTGTCACCATCTGTATAGTTCATCACCCCTGGTCCATGGCGTCGACCCTGACGATAGTGGCCTGTGTAGACTTGGCCAGACGCCCAGGTAAAGGTCCCATGTCCATCGCGCATGTCGTTGCTCCAATCACCCTCATAACGGTTGCCGTCGGCGTAGGTCGCGACACCATGCCCATCGCGCATGTCGTTGCTCCAATTGCCCTCGTAACGGTTGCCGTTGGCGTAGGCCGCAGTGCCGTGACCATCCCTCTTGTCGTCGCGCCATTCGCCCCGATAAATCTCTCCGCTTGCACGGACCATGGAGCCGCACCCGTGCCTTTTCCCGCATTCATTAAACTGACCGTCATAGCGCGCGGCGTTGGCCCACACGTAGATCCCAGTGCGTGGCTTACGCGGTTTCCAAAAGTCGACGCGCACGTTGCCGTTGCCAAAGAAGATGATCCTGTCGAGTGAGTGCCATTCCCGCTCGATCACCACCCCGTTGGGCAGTGTGAGCGTGCCCTGGCCGTACGGTTCAGAAGATGAAACTCCGCCCTGGTAGCGGCCACCCGAGGGGTAAGTCACGGTAGCGTGGTCTTGACTCTTGCCGTAAATCCAATCCCGTTCGATTCTCGCGCCGTCTGGTCGAGTTTCGACGGCAGCGCCATGTGCATCGCCATGTACCCACTCGCACTGAATGCGGTATGTGGCGGTTAACGCTGCAGTCTGGACCGAGTCGACTTTTTTGCGCAACACGCTGTCGCGGGTCAGGCCTAGACCACGAATCCAAACGCCGAATCCGTGAGGTCTGCCGTCGAGTACATCACCCCAAAAGGCACGCCCATTGAACCACAGGGCACCGACGTCGGCGCCGACGAGGCGCGCCGCCTTCCCTTGGGCGCGGTACACCCAACGCCAATCGACATGCTGTGGCAAGGGCGGCTCAAAGGGCGATGGACCAAAATGTATCTCGCACAAGCGTCGCCAGAGCAAATCGTCCATGGCCAACAGGTAGTGACGCCTCGACGTTGCCGACCATGCTGCCAACGACTTGGCGCAGTCGACGAGCATCAATATATGGAACAAGAGTTCATCCGGCAGTCGGTCAAAGGGCGCGGGCGGCTCATCGAGTAGCATTTCGCCCTCGTATTGCATCGTAGTGTTGTGTAAAAAAACCAAAGAAAAAGCCGTCGCTCGCCCACGCGCCACTGCACGCTAGAACTGAACGGCGCCCTTTTTTTATCAGATGAACCAATGCCATTGGATCGTGACCGTCCAGTATAAAAAACCTTGAATAAAAAGCACAAGGGCGCCAACTCAAAGGCGACATTGAGCGGTCCCGCTCAAAGAGAACAGAGGAGGCCCAACACATGACAACAGCCAGTCAAACAATTTGAAAAGAGGGATTTGTATTGGGGTAGCAGGGACGACCAGCGTAGTCAAGGTGTGCCGGCTCTTTGCCGTCTGGACATAAAAAATATTTGCATTCTTACGCATTCATACATCGCGCTGCCTGTGCGCGAGTCGCCCTTTATTTTTGCTTTTTGTTTGGCAAAGGATTTAGGAGGGGGAGGCAGGAGGGCCATACAGAATCTGAGTTTGCTGCCGTCGGAACGGGTCGGTGGATGAGTGTCACGGTATACGAGCGAGTATGCGACCGGCGCCACGACTAGCCCCCTCTCTGGAAATAGCGCGCAGGGTCGGCATATATGCATTCAGTCGGGCACAAGGTTATCCCATTCGATGTCGGTGCGACAACAAAGGTGTAGGTGTCCGTCGCGCTTGTGGACAATGGCTTGGTAATAGGGATCGCCATCGCATCTACCGCAAAGGCGCCCCTGATGCCAGACGCCCCAGTATTCGTCGCCGTTAGTGTGGGTCGCGGTGCCGTCGCCTTCTGGGCGCCCTTTGGCCCACTCGCCACGGTATCGGCGTCCGTCGGTCAGACTGCGCATGCCGTGGCCGTCAGCGCAATTGTTGACCCAAGAGCCGACGTGGGTGTCACCGTTGCTATAGACCAAGGTCCCATGCCCATGCTTTTGGTTATCGGCCCAGTCGCCGTTGTAGGACGAACCGTTGGGCCACGAATAGACACCACGGCCCTGTCTCTTGCCTTGGCGCCAATCGCCCTCGTAGCGGGCGCCGTCCACTGTAGTCATAACGCCGTGCCCGTCCATCTCGCCGGCGACCCATGCGCCTCGATAACAGGCGCCGTCGGGCCACACACATTCGCCCTGGCCATGTGGCAAATTGCGGTCAAAGTGACCGTCGTACGAGGTGCCACATGTCCACGTGCAAAGTCCGCATCCCTGGCGCATGCCGTGGACCCATTCGCCCTCGTATGTGCTGATGAGTGACGACGCGAGGATCTCGCTGCGCGCGGCGGTCCTCGCAATGGGATGTGACGGCGCCTTGCCATCTGAGGCGGCGGTGACGGCGTGTCGCCGTTCTTTGCATGTGCCGCAAAGCATGGTGCACGAGAGCACACTCTCTGGTCTCTGGCCTATGTGCAGAGAGCGGTCGAGCATGGCGACGAGGTCGTCGTACGATCGCGTCCATTGTGCGCGGCCATAGCCATGCCAAACCATCAGCAGACCATAGATATCGCCGCTATATACAACGCCGCCGCTGCCCAAGGGTTCGATGACGGTCGCCGCAGTGGTGCCGCCCACTGGATTTGATGCCAGAAAACGGTAGACGCCACACAGCCATCGCCAGTTCTTGTCGAAATCGCGAAAGCACAGGTGGACAGGTGGGTGGCGTGCGAGCGTGGCAAAGACAGACCGCCAGAGATGATCGTCCGAGGCGAGCGCATGCATGCGTTGACATGACGCGCCAAACCGAGCGAGGTCACCGACGCGCCCAAGTGCGCGCAGCACCGAGAGCACCAATTCGTCGGGCAGCACGTCAAAGGCGCATGCGTCACAGTCCATTTAGGCCTGTGGGTTAGGCAGTGTTGCGGTCTTTTTGGTCGGTTAGTGCTCGTGTCAAGATCCTCCTCCTTTTTTCCAAGTTTTTTGGCGTCTGCACAAAAACCCACGATTTTCGCCATTGGCGGTTGCGTCAAGGCGACAGGGCGCGCCGACCACAGAGCCAAAGGGAGAGCGACCACAACAGCGCCTCTCGGAAAAAAAAGGGATCGGCTTCTGGGCGGTGCCTTTGGCAAATTGTCTTGTTTTTTTTCTTCGGCAAGGGCTGGCGCCCTTTTTTCTCTCATTTGCACTTGTGGATGCCTTTTAGCGCACACAATCGACGAGGGCGATGATTTCTTACTGCATAAACGGTCTTTTTTATAAAAAACCAACAATTTTTGCTAAAAAGGCCCAATGGCCCGACGTGACGGGCAACAGCCGGTGGGCCCGTACTGCTGTTCCCTGTGCGCGCATCCAAGGACACGAAAGGAATGAAAGGCGCACACACATAAAAAAAGACACTGCAGACACGCCGGCCCGTGACTGTCGTCCTTCTTTTTTTAATCAAAGACCAAATTGTTGCCCCCTCCTCCAAAAAAATTTGTGGTTGACATACATCTATTAGGGAGCCCCAGGCGATTATTGCCAGGTGAAAAAAAAGAGAGTGCGCGTGCCCGACCAACCCTAACGCCCAATGAGCGCATGGAGGATGCAGCGCGCGGTCGATCGATGCTCGCCCGTCTCTTGGTAGCATCGGTGGGCCATGGGCGATACCCTGCGTCCGTGTATCCAGTAGGTAATGGTCCGACGACAGCCGTCGCCGCTTGTCGATTCCATCAAACCGTGCGGCCGGCCCTCACACCATGATCCTCGATGAGTAGTGCCGTCCAAGATCGTGCAGACGCCCTCGCCGTGCGGTAGATTGTCGTGCCAGCGGCCGTCGTAGCGCTTGCCACTCGCCCATGTCTGGGTGCCCTCGCCGTGGCGCTTGCCATGGCGCCAGTCGCCTCGGTAGTGATTGAGCGTCACCGCTGCCGTCGTTGTTGCCCTCTTGTTCTTGGACTTGGTTAGCGGCACAATAAATGGGAGGCTCTCCACACCCACCGCACCCGTCATGGCTCCGAATCCGTGCGGGCGACCTCGACGCCATTCGCCTGTATAAGTGTCACCCTTTGCGGTGGCCAGCGTGCCCATGCCGTCAAAGATGCCATCACAAAAGTGGCCCTGGTAGGTCGCGTTGCAGTCATAGATTGCAGTGCCGCTCGCCGGCAAGCCTCGTGCCCACACACCCGTAAAGTCGGCAAATGACCCCGAGCACGGGCACCAGGCGCGATGGGTAAACTTCCAAGGGCTGCCTCCCGTGCCGCCGCGCGGGTACGACCATTCGGGTGCGTGACCCGTGTCGCATGCACACATGTCGGATATCTCTCCCTTTCGCTCTTGCTCCGTGTAGGCCGTACGCCCAAGCCAAAAGAGAGAGGATCCAAGACCGTAGACGATCTCGCCATCCTTCCACTCTCCCACACCCCACGAACCAAAAGGACCTGTGGGAGCGTCTGCCGGCAGGCCGAGGCCATGGCCCGAAAAGGCATCGTCGGCGGCTAGACTATCGCCTGGCGTCGGGTTACCCCAGTAACATAATGAGCCATCAGAACCGAGACAGGGTAGTCGGCCACGGCGATCCGGGTCCTCGTCTTGGACGAGCAGGCCATAGACAGCCCATAGAGGCAATTGCGACCGCGTCGATCTGAATCGCCTATCCAAGGCCTTGAGCGCATCTACGGGAAGCACCTGCAGACACAGGAGTCGGCCGCAGGGACCCGCGACGAGGTCATTGTACCAGGCGCGACATGTTGCGCTCAGAGCAGCCAGATCGCGTAGCGACGTCAGTCGGCTGACGATCTCGATCACGATTTCGGGCGGCAGCGCATGTAAACTCGATTCATGGTTTGTTTTCTTAGTCGACGACTGCCTTGTCATTTGCACTGACAGTGCGGTTTCGTTGGTATAGTTGGCCACAGGGATTGCCCGAGTTGCGGTTCCTTGCCCGTTTTAGTCTACGTCAGGTGCAATTTTATTGGTTGCTGCACTCACGGCCAATCATGCGCCCCTTGCTGGCAAGATCGACAAGTATGCGCCCTCTCCACTGGTATACCTTTTACAATCTTGTCGAGTCAAGGGCGAGCGCGTGCAGTGGGCGGCTCGCAGCGAGACCACAAGAGACGACAGCGACTATTGAGAAAAAAAAAAGGAACGAACCCCACACCCCAAAGGGTCACCCCAAGCGCCGGGCATTTATTTGGGGCGGCGAAAGGAATGGACTCCCCACTAAACTTTTGTTGATCAGAGCCCCGCAGCACATCCCACCAATAAATATCGAGAACCCCCTCCTTTGTCCGCCAAACAAACTCAAAGCGAATAAAAAGAGTCAACAATTTTTGGCTCTGGTTTGTCGATTCTTGGAGACAAGAGCGAGGCGCCGGCTGCCCGAGCCGACGCCTCGTCGTGCCATTGGCCGTGACCTTTTTTCGTTGCACACAATAAAAAAGGGTGGCCGACCTAGCCCAAAGAGAAAGAGGCACAAACAGGGCCCCCAACAAGAATGGACATGCCTCGACTGCCACCGGAAATATGGGCCCTCATTATCGAGGGCCTGCCGCGCATAAGCGACGTGGCCGCTCTGGGCGTCGCCTTGCCTGGCGTCTTGCTGCGCCCGCTGGTCGACGAAATATGTGTCCGGCCCATGGTTCGTGCGCCCAACCGCCTCTTGACTTCGGGCGCCCCTCTGCCCGTCGTGCGGCGACTGCTGGCCTACTGGAATACAAATGTGAATGTGATGACTTTGCGCACGGCCGTCGTCGGCGGCCAACTGGATGTGCTCGCATGGCTCGTCGATCTTGTAGTTTGGCCTGGTCAGGGTGTATCCCCTGGTCGTGATGTCTCTGTGACTGGCGGTGTGCGCTACACGACGACGTCAAACTATGTCGACATACAGGCGCTCGGGTATGCCATCGTGTGCGCCGTGTCGACTGACTGCGCTGACATGGTCCTATTGCTGCTCGGCGCGTTGGATCGCTATCCGGATGGGCGCGCAAAAAGGCGTGCGCTTGTACGCGCGATGAAAGCGGCGGTCGAGCGCGAGCACTCGCCCTCAATCGATGCCCTTTATGCATATGTTCGACGTGATCCGTGGCACGCACGCGAGTGTCTACGCGAGATCGGATCGCACGCCATCAGACACAATAAAGTCAAAGCGCTTCAGTGGATGTACGCGCGAGACTGCAGGGTCGTGCTATCGCCTCCTCGCGTCGTCGAGTGCGCTCTGCTCCACAACGCTGCGGAAGCGCTCGTATGGGCCGCCAATCTTCTTTGGGATCCACTATGGCGCATTCATTCAAAGTGCGTGATCAAGGCTCTTGCGCGCGGCGACTGTTCAAAGGCCTTGGAGCGGGCGCGGGCGCTCGGCCTCGTCGACACGGGTGCCCCCTTTGCGAGGGGCGCGTGGGGCTTGGAGCGTCTGTGGCCTCTATAACCGTCCCGTCGATCGCCGTGTCACCTCTGCGCTCGGCCCGCCCCTTGGATGCCGACTGGATTTAATCGTGAGCGACTTTATGATCTCATCACGTTGCCAACGCCCTGGGCGTAAATGCAGCAGCAACTCTTTTACGCACACACACACACACACACGTGATTCTGTCTCATGAGCCTTGCAGTCGAGACTAGTCTAATCTCCAGGCCCCCTATTTTGATCCGCACCACAAGGGCACACTTTTGTTGGCGCGCGCTGGAATCGGCACACGCCCGCCTGAAAAAGCACAACATACAAATAAAACAATGGTATAAAAAAACAAATGCGACCACGAGACGAACCCAGATGGCACACACGCATGAATATTTCTTGATCATTTATATTTTGGTAACCCGGCCAGTTTAGGGTTGGGAGAAAAAAAAGACCGCTGGGCGTGAGGCGGTATGGGGTCGCGGTGCGGGATCGGACGACAGCAAGTCCGACTACATTTACACGGGTGGATCGTCATTGTCGCCAATGAGCGCGCCGAGGGTCTCGACCACGGTGGCCATGGTCGGTCGCTTGGCGACATTGTCGTGCCAGCAGGCCTCGATGAGGCGTGCCAAGACCGGTGGACAGTCGCCAGGCAGGGGCGGGCGCTTGCCCTCGAGCACGCTCATGGTGACATTCATAAAGTTGAAACCCTCATAGGGGCGGCGCCGGGTGAGCACCTCCCACGCGACGATGCCGATCGAGTAGACGTCGGCGCGCTCGTCATAGCGTTCGCCGCGAATGACCTCGGGCGCCGTCCACGCCGGTGTACCGCACCGGGTCATGGTGGCATTGTCCTCGCGGATGCGCGCAAGGCCAAAGTCGGCCACCTTGACATTGTACTCGTCGTCGACGAGCAGGTTGCCGCTCTTGAGGTCGCGGTGGACGACCGGCGGGTCGAGCGCGTGCAGGTAGGCGACGCCCATGGCCGCCGATCGGAGCATGCGCATGCGCAGGGCAAAGGCCAGGCGCTGGCCGGCGGCGCCCGCCAGCACGTTCGAGAGGCTGCCGCGCGACACATACTCGGTGACGACGCACAGGTTGGGTGCGTGCACGCAGGCGCCGACAAACACGACGATGTTGGGGTGCCTCAACTCTGACAGAAAGGCCACTTCGGCGCGAAACTCCAAGAGGCGTCGCTCGCCGAGGCGCTGCTTGGCAAAGCGCTTGACCGCAACGTCGACATTCTTCCACCGGCCGCGGTAGACCACGCCATAGGAACCCGATCCGACGGGTTCGCGCTGGGTGATGTCAATGTCGGCAAAGTCAATCACCCAGCGCACCATGTTGGCCGAGGCCACATAGCGCTTGGTCATCTCAGCAACGACGACGGCGCGATCCTCGCCAAAGTCCCCGCGCGACAGCGATCTCGTCGTATCGCCTTGCGAGAGGCTCGCGTCGCCTGCGTCACGGCCGTCAAAGAATCGACCCTCGAGGCCGATCGGTCGCACCTGGTATAATCGTTGGCGTCGATCGTCGTTGGGCTTGCGGTGGTCGTCGAGACCTGCACCTTGACCGTCGACGATGCTGTTGACATTGTCGTCATAGTGCTCCTCGTGGTCGGGGTAGATGACGCTGTCGGCCTCGGCGTCATATGATACGCCCAGGGGGTGCACGGGCTCGGGTCCGTCGCGGACGGCCTCGGCCGCGGGCGCGCTGAGGAGCACCTGTCCGGGCAGGGCGCGCGCAACCAGGCACAAGGCTTCGCGCGCTGTCGCGCCGCGGTATTCGGCCTGTCGTGTGCGACGGTCCACAATGGCACGCTCGTGTCCGACGTGCATTCCCATGCGGACGCGTAGCCCGCGAAATACGACGCGGTTGTCGGCACCGTTACCAAACACCTCGGCGGCGGCCTCGCAATCAACGAGACGCTGCGGCCAGTCAACGTCGAGAAGGCCACGTTGGACGGCAGCGCACCAGCGCACGGCCTGGAGCGGGTCGGCAAAGGCCATGCAAAAGGTGCCCTCGCCCGAGCCGCGCGGAAGGACGGCCTCGTGGCCACCACACTCCTTGGCGAGGGTTCTCAGCAATTCATTGTGAGCGACCGTGGCATCGCGCATGGCCGCTGGCGCCTGGTGCCATAGGACGTCCGCGTGGGCAATGTCGCTAAACACGATGGCGACGCGGCCATCGGGTGCAGCCGGTCCCTGCAAAGCGCCTGGATCGCGCGCGCCCGACGACGTTGACGACAACGAAGACGAGCCGGCGGTGACGCGCGCGCCCCTGTGAGATACGCTGCTGGCGTGGGCGCTGCTGCTGCTCGTGCCGCTCGTCGTGGTGCCGCTGGCATTGTAAGACTGCGACGACGAGCCAGTGGCCTCGATGACGCGCGACAGACGCGTCATCGACTCGAGAAACGATGGGCGCATCTGCGGGTCAGAGTGCCAGCACGTGAGCGCGAGATCGATATAGTCGGCCACACACTCGGCCACGAGCATAGGATCGCCAGCGTCGAGGTAGAGCGCCGGATCATCGTCGGCAGACAGAGGCGGCCTGAGACCGTCGCGGATGACGCCCACGGCGATGGCCGCCGGACTCATGCCCACATAGGGTGTCTGGCGCGTGAGGATCTCCCAAAGGACGATGCCAAAGGCGTAGACGTCGGCGAGCATGAGATCGACATTGGGGTCGCCCGCTAGTATCTCGGGTGCCGACCAATGCACGGTGCCGATCGAGTCGCCGGCGCGCGCACGGTCCGCCCACTGCGTGAGGCCAAAGTCGGCTATCTTGGCGTTCCACTTGGAGTCGAGCAGCACGTTGGGCGACTTGAGGTCGCGGTGGACGACGCCCGACGAGTGCAAAAAGTGCATGCCCTTGGCCGCCTGGTAGGCGATCTTGGCCTTGAGGCCAAAGGGGATCTGCGTGATAAACTCATTGTCCAAGAGGTCGCTCAACGATCCGAGGGCCATGTGCTCCATGACGATGCACAGTCGCGGGGGCTTGGTGCACGCCGCCATAAAGAGCACAATGTTGGGGTGCCTCAATGCCGTCATCACCCTGACCTGTTTTTTTCGCCGACAAAAAAGTTAGATGGAGTGGCGCCAGACAGGTCCGACATTTCCAGCGAAAAAAAATAGCCGATCACTTTCAAAGGACAGGGCAAAGGCGGGCGATTTTGGGGGTGTACCTCATCCTTGAAATGCTGAATGTCCGCTTTGGCGAGCGCGTCGGCAGGGAGGGTCTTGACGGCCACGTCGGTGCCGCGCCACGTGCCTCTATGCACCTCACCAAAGCCGCCACGCCCCAGCAGCGGCCCCATGTCAATGTCGTCGATGCTCGTCTCCCACTCGTCCGCGTTGGCCAGACGCCGGCGCACCGCCACGTAATAGGGCACGGCTACGATGCAGCCCACGCCCAAAATGAGGAGCACCAAAAGGCCGGCGCCGCCCAGGCTGGCGCCAATGGCCGCGGCGACCACCGACGATGACGAGTCAGAATCGGATACGGCAGAGACGGGTCGCTCACAGAGGGGTCCGGTCCAGCCGTCGGCACACACGCACGCCGCCGAGCGGCATTGGCCGTGGCCCGAGCACATGATGGCGCTGTCCGAATCGTCCGACCCGGCAAAGGTCACACAGGCGCTCATGGAAAAGGCCGACAAGCCAGTCGCCGGGCAGCGCACGCGCGCAATCGACGCCAGCACGCGTGGCGCCATCCATTCGACGCTGCTCGCCACCATAGAGCCTTCGGCAAAGGCCAGGCGCGCAGCGTCGGGTGAGGTCTGGGTCCAGTAGAGCCAGTCGAGGAGGGCCGTCGTCTTGCGGCAGTTGGGAAGGGTGTCGCCGTGCACCATCACAAAGTCCCACTGGGCCATGGGCCAACTGGCGGCGCCCGGCGCATTGACCAAGAGGCTGGTGCTTGCTGGCAGAGTCGTGACGGCCGTGGCCGCAGCCGTGAGCGCCGTACCCGTCGGGCTCACGACTCCGCCGTCGGCATTGATCAAGTCGGCAAAGCGAATGGCGCGGTACGACGACATGGACGAGTAGACAAAACAGCCGATCGAGTCGGTCGTGTTGGAAATGTAGATGGGCATACCGCTGCGACCGCCCTGAATGGCGCGACCAGTGGCCTCGACCGGGTAGGTGATGGCGGTGCCATTGTAGACGGCACCGGCAAAGCCCGGCACGATCGAAAGCATCGAAGCCAGCGCCTGGTTGGGAAGGCCGCCGGCCGGTCCACCGGCCTCGCTCACGGGTCCGCCCTTGTTGAGGACGACCCTGATGGGCGTGGCCAAGAGGTAGGGCGCCAGTTGGGGGTTGAGGACAACGATGCGCGGATCATTCCACGTCTCAATGACGCCCAGGTAAATGTCGGCGAGGACGGGAAGCGAGAGCACGAGCGCGGGCGCCGAACGGGGTATGCCCGGCAAATTGTACCCCACCGAGAACGAGTGAATGGCCACGGGCACGAGGCGCATATCGGGATGGTCGACGAGATAGGCAGCGGGGACCGATGGCATGACCACGCCGGCAAAGTCAATCTTGTAGTCGCGTGCGAGGGGCGCAGCAATGATCTGCGTGCTCTCAAAGTATTTGAGACGAAACGAGGCGCCCAGCGGGTCATAGGCCTGGCTCCAGCCGGTCCACAGCGGCAGCGGACTACCCGAACCGATAAAGACCGACGCCGAGATGGCCGGCTGGCCGTTGCACGTGACAGCGCAAATGGCGTCGGTGACTCGGCGGCGAAAGCCCAGCGTGAGGGGCTCGATGCCGCTGGTGCTGAGCATGCCGATGGCGCCGTCGTTGAGTTGCAGCCACGACAGCACCGTGAGGACGGCGTTGGTAAATGTACAGTCGGAACGATCGGTGTGAGCCTCGATGACGGCAAACATGATGCCGGCTAGCGGCCACGACCCGGCGCTCTGGCCGTCGACAATGTCCACGTCGGTGCGGCCCTCGGCGACGATCGGGTCAAAGTCCGTGAGAGCCGACGCCAGAGAGGCGCTCGTCGGCGCGTCCAGACGCGCGCCCGCACGATTGATCAACGACGCCCAGCGCAGGCCGGCGGCGTGTGTGTCTTCGGAAAGCGCATAAGTGGTCGCCATGATGGTAGAATCAGCGGCCAGCGCGGTGCGATCGGCAGACGTGTTGGCGATGATCACACGTGCGGCGCCCGCGAGGTCCATGACGGTCTGGGCCAAGCGGCCGCCTGACGCGGCATAGGCCGCACCAAAGCCCTCGGGGTCAAATGAAGCGAGGGCGCGTCCAAACACGCCCGTGAGGCTCGAATACTCGTCGGCCGCCGATGTATGGTCGCTGACCACGAGCATGATCTCGCCCGTTAGAGGCGCCACACCGCCATTGAGGGTCATAATGGCCGGGTCGTCCCAGTGCGTGATCGCACCCGACCATATGCCCACTAGAGCGGCACGATCCAAGACCAGCGCAGAGGTTGCCACGGCCGGCAGTGTGGCAACAAAACCATAGGCGCCAATAGGCAACTGACTCCAGCCGTTACTCGCCACCGAGTCGTCGAGACGCGACATGGTAATGACGAGGTCGGCCAGAGCAAGCGTGTAGTTGCCGAGGGCCTCGGACGTGGTCGGCGTCGACGCGTAAAAAGTCGTCACCCAGTCAGAGTCGTAGGCATAGGCCTTGTTGATGGCGGCAAAGAGGGCGGCCCCCCTTGGGTGGCCCATCACCGGTATGGTCTTGGGCGCGTTGGTAAAGGTGAGGGCCCGCGAGGGACCGACGGCGGCCAGCAGCGCTGTGATCGCCAGCAGCAGCACCAGCCCTGATGCCTGCATCGCTTCCACTTGCGAGGTTGTTCTCTTGTCCACTTTTTTTAGGGGATGTCGCTCGCTGCGGCGTTGATCTCGAGATATGTTGACTCTTTGTATCTGCGTACGCGTGTCGAAACAACAGGCAACGGCGGCGAACAGAGTGGCTTGGCAGGGACGGAACAGTACGACAAGAGCACTTTACAGTCGCGATCGCAGGGGCGCACTTGTGTGTGTGTCGTAGGGTTATGTCGCTCGACGACAATCTAGCGGCTCAAGAATCAATGATGGTGGCGAAAAATGATTGCAAGGACATGATGTTTTAATGGATGCCGTAGACCAATCATAACGCTTGACTCAATGTAGGTAACCAATGATATATCGCGCTACCGTAGATTGATTGACAATGTAACCTCGGCGTTGTTGTTGCCGTGCATCTGTTGTTCCTGGATACAAACACATCATTGACAAAAAAGGCCCAAATGCCTGCGACGTCACCCCGACATGCGTTCGGGCGAGGCGACGGCGTCATCGCTGCGCTGTTGCTCGGCCTTGTCGCCGGCCCTCCTTGCCCATTTTACCCATCTATTTGTTTTGGTCTTTATTTTTTTTCAATAAAAATGAACCATTCCAAGAGACAAAGGGAGGAAAGCAACGGCGGGCGAGAGCAAACACAGACCAAATCCACCGCGCCGCGGCGCGAGGTTGTCGGGGGCGCGGGGGTGATGCGGTCGTGGTCGAGTACACCGTGTCCCGAGTGCGCAAAGGCACCAGGACACCGTTTGCCACGTGTTACTTTAATATGTTATGTGACAACCGTAACCGCCTGGGGGTTGTCCCGGAGGGGCGTCACGTGGCCGCGGGCCCAGAACCATGCGATGCCATTGGGTGCTCATCACGACCTCGGCCCAACGCGTAGATCGGGCCTATGAGTGTCAGCCAATGGCATGCATCCTGTTCTTGCCTTAAATACAACAACGAGCACCGATCCAACATATCGATCAGTACACCCTCCGACCAGCACAGTCACCAACGACAGAGACACGACCGCGAACCAACGCCATGAACCATCACGGCCTCTTTTTCCTTGTCCTCGTGGCGCTGGCCACGACCGCGGCCGCCCACGGCAATAACCATGGCAACGGCAACTGGCGCAAGCGCGAGTACGCGTCGTGCTCGGCGGTGGCGTCCGAGTGCAAGAGTGCCCTCTGTGACACGACTCGGGGCCGTTCAAGCCTCTGGGGCCGTTGGACGGGCATCGACATCATGACTCACGGCACCGGCACGCCCTACCCGACCCACACCAACCGCTACGCGACCGGATTCGTGCTGCCCGACGGCGCCTACCTGCTGATCGACGCTGGCACTGGCGTGGCGCGCGATCTGGGCACCTACAAGTGCCAGGACTGGACCGTCAAACTGAGGCACCTGGCCATGACCCACTACCACTCGGACCACGTCGGCGATATGGGCTTCCTGCTCAACATTGGCTACGTCAACGGCCGCCGCGGCCCGGCCAACGCTGTCAAGACCTATGGTCCCCAGGGCCTCGAAGGCATGGCCTCGGCCCTGCGCGCCTTTTACACGCCTGACGCCTTTGCGCGCGTGACCAAGATCATCAACGGCACGTGCCACTTTGTGGCCACGCCGGGCAACGCCGACTCGCTCCTCTTTACCACGCACGAGTTCAACGTCAACGCGACGACGCCCATGGTGCCGGTCTTTTCCCGCGCTGGCGTCAACGTGACGGCCATGCTCGTGCCGCACAACTCGATGTTCCCGGCCGTCGGCTACGTGCTCCAGACCGACGACGTCAAGATCGTCGTGAGCGGCGACACGGCCTATAGTCCGATGGTTCAGTCGATGGCCGCCGACGCCGACTATCTCATCCACGAGGTCATGAACCGCACCTTTATCCTCGAAGAGTACCAACTCTATGTCGAGCAGGGCAACCCCAAGGCCGAGACCTTTTTCTGCAACGTGCCCAACGCGCACACGCACATTGACGAGGTGGCCCAACTGGCGCAGGCCGCGCGCGTCAAGAATCTCATCCTCACCCACATCGTGCCGCAGATGGACGCCGACGCCCTCACCGACGCCATCCGCGCTGCCGGCTACACCTATGGCAATGTCTATGTTGCCGACGACGGCGACTATTGGAAGGTGCTTCGTTCGTCGTGAGCGCTTCCTTTGCCTTGACGATCGACTTCTGTTGATGGTCGCGTCTGCTGTCGACAAGCGTGTCGTGTAATCGCGGTCTCTTGGTCGGCCTCTGTCTCTATCTTTTGTTCTTGTCGAAATATCGCCTCTCGATAATTCTTTTTTCTTGTGCCTACCCTTGTGGCTATCGCTTTGTGCCTCTCTGCGATCGGCACTTTTTTCGGACCTTTGTCATAATCATAAAAAAAAGTATTTCTATGCACTCGATCCCTGCCAGGCAATAGTCGGCTGCAACTCTGCGCCGTCGTATGCACGTCAAAGTGTTTACAAAATCAACCTCCACACAATAGACCCGACCAAAAGTTTTTTGGAGAAAAAAAGGATATACCCGGCCGAATTGTATAGGGGAAATCCTGACTTGGCTGTTTTTTGTTGAGGCCGTTGGGGGATTGCTTCGGACGATTTGGGTCGGCCTCTTTCAGGCACCCCAAAAATCTATTGTCGTCTGCTTTTTTGTGTCTGCCGTTTTTATTTTGCTCGTGGCGCCTCTCCGCAACGGAAAACAAAAAAGAGAGAGAGAGAGAGGTCTGTCCACTTGCGGACCAAAGCGGCTCCTTGCAAATTCTTGCGAGCCTATTCTGGGCCATGCACCGTCGACTGAGAATATGTCAATTTGGCGCCAGATCGGAATCGGGTCGCTGCAGTCCTTTTTAGGGAGACGCACGCAAGCCGCCACGCACGCACGCATTGGTTTCAACAATGGAATGCATTCCACAATATATCCAATGGCCGACCCGTCCGTCACGAAATCGACCAGGGGCAGTACGGGACCCAAAGGACGGTAACAGATCGCAAAGCAAACTAAACACACGCGACTTTATGGACGATCATCACGTGTTGATGGCAGACGCGACCAAGAGACTCGAATTATCGGGGCGCAGCGAATCTGCGACGTCTCTGCTGGCCCGTATGCCCACAGGGCCGTCTATGGATGATTTGCCAATCGAACTGGTTGATGCGATCCTAAGTCTGGTCGGTGCTCTGCCGCCCGTGCGGGTAGTCTGCCGTTCGTGGCGATACAGGCTCGACTACCTCGTGGACACGCGTCGATGTTGTCGTCTATCTGGCCAAGAGTATATTGCCCTGCTGGCGAGGTGGAACCTAAAGGAGATGATCATCTGGGCGCGCGAGCGCGGATGCCGATGGAATTCCAAGGTGTGCACCGAGGCGGCACTCGCAGGCCATCTGGACCTCTTGCAGTGGCTCTTGGCCAACGGCTGCCCCTATGACCAACGACTGTGGCCGTCGGAATCGGGCCAGTGGCATCTAATCCCCAAGCCAAAGGCACTCGACGATCCAGATTTCATGTGGCGCTATGCCCTTTCTCGTGGTCGCACCGACATTGCCCAGTGGATACTGGCCTCGGGCCACGGGTGGCCTACAAACGCATGCTACAGTGCCGCCGTCGGCGGTCACATCTCCATGCTTTCGATGGCCAGGGACGCTGGCTGCGCATGGAGCGCACAAACATGTGCCGAGGCCGCACGCGGTGGTCATCTAGAGGCGCTGCACTGGTTGCGCGCCAACGGCTGCCCATGGGACGCGGACACGCTGCGGCGTGCCATAGGCGCCAAACGCTTTGAAGTGGCCGAGTGGGCGATCGAGAATGGCTGCCCCGTGGATTCGACCATCATTCTGTGGGCCATGGGTTCGGGCAGCATCAAACTAACAGAGATGATCCGCCGCCTCGGCCACAGATGGTCGTGTGGTGCGAGGCACGCGGCACGCGAGGGCCACCTTGATCTGCTCAAGTGGGCCGCGGCCAACGGTTGCCCACTGGACGGCACGACTTGCGGTGAAGCCGCCGCTGGGGGTCATCTAGAGGTTCTGCAGTGGCTCAGGGCCCAGGGGTGCCCTTGGGGCGATCGCACATGCAGTTCTGCGGTCGGAGAGGGTCACTTTGACGTGCTCAAGTGGGCCGTAGCCGCCGGATGCCCATGGGACTCTTTGCTGTGTCCTTTGGCTGCCACTAGGGACCGACTCGACATTCTCCAGTGGGCGGTGGCTCACGGCTGCCCGTGGGACGAGTGGACATGTCGCAACGCAGCGTCGAGGGGATGTCTCGATATCCTCGAGTGGGCGCGGGTCAATGGCTGTCCATGGGACAAATGGACGTGTGCCGACGCAGCCGAGGGCGGCCATCTCAAGGTGCTCCAGTGGGCACGTACCAACGGTTGCCCTTGGGATCGTGACGTATGCCTCGCCAACGCCGTAAACCACCGCAAGATGGTGGCCTGGATCCTTGCTCAACCTCAAGAGTAAAAAAAAAGGGAAAAAATCAGCATCGCCCGTTGCCGCCTCCTCCCCGCCCCAAATCTTTACCTTTTTTTTGAAAAAGTTGCAACGAAAAAGCAACCATGTCGCTTTGAGGGGGCCACACACAGGGATGACGGGGTTCGACATCGGCGGTGCCAAGAATTTTTGCTGCCCAACAACAAGACAGATATGACCGCGAAAGATCCGAACCGCTGGCGCCAATGTCGAATGGCGCCGTCTCTGCGTGGACGCCTTAATAAAAAGATGTCGTCAATGTCGGCCCCCACAATGCTAGGACTGCACTCGATGGTATTGGTCGGCGATAAAAAATCCATTTTTTTCGTAAAAAGGCTATTTGGCAAGTCAGGCAGCCACCGCGCGTTGTAGTTTGTCGATCAACCGAGGGCGTGTCTTTGTCGGGACATTCCGTCGAGAGCGTGACATTTTGATGGCGGCTCCATTTTCTGATTGGTGTCAAGATCACCAATCCCAAATGACGATAAATAGATTCAATAAAAAAGACGGCTCGATCAAGCGATGGCGTGTCGCTTTGTCCGACGAGCACTTTTGCAACAAAAACGCAGGCAAAAAGACTCGACGACGACGCTGTCCGCTACCCGTTTTGGGATGTCTGCACTGATGGAACACGACAGTCGAAAGCAGGTGTCACCAGTGGATGACGAGTGCGTCGGGCTCATGCATATGCCACCTGAAGTTCTCCTGCTCATCGGCGAGGCCATCTCGCGACCGCGCGATCTACTATCGGCCCAAATCGCGTCGAGCCTCTTTGCGGGCACCTCGCTGCGTGGACTCGCGGCGTGGTGGGGCGCCAAGCGTCTTGATCGTCTTCTCAAGGTCGGCGCGCCTCCCGGCGTGGTGCGTGCGGCCATTGCGTACGAGCGCCAGACACTCTCGCTGGACCTCATCGAACTCGCCGTGCGCCGCTGCGATGTGCGCGTCGTCCGCCTTGTGTGCGGCGCCCTCAAGGTACCATCGCCGCACTTTTGTTTCTGTCGCTTGCTTTCGTGACTATGTTGTCGGTCCGTGGAGGCGTCCTCTTTTTTTCCCAGGCAGCAACTTTTGTTTGATTCATATCGTCCATCTTGTCTATGCACAGAAGGCGATCGACGATGGATCGATCGATCGTGAACCTCTATACGGTCATTATGACGACCACAACAATCACAATTACGACGAGTGGGGCCAAACACATCATGTTGTCGTCTGCGTGCAAGTATATGCAGCGAGCAATCACCACCGCAGTCCGGCATGGGCGCATTGATACCCTCAAATATCTGACGGCGCCACATATTCGCCTAGGAGACACACAATACCGCAAGATTGACATCAATCTCCTCGTCTGCGCTGCTGAGCGCGGTCATGCCAAGGTCGTTGCCTACCTTCATGACCAATTGTTGGCGCGGGATGGCGCATCATGCCATTGCACCAAGACCCTAGGCAATGCTGCATGGAATGCACCGACCGTGGACGTTGCGCTATGGCTGCGCGACCGCGGCTGCAGGGGCTACGTGGCCCCCGATGCCCACCTTATCGCCAGCGCCATTGCATCTGGGCAGACCGCCGCCGTCAGTCATATGCTCGTGGCCCGCTCCAGCGTGTCGGACACGCGTCCATGCCAAGAGATGCCACAGTTGGAGACGACAATAGCCGCTGCTGCCTCTCGCGCCGATATAGATATGCTCGCCATGGCAGTGAACCGCATATGCCACGACCCGACGCCGATCCTCGTCGGAGCAGCGCGCGAGGGTCGCGTCGCTCTCTTGTCATGGATCACTGCGCCCGACGGCGCGTGTGTTGCCGCCCTCGGCATGCCCACGCTGCCAATGATGCGCGCGGCTGCGGTGGCGGCCACAATCCACAATCAACCCACATCCTTGCGGTGGATCGCAGCGCACTTTCCCGGCGCTATTGGACCAAGCCTGGCGTGGACCGCCGCTGCCGAGGGCACCATCGATGCCCTGCGCGCCCTCTGCGACCTCTTGTCGCCATCGGTGTCGGCGGACGAACTCGTGGCCGAGGCTCTAACATCGGGTTCAATCGAGGCCGCGCGCTTTCTTGTCGAGGAGGCTGGTGCCACTTTGGCGCCAGCAGCAATCGCCACAATTGGCCTCGCTCACAACGCCATGGCCGACTATGTTTGTGGCCGACTTTTGCCCGACCAACTGCAGATCGTCGTCGATATTGTGGGCGCGCGTCGTGCTACGGATGGCCACCATCGCGACACGGTTAGACGGATACTTGAGCGCGTCGACGGTCTTTGCAGAGCCGTCGCCATCGCCATGCACACTGAATTTGCCGGTGGGCAGCGGAGCAGCGGCGTCGCGCCTTGTCGCTGCACCAAATGTACACGCGCTCCCGAATCTACTATCGCGGCCTATGCCACGACCGCCGACAACAACAGTGACGACGACAATGACATGTCTATGTTTTCGCGGGCCAAGAGACAGAGAATTGCCCGTTTAGGCTGATGCCGGCATAAACCAACGACGCCTAGTCGTGCTATTTCCCTTTGTGTGCGCGATTCCGACAATATCCTGCCCGGCCCGATTTGCGGTGGGCAGGCTAGTCCACAGCCAACACGACCACTGACGAGGATCGAACCCACCAACATTGTTTTCTGACTTGCTGATGAATAACGCACAAACTGTGACTGAGAAAATATACGGGTCTGGGTGGCCGGCCACGCCGCGCACTCGCGGAGCCGCCCATCCCCACTTCCTTTCCAAAAAGCGACGAATGCGTCCGAATTTCGTTGCAGACTACCAACGAAATTTTTGCAAGACTCAAAAGTCAATAATTTTTTACCACTGTGTTGCTTTTAGGAGGAGGGAACGCGGATGGGTGGCTCTCCGAGCCTGCAGCCTTTGGCAGCAAAAAGATTCACACCGACTGGAAACATGGATTCGAGCCGTTTGGGGATTTTTTGTTTTTTGTGCGACTCCTAGGGAGCAGCCGACGAGCCCCCAGTATTGTACGCGCAAGATTCTGGGGATTGCGGATGCTGGGCGGCTTTTTTGCAGTTTAAGGGTTTTAGATGGTCGTGGGCTCCCAGATAGCCCGATAGCAAAGGGCACCTGCTTTGGCAGGCGAGAGCGTAACGGGCGGATCGCAATCTCGTCTAGTCTGCTGGTGTCGTAGCGTGATAGCGCTCCAGGATAGGGACAGCGGCGTCGACGAGGTCGCGGCACAAATCATAAGGCCCCAGCAATTTCAGCGTCAACTCTCCCGGTATACCTAGAGCATTGGCGGCATCGACCAGACTAGGCACGTCGTCTGGCGTGAGGACGCTCCCGCACATTCTGGCTACGCGCTGCGCCGCGACGAGTGCCTTGACGTCTGGCGGTGCGTGCAGGTCGGTCAACCGGGTCGCCGACATTGGACCTTGCGATAGCATGCGGGCCGAACGTGTCGTGAGGGTAGGCGTCGTGCGGGCCAAAGGCGCCAAGCGACTCGCAGCGAGATCCCTGTTGCGCTCAGTCTCGATTTCGGCCGCCAGTTGGTGCTCGTCAAATTCGGCTACGAGCCAGCGGGCGCCGGGCCTGGATGCGGCGAGCAGGGCTGGCCGCGCTATGGGCGCAATGTCCCACAAGTCTCGAAGGACGGCACCGCCCAGTCCGTACAGACCGCCAAAGGCGGCAGGCGCTGCCATCTGCTCGAGCAGCGCCCTGATGGATTGATCGTCGTTGAGGAGATCCCGCATGTAGGGCGTGATGTCTGCGGGTATGGCTTCGTCATTGCGCACAATGTCCACGGCGCAATCGACAATCCTCCTCGTGTTGGGTGGGCGCTGGCAGACCATCGATGCTAGCACGGTGCCGTCTACCATCAAGAGGGACACGACAGGATGAGCGCCGCGAGCGTCGCCGGTCGCTGCCAGGAAATAGCGTCGTCCATCGTTGTCATTTTGATGAGCCCATGTAGAACGCAGGAGGTCGGCCATGGTCGGGCGCTGGGTCTCGAAGCGGGCCATCGCGGCGCGATTTTCGTGGGCGCCCTCGAACGCGCTAGGGCCTGCCCTCGACCCCCACTCTTGAGTGCTGGTGTTGGCCCAGCGACGTGCATCAACGGCCGCAGCAAGACGCCACACAGCGCCAACTGGATCGGTTGTCGCATCGGCAGCGAGATCGGGTGCCAGCACGGCCACAGCCTCTGCGATGGATGCTGGCGTCGGCGGGCGACCCAACAGGCCGTAGAGCACCGGGAACATGGTGTAGATGGGCGCCAGTCCTCTCCACAATGGCTCGTAAATGGCCCCGAGACTTGCACAGAGGCTGGCCAAATTGCCTGCTGTCATGTAGGCGCCACGAGCCAAGATTTCTAGAAATGCAATGTCGTTGTTTGTGCCGCCGCAAGCGACTCGAAGGCGATCGGACAGTGCCGGTGGAGAAAGGGGATCAACAGTCGTGGGTTCGGGGCGCGTCTCGTCGTCCATCTCCTCGTCCATCTCGTCGTTCATTTCGTTGTCGGTCGTAAAGGGGATGCTCTCGGCGCGGTACATACTTTCTTGTGAGTCCCTAGAGGCCCGTCGAGATGGACAAGGACGGGCGTGCTTACTCTACCAGCGGCGCGCAAAAATTTCGTACGCGGGACGACAGCACGTTGCATAAAAATAGAGGCAGCCTTTGATCAACAGTCAAGCAAGAGACCCCAAAGCGGGCTCTCCTTGCGAGCAGACCATAGGAGCGAGATCAAAGTGGCCATGTTCTATGGATGTGCGCTATCTCGGCGGGTGAGGTCGCTCATGCTGCGATGTAAGCGTGCATGGGTCGCTTTGGCGCTAATGAGATTCGCCCATGTTTCAACGATGGCGCTGCGACCTTGCTCTCGTATGTCCATCGCCAATTTGTGTAGGCGGCGCTATTTGCTGCTTTAGTGGCAACTGCATTTTTCTGTGGAGAGCGGTGGTTTTGGAGCCAGCGCTAACATTTGTGCGCCAGAATTGCTCTCGTGTCGCTGGCATTGCCAATTCTTGGCCGCTGCGCGGGCGATCGCGTCTGGGGCTTTGCCCAGACATTCCCGCTGGTGGTGCGTCTTTTCTCTTTGGATCTTTTGTGCACGTGCGGCGACGGAGCCCAGCCTGCAGCCTTTGAATTTCCTAAACACGCAAAAGTCCAAACCAGAGGTTCACCAACTTGTCTTTGGCGCGGTTTGTTGTCGGCACGGGCAATTGCGGCTTGGCGCCGTCTTCTGTGGCTGTGTTGCCCTGTGCTTATGGTGCACAATAATCGCCCCTTTGCCGCGCGCCGAGCAGGGCGACGTGCATCAAAGGTGCGTCGAGCGATCCTGTGGTGGGTTTGTTGGGTAGAGTGTGCCCTTTGAGCATATGTGAGTCTGCCGCGAAATTTAATAAATCGGCAAGATTACATGTGCGTTGGGCCTGTCGCGTGTTGCGGCGTAACCAAGCGGCCACTTTGTGGCCGTTTCTGAGCGTCCACAACAAGGCGTGGCCTTTGTCAGGAGGTGCAGCGGTCATGGCCTGCGCGCGTCATAGTGGCGCCCATGTGTCAGCCGCCATCGACACCGCCGTGACGCCGAGAAGAAAAAAAGCGAGATCACCAAGTTCCACTTGACAAGCAACGGTAGCATGATCGCGGTTGAATAAGCAGAGATGATCATGTTACGGTTTACTTGGCTACCACGGTACCACCGACACCAAAAGCGTGCAATGGCAGTGCGCCTTCTCCCTAGGTTACGGTACTGCGCAACCAATTGGCTGCACGTTGTGGCCCAACACAAAAGGTGTCCAAGTTTGGCCCCACATAATGATCCAGTGCATCCGACATCCACAACAACAACACTCGGCAGCGCCCACGCTTCAACCCTCCCTCTCCCGCGCACCGGGCTCACACACACGAATATACAGGCCATATCCCGACCGTCGACATTTACGCTCATCGTCGTCGACACGCTCTGACAACAACAACAACAGACCCAACAAAAGAAGAAGAGGAGACAAACACGTAGAGGAGGAAAAAACAGGAGAGAACAATACTTTTTTTCCGTGCAGTGAGCGAAAGAGAAAAAAAGAGCAGGGCAATGGGCGCTTTGCGTGGCTCCCCGGGGCGCGCGCCGCGTTGGCAGCAGCGCGCGGCCGTGCTCGCCAAGGTGATGCTCTTGGCTCTGTGCGCGGTTGTCGATCAAGCGCTGGCGGCGAGCCGCACGGCAATCGGTGGCGGCGGCATGAGCGGTGCCGGGATCATCGACACCTGGTCAGGAGGCTACCTCTACAGGCAGGGCCTGGTCGGTGTCGACTATGACCCGACGGCGGGCACCGAGGCCGGCATGGAACGCTACTTTGCATCGGGCAGCAGCGACTTTGTCGGGCTCGACTACGGTCTCGACGACGCCACGCTGGCGTCTGTGAGCGACGGCACGTGGCAGGCCGCGCACGCCGCTCCCGACGACGACACGGACGGCAACCAGGTCTGGGTGACTGGCTCGCGCGTTATTCAGGTGCCCACGGCGGCCATACCGTGGGTGTTTGCCTATCGTGTGGACGCACTCGCCGGCCAACCGGTGCCGCTTGTACTCTCGGGGCCGCTCGTGGCACGCATGTGGCTGGGCGAGATTGTCTCGTGGGACCATCCTGACCTCGTCACCCTCAACCCGACACTCGGCACTGCGGTTGGCCTCGCGCCGCTCACCCTCGTTTGTGAGGCCTCGGCGTATGGCTCGACGGCTCTGTTGGGCGCCACTCTCGACGCCCTCTATGCCCCCTTTGCCGCGTGGCGCCGCAGTCTACCGCCGTCGGCGCTGCCATGGTGCGCGGTGGCGCCTGCAGCCTCGTCTGCCGGCTCGTCATCGGTCGTTGCTGTCGCCGGCGGCACAGGCGTGCTGATGGCCAATACCAGCGCCATCGATGGCGCTCTGGTCTTTGCCTCGTTGGCGGCGGTCTCGAGGCAGGCCGATGCTACAAGCGCCCCCCTCGCGGTAGCCTCTATGCGCAATCCGGCCGGCGCTCTCGTGGCTCCGACCTCTGACGCTGTCGCTGCCGCCCTGGACGACTTTGCCACAGCCATGACGGCCAGCGCGCCCGAGCGCATGCACGAGGTCGTTCCTGTCGGTGGCGCCGGCGCTGCCAGTTGGCCCATGACGGCCTTTGCCCTGGTGGCGGTGGCCACCGACATCTCGGCCGGCGACTGTACCTATGTCTCGTACGTGCTCGACTTTATCGGCTGGGCGCTGCTCAATCAGCAGGCGGCCGACGCAGCCGCCGCCGAGGGCGCCGTCGTGGTGCCGCCGCGCTTTGCCCGCAATGCTATCGACCTCATGTCGACGGTGCGCTGCAACAATGCGTCGGCCTTTACCGCGGCGCTCATTGTCGGCTCAGGCTCGCCCACGCCGGTCTACTCGCTCTGGGCCTATGCGTACGACGACGAGGCGACGGCCGCCGGCGCCACGGTCCACTATAGCGAGACGCGCGGCAGCCGCGGCAAGGCCCAGATCCTAGCCGGCGACGTGGACTTTGGACCGACCAACAGCGACGTGGAGCCCGAAGTGTATGCCGCCCATCCGGACCTCGCCCTGGTGCCCGTCGGTGCCTACCCGATCGTGTTTTGCTACAATGTGCCGGGCCTCATGAAGGCCGACGCACCGTCGCTCATCCTCAGCGTCGACGTTGCCATGCGCATTCTGTTGGGCGAAATTGCGCGGTGGAACGATCCGAAACTCGTGGCCCTCAATCCGGGGCTCGACCTGCCCGACGCCGAGATCCTCTTTGTGGGCAAGAGCCGCAACTCGATCTACACGGGCACCGTCACCCGTGCCTTTGCCCAGCACAGCGCGGCCTTTGCCGCCGCCTATGGCAACGGCTCTCTCACGATGGCGTGGCCCGTCGCGGCCACCAACCGCTCAGTGGTGTCGACGCTCGACGAGTATGTCAACACGCTCAAGACCACGCCCTATGCCATTGCCTACACGGCGCACCACGTCGTGCTCAGGCAGCGCAACCTGCGCGAGGCGCGCTTTCTAAGCGCCGACGGCTCGACGGCGCTCGAGCCCACGCGCGAGACCACGCTCACGGCCGTGGCCGAGGTTGCCGCGGCGTCTGGCGGCATTGGCAAGATCGATCAGCGGGCGTTTGTCGTCGGCGCGCACAGCGCGCGCGCATGGCCCATGGCCAATATGGCGCTCGTGCTCATGCACACGGCCGCCATGCCTGATGCGGTGCGCGCTCGACAACTCGTGCGTTGGCTCTATTGGACCCAGACGGCGCCGGCCGCCGTGCACATTTCCAACATTACGGGTGTGTATGGTCTGGCCGCCGTGCCCGCCGTGTGGTCAGACACGCTCGGCGTGCTGGTCAATGTGACTGTCAATGGCGCCTATATCAATCCTCTGCGGCCGTGTTTTAGCGATGGGCTCTTGTGTTCGGGCGCCGGCACCTGCGTCGAGGCGACGGGCGTGTGTGTGTGCTCTCTAGGCCGCACGGGCGACCGCTGCCAGTGGTCGGCGGCGTCAGAGAGCGACTCGAGCGCCGGCGGATGGTCGGGTGCCGAGACGGCCGCCGTGGCCGCAAGCGTCTCGGTGGCCATGGTCGCCTTGGTGTGCGTCGCCGGCGCGCTGGCCATTGCCGCCATCTTGGCCACGCGCCGCCGCGGGCGTGGCCGCGAGGACTGGGAGATTGATCCCGACGACATTGACGTGAGCGAGGCCACGGTCCTAGGTGCCGGCGGCTATGGCGTCGTCTATCGCACCGTGTGGCGCGGCACCGACGTGGCCGTCAAGGTCATTTCGGAGCGCATTGGCGAAGCCGGCGGCGGCGGCGGCAACAACGGCGAGACGCGGCGCGCCTTTGCCGACGAGGTCAGAGTCATGTGCGCTCTGCGCCATCCCAACGTGGTCTTGTTTATGGCCGCGTGCACCAAGCCGCCCAAGATGTGCATCGTCATGGAGTATATGGCCCTCGGGTCGCTCTACGACCTGCTGCACAATGAACTCGTGCCCGATGTGCCGCATGCGCTCGTCGTCAAGATGGCCTATCAGGCCGCCAAGGGCATGCACTTTTTGCACTCGTCGGGCGTCGTCCACCGCGACCTCAAGTCGCTCAACCTCTTGCTCGACGCCAAGTGGAACGTCAAAGTATCAGACTTTGGCCTCACGCGCTTCAAGGCCGACCTGGCACATGGTGGCGGCGCCGGCGAGGCCATGCAGGGCACCGTCCAGTGGCTGGCGCCCGAGGTGCTCGACGAGACGGTCGGCGTCGACTATATGCAGGCCGACGTCTATGCTTTTGGCATCGTCCTGTGGGAGATGCTCACGCGCTGCAAGCCCTATGCTGGCATGTCGCCGCCATCGATCGCCGTCCAAGTCATTCGCGACAATCTGAGGCCGACCATCCCGGCCGATGCGCCCGCCGACTATGTCGCGCTCATTGACGAGTGCTGGCATCGCGATCCGGTAATACGTCCGGCCTTTGTTGATATTCAGCACCGCCTCTCTGATGCCGTCAAGGATGCGCATCCTTCGTCGTCGTCATCATCATCATCTTCATCGGCATCCTCGGCCGCGCATCACATGCTGCCGCGCGGATACGCTCATTCGGGAGCGTCGTCATCATCATCAACCTCAGCCTCATCATCATTGACGGATGCGACGCTGTCGGGGCCATCGCTCTATGCGACCGCGCACGTCGTTCCCTTTGAATTGTCGCGTGGCCAGCGCGATCACACCGCCAAGGGACCAGGGCGAGACCGCGCGCTGTCTGAAGCGATGGCTGGATGTGACGGGCAGGGAAGGATCACCATGGTTGTCGCCGACATTGACCGCGCTCGCGACCTCTGGGAGGCGCATCCCGAAGCGATGCGCGACGCCACGCTCTTGTACAATGATCTGTTGCGCGACCTAGCGCGCGCCTACGGCGGCATCGAAGTGGCGATGCAGGGCGCTGCCACGGGCGGTGCCGGCTGCATGTGTATTGTCTTTGTCGATACTGGTCGCGCGCGCGCCTGGTGTGCCGACGCACAGGTGGCGTTGGTCGATGCGCCATGGCCTCGAGCCCTCCTCAATGCGCACGAGACAGCCGCCGAGGTCTGGGTCGATGTCCGAGACGGCGACGCTGGCGCGAGCGGGCGTCACGCCGGCAACGGCAATGACGCAGACGATCGAGCACGCGACGGAAGCGACGCGTGTGCATTGGACCGACAGACTATGCGCCGTCGGTTGTATGCCGGGTTGCGCGTGCGCATGGCCGTCCACGTGGGGCGGCCGCGCTGGCATCGCGAGCCCGGCGCGCTGCCGACGTGCTCTGGAGGCGATGTTCAACTGTGCTGTCGGCTTGCGGCGGCAACCGCGGGCGGCCGCGTCTTGCTCACAAGGGAGGCTGCCATTGACGCCATTGGTAGTCATGAGCGTAGCGGCCCCACTATTGTGGATGGCGTCGCCACCACCGCCAGCCTGGGCACGGTCTATGGTCAGCCCTACACGGTGGAGCATGCCGCCGGTGCCGCAGCCGATGAGGAGGAGCCAGAGGAGAAGAAGGACGATAGGGAGGACAACAACTCGAACCACAGCCTCTCGCGGCACAGAGGGCCCGTCTATGAACTCAAGCCTCGCGTCTTGCGTGCTCGACGTTTTGAGCAGATGCCCAACGGGTCTTGGCGCGTGCCCGACGAGGTCTCGGGCAGCGCATCGGCGACGACCGCCTCTGCCGATGTCATTGCCCGCGGCGGCGACAAGGCCACCGGCCTGCTGGCCTCTGCCAACTTGTGCCCCTGGATCATTGCCTATGACGAGATTGACCTGGGCGAAAACGTGGGCGCTGGCTCTTATGCCGTGGTCTATCGCGGTCGGTGGCGCGGCGTCGACGTGGCCGTCAAGCGCTTTGCCAACCAGCGCGTCGACGAGCGGCAGCGCATCGACTTTTACGCCGAAACAGCGGCGCTGTCGGTCGTCCACCACCCCTATGTGGTGGCATTTGTCGGCGCATGCGTCGTACTGCCCAACCTGTGCGTAGTGACCGAGTTTGTAAAACGCGGGAGCATGCGCCGCGTGCTCGACGACTCGAATGCCAAGATAACGTGGCTCGAGCGCATGCGCATGCTACGTACGGCCGCCGTCGGCGTCGCCTACCTGCACAACACGGTCGGCATCGTGCACCGCGATCTCAAGTCATCCAACCTGTTGGTGACCGACGACTACTCGGTCAAGGTGGCCGACTTTGGCTTTGCGCGCATCAAGGAGACCAACGCGACCATGACCCGCTGCGGCACTCCGTGCTGGACGGCGCCCGAGGTTATCCGCGGCGCGCGCTACTCGGAAAAGGTTGATGTCTATTCATTTGGCATTGTCATGTGGGAGGCGGTGACGCGACGCCGGCCCTTTGGCGACCGCGGGTTTGCCGACGTTGCGCTCGCCGTGCTCGACGGCATGCGCCCGGCCATTCCGTCCTCGTGCCCGGCCGATCTCTCGCAACTGATGACTGCATGTTGGGATGCCGATCCCGATGTGCGTCCCCCGATGGAGGAGGTGGTCTCGCGACTCGACGCCATCGCCCTCGCTATGGATCGTCGCGACACACCCAGTCTTCGACCCGACATTGAGCGCGACTCTTTTTAGATCATATACACACGCACACACACGCACACACACAGACAGACGGGGGGAGACAATAAAGGACCCATTCAAGACAATGACGCCGTCGACCGGGCAGTGCGCTCATGCGTCAGCGTCTTTTTTTCTGGTTTTGTTTATGATTTTATTGTGTCAATGTCTCTCTTTGCGGGATCGCGGTACACAAATGACGACAACGATCGCATGTCATGGCATTCTTTTTGTGTGGGGCCGGAAAAGGAGAGCGACCAAACAAGGACCCTCGTGTCTTTGTCCACAAAAAAGACGCGCCATTTTTTAATGCTCATGGCCCATAGAAAAAATGCGGTTGCCCCACGACCAACGCCGGTTCTTTTTTCTCGAATTCGTGCGACCAGGGAATGCATCTCTTTGGTGGTGATGGTGGTGGTGATCCCGATCGCGCGGGCGGCGGACACCACAACCTCAAAAAGGCGAAAAGAAAAAAGCGTCAACCCAGATAGAATATAGAGAAATCCTCTTCTTTATTTCTTCTTTAGGGCGTCCGACGCCTTGCAAGAAAGCCGGCCAGGAAAAGGCAGGCACAAAGAGGCACATTCTCGCGGCGCGCGCATCTCTATCCAACGTGGAATGCACGAAAAAAAAGACAGATGTTCTTGTTTTCGGTGGGCGCCTTTTTGCAAGCGGCGACACGCGGCCGCGATGCAATCGGCTGCCGGTGTGATTTCTGCGTTCTTGGCCGCCTTCTCCCTTGGGAGTCTCGCGGGCCATACAAAGAATAATCAAGATTTCAATATCTTGTGAAGAGTGACAGGTCTGTCTTTTATGTGTTGACAAATGGTCATGCCTTTGTTGTTGGCGTGTTTGGGGCGCGTGCGTAGAGCGCGCTAACACTGAGAGAAGACGACTCTGTCAGTGGCGCCCATGAGCACAAAGATCAGCGAGATAAAAGAGAGAGAGAGAGAGAGAGGAAGAATAGATTGCCTTTCTTTGTCGATAAAAAAAAGAGAGAGACAGGCAGGAGGAGAGGGTCTTGGGACAGAGCGCTTCATGAGATTGGCGCGCACAGTGGCGCTCTGCCAAAAGCAAGAAGCCCGTAGCCGAGTACATATTGATCCGACAGTGCCAGGAAACCCGAACCGGCTAGACAGGGTATGCCACCGACGTCAATGTAACCCGACGCCAGACGCGCGATTTCAAGCATATCGTCGGCGGTGCCGGCGGCACTTTGCGCGACGCGCGCTCGCAACGTCCCCTCATCAATCCGGCATTTCTCAAACGCCACCTCATCGTGTTGGAAATCTGGATCGATATTCATGTTCCCTCTAGTGTTTGGGTGGGTGTGGCTTCTCGGCCCGCTTGTGTGGCCCTTCTCTCTTGTTGGTCGTGCGCTTTGCAGCCGAGCAAGAACGCCAACCACGCGCCCGCCCGGATTTTCCTGGCCGCCTGCAGACCTTTTTTGGGCCAAGACACAATAGGATAGGCACATTTTTCGCTATTGGTTTTCTGTTTTGAAAAGTGGTCGCGTGCTCTCGAAAGCCAGCGCCTTGTGTCACCGGTGCTCGATCGCGCGGCGGTGGCGGTAGAAGCGATGAGCCGAGTCGACACAGAAGGAAAAGGTCTGCATGGTAGTCCGCACGTGTTGTGTCCTTTGTCTTGTGATCTACTGTCGATTTTATGGCCCCACCCAAAGACAACAAAAAAATCAGAATAGACACGCACACGTGTCTTATCCCCGTCTGCACTGCGTACCGTGCAGTTGTCTTTATGGGCGAGCCCCACGTGTTCCCGCTTCTCTGCGCATTGCGGCGTCCACGTCGCGAGCGCGCATTTCGAGACGAGCAGTTTTTTTGAAGAAAAACAAAAGGAAGATGTGTTGTGCTGCTTGGGCATCTTGGGTTGGCGACGACGCAACAATGGCAATCAAACTCTCAACGGCAGACACTGCCATTATGTCTTTTTTTGGAAAAGAAAATAATCAACCTTTATAATATCGTGAAAAAGCAGACAGAGGAAAGAGAAAAATAGAGTTACAGCGATAAGAACGCCGTCATAAACAATATGAAAGAGGTCGAGAGGGCGAGCACGATGGGCGACGTCGAGAGAGAAAAGATGCCACAAAAAGACAATCGCTCTGCCGACGCCGACGCCTCATGTCATTTGGCAAGGTCGCGGCAGCGCTTGCCGACGCATTCGCGCAGGCGCGCAAGCAGTTTCGAGAGGTCGCGCTTCCTGGAACCCACAGATGTGTCGTTGCAGCGGTTGTAAAACTGGAACGGGTCGATGGCAAGGTCGTAAAACTCGCACTCGCCATTGTACCACTCGACATAGAGTAGGTCGTTGGCCTTTTTGGCGTGCTTGCCCAGCGAGACGTGACGCACGCCGTCATAGAGGTTGCGACGAGAGGTGTCGCCACCTCCGGCGCTGTGGTTGGCAAACACATACATATAGTCGCGCAGGGACTTGGGGTCGTGCAGAGCCGAAGCCTCGTCATACTTGTCCTCGTCCTCGTAGCGCCACGCGTCGGGCACGCCCTTGCGGCACTTGCGCATCATCGACAACTGCGAGATGCCGTCGACGGTCGCAGGGAGGGTGCGATAGCCGGCAATGTCGAGCATGGTGGCGGTGAGATCGATCATAGCCACCATGTTGTCCGTCTTGGCGCCCGGCGTAATGTGCGGTCCGCGAATGTAGCCCGGGACCAGAATGTCCTCTTCAAAGGCCTGGCGCTTGCCGTTGGTGAGTCGGTGCTGGCCCTGGTGAAAGCCATTGTCCGAGGTGTAAATAATGTACGTGTCGTCGAGAATATCGAGGGCGTCGAGGTGGTCAACGATGCGACCCACCATCTCGTCGACGGCAATGAGCGAAAGGATGCGGTTGCGGTAGCGCTCATCAAAGGCCTGCTCGCGCGCAGCGTCAATCGGCGGAAGGTCCTTGATCCACACGGGCTTGTTGGCCATGGTCGCGGCCGACTCGTTATAGGCACGCACGGGCGGGTTCTTGAGGCCGGGGTAGAGGTGGGCGTGGCGCTCGGCGGGCGTGGCGGGGGAATGAGGCGCCTCGGGCGCGACATAGAGGAAAAAGGGCTCGCTCGCGTGCTCGTCGATAAAGTCAATGGCGCGGTCGCCAATCTTGTCCGTCTGATAGGTGCCCGCACCGTCATACTCGATGCCATTGTCGCTATAGGTCGTGTCATAGAAACTATTCTCGTCGTCCGACGTGATGACAAACCAGTCGTCCCAGCCGGGTCCGACATAGGACGTGTTCTCGGCGTAATAGTGGTTGAGCAGTTTGCCCACGAGGGCAGTCGCATAGCCCTTGGCCTTGAGCCACGGGCCCAGGCTGTGCTGGTCGTGACCAAGCGCAACAAACTTTTCAAAGCCTCCGTTGGGCGGCGCATTCTCGTAGATCTTGTGGTTCGAGCAGTACATGCCAGTGAAGATGCTGCTCCGCGACGGGCAGCACAACGAGTCGGGCACGTAGAGCCTATTGAGCGTGAGCCCACCGTCGCCCAGTTTGTCCTTGATGATGGGCATATAGTCCGTCGAGCCGAGCAGCGAATCCTGGTCGTCGACGACGATAAAGATGATGTTTTTCTTGTGGCCGCTCCTCTTGGCAGGCACTGCCGCCGGCAAAGACGACGGCGCAGACGGCGAGGGAGCGCCGTCGACGTAGGCGGTCGCGACCACGAGCGCAAACAGGAAGCAAGCCAGCAAGACAGCAATCGATGCGCGAGGTGGTGCCATCTCGTATCGATCAGAGAGGTAAAGTACGGTATCGGCTCGGCTCGGTTGTTTGTTTGGGACAACAAAGGCCAAGATAGACGGGCAGATGTGTGTACTAGCGATCGAGGTAGAGATGAGAATAGACGGCGCAAAGTGAGCATATAAAAGGGGAACCAAAAGGCCGCGAGCGCGCCCGGATTGGTCGTCGGGGAATCCCCACTGCTGCCAAACTGTCTTTGGATAGGCGCAGCGCGTTCGCAGAGAAAAATCACTAGACAACCGGCGCCATTGGCTCCTAGAGGCGGTGACCTCACACGGACAAGAATAGCAACAGTGGCCTGGAACGACGCCGTGTGCCATCGAGCCGTCAATTCCGATAGCCTTGCCTGCCTGGCCTGTGCGCGCCGTTTGGCCTGACGCTCCGCCTCTGCGACGTGCGCCACGCCATACGTCGCGGCTACAATGACGTCGTCAGGTACGTGTGGGCCAACGGGCTCGCGCCGACGCGCGACTGTCTAAATGTCGCCGCACTCCACGGCAACCTCGAGTGCTTTGCCTGTGCGCATGAAGCGGGCGTCCCATCCGACGCATGCGACTGGTCAAGGGTGGTGGCGACCCATCACGTTGTCATTGTGTGCTGTGCATGTGCGCGCAGTTGGGTGCCCACACAAACCTGCGCAATCGCTGCGGCGCGCGCTGGCCGGGTGGAGATGGTCGAATGTCTGGCCAAACGGGGCGTTGCACTCCGCGTTGACATGATTGCTGCAGCCGCCGAGCCGCGCTGCTTTGATAGCGTGCGCTACCTACAAGAGAACGGATATCCGTGGGAACGAGCGCGTGTGCACGACAGCAGCATGTTTACCCAGCGTGCCAATGCTACGCTACGCCCATGAAAATGGTTGCCCATGGAACATTGATCAATGTCGCACTGCGTCCAAGTGGTTGGCGCGCGACAAGAGGTATTCAGCGCTTGCGCGCTATCTCAACTCACATTCGACGTGTGCCGACGGCCAGCAGGAGGAGCGACCATGCAAGTCTGCCTGCGCGTCCAGCCTCGGCGCTCTTTCTTTAAACATTGATATAAAAATAGAAGAGAAAATAGTGATAGGCGCCAAAAAACGCACACCCAAGCAACAGCGCGACACAGCCGTTGCTATTTTTGTAATTAAAAAAATCTAAAACATGCCTATTACAGTTTTTGTGCTTATCTCTCCCATATATCAATGGAGCCCGAGCGCGCAAGCGGCATTTCTTCTTTTTTGTCGGAGGCGGGCAACTCGAAAGAACAGGAGACGAGCCAAGAACCCCTACGCGCGCACGTGAATTGGCGATCGAGCCGGTGCCGCGCGCGCGTACGTTGTTCTCGTGCTGCGGCTATCTCGTGCCTTGCAAGAAACCCATGAAAAAAAAAAGAAATTGGAAAGGCGAACATCGCGCTGCCCAAGAAAAATCAAAGATGGAGCAAAAAGTGAATGTTTTCGATTATTGTCGACAATCGTGCGTTGTCACAAAACTTGTGAAGGGCCAGCGGCGTGCCCAACTAGCGGCGCGCTGTTGTTGTGGCTTGGACGCGGCAGTAGAAAAGGTTAAAAAATGTGCGCTTTCGGCTCGATGCCACCCTCCACACAAAAATGCCGTGCGAAAAGAAAAGAAAAACCGACAAAGATATGTATATATGGATTCCTTTGATTTTGGTGCCTTATACCAGAGCCACGACGGTCGCCGCCGAATGGTGGGCCTCGATCCATGCGGCGACACGCACACGGCCGCACTGGCGGGCCTCGTCCAGGCAGGCACGGGCATCCCACGGGTGCCCGCTCTCAACGATCCACGCTAGGAGATCAGGTTCGTTGACCGAACAGGCCACGAGGAGCGGTATGCGGTCGTCCCACGCGCACCCCTGCTCCACAAGCCACTGCAAAACGGGCACTCCGCAGTGGGGCACTGCGCGGTAGCACATCGAGTCGCTGTCCCAGGGACAGCCGTTGGCTCGTGCCCACTTGAGAACGTCGAGGTGGCCGGTGCGTGCCGCCTCGGCGCACACGCGCTCGTCCCACGGACAGCCTTTGGCGCGCACATGCTGAAGAGAGGCAAGAAGGCCACAACTCGCAATCTCGGCGCAAACCTCGTGATCCCATGGTCGACTGTGCTCGTGCAGCCAGTCGAGCACATCAAAGCGGTCGTTTTGGGCTGCCTGAGCAAATGTCCATGTGGTGGCTTGGCACCCGTGCGCCTTGAGCCACTCGAGCGCGCCGATGGTGCCCGTGTGGGCCACGATGTCCATGACCGTCTCCTCGTAAATGCGAAAGGCCAGAAACGATGGATGGTACGCGACTCCATAATCGTTCTCGGTAACCAGCGCGCACCCTTGGCTCAACAGCCATTCGGCAACATCGAGGTGGCCGCCTATGACGGCAAAGGTCGTCGCCAGCGGGTCCCAGTCGCATCCGTTGGCCATGGCCCATTGCAAAATTTCGAGATGACCTGCATAGGCGGCGTGCAGGCATGTGGCCTTGTTCCACGGGCATCCGTTCGTGCGTAGCCATTTGAGCGCGTCGAATTGGCCGGCCTCGGCTGCGGCTGAGCACGCATCAGCAATAAGCGGTGCTCCGTTATCGCGCAGCCAGACCAATGTGTCGATGTGGCCGCCTTCAGCAGCGCATGCCGCTGCATAAGCGTCAAAGGGACAGCCATGATCCTTGAGCCATACGAGCGTGTCATTGTGACCGCCTCTCGCCGCTTCGCGCCCAACGTGTTGAGCGCACACGCAAATATTGCTCAAAGGTCTGTCGGTTCGCGGCCATAGAACAAGCCCCTTGGCCCAACATGTCGACCATCCACACGCATAGTCGTGTGCGCAAAGCATTTGGATCGCATCGATGCGGCCTGCGCCAGCGGCCGCGTACAGCGCATGTTGCGCGTCTTTACGAGCGAGTCGGCCAGTTTCGATAATGTAGCGTAGGTTTGGTAGGTCGCCCCTGGTGGCGGCGGCCTCGGCGCACGCGTCGACGTCTATGAGACAGCCGAGCGAGACCAGTCGCGAGAAAAAGTCGCCCCGACCAGCGTCAAGCGCGGCCGTGGCCGTCTCTTTGGTCCAGGGGCAACCCTGCTCGCGCGCCCACTCGACCAGGTCCCAGTAGCCGCTACGAACGGCAGCCGAGAGAAAGTCGACTTTGGGTCGGTTCTCGGGTCGAGTTTGCACCGTCTTGGCGGCGACGGCGACAATGGCACACCACTTGCGGGAGACATGGGCGCACACTGCGCGGCCCAGTTCTGTAGTCAGGTTCAGGATAAGATCGACGAGTTCGACGGGCAGATCGTCGATGGTAAGAGCGGCCATCTTTTTCGTGTATGGATGTCTCTGTTTTTTGCGGTTGTCGGCCCTTTTCCCTCCCTGTATGTGTCTGTGCCTTTTGGTGGCGTCTGCGTATCTCGGCCGGCATCAAGTCTCTCTTCTTTTTTTTCTTTGTGTATACAAACCCAATTGCCATCGGCGCCAGCCTTTTTCGAGCCCTTTTCTCTCGGACCAATAGAAGACTTGTCCTTGTTGCTTTGCCTGTGACCAAAGGGCGACATCCTCCGATTTGTCTCGGCGTGGAGAATGGAGCCGTGTGGGCGACTCTGGCGGCTGGCCTCTGCTCGCGGCGGCCCAACGAAGGAGAAATGTTTTTAGAAACAAAAAAAGAGGCACCTACTCCTTTTTTTCTCCCCGCATAAGCACGCGCCGCTTACGAAAGCCCACGGACCGATGCAAGATGCCAACAATTTAGGGGACGGACCGCGGGCCCTTTTGCAAATACGCGCACGGCAAGGGGGCCCGATGCTTTTGGAGATCGCCTTACCCATTGACGGCCTCTGCCGAGGAAGCCCCTACTTTGCCGCCCTGCTTCGAGGCGGCTTCCGCGAGTCTTTGGATACTGGTGGAGACGGCAACGACCGTCGACACTGCCAACTCGCAATCATTCTCCCTTTGCCACAGTGTGCGCCATGGGGTCTCGAGTCGTTGTTGTCCCATGTTGCAGGACTCGAACCCGAGCCCCAACTTGCTGCGGTCCTCCTCTACTGGCGCACACTCGTCTACCTTGGCGCTCATGTCTGCCTGCGCCAGTTGGGCGACGCTTGGGCCAAGGCGATCGACATCTGGCCTCGAGAGAGACCCACGTGCAGGTATTCTTGCTACGAGCGACTGTCTTGTCGCCCGACGCTGCCCGACTGGATACCTGACACACAGTTTGACCCGGAACTGATTCTGATGGCTTATATCGAAATACTTGTGGGTCACATTGACGTGTCGCCGACCGTCGACGACGATCGACCCGAACGATTGCTGGACCCGGCGGCGACATTGTTTAACCGTGGGCGTCTCTGGTCCTTGGATGATGTGCCTCCAACTGAAAGCGCCTATTGTGATCCAGATGAGAACCACCACTGTCGACGTGCTCGAGACCTGTGGGTCGCCGCGCATGCTCAAAGATATGCCGAGTATCGCGCTTTGCTGTTGGGCGCGTGCGATCGCGGCCTCACGCGCTTACGGTCCATCCCCTCAGAGAGCCCGTCATGCTCTGGAGATTATCTCGACATGTGCATCGGTGGCAACGCAGCGCTGTTGTCACTAGCCACCGTGACCGCGCTTCGAGATTGGCACCGCGTGATATCGCCCGCCGCCCCGCACACCTCATCGCCTTATGCCTTGTCGCTCTGCAATCTGTTTGATCCTGCCTGTGCTGCGCGATTGCTCGTACGATGCGACACAAAAATTTTAGATGATGATGGCGCCATTGAATGCGCCACAAGATCGACGGCGGCAGCGACGGCAGCAACAGCAATAGAAGAGGATCTCGCGCACTTGGATGGACGACGTCAGACCAAGCGCTGCCGAGGCGGCGACCCATGTATGCCGGTCGCGGTTGACTCGAGGGCGGCATTCGAGGACGCCTTGCGTATGACCTTTCCACACGCTGCCGACATTGTATTGCGTCTCGTCGGTGCCGCGGGCGCTGATGATTCAGACGATGATCCCATTCTGTCGGGAGTAATTCTCGCTGGCGGTTGCGTGGTCGAAGCCGTGCAACAGGAACATTTGCGCGCCCATTCACTCGACAGCGACATGGACCTCTGGATTGTTGGCCAAGACTCGCAAGAACGCAAAAAGGCCTTTCGACGCGTTGTCGAGACGCTGTTTCGAGAGTTGCCCAATCATGCGGCCACTGTAGGCGGCTCCGTAGTCACCTTTGCCTTGCGCGACACAGTGGTGGCGACAAACCGAGAAAAAGTCCAGGTCATCTACACCGACGGCCGTTGCGGCGGTGACGTCATCTCTGCCTTTGACCTCGCGCATACCGCCGCCTACTATGACGGCAAGACCGTGTGGGCTCTGTGGGATTGTGCATGGGCGCTGGTGGCGCGCTCCACCGACGCGATCGGCGCCGGCGGTATCGTTCGTCAGGCGCGCCTTGAGCGCGCCGCGCTCAAAGGATTCCAACCTACCGACGCCCTCATCGAGGCAGTCGCCCTCACTAATGACGACAACAAAGGCGACCATGACGACACAGATGATGACGCTGCCATCGGAAGCGACCTAAAAGCGCCCTATGCCGCTGTCGCCGACGAATACGTTGACGTCGATGCGGTGCTGGCAGCGTTTACCTATCGCCCGATCGATGCGCGGGACTATGACAAGCACTTGGCGCTCCCGTCCGATTGCATTGTGGCCATGGACGATCCTGTTTATCTGACGATGCCGCCCCTCTACATGCCCTTTCGCGCCATGTGCCACCCATGCATAGCGTCGGGTCTCAGCCGCAATCGTCGTAGTGACCCATGCACATGCAACTTGGCCGTACACATGTGCCTCGACCTACCGCGATTTGTTGGCGACGGCGGCGACCTATCGAATTTCGACTGTTTGACCGAGCCAGCGGTCGCTTTCCGACGCCGCATCGACGACCTCGAATGCGCGTTGAGCAACGATCTCAAAGCCAGCCGCTTTAACAGGACCGACTCTAGGACAGACGGGCGGCTGCGGGAGAGGATGTGGAAGATGATGTGGGAATCGGTCGTCAAAAACAAAGGTCCAGAGCCGCACCAATATCCGGGCTTGTTGCGGTTGCAGTGCCTTGCGACGGCGCCGGCCACTGACGCTCTTACTGGCCAGACAATGAACCTGAAGGGCATCGAAGGCGTATGGGTCGACGGGCGAGTCACTTTTCTTTGCGTCAGCAGGATGGGCCCGACAATCGTCAGGCCCACTCTGACCGCCGCCGAGTTGCGTGTCTACCCGCGTTCTCTTCAGATCATCGTTCACGGGCTGGACAATGCTCGTTCTTGTTGATGCATTTGTGCTGGCCTTGCGATTTTTCTACTCTTTGCCTCTTTGTATTTTTCTTTGGGTAGGATCAAAAAATGCCGACATACGCCTTTTGGGGATTGTCCTTTTCTTGCGGTGGTGCTTTGGTGCGGCCTCGCGTGGATTCTATTCGGCTTGGATGCGTTGGCGTCGACCGAGGCATAAAAAGGCAACACGCCGACGAGTATTTTTTTCCTCGGCTCGGTATGTGCGCCCAAAAATCATAAAAGTACGCACCCATGGCTGACTTTGTCGCTCCCAGTGTTTTCCCGGCAGCGACAATCGGGCGCTACACTTTTGCTTCTCACAGCCGAAAAGAAAAGAGCGTGACCGCCGCGGCAGATCGCCCCTGCTTTGCAGGCCCTCGTCGGGCGCCGAGAGAGCGCAATCGTCCCGTCTCCCAGAGAGAGAGAGCCCAGCCCAATATCAGAATAGAAAAATAGTTCAGGAATCGACGATCCTTGCCTTGGTATTTCCGTCAAGGCCCATGCATGAATACAGTGACGGCAGCGTCGGCATCAATGTCGGGGTGGATGCGCGTGCCCGCGCAGGGAATGCCACCTGCGAGCCAAATGCCTTTTGCCGGCCAGAGGCGGGCGTGGGGCTTTGCGCGTCGACTGCCTGGCGACAAGCACGGGCTCGGGCCAGCCCTGGGGCGCCCCTTCGCGCCACTGGCGCCGGTCGGAGAAAAGGCATTCATTTTCCCATATGACCGTGTCGACGGCATGGTCCAGCCAGTCGGCAAAACCTGTTGCGTGCGTCGGCCGGACCGGTGCCGGTGGCAGCCGTCGGGCAATCTCGCCGAGCGCCAACCTTTTTGCCAAAGTCATTGGACTGTCGCGATGCCCGATAATCTGTCGAGCGGCCACCCGTAAGTCAATGGGTGCACGATCGGGGTTCAACAGCCACTTGAACGTGCGCCGATAGTCTTTGGGGGTTGTCCCTGATACGATTTGCCAGTTGCCGGTGGCCACGCCGCAGAGATTCATCAAGTCGTCGGGGGCGGTCGTGGGCATGAGCCGCAATGCGAGGAGGACGTGTTCACAGAGACAAGCGACAGTAGTCAGCAGCCCACTCTTGGGGCAGCCATAACGGAGAGCCGTGAACATCAGAGTGGGTCCACCCCCGACCAGGGCGGCCGCTGCGGCGCGCGCGTCCACCGGGCACGTGCCGCTCCTGATGAGGCGCTCAAAGACAAGCCGTTGATTGTGAAGGGCGGCCGTCGCCAGCGTGAGTGGCGTCCACGGCCAGTAGAGACGACCCCAAAGCCATCGCATAAAGTTCCACGCGCCATAGGCGGCCGCCACCTCCATGGCGTCGCGGGGCATGCGCGATGGTTGGGAACGCCAGATGAGCGCGCTCCATTGGCAGAGGCTATGCGACGCCATCGAGACCGAGGCCAGCCACGTCGGCTCGAGATATTCCAAAATCATGCATCCGATTTCAGGCGGCAATGTATCCATGGGAGTTCTTCTTGTTTTTTGCCTTGCGTATTCTCGCGTGACCGCCAGCGCCCCTGACGCCAAAAGCCTTGCGTGTGGCGCGCGCAAGACGGCCCGTTCCAATAGTGCCTTGGCCCTCTCCTTTTTTTCCTCATTGGCCCAGTTTTGTGCGCGAATCAGCCACCGGCTACGAAGAAAAGTATCCCTGGCGGACCACCGCACCTTTTAGAGGCGCGCGCTCAGACAGTCCAAGCGATGCCTTTTTGTGGCTCCAAGAAGAGATCGACAACTCGGCGCGAGGAGAAAATGCGTGGACCATCTTGCGTCCTTTTGACTTTTTCTTGTAATTCGTCGCGCTTTCGCATGCCTCGATCTGGCGTACTTTTTATACAATAACAATACAGAAAAAAGAAAGCACGCAAGAAAATGTCGAGTGCAATCATTTAATGTCGAATCCCTGGTCTTGACCTTGCGCAATATCGACGCTGTTGTCGGTCGCGTGTCGATTGTCTATGTTTTGGCCTCGGTTGTCGTATGGCGCGCTCGCGCTCCGTGAGCGAGTAGGACAGCGCAAAGTAGTGTCCCCATGAGCCGCCGTTGTCGTCACGCCACGAAGAGGGCGGATCATCTTGATTAAAGAGCCAACTCATAAAGGGATCACGACGCGACATGAGGCCATCGGGAACAAGAGGCGATGTGCGCGGCGGCAAAGAGACCGATCCGCGGGCCACGCGCCATGCCAACCTATTGGGTATCTGTGCCCAGAGATTGACTCTCCATATGGCTAGTTCATACTCGGGCGGCGCATAATGGAGCGAGTCTGTGAGCCATTCCGTCATGCGGTTGTAGTCGATGGCGTTGAGCGTCATCCCATCGAATGATGTGCGCTCGACGGCGACCGCGCACAGGTTTGTGAGCCAGTCGCAGTGGCCTTGGCGCAAGAGTGACCCGACAATATGCTTCTTGTTCAAAAGAATGGCCACCGTCGTCAACAGCGGACTGCGCGGGCATCCGCGATGGAGCGCCTCCTCGAGAAGCGCCGGGCCGCCGCCGACCAAGGCAGCACCGGCGGCGCGCTCATCCACGGGGCATGTGCCGTCGTCCAAAAGTCGAAAAAAGACTTTACGCTGGTCGTAGAGCGCGGCCGTCACCAACGTACGCGCTGTCCATGGATGTCGTAAATCATCATGGAGCCAGCGCATGACGTTCCAATCGCCACACGCTGCAGCAGCATCCAAGACGTCGTCGGGCACGCGTGGCGGCGTATCACGATACACGCTCGCCGCCCAGGCGGCAAGGCGGCGCGACACCATGGAGGCCGACACCAACCATGTGGGCTCTAACCAGCCAAGGATAGCACAACCGATTTCTGCTGGTAACGTCTCCATCTCCTTTTTGGATGTGCGCGCGTGGTGTGCGTGCGTGTCGGTCCCTGCTCAAGGCCAATCGACAACCAAAGACACTGCTTAAAATGCGACTGCAAATTGCCGACGGCCTTTGTCAGGATCTGTGCAGTGACGACGATGGCACCCAATGAGGGTGCGCGCAAACACGAAAAAGGGCATACGCGGAAACTGGGCCAAATGAATCGCACTCTTGGGCGTGTGGCCTGTGCGCCGCCAAAAAAAGGCAAATGAGATTAAAAAACAGACCGAGACATGAAAGGGCAACAATCGGTGCGTTTTCACTTTTTCATGTTGACCAGCGAAACTGGCTCCAGATTCGCAGTGGCCGCGCCATGGCTTTAGATTTTTCTATCTTTTTTTTTCTGCCGCCAGATTCGAGTTGTGAACGAGCGTGGCGTATCGACAGTCTGCCTGTTTGTATCTTTGAGAAAAAAAACAATAAAAAGAGTCGCTCGCCGTCGGCAGCGATAATCTCCAGAAACAAGGGCAGCACCTCCCTGTGACGATCCGGCCTCACGCAGCGCTTTGTTGTCGTGTTCTCTTTGCGGTGTATAGGCCTGTTTGTGCCAATGAGAGACGAGATTTTTTAGTGGACAATATGCGACCAACCAAAAACAGTTGCCTCGTATCGACCACAATAAAAAGGCGGCTCGCGATATTCGGCTTTCGCTTACTGCGACAACAACGACGACAACATCGACAGTAATATATTTTCCTTGTACGCACACCGACCAGCCGCAGCCAGCCGCCCCTGCCCAAGAGGATTACGCACAAGGCAACTCTTGTGGCAGCCCAATGCATGCACTGTCGACGATCCCACGATACTTGCTGGTCCTCGCGATCCCCATAGCCACATTGCTAGCGATGCCCACCATTGAATCGGCCATCCGGCAACGCATGTCCCGCCATTGGAACGGCCGCGGAGAGTGTCCCATCGACGATCCGTTAGGGGATGGACTTGCCACCCTCTACTACTCGCTTGCATTCGCGCATCGCATCGATGACTGGGCTAGCGTACTCCGCATTCATTCGTTTGTTTTACAGCGCGTCCAAGAGAGATATCGCCTCGATAGGGCAGAACTAGTCGACTACTGGTCTAGACAGCGGCGTGTCCCCTCTGAAGAGCCTCATGCAGATTTGGAGCGCACATGGGACCTTTATAGCGAGGGCATCGCAAAGCATGGGCCTGCGTTTGTACGGATGTCCTTTGGACCCGACGCCCACGGATACCATGTTACCTTTAGAAATGGAGACATGATGTGTGTCTTTTCCTTTGTTCCCAAGACGGCGCCGCACGGCCTTGACGACCTCTAAGCGCAATAAATACATTTACTTGTTTTCCTTGACTTTTGTCGCTCTTGTACGCGGCGCTTGGCAGAGTGTTGAGATGAGGCCTTGTCGGCCGCGAATGAAGTTCTATTAGTGAACGGCGCTATCCTTTGGTGCGATTCTTGGTCTCGTCAATGGAAAAATCAGACCTCGGTACTGCGTGCGTGGTCATGGGCAATGAAAATATATAATCCTTTGGTCTATAGCCTGGAATGCATTTTTGCTATTGGCGCATCCAATCTTTGTCGCGTCTCTGGCGGGCATAAAGAGAGGCCGCCTTTTTGTTTGTGCCAGAGAGTCCTCGGTACGCACACCGCCCGACCCATTCTTTGTCGCGCCGCTGGATTTTTGTATCCCAACAAACTCGTCACCAATCCTCTCCAACTCGACCCGTCTATAAAAAAAAGTACGGCCCACAACAACGACAACGGTGCTCTCCAACAACACGCTCACATCTGTTGGCCTTGTCCTTTTTGGCGCTGCCGCTGCCACGGTTATAGGCTTTGCTGTCGTCGCCTACGCCGTTCGAGACTATCAGGCACCCAAGCCATGACCTCAAAGAGGCCATCCTTTTTAGGTGGCGGCAATGCGACGACCGCTCGGGCCTCTTTGTTTTTGTTGATATAAACTTTTTTTAAAAGAAACAGACGAATACTGCCCACATTGTCCAAAAATCGTCTTTGTCCATGTGCGCTGGTCGGCCGTACATCCTTATGGGCAAGGGAGGACATACGACTAGAACCTCGCCTTTGTTTCTCTATCAGTATGATGGGGTTCTATCGTGGTGGTGGACCGTCAAATTCACTATCGCTGTATCCTCTGGTATTGTATCCTTTGAGAATTTTTATTTACAGTGCCAACGATGCGAGCAAACGGATCAATTCGGCGCAGCGACGACCGACGGTCCTTTGGGTTCCGCAGAGCAAAAACAATCGTAGTGATAGACTTGTGATGGCCGCCTTGGGGACAGTCGTCTCACCCGAGAGCGTTGGATCAAGTTGTAGCCGATCTGCATGCGTGGCGTCGCGAGGCATAGACGCCGCCAGACAATCGAGAAAGTGAGCCGTGGCATCATCGTCGGGTCCCCGATGCGTTTGTTCGAGTTGGCCGATGGCGCTGTCGAGGATAGCGATGGCGAGAGAGGAGGCGACCCGTTCAGGCGATCCCGCGATAATGTTTTGGTGGGCCATCGCACAGGCAACATGAAAGAGTTGGACGTCACGCTGCCTTGCGGCAACGCGCACCAGCGAGAGCACGGGATACCACTGCCAGTCGATCGATAGTTGGCGATGACGGCCCAATGCGGCGCCCAGGGCGCCGGCAGAGGGTCTATCGGTTTCCAGCGATGCAAAGCATACCTCCCCTGCGCTCCCGGCAAATTCGGCTCCGAGTTGCAATGCGATATGGGACGTCAAGAGTATGGCTGCGCTGGCCACACTTCCCGATCGAACGTTGACGGCCGCGGCGATCAGATCGGCGAGCGCGTCAGAGATCCTCTTGTAGAGGTCGATCTCTTCTGCTTCCTCAATCTGCCTCATCTGCTTAAAGAGTGAAATCCTATGGCTTGATGTCTTGTTTCCTGCTGACGCCCGTCGGTCGCGTGGTTTCACGCTGGAGACCAGGCGAATGACGGCGTCATGAAGGCGAGGCAGCCGCCGGCAGGCGATGCCAACGAGAGCAAGTCCGCGTCCCAGGCTCGTGGGGCGTTCGTTGCCATCGTCGTCAAAGAGTGGATCCAAGAGGTGCAGGCATGGATAGGAAACAGTCAGACAGTCGGCTTGATACACATAGGATCGGTCGCAGATATGCGGCACGATGGCAGGCCGTCCCTGGTGTCGAGGCATGATCATGCGCGCCACGAGCAAGAATGCCCGGCGAGAGGCAAAGGCCAATGACCCCATGTCGGCGTGACCGAGGTAGGAAAAGAGGTGTGCCGCTACCGCCGGATCGCCGTCGAGCAATAGAGTCAGGAGATCTCTGCCTGCGTTGTCGCCATCGCCTGCGATGTTGGTCGGATCGACCTCGCCGCTAAAAGTCGTCGTCTCTGTCTCATTGTCGCCACCGCCCGCTTTGTCATGAGGACCGAATTGGTGACCGACGGCCGTAGCCAGAACCGGCATTAGGCTGGCGGTCGAGTCTTTGGAAATCCCGGCCATCAGCAAGAGGCACGTAGAAGCGTCCTTGTTATCGTCGCGCCAGAGCCGTTTGGCAATCTCGGGCCATAGGCTGACCAGTCGGCTTGATACCGACCTGCGCCCGCTCACGTCCTCGCGAACAATCTTGCCCACCAGGTGGACGGTCCGGTAAAAGACGATGGTCAAGGGCGACGATGGAGACGACAGCGAGTCCATGCCATAGTCGCGCAGTCGCAAAAACGCCATCAAGCGCGAGCACAGGGTATCAAAGGCTTGGTCGAGGGCAGCCTTGTAGGCGGGATCACTCGGCGAGGTGCCGCGACTCGATCCGACGTCATCACGGCGGTTTACGACAGGCAGAATTGCATCGCAGATAGTGCGCTTGACGAGGTCAAAGACGCGGTTGATCGAGCCCGAGCCATCTGCCTGGTCATACCAGAGATTGTCAAAGAGAACCGCCAAAACGGTCGAGACGACGTGAGCGGCAGCGGCGGCGTGCGCGCACGGGTCGTGAGGTTCCGGTCCCAAGAGGCGCAGCACTTGATGGCCATCGCGGGTCAAGTGGATGCCATGGGCCACGCAATGAGTCGCGGCATCGAGAGAGGCTGCAGCCAGACGACTCGATCGGCATCGACCGGCCAGGTGGGCCGACCGCAACGGCGGTGCCCATGTCGATTGCAAGAGGCTCGTACGTAGGCAGCCTTCCTTGAGCAATAGCCCCATCGAGCGACAGATATTCGATGCGATTCGATCGTTTGTGTCGCCATGCCACAGACGGGCCGCATAGGCATGCATGCCCTTGTCCATGGCCTCAAAGGTCGATAGGCATGCGTCGACAATGTCGTGCCGTCCCTCGACCTCGGCCGACTCGACGAGCGTCCAGAGATCGCGCAGTGGCCAGTGGCCATCGAGGAGCATCACGGCCCGGCGTAACCCCCTCCCAGAGGTTGGGCCAAACGGGTCGATCAGGCGCACCGAACCAATTTCGGCGAGGGATCGTCCTACCTTGGCGTCGTCGCTGTCGTTGTCACCAGGGCAAAGGATCCCGTTGGCGTATTGGGCAAAGACGGCACCAAAGAGGTGGCGGTGGGTCCAGACGTCCTTGGAGGTGGCGATCGCAAAGAGCATCTTGGTCATCCCACGCGCCAGTGCCAACGACGAGGTGGTCATCCGCGCCATCGTGGTGGGCATTCGTGTCGAGCGCGACGACGGTTGGGTATCCTTGCCAAGCGCGACCAACTCGGCCAGCGCACATAAGGTCTCCTTGGAGACGCAAGCCAGTCGCGATAAATCGGCGGGCGACAGATAGCCGGCAACGACAGAGGCCACGCACGCAGAGTGATCCATCAGGTAGGCCATAGGGCAGCGATCGAGACGTCTCGGGGGTGCGCGCAGGATAAATGTTCCTTGGCTGTTGTCGCGATTGTCGTCTATCGGTTTGATATTGACGTCTTGGGCAAAGTCAAACTCTCCTCGCCCGCCGGCGCAACCCTCTGGGAGAGCCCGACTGTATCTCTCAGACTCGACGGCGACGCGAATGCTGCGGGCGCGACCTTTGACCTTTTCACCTGTCGAATTGTCCTCATCGTCTTCGATGTCGTCGTCGTCGCTGGCGCTTTCGTGCGAATCATCGTCAGAGCAACACCAGTCATCGTCGTCGCAAGCGCCATCTGATCCATCGGCATATTCGTCGTCATCTTCGTCATCGTCGTCGTATAATATATCGTCGTCCATCGCGCCGACTGGGACGAGCGCACTCTCTCTGGGGCACCACGTCTGAGCAACCGAGCGCGCCTGTGAAGCAACATAAAGGGTTGTCGTCGTCATTATCATCATTCTTTTTTTCTTTGATTGCGAGCAACCTAGGCAGACCACAAGACTGCGCACACGACAAGCCACAGCGCAAACTAAAAAATATTCTCACGAAAAAAGGAGGCGATCAAAGCGCACCTGATAATGATGTTGCATGGCTGCCATCTCTGACGCGATGCTCAGTTCAAGCAGACTGGCTTGTATCGCCTCTCTAAGTGCCTCGTCGTCGCTGTTGGCCGACGCCGCTGGCACGAGGCCAACATATTTATGGTCCAAAGCGCTTTCGGCCGTCGATTGCGCTCGAGCAGACGCAGGAGCAGGCAGAGTCACTTTTTTCGCCATGACTGCGCCGACGGGTGTGCTCTCGAACCACAAGGCGCGTGGTGTCGCGGTAGCCGGTCGTGCCGGTGCTGTAGGCGCCGGTGCGGGCTGAGCAGATGTCTGTTTGGCAATGGCAACTCGGGCAGTGGCCTCGTCGCGTGTTGGCGGCAGCGCCACGGGTTCGAGACGCCACTGCTCACGTCTTGCGGTAAAGCGCGACTCGACGGCAGTGTCGGGGCCGACATTGACGAGCGAGGCCTCGCGAAGCATCGGTGGAAAGTAGAGATTGGACGGAGAAGGAGGAGCGCCATCGAGGAGCGCTGTCTGAAGCACATGGCAAATGACCTCGCTGGCAAAGGGCAAAAACAACTCAAAGGTCTTGCGGCCTCCAATGACATAAAGGCTGTCGGCGGTGCAGCGCGCAAAAACGTCGTCGACTGATCGAGCCACCTGACACCCTTTCCACAGGCCTTTGACGGGGCGCTCGACGTCGGTCTTGCGCGTGCGCGAATAACGTAACTGCGCCGGCGTCAACGTGAGCACGATGACATTGTATCCGGGCGGTTTGCCGCCCATAGCGATGGCTGCGCGACGGCCAATGACGACCGTGCGGTTGGCGACCTCGTCGGCGATCGTCTTTATCTGGCCGCTGGCCTTGAACTCCCACGGCAGTCGACCGCCGCACGATAAAAGGCCATTCGTGTCGACCGCTGCGATGAGGTGCACCTTGGCTCGCCTAACGGAAGGCGCCACCGCGGGGCCGGCAATGTCTGGCCTCTGTGTCTCCATCTATGTCGTGTTATCCCTGCTGGGGTTTTCTCCTGGTATCGACCAACAAGTCTGTCGATGAGTCTAATATCAAAAGGGACGGGAATGACCGCACGGAGCGAGGCCTTTGTCGATTTTACTTTGGCGCACGTGTGGGCCTGCGTATACTATTGGGCCATCGATAGTGCCCGATAGGTCGACACCAATAAGAGCGAGTTTGTTTTCGTTCATGTCGACTCTTTACTTTTTTGGGAAAATGTTTCCGCGACGGTGGCTCGACAAAGGGCGAACCGAACAAAAGGACACGCACCCGTTGAGTGGACGTCTTTGCGGTCGCGGTCCCTTGTTTTTGCTGCGTCTGCGGCTTTGCCGTCGTCATCATCCCAACGCATCGGTGAGCGAGTGCGGTCGGTGACGATTTCGTGCGCGAGAGCGCAAAGCCGCCACAATTTTGGCCTTTGCAAGCCAAATGACGATAGAAAAAAAAAAGAAAACGGCGGACGCTGGCTTTTTTATTTACGTGCGTAGCGATGACTGCGATCCCTTTGCAGAGGCGGACTAAAAAGGCCACTTGCCATGCACGCCCGCCTCGGCATGTGCCGAGAGACAAAGACAAGAAGAGCCTAGCCAACGTATCGAGAAAACTATTTTTTTGAGGGCAACTGTCCAACTGCCTTAGCCGAGCACAAAGAAGCCCCTGTCGCCGTACACCCATGCCGCAACGTTGCCCTCCTCACCAATATAAATGCGGAAGCGATCACCCCACGGATGAGGCACGCGTTGCCCCCAATCGTCCGGATCGTCTTGGTAGTCGGAAATGCGAGTGTGTGACGCACGGTAAGACCAACTGTTATTGGCGTGAACAAACACCCCTGTGCCGGTCGCATCCCAGGACCGTCCGCAAGTACGCTTTCCCGTCACGATCTCCCATGTATGCAGGTAAAGACCGGGTGGCGCACGTTGCTCTGGCGCCGGTTCACTTATGGCCAAGCAGGGAATAGTACGATGTCGTACGTAGAGCAGCACAGCACTGTTCCACAGCGCGAGTCTGGCGGCCGCTCGCTCGGTAATACGGTAGAGGCAAGGCGATGCGCCCCAGTCGATCCAAAGTCGCTTGCAAGACACCCAACGGGCAAGAGGCGGCACTTTTTCTCTGTCGTTCAGAGAGGGATCTCGCTCGGGCAACACCGGCGGCAGCATAGCCTGCAGTGCGGCGTCGACGTGCTCGAAATCGACGACAAAGCGCACGCACAGATCAAACAGAGTTGAACTGCGATAGCGCGTGTCGACGGGACAAACGGCCTCGACGTTGTCGTCGAGGGTGGCGCCGCCCTCGAATGCCTCGAATATTCTCGACAGTGGGATATTGTCAAATATCCACTGGGTGCCCTCAGCAAATGGACCTCGCATGTTGTTGTTGTTGCCGGCGTCGTTGGTGACCAAGTCGCGGCATGACCGCTCGTGGTGCGATTGGTGTGAGGTCTTGCTGGTTGTCCTCGAGTCTGCGGCGGCCATGGTCGCAATAAAATAGAGCCTTTAAAAAAATAATGAGCAAAAAGAGATCGCCGCCAGAATGGCCACGCCGGGCCCTTGCCAATGACGTATTGGGAGGTTGTATATTTTTTCGTTGATCGCTCGTTGGGGGTTGTGATGGTCATGGCGACAAATAAAAGGACGAGCGCAAAAAGATCATAGCGCGGTCGCCGTGGACGACGGAAGCAATATTGACCAACTAGAGAGAGAGAGAGAGAGAGAGACACACACACACAGAAGAGATCCCTGCGTGTCGATAATCATCAAATGGCAGCATCATGATCGCTATCAAGCCGCGTCAAAAAAATATTTTGTAAGATAGAAAAGCGGAAACACACACGCATGTGGGAACAGAGCATTTTTTTTCGATAAACAAAAGGAAAACATAGGCTATAGGGGCTTGAGGCGGGTGTGAATCTGCACGTCGGGGTCGGGCGAGTAACACGATCCTCCACGGCCCCGCCGTCGGCGGTGCGTGCATATCTCGCATCGGTCCATGAGGCAAAATCGATCGCTGCTCTCGATGGCGTCTCGCACAGCCTTTTGAGACTGATTACACGACCGGCATGCCACCAGCACTCTGTCCTCCCACTCGTAGACGCGAAAACTGCGCGCGGTGCAAAAATCGCACTGTCGACTCTCATCGACGGGATGCGTCACGATCTCGCCGGGCTTGGGCTTGTAGCACTCGTAAGACGTGGCAGACCCCATCTGTTTTTTCAATATTCTTGGGTGTCTTTTTGGTATCTAAAGGATGTTGCGGTGGTAACGATCGGTGTGGTGGCCAGCGCGGTGTGAAAGAGTTGGTCTGTGTAGTTGCTCTATTTCAAACTCTCACATTATTATATGGTCTAATCAAAAGAGTCGCCCAATCATCTGTTATCGTTCTTGCACCCTATTGGCCTGTGTGGGCAACAATGATTTTTTTGGTTTTTTGTTTGGGTTGGTCGCGTGTGTTTGTGGCGATCCGTTAGGCTGGGTCCGCGTCGACGTCGCGGCTGCGCGGGCATGGCAAGGTTTTCGATTTCTCACTCGATCCGCGCACCCGACTAGCGCAACGATGGCCACCATCGACGATCTGCCGGATGAACTCTTGGTGGATGTGGCCTCGTTGTTGTCGGGGCGCGACGCGTGCCATCTAGGTGCGACCTGCCAACGTGCCCGTCATATCGCGACCGACCCGCAATTATGGCGGCGGCTGTTTGGACGCGATTTCGGCCATCTCTACAAGGCCGCCGCAAGTCGACCTCTGCTTGAGGAATGGTTCAACGTCGAATCATGGCCGCCCGAAGCGCACCTGCTCTATGAACGTACTAAAGCCAAACTGCGTATGCCGCCGGCGTGCAAACACACAGACGGTCTACCACTGCCTTTTGCGCGTGCCTTTGTCATGGGCAAGGACTGGCAATGGATGTATCGCGCACATGCAATCTCTGTCGACGGCCGCCCACGCTATAGCGGTCCCGGCACGCTGCGGACGCGCTCTGGCATGATGCGCACAGGCGACTGGATCGATGGCCAACGATTTGGCTACCATGTCAAGGTATGTCCTGCTGGGCGCACGTGGAGCGAAAAGTTTATCCGGGGACAACAAGGCAGCATTCTATGGACCATCTCCTACGGCGCCCGCTGTACGCAGTATCAGACCAAGAAATTCCGATATACGGTGTGGCATGGCGGTGATCGCCGCGATTGGGACGCATGGGGCGAGAGCGCCGTAGGCGCCGTAAGAGAATGGCACGACGCATCGAGCATCTCGATCATCGACCAAGCCAATAGGCTGACCATCAAGCCGCTTCTCAAGGGCCAAGCGCACGGCGTCGTGCGCACGCGCTTTGCCAACGGCGACGTGCAGGCAGTTCACTACGACAAGGGGATACTCGTCGGTGGGGTCGAGTTTGTATGTTCCCCATCATGCCCCGTTCCTGAATATGCAGGACGGATTCTGCGTTGCCAATGGCGACGTTTCTATTTGGCCTCTGGTTCGACCTTTTACCACCTCTTGTTCCCCTACGATGACGACAACTCTGAGGATGCTAAAGCCTTTTGGGACTATGTCGCTTCGGGCCTCATTGGATGGACAGACGGCGAACGCCGCTGCGCTCTTGGAGAGAGAAGTCACAGCCTTTTGGCGGCGGCAGTTGCTCCGTAAAAAAAGGAGACTTTGACATAAAAGGGTCTCTCTAGTCGCTATAGCAGCGCGACCTTCTTCACAATAAATAATAATAATAAACAAAAAAAGACAGTTTCCGATGTATTTGTGGCGCCGCAGCGTCTTTTTGGTGGTCGGCGTATGTGTCGTTCCAAACATACAAACTGGCCAAAAAAGTTGGGCGCGGTCGTGACGAGCAACCACAGTGGCGCCGTGACTCCATTTTAGGATCGTAAATGCTGTAAAAAGCGTCCGATGGTCTCCGCACCGTGATGGCGTGGTTCTTGGACCGTCGCTCTCAATTTTTTAGGTCAGTTTGCATACCGATAATGATAATCCCCTCTTTTGAGAGAGCACGCCAACTTGCCCCTTTTACAAAAGAAGCGGGCGTTGCACCGGCTTTTTGTTTTTTTCCATTTCTTGCTTGCCACACTCGATTCGCGCAGTGTCATATGTAAACCAAAAAAGGATAAATAAATGACCAATGCGCCACAGGCTAAAGCCGCTCTCTTTAAAAGATATGCTCGCAAGTTTTCCTTGGTGTTTTTTCAGCGCCCCACCCTGCGGCACACGTACACACGGCTTTTGTCTGCATCGAGGATGGACCCAATAGGCACCACCAACGGCAACACGACCTCGATCAACAGTCTACCCTCTGAATTGCTCTACGTCATTCTCGCACGCGATCTTGACTGGAAGTGGCGCTTTTGCGCGCGTCCTGTATCGCGCCTGTGGTATGGCCTGTGCCAAATATTGGCGCCCTACCGTCTCGGCAAAGTCGAGCGATCGCACACGCCCGATCTGGTCCCGCTCTTTCGGCCGAGCGGGTTACGACTCGAGGGCGCGAGCGACGTGGTCTGTGCCTCGCGCGCGGTCTCTCTCTTTAGAGAGACACGCGATCCCGTCTGCGTTGCCACGTGGTGTATCAGTATGGGGGCCACGCACGCACAGGCCGCACAAGTGTTGGTCGCGATCGGCGGTCGGGCATTCATCAAATATGCAGCCTCGATGCCCAAGGCGCCCGATTCGGATACCATGAACGTGCCGCCCTTTGCGCGCCTGACTCGCGCTGTGGCGCAACACCTAGGCGTGAAAGATGCGGTCGACTACATTGATCGACACCCTATGGTCTTTGGCGACCCATGTGTCGACACCTTGTGCGCGCAACCAGAGTCGGCCCTGTCGGGATCTGTTGCACGTGGCCGATACGACACGACGACTAGGGCACATACCGCGACCGACCATAGGGCCAAGTCGATGGCGAAAGCAAAGCGCTGGATACTCATGGGATGTTTCAAGACTCGGTCAAATTATATCGCGCACGCCATTGTCGACACGGAATCGGCAATGCATCTCTTGCATAGCGCGGCGCAGTTTGGCGTGGCCGACGCCTTTGGCTTGATCGACGAGTCGGTCGCACGTCGCGGCATCGTGCTCGATCCCCTTTGGGTTTTTGACGTCATTGCACGTTCGACCGCGACACAGTGGCCGCGCGGTTCGACGCTTGTGCGCTGGTTCTATGAGACGTCATACATGGGCAAAGCATTACGACCGGTCAATTCGTTGAACAGGCACAACTGCCCCCTGGTCGATCCCGAGGCGCACGTCGACCCTCGAGTGGACTTGGCGCTTCTCGACTACGCCACCAACTATCTCGCCGGATCGCACGAGGCCATCATGATGATTTTCATACGTTTGGCACGCTGTACCCGATCTTCACTTCATGTCGCGCCCAACGATCGACATTGGTGCGCGCAGCGCCACGCGTGGATGGATGCCGCCGTCTCCTTTGTCAACCGCGGGGACCTAAGCAGTTGCATTGACTGGGCGCCGCTCATTGTCGGACGACGCAGGCATCCTGCTCACCGATCGACGGCCCTGCCGAGTGAGCCCTATGATGACTTTATCTCGGGTCGTTTGGACGAACAGAGTGAGAGAGGCGATCGATGGCGTCGTCTCGTCTAGCCCAAGGCCCAGTTCTGTCCCATCTCGCTCGACGGATCGACCATTATAAAACATCCCTTTTTTGTTTATGTTTTTACGGTGCACTTGAGTTTTTTTGTGCGTTGCGTGCATGCGTCAAAAAAGAGACGAATCGCGACATTTTTGTGACCTTCTTTTTGCGCTACTTTGCGTCATTCAAGACGTGGCGAGGCACGCACGCCACGCAAATGCCTCGTCCATAGCCCTATTTTCCCTCTTTTTTCTTTTTCGACGAGCGTCGCTTTTGGGCCGTGCAAACGGATCCACCAACGCAAGAGACAACTCGGCGAAAGCGCAAGTCTAGCTATGCTTTGACAACCGTATAGGCTCATGTTCAAGAGGGGGTTTCTTGGACGTCGTTGCGTAAATCGAGCGCCATCTTCCCCTCGCGCCGGCCTAGAAAAATGGAAAACAATCACATTTTTCTCAAGCCTTTCCGATTACGTTTTTGTTTCCTCTTCTTTTCCCACCGGGGCGAAAAGGCATTTTTTGCTGCGGCCGGCTCGGCATGTTGTCAATTCCTTTTGGGCCCTTTTTCTGGGCCAATCGCCTCGGCAAAAGCAAAGTCGCCGCACCGATGGTCTCGCCGAGCGACTCGCCCCATATGTCCTCTTTTGTTTTTCAGCCCTGTCAATAATTTGGTCGCGAGAAAAAAAAGAAACGATGGACATCACGGCAGATTATCAGTATGCATGGCACGAGGCCCTTCCGGCCCACGCGTGGGGTCGGTGGCCCGAGGCCGCCGCCTGGCTGCTCGACCAAGTGCCCCTGACGCGAATCTTTGGCGCCTTTGAGAATGCCGGCGACTTTAACGCTGCCCACTATATGGACCAATACGGCTACGCCAAAGAAGAGTGCTCGGAGCGACCTCTGTCCACGCGACCGTCAACGTTGTTTGATCTATGCGTGCGCACCGTCGTGCCTTTTGCTGTCGTCAAAGCCGCACTGCAGGCCCAGTTGCCCATGTTTATCGACGTTGGCGATGCGCTTGATGCGTCCGATCCAGCGCCGATCAGCGACCCGGACCGCCCATGGTGGGTGTCGGTGGTGCGCCGCTTTGACTCTCATCCCCATCCATCCGTCGGCTGGCTGGAACCGATTGCGGCATGTGATGCCATGCGTCTCGCTTTGCACCACTGGGCGTATCTCTACTCGCAACAAGGCCATCTGCCGTGCGAGCCATGGCCCGTCAACGACTTTGACGATGGCACAGACAGGGGCCTACACTATGCGGCCTGGCTCGCCGTGACGGGCAACTTTACCCCTTTGTGGGAACGGTCGCCAAAGCACCTCGTCATTATCGTACGTGATTTGGACATGCGCACAAAGTGCACAACTATGGTCAAAGCGTGTGCAATACGCGATAGAGCGGTCGCGCATGGCAGACGCATATCTCATCCGTGGGGCCAATCTATATGTCTCTACTACACGCCTTGGATAGGCGACGATTGCGACAGGCTCGATGGATGGATCCACGGTGACCCTGGATTTTTGATCCATATAAAGTGCTGATCCCTCGTCCCTGATCGGACCGCTTGTGGCACCGCCATTGTCGCTCTTGGGCGAGTTGAATAAATTAGGTCTCCCTACGGGCGTTGCCCCAATTTCGCCTGGAGTTGATCGACGACGGTATAAGGGGCCATGCAGGTTAGCGGTCCGTTTTTTAGTTTTCATCCAATTCGTAAATCATGCTTTCCAAACTTGTGTTGGTGGGAAATCGGAAGAACAGACCACCGACACCCCATCGTCATCGGCACATAAAAACTATACTTTTTTGTTTGTTATGCCGGTGGCTCGCCGTTGCTCAGGGAAAAAATATGGGTTCGTTTGTTGGGGGCTATCTATGGAATACAATAATTTGCACGCGCGCCAGTACGCACGAAACGCACATGGGACAACGACGGCCCCCTCGAGGGCAACAGTAGCGGCCTGGATGGACAGGATACTGTAGTCGCCTCCTATGGTTGGCCGGCAAAGGCCCTCTGCATCGACACGCCCAACTTTGGGGCCACCACAGCAGCCGGCAATTGTTTTGGCTTGGCGCTCATCGACCTGGTGACCGAGGATGTCCTCCACCACTTGTTCAATGGCACCGGTGTCGACGGCACATCCGTTTTTCGTGGAGTGCCACCCAAGACACCAACACACACACATTAGGCCGCCAGACAACTTTTTTCTGATCTTGGCGAGCGTGCACGCGACAAAAAAGAAGAGGAAATGGCGCACGCGACAAAAAACACCACCAATAAATCCGTCGGAGCCAAGGAACAAAAAGTCGGTTAAAAAGGGACTCACCGCCTGCCATGAACATTTTTGCAGAGTAACAAAAGGCAATTGGAAAAATCTGCGCCCAATGCTCGACACCTATGCCTTTTGTTTCTTGGACAGGCGGGCTTGTCTGGTTTTTTGGACGCGTGCGGCGTCCCTTTTGTGACGCCTTTCTCTGTTTGGGCTTGAATTGGGACATGCATTGTGCACTGACTGCTGGAATTTCTTCAAACCACCATAGCCAAAAAGAGGACGAAATAAAACTTTTAAATGCCTTGTGTATTTGGTGTGTTTCTATAAGCCGCAGTTTGCGATGCGCGAGGATAACAAAGTCAACAAACAAAAAAGACAGAAATATACACACACAAAAAGAGACAGCAAAAATATATGCTTATAGCACGGTTCCATATATGGCGAGTCCTTTGGGCGACCAGGGACCGAGGCCCGACTGCACATAGGCCGCAAATAGATCGCGCTGAGGGTGCGACCGTTGCCGGGGCCAAAAGATCCACTCGTCATTCTCGTGTGCGTGGTCGGCGCGGTATGCCCATACAAAGCCCTGAAAGATGACGCCAGCGAATCGGTTGTCGAGACAGGTGCGGGATACCGTAAAGGAGGTGACCCACACGAGCCCATGGCGCCATCGACCGCAGAGGACGTCGCCGTTGGGGTATGTCACTTTTTGGAAGCCATGAGGTCGTGCATCTTGATGACTGCCCCGATGCTCCCCTATGCCAAAGCATTTTTGCGTGCATCCGCGCCACGTGCGTCCCGCACGATCGACCCTGGTCACTGTGCACCATCGCACCAAATCATGAAAACTGACGCGATGTCCAGTGCCGCGCTCGACGGCCTCGCCGTTATTGCTCTCGTCCCATTCGCCATCGTAGACCTCGCCGGCGGCGGTGTGGAGCGTCGCTTTGACTCGATCTCCAACGATGCGCGAACCGACGACCAAGCGCGTCCCGTCGGCAAACGCAAAGCAACCGCTGTAGGCCATGCGTCCGTGCAGTCGACCCTCGTACAGATAGTCGGGCGATCCGGTGCAGCGTAGGACCACGTCGCCGTGGGGCCGACCGGCCACGAAATCGGGACCACAGTGTCCGCCGTCGTCTGAAGAGAACCAACCGCGACCATGCCACTGGCCATATCGCCACTGGCCCTTGTAGGTCGCGCACATGCCGTTTACGCGAGAGTACGTCGCAACGCCGTCCCCGTGTTGTAGGCCATCCGACCAGATGCCTGTAAAGCGGGTCATGTGCCAGGCCGCCCAGTGGTCGGTGCCCAGAAGCGTGCGGAGGCCTGAACATCGCAATTTGATTGTCTTGCCATAGGTGACCCACTTGTGCAGGCGCTCATGTGGTATGCCATGGATCTCTAGCGTGCCCCAACCGTGGTAGGCGCCGTCGCGAAAGGCGCCCCTGTAAGCAAAGTGGTTGGCCTCGTTGCCGTCCTTGGCTGCGATTTCCACGCGATACTCGCCGTAGCCCTCAAGTAGGCCGTCATCGCCAAAGCGTCCGCACGCGATAGCAGCCGCTCCGCCGTCAGAGATCTTTGTGAGCGCCATTCGACCGCGTAGGCACACATTTTGGGTTCGTGGTGCGGCGGTGCCGCTCGCATCGAGTCGGCGCAACCAACGACACGCATAGACGTCCTTGGTGCGAAAGGCCAAATCGCCACAGGTCGGGAGCGTATCGCGGTCATCGCAAAAATCAGCATTCATGCGGGCGAGCCAAAGCCGGTTGTCGTCTGCGAGCCTCTCCAAGTGCGCGCACGTGGCTCCAACCGCGACCAAGGAACGCGCGTCAAGGCGGCCCATGATATGGGTCCATAATTCGTCGGCCAAGTCGAGTGGGTTGTCAAAAGCCGGGTCGTAATCTTGCATCGTGTTGGGGGTGATGTTGATATGCGAATGAATGCCCAGGCGAGCGAGGCAGGTTTTGCATTTTATTGCCTCATATCAAATCATGGCTCATTTTTTACCAACTTTTGGTTGGAGCGCTGTATTTCTTTTGTGCGCCCATTGGTGTGGGCATTACGTCAAAAAGCATTAACTTGAGCAACTACCTGGCCATGTTCCTATTTTTGCGGGTGAGCGGCAGAGCCGGTCGTCGGGCCACTGGGCATGTGTCTCCCGTGCGCCTTATGGTAATGGCAGGCTTTATTCGATCAATGGGCCGATACAGCGCCGAGAGAGTCAGGGGCAGATGGCGGTTTTGGAGAGCAAGGTGCAAGCCGCGCACATATCGCCGGGCACGCACAGGCGGGCAGCACGATGAGCGTCGACCTTTCCTTCTGTGCATGTGCCCCCCTCCCAAAAGCCCGCGAGACGCGAGCCGTCGCTGCAAGTCAACGTGCCATAGCCTCGGCGTTGGCCCGTGTCATAGGCGCCCTTGTACTCGGCGCCCGATGGCCACGCGTAGACTCCATAGCCATGCCTTTTGTCGGCGCACCATTCGCCTTGATACCGTTCGCCATCGGCGTAGGTGATCGCCCCATGGCCATGCCATAGGCCATCGCGCCATTGGCCTCTGTAGTGCATGCCGTCGGCATAGGTCATGATGCCCTCGCCGTGCCTATTATTGTCGTGCCATTGGCCCTCGTAGCGTCCGCCGTCAGCGTAGACGGCAATGCCCTCGCGTATCATGTGGTCGTGCCATCGTCCCTCGTAGCGTCCGATGCCGGCAAATACCATGACGCCGTCGCCATGCCTCTTGTCGTTGTGCCACTGGCCCTCGTATCGGTTGCCGTTGGGCCATGTGTAGACGCCGGTGCCATGGAATAGGTCCTTGTACCATTGGCCTTTGTAGCGTGCCCCGTTGGCATAGACCATAGAGCCATAGCCGTGTCTGCAGTCCTCATGCCACTCGCCCTCGTAATGCCTGCCGTCGGAATAGGTTTGAGAGCCGCGCCCGTGGCTTTGTCCGCGGCTGTTGAATTCGCCGTCATATCGTTGGCCGCTGGACCAGATGTAGGTGCCCTCGTATGGTCCGCCGCCGGTCCACTTGCCGATAAAGACATCGCCGTTGCTGTAGGTCTCGGTGATTTCTCCGTGAGGATATCCACGGTCCCACTGACATTGGCGTTGGTCGCCCGTCTCGTAGACGTACGCGCCGTGACCGTGCGGATTGCGCGAGACGCACTCGCCATCGTAGTGGCTCCCTGTCGCAAAGCGCAATGTGCCGATTCGCGGGCGGTGGCCATCCACCCACAGGCCCTCAAATGTCGTGCCGTTGGGGTAGACCTTGATGCCGATGCCGTGCATTCTGCCGCTTATCCAACGGCCCTGACGGCGACGACCGATCGCCGAGGGCACATGTGGCTTGTGCCTGGCATTCTTGTCAACATTGGCTCGCGCACGCAACAGACCATTGCAATAGACACTGGATGGGTCGATCGCAACGCCAAAGCCGTGTGGCTTACCGTCGAGAACGTCGCCCCAATAGAGGCGTCTGCCGCATTTGGTCCACACGGCACCGACGTCGACGCCCTTGGAGCGCGCGCGTCGGCTTTGCGCACGATAGATCCAACGCCAGTCGACACCCTCTGGCCACGGCGGCTCGTGGAGGGGCGGCCCAAAGTGCGCCAGGCATAGACGACGCCACAATGACGAGTCCATCGCGAGGATATGATGACGTGACGATGTGAGGGACCACATAGCAAGTGTCTTGGCGTCGTCTGCCAACGCAAGAATGTGCAGCACCAACTCGTCGGGCAAAGCCTCAAGAAAAGAATCTGCATTGTCGGTGTGGTCCATACCGAGTCGCTGTCTCTTTTTCGGGGACCTATTGGCGTCACAGACTGAGACCGGTGTATCGTCTTTGATGTCGATGTGCCGGTCTCTCTTCAAGGTCGCGCGAAAAAATAGGCTCTTTGATGCGAGTGGGCGAGGCTGTTTGTTGAAACCGCAAACAGAGGTTCGGCTGATCTCACCGGGCACACAAAAACACAAAGCGTCAGCCGACTCGTCGTTGGCGCCATGGTGTCGTCACTGACCGACAACAAACAAGGCCATTACGCTCGACCAATAAAAAGAAACCGCTCGGATGCCTTTTCCTTTGACAAATAGGACCAAAAGGTGTGCGTGGGTCGGTCGGCCTCGGCTGACGCCAGTCGGTGGCCTGTTGTTTCCGCTTTTTATCCAATCTCTAGTGTTGCATTGTGTTTTATCAATCTGTGTGTGTGTCTGAAAGATCAGAGAAATCACACGCTGGCGCAGCGATGGCCATATGTGTGGGCCTTTTTTCTTGTTGTTGAGTGCAGTCATCAGGCGAGAGGCGCCCATTGCTGTGTGTCCACACAAGGCGCATTGCGAGGACTTTTTTGTCTTTGCCCGAGGTCGTCCAACAGTCCCTTTTCTATTTTCTTGTGATCTGGCATTCAGGATCGTAAAATGGCGTGTGCGCCTTTTTGTAATCCCAATGCAAAAAACATTTTTTTCTGGCGGCGACGGCGCCCTTTTGGTGCCCGTCAGGGTGTGTGGCTTTGGGCCCAGCGCTCTTTTTATTTCTTTAAAGACACACCGCACAGGTCGACTACCGATTCTTTTGTCTGCCCTCTGCTTTTTCTTCCCCTATCAGTCGGCGCTCCGTGAGACCCAACGCTGAAAAATAAAATATGGCCAACACCCATGATAAAGAAAAAACATAAATCATTCTGGACACCGTCAGCATAGCCCTCAAAAAAAGCCTCTTTCTCTTTGACAAAGCATTTGTTGCCTTTTTTTAATCAATAAGCAAAGGATTCCCCGAGGAGGCGCTCGATGCGCGGCGACCGCAGGTCCATGTACAGCGTCACGTCAGGCACCGTGTTGGCCAGATAGATAGCACCGGGAAAAAAGTCGGAAAACGCCGGTAGGGCGACGTGCCCGCTGGCCTGGATCTGTGCGCACGGACCGGTCATGTGTTGACGCACTACATCATCCAAATGGTCCCGAATGGCAGTCTCGGCGTCGAGCGAACGGATGGGTGCTGTGCGCGTCTCTCCCAAAGGCCCGGTGCGCCACGTGAGCGGACATTCGGCGCGTTGAATCGCATTGGGAAAGACCTGACCTGCGTGTTGGGGAAACACCAAGATGGGCTGGAGCGCGCGGCCCTCGGCACCGAGTCGATCGACCGCGTCAGAGTTCTTCCACGACTTGGGCGGATGGTCGCCCACGCGCACGCCAACGGCCCGAAGGTCTGAGAGGTATCTCTCAGAATCGTGTCGATTAAAGTAACCTTTGTAGATGTGGCGCATGAGCAGTTCATCCCGAAGGCGCGATTGACGGTTTTTGGTGAGCAGGGCGCCAAAACTGCCCTTCATGATCCACTCGTAGAGGCTCACGACGCGTTCTTCCAGCGTCATCTTTTCCAGGATGTCCGTGATTGTGTCGCCCGCATAATCCGTGTCATAATCAAAAAAGCGAGCATAAGCGGTGCTTTCTTTCCACACGCGCGTGGCCGCAAGGGTGATGCGACCCCCGGTAAAGAGGTAGCGCACAAAGCCCTCCATGAGGCTCACTGCCACGGCCGCTTCCCAGTCTTGGGGCGATGCGCCACCGGCGAGACGTCCGCTCAGCCCCACGTTGGCCGCCAACAGCCGACGCGCCGTTATCGGCATGTCAGTGGGCATAAGGGCGCTCACGTAAAGGACCGACGACTCGAGGGATTCGAGGATGGCACGATGCTGGCTATCCGACGCGGCGAGGCGCAGCGCGCTGGCCGGGTCGAGTTGGATCAGCGTTTTCATGATCTTGTGCTGGAGGTCAGGGCAAATGGCATGCGCATATGGGACGCCGCCAACTACGCCGCCGTTGGTCGGGTCGGTGCGCCTGCGCCTGGCCCGTTGCCAGACGTCAACAGTGGCCGTGGTGTCTTTGCTGGTATCTCGGTCGTCGATGACGTCGTCGCATCCGGCAACCAGCAGTTCCTTATCGTCGTTGCGGGTGTCGGGAGCCAAACCGTCGCGCTGCAGCGTCGCCTTTCCGCCTTCCGGTAGTCCAAACGCTGCCGTTGCCGATCTCTTGAGGCCAATGATCGACGTGCACTTCATGGATGCTCAAATGTTTTTTCCTCGTAAGAAACAATAGGTATTTTTCCTCCGCCCGTTTTTCTTTGGTGGCGGTGGTTGGGCGGCGTCTGTGAGATCCTGCGAAAAGGTGAGCCTCAAAAAACAAAAAGCGCCTCCTTTTGTGGGCCGATCGAGAGCGTGCCCACGAACAAATGCCAAGCGACAAAATATGTCGACTTGCCCGGCAGCCAATACGTTGATGGATCGACTTTTAATATGCCAAAAAAAGGCAACGCAGATTTTTTTGGCTTTGTGAAAGTGACCTCACGGGAATTGTGGTCGGGGGACTCTGAGACGAGCCCTGACGGCCAACTGACAATGGCAGAGGCTGCGCAATCGGGTACTAGCCGACCAGATACAAGACGTGATGGCTCCGACCGAGGCCACTACTAGAGCGTCTATTTGATGATCTTTTGGTGGAGACGGCAAGCATGGCTCCATGTTTGGTCGACACGTTGCCTCATCTCTAGATAATTTGTTGACAGGAAAAAAGGGTTGTATAGACAAACAGGCGCGCCGCCAGATAGGAAATACGCTTTCTTTGTCAGATACTGCAAGTTCACGCAGCAAGTTGCACGCGGCGGTACTCGCGCTCGTCCACCGGGCAACCGCGACGGGCAAGATAGTTTTCGATCCCGTGATGGCCATGGACTTTGGCTGTGGCCCGAGCCATGCCGTCGACCGGGCATTTTCGGTTGCACAAGTAGCGCACGGTCTCGGCGCGCCCGTTGGCGGCCGCCAGCGCACACATCCGGGCGTCGAATACGATGCCAGCCGTTCGAGCACGAGCCAGGGCTTCGACTTGGCCATAACGCGCGGCCTCGTATGCCGCGTCGACCGACCATCCGAGTCCGCGCCCCACGAGTAGATCGATCGTGGCCATATGGCCTCGGCCGGCGGCGCGCGCCATGAGGTCTGCATCGAGAGCGGCTCCCGAATCCAAGGCGCGCTCGAGACACTGTATACGACCATAAGAGATGGACCATGCGGCGATACGATCGACCATATGCGGATGCAGCGCGCACACAAGACCAACAACGTCCGCCCATCCATGTTGGACGATCCATTCGGCGGCCAAAGGGTTAACGGGAACGCCGCGATCGAGCAAGTAGAGGACAATCCTTTTGTGGCGCTTGTATGCCGCAACGCGAAGGTCGCCGGATTCGCCGAGATCAAGCGATTCGCAAAGATAGCGCACGACGTCGACGTTGCCTGATGAGATGGCAGCGCGTAGGTCTCGGAGACAGTGGCCTAGAGCGTGCTCTTCTACAAGGTACCGCACAATGGCAACGTGACCTGCACGAACGGCAGCGTACAACGAGTTGCCATCGGGAATCGCTCCCATACGGCAAATGCGCTGTAGGGTGTCGAGATGGCCGCCGACCACTGCTTGCTCACACGTCCACGAGTCAATCTCGTCTTTGATACGGCCGAGCCACCATAGAATTGGACTGTGGCCATTGCGTGCAGCCGCCATGCTGCATTCGCCCGTCACCTCGCAATCGTTTTCAAACGCATAGACAAAGCAGTCGAGGTGACCGTTGGCGGCGGCCACGCGTGCCGTGTTGTGATTCCACAGGCAACCGTTGTGGCGGGCAAACACGAGGCAATCCATATGGCCCTCTCTCGCCGCCGACTGGCACGTCGTGGGGGCCCACGCGAGGCCGAGATCACAACGCGCATAGGCTAGACAGCATAAGTGACCTGCTGCCGCAGCAGCATCACACCATCGACTCTGTCGCTTCATCGACCTGGCATCGTCGACGCACATCGCGCGCCTGCCCAAAGCCGTCGTATCGCCGGCTATATCATGCCACCGACGGCACACCAAGGGCACGACCGAACGCAAGACAAGGCATGGTAGATGCGCAAATACGGTGCACAAGAGTTCGTCGGGCAGCGTGTCGATCATTTGTGGTCTCTACACTCCGAGGAAAAAACGGTCTTTTCAAGACGACGTGCGCGCAGACCACAAAAGGCCGGCACGCCGGCCTCTAGTGCGCCAATTGCAGATCGCGTATCCTCTGTTTTCGTTTTTACCTTTTTTGTGGAGGAAAAAAAGCGCGTTGACTTTGGCTTTGGTGCCATTGGCGCGTGGATGCTGCCTTTTTGTTGCCAATGCCGTGCGTGGCTGGGATGTTTCTAGAGATTCCCCGCGGGTGCCTCATCCAAAATACCGCAAAAATAAATACGCAATGTCATTGGCAACGAACGGTCTCGACCAACCGGCGCGCGGCAAGTCGGCAGCCTCTGGCGACAGTCGCTAGTCTGCCTCGAAAACATCTGCTCAAGAGGACGCCTACAGATACACAACGCAACCCATGGAATATGCCCGCCAGATGGACTATCCAATGCTGAGCGATAAGCGCGACGTCATGGCACTCAAGGCGCCTATTGAAAGGCTCCCTGCCGATATCATCGACATCATTCTCTGGCGCCTTAGCGACAGAGATTTTTGGCATACCCGTCGAGCGCATCGGGTGTTTCGCCTCGTTCATTCGATTGCCGTCTTCAAAGCGCGTGCCGTCTATTGGTGGCTGCGTGCAAGCCCAGAGGAGTTGTTGCGTCGACGTCGTGGCGACATTTTTATCATGCTCTATCAGCGCAAGCGCGTGCCACACAACTTTAACCCGTGGCCGTCGGTCATGAAGACGGGCGACATCGGGCTTTTTGACGCCGTTGGCGCGGTGGTTGCCTTTCCCACGCATTGGGAGCAACGCGTCACTCAATACGCCATCGAGAGGGGCCACCTGGCGCTTGTCATGCACGTGCATGCATGTCACCCCGACCAGCCGACCGAAGACGATTTCGTCTGTGCTGTACAACACCATCGGACCGCCATCGCCATGGCTCTGGCTCGACTCGGCGCCATGCGCCCACACCGTCTTGTCGAGCATGCGGCATCGCATGGCTGCATCGGGACGGTGAGTGCCCTCTTTGAGCAGCACGGTCCGGCGCTATCTCTTGCCAACGTTGTCAATGCCGCGGCTTCCAACGGCCACGTCACTGTTCTCGCTACGATGGCCCCTTTTGTCAACGACCCAGCCCTTTGGGTCGATGCGTTGTTTGTGGCGGCGGCGCGCAGCAGCGTCGCATCCCTGCGTTGGATTATCCAGACTTTACAACCATCACATGACGTCCTTGGGCGCGTTGTGCGCGTGGCCTCGGCGCATGGCTCGATTGCGGTTGTCGACGCCATGCTTGCAGCGCATCCCGATCTGGTTCAATGGCTCACTGATATCAAGTGCACATTTAAGGACTGCTGCATCCTGCTTCGTGATATCAGATCTAAAATTCAACTGGGCCCCAGCCAGCCGTGTCGGTCGTGCATGTAAAAAAAGAACGACCTTTACCGCACGCGAGACCGACTGTTTCATTTGCATTGTTGTTTGTATTGACATGCATAAAAAATCGCCATACGACAGGCACAAGGCAAACTCTTGCTTTTCATTTTTCGGCGGCAAGCGAGACTCGGCGATTCACCAGCACCGACGGCGAGTAGCATGGCCAATAGTTGGTGCAATGTCCCAGCGCGGGCAAATAATTCTTATCGTAGGGTCGGCTATGTTTCTTCATATTGTGACTGTGCTCCTTTTGATGATCGACAATGCAGAGGACGAGCGCTAGGTGTGCCACCAAAACTACTGTCGTTTTTACTGCACGTTCAACAACAACCTCATGCTCTTGTGTCTGAGTGCAAGTGCGTGTGGACGGCTCCTGACGTCCAGGTTTCCAATTAGACACTGTGCGGCCGTTTTCGTGTTCTAGATGTGGTCGATTTGTTTCAAGGCAACGGCGTCGGCTTGGTGACGGGGCAGGGAGTGCTCCAGGGCCCAAGGTGCCGCACGGCATTGGATCGTATAGGTTGCATAAAGTCTGGCTCGTGAGCAGCCCACCCCCCGCCTTGCTCCCGACTTTGTCGTGTCCTTTTCATACCTCGGCGCTCTCTGGGCAGCAGACTCTTGGCGAAAAAGGCCTCGCACTTTCGGGGACGACCGCCTAACCTTTAAAAAACATGCAGGCTCGCTGATAAATTCGGTTGACCTCTCTCATACTATCGTGTGTCGTGCGTGCATATGTGTTGGCAGACGCGTGGATGGTTGTGTGTTTTTTTTATTTAAAAAAACGTGCAGGCTGCGCGAGATGGGCGTAGCGCTCGGCTGGGGCCAACCTACGTGAATGTTTTTCTTTCGAAAGGAAAACATTGAAAAGGAAAAACTAAAAAGGCTTCACGGACCGAGGAGCGACTCGATGGTCGGAGATCGGGCGTCGAGCAACACAAAGATCGCCATCGATGGGTGGTCAATAAAGACGGGCCCATCAAAGAGGTCGCTAAAGCGCGGCATGATGGCATATCCGGACATGGCGACATCGTGGCACGGACCCTCCATATAGGACGCCACGCCTTGGTCGATGTACGCGCGCAAGACGTCGGCCGTCTCGCGAGGTGACGCCGTCCAAGGGGCGGCTTCCACATTGCCGTCGGCGGCCGCGATCACTGTGGCCTCTTGCAACGGATCGAGTCCCAAACTCGCCAGTTGGTCGTCGCGAGAGAACAACACAGGAAATGGGCCCGTCTGTCTTTAATTGTCGAGCGAGAAGCGCAGCCGGCATGGCGATGCCATACGACTCCTTTTACGACGGCATTGTTTGATTTGAAAAAAAAAAGAAACCGCCTGATCGCATCTTTTGGTCAAGTTTGTAACGAGGTTCGGCGGTCAGGGCAATCGCGCATTTGAAACCATTGCGACGAGTATTTTGCGCCTATGCTGTTACAAAAAAGCGAGGTCATCGAGCAGCAAGTTTTTTGGACCAAAAAATGCGGCAGTCACAGTTTCACACATCTAGCAGTAACGATGAGGACAATAACGAGACACCGGGGACGAGGCGAGACGTGCGCGATACTCGTCTTCGTCCCAGGTACAGCCGCGATCGGCCAGATAGCGTTCGATGTCGTGATGGCCGCGAGCCTTGGCACGTGCGCGAGCCCTACCGTCGACCGGGCATTTTCTATTGCACAGATAGCGCACGGTTTCCGCGTGTCCGTTGCCTGCTGCGAGTGCGCACGCTTCGACGTCAAACGGGATGCCAGCCGTTCTGGCACATGACAGTGTTTCGATGCGGCCGTTTGAAGCGGCTCCGCGCATTGCATCTACGGACCATTTTAGACCGTGCGCAACAAGCAGGTCGATCATCGCCAGGTTACCTCGCTCGGCGGCGCGCGTCATCAGGTCGAGATCGAGAGTGGCTCCGCAAACCAACGCACATTCAAGGCATAGAATGCGGGCCTGGTCGATCGATTGGACGGCGATGTGATCGGCCGCGCGCGAATCTAGGGCACAGAGGAGACTGACCACGTCAGTCCAGTTGCGCTTGACGATTACTTTTATCGTCCAATCATCAGCGATGACACCACGGCCAAGCAGGTAGGCGACAATGTTTCTTTGCCCTCTATGGGCTGCCGTACAGAGGTCGAGTAGCGATCCTTTAAAGTCGAATCTCTCGCACAGGTAGCGCACGAGGTCGACATTGCCTGTCCTTATGGCACACCATAGTTGATGACTGTGGAATTGCAGATTGTGGTGCTCGACAAGGTATCGGACGACGGCCATGTGACCAGCATAAACGGCACTGCGCAGTGTTTCGTTGATGGGGACAACGCCCGTCGCGCAAATGTGCCGAACGAGGTCAAGGTGACCTCCAACGGCGGCCATATGGCACGTGTAGGCGTCGATCGCGTTCTTGTCCGTAGAGGCAATCACATCCACTATATTGGTGTGCCCATTGCGCGCTGCCAACTCCATGCATGCATCGCGCGTGTCGCATCCATTGTCAGACGCATAGACGAAACAGTCGAGGTGGCCGTTTGCAGCGGCTACGCGCGTCGTATTGTGATTCCATGGGCATCCCCCGTGGTGCGCAAACACGAGGCAATCCGTGTGCCCCCCTCTCGCTGCCGACTGGCATGTGGTGGCACTCCACGCGAGCCCAAGATCGCAACGCGCATAGGCCAGGCAGTATAGATGGCCTGCTGCCGCAGCGACGTCGCACCACCGAGTCGGGCGCTTCATGGTTTTGGCTGCGTCGATGCACATTATGCGCCTACTCATGGCTGTCGTATCGCCGGCTACATCGTGCCACCGACGGCACACCAAGGGCACCATAGAGCGCAAGGATAGGCATGGTAGATGCGCAAACACAGCACACAAGACTTCGTCGGGCAGCGTGTCAATCATCCTATTACCGCCACACAGAGCGAAAGAGCAGATGACCAGGGGGTTGATGATAGATTTTCTTGTAGAGTCTGTAGGAAAGATAGTACCGGCATGTGAGCCGCGAAAAGTCGACATGGGGTCGCTCCGACAAGCACACACAAGACATGACCACCATTCGTTCCCTTTTTTCTCTAGCGCAGCCAGAAGATAATATTTGGCTGGTCGTGTGGCGCCGCGAAAGAATATTGTGTTGGCCCTCGATGCATTTTTTTCGACTAAAAGCGCATTTTCTCCAACGTGCCAACAGACAAAAAATGCGACGTACACAAATCGCAACGAGGTTCTTTTTTTGGTCAATATGTCTATGGGTGTTTATTGCAACAAAAGCATCCAAGCCGGCACGATCGCAAAGGAGTACGGCGCCCTCTCCCCGTAACAACGGCCGAACCAACGATATAGTGACACAATCTTGCGTCTCTCATGTCTGCCCCACCCAAGCCCAGAAACAAAGCGCACAGACAAAAAATGGGGCCAACTCGCGCGCGCAACTTCACCGCGAGACACTCAACTGGCCCACTATTTGGCAACCGTCTGGCAGCAATATGTCACTATTGCTCTAGGGAGCCAACACCCGCCCGGCGAGAGATTCGCACCTATGTCAGTAATGTCGTTCATGACAGTCGTATGGCCTCTTTTGTCGGCACGCCGTTACCGACGCGCCGCTATCCGCAAGTCGAAAAGTAGGACTTGTTTGAGAGCCGAGGCATTGTCCTTTTTTTTAATTTTCTTTCTAAAAGTCCTTTTGCCGTGCTGGATCAGCCGTTGAGGGAGGCCTCTTTACGGCGCGACAATGTGTGCATGGACAGTGCAGCCTTTTCTGGTCTGACTGGTAAAAAAAGGAGGGACCCAAATACGAGTAAACTGGGGAACATACGACGGCAACGGCCGGGTCATTTTGTTTGCCTCCCGCAGCGATCGCCGGCGAGCAACAGGTTGTTGATGGCGACCATCGACGATCTTCCCGACGAGGTGCTCCTTGCCGTGGTATTCTCTCTGGGCGTTAGAGGCATCTGTGCCTTGAGCATGACATGCCAGCGCATGCGTGCGATCACAACCGACTCTTGCCGGTGGCGTTCTCTTTTCGTACGCCATTTTGCTCACCTATACGAGCACATTGACCCGACGACGGTGCCGTCGTCTAGTTGGCTCGCACCCGAGACATGGCCGCCCGAGGCACATTGCCTCTACGCGCTCAGCGGGGCCGCTTCGCTCATGCCGCCGCCTTGCGAGCCCGTCACCGGGCTTCCGGCTCCGTTTGCTCACGCTTTTGCCATGGGCAAGGACTGGCGGTGGATGTATCGCACCCATGCCGTCAACCATAGCAACAGGCTTGCCAACGGACCGGGGAGGAAAAAAATGCGCCACGACATGTGTGCGGGGGACTACCAAAAGGGAGGCCTCATCTATGGCGTCAATGTTACCCTCGATGGCTCCTACTGGGAGGAAGCCTACACGCCATGGCAGTTGGAGACGCAGTGGCGAATCGAGTGCACGCCCGAGTTTGTGTCCTGCTTTGTGAGAGACTTTTCTATTTGCCACTGGCCGGCTAGTGGAAGGCGCGAATGGACTTTCTACAGCAGATGCGCCATCGACAGCGTCGCCGAATGGGCTGGCGCCAGGAAGGTGGTGGTTGTCGGGGACGCGCGCGGGTACCGATCAGAGCCTAAATTTTAGGCTCAATTCCACGGTGCTGCGCGTGCCCACCAGACCCTGCAGGTGAGGCTGGTCGGCGACCGACCGCCCTGGTCGGCAGAGGGCTGTCGGGGTCATATTGTCTTTTTTTTAATAAACAACAAGAACCAGAGTCGTTGGCGCTGTTTTCGCCGTCGCGAATAACTCGCAGGCTTGGTGGGTCTCTCCCATCAAGCGCATCCACCTAAAAGCGAAAGTACAGAGGAGTCCCAAAATCAAATTTCATCGCCCTGCGCGCGTTGCAGCATTGAGAGCGATATTACAAGAACATCAAGCGAAAAATCCAACGACATCAAGGGCCAGGAGCCCTTTGCGCTTTTAGGCAATGAGCCTTTAGTGGGTCTGTCGCCAAGCCTGCGGCATATGCATTGCCCTACGCGATATTCAAGGCCAACTTGCATTGAGAAAAAAAAATAAAAGTAAAATAAAAACATATTTTGATGCACGGAAGGTGTTTAGGCCCCAAGCACGCAGGGACACACAATGGCCAGGGTGGGGCTGGCCGAGACATTGGCGCCACAACACGCGCCCGCAGCATACGCAAGTCGCACGGGGGGCGCGGTGCAGCGTGTGGTTCTGCGGTGGCGAGTTGGGTCTAATGACACCGGGGATGGGGGTGGCACACACATTGGCGCGCGTGTCACGCAGAGGCTTGCCGCCAAATCGCACGGAGCGAAAACCACTTGGTCACTTGTGAAAAAATTCGGTGGGTGATGCCAAAAACAAGACGCTGCATTTTTTGTTGGCGCAAGAACCACGAAAAACACAGCCCACCTGGCACTCTGTGGCGGGCTTGTTTTGTGGTTGGGCCATAGTTCAATGTTATTTTTGTCGACATTGGCCATTTCCTTTTTTGACAAGATGCCCTATTGGAGGACGGCGGGGCCGCCTGTCTGGCGCGTAGGGGATATAAAGCGCCTTTTTATTGTCATCTACAATTACATCGCTCTCGATGCAACCTCTATTGCCTACTTCTCGCCGTCGAGCCAAGACCAACCAAACCAAACAAAACATGACGACGCATCGACTTTTTCAAACTACGCTGCTGGCCGCTGCTGTTGTCTTGGTTGCCTATCTGGCGCTTGAGACTATGCACCCAGAATGGGCCGACACCGCCTGTGGTCGACTGCGCGGATGGCGCGTCCCAGAGTACGACGTCAACTCTCATAAAAGTCCATCCACGATCGAGGCGGAATCAACACACACCAGCATCTCCACGCATGCCGGCGGCCTAACGCACAAGACCCGCACAGGACCCGCTATATGGTACAAAAGGGGTGGACCATCGGAAGACGAAATGCCCACGCATGATCGCTCTGCCCAACCCTGTCGATGGCTCGCCATCTCTGACCATTTGGGGAACAAGGCGCGAATCTGCGAGACTTCATGGGGCATCACATCGCAGATTGGCGACCACCCACCCGCCGAGTATTTCCGTTATTCTCCTCACAAAGCCTAATATATTTTTTGAGATTTCTTGTTTTCGCGACCCTCTTTGTACGCCGGGGCGACTGAATGTGCGGCTGTTGTTCTCTGCAAATCGCACTGGGTCAGCGCACGCTCGTGATCGCCGACCCGAGTTTGCTATAAAAATGCCAGAAAAAAAGCGCAAATGTCCAACGGTCTTTGTGAGGCCTGGCGCCGGCAGCGACGCCACCAGCAGAGGCCACAACAAAAAAAGAGTGGGTATATGGTGCTGGCCAATGGGGTGCCTCTTTTCGCATGGTCGCTTGTTTATTTCTTTGGGACAGACAGACAGGAGGGCGCCGACGGACGGGCACGCGGGGCGCCGTCCTTGACAAACTCTTTTTTTTTGCAACCCCATAGGCCTATCGACGAGTGGAGGGCCTTTGCAAGCGGCAGCGCTCTGGTCGTCAAAAAACAACGAAAAAACTTAAAAAAAGACAGTACCGCCGCAATACAAGGCGGCTTTGATCCGCCTCGACACCGATGCAAGGCCTGCCTGCCGAAACAGTGCAGGGGATCCTGATGCACATAGGTCGCTCGCCACAGTTGGCTTTTGTGTGCCGTCAGTGGCGAGACATTGTTGGGTGCGCGGCGTTTGTCCGAGCATGCGTCTCTCGTCGTCGGCGCTCTGTGTACGCTGGCGCCTTTGCCGCTCACCTGATACGCAACGATCAATTGAAACTGTTTGACTGGGCTCGGGCCAATGGATGTCCCATCGACGAGCGCACCTGGGCCGAAGCGGCAGCGCAAGGTCACCTCGACATACTCTCTGCGCTTGCTTTATCGCCCTTTGCCAAGCGCTCCGTAGAGAGCGCGCACAGCGGAGCGGCGGGCGCTGGAAGACTCGACGTTCTTGTGTGGCTCAGGTCTCAAGGGTACGCCTGGGACGTGCATTGGACGCGCGCGCAGGCCGCTCGCAACGGGCACATTCATGTCCTCGAGTGGATACACGCGCGCGACTCTACGTGGACGAGCAATGTCTGCGCGCAAGCCGCTGCCGGAGGTCAGTTGGAGACGCTAAAGTGGCTGCATGCCCACGGCTACGGCTGGGACCAATTTACGTGCGCCATGGCGGCGCGCATCGGCCGCCTTGACATACTCGACTGGGCACGGCGCCACGGCGCCCCGCTCAATTCAGCCGCTCACTATCACGCCATGCGTGGCGGTCATCTCAACTTGCTCCCATGGCTACGGCAGAATGCGGGCATCTCAGTCTCGTGCCAACGCCAATTGTGTTGCGGTGCGGCGCGCGGTGGCCATCTTTGGCTGCTGCAGGATCTCACGTGCGGCCGGCTCGAAATGCTCGCTGGCATGCACATCTACGCAGCCAGAGGTGGACATGTAGATGTTTTGGAATGGCTACGCGGGTGCGGTTGCTCCTGGGATGCAGGTACGTGCGTGGCTGCTGCCACCAAAGGCAGGACCGATACCATCGCATGGCTTTCGAGTCGCGGATGTCCATGGAGTGCTGGTGCATGTACAGCGGCAGCGCGCGGTGGCCATATCGGCACCTTGGAGTGGCTCGTGGCAAACGGATGTCCGTATAATCGGGACGCGTGTCTGGATGCGGCCAAAGCCAGCAATCTCTGCGATGTTGTCGCGTGGATCCAACGCCGCCTGCCGTCGCCTTCCAACCTCAATTGACGGGCGACGTCAAAACTTGTGGTTCCCACTCATCACGTTGGTGTCGACCTGGTATCACGAGCGGCAACGATTTGAAAAGACGATTTTGACTCTTTATTTTTTTGGTGGGTTCGCATAAAAAGACCGCGACCTTTTTGTGCGTTGCGATGACAGCGTCGTAGCGTCGACCGAGGTAACCAAGAAGGACCAATACTCGACTATCGCCTCATACGCTTTGTGGAGTCTAGGAAGGAGCCAACATCAAAGCGCGGCGTGACGACGCCGAAAAAGAGCGCACTTCCTTGGTGGCCCGTCAGAGACACATTTGTGATATCAAAAAGGTCGGTAAAGTCGAGATCGAGTCGGGAACAGGCGTGCATACATGCAGCCACATCTAGAGGCAAGTTTGCGCGCACGCGCGTGTTGATCTCTGAAAAAATGCGCTCGAGCGCACTGGGGTCGCGCATGGCGTCGGCGATGCGGCTTTCGCTGGCGCACACAGCGCAGGCGCTGCCGCGCCATCGGCACGTGCACACGTATCCGCCGCACATTTGGGTCGTACTTTCGGGCAAGGAGACGATCATCGACAATCCTGCCGATGTGGCACCGAAAAGGAGGTCGGATGTGGCGGCTGCCCGCGACGACTCCCATTCACAAAGGACGTCAGGATAGACGGCTTTGATGTCGCCATGTCGTTTGCACTTGCCCATCTTGTCGGGCAGACACCAAGGATCAATGTCACCGTCAGGATCGGCGAGGACCGGAAAGAGCGGCGGCGCACAAAGGCGCTCGATATCACGATGGTTGGAGACGATCCAAGTGAGGAGCGCGTCAGGCGAGACCGAACTAAAGGGCGCTAGGCCTATACGGTCGATGAGGCGGTTGGGGTGACAAGTGCGACTGATTCGTGTGGCCCCGCAGGCGAGTATGGTGAATCGACGCGCCGGCCAGCACGTCACGTCCTCGATGGACGCGACCACATAGCCATACATCACTGCCAAGGCGAGACCGGTCGGAATGTCGGCACCACACCGAGCGCCCACGGCATGCGCGACTCGCGCAACAGACAGGACGTCGGCATGAGTGGTCTTGTGCGGGGCAAGTCGAACCTCGACGCGCGCCGAAAGCACGGCGTCGCGCAATATCGTGTGGGCCGCGCATAGACTTGCCACGGAACTGCACGACGCGTAAAACACCCATCTTACGATCTCGTGATGGATTTCGGCGGGCAAGCCCAAGAATGAGATGCTGTCGTCGGGGTCGTTCATCGATGTCAACAACAGTACTGATTTTGGTGGGCCCCACAAGAAAAATAGTCGCTCACGTGATTGCGTGACGAGGGTGTTTTTCTTCATGCGCAAGAAAGCGGCATGCGTAAGTCCCTGTCGACATGTGATGGGCCGTCGATGATTGGGCCAACCTCGTCATTGGTCCACCGAAAAGGCGAAAAACAAGGACGCCAACGCGGCGCGTCCTCAAGTTGGTGTGGCACTCTCCAAAAAAAGGCAGGCCTGGACCAGCGCGCACATTCTAGGCGTCGGCCTTGCGCTAGTAGACCTTTTTTAGCCAATCACTTGTTGGGCGCACAAAGGGAAAAACTCAACTGGATCCCAACGACCGGAGCGATAAGAAAGAGGTCGACCGAGGGGCGCGATCGCAAACAAAAGACAAAGAACATTGGGCGGATTGTCTTGCGAAAAAGAAAAGAAAGCCCAACTTACGGCAACAGATGGACGGCGCCACTGCCGAGTGCCCAGTCTGCGAGGGGGCCGACCGCGAATTCTACAGAACGCCCAACAACGGCATCATGCTCGTATGTTTAGAGTGCACGAGTATTTGGCTCGACGCCACGGCGACAGGGTGGAGCGACACGTCCAACGATCAGGAACTCTGTGGCCGTTTTGGCATCTCTCGACCGGGTCAATTGTTTAATCGGCGCACGGCCGGCCGGGCGACACGGCGCGAGGTCCTTGGGGATCGTGCGTGGCGCGACATGCTGGATAGGGTCGGCCATGCTCAGGATGATCCAGACTTTTCTTTCCAGTAAGGCCTTTATGGTCACGAAAAACATGTCAGTCCTATTCAAAAAAAGAAACAAGTGACGTCGTCATGACTTGCGTATTTTTCGTCCGATGTTGATTTTTGCGCAGTATCGCCTGAACCTTTGCCGATTCGCAAACTCGCCAGGCCTCGGGCCTATGTATGGTGCTCTTACCATCACGCACAAAATACGCACAGGCGACACAAGCCCGATACACGAACCCGCAAAGTCCCCTGCATTATTTTATTCTTTTTCTTGCTTTCCTTTTCATGTTGCGGTGTCGAAATGGGAAAATAAAAAATGAAAGAAAGAGAAACACCAGCCTGCCAATGTGGTCGCCATTGACGCGGGACGAGGCTACGCGCGCCTGTTGGCGACCGCAAGCCATCGGCCCATAGGGCCTCACTCGATTTGTCCAGCAAATAGACGTGCGGCAAGACGCCTTGGCGGCCGCCCGGATGGTCCAATCGCGACGGAGCATATGTTGCGGATAAAAGGGCACCGCGCTCGCTGGCAAGAATAGCAGTCTACGACCGTAACAGCAACATCAACACCAGACATAGACAGGCACAAGGTCGGGTAACCCCCTCGCACGAGCACAGACCAAAAGAAAAACGAAAAGACCATTGGGACATCCGCGACGATGATGCCGACCGATCTGCGTAAACAAGCGGCAGCAATCGCTACGCTCCTTCTGGTGGTATGCTGCTGCTGGGCGGTGCCAGGCGAGGCCTACCGCTACAGTGTATTTGTGACGGCATCGACGGCGACTTGGACAGTGCCGCCAGGCGCCAGCGACATCTCGCTGACGCTGTGGGGTGGCGGCGGTGGTGCTGCATCGCTCCAACCCTGTGCTGGCTCTGGCGGGAGCGGCGCCACGATCCTCAATCGAACCGCCAACGATGCAACGTGGGGCATCCTCCCAAGCAACGCACAATGGGAGATTGTCATCGGTCAAGGGGGCGCAGGCTCTACGACCTGGTCACCGCCCTACGTGGGCGGTGATGGCGGTGCCACTGCAGTGCGTGCCATTCACCCCAACGGCACGGTTCTGGTCGAGATGACGGCCTATGGTGGTGGTGGCGCAAACGCCGGCCCCGCGTATCCGGGCGGCGGACCAACGTGTCGCGGTGGCGCTGGAGGCGGCGCCTCGTCGTCGGCCGTCGGTACGACTCCAGGCGGCGGCGTACCTTCGGGCGGCGTGGACAATAGTGACTACAATCAGCCGCAACAGGGGCAACTCGTGGGCGACATAAAGGCGGGCGGCGCAGGCGGCGGCGCCAACTTTACTTATGGTACGACTACGGATCTATACCTGGACGGTGCCGACTGGACCGTCGGGAATCGCCAATTTACGGGCGGCCAGGGTTCTCTTGACTTGTACTGCATATCGTGGGGCGGCGCCGCTGGCTACAATGGTAACGGCGCTTCGGGCGCTACGATCATCACCAACGCCAACGCAGCGCCCAACAGCGGAGCGGGCGGGGGTACGGCCCTCATGTGCAGCCCGACTCGCCACATGCAAGACGGAGCCGGAGGGTCGGGCGGCGTCATCATTGAGTACAACCACCCCGTGGGTCCGACGCCCTCGGCCACCCGAACGCCTGCACCATCGCGTACGCCGTCGACGACGCCTTCGCCATCGTCGCAGCCCCTTTCGCAGTTGATCACGTTGGTCTCATCGATCAGCGGCAAACATCTCACGCCCGCCGACGACGGCTCGACAGTCCAGTCGCTGTGGACTGTGCCCACGTACAAGGAAAAGTGGACCGCCACCCGCCTGGCCAACGGCAAGTATGCGTTCAAGGGCTTTAACGGCCGCTACCTAACGGCCTTTTCCGCGAGCCCCGACGGCTATGTCGAATGCCAGGCGACCTCGATCGGTTCGGACCAGCAGTGGACGGTGATCATTGGTCCCAGTAACCTCTGGACACTCAAGAGCGCCTACAATACCTATCTGGGCGCAACGACCGGCGGCGTCGTCTACCTCAACAACAATGCCGATCTCGTCTGGACCAAGACAGTCGTCTAGGTCTTGTGTGGGCGCAACACGACAGCCTGTAGACGGACGAGTTTGAATGTGGCCCTGCCCTTTGCCTCTCTGCACAGACGAGTGCCTTACCAGAGTAGCGAAAAAAAAGAATAAAAAGGCCCAAACTCAGAAAAATCAGAAACTCAAAAAAAGGTTGTGGGCGCAGGCGTGAGAGCAAAAGAACTTTACCGCGCGCTCTGTGCGCGCACACAACCGCCGGAAGTGCTGTTAGAGTCTAGCACGAGAGTTGCCAAGAGCCAGACACCCAACCAGGCAGAAAAAAGACAATGCGATAGAACCTATGGACCTTGTGGATTGTCGAGTGTGTGTATTTGAACAAGACATCTTTTGAGTCTTTGCAAAAAAAGAGAGCAACGCACTTTTTCTTTTCTCGTTCTAAAAACCAATGATTTTTGGCACCTTTATCACTTTTTGAAAAGGGGACGAGGGCAGACGGCTGCCCGAGCCTGCGGCATAGCCGTCGTCCCATCAAAAAGGAGCGTCGCCCACGCCGCTCTAGGAGCATAATAAAATCACATCGTATTAATCATTTGTTTGGCTGCCTATTGATATTACGACGAGCGTCGACCTGCACGTCGGCGGCCCCTGACCGCTCATTGACAACAAAAACAGAATAAAAAAAGAAAGATTTATTGTCCAATGGCGAGAGATGTGGTTTTTTGGCGCCCCTATCGGGAGCAGCGGCGTCATCGCCACAGCGCATAAAAACAACGGCCATCGGACCGCCCCAAAACATGCTTCTTTTCAACGACGGCGAACACGACTGACGAGAAAACTGTGATTGACTGCCGCCATCCTGCACTTTCGGCAAGCACATAGCCGACCGCCAGAACGAAAAGAGACGGAAAGCGAAAAAGACATTCTCTCTTCCTCTGCCCCCGTCAAATTTCGTATGGAACACACAAACCTGGCACAACGGGCGATCCGTGTGTGCCTCGTCGTGGCCGTCGACAAGACTGACCTGCTCGCCGAGGACGATGCCATCCCTTACGAGTACAAAGCCAGTGGCCAAATCGAGGCCATCGTGCGCCTGGTCGCCGACTCGACTATTGTCATCAGCCGTCGGTCCGCGGCAAGCCTCGCACCACGCCTCTCGGACCATTTTCCCGGCCGTCGATGCCTTGTGCTCTCGCGGCGCCTTTGCGACCCGCCGTCATGCGTGCACGACGATGCATTGCTAGTGCAATCGATTAGCGATGTCTTTGCGGCATGCGTCACCGATACGCTCCATGTCATTGGCGGACCCGATCTTCTCGACTCGTTCCTGCCCTATGCATCGGTGCTCTACAAGTTTGTGCTAGACAAGACGGTGCGCCTCTCGGGCGGTTCCCGGCGACATTTTATGAGGGACACTGCACCATGGACCTCGGGTCCAGGCGACGTCGGGCCGTCCGTCGCCGGCCCCGCCGGGCTCTTTTATCATGTCGAGATCTGGTCGCTTACATCCTCTGATGTTGCATTGCCAGGCGGCCACGGCATGCGATCGCATTTTGTGCGCATCAGAAAACCAAGGCGTGATTTTCGCATCGGTTTCAGGCCAGCAGACGACGATGGCGACGATGCTACATCTTTGGCTACACACGCGGCGGCGTCAGCCATGCCCACAAGCACAAGAATTCCCGTCGGCTCTGATGCAGAGATGTTTGCGCATATCCCCGATGTTGGTTCGGCACCTGTAGAGGACGACCAGTTTGCCAGCGACATGAACCAGGCCATCATACAGAGTCGCTATGAGCACTGGGTCGAGTCGCGCCAGGCGCAGTTGGCGACCAAAGGCGCAGCGAGCCAAAAGAGCGACGATGGCGACACCGCCATAGACCTCGGAAATTGTGACTCGACGGACGGCGCAGTCGACCACAATACGTTGGGACTGTATGACGCTGACGATTTCCTTTCGGATGTCGAGTACAAAGACGACGACGACGATGATGATGACGAAATCGACATTGACCTCGACAATGACAGCACCGACCACCATAGCAATTACCACAGCGATGCCGACGAGGACGACTATGCCGACGACCAAACCAGCGACAGCGTCATCCTATACGATGGCGACGAAAGCGTATACAATGTGGACAACATGGAAGAATCAGAAAGCGCCGAACCCGCTGGGTGTATTGTCGCCCGTCTGGCGTCCTGCGATCCGGGACCGGTGTGGAACATCCTCGGGCGACTGAGACCGGCCGACGTCTTTGCTTTGGCTAGAGCATCGCCGCGCCTACCGCGCATCATCGCCGCCATTTTGGACACGCTGCCGAGCGAGACCATCAATGGAGCGTGGCGACAGCCGCCAGATGACCCCATGTGGTCGGTGTTTGACCGCGACACGACTCTTTCGGCCAGTGTGGCACGCGTCGGCAAGGCCTGGCTGATGCTCGTTGGTATGGGCGCTCGCCTATGGCCCATGTCGCCTTTGCAGGCGCGCTTTGATCCGACATTGCGCAGTACAGCGGGGACCTCTGACTACTGGAAGCAGTATGTTGATCCTGTCGTCTATGCTTCGATGCTCGGATCTGCGGCGGTGGTCTACGAATGCCTGTGGATGTCTCTACAACAAGACTCGGGTTCGGATCGCCTGCTCCCTGCGGTGTCGCTGGCCTCTGCGGCTGCTTCATGCGGGTCCTTGGCCATCTATGGGGCAGCAAGGATGGCCGCTGCAGCCAATGCCCTCTGTGGCCGTACCTTTGTCACCGGTTCATTTGACCGCGACGCCGGTTACGGCGGCACCCTCGACATGCTCCAGGCGGTCGTCATCGCCTACACGCGCGACCTGCCGCTTACAGAACCGCACCGGCGTCTCTCGAATGGGGAGCGCGCATCCGTGTTGATCGAGGCGACCCACGATTTCGTCAATGCCGTGGGTGCTGACGACGACGACCAGACTCTAATGTCGCAAGAGGCCTTTTGCTGTATCGACGCCATTTGCAGCCGCCTGAGCGCTTGGATCGTGCGACACGCCGCGACGCGATCCGATATGGTCCCTCACAACGTCGTCTCAGAGGGCCAGATCGACGCTGCCGTTGCTACGCTCGGACGCATCGCTCAAACTGCCACCGAGCAGGCCGCGATCGGGTGCACCGGCATTCGTGGCGCCGTCACGGTCCCTCTCTTGCGCGTACTGGCCGCGACAAAGGATGGCCGTACAGATTCGGTGCTGCTCGATGCTCTTGATATGTGCCCCGTAGATACTGCGCAGCCCGACGCGATGGTCACCGTATTGGGCGATACCGCGCCAATCGACAATCTTCTCCACGACTTGTTGGATCACGAGCCAATGTTCTTTACGGCGAGGATCCTGCCTCATCTCGACGATCGCGACGTGCTTATGCTCGCCATCTGCAGTCGATCCCTACTCCACATGGCGCTGATCTGGTTTGCCGACAGGCGCCATAAAACCGAATCGATCGGCTGCGTGCCCCTGGCGGTCGACCACATCGAGCACGCTGGGCCCGCGTCCGAGGGTCTCGCCATTCGCTGCCTATGGTTACCGTGGATCTCGGCCGCACTCGATCTAATCGAGAGGGCCGTCCTCGCGTGCTGTCCCAAAAAAGATCAGACCGCCGTCGAGCCCCATGTCGTCGATAGGCTTATCGGTGCCCTGTGGCGTGACGTCGAGAGGCCCATGGCGTTGATCCTTGCCGCCGTCGCGCATGCCGTCGCGGTGGATGCCCTTGACGTTCTGCCGATATGCATCAAAGCCCTCCAGCGTCTGGAAAGGGCACACCACCAATGTGTGTATGTGGCCAAAGTCTACCAACTCAATGCCTACGAGGCCGCCGTCATACGACATCAAGGCGATGCCAGGCGTGCTGTGTCTTCGCGCGATCCGCCGGCGATACGCCTCTTGGCCTGGATGCAAGCCAACACCGTGCTGGTCGACGAAACCAACAGGCCGACTGCGGACGCATCCGCGCCGGATGAGGATGAGATGGCCATGCGCAATCAGATCCCCTGGCGGCACGACACCTCGGCGGGCAACGCATGCTCGCCTATAACGGCGCTTGCCTATGTCGCTGGACGGCTGCGGTCGAGTCGCCTGCTCGCACTGGCCGCCGACATGGCAGACGATATGGCCCGTGGGGCGCTGTTGCCCCCGCAGGACGTGCCGCGCAAAAAATTGCTCCCTTTTGCGCCTACATCGTCGGGGACATTCGTGCCTCTTTACGACCACGACCAGCCGCCGTCGCTCATGGACATGCGCCACGCCTATCTGCGCGCAGCGGCCCTGGGCTTGCGCCACGGACTCGATCCCGCCGTCACCAGCGCGCGCCTGCCCTCTACGGGCCTATTTCTGGACGATCCCTGGGAGCGCATTCACCGAATACCGTGGATCCCTCATGAAGTGGCACCCACGTCGCTGGCCGAGATGGTCGGCTTTTTGTTGCTCACGACCGCAGGTGGCATTCCAGGCGCGCGACAAATCCGCTCGGGCGGTCTCGCCATGCTACGCGGCCTACCATAGAGTAAAGAAATATTTTTCTTTTCTTTTGACTCTTTCTTTGTTTTAGGGACGCTCCTTGGGCGTGCCGTCGTCGCAAAAACCTAAAACAAGAAAATATCAAAGACACGTATATATATGCGCGCCAACTCAAAGATTCATAAATACGTCGCGAAACCAAAACATACGAGCGCGCACGCGACCATTTTTTCAAGCCGAACAGATATTTTCGATTGTCTTTCGATTTTATGTATGCGCAACACGATCCCATCTCGCCGGCGCATCCGTATGTCCCTATTCATCGAGAGCACAAAAGTTGGTTGAACCGAGGCGCCGTAGTTTATATCAGACACAACGCAGTCGACTATGGATAGTCATCATCCTTTGCGGCAGCATCACGAGGCTCGTCCAAGGCCACTGCGGTGGCCTGACGCAGTGCCGGCGATTCAAAGTCGCTAAAGACAGAAATAGTGGGAGAGCATTCATCGCTGCGACGCCATCCAGTATGTGCTTTTGGCAAAGAGACGCCCAAACGGAGCGGGGTGCAGCCGCACCGGGGCCGCGCTCAACATCTCACATTCCGTAAAATTTGCGTCGCTGTTGGGGCGCCTGTGCTGGAGCAGCAAGGCCTCGATAGCGCGCGCGACACGCTGCGCGATGGTGGGCGCATTGGCCGATGCGACCTCTTGTATGAACGGAATGACGACCTGTGTCTGATTGGCACCAAAACCTACAGTTTGGTGCTTATGCCTGCATATTGGGTTCACACATATAAATGTCTAAAGAGGCATTGCGGTACCTCGCCTCTGAAAAAGGCTTGGATATCAGGCTTGCCAAACCTCTATCGAACGTTGCTAGCATGGAGGCATGGACTGCCATCAACAGAGAGTCCATAGTCGAGGCCGAATAACCACGACCTTATCAGAGCGAATTAGGTTGCGCTCATCGGGAGTGTACAGCCGTGTGGCGATGAGGGTTTCGATGCGGTTTTGGATCGGTGACCTGGACGGATATGCCGGTCACCGCCGCCACAGTCGCACGATGGAGGCGAGAAAAACAGTCGCCGACGAACCGACTTGGAGGTGCGGGCAGAGCGCGCTCCCTGGTGGATCTTTTTTTATTTAATTTCGATATAGCGCGTCAACGGCAACGCCAAATGTGGGTCGCGTGGTTCTCGCACTACAAGAGCAAATTCAAACTGCACGTTGGCTTGTCGATCCACCATGACAAAGATGCGGCCACGCTGTTCGGAAACAATTAAACAAATTTTTGGCGTTGTTTACGAAAAAAGAAAGCCGTCGCGATTGGTGACGAAACGGATCATCGCGCATTGTTTTCTTGTTGCGCTCGACTTGCCAATTCCTACAGACGGCAAGTGTCTGCCTGCTCTCTATCTATTCTTTTTTGTTGCTTTTTGTCTACGCCAACAGTTCCTACAAGAGGCTAGACATTCAACATGAGCGCTGCTATGTTTGATGACCTTCCCGATGAGATGGTATGCGCCATCCTACACTGGCTGCCCCCGCGCTGGTTGTGGCTGGCCTCTTTTGTGTCGGCTCGCTGGCAATGTTGCGCCACGACCGTAGCACCGCGGTTTCTCAAGTTGCCTAGCAGCGGGACGACAGCGTCATCGTCCAATAGTGGACTTTTTACCGACAAGGCCGCGTCGACCACTGGCGCACTGCTCATGGACGAGGCGGCCGGCAGCGGTTATACGTCGGTCGTCCTATGGCTGTATCGCCATCTCGGCATCTGTTGGACGGCGCGTACGGTTCGCAAGGGGGCTCTCGGCGGTCACAAACACACGATCGATTGTATGCGCGATCAACGGGCGCTGCCTTTGCCCGTCAACAAGGCGTGCCTCTTGGGTGCGTTGATTGGGGGCCCGGATATGCGACTCGCCCGCGTCATTCATGACGCAGGCCAGCCATGGTCAGCGACGGCCATGGCGGTGGCAGTCGCACTCGGCAAAAGACGTACCGTCTCGAGGCTTTGCCGAGCCGGTTGTCCACACGGCCAACTTGCCGTCGTGCTTGCGGTCGTCTGCGGGCGCCGAGATCTCTTGGACGCGATGGTAGCGACCGACGACGAGATCCACCGCGTCGTCGCGATTTTAGATCAGTCTCACTATTGCCATCACGCGCACAAGAGGCGCTACGCTCGTATCGTGTGCGATGCCGTCACGCTCGGTATTCGTGGGCGCGCACTCGCTATGGCCATTCTTGGGGCCTATGACACGCGCGCTCTTGGCATACGGCCTTGCAGGCATCATTCACACGAGCGCCTACGTAGCATTGATGTCGTGGAACCCACCATACCGTTTTGGGGTTCATCATTGTGGAGCGCCCGTGTGTCTCACAGTTTGACGCCCCACGAGACGGTCGTCCATGACCTTGCAGACAAATATCGCGCTCGAGATCCCAATCCTTTCCGAAATCTGGCAGCGACGCTACAAGACGCCCTGCTGCTCGGCGTTGACAGCGTGTCGCCGCATAGACACGGCCTCGATCATCACAACGCCGTTCAACAACCGTCGACGGCGGGTCGCGCTGCCAAGGATATGCGCGATCGCGAATCTCGTGCCCGCAGGCGCATTCTGCCGGCAGCCACGCGCTCGCGCAAATCCCCCAAAGACAAGCGCTGCATGCGCAAGCAGTAACTCATAAAATCTTATGCGTTGTCTCTATGTCCTTTGTTGGCGGTTCTTGCCATCAGCGCAGAAAAATATCTAAAAGACGCCAGCGAGTCGATTTATGCCCAAATTTATTTCTATATCCTAAATAAAGTAACTGTTGTTTTTTTGGGTTGAGGCCGTTGGCTGCTAATGACCGACGACAATGGCAAGAAACACACAGACCAATTTTTTTCTGGCAATGGTATCCGGTTTTTGTTTTTTGCAACCGCGCCGTAAGCCATTAAAAAAATCGAAAAAAAGGTCAGCGTCTTTCATTGTTTTTGTGTCGTGCGTTGGGGCTCTCCCTCTTGGCGGTGGTGGCGATCTCAATTCAATAAAAAAATAATAAATTGATGCTTTTCTATTTCTTTATTGTGCGGCGGGAATGGCCCCTCTCTTTCCAACGAAAAGAAAAAGAAATACCAGATCGCCCCGCCTTGGCCAGTCATGCGCATTGAGCCAGAATCCATTCGACAGTCGACATATGTCCCCTATCGCGCGCCCGCTTTAGACACTGATCGCGATTCCATGGGCATCCGTTGGCTCGCGCCCACTTGAGAACCTCGAGATGACCGCCGGAAGCCGCGTGGGCGCAAGTCGATTTATCCCACGGGCAGCCGTTGCTTCTTGCCCACTGGAGAAGTGCCAGATGGCCGCCGCCAGCCGCTCGATATGTAGTGCCAATATTCCAGGGGCAGCCGAGGTCTCTGGCGCGCTCAAGAAATGCGAGGTTGCCTCGCGCAGCAGCCTCAAAGGTCACCCACGTAGATAGCGGACAACCGTTTGCAGCGGCCCCCTCGAACACGTGCATGTGCCCGCCGTGAATGGCACCGACAAGGGTTTCGCTATCCCAGGGACATCCACCGACTCGAAGCCGCCAAAGGAGGTCCAGGTGACCGCCTCTTGCAGCCTCAACGCATGTGCGCTCTGACCATACGCACCCATCACGTCTTGCGCGATCGAGAATGGCGAGTTGTCCATATCGGGCGGCTATATCGCAGGCACGCCATGGCCACGGATGCGAAAGGGATTGCATCCAGTCGATAATATCGTCATGTCCATGTTTGATGGCGATCCTCCACGTGCCCTCCCGCGACTCAGGACAGCCGTTGGCCTTGGCCCAGAGATAGACGCGACCGTGCCCTTGCATTTTTGCATAGGCCCATGTCCGTTCGTCCCACGGGCACTTTTCGGCTCTCAGCCATTGAAGAAGATCGAGATGGCCGCCCCGTGCAGCCCCCGCGCACGCGTCGGCAGCCCACGGGCAGCCCTTGGTTCGAGCCCAGCGGATGACATCGATGGCATCGCATTCGGCCAGGCGACCCATGTAGGCAGCCGACGACAAGGTTGGACGATCGGCAACGACCAACGGGTCACACAGAATGTGCTTCCATTGGCGGCACACTGCCGTGACGTGCGGTAGCGGTCCCACCCACGCGAGAATCGCACAGACGAGTTCAACGGGCAAGTCGTCCATTCCTTTGCTCTCCTCCTTTTTTTTCTTTTCTTCTTGTTTCATCTCGCGGTGGCGGTCCTCGTGACAGAGTCGCGAGGCGATCTTGTGTGTCTTCTGGAGGGGTGATTTGTCCGTCCTCTAATCGCCTCCTAGCCCTATGGGCCAATAAAATCTAAGACGCGCTTCTTTTCTTTGGTCGGCGCAATCTGTCAACAGGGAGCAAAGAAAAGACCCCGATCAAAAGATTTCGACAGACAGTGGCCCGAGACTCACGTGGGCGGGTCGCCTCTCGTCGGTACCAAACTTTTCTTATTTTTTGAAACCTAAAAGTTCACGATCTTTTTTTGGTTGGTCAAATAAAAGTGCCTTTTTCAATGTGTTCTCGCCAGAGCCTCGGCGGGGCACAGCATGTCGCCGCGCTCTCAATCGATCGCACCGATGGCATGGCGATCGTCAAATTCCAAAGGGCGACACCAAAAAATGTCTGCGAAAAATATTTTTCTCTTTTTATGGGGTCACGGATGCGCGGTCGCGCTCCCCACGCGAAAGAAAAAAGAAAGGGCGCTTCTGGATCGCTACATCGACGCCCGCCATCGGTTGTGTGGTTTCATAACTTTTGTTTTTTGCTCCGTTCCTCGTACTCGTGTCCACAAAAAAGTGACCAATGACGTTGGTGGTTCACCGCTAGGGCCCCCCACCAAGGCCCATAAAACCATGCGTCACCGGCAATAATGGCAATGATACCCATATACAACAACACACTCTTATACCCTAGACACACACATTGACACAAAGAAAAGAGAAACAAAAAAAAGAGATATACCATGGCAGGGCTGGCAGTTGTGATGGTTGGAATGACGACCGGGGCGATAGGCTTTGCGGTGGGGATCGCGGCAACGGCGACGGTCGTCCTGCTGGGACCTCGGGTGGCAAACCTTGTGTCGCATTGGACTTGTGCAGCGACGTTGCTGGTTCTGGGCTCGACGGCATGGTCCTACGGGTGGAGCCAGATCGATTTTGATGCGCCCTCTTCGCCCGGGGATCTTTCGCAAGTCATCGCTCAAGTTTGCATCGTGACCGCGACCGCGGGCTATGCGATAGCGTGCGTGTCCGGGCTGGGCGCCAACATATTATGGAACAGTGCCGTCCCTGGCGCGCGTGATTGCGCTCGACTCTTGTTGGCCGCCCCCATCGTGATTCTCTTGTTGATTTTTGGTCGTGTCTGAAAATCAATACGAAAAAAAATAGATTTTGTTGCCTTTTCGTCAAAGCATGCCTTCTTTTGTTGTTTTGCCCGCCGTGGGCGACGCGATGCCGGTGGCGCCGCCGTTATTGCGGTTTGACATTAGGAGACCGCTCACATGGCAATCCTTTTCCATGGCGCTTTTGGACGTGCATTGGGTGCCTCTGGCTAAACAGCCAACGGCAAGACTCTGCCTGCCCGCCGAAAAAACAAAACGGCATAATGCGATCAAAAAAAAGGCCCTCAGCGCCTTTGCTGCCAAGTCGCGGCACAGTTGTCTTTTTTTCTATTTTATTTTTCTTTCCTTTTTTTGGCAACAAGATGACAACGGTGTCACGAGCGCGGTTGCGCGCCGTACGAGGAAAAAGGCACATCCATCACGCACAAAAAATAAAAGGGCCTATTGATGGGTGGGTGCGCCGGGGACATCAACAAAAGTACCGTGGATGACACTAGTGCACAATCTTGCATGCCTCGTCAACTAGGGCCGACATCTCGCGCAAGCCCTCGTCGCTTTCCAAGTCGAGCATCTCAAAAGAGGGAGCAAATTCTGTGTCGTCGTCGTCGCCGCTGCCCTCGCCAGCGCCGGCCAATTCCGAGTGCGCCCAGTCGACCAATTCGGCCGCCAAGTCGTGTTCAGTGTCAAAGCGCGTTACCCAGTAGTTCTCTACAACGCCGCGGTACTCGTTGATGTGGACGGCAAACATCTCGACCTTGCTACTGCGATGTCTTAGATTCTTAAACAATTGCCAGAGCGTGATCGACTTGTTGTGGCCCAAAAAGGTGCAGACGTCGCGTATGTCGTCGGGATCGCAATCGCCGTTGTCGTCGTCATCGCAATTGCTATTGTCGTCGTCACCGTCGCATACGAATGCGTCTGCGGCTTCGAGCCTCAGCCGGTCGAGATAGCGCTGCTTGATCTTGGACCGCGGCGCAAGGATCAAGTTCATGCTCCAATAGTCCTTGTACGCGAGGACGACGTCGGGTTCGACCGGCGGGGCGAGATCCCTCCAGCGCCTGGCGACGCGCGCCGCGGCAGGCACGTCAGCCGGCCGGACAAGGGCGAGGATCATGGCCAAGATTTCATTGGGAATGAGCGCTTCGACGTCAAAAGTCTCGGCGCGGTCGCGCACGTCATCGCGGAAAAAACCAGCGTCGAGGTCGGGCCTCTCTTTGTCGCCATACATGCCCGCTAGATGACCGGTGTCCGCGTGCCACTCTGGTCTTTTGTGCGGCGTGTTACCGCGAGGTCGATGCACGACGGAATACGCCCGCAACAAGTATACAGAGAAAATAAATGCTGCTCGATGCGCCCGATTTTGTCAGGGACCAAATCTAAAGGCGCAGCGTCGACATATATCGTGCCCGACCCAATCGTAATTTCGTTGCTTTTACGTGTGGGCTCTAAAAAAGATCAAAAAAATCAAACCGTGGCTTGCGAGTTTATAAAAGGTGCATTTTTATGGTGCGTGGTTGAGGCGTCCATAAAGCAGACGCGCGGGAGCCTTGGGGGAAGGGAGAAAATGCGCTAATAACACAAAACAGGCTCTATAGTCTCGAGATCAAGCCTTGGCGTTGTTGTTGGCGTTGAGGTTATGATTCCCTCCATCAACGTCGCCATCGCTGCTGCTGTCGCTGTCATCATCATTACAATCGTCGTCGCTGTCGCTATCGTCGTCGCTGTTACCCTCGTTGTCGTCTCCATTCGATGCGCCATCCTCGGTGGTGGCTTTGATCGGATCGTCGTCGAAATCATCGCCACCAGCCTTGCTGTTGTTGCTCGACCGTTGGGCGTCAAAGGCAAGAGCGCAACGGCGTGCCTCGGCGATGGCGTCGTCAGTAGCAGCGACGTCGCTACGGCCTAGTGTCTTGAAAAAGACATTACGCGCCCGATGGGAGAGGTCGTGCAGTGAATCATAATGGGCAAGCAACATCTTGATCGCGTCGAGTTTGATGTTCATCGACTGGATGACGCCCTCTGCGTTGGGTACTCGAAAGTCGCCATACGGCTGGCACATGACAGCGGTTCCCTGGAGGAAGCAAATCTCGCCGATGGCCTTGCTATAGCACGCAGCCAATTTATCGAGCCTCGCGCGCTCGCCAGCGCCGCCAAACAGGGCTCTGTCGAGTGCTTGGTATCCGGCATGGTGTTGTGTCTGGTCGACTTTGGCGCTCTCCATGGCTCTGGGTTTTTTTTCTTGGCGGTTGCGGCGGCAGGCTGTGATGCGTTCGTGCGGATGGCAGGGATCTTTTCAATGACAAATCGCGCTCTACGTTTTTATGTGGTTATGTCTTGTTGTGCGATCGATTGCTCCAACAGTTTGGCGTGCCGACGCTTTTATGCATTTGTGCACGAAAAAGGCCCCATGCTATTGGACTACCGGCAGCCACCACAAAAAGGACGGGCCAAATAAAAAAGGAATGTCGACTTTCATATAATGTATTTTTATATGTGCGCCACTGGCTCGCTCTCGCCCATAGAATACAAGTCGTTTTATTGGGCCGCGTCCTAGGCGGCACGTCAGTCTCTCGAGGACGACTGTTATTCAAACACTATCGGCGGCCAAGTTGAAGCCGCCCGAAGGCCATAGGCCAGTACAGTGGAAGGTATGAAGCGCACACAAGATTGCAACAACTGTCGTCTTCAAGGCGATAACGTTGACAGAGGTTGCGATGACCAAACTCTGGGTGTCGCCTTTCGCGGTCGGCTGTCAAAAGCGCCGCGTGTCGATACGAACGACCGAGACAATGCCATCGAGACCGAATGCCGTCCATATTCGACACCCATCGACGTCTTGACCGACGACATTCTGTACCATTTGTTTAACGGTAGAAGCGCCGACGGCATACCCGTTTTCCCACCCGAATGCCGCTGGGTGCCAGCCTTGGTGTGCCATCGATGGCGTAATGTCATTGCGTCGATCACCTGCGCTGACGCCGAGGCCGTATCGAGTCGGTTGCATGACGCCCTCTGGGATGGTCCACCGCCAGAAAAAGTGCACCATCATAGTGTGGTCCGTGCATCGGGCATGGCCTTGATGGTTCACCATGGGCTCCCGACCAACGACATGGGCGCGTGGACCGCCCACATGCCCGACACGATGGACGCGGCCGCCGTTCTGATGGCGTCGGCTACGCCCGAACGCGTGGACGAGGCTGCCGCCCTGGCAGGTCGAGTGCAAAAATTGAATAGCAAATGGGAGCATCACAACATGTGCCTTACGCTCCCCCATGGGCGCAACAGAGGGCCAGAAAGATGCCCCGGTATGGCTGTGGGATGTGTTATTCCTCCAGATCATATGCCTATCGTCGTAGCCGCCGGAACGTGGCATGATCTCGGTGCGTTGGTTGATATCGCGCGACCCCACAAGACGTGGTGCATCGGCGTCGCCATACTCCATGCCACACGTCGCAGCCGCGTCGACGCGGTGCGCGCTTTGCTGGCTCTCATCCTTTACGGCGATATCGGCTTTATCTATGATATCCTCCTTAGGATGTGGCTGTTTGTGGGACGATACTGCCTGCTGGCGGTGGGGGATTTCCTCGTCGACCTCGAACAAGGCCGTGACCCCATCATTTGCTTTACGGCGGACGAGCGCCGAGAACTTTGGCGCATGCGCGATGAGAGTGTCTACGACAACGGTTGGAACTGGCTGGCAGAGGCCGCCGAGCGCAATCACATCGAATGCCCGACCTTACAAGAGACATGATCTTGATCCCAGAGCGCCAGCGATTGCCATTGGCATCGCGGCTCTTGGGCGCCACACCAAGTTCTGCGATGAGATCAAAGCGCTTACATTCGTATCGCTGCTCGACGCTGTTGGCTACGGCATCGGCTGGGGTGTCAAAATGCATCCACGCGCCTTGACGTGGATCGTCAGACAGCCCGAGTTTGATCCTTTTTGCGACTATCCTCACAGCAACCACAATCTTGGCACATTGTTTGAACACGCGATCGAACAAGGCACCGACGATGTCGAGATCCTTCGAGCGGCTGCCACCATCGCGCAGAGACGGCCCGATGTCCGTGAACGTCAGCGAAATCTCCCTCGGATGTATTGCGATCGCGATAATCCTGATGTCATCAAGATGTGGCAGGACGCTGCCGATTGTCTGATCGCGATGCGCGCGCTGGCGGCTCTGCCCCCGACGGTTCGTGACGAGATCCAAGTCTTTGTTGCGAGGCAAAAGGCGTGGCGCGGTGTACAGAGTGGATTATAGCATTGGGAAGTTTTCCTTGCCGAGCGCCATTCGCCCGCGCCAATCCCCCAAGCGCGGCGACTGCCCCTGTGCTTGGTGGTGCCCTCTCTGCCATCCCTCCTTTTTACAACCATTTTTTTGTTTATGATCTTGGAGCGGCAATCGAGACAACAATGAAAAAGACTGAAAAAGAGATTAACGAAAAATGCATTTTTCAAAAACGAAAAAACCTTTGCCGAGGCGGAGATCCTTTGGTGGTACGCGGAGCCCGCCAACAAAATAAACCTTTTTGTGTGCCCTCCGGGAAGAACGGGCCCAGCGACGGGGCATCATCAATAAAAAACGTCCCGGGGAATTTCCATTTGGCAGTGGGCGCGGTAGTTGCGTAGACGATTTGTCCTGTGACGCAGTCGTCACTTTTTGGTTTGGTTCATCTGCGCCACTCGTGTTCTCACGGCCAGGCGACCCACCGACGCTGTCTTTGTCAAGCGCTTTTTTGTGATTGGTCCTCCCCCGCCAGATAGAGGGACTCATGAATATTAAAAAAAAGAGACCCTCTCTTTTTGGTTGTGTTGGCCATCGAGACGAAAAAAAAAGGAGCGGGCACGCGCACGTCAACAAAATATTCGACAGTCAAGAGGGGCGACAAGGAAAAAAAAAGATAGTAATGGCCGAGGAGGTGCCGACGATGGCGGCCTCGTGGCACCGGCTGGCTCTTCTCTCTCGTCAACCGAGCGCTGCCACCGTCGTCGAGAGGGCGACACTCGCCACGCTGGCCCGTTGCGCTGGACTAGCGGGCGCCTGCTTTGAACCATTATCTGACAATATGGTGGCGTCAACGATCCGCGCCCACATCTGCCTGTGGGAGGTCGTGCTCGACGCCGAAGTCGCTCTGCCGTGGCTCACCGAGGGCAACGCCCCTTTTCCGTACCCTCTGATGGTCATTCGCGATCTAGAGTATCGCGGCTATCGTCCATCACGATATCCACGAGACATGGACTTTGGCGACCTCGTTTACGAAATCATCAAACTCATACACGACGCCGCCGATGGCAAGCCAATGTTTTGGCCGCGCGATCTGGAAGTGGGCCCCAATGCAGCAGGCGTTTGGCCCGATATGTGTGCTCTCGTCGTGGGCACCACGTCGTCGGGGAGGGGCGTGATCGCATTGCTGGCACCCTTTGATGACTCAATTTCGACTGATGCACAACCCCAAGCGTCGCAATCCAACGTCTATCTCTACTTGGACATTGTTCAGAGTGCTGGCGGCGGCACGTGCATGTGCGCCGATTCTCTGGCGCGTGCGCTCGCCGAGCGCAACCCCGACGATCCACTTCTCTCGGATCAAAAGCGCGTCACCCGCGCCCTGATGTCGGATCGCGTCCGTCGCCTAATGGACATGGCTCTCGCGTCATCGAGCCAAAAGGCGCTCTATCCGGCAGTGGCGCCGCGTCCCGTCGACGTCCGCCACCTGACCGAACGACTCGGTCGTCTGGGTCGCCATCCGGCGGTCAGGGGCGCGCTAGCGCTCCTCTCCATTTCGCTGACACTCTGTACAAATGTTTCCGTGGCATTTATGGGCGTGCGCGATCTCGTCGAACACCTCGATGTCGTGGTGCCTCGGATCGACTGCGCGCATGACGTGCTCGCTCAGCGCACCCTGCGCAACGCGGCCGCCGCCGTCATAGCGCGTGATCCCGGTCTTGGCCTTGGCAATCACACCTTGGGGGTACTCGACGGTGACTCGGCAGCGCTCGTGGCCGCCCAAATCTTTTGCCGGCATCCTGAAAAGATTGTCGAGAACGAGGATCTTTTGGAACACACAGCGGCGGCTTTAGGAGCCGAGGACATTGAAAACCCTCTCGGCAGTCGCCGGCGCTTTGATTGTCTCTGCCATCGCATCGCATTTGCCATTGCATGCCGCTACGGCCACTCGTAATCGCGAGCGTCTTGTTTGTTTACAAAATGCAAGGGGCCTTTTTCGAGTTGTCGCTGAAGCAATAGGTTTGTTGTTATTCCAAAAAAAAAGACTGCAAAGGCGGCGCCACATGCGCAAGACGGGATCAAATGCGCACGCGGTGGCGACACGCTTTGGTCCTGGTGGGAGGTGCGGGCAACGAAAACAACAAGACGAAATGTGATAAAGCGAGCGCAACCTCGCTGTACCGTTTATGGCCAATATACGGTTGGTTATGGCGCCAACGGCCGGTCGGCCGACCAGAGCATAATGTCAACGTTATTTTTTTAATTTTATTTTTTGCCTCGATTCGCTCTCCTTTGGCTCTCTTGTGGGCCGGCACGCCTTTGTGTTGACGACACGATTGCGACAAGAGAAAGAGAAAAAGGCAGCGGGCGACCTTGCCGGACCAATTTTTAGTCGCGGCGATCGGCAACAACCAGCCAACAGAGACCCGCCTTTTGTTTCCCTCTCTTTTTTATGTTTTCCTCTGTCGGCAATGGCCATCCCAAAAAATGGGTCGGCCCGTGGTCGCGGATGCCTTTTCTCGTTGGCTTGTCCTTTTTTGTCGATCCTCCTTGGTGGCCGTCCCTGTGCGCGGGCGCTTCTTTTTTTGAGAGCGCTCGCATTTTGTCGCTGGATATCCTATTGTTGTGATTGGACGACTCACACAAGAGACCTGGGCACTGTCGTCGCCTTTGCAAGGGCGCCGTCCCATCGCGTGCTCACGACCTATATCTCCTCCTCGGCTCTAGTCCTCTGTGCTTTCTGTTACTTTGTGCTGCCGTCCTGAGCGACGACAAAGGTGCGAGAGGCTGCGTCGAGCCTCTATCCATTTCCCCGCGGCACCTACGAGCGCTCCCCCTACCCATTCTACCAAGGCCTAACCCCTGGACGCCGATGGAGGGAGAAACGAAATCGCCTCGACCTTGCCACAAGCGACCGCATGATCGCATGTCGCCAGTGGCCGAGAGCGACCGAGACGCCGTCGACGTGTGCATTTCGAGTCAGCCGGATCAGCCGGCGAGATGGATAGTCGAGTCGGTCTCGACGCGCGCCCTGATAGACAATAGTCCCTACTTTGCGGGCCTGCTCGGAGGCCGATTCCGCAAGCCTATGCGCGACGGCTGCGTTGACATTGTCCTCCCGATCGAAGAGAGCACGCCGCCAGAGATTGTTGAGGCCCTCGTACGGCGTGCCGCCGGGCAGATGGATCGCGCGACGCTCACCTCGTTGGCATGTATGGCTGCCTATGACCTTGAATCCGTATCTTTTGTCGGCCTGTCGTATGTCGACGATGTATGGGGTGCGGCGTTGCGTCCCGATTCTATTGCCGGCATGTTGGCCGATCCGGCCCTTGCATTGATGGCCTATGTCATTCATGATGCCGATGCCCCATCTGTCTCGGGCGACGCGCTCCCCCGCCCCGACGACCTCGTGTTTTCAACTATCGACGGCAACATAGACACTACGCCGCCCGGCATGTGGATGTCATGGGTGCGCTATGGAGACGCTCTCTCTACGGCTGCCTATGGGGCATTTGCCTTGGAGGGCAGCGACCACAACAGCCGAGGTTTGAGCGTCGTCTCTAGGGCATTTCGCGATCTTTTGTCGAGGATACCTGACGATGAGCGCCAAAAGGCAGTGGCCGGCGCGCTCTCTGGGGCTTTGCGCGACTGGCGACATTCGATGTTTCTCGACAGCAACCGCGACCGTCCGGTTGATACGACTTTGTCTGTGGCCACGGTCGATCCATTTGTTTGCGATAGTCAACCCAACCTCCAAGCATCGCCTCTGGTTCGTGATCGCTCTACCTTTGCAGAGCGACTGCGCGCCGACTTTCCTTACGTGGCGCCGTTGCTGCTGGCCGACGACGGGCCTCTATCGTACGATAGGAACCCCAACGAGAGTACATTGCCCAAGGCGCAAGTGATTTTGGCCGGCGGCAGCGTTGTCAACGCCCTCCAAGTGGAGAGCGCCGCCTGTCGCCTGCCCACATCGGATCTCGACCTCTGGGTGATCGGAACAGATCCAGATGTGCGCCACGCACTCTTGGACCGCACGGTGTCGTGGTTCTTTGACTGCGCGGCTGTCGGCCGATGCAGCGCGCATGCGCGGAATTCGATCATCACCATCGAAATAGCCCCGGCTATCGCCATCGATACTCTTTCCGCTTTTGATGGCCATTTGATGGGCGATAATGGCTACACCGCTAATAACGACGACGACAGCGACAACAAAAGAAAACATCCTACGCAACGATGCGCGGATCAAGCCTCCAACTTGCCCGATTGTCTGGCAAGAGTCGAGATTGTTCAAATCATCATGACCGATGCCGAGACACCAGACCAACTCGTGGGGCGCTTTGACATGGCGCACACGTGCGCGTGGTTTGACGGCACATCTGCGGGGACGACATGGGATTGCCTGCGCGCGATTGCCACGCGCACCACACGCCCCATGCCCGGCGTGCGTCCGATGCTCTCGCGCTATGACAAGGCCCAGCGCAAGGGGTTTGTGCCCACGTGGGATCGCGCGCAATCGCCCAATTGTGACACCTCGTGGACCTATGACGACGATCACGACGAGAGATGGCCGCGCGGGATGGGCTCCGATGCCGCGAGACCATCGCGAGGTGGTCATGACAAAAAGTGGCATACGACTGCGCAGAGGGCGCTAGACGCCTTTGCCTATAAGCCTTTGGCCCGACGCGCAGCGCCCAAAGAGGCCTATGGCATGAGGCGCCAATTCATTCCCAACGCGTCTGGGCGCATATACCTAGGCCCGCTGTCTCGTATGCGGTTCGATGACGACGGTACGCCGCGCGGGTTGCTAACGCTCTCGCCGTTGCATTTGCGCATCGCCTATTCGACCGTGACCGGCGGACCGCGCTCGCTGTCGCCATCCCATGACGTACTGAGCGTCGAGACCGATGTGCCGTCGCTCCAACGGATGTACCAAGAGTTTCCCAACGCGAGGGAATCAATAAGCGACCTCGACAGGAACCTGCCCTTGCACGCCGCACAACTCTACTCGCTCTTAAAAGACAACATTCTGCGCAATCGGAGTTGCACCTATACGGATAGGGTGCTCTTGTCGGACCAATTCGAGTCGGCGCCTTATGCACCTTTGCTCTCTAAATGCGGCGACGGCAGCGGCGAGGATAGCGAGACTGCGCGCGACCCCGCACTGACGCGTGTTCGGCTCGACATTGTCTGCACTCGGGGCTACACCAACGTGTATGACGGGATTGGCGGCGCGCCCATCAAGATCGAGGCGATCAGAAGAGGCTCCTGTGTATCGGGCACGATTTGCATCATGGGCGTGAGGCTGGACGACGATACGGGGCGCTTGTGCGCCATGGTCGATCCCTCGCTACTATGGGTGTACCCACCGGAAGAAGACATCATCAGGTCCCTCTTTGGTTCTGACATTGGATCTTTTTGATCATAAACGATCGCAGCGCACTCGTGTATCCCCATTTGTCTGGGCCCATTAGACAAAAGCGAAAGCAATATATTTTTTTTCAGTCACTCGTGCATCGCTCCTTTTATCTGTGACGTGAGTTTACTCTTTGGGGATAGGTTGCGCGAGAAAACCGAGCCCTCGCCGCAAAAATGAGGCCGTGGGGACCACAAGACATGGGATTGCTCCGGAGATCTTGCAAGCCAAATAGATTGACCCGATCAAAATATATCTAATAAAATTTCCTTATGGTCGACGCGCGCGGTTCGCCGCCGGCAGCAAGGCGAGCACCAACAGCAGGCAGCGATCGAGGAGCCAAAGCGGCGTCGTCGCCTCCAACAGTGTCGACGGGCGATGCGACGCAAAAGGGCTCGCCTTTAGGTGGCCCTGGGCAGAAGCGACAGGCTTGAGCCATGGGATTGGGCCACAGAGGCTGATTGCGAGCGCCGTGCCAGAGCATGACCCGACGGGGGCCGTCGGATGATGCATATGTGACGACCACACTGTGTGCCCTATCGCAAAGTGAAAACATATCGATCGATCTGAGCGTCCTTTAATGATACTAGGTCCAGATATTTCAGGATCACACGTTGGAGCCTCGGGCCGCGCTTCTCAAGAACAGGACAGTCTTGTGGGGCGACGCGTTTTTCGTTTTTTCGTGAGCCACCCACCCCAGAGGTAAGGCCATATGGTCTGGTCGCTCTTGCAACCCAAGAACAGGGCCTCTGCCAGTTTGGCGCTCTGAAAAGAGGCCAAACGAGGTAGTCCATGCCGCAGCATGCGCCAACGCTACAAAAAGTCGCAAGCCACCGACCATCCACGAATCAAACAACCATCAGACGGGGTATCGTCGGAAACGCAAAAGCATACCGACGTCGTGTGGTCGCCCTCGGCCCCGGCCGCGTTATCGCTTGCGCGTCGATCACAGCCGACGCCTCTTTGCGCCTCCATGGCGTTGACGTATTCTGCAAGTCTGCTTGTTTATCGATTAGAAAGAGCGCGTCAACGGGCAGCACATTTGGCGGCATCCGCAACGACATGGAGCCGTCCACCGCAACTTTGGTGCCCTTGGGTCGCCACGACCTAGCAGTGCAACAACAACCACTCGACGGATCTCACCATGAGGGCGCTCCCGAATTGGTCGCCAGCGGCGATCGCCGCGACCACCATGACAACTACTTTGCGTGGCTGCCCGATGAGTTGGTGCTGGCCATCCTTGCCGCGATAGACGACGCCCAGACTTTTGTTTCTTGGGCGCAGACCTCGCGGCGCCACCACGACTTGTCCGGAGACGCGCATAACGATCTCTCGGTATGGCGTCGGCTGTGCGAGTCGCGCTTTGGTCCGCTTCTGCATACTCGGTTCGCCGCTTTTGGCAAGTCGTGGCGCTGGCTATACCAGGCTCAGGCCCGACCGGCCGCCCCCATAGGCCCCGATATCGGAGCGGCAATCATCACCACCGAAAACAGAGAGCACGTCTACTGGGGAGAGTGCCTCGATGGACTCCCCAACGGGTATGGGCTGGCGCTCTTGTTGCCCACGCGCCACTGCACCGATCCCGGCGTGCCGACGAGAGCGTGGACCGATCCCTCTGATACGACGTCCCCTATCGACACCGGCTACGAGGGCGAGTGGCGCGGCGGGCTCATGTGCGGTCGCGGCGTGCTCACGGCGGAAGACGGATCGACCTACGATGGTCAGTGGGTCGACGATCAAAGAGAGGGCCATGGAACCTCTACTTGGCCAGATGGAGACTGCTACATGGGCCAGTGGAGGGACGACCAGCGCGACGGCCAAGGAAAGTACACATACGCGAGCGGTACCACCTACGAGGGCGAGTGGAAGGTCCATCCCCACGGACGAGGCACGTTTGTCTATAGAGACGGCGGCTCTTATAGAGGCTACGTGAGCGATGGCACGCGCCATGGGCGCGGGCTCTATGTGCATGCGGATGGAGAGTGCTACAACGGCGAGTACAACGCCGGCTGCCGCCACGACTTTGGTACATGTGTCTACGCAAACGGCAATCGCTACGAGGGCCAGTGGCACGACGGCTTATATCACGGCTACGGTGTCTACACAGAGATCGATGGCAGTCGCTACGACGGAGAGTGGGATCTGGGATACAAGCACGGAGGCGGCGCCCAGTCTTTTGTCGATGGATCGTGCGTCCGCGGTGAGTGGCGCTATGATACGATCGAGTCGGGCGAGATTGTGCGCCACCGATACGGTGCCGACCCGAGCGATTGCGAGTCGGGTTCGGCTTGTGTGGCTTGCGTGGCATTTCGAGAGGCGGGACTGTAAACATGCAACAATGACTCTTTCCGCCCCGACCGCATTACAGGCCTACTCGAAAAAAAGAACGCACTGTCCATAACTGCGTAGGGCTGTGGGGGGGGGGGGGATCGGCAGACGAGGAGGGCGAACTGGGCCGGTGGCCGGTGAATACGTGACCGCCTGCGTCAATCTCTTTTTTCCGGGTCTGTGCGTTGTTGACTCGCCTGCAGTCGACTGGTGGCCCGTGATGGTCTTTTGTGGGTTCCCCTTTGGCTGTCGCTTTGCCGATCAACACAAACAAAATTCGGGGCCTATTCAGGCATGAGAACACATTGGGCGTCGCTGCCTCGGGGTTTTTGGTCCTTGCCGCCGATGCCACCATTATTTTGCTTGCTTTATCGATACGCTTCTGACAGAGAAGGCGCCCATTGAGGTTCGTTCTTGTGTGTCCGTCCCCATTTTTCGGTCTACATAAAAATCCAACAACGCTGCCGATTGCTGAGGGCCAAAAGAGACAGCGCCTTTCTTTCCCTTTCTGAAAAGGGAACATGAACGGTGGGCGGATAGAGGGGGGCCGGGGAAAAGATAAAAGGGATTTATGCAGAGGGCAAGTGCGTCCGCCGAAAAAGCGCGCATCCTCCCAAGAAATAGCGCCAAAAAAAAGAAGAGGGACGGAAAGAAAAGGGGCAAAGGGCGCAGCCAGGTCGGGACGACAAGGCGCCACCGATGCAAAAGGTCGTGTCGATCGAGCAAACAGTGCGCTTGTGGATCAAGCGGCCGAATACTTTGTCCAGTAGAGGCCCGAGTTTTGGTTGAGGTAGATGACGCCGCCAAATGTGGTGCCCATATAGGTGTTGTGGACGCTCTTGAATGTCCAGTTGTTCTCGGGTCCAATGAGGATGGTCCACTGACCGTTGGTGCCCGCCGTCGCTGATTCGCAGCGCACATAGCCGTCGGGACTCGCTGCATGAGCCGTCAGATAGCAGTTCTTGTAGGTCGACCTAAAGGTGTACTTTCCATTCGAGAGACGGGTAACGGTCCACTTGCTGTGGTACGAAGGCTCATACCACAATGAGGCTACCGAACCGTCGTCTTGGGGCGTCAGGTTCTTGACGTTGATGGGCGAGATAAACCACACGCCCGTCTGCGTCAACGGCTGCGACGACGGCGAAGGGGTCACTGACGGCGTGGGCGACGGCGTGCGAGTCGGAGTACGGGTGGGCGTGGCCGAAGGATCGAGAGGATGGCTATACTCGATGGTGACGCCGCCGCTCCCGCCGGCCATGTCCTGGTACTTTTTGAGACCGTCGCAAATGACGCTCGATCCACCACCCGAACCGCTGTTGGCCGGCGTATAGTCGACGACGGGCGAATTCTGACCGGCGCCACCTTTGCCATTGTAGCCCGCGGCACCTCCCCACGCATTGCCCATGGGACCACCCCACGAATAGCATGTCATGGCATACGTCGAGTTGGAGCCACCGGGGAAGAAGCGGCCGGGAATGGACCAGTCGGCGCCCTTTGTGAACGGGGCATCGACATTGCCGTCGGCAAAGCCATAGCCGGCTCCGGCTCCGCCGGCCTTGATGTCACCCACGAGGGCACCCTGCGGAGGCGGCGCGAGCGCATTGCCGTCATAAGCGCCGGGAGGATTGCCTGCGCCTGGTATGGGTCCAATGGCCGACGACGAGGCGCCGCCACCAGCACCGCCCTGGCAAGCCGTGCGACTGTCGATGGTGGGAGCCGAAGCGCCGCCGCCGCCATAGGCGGTTGCGCGATACAGTTCAGTCCCGTTGGGCGCAGCGGCAACGACCGTGGTCTCGCCTCCGTTGCCGGCCTCGCCGCCAATATTGGGGTTCTCGTAGATGTTGCTGTAGCCCTCGCCGCCCTGGCCGACGCTGATGGTCCATTGGATATTCTGTATGGGGATGCCCCACTGCGCAACGTTGACGGTGCGGTTGAGGATGGTGGCACTGCTGCCACCGCTGGCTCCGCAGTACCGAGTCGAGGCACCGCCACCGCCGCCACCCCACAGGGTCAGCGAAATGTCGGTGGCACCAGATGGCGCCGTCCACGTTGTCGAGCCTCCAACAAACACGCTATAGCGGTACGCATTGGCCACGTGGAGGTTGACGCAGAAAAGGGCTAGCAGCAACGCCTTTAGCGTGTCACTGCGGCACTGGTGCATGATGACAGGGGACGGGCAGAGGGACTGGGCTGTCAGGCAAGAGTGTTTAGGTGAGCAGGCGCTGCGCGTATCCTCGTGTGTCTCTATGGGAACGGACCCGTGATAATGTGGGTTGTTGTTGCTCGGGAAAACCGGGAAGTCGATCCCAGAGAGTATGTGATAAAAATAGAACAAGAGCGTCGGTCTCTATTTAAGGGGATGCAAAGGGGCAACGCGAAAATAGCAACGGCGCGAGGACCCATTGCCCAATGCGCGATTGCCACCATATTGTCGAAAGCAGGCGATCGCTCTTGGGCGCTGTTGCCTGCGGGTGGCTCCAACGCACTGCGGCGCCAACGATCGGTCACTTTTTTTGGGGGTCGCCAATTCGTTTGGGATCGCATGGGCAACGAGGGGCCGCGCCTCCGTGGCGCGAGCGCGTATTGTCCCCACGACGCCGATTCATTTTTTATTTCCCCGTAGGTGTTGTTGTGCACACGGCAGCGTCCGGTTCGTGGTTGTGCGACCCTTGTTTCGCGCAGGCACAGGCCAGGTCGGTTTTCGACAAGGCTCGCCAACGACTGTGCGGATAGTCGACTGCCAGGCAACTCAACAAACAAACAAAATAATCGCTATCAAAAAAAAGAAAAAACAACGGCAACGGCCGGAGCGACGGCGGCTCAGAAGGGATCGACCGTCATCTAGACGCCCGCTGCGCGCTGTAGACATGGATTACACTACGGCGCACTCAGCGGAAAATATTTTCACGCCTATTTCGTGTGAGCGCGCATCTTTTCTTTGCATCTTTGTCTGTCTCGACTGCAAAGACACAAAACACTGGAAAAAAAAGAGAAACAAAAAAGCCATGCCAAGGAGAGGTTCTTTTTGGCATGCGCCGCAGTTGACCTTTTACTATTTCAGAGCAACCGTCGTATGTGTGCGCGCGTGCCTCTGCACACCACAAAAACATCTGACGGCGGCCAGGTTAGGCAGCCGGGTACTTGGTCCAGTAGAGGCCCGAGTTTTGGTTGAGGTAGAGGACGCCGGCGGCGGTGGTGCCCATATAGGTGCCATGGACGCTCTTAAAGGTCCACTGGTTGTCGGGCCCGATAAGGATGGTCCACTGGCCGAGGGTGCCAGGCGAAGATGACTCGCATCGCACGTAGCCATCGGGGCTCGACGCATGTCCGGTCAAAAAGCAGTTCTTGTAGGTCGACTTGAAGGTGTACTTTCCGTTCGAGAGACGAGCGACAGTCCACTTGCTGTGGTAGGAAGGATCATACCACAGGGAGCGAACCGAGCCGTCGTCCTGGGGCGTGAGGTTCTTGTCGTTGACGGACGAGATGAACCACACACCCGTCTGCGTCAGCGGCTGCGACGACGGCGAGGGAGTGACCGAGGGCGTGCGCGTGGGCGTGGGGGTCACGCTCGGGGTCGGGCTGCGCGAAGGCGTCGGCGAGGGCGAGGGTGCCACTGGATGGTTGTACTCGACGATAACGCCTCCCGACGCACCGGCGGCGTCCTCGTTGTACTTGGTCGGTGCACAGACGTAGGCCGACCCACCGCCGGCGCCGCTGTTGGCAGCGGGCACAGGGTTGCTCAGACCGCCGCTGCTGCCGTGACCGCCGTTGCCGCCGTAGCCGGCAGCGCCGCCCCACGAGATGCACGCCGTCGTCATGGATCCCATGCCACCGGTAAAATGGCGGCTGCCTACGGTCCAGTCGGCGCCGTTGCGGTATGGCACGGTGGTGACGCCCGGCTGGTAACCGGCACCGGCGCCAGCGCCTCCCGCCTTGATGTCGCCCACGAGAGCGCCCTCGCCGGGCGGTCCGGCCGGATCCTGGTCAGCGCCGCCCGAGGGCAAACCGCCGCCGGGCGTCGTGCCCACGGCTGAAGACGAGGCGCCGCCACCCGCGCCGCCCTGGCAACCGCGACGCGTCGACAGGTACTTGGCATAGGCGCCGCCGCCGCCATAGGCCCGCATGGACGCCAACACGGTACCATTCGGGTGAAGGGCATAGACGCTCGTGGCACCGCCGTCGCCGGCGCTGCCCTCTGTGTAGTCACTGCCAAAAGGCGGATCATAGGCCGCGCCGCCCTCGCCGACGACGATCTCCCACACGACATCGCTCGGTGCGACGCCCCACTGCGAGTCGTCCACAGTGCGGTTGAGGATGGTGGCACCGCTGCCGCCGCCGGCGCCGCATCCGGCAGTCGACGCTCCTCCTCCTCCTCCGCCCCACAGAGTCACCGAGATGTCGCTGGCACCGGGCGGCGGCGCCCATGCCGTCGACGAGCCTACAAACACCGTGTAGCGGTAGGCATTGCCGGGGATGACCCAACAGCACGCCACCAGAGCCAACAGCGCCACGGCAGTGGCGATCGAATTGTTTGAGCGCATATTGCTGCTGATAACAATCGCGTCTTGTTCGAGTGCTGCTGTCTGGCCTGTTTCTTGTTCTTGTCGATGGCGGCAAGGGTGAGCGCGTCGGATCGTCAATTCAGGTCGAGTCGAGTCGGTAACTGTTGACGGTCTATTTTTAGTCATCATGTGGGATGGAATCCACCGCTGGTCGATCGAGCCCACGATGGGCGCGGGTCGTTGCCGTGTCTGGCCTTTCGCGTCGGCAAGGCACGCCCGACCGCGCACATCGAAACACTCGCCAAAAACAAACAAAAAACAACCATAATGAGCCCCCTTTTTCAAATGATCCTCTGCATATTGTCGGCGTCCCCAGGCCGACGGTCAAAAAAAGGCGCGTCGGCCGGCCACGCCGAGGCGCCGTCGTCGGGGCAATTGTTGCGCTCCCATGGGCAAAATATATTTTTTTCGCGACTCTGTTCCTCACGTCGTCGCTTATGAGGTCCAACTGGGCGGTTGCCGGGCACGCGTGCGCCTGGCTCCCCGGTGCCTTGAAGGTTTTTTGCTGCCAATGACGGCGTCTACGGATCGGATTCAGCCAACACGCGTGCCTTTGGCATTTTCTTTCTCGTGGCACGCTGTCGTACTTTCTGTCGTCTATCTGTGCGCGCAGACACACAGAGAGACGATAAATTGTAAAAAGTTTGGCCTTGAATTTATCCTTGGTAAAAAGGCCGCCCCCGCGAGAGCGAGAGTGGCGTGTCTGCCGCCCCTGCGTCGAACCCAAAACCTCTGATGTCATCGTTGAGCCCAAAGTCTTTCAGCAACGCCGACCCACAAAAAAGGCGCACGCGGGAAACAGAATAAACATAACAGCACTATCTTTTTTTCTTGTAAAGCGATTCTTTCCTTCTTTCACCATAGTTATCGAGTGCCTATGGGGGTTGTCTGTGGGCGGTTCTCTCAGACACTTGATGGCAGGCGACGTGCTCGGCGCACTGTCGACCCCACGCGCGACAATCGATTTTGCCGCCTACTCGCCTACCAATTAGGCGGACGAATACTTGGTCCAGTAGAGGCCCGAGTTTTGGTTCAAGTAGATGACGCCGCCAGCGGTGGTGCCCATGTAGGTGCCATGGACACTCTTGAATGTCCACTGGTCGTCGGGGCCGATCAAGATGGTCCACTGACCGTTAGTACCCGGTGTGGTCGACTCGCAGCGCACGTAACCGTCAGGGCTGGCCGCATGGCCAGTCAGATAGCAATTCTTGTTGGTCGACTTCAAGGTGTACTTTCCGTTCGAGAGACGGGCGACGGTCCACTTGCTGTGATAGGAAGGGTCATACCATAGCGAGCGAACCGAGCCATCGTCCTGAGGCGTCAAATTCTTGTCGTTGACGGGCGAGATAAACCACACGCCCGTCTGCGTCAGCGGCTGCGACGAAGGGGTCGGGCTCGGCGACGGAGTGCGCGTGGGCGTGGGAGTCGCGCTCGGTGTCGGAGTGCGCGTCGGTGTCGGCGAGGGCGACGGGGCCACCGAATGACTGTACTCGATGATGGCGCCACCCGATCCTCCCGACCCGTCGGTGCCATATTTGTACGGGTATAGGACGTACGCCGTGCCGCCGCCCGCGCCGCTGTTGGCAAGGGCACTGAACGAAGGTGCGTCGACATTGCCGCCGCCTCCATTGCCATTGTAGCCGGCGGCGCCGCCCCACGACACCAGGCCGCCGGGCATTATCTGGCCCTGCCCGCCCAAAAAATGGCGACTGCCCACGGTCCAGTTGGCGCCCTGGCGGTGCGGTGATGTGTCAAAGCCTTGATAATAGTCGGCGCCGGTGCCCGACCCGCCCGCCTTGATGTCGCCCACGAGGGCGCCCTCCTGCGCAGGATCATAGGGGCTCGTGTTGACACCGCCCGAGGGCACGCCGCTGCCGGGAATGGTGCCGACGGCCGACGACGAGGCGCCGCCGCCCCCTCCACCGAGACATGTAGGTCCCTGCGCGATAGACTGAGAGTCGCCACTTCCTCCGCCCCCTCCGTATGCCTTGATCTCTGTCAGCACGGTTCCGTTGGGGTGGAGGGCCCGAAAGATGCTCGTGCCTCCGTTGCCGCCGTTGCCCCTGTTTCCTTCGGCGGTCGGGGGGATCGCAGGGACAAAGCCCGCGCCGCCGAGTCCGACAACGACCTGCCACTGCACATCGCTCAAGGCCACGCCCCACGACGAGGCGTCGACGGTGCGATTGAGTATTGTGGCGCCGCTGCCGCCGCTGCCGGCGCACGCCGACGTCGAGGCCGCTCCGCCGCCACCGCCCCACAGAGTTACCGACAGGTCGGTGGCCCCGACCGGAGGCGACCACGTTGTCGACGAGGGCACGAATACGGTGTAGCGATAGGCATCGACGGGTGCGATGCACAGGGGCGACGTCAGCAGCGTCAGCAGCGCGATGACGCTCGCGACCGATAGCATTTTAGTCATCCTCTAGGGTATTTTTTGGGGATGGCGTGGTTTGGGGGGGGGGGGGCGTGTGTGCAAGCGCGGTCGCCTTTTAATGGTGGCGTGCCGAAAAAAGATCCGGTGAGATGGTGACACTGTGGCGGTGATTGGTGCTAAATTGGGAGCCACTCTGCGTTGCCGCAGTAATCGGATGCTGCCTACTGGCGCCTTGCGTTCGCAGATGGAACCTCTTGCGCTACGAATAACTCTGGTTCTTGTGAGACAGCGCTCTATGCTCATTTTTGTCCAAACCGGCATCGATCGCAATGACTGCGTGGATCCGCCTGCGGCTGTATCTTTGCTCATGTGATCATCTCCACAGCCGCAGCATCTATGCGCGCGCGCATTTTTGTGACGAGGGCGCCCTTGCGATGGTGGGTTATTCGGCAGAGACAAGACCAAAAAAAACAAAGAGGGGCGGGGGACAGCAACCAATCGGCAAACCACCCGCCGCTGGGGGCTCTGCTCCTTTATGTCGGTTCTCTCTCTCTCTTTGTCTTTTTATTTTTCGTCGGCACACCGGTCGATTTTTGCTGTCGTGTCTGCATGGCCGTATTTGGCTAATGCACAGCAACGAAAAAGGTGTCTGTGGTCGCGCGCGCTGTGACAGCGGCTACCGCAAAGAACGGATATTGAGCGCGGCGCTCGTGATGACCCTTGTACAACGGCAAAGGGCCTACATATGCCTCTTGTCGGTCCACAAGAATAGAAAAGAACAAAAGAAAGAAAAAAAAGAGACGGTGCCTAGTAAAACGGGACCGCCTTTGCAAAACGCGCCGTCGACGCAACATTGACATTTGGCGCTTCCTCAAGTAATCAAACAACAATAACAACAACAATTCGACCACGACATTCATGGACATCTGCCACTGTTGTCGCATGTTGGCCACGCTTGCGCTCTTGGCATGTTTCGCGACCGGCGCCGTCTGCCAAAAGCACCCGCAGGCCAGCGTGTTGTCAGGGCTTGATCGCAACGCCGTGGGCGTGACCATTCGGCTGACCCGCTCTGCCTGGGTTGATCCTTTGGCCGGGGCCAAGGCTCGCATCGCCGTCGGTTCCCTCCTGAATTTAGTGGCGACCGTCAAGACCGCATCAGGCGCCAGCGTCGATCTCGTAGCCGGAATAGGCCTCTCATCGGCTCTGTGGGCTCATTGGGGTTCGTCCTTGGGTCGCCCCGTCGGTATGATGGATTTTCCGGGCTACGAGGGCCCAACGGGGTGGCCGCGTATGCCCCATACAGGAGGAGACCTTTTCCTCCACGCCAAGGCTGCACGTCGCGATGTCCTCTACGCGCTAGTTTCTCTCCTCATTGAGCATCTCGGCGGCGCAGACGAGGTCACAACTGCCGACGCGTGGACCAACGCGCTCGACGGCCAGAATCGCGACCTCACCGGTTTTGTCGACGGCACGGTCAACGCACCCGCCGCACAGAGGGCAGCGGCAGCGCTCATCAGCGCCGCAATCGATCCTGCGCACGCCAACGGGTCGTACGCGATCGCCCAGGTGTGGCACCACGATCTGGCTGCCTTTGGCGCGCTCAACCAAAGTGCCCAAGAGGCTGTCTTTGGACGGACCAAGGCGCACTCGTTGCCCTTGGCCTACCAGGCGCCGTCGTCCCACGTGGCGCGCGTGCGCCAGAGCGCGTTGGGCTACTTTATCGTGCGTCAGGCCATGCCGTGGGGTGACGCGGCGGGTCGCGCGGGGCTCTTTTTCATTGCCTATTCGAGCGACGCCCGGCACCTCGACGCCATGTGTCGCTCGATGGTGGGCAGCGGACCTGGCATTCCGGGCGCGCCCCACGGTGTCCCCGACGCGATCATGCGCTTTTCGACTCCCTCCACGGGCAATTACTGGTACTTTCCGTCGATCGAAATGCTGGCCCAAATCGCCAAACAAGCCATGGTATGAGAGTTTTTTGTCCAAGACAATCCGGCACTTTGTTCTCGTCCGTTTTCATCTGCTTTCGCTCCTGCCCCTATCGATTTGTGTCGTCTGCCTCTGTCGTCATTGTCTGGTGTTTTCTTTCCTGGCTCTCTTTCAGCACCACAAGGACGAAAAGAAAAAAGAAAGAGCATCTCCCGATGACGCCCTTGTTTTTTTTGAGCAAAGATCCCGCGCGCGCTTGGTCGGGGTGCGGAAATAGGTCATTGGGTCAGCCTTTTTGTTGCATATTTTTCTTTAGGCGCGCATGCGGCCACGTCCGTGAGAAGCGAGCCGCTCCGAGAGACAAAACATGTGACCGCCCGCAGGTTGCCGCCGCTGCCAAGAGACAGCAACACGCAGCCGACAGACTTGCGGCAGAAACAACCACCAGGCTGACCAATCGAAAGACCGAGAAAAAGGTCACCTACAATTGCTGGCAGCATGAAGGGCCGGGGAACAGGCAGGCGCCCGCCGGTGCGATCCCGCCGGACCGGGGGCACCCAGAGTCCTAAATATAGGCGCCACTGGGCATCCTTTGGCAACAAGACAAGAGCCACATATGGGCGAAATATTGGTGCGCATCAGCAACGCTCTGGCCAGAGATGAACCCAGGATGATGCTAGATCATCGCGACATAATGCCGGATCTGTCTGTCTCGACCGCCGCCGCGCTACATCGATTCGGTTCGCCGGTGGCGTGCGTGTTTGTGTCATGGGGTACAGCGACGGCAGCACGCCTCAAGTCTGGCGCAATTGTGATACGCGGCCTGGGACCTGACGGCATCCCCGACTATCGTGTGGGCGACGACGTGGCCGGATTTCCTCTGGCGGCGTCCAACGGCTGCCGTTTGCCGTGCGTGACAGATCCCTTGACGCGCGCCGTGGATTACGGATCACGCCGGTGCGTGCAGGCGCTCGTGCAAAGCGGCGCGCAACCGGCGCCATCAATCGAGGCCCTCTTGGTGGTTGCTCTCGATCGACTCCTGTGGGAGAGCGTGATCGTCGTCGACTGTCAAACTGGTCATGGTTTATCTAATGACGTGCCGATCGAGTGGGGCCCACCGACAAGCCGCGCTGTAGACCTGGCGGGTATCGTCGGCGACCTGCTCAAAGCCTTTGCGCGATCGTCGCCTATAAGCCACCTCGATATGAACCCCCTAAGTGCGCTACGTGCCACAGTATCGAGCAACGACCGCCTAGGGCGGGTGTCACCTATAGGTTCGATCAACTCTACGGCGAGACTTGTTGGCCAGATCCGACAGACGGTCGACGCTCTACTGCGCGCGGGGTACTCGCCCGACGAGCCCGTGGCATCGCTGCCCCAACGGTCGTCGATCTATGGAGGTCTTTTGGATCACCGTGACGTATCGGCATCATGCGTCGACGGCTTTGCTTTGGACGCGTGCGCGGCGGCAGCGACAGAACCCGATGGATCGATTCGACGGCGCCGTATGGCCGCCGTGCGCATCACTGAACGCCAAGCAGCCGCCGCTGCCCACGCCGTCGTCAAGATGCGCTCTGGGGGCTATGGACTTGGCGGCGACCTTGTCGAACAAGGCATGGATGCCATTCGAGACGCATATGCCGGCGTCGCGCCCTGCAAAGATTCTGTTGACGCTCAACCGCGAACCCGCCAGCCGCATTTTTCCCGTTGTTGTCGACTCGCCAGGAAGAGCACCCCAAGCGAGAGAGACAACAACGACGCTTGACCGCCGCAATTTGATACAAGCAACCAAAAAAATAAAATAAAAAACAAGAGCCCGATCGATAAGGGTGCGCGCCCCCAACGAACAGGGGCGGCGGGGGAGTTTTTCTGTTTCGCTTTGTTCGGGTTGCCTGACCACCAGAGACAGGGAGAGAGAATCGATTGGCTGGTTGGTTTTTTTGACGGAATTATCCTCGTCGGCCTATCGCGTCCATCGGCTCGAATGGCGCCTGCGCAGAAAAAGGTGTGCCATCGCGGGCGACGGCAGCGGCAACAGCCAGAGACAGGACGCATCGACGAAAGACGCCGGGATCGTTTTTGGTTTCTTTCTCTTTTTTTGTCACAGAAAACAGGACGCGGCATATGCCCCGAGGCAACAAGCAAGCCGCGCGCTACGCCCGCAACAACAGGGCAAAAAAAGGAAAAAGAGATCGCGCGCATCTCAGCGTCGGCCGTTGCCTCGCCAAAGGCGGGCACAAGCACAAAAGAGCGGCGCACATGGCCAAACCTGCCGCCAAGGGCGCGACCGGCCGTGCGAACGCCGATGGCGGCGGCGATGACGACATGGTCCAATCGGCTTTCGAGGCGCTGCCGTGCGAGATTGTCGTCGCCATACTCGACCACTTGCCTCCGAGAGATGTCGCCGCTGTCGCATCGACCGACTCGGCACTCTATGCCATCGCGCGCCCGTCTTTGGATCGATCACTGGCAGACGTGCTGAGCGCAGCGGGCGTTGTGGTCGATCGAGACCCAGTCGCACATTTTGCAGCCCTCCACAATGCGATCGCCCGCGACGACCCGACCACCGTGCTGGCCATCCTCAAGGCCGGCATCATTTCCTCGGTGGACGACCAAATGCCGTCGGTCGACTTTTTGGGTCATCACGCCACCCCCGTCACCATCGTTTTCGGTATTGGCTTTGGAGATGTGATGATCGGGGACTGCATACCAGGCACGCACAGGACGTGGCGAGGTCACGCGCTGACCGACCCGCACAATGTCGACTCGTGGAGGCGCACCGACCGCGACATAAGCACCATGCCACTATTGAGCGTATCCTTGGTTGACGATGTGCCCATGGCTACGCCTCTTATCAAGGCCGTGCGCTATGGCTCGAGGCGCGTGGTGCGCGCTCTTCTCGCGATCGGCGCGCGAGCCGCGCCCTCTCTCGAGACGCTCCTCGCTTGTGCCCTCGATCGACTTTGCGACTGCGCAGCGGGCCTGATCGACCATCACATGACCACAAAGGGTTGCAACGCGCAGGGCGCGTGGGGCACACTCGAGAAGCGCGACACGGATGTGGTCGCTATCGTGGGAGATCTCTTGGCTACATTTGAGCGCGCGCGTCCCACTCTGGGCATCTTTGATCTTAACCCGCTTTCGGTGTTGCGTTGTGTCATCTCACCGCATCGTTCAGATGGCTTTGTGCCACCCGTCGCTACATTGGTGGAGATGCTGATGGCTGCCGGCTACTCGCCTGACGATCCTCTGTCTTTGATCTGCACGGGTCGCCTCAGACCGAGCCAAATATGCGAGACACAGCACGCAACCTCGCCCGGCAAGATACACACATGGAGCGACGGGGCGCGCCTCATTGAATCGGACGAGATCGCTGCATTGCGTCACTGCCAGGCTCAGGCGACGGAACGGCAGGCCGCTCAAGAATCCTACGAGATGACTGCGTCCTCTGGCGGGTCGTACCGCCGGGCAGAGTTGGACAACTTGGCGATGATGCTCGATCTTTATGGCTCTTTTGACCGCGCGAGTTCGCGCCAGGCGTGATCCTCGCGGGCAGGGCGGCCATCGGTAACCGCCGCCGCTGCGTTGCCTCGTGCGTGCATGTCCTCTGTCCCGTGTGTGCCCCATTGCGCGTTGACGTGCGCCCTGCGTCGGCAGCCGGCCTCTCGAAAGAATAGAAAAAAAAGCCAATGCTTCATAAACCATGGCGCAGTTTAAACTATAAAAAAAGAACTAAATGAAAACGCGCTTCACTGCCGGCGCCAACAGAGGCCTAGAGGAATGTGCATATACTGAAAAAAGTCGGCGCCTTTTTTCTGTCATTTATTGCTTCGCAGCAGTCACCAACTCCAACGACCTTCTGATGTCACTGCCCTCTTTTTTTGGTGTCAGCAAAGTAGGCGAGCCGCAGGAGCCTATCGTGGTTTGGCGTTGGCCATTTAGGCCCAACTTTGCGCCAAACAGCCAAAAGTAAAAAATACTGTGGGTTTTAGGATTCGAGTCGCTTCCGTCTTTCTTGTCCATTTAGCCCGACCCAACGCCAACGGCGGCCTGCGCGCCAACAAGACAATTGCCCGGAACCCATCCACACACAACGACAAGAAAGCAGCGCAAGGACGCAAAGAATAAAAATTCGCGACACTTGACACGCACGCGCACACGACGACAATGACAACGAGAGCCCACCCGAGCGGCACTTGCCAACGCTTTAGCGCTTTTTTGCGCGAAAGGAGTCAGGGCCGCCACCTTTTCAGGGGCAATCTCTTTGATTGTTTCCATGATGGCCTTGCCGACACCCAAGGCCGCAAGGTGATGGCGACGGAAATATCCTGCCATAATGGCATGAACGACATTACCAACCTGGTCGTTATCGACGGAGCCACTGATACGGCCAATCCAGGCACATTCGATCTCGACGAGCGTTGTTTCTGACCTCTATGCGCGCATGCGGTCTACCCATAGATTTGAGACGCAAGGCTCAGCCTCGTCCGTTTATGTCGGGGCGCTCTTGTTTTTTCCGTTAAAAATATATTCTTTTTTATTTTTCGAGGCTGCAATGCTAAAAGGGTATCGCCCCAGGGTCGACGCAGACGCAAGAGGCCAGGCCGCGCCAGCCTCGGCCTAGCGGTGGCGTTGGCCTTTTCCTTGATCGATCTTTTGAGGATCATACAATGCACGATATGCGTCGACGGTTGTCTCTGCAATATTTTTTTCCGACGACCGATCTCATTCGAAAAATTATCGTCGATGTTCTCTTGTCCTTGGTCGTCATTACTCGCTGCCTCTTTATTGATAGGTAAAAATATATACAGTTGTTGCGTGCGTGCGTGTGCACCGCAGAGACGACACCAAGAGTTTCGAAAAAAAAAGTGCGCGCTCAAAATGTGCGCGGCCTCGAGCCATCACGGAAAAAGAGCACGACAAAAATCGACCATCTCCTCCCACAGGTATTGTTTTCTCGGTTGATTTTTGCGAAAATCTATTCGCTTCCGTGCACTCTGAGATTTTTTAAGGTGGCGAGCGACATGAGAGTTAAACAGGAAATCATAAATCATCGAGTCCATGGGATTGAACATTATAATATTTCGCATTGGCTTCCGCTCTGTTTGTCGATAATGTGGCCGAGGACATCCTCAAAGTGAACGATTCTGCTGGCAAAGCGAAAACTGTGGCCGATTGCGCCGCCGGGCCGTCGAGTGCTGCCCTTGATGATACTACGCAGGAACAAGAATCTCAACCACCTTATCCTTGACGTAGCCCGACTCGTCGCGCTCATCGCGATAGCCCATGGGATTGTTGACGACGCGCACTATATGTCCTCGTCCAGCGTCATCGCCACCGCCGCCGTTGTCGCTATCGCCGCCTTGATTGTTGATGTCGCAGCCGCCAGAGACCACCTCATAGTCTGATGCTGTATGCGTGTGCCCGTGGAGCCAGAGAACGACGGGAGACTTCATCAGGCGCTCCAGATTGGTGGCAAAGGCGCACACGAGTCTCGACGTCGCATAACGGCGGTGGATCGATCGGAACGATGGCGCATGATGGGTGAGCACGACCACGGGCTGCCGGGGCGCGCTCCTCGCTGCCTCAGCAATCTGCTCCTGGATAAAGTCGACCGACGTCGCATGGAGGGCGTTGGTGTCGGTCACGGTCAACAGGCCCTCGGTCGGTGGCGTCGAGGTTCGACAGGCTATCTCGTCCCCGTCGTAGTGGCAGTCGACGGGGGCAAACCTCGCGACGGGGTGACGCCGCACAACATCGCTGTCGTCCTCGTTGCAGACCGTCAACGAGGGCGCCGCCGTGCGAATGAGATGATAGTCGTTGATGTCCTTGGTGCAGCGGTTTCGAAAGACGTTGGGAATAAACGACCAAAGCGTGGAGCCTACGTAGCGCACGCCGTCGAGCACAACAGCGTCGTCATCGAGAAGATGCACGTTGGGATAGAGGGCGCATTTTTTACGCATCGTCGAGGCCAAGTCGGCCATCGAGGGAGCATCCGGCGCCGAACCGCCATAGTATTCGTGATTGCCGGGGACCACGAGAACGTGCTCGTATCGTGCTGCCACGGCGCTCAGGAACGCGTCGTAAGACGACTTTGTGGGCGAACCAATATCGCCCACGAGGGCGAGCACTGATGCTCCCGTGGGCGCGACGATGGCGTCCACGTAGAGCAGCGCCCCGTCATGAAATTCAAGGTGAATATCAGACGCCACTTGGATGCGCACCGTCGACGGCAGGTTGTCCATCTCTGTGTTGGCGCTTGTTGTTTGCGTTGTTGTGATCGATGACGCCGCAGAGCCTTGACCGTTGTCTTTGCCCTCTGCGTTGTGCGATGCGAGTCTGACCTCTGTCGTTGAGGCCACCGAAAAATAGGAGCCGTTTGCTCCCAGCGACGCTGTTGCACAAATGTGCCTGGTCTGCAACCTGCCTTTATTGTGACAAAGGAGACGATACCTGACGGCTGTCGGGTGGATGAGCGGGGGAAAGGCGGCAGGATTTTGCGCAGTCAGTCTTTGGGAGGCGGGGCCATTTTTTTGCGGCCGGCCGGCGATCGCGTTCCGGCCATCGTCACAAAAGGGAGACACAGGCGATTCAATATCTGGCTCTGAGGCCCTTTTTTGGCAGACGCCAGAATGCTTTGTTGGCCTCCCTCGGGCCCCCTCCCGGTGTTGGCGCCGTTGGCGACTCGCTCAAACCAAAAAAGAGGCACGCCGCATCCTTGAGCGCCCCCCCCCCAAACAAGAGGAAAAAATATACGCGATGTCGGTTTTTAATGGGGTTGCAGAGAGTGCGGGAGGGCGAGAGGTACAAACAGGGTCAGGGGTGGCGACAAGACACCTCTATGCAATGGGCAATCGAAAAAAGAACACGCATCCAGAGAAAAAGCCAAAGACTAAAAAAGAGACCGATGTTGATGACAAGGTGCCTAGACAAAGGCCGACATGCCGTCAGAGGCTCCTCCGCACATAGTGTCGAGTTGGGTAAACACCTCCTGCATCGACGGTCGCTTGTGGGCCTTTTTGCGCCAGCAGCGGGCAATGAGGGTGGCCAAAGGAGCGGGACAGTCGGCGGGTATCTCGGGTCGGTTGCCGTCGAGCACGTCCAGCGTGACGGCCATAAAGTTGCGGCCCTGGTAGGGTTGGCGCCGCGTGACAATCTCCCACAGGACAATGCCAAACGAGTAGACGTCGGCCTTTTCAGAATAGTGCTCGCCGCGGAGGATCTCGGGGGCCGTCCACGCCGGCGTGCCGCACCGCGTCATGGTCGCATTGTCTTGGCGGATGCGCGCAAAGCCAAAGTCGGCCACCTTAACCTCGAAATTGGCATCGACCAAGAGATTCGAAGACTTTAGGTCGCGGTGGATGATGGGGCGGGGGCGACCGTGGAGGTAGGCCACGCCGGCGGCCGCCGTGCGCGCCAGTCGCATGCGGGTCGCCCATGGGATGCGCAACGACGTGTCAGACAGCACCGTCCGCAAGTCGCCGCGCTCGACAAACTCGGTGAGGATGCACAGGTTGGGCCGGCGCACGCACGCTCCGACAAACACGACCACGTTGGGGTGCGAGAGTTCGACCAAGAGGGCAGTCTCGGCACGGAGATCGAGCATGGCGCGCTCGTCCAGTTGTTGGCGGATAAAGCGCTTGACGGCCACGTTGCGGCCCTTCCATTTCGCAGAGTAGACGACCCCATAGGATCCGACGCCCACTTGCTTGCCCATCTGGATCGTGTCAAAGTCAATGACCCAACGGCACAGGTTGGCCGATGCCAAATAGCGCTGCTCATTGTCTGTCGCCATGTGCTCCAGGTCTTGCACCGAGGCGCCGTCGCCATCGCGCGGCGATCTCGAGAGCGCGGCCGAGTCCCGTGCCGAGTCTGACGATTCCGATGACGTCAGCGCCGCGTGGGACGCGCCTGCGCCGAAAAAGCGCGCCTCGATGCCCGACACAACAACCTCGTAGATGGCCGTCGTCAATGTGTTTGAATCGGGTAGTCTGGCGCGCCCTACGCGCCGCACCATCAAAGGCACGCCTGCGCTGGCAGAGGCCTTCTCGTCGCGCATGGCCTTGTGCGCCTCGGCGCTCATCACCACCTGGCCGCCGTGGGCGAGGGCGGTGATGTACGAGGCAGCATCGACACAAGCGCCCGAGTAAGCGACGCGCTTGCTAATGCGATCGCGGGTCGTGCGCGGGCTCCCCACGTGAATGCCCATGCGCGCTCTGAGACCGGAAAAGATCAGCGCATCGTCGGGGCCGCCCCACTCCTCGGCGGCGGCCGGATGGTTCATCAGGCGGCGCGGCCATGATATGTTCAAGAGAGCGCGCTGCATGGCGGCACACCACGCGATGGCATCGTCCACACGCGCAAATACGATACAAAAGGAACCCTCACCGCCCATCTGCGCGCCTTCGGTAGCGTCGGTAGCGTGGGCGCCCGTCGACGAGAGCAGCGACTCATAACCGCGATGGGCGTCGAGCAAACCTCGCGCCGTTTCGTTATAGGCAATGGTGGCATCGCGCATTGCCTCGGGGTCGTGTTCCCAGAGTGCGGCCGCGCGCGCCACATCGGCAAAGACGATGGCGACTGTTCCCTGAGGCGGTTCCGGTCCCCTGGTGACGACCGCCACAACCGCGTCGCCGCCACGGTCTGAACGATCGATGCTGCTTGCGGTCGAGCCCGTGTCATAGTCCCTGGCGCCATCGACCGACGACGCAGACGGCAGCGTCCAAGAGTCGCCCGTGTTCCCCATCGCGGCGCCTCGACGAGCAAGGTGCAACCGCTGCTGCTGATGCGATAGGCTGTCGTCATTGTTGCCCGATGACCCCGACGACGATATGCCCATACCTCCGCTCAACTCGCCATGCATGGTCGAGAGACGTGTCATGATCTCCATAAACGCCGGGCGCACCGTGGGGTCGCTGTGCCAACAGTCCTGGATGAGGTCGATATAGGCCTGCGGATGAGTGGCCGTCGCATCTAGAGGCATGGCAGGTCGCGCGCCGTCGCGAATAACCGCGACGGCGACGGCGGCCGGCGACAGTCCCTTGTAGGGTTGGCATCGCGTGAGCACCTCCCACAAAATGATACCAAACGAATAGACGTCGGCCAGGGCATAGTCGACGTCGAGCGTCTCGTTGAGCACCTCGGGCGCCATCCAGTGGACGCTCCCTATGGGCGCTGTGGCGCCGGGCTCGTCGGCGAGGTCGGCCCGAAACTTGGTGAGGCCAAAGTCAGACACCTTGACGTTCCACTTGTTGTCAAGCAAGAGGTTGAGAGACTTGACGTCGCGGTGCACAATGCCTGATATCAAGGTGTCCCATTCACGCGCAACAACAAGAGAAGCATACGCAAACAGAAAGAAGGAAAAAAGAGACAAAGGGTGAGCCCAAAAGCGCAAAAACGGGCAAGCCACGCTGCGAGAGAGCAACCCCGACCAGATGTGGCAAAAATGGAGCGGCGGCGGCAGCAGCAACGAGAGCACGGAAAAGAATTCGTACCCGACGAGTGCAAAAAGTAGAGGCCCTTGGAAGCCTGATAGGCCATCTTGGCCTTGAGGGCAAAGGGCAGATCAGGGATGAGTTCATTGTGGAGCAACTGCGCCAACACCCACACAAAGAGATAGAGAGATATTAGTTTACGCGGCACAGACAGGGATGATCCGCCCGAACAATGATGGAAAACAAAAAGGGCCATCCTCCCGATGCGATAAAAACATAAAAGGAAAAGAATATAAACAAAAAAGGCAAACCGCCGTTCGTCGTGAGCAGCGCGGGGCAATGGGGCCCGAGGGGTCGTGTACCTCATAGAGCGACCCGAGGGCCATGTATTCCATGACGATGCACATATTGGGCGGTTTCGTGCACGCCGCCATAAACAAAACCACATTGGGATGTCGCAGAGATGTCATCACACGCACCTGATCAAAAACGCACAAGGGCACGCGAGGCCGCCACAACCCAAGATCGCGCGTGAGCAGGCGCCCAAAGCCGCGCCGGCGCATACAAAACCAGAGACACGAGCGTCAAGATGAAAAAAAAAAGGAAATAAAAGACGGCCTGCGGCGTCGTGTACCTCTTCGCAGAAATTGCGCTCCATCTCGCGGGTGATAACGTCGGCCGACATGACCTTGACGGCCACGTCGGTGCCCTTCCACATGGCCCGGCGCACCTCGCCGTATCCGCCGCTGCCGAGCGACTCACCGAGGTCGAGTTCGTCATAGCGAATCTCCCAGTCATTGTCTCGGTTGGCGCGACGCGACCGATGGACGGCAACCAAGGCAAAGAGAACGACCAGGCACACTGCGATGGCCAACACAATGCCGACGCTCGTGATACCTACAGCGAGGGCAATGGCCAAGGTCGAGTCGGACCCGGAAGATCCCTTGGTCATGTCACACGAGTCTCCCGTGTGGTCCTTGTCGCAGATGCACTTGCCGCCCGATGCGTCGGGCACGCACGTCCCGTGATTCGAGCACAAGGTGCCGCGAGAGATGCAGCGAGCCAGCACGCTGACCTGTTTGCCATCACACTCGATGCCTGCTAGCGCGTCGAGTACATTGGCGGCGAGCCGTGGGTCGGCAGATGTTGCCACCGCAAAGCCCTGACGCTCTGCCGCCAAGAGGGCGGCCGAATCGCTTTGCGTCCACTGCAACAGATCGGCTAGCGCTGTCGCCTTGGCGCAATCGGTCATCGAAGTAGAGCGGTAGGCGAGGCTGACGACGGCAGTCACAGGCCACGCCTTGTCTGCGTCGGCCTGGGCAACGGGCACCACGCCATCGAGTTGCGCGAGCGATTCGAGGCCGTCCGTAGATACGTACGCCCCGAGAGCGTGCTCCACTGATCCTACATCGGGAGCGATGATGATACCGCCCTCTTGTGCCAGCGACGCCGGCAGCACCGTGTCGACGCGCCAAATGAGACCGGCACCAAATTGGGGCCACATGGCAAAGGAGCCCTCGCGCTCGAGGAGCGCATCGTCCACTCCAAACGGCGTCGTGATGGCAACAAACGCGCCCGTGATATTCTGCACCGGATAGCGCGGAGCATAGGCGCGCCCCACCGAGGCGGCAAATGCCGGGACGTGGTCGCTCAGCCAAGAGGTCAACAGCCAGTTGAAATCAGAGTGGGTGTCGTGGACGATGACGACAATGTCCATCGGGGGCAAGGCGACGCCGGGGTTGAGTGCAGCAATGCGCGGGTGGTCCCATGAGCGTATGGTGCCTAGGTAGATGCCGGCAATGGCGGCGGCATCGAGGACGAGCGGCAACGTCGTAGGATATGGCACGTGGTAGGCCGGCACCAGCGCAAACCCCGCGAGGGGCACCACCGAGAGATCAGCGGGGAGCGCCGATCGAGTATCACGGCCGATGAGATCCGTAGAGCGAGCCCCGACGAGCGTGACACCAAAGTCGCTGCCAAAATCGCTCTGAAGATCGACGGCGTCGGCCGAAGACGTCGTGTAGTAGGCCGCAATCGTCGCTGCCGACGACCACTGCTTGACCCACGTCGTGAGGATGGACAGCGGCGCGCCGTACCCAATGAGATAGTCGGTCTCGAAAGAGGGCGCATAATTACAGAGGATCGTGTCGATGCTGTCGACGACCCGCTTCTTGAGGCTCTGGTCGAGCGGGGCAAAGCGCAGAGCGGTCATGGCCTCGGTGGCCGCGTCGTTGGTGTGCACCCAGGCAAAAAAGTTGACCAACTCCTTGATGCGCGTGCAGTCCTTTTGCACAAAGCGATTACTCAGCGCCACGAGGGGCACATAGGCCAGCGGCCATGAGCCGTCGCCGGGTGCGTCGTAAATCTCGACTGCCAAGTCGCCCGCGGCATAGCGGTCGCTAAAGTCGCGCATGGCCAGTTGCACCGATGCCACCGATGGCTCGACGAGGTAGCCGGCTCGATTGTAGATAGAGGCGGCGCGCACGCTCGATGCGCTCCCTGACGCGTCCGCGGCAGGAATGTCAACATAGTCGACAAAAGTCAGCCCATAAGGGGTGGCGTCGACCCAGGCCACGCGGTCGGGCGACGAGTCGCTGAGGGCGCGACCGCGCCCATCGCGCGCAAAGCGCAATAGGCCAAATGTACGGTTGCGCGAGGCAAACTCGCTGGCAAAGCCAGAGTCAAAACTTTCGAGCGACAGTTTGACGACCTCGGCAGCCGAGAGGTAAAAGTCGTCAATGTAGCCGAGCGTGATGTTGACGGGCGGGAGGCGAGATGCCAGGTCGGGATTGAGGGCGGCAATGGCAGCGTGGTTCCACGTGGCAATGTCGCCGGACCAGATCGCGGCCAGCGTCGCGCGGTCGAGCGCAAGAGGCGGATCGACCAGGGGATCAAACTCGGGCAGGTGATAGGCCATGACGATGGCCTGGCCGGCCAGAGGCAGGTGACTGATATTGTACATTAGCCTGAGGTCGAGACCGATGGGACGCTCGAATACGTTAAAGTCGACAATGTACGACTGGAGCGTGGCGATCGACGATCCCACGGGATCGTAGCGCACAATGACGTCGTCTCGTGGAAAGCGATAAGCCTTGGTGAGCACGTCAAACAAAAGCGACGCCGACTTTGTGCCCGAACCGTTGATACGTGGTCCGACAGCGGCAGAGACCACGATGGACCACGACACCACTGCGAGCGTTGTGGCCATAGCCAGCCAAATAATGGCGGCGCTGCCGGCGTGCCGTCGTAATGGCGACCTCGGCTCGGCGCCGTACTTCATCGTCGTCGTAAAAATGGACAAAAGGTCGGTCCTCCTTGCGGCGCTGCAGTCAGTCGATCGCTTTTGTTTTTTCTTCTCGTATCAGCGGCAGGCGACTCGACTCGAAAGGGCACAAGGATGTAGCGCAGCGCGACCGTGTGTGTCTATGGTGACGGACCACACTAAGAACCTGGATGTGGGTTTGCTAGTTGACGGCACGTGACCAAAGGGTAGGGCTCAACGGCGATCAGTCCGATACGATCCAAAGGGCGTAGACCGGCGTCGTCCCAAAGGATGCGGAGAGGGAGGGCGGTGCGAGGCTTCTTGAAAAGAAACAAAGGGCGCGGTTGATGGCGTCGCTATTGTTGGAGTGTGGTCGACTAGAGCGCAGGTTGGTGGACAGAATATAGGTTGCTCTTGGGCGACTCTGCTCCTTTTGTTGCTCCATGGATATACTGTTCGGCCAATAGAAAATACTTGCAACGGCGCCGACTAGCCAATAAGAAATGTTTCCTTTTTTAAACCAGACCAAAAAGGCAAAGGCCAAAGACACAGAGGCTACGGTCGTGCGGTTACGCATCGCGCCGATGCCACCGGCTTTGTGCTGTGGTCGATCACGTTGCCTAGAACTGCGGTCCTCTTTTCCGCCGCAGTTTCTGTAGCCAATGGGTGTCATTCGGCGATGCGTGCTTGTTGTCGCCCGCTTCTTGCGTGCGTGCCGCCACGGGACGCGAGGGAGCGCACAGTTATTCAAATTTTTGTTTGCGTGCCAGGCACGCTCACCAAAGTGCCATCCCCGTGCGCATACAAAAAAAGATAAGAATTATGCTATTGGCAGGTTGGCTCCTCTGTCATCGTCAAAAATCCTGGGCGCTTTTCCTCTGTGTGCGAGCGCGCGCGATGTCGTGATCCGTCGACATAGCCCACAAGGGATTTATGGCCGACCTTCTGTGTGCGCCATTCAGACCCGCCATTGTTGGTCGGTCCTTTTATTCATTTTTTGTCCCCTGCCGTCCCGACTGCTCCCCATTTTGCTCGTGCCGCCCACAAAGATTCGCGATAAACGGCATGCACTACAACACACACGACCCACCATTCTTTTCGATCATGTCCTTTTTGGGCTCGTGCTTGCGGGGCTTGGCCCATGCGTCCTCTCGCTGCGCCGAGTCGATCCAATTCGCTGCCCGCCGTGTGCTTTTTCTCTTTATTCTGTCTTGTCGATAACAGTCGATAGAATATCGGCGCTGTCGCTGCTTGCGTATGGAATCATCGACGGTAACGCCCTTTACCGTTGTCGTGGAGCGCCCGACGCAAACTGGCGAATACGCCCCTATATCGTGGCCCCTCGGTTGTCCGAGTCCGACAAACACATGGCTTGATCGCCACTATGGCACGATCACTGAGACTGCACAACCAGACGATCTGTCCCTGGTCGAACAAAGCGCCGACTCTGAACTCGTCCACTTGATGGGGATAATCGAAAAGCACATTGCGCTGTGGACCCAGATGGCCCCGCTGCACGCAACGGCATCGGCGAGAGCCATCGCCTCTTTGACAAGGGCAAAGTCGGTCCTCGTCGCCTTGTCCGACGGCGTGCGCGGGCGCGATACTGCGCGCATGTGCGCTGTGGTCTACGGCCATGACTTGGCTCTGTTGATCGAGGCATTTCGCGAACCGCCTGCCTCTCGACGCCGCCCGCCGGCTCCAGAGGTTGACGCCCTCGCAGAATGCGTACCCGTCGATCGCGCCCTCTTTGGGCAAGGACTCGCGCGGGCTATAAGCGCCGTCAGGCGCACGTGGGTGGGCAACGTGCCCTATCCTGCGCCAAAAGCCGACGCCGAAAGCGATGACGGCGACATTGTCGATTGTGAAAGCGAGCAACAGCGCGAAGCGCAATCGTGACACGATGCTCATGTCTTGTTTCCTCTTCACGGTCGGGGGGGGCGAAAAATAGAATAAAATAATTTCTGGCGCCAGATTAGGAAAAAAAAGATTGTTGATCCCCAGACAAAGGACAAGAAACCACTGCGCCTCTTGCCGCGTCCCTCTTTTGTGTGGGCATGCCTTTTGCTCCCACGGGATACACCATGGGACGACAGCGCCAAAGGACACTCGGCAAAAATACCTGGTGCTTTCCTTTTTTTAAAGTGCCCAGAATGGGGGGGGGGGGACTCGTGAGATTCCAGCCCAAGGCGAGGCCAGCATCTAACGCACCAGCCGCAAAGAGATACACGGAATTTACAAGCATACAACCTTTTTTCTTTCTCTTCCTTTTATATTGTCTTTAGGGAGAGGGGACGGTCCTTTCCGTTGGCCAAGACAATGGGGGGAGAGGGGAACAACGTCAGCCCAGTCGATCCAAGAGGGTCTGAACGCGAGCCCTTGTGTCGGTCGAACGCGGAGCCACAGACGCCAAAGCATCCGCCACAGCGACCCGGTATTGAGCAAGGGCGTCCGACGACCATGGCGCCGCGTACGCGATGCCGTCCAACAGGCCCCTGTCGATGGCTCGACGCAGTATCCTAGTGAGAGTGCTGACGCGGTCTGGCTCGTCGTCGTCGAGTCGCAAAGGCGCAGCGCCCAAAAGCAGTGCCCCGGTGGCTAGATCGCCTAGGAGCAGGGTCTCGAGGCCGCTTTCCACAAAGCGATCGCTTGCGTCGCAGAGAGATGCTGCGCAAGCGGCCAACTCGTAGTTGGACGGCTGATCGACGGTGAGAGCCGCATACTCGTAATCAAAGTGCTCTGTAAATTGCACGCCCGTAAAGAGCGCTCCCAAATCGGCGCACAATTTAGGCGTGTAGCCGCGTGAGATGGCATTCTCAATGAGACGGCGTCCGATCCGCAGGCTCTGGTGACCCTGGCGCGTTAGTTGACATTCCAACGCTTTGATACCGGCCGCGCACACGGCATCGGGCGTGCACGCGTCCATGAGTGCCGGCGTGTCCAGGATCAAGTCGCGGCGGCCCTCCTCGGCGGCCCTGCAGAGAATCCAAGCGCGCACATAAGGCTCGGCCTGTAGTGCGGCAGTGATGATCTCTTCTGTGCTGAGGGCGTCTGGCCAGATCCCGTCCGAGAGTTGGGCGATCGCATCGTGCTCAAGGCCAAAGAGCGCCCTCACCTCTGGCGACGCCCTAGGGATACACTTTGCGCAGGCCAATGCCGGATGGGCCGCCAAGAGCATCTCAATCATGTCCCTGCGGTCGTGTTCCACCAGCGCAAAAAGCAGCCGATCGCTGTAGGTGCTGCTGCGCGCCGTAGCCAAAAAGAGCCTGAATACCTCGAGCGGCGCGTTGGCCAGGGCCTCGCTGCCGACCATGCGAACGGACCCGACAACGTCGGGGATCGATGCGCACAGGTAGGCGATCATAGCATAGTTGGAAAAGTCAAATACGCGGCTTATGTCGCTAAAGCCTTTTTCGAACGCGCGCGCCTCCCTCTCTCGCCCGACCGTGTCGGCGCCCGTGACGCGGAACTGCTCGACGACAGGGACGCTGCCGCAGCATATGGCGTGGCCATAGATTTCTGCGAGGGTTTTGTAGAGTCGGCGCGAGCCGGCGGGAGCCGCCGCCGCCGTCGAGGCCTCGACGTAAAAGTGATGCGCGATCGGCCATTGTTTCCACATCGCTGCTCCTCGGGCCCAGTCGATGGCGCATTCAAAGTCCACGACGATGTGACCAGACTCGATGAGCCAATAAATCACGTCAGTGCTGCCGGCTCTGATGGCAGCGCTCGCGACCGCGAGCGCGTGCTCCTCGGCATCGTCGGGATGGGGCATAGCCAGGGCCCAAGCGTCCTCGATGATATCCATGGCGTTGCGCATTGCCGCGATGCACCATACGTCCGACCAGAGGCGTCGAGATTGTGTCAAAGGCCGGATGGCTGCCACAAATCGCCGCAGATCATCCAGAGAGGGCTTGTGGTACGTGAGTTTGGTGCAGAGGGCCTCGACGAGTTTGGGGCAGTTCCAATCACATCGATTGCCAAAGTCGCTCGTGCACAACCATTCGATCGTTTCAATGTCAAACGGTGCACCAGATACCAGCCGCCCAGCGATCAGTCCAAACATATTGGCCGGCTCGAGCAGACCGTGGCGGTCCAAGACAGAGAGCATCTCCTTGCCCGAAGCAAACTTGCGTGCTTTGTCGGCCACAAAATCGGATCCTATGGCGTGTTGGCACAAGAGATTGAAGGCGCCCACAGCGCCCGCCATGGCGGCGCTGTCCAGCGCATGGGTGACGCTGCACAACTCGGACCTCGTTGCAAGCATCCATGCGACAACGTCGGTATGGTCGCCTGACGCAGCGCCGCAGAGTATGGTGGTGGCTGCGCAACAAGTTAATAGCCCATGGCGTTCCTGATCGGCATAGAGCCACTGCAGAGCCGCAAGTCGGCCGGCTCTAGCGGCTGCCTTGAAGCACGCGCGCCCAAAGCGAAAGTGCTGGCGTCCCTGTGCATTGGCGCGACGGCGCGCCCAGGCTAGCGCCTTGATATCGCCCCGCTTGGCCATCTTGTTTAAAGGTTCAGTATGCCATTGGCGGCGTAATGCGGCTTCGTGGGCGAGCGCCGCTGCTAGATCGATCGACGCCAGGCGGCACGCGCCCAGAGCGACATCGTCGAGGTTGCATGCCATCTCGACGATTATCTCGATCGGCAGTTGAAGCATCAAACATGGCACCGCGGAGCGTGTCGCACGGTCATCTGATGGCGAGCGGCGGCGTGCTATCTTTGAGCGGCGACCGCCCAAGTCTCGGGGTCGTTCTGGACCGACAAGCGTTGGCGCATCATTTGGTACGCCTGCCTCGTCGGCGCTATTTGACGTGGCCATGCTCTCGGGGGCCTCTAACGCTCTTTTGTCTGCCTTTTGGTTTTCGCGTCGCTTTGCCCGCGCGGTGGTCAAGGCTGGGGGGTAGAGGCAACTTTGAAAGATGCGCTTGTTGACAAAGGGCGGCCAGGCCAAGCGATTTTTTTGTCTGCGCGCCTTGCACTATTGTGTTCTCTTCCGCGGGTGGTCGTATGTCGGCACGTCAATCGGGGCAGTCTATTGGCAGACGTCTTTTGATTGGCCAATGAAAGGCCAATGCAGTCCTGCAGTCGCAGAAAGTCCCGTGGTGCCATTTTAGCCTTTTGGCCATTGCCTGCCACCCCTCCCTTTTTTTCCCTATCGCTTTGCGTTGGCATCGTAGCCCGTCGGCTCCCCGTTACAAAGAAACATCCCGACGCCGGTGGCCTTTCCCGCAGAGCCATTGCCGCTCCCTTTTTTTCTCCATAAAAGGACAAGGAGAAAGAGCCCGTTCAGCACAGCACCACCGCCCACCTGCGCCACCCAAAAGGGGGAACATATCCTCTCTCTTTTTTCTTTTTCTGCTCTTTCTTCTCGTGTCTGGGGCCAGAGACGGAAAGAGCCGCAACGATGGCGTCATGGGCCAGCGTTCCCGACGAAGTATGGGACTTGCTTCTCAACGGTGTCGACGCTCGAGGTCGATCTCTCTTGGATCCGCGCTATAGAGTTGCCGCTCGCGCGGTCTGCCGTCGGTTTCGCACTGTCGTGTCGACTCCCTCCTCTGCAGACAGGGCGCGCCTTGCCGCAGGCGGTCGAGATCCATCGGGCAAGCGCGCCGTGGGCGCCACAATCGGCGTCACCGTGGCGGCCCAGTTTCTGGCGCAAGTTGCCGCGGCCCGACCAGACCTCTCCTTTGACGGAGCCGTGCTAATGTTGCGCGACACCTACCTACCGACCGCAACGCCGCTCGATTGCGAGGTGCTAGCGGCCGGTGCTCTTTCAGGTGCCGCCCACTATGTGGACGCAGTCGCGTCTGTGCTGGCCGCCCTTGCCATGCGTGACGACGATGACAACGACGATCTCATGGATGACGCCAAGCCTCGCTATGACTGTGCCGCCGCGAGGCTCGTTTATCGTGTATGCGTCGAGCACGGTTGCGCGCTGGGCACGGCCGTGGCTGCGCCCTTTTTGACGATCGACCACCTGATCGAGCCCGTCGTGAGAGCCATTTGGACGCTCGACGACATCGCCGCCGTCGAGCGGATCAAGCGCGTGCGTCGGGCGGCGGCGCTCAGATGGCACAAGACCAAGGACGCCAACGGACCCTATGCCGAGATTGATCAGGCCCTGTGGACGGCCCTCCTAGAGCACAATGGAACGCCCGCGATGGCGTTGGCTCTGTTTGATATCGCGCCACAGCGATGGCTCTCGCTCAAATCGCGTCGCGCGTCAGGATTGCTCCGGGTGCGCCCCGTCCGCGGCGGGCCGACATTTGACATTGTCTGTATATGGCGAGGCGGCCCCGAGGCCGAACACGATGCCGTCCGGCTTGTCAAGCGCGCCGCGCACGCCGGCGATTGCCTCATCGTGGCGTGGATGGTGGGCTGCCACCAGGAATACTTGTACAACCCTAGGTCGGGTGTCGATCCGCCATTTGGGCCTGTGCTGTTTGACGACATTGTACGGCTATCGATGCGCGCCGGCACCTACTCGGAGATCTCGCCATGGCTGATTCAACAAACCGATGCGCGCCCAACGGCCGAGACCATAGCGCGGGTACTCGACATGGCCACAACCAAGCACGAGACGAGCCATGAGGTGACCCGGTTTGTAAACGACTGGCCGAGGGAAGTGGTCGACGCTCAGCACGGCGCAGCGCTCGTTGCCTATTTGGCGAGGCGGCCGGCAACACACATCGCGTCCCTACTACGCACTTATGCTCCGCCGTCTGCTGGACCGATCACCCAAGGTCTCTGGGCCTATCATGCGGACAAGATCAAGAGCGCATGGGAGGACGACGACGTGGTTCTCGTGTGTCGCATATTGGTGGCGCTGTGCATGGGCGCGCGCCGATGGGGCCTTGTCGATGCAGCGGCGATCGCGGTCGCCCGCGGGCGGCTCCCTCTGTTTGGCGGCCGCGACGAGTGGGCCGATACGCTCGATCGGATGGACAGGGTCGCCCCCGCCGAGCACGTCTGGGCGCCCTGGTGTGGCAAGGTCGGGCCGCTGCCGCATGCCACCGCGATGGCCCGTGCCGCGCGCGACTGGCCTCGTTCAGACGAACGGTCCATTGTTTTGGGGGCTCTGAGGCTCTTTGATGGCATGTTTCGTGCAACGCTCGACAAGACCGTGGACCCTCTGTTGTCGACAATGTGTGGCGATCCGCCCGCCGTTGCTGTCCCAATATGATTGTGATTGTTCTTTTTTTTGCTACTTTTCCGCCGAGTTCTTTTCGTCTGCCTCTCTCCTCCTTTTTGGTCGTGCTCTCGGGCGGGCTCTCAACGTGGGCCGAGCACCGATATTGTGGCGCATGTGTTGTCCGTTGGTCTTTCTGTCTGTCTGTCTCTGTGTTTTTTTTCAGTGCCTCTCGTGCGTTGGCGCCGGGGCGGTTATGCCAATGGGGGCCTCCGAACCCGACAGCAAAAGCGCGCCCTCTTTTTTTGATTTCAGCCTTGACGCGATGGCTTTCTCTGGCCGCGCAACATGCGGGTGTGTTTTTTAAATTGGTTACGGTCGTCTTGCGTACGGAGACCGCGCCAGGATCGATTTTGCCTCACGCAAATCGCTCTCAGGACCTCTTTGTTTTGCGCGTCAGAGAAAAAGGGGCCGACAAAGAAGGCCGACACTTGGCGCACGGGGGGGGGGGAGTGACGACGGCCGCATATCGATCATACAGCGGCGAGATACGCCCTAGAAAAAAAAGGGGATCGCGCTATTGTGTGATCTTAAATGAAGAGGCTTTGCCAAGAGACCAAAACAAAAAAGACAGCCAAAGGGCGCGCTTGCCATGAGGGACGCGAATGAATTTTCCCTCGTCTCTTTTTTAGGCGGCAACGACGCGACGACCATCTTTTTGTCGTCGCCTTGCGTCGTCGTCACCACGCGACCAACAAAACAAAAAAAGAAAAAGACCACCAAAGGCGACGACGAGAAGTCAGCGAGGATTTGGTCGATGGGCTGCAGTGCGTTTTTATTTCAGTCATAATAATAATAATAAAAATTAATTCTATTTCTCGCCGATGGGGCACACAAAAGGTAACCCACCCGAGAGGGAGCGAGGCTCGTGAGCGGGTTGCGCGCGCAGGGCCCTGCAGGAGGCCTTTTTGTTTAATCAACGCACAAACAGCGCCCTATGGCGACAAATGGGCACGGGCCCCCAATTCTCTCCTCAGTGCCTGTTCCTCGAGACGACGGCACTCGCCAATCCAGCACGCCGGTAGAGGTGCGCCTGTTTTTGGCAAGACAAGCACCAATCAGGGACGAATTTTTGGTTTTTGCTCGCGGCGGCCTGACGCCATAAAAGACACGACGCTTTATTTGCTTTTGCTTCCTTTGTCAACCGACAAGTACACGCCTCTGTCCTGCGTCCCCCCCCCCGATCACTTGGTACGGTCATATATACACACACGGAGCCATACTATTTTTGCTCTTTGCTTCTTTGGTCTCTCCCCTGGCGCTCTTCTTCCCTTTTCGTCACGGCTCGTGCACCCTGACGCGATCTGCTGACAAGGTTCTCTTTTACTTTTTTTTCAAAAAAAACCAGTGAGATCGTCTTTGACGTCTGCCTTTTGTGCGTCCACGCGCGTGTCATCGACGGTTCTACGCCTTTTTCCTTTGACGACAATGACTCAAACGACTTGCCTTTGCGTGTTTGCGCTCTGTTTGCTCGCGGCAGCAGCCCACCAAGCCACGGCGACCAACTTTGGCGGCAGCCCCATCGTCTCGTATGGGCAGCGCTTCCGTCTCTACTCGGCGTATGTCGATGCCTTTTGCAGGCCCGACTGCACGATCACGGGCTGCCTCGTGACATGCGACGTCTCGGTCGCCAATATGGCGCAGGCGCCCTACTTTGCCATGGGCGGCTCGTGTGGGCGCGTCATGTCGTCCCAAATCACCCTCGCCTCGCTCATTGAGTTTGCCGGAGGCAAGTCTTGCGAGACGACCATGCCGCCGCCCACCGGCAGCCTCGCCAACTTTCGCTGCAACAAGCCCATATGCGCCTCGACTGCTGAGCGCCTAAACATCTTCAATGCGGTCGAGCCCGCCGGGGGCTGGTTGAGGGGCAACGACAGCATCATCTACATTCGCGAGCAAAAGGCCGACCCGGACAATAGTTGGTGCCTCGGCAACCCGTCGCCTCTCGGAATGGCGTGCATATATCAGTTCAGCACGATCGCCGGCTTCAAGTTTGTTGTGGACTAGGTCACATGTGTGACGCTTTGGCCTCGATCTCGCCTGGCTGGATGGTTTTCTGTCTCTCTCTCTCTCTCTCTCTCTCTCTATTTGTTTCTCTCTTTTGTGCTCTCACATGTCTTGCTTTGGCCCTTTTTTTTGGAGATAAAAATACATTTTTTGTCCACGGCGATCTCGTGGCCAGGGGGTAGGGTCGAGGGTGCTAGCGCTAATGGAGATGCGTGGCCTCTTTTGTTTGCGATCGCCCTTTGTGGCGCAGCACGTCGAGTGCAGATGAAAATGATCTGCACAAAAGACGCGACAGATTAACGCATACAGAGGGGCGCACATTATGACTCATGGTTCCTGTTGCCGTCGCGGCTACAGAGCAGCGCCCCCGAGCGCTAAAGCATATGCCAAATGTATCGACACCGTGTACGGATGTGCACTTGCACAAAATAAAAAAAAGGTATCGGCTCGGTCGTCGTCATCGGCGCGATCACTTTCGAGGCCGAGCGCTAGAGTCACGCACACGAATCGAGCGACTACGCGCGCGCGTGCATCTATGCCCAGTATGAATGAGACGAAAAAAAGTATCGACTTCCAATAAAAGGAAATATCTCGGCATGAGGCGTGAGAAAAGAGGCCGCGCGCGTCGGGCCATCTTGGCTGCCGGCCAAGGCAATTGCGATTGCGCGGCCGACATGATCTCGGCCACAAGACATTCCTGTGTGCCCGTAATATTTGTTGAATGGGCACTGTCGGTCGGTTGAGCACGGAAACACGTCAATCGCTCGACTGATCGACACACCAAAAATCACAAAGGCTGAGGCGAGGCGCAAGCCATATATGTTGGAGAAGCCACCAAAAAAATGTATTGTCGACTGCAGCGTAAAACAAGCAAAGAGTATCGCCGCGCAGAAATAGGTCAGCAAGCCACAGAAATTATAAAAATAATAACGAAAAAAAGGACAATGGCAGCCAAAAGCGCGACAGGCGCGTTGTCGGCCTATGCGCTCGAATACTTGGTCCAGTAGAGGCCCGAGTTTTGGTTGAGGTAGATGACGCCGCCAGATGTAGTGCCCATGTAGGTATTGTGAACGCTCTTGAATGTCCACTCGTCGTTGGGAGCAATTGAGATGGTCCACTCACCGTTGGTACCCGGCGTGCTCGACTCACAGCGCACGTAGCCGTCGGGACTCGCTGCATGGCCCGTCAGATAGCAGTTCTTATAGGTCGACTTGACGGTGTACTTGCCGTTCGAGAGACGAGTGACGGTCCACTTGCTGTGGTACGAAGGGTCATACCACAACGAAGCCACCGACCCATCGTCTTGAGGCGTCAGGTTCTTGTCGTTGATGGGCGAGATAAACCACACGCCCGTCTGCGTGAGCGGCTGCGACGAAGGGGTCGCAGATGGGGTCGAGGTGGTGCTCGGCGAGGGAGTCGGCGAACGCGACGGCGTAACGGATGGGGTCGGAGACGGCGTCGGTGCCACGGCATAGTCATACTCGATGATGGCGCCGCCCGAAGAGCCCGGCGAGTCGACATAGTAGCGCAGCGGTCCACATACAAAGGCCGAACCGCCGCCAGCGCCCGTATTTGGCGCCACCGACCAGCACGTGCTGTCGTAATATCTTCCCCTACCGCCAGCACCGTTGAAGCCGGCGGCGCCTCCGCGCGACGAGCACCCGCGCTCATAGTCGTAGTGGCCATAACCACTGTCAAAACTGCGACCGGGCGACGACCAGCCGGCGCCATTGACTCTGGGGCTGCCGTCATAAGATTCAAAACCAAATCCGGCACCGGCACCGCCGGCCTTGATGTCGCCCACCGTGGTGCCCTCGTGGGCTGGCGCTGTCGAGTCATTGTCGGCCGAGCCTGGCGGAGTGCCAGTGCCGGGCACAGTGCCCTGAGCAGACGAGGCAGCACCACCTCCCGCGCCGCCCTTGCAGCCGCGCGTTGCGTTGACCGAGAGCGCGGCGCCACCTCCTCCGCCATAGGCCGTAGCGCTAAACAGTTGGGTGCTGTCTGCGCCTAGTGCCACAAGAGTCGTCGCTCCGCCGTCGCCACCGTATCCGCCGAGAGCGCTGCCCAAATTGCCCGGAGAGGCCGCTCCGCCTTGTCCCACGGTGATAACCCACTGGACAGCGCCAACGTTGGCCCACGCGGATGTGTCGACGGTGCGGTTCATAATGGCAGCGCCGCTTCCGCCTCCGGCGCCGCAATAGAGGGTCGATGCTCCACCGCCGCCTGCGCCCCACAGAGTGACAGTGACGTTGGTGGCGCCGGCAGGAAGCGTGCGCGTCGATGACGAGCCAACAAAAATGGTGTAGCGATAGGCGTCAATGGGCACAGCGAGGCCTAGGATGACGAGGACGGCCAGCACGGCGACCGCGGTCATAGTAGCGCTCTTGGCGGCACGACGCGTCATGGTATATGCCGTAGAAGGAGACAAGACGCAGGAGGGCAGAGTCGAGGGGGTGGGTTCCTCGTTGGAATTGCTTGGCAATGCGGTCGCTGTTGGTTGCGCGCTCGCGTGCGAGTGTGCACGCTTTGGCGTGAAAAAAAAAGGAGGAGTGGGCTGTGGAGGACGATGACGCTGCTCTTTCTTTAGAAACGGCAATGCCTGTCAATATTTATAGGTGACAAAAATGCCCATGGCGCCGCGCGTATTGGCCAAGCCGTCGGTGTCGGATCGCGTGCTTGGCGCGGTGATTGGTCTTGCAACTTTTTTTTTCTCGAGCGGCAACGGGCCACTGCGCGCGTGCGAGCGTATCTCTGCGCTTGTTTGCTGCATCCTTGGGAAAAAACGGTCGGCGCGCCTTTGTGGGACGCGCGGACGGCCTTGTTTTGGTCACTTTTTATAGATAACCCTTTTGGGTCGCCTTTTTCTTGTTTCGACAATAACACCGACCTGCCACGCTGGATTAGAGAAGGAAACTAAAAAAGGCGCGCGTGTCAAAAGGAACAACCTACGGGCGTGTGAGGCGATCGTGGCGGCAGGGAAATTCCATAAAAGGGGTTGTCATCTCAGTGTGTGTGTGCCCCCACTTGGCACAACACCAGGCAGATCGGTCGGTTCCTTGTCTTGGACTCATTGCAGGCGACTGCCCATGGGCACCCGTGTGCCTTTGTTCCATGCAGCGCACACAAAAAGGAAAAAGGTTACCTTGAAAAAGACAAAAACCAAACAAAAAGTCTGCCTTTTTGTCGCTGACTGGCGGCCTCTCTCTCTCTTCTCGTGAGGGCAGCGACAAAATGGCATGGTCTTCATTTGCGGTTCTCTCTCTCTGTGTGTGTCTGTGTGTGTGCGCGCGTGTTTATTTTTCTCTCGGGCCCACCTAGAAAGTGGCGCTCTGCTGTCGCACGGTGATCACCTTGGCCGATGGCAGCGACGGCCACGACTTGTGCGGTAGTCCCGTTGGACCGCGAGACGCTTTGGAAGATGCATGTCCATCGCGCCATCGACAATCTCGCTTTTCCCATCGTGCGCCCTCGCGACCCACCGACCTCGTCGTCATCTGGAGGCGAGTCTGGCAGCACGACAAACATGATAGGCGACGATGACGGCGGCAGCGATCAGGATGATGCCTTTGTTGCAATCGCTATGGCCGTGTTTGCTGATCGAGGCATTCGACATGCGCGTCTACTCTGCGCTATGGCGCCAACGACGACCGACGCCTACCAGAGTCCATGTGCCCAACACCAGAGTGGGTCTGACAGCGCGTCAGTTTACTTTGGCAGCGGCCGAAGCGACCGTCCCTCGCACCGGACCCGCGCAAATGATGACGACTCGTCACCTAGCGGTCAAGCATTGCGGCGCGGCCTTTATGGATCGTCAACACAAACCCATCGCCCGCTGCCGCCGACCAACGCAGCGCTGCGCTCTAACCCGATGCTGCTGCGGAACGGTCCATCGGCACGACCTATGCGAAACAAGGGATTCATTGCCGGTGAGGCCAGTGATCGCTCGACCCTGTGGACGGCACTCAAGGGGCTTTTCTTGGCTGCGATTGCGACGGCGCCCCTCGCCATGGCCTTTTGCGTCCAGGGCGACTAGGGCGATGCACCCTCCTTTTTCTCGCGGCCGTCGCTCCATGCGCGAGGGTTTTCTTTTTTGCATGTAGTTTTCCTATTCTTCCTTGGATGCGACTGGGGGCGGGCGTGATCGTGGTAGGGCCATCCGGCGCGCGATTGGCCGACACACCAAATGACCGTGGCCCTTTGAAGAAGCAAAGAAGAGAAAAAGAGATTTAGCGCGAAGCCGCCGCTGTGTCGCTCTCTTACACCTGGATGTGTTCCGTGCGGTCCGCCTCAGACGCGACAAAGTCGACGCCACCAGAGATCGTCAGTCTTTTTAGGGCAACTTTTGCTCGCGGTGTGCCGTGCGAAAAGGGATGGCTTTGCATGCAAGCCTTTGTCCTGTGCTCTCGTCCCAAACACCGTGAACGGATCATTGCTGGCGCTCTATCCCGCTGTGAAAGGCGACGCACGTCTGCGGCCATGTATTTTGTTGGCGCCTACACGAAATTGACATAGAGAGAACAGTTCAGCCGCTGTTGTCGTCGCCGTGAACGTTAGGTCAACCAAACACAGACGTCACGAGGCGGTGCGCAGCGATGGCGTCGGCATCGCTTTGATCGTCCCCTTGACAGCAAGATCGCAAAGCCGGCGATCCAGCGCCAGAGTCACGGCAACAACGCTTGCCTTTGCAGATACAGCCGATTACACCGCACCCCAGCACCACGGCGAGTGCGACCGCGGCAGCACAAAATGCCGCAATCCGGGGCCCCGCACCTGGGTCGGACCGGGCTAGATCTTGGTGGGGCTCGGCGCACTCTAAGATGGCGCCCGGCGCATGGGACCTCTGAAATGCTTGCCTTTGCGCCGAGTCCAACCATACGGCTGCGACCCACAAGGGCCCTCCCTCTAGGTCGTTGTCGTCGTCTCTGCTGTCGTCATCGCCGTCATCATCGCCACCTCTATTGTCGCCGTTGTTGTTCCCGTTGGCGTCGTGGTTGGCGTTTTGGTCTTGAACGAGCGCGCTCATGTCGAGATGGGCGATTGAGTCGCGTCGAGCAGACTCTGGAGACGCGTTGGAGTGGCGAGTGCGGTCCCATGGCACCATGGTAAAGCCGACGAGAAAGAGGCGGCGTCCCTGAGCGTCCATTTTTTGAGCCAGCACGTCCTGGGCCACGATTCGGCACAGACGAGGCGGCTGCGCCAAGCAAGAGGCCACGACAGCCAATGCGACCAAAGCCAGCGCGGCCGCTGGCACAGTGCGGATAGTGTCGTTCATGCTTTTGTCCTTGTCTCTTTCTCTCACCTTTTGGTGTTGGGAGATGAGTCACGGCGCCCGATCGCGTCCTGTCTTTTTTAACGCGTACGGAAACACAGACGGAAAAGCGAAAAAGGTCTGTCTCGAGCCTTGGCGCAGGGGAGGCGGGCGCGAGAAAAAAGAGGGCGCAACAAGACCACCAATGAAAATTGTTTTGGTTTTTTGCGGCTTTTTTCTCTCTCTTGGGCGGATGTTTCTCGCTTTTTCCTCTTTGTGCTCCTCCCCGTGTGGCCCCTCTCAGCCATCGCGCAAGACGCAGGTTCGATCAAATTTTCTTTTTTTGTTTGGGCTGGGGCGGGCTGTGCATAAAGGCAATTGTCTTTTTCAAAGTGGGCTGGCACACCCCCAACAAGAGCCGAAAAAGCACAGAGCCAAAAGCGAGCCAAAAACGCGGATCAGCAAGCGCTCGCCTTCTCGGGAGGGCGCTCGTCTTGCGCAACGGGCGCACCTTGGCCCGTGGTCACCTTTTCAAATGCACGGCGCAAAACGGTAACTTGCCTCGCAGCGGCAGCACGAGCGCGCGGGGCCAGTGGACGCCTATGCCAAGCCCAGGCGTCCGTTCCGATCATGGCGTCCAACTCGTTGGTGTCGGCGTCGATCGTCATCCCCAACAGAGCCAGCGCATCATTGTTGGACCATCCATCGCGGATGCGCGCGCCGAGCGCCAACGCCGCCACTGTGCAGGGGCAGAGACACGCAGAGAGACAAATTAAAAAAACGTCCAAAAACGTGCCGTGAGAATGGAAATTAAAAGAATCGACCAAAAAAACGAGGGCGCGGACGGGGGAGGAGGCGAGGAGACTAGAGAGAGAGAGAGAGAGAGAGAGAGAGCGGGGACGCACATCTGAGGTCAAACACGTTGGTCATAACACACGAAGCCTGGCGCCAAAACACGTGAGCCGTCGACCGCGAGTCAAAGACGGCTTTGGTGACGCGCGCATCGGCGAGGAGGGCAGCAACGCCGAGAGCCTCAAACAGATACGACGAACCGCCCCTGCGACCGCGCGCTGGGTCATTAAACCAGGCAATATGGAGCGCCACCATGTCCATCTGGTAGATGGGACCACGCGCCGGCATGCCGATTTGCAACATGCCGACGGGTGGGCCGCGCCCGTGCCGCCCCGCGATGATGCCGCGGCAGTCGATAACGATCGGCGCGCCCGTCTCTAGCGCGGCCTGCACCGCGCCGTCGCAGGCCACTGCCGCCTGCTCGACAGTGGTCACGAGGATGACCTTGCGATGCGCCGCCTTTGATACCTGCGCGTCGTCGTGGGACGATTGCTGAGACCCCGACGTCGTTCCGGCCTGCGTTGGAGCGGCGGCGGCGTCCTTGTCGAGGGGCTCAAAGAGCGCGAGGGCGCGCTTGTGATGGGCCGGGTAGACAACGATGCGCGTGGCAATATTCTCAATGCGGCCCACCACGTCGGACATGGACGACAAGAGATCGCGCGTGCTTCCGTGCGCATAGTTTATCCCATGCACGCGAAGCGATGTGCCCGTGCTAGAAAGAATGGCCATATCGAGCCGGCGCATGTCGATTCCATTCGACGTGTCGCGTTGGCGCAAGACACGTCCGACGGCCGGAGCCACCACGTGCTTCACGGCAAACTGCGTGTCGAGCGTGACAGAGAAGCGCGGCTCAAACCAAGGCGTCATCATGCGCCGCATGACGATGAGATCGCGCGGGAGGCTGGCGGCAAAGAGGCGCGCGTCATAAATCGTGAGCCGAACGCCAAGCACCTGCTGGGCGAGGGTCACCACCTCCGCCAACGTGATCCCATACGGCCGCCCCACGAGCACGCTGATCACCTGACGCATGAGGCGATCGCGGTCGTGTGGTTCAATGACCAAGAGCCCGTCCTGGCGGGACCATCGGACGCCAGAACGCGACAACACCAAAGAGGCCCCGTCCGTCGAGCGATTCGGATCAATACGATCGCCAGTCTGAGCATCGTCAGCGGCAGATGGCGCCGGAATCGGTTCGCGGTCATCCTCCCCACCGCGTGCATTGTTTGTTATCGGGTCGGCTGTTGCGGTGTCATCGCACCGGGCCTCGGTATCGCTTCTGTCGCCCTTTGCAGGTTGGTATCGTTTTCGGCGAGCGTCAGCGGCGGCCGTGGCTCTGGCTGAAGAGGCACTACAACGGGGCTGTTGTTGCTCGCCACGCCTTTTGCCGTTTTGGTCTGCGCGAGTTTGCGCACCATCATTCGGCGCCGCCGTCGGCATCGCCGTGGGCAGAGGCGACCAGACGCCGCTGTCGAGAGGAGGGCACGTGGGCAACGATCGGGCGGTGGACGTCTCCCGCTCACTTTGCGCCGACACCTTGGCCCGCGGTCTTTGTGGGCCGCCCGCCGAAATGCAAACACGTGTCCCGCGTTGACCTGGGCGGCGCCGCGTATCCATCGAGATGGTAAGGACGGGCTTGGCGGGAATAGGGGGCGGCGTCCAGTCGTCATTGTCGACGTCATGGCGATCGCCGGCCACGGCAGAGGGCGGCAAAGTCCTAGTCGCCTTGTGCAGAGACATTTTGGCAGAATAGGCCTATGCGCGCTTTGTTCGTATGTCTTGGCAAAATCGTGAGCGCCCTGCGACAGGAAAAGAGTCGCGACAGACGTGTGATCCCCGTCGCGTCTCTTTTGTGGGGGCAGAGAGAGAGAGAGAAGAGCACAGAGACTGGCCTTTTGACAGTCAGCCGGTGTGATGGTGTCTGTGTCGAGCGCGGCACTGCTCGGAAAAGCGAAAGAAAGAGAGCCTGGCAAAGGCAAACAGAGCGCAAATGAGAAGGGTGGGTTGGCCTCCCTCCCAAGTCAAAGCAGAGAGAGAATGCGGTTTGTGGGCGCGGGAAAGCGCTAGAGTTGGCAGCGGCGCGCTGTTTTGCGGACGACGAGCAACAGAGAAGGCGGCAGGAAAGTCTCGCGTGGGCCGAGGACAGGGGGAAAAAAGAAGAGGCGTAAACTCCTCGTCTGTGGTGGGACCTTTTTTTTTGCGACCCTCGTGTCTGGTTTTATCCCCCCACCTTGCTGCCGCCCGCGCTCCAAGGAGGAGGACAACGAAAGAGACACGCGCCCCTCTCCTGCGGTGGCCCTTCTCTCGCAGACATAGGACCGCTTTTTTGCCGTTTGTCGATTGGTCCGCTTTTTTATTTTAGGTGCGGTCGGATGCGAGTCTGCTGGTTGCGCTCAGCGCGTGCCCTGGCCTCCACGTGTGCACAAATATGCCACGCTGGCGCATATCGCCCCGACCGTCGGTCAATCAGAACACAGTAAAAAAGAAAGACCGCACATTTTCGATTCGCTCGTGCCGTTACACGGCGTTGTGGTTGCATGGTACGCCGGATTATTAACCGGTAGGCTTGGGATGACGCGTTGTGGCTCTTTTTTTTCTTCAAACAGCAACGGCAGCAGCACCCCGCGCCGTTTCGCTCTGCGACCGTCGTTGCTTTATCCGCCGTCATCGTCTCACCGTCGCAGCAGATTGCCTGGGCTCACCGAGCAACGACCAAAGTCGACTCTTGCGCGCAGGTGCGCATTCTTTCCGCCGCAGGCACTTGGGAGACCGTGGGAGGCTCCACCGTCCCCACTCGACAGACTCTGTTTGTGCGCTGTGCACGTCTTTGCTTTTGTTGACCGCATACGCGTCTTTTTTGCTCTTCTGTTTTTATGCGCGCGCACGCCTCTGCATTCTTTTGTTGTCTCTGTGCCTTGGTTTCGTTTATCGTTTATACGCGCGCAGACGGACAGACACAACGACCCAGCAACAACATCACCTTCAAGACCGCGACATTTGCGTGCCAACCGCTATCCCATCCGCTGCTGCTGTCGCATTACTACCGCCAAGTATTCTCATCTATACCGTCGACGCCATGGCTGCCACTCCTTTCCCATCGGTCCATCCGTTGGGGTCACCCTACGCGAGGACGTTGCCACCCACAAATCTGCCCGAACTTGACGCCATGCCGAGCGCGGTCTATCTCGACGCTGCCATCGGTCGCCTGAGCGAGGCATTGGATCGCCGGGACGCGCTTGCAGCCAATACCGAACAATTGGCCTTGTTGAGCGCCGTCGAGAGCGACCTCTTTGGCCGCGGCTCGCCGCGCCCAGAGCGCCAGACGCTTCTCGTGGCCGCCGCGCGCTTCTGGGGCGGACTCGCCCAGTTGGCAGGCTCGCGGCGCGTCGTGCCGCTCATGACACCCCCCGCGGCCGCTGACTGGCTAGCGGGGCCGGCCGCATGGCCACCAACGGCCGGAGCATTGGCGCGCTTTCTTTCGCGATACCATGAACAGCGCGACGTCGTGGCGTTTGGGGCCTTTGTTCATCTCGACACGCTACCGGGCATGGCCCGTTCGATAGACAGCCACGACCGTGGCAATGATCGACATGCCCGTGGCCAAACAACAGCAGCGACGACAACGAATCCTAATGGCCAGCATTTGCCCATCGAACTGCAACGCGTCGATGCGCTGCTCGGGTGGCTCGCTGTGGATCTCGACGCAAGACTCTGTCGTCTCTCTCGATCGCCGCCTCCCTCCTCCTCCACATCCTCCTCTTCCTCTATTGCCCAGCCCTATGCGCCCGCGTCAACGCCTCATTCGTTGTGGCGCGCATGCGACCAAGCGCTCGGCCGCATCTTTTACCTGCTGACCGACGAGCCCACGTGCTCGCCGCGAGCCTCGGCGTGCGTCGATTACGGCGCGCGCTCGACCACTTCGACTGTGGCGCCCCTCCCGAGCGTGGCTCCGCATGCTCCGTGGTCTGGCGCGTCGCTGGGCATTGCGTTTGTCGGCCTGACCGGCGCGCCGGGTGGACCCGACATTATCGAGGTGCCCTTTGTGCGACTGCCCGCGGCGTTGCGCCGCGTACTCGTCTCGGTGGGCGCTGCCGCCTTGCCCATCCACCGAGTGCGCGTGCCGGCCGGTGCCATGTTGTATTCGATCGAGCGTGGCCACGCTGTGTGGGCGTCATCTCGCCTGCGTGAGGCCATCGAGGCGCACACGCGACCGGCCGAGCGCCGCCGCGTCTCGCCTTTGCTGCTTGATGCCGCCTCGACGATATATCAGGTTATTGGCCTCGCCATCGAGGCCGCCGATCTCAGCGACGCATGTTTGCGACGGGTGCGTCCCTCTGCCGGTCGCGCCCTCATGCCCCCCTTTTGGGAGGCAGCGCGATTATTCGGCGTGGCAGTTGACTCGCTGGTCAGCGCGACGCCCATCGAAGCGGCTACGGTTGCCGCCACCGCTGCGCACGCCGCGCTCGGGTTTTGATCTATCGTCGCGTGTGTGTCTGCTACCCAACTCGGCCCTGGCTATCGAGACCTCTCTCGGCCCCTACCCCCTCCCAATGGCTCTTTGGTCGATCCTCGACCGACTGCCGGTCGATGGGGAGGCGCCGCGGGCACCGGCCGAATAAAATGTGGCTTTTCCCCTCTCTTTTTTCCTATTCTTCTTTTGCGAGCGGCTTCTGGTGTGCCGCAAAGCAAAAAAGCAAGGGGACAAGAAAATGACGACTCGCGCCCCCATACAAGCGTACCGACCAAGAACATGGATGTGCTCACATTTTTTTGGCGCTGCGCCCGACTGTCTTTCCTTCATCTTTTTTTTTTCTTGATGTCAAAATCGGTCTCGAGCGCGGATGCACTGCGCGACCAGAAAAAGGAGAGCACGACAAGTGGACCAAAAAGGAACCCGTGGTGTCGTCGTCACCGCCATTATGGTAACCACCGTCTTTGTTATTGTTTGTTGTTATCGACAAATGCGTGGTGACAGAAAGCGCAAAGAGAAGAAAAGGCGCCCGCGCCGACGCATCCGATGCGGATTGCGCGGTGCAAGGAAAGCGCATGGGCATGCACCCTAGATGACGACGCGAAAAGTCGTCGCCGTCGCCGTGCCGTCACAGACCAAAACATTGTCGACGAGACCGCATTCGACCGGCTGGCCAAGTTCCGATCGTATCACCACCAGGTCGCCGTTGGTCAGGTTGCCGACATGGCCCTCAAGGCCGAGCGTTATCCTGACCAAGCGCGCCCATGGGGTCGTATCAACGTCGTCGGCATCGTGAGAGCACACAACGCGCCCAGTGTCCTCTGATGGACGACAGATACTGGTGCGGGTGCCGTCGTTGGTCGAGAGCGAGACGAGAGCGGCAAAAGGGTTCCGTCGAGCGGTCGATGGCGTGCTGCTCGCGGTTGGCTCGAAATGCCAGAGGGGGGCGTCCTCTAGGTAGGACACGGCTATGCACGTCAGGGGCCTTTCGCTTGCCCGCTCGTTGGGGAAGCAATAGGATCTGGCTCTATCCTGATAGAGACGAAAAGCACCAAAGCGCTCTGTGGTTTCGTCGCCAGAGGCAGTCTGGCCAAGCGTCGATATGCAAAGCAAAAAAAGCGTGACGCCAGTTGCCGACCACATTGTTGTCGCAAATGTCTAAACAGAGACCACAAGAAAAACAAAAAGTCTCGATGGGAAGCGGCAGTTACGAAAAAGAAGAGGCGGCTGCGTCTTTAGAGGTCGACAGGCCAGGGGGGAGGTTGTGGTTGACGTGGCGGCGAGAGGAGAGGTCCTTTCGTCTTCTTTGGTCCTTTCGTCTTTTTTTCTTCTAGAGTTGTTGGCCTCTGGCTCGGTGTGGCCCAAGTCGATTTACGATTGGGCGGCGCTTTTGCGGCGGCAGAGAAGACGCCGCCGAGCGGCTGCGTCGCGTTGGACTTTCAATTTTTGCGCCCCGACCGACCGCCTCTGTCCGTCGTGCCTTTTTTTTCGATTTTTGATTCTATGATCTCGTCGACAATGCTCCGGCAGCGACTGACCTTGATGACGGATGCCTCTCTGGTGCCGATACGTCACAGCAAAGTCAAAAAAGGCGGACGTGGCGCTTGGCTGCCCACAAGCCATCACCAACAAACAAAAGAGAACCGTATAAAAGAGAAGAAAACTCAAAGAGAAAAAGGACAGAAACCGTTGCCGTTGGCCAAGGACAAAGGCGCGTGCGTTGGTGTCGTCGTGCTCGGGTTCAATGGGCCGACTGTCGTGGTCGCAAGGCCATTGTCCGCGCAGTAGTCCCTGTTGCGCGCACGTGTGTATCGCCGACCAGGAGGTCATTTGGCGAGATGAGTCACAGGAAATGGCGCAGGGCGAGCGACGAAGCGCAAGGCAGATCCTGCCGTTGACACTGCACGCGCAGACGGGTATATTTTGGATATACAGAGATATATTTATTAGATGTACAGAGGCGCGTGCGTCCAAGAATGCGTAGAGGCAAATCGACGGCCGTCAAGAAAAGGCGGCAGCCATGTGCGGGGAGTCGGTTCTCGTCCTCGCCCAAAAGAATGAACCACATCGAGAACGCAGAGATAGAGAGAAAAATAAAAAAACAAAACAATAAATGCGATGAGGTCAAGCGAGTGCATCGGCAGACGGTGCGGGTCGGCGGCGTCGAATACTCGACAGACAGGTGCATAATCGGCGCCAGACGCCGACGCGGTGCGGCAACGGATGACGCCGGCGCCATTCTTTTGCGAGCCACGCTTCTCGTCGCTGCAGGGCGATCGCCCATCGATCCAGTTGGTCGAGCGTCCGGCGTTGGAGGCTGCGGTCGGGGGCAAAGCCTGGCGCGGTCAAGCGCTCGCGCGCGCGACGCGCTACGATGGCCAAGGTGCCGCGCGCTTGATGCAGGGCCTGCAGTTCGGCTTCAATGTCTCCATCATCCGCCGTGTCGATTGCGCCCGATGGTCCAACGTCACCCACGACGAGCACCGGGGTCGCGCGAGCATAGTCGCCCACGATCCAGTCGAATCGTGCCAATTCACTTTGTGTCTTGTTCCTGCTATTGTCCAGCGGCCCCACCGTGAGGCTGCTGTCGGCGCTTGCGACAACGGTTGGCGGCTTGTGCTTGGGCGTCGTCAGGCCGCCGAGTACCATCCCGTCAGATTGGGGGAGAAAAAAAGAAAAGGAGACCGAATAGGAATCGACCGAGCCTCTACCGAGCCTGTAATGTGTTGCAATGGACCAGAAGCGTCGGTTCGCAGCGGTGGCAAGATTTCTTTCAGCGGGAGTACGCGACCTCGGTGTGTAGTGCGTGCGCGTCGATCTCTAGTAAAAGCAAGAAAAGGGCAATGGTGTTGGCGGGCTGCGTGTTGGTCATGTTTTAGGATTTGGCCCTGGGGGTTGGTCCTCTTGTCTGCGACGACGTGACCAGGGCAAAAAGACCCAATCACACAAATAGAATCTGTGATCGAGGCTACCGCAACACCAGTTCTTGGGTAGCCGCGTCAACCGATCACCGCAGCAACCTAAACACTGACAACGGGGGCAGCGTGCACCGTCTGGTGCGGCGGTCGCCTCTGTGGCTCCGCGGGAACCTCTTGTTTGGTCGCCGTGTGTGTGCGCATTTGGCTTTTGCTGTGCCCACCGGCGAGACGTAAAACTCAAAGAGAGAGAGAGAGAGACGACAAGGAAAAGGACAAGGACAGATCGACCTTGCGGCGATTAACCGATTGCATCCCTTGTGGGCTCGTTGGTCGCATCAGCCGCGGCGAAAAATTCAAAGGGCTCGCCGACGATGCAACCCGCCGTTGTCCTGGATGACTTTTGAGTCTCGTGGGGTGCTTTACATTCGGGGACCGCTCGGCGGTCCTCTTGCGGGTTTCCACTTCTTGTCGTTTTCAAGGATATAAAAGGAAGCAGCAACTATTTGTCGTGTTTTTCTTTTCGCAAAATATCTTGCGTCTTCCCCGTCTCGCCCAGAGGCCACGGCGGCGGCAAGCCGACCGCCTGCTCGGTCGCGGCCGCGCACGCACAGACAACGCTCACTTGCATGTGGAAACCACAAAGATGGAACATTTCCTTTTTCGTCGCGTGCGCCGACAAGACCAAAAAGGTGGTGGCGATCATGCGCAAAAAAAGTGTGTGTTTTTTCATCGCCCCAGGATGCAGCAAAAAAAGGAGAGCAATCTTTACCGAGGAGTGGCCCCAAAGAGGAGAACAAGGGAGTTTTTTCATTTAGCACTCGACGGCAAAGACGGCGGCGTGTCGATCAAATGCCTCGCGCAGCCAGTCAAAGGCACGCACAATGGCAACGGCGACAGGAAGGGCGGGGTCCAGCCGGAGCGCGCCTTCATCGAGGATGCCCCGAAAGCGCTCCACGGGCACAGGCGTAAATTCACGGTGGCGGTAGTGATCAATGATGTGGTGGGGTTCGTCTCGGGTAAAGCGCGATTCACGCGGGGGTCCAACAGCGTCGATAGCGGCCTCGACCGCGGCCCGTTCATTGTCGTCCATGTCCGCAAGGTATTTCGATCTGTGCGGTGCAAAAGATCGTTCGTCGTATGTGGCGCCGGCCCGCGGGTCGCGTAGAGACAGGGCATAATAGGCCACGACTGTCGGCGCACAAATGGGGCCGGTTCTTGCATTGTCTGCCGTTGTATCTGTGCATGTTGATCGTGCACGGCGCTCATCTATGCCGTTGCCGTCGTTCTTGTCGTCATCGACAATCAATAGATGACCATAAAAGCGCACATGTGTCAAGCCGTCAGCCTCGGGTGCGGGAACAAAGTTGCAGCGCATGTTCCAGTTGACATAGAGACCTCGCGACGGATCGACATAGCGGCTTTCGCATCGCATGCGCTTGCGCGCAGACGCGACACGCCACGAGTGGCGCACCATCGGCGATAACATTGCCCATGCCCAGGTCGTCAGGGTCTCGGCGTCAAATCGCGCCGACGATCGTAGCGCGGGCATCGCAAGGATAGCAAGTTGAGGGCTGGCCTCGGTGGCGATGGCCTCGCGCAAGTCTTGGATATTGACCAAAAGGGAGGGTCGAGCGGCCTGAATCAGGTCGGCCACCGCGTCCATCTGCGCGGCCAGGCGACGGTGCCAGTCGGCCTCGGTCTCGGCGTCCATTTCCACCAACGGATCAAAGGCAACGCGCGTGCATGGCCAATAAGACTCGACGCCATGCCTCCCGCGTCTTTTGGCCCGACCAAGCACGGGCGCCATGTGCATGGGATCGAGCAGCCCACAGTCGACGAGATAGGCCCGGTCCGCGTGTTCTCGTTGGAGTGCCATCTTGCGCTGCTGGTGCAGGTCGTCTCGGTGCGGCGCCACGTGGTCGGCAGGCGGCCGCGGCACCTTGGCGGGTCGGCGGTCGCGCGGGGGCTTGGCATGGGCCTCGGGCGCCAAGCCCTGGGGTTCGGGTTTGGCACCGACAAAGAGCGAACCCCACAGCCAGTCGACGTGCACGACAGCGCCGTCCGACGCGCGCACAAATGTATTCGAGAGTGGGTACGGCTCAAGTGCGACGCTCCGTAGGGTATAGCGGTCCTCGCCTTTTTTGACGTCGTCATTATCGCCCTGATCGTCATCGTCGTCGCCGTCGCGCTTGAGCGACCACCCAAAAGACGCAGAGAGGATACGGGCGGCACGTAGCAGCGGTCCATAGTACGCGTCGGCAAAGGCGCCAAAGGTGTTGTAGCCCGAGCGCATAAAGGCAAACCACTTTTCAGTTTCTCGATCATAGCCGTCGCCCAGTCTGGCGCCACAGCACGTCTCGGCCGCGTGCGTCTGGCGGTGCACAATATGGGTCATGAGGATCGTGCCACCGGCCAACTCTTGCCCTTCGCGGATATCGTCGTACCAGACGCGGCCGCATTTGACATGCACGAGCCAGTCGTCGCCCAACCCGCAATAGGCCGTGGCAATGGGTTCGATGGCGTCCCACGGCGAGGTCACCGTGTCCATATTCTCATGGTGAAGCACGAGGTCGTAGACATCGAGACCGTGCGCGGCCAGAGCCGGTAAAAAGCGCGCAAGCGCGGCGGCCGCCGTTCCTGTCGAGTAGACCGTGGGGGCGTCATCGGGCGCCCCGTGCGGCCGGTCAAGGGCGGGTCCGTGCGTCGGCAACAGGGATATGCATATGGAAATCATGGGCTCCCATGATGACAAGGGACGCTGAGCGCCCTCGGGGCACTTGCTCAAGAGGGTCGTAATGCGCTCGTCGACATGGGTGGAATGGTCGGCAATGGCCTCGCTCGATCGCGAGTCGGGCGTGTCCAGTCCACTGCTGACATTGTCTCTGTTGCTGTCGCCATCGTCATTGTCGCTGTTGCCCAGAATATCTTGCCGGTCGTCTTTCTCGCCTTTTGTGTCGGCGTCCAACACGACGAAATCGTGATGGGCGGCGCGGTCCTCGGGGCGAGGATCATCAGCCGTACTCGAGACGCGATCGCTTTTGTGGACGTTGACGCGCGAGTTTTGGACAAGAGGGAGCGAGAGATGCGCCGCGAGCAACACGGCGAGATCGCGTGCAGGGCGATTGATGAAATGCGCGGCAATTTGTGACATGCTGCGTGCGCTGGCAAAGCCACAGGAGTGAAGAAAGAATGAGAGGAGGCCAAGCAAAAGAGGCAGCGTGGTTTTGCGACAACGGCAACAATGACGACGACGACTCCAAGACTTTATCTGCACCGCCAACAACATGGCCAATCTTGTGGTTGCACGTCTTGTTATTTGTCGACATGTGTCGCGCACGATTGGCACGCTGGCAAGAGCCGCAGAATAAAAAAGGGGTCCGCTAGGCATATTTTTACGCCGAGACCCGCCCGCCGCCCGTCGCCTGCCGCTGTGCCCCTTTTACGCGACCGCCCCACCCGTCTGTCTTTTTTTCACGCTCTCTTTTCACTCTTTCGCATTGTCTACGGCGATCAGTCATGCAGCATGGCGAGCAGCGCGGTCCCCTTTCGGTTGACTGCGATACGCAGCCTCTGCCATCCGCCGAGTCTCTGTGTGGGCTTGCGGTGGTTCTGAAAGGCCTCGCCGAGGCTCGCGCTCGAGATCCAGGGGTGGACTGGCAGATGACCACCGCCAAGGCCACGGCCGGCGCGGCCGAGGCCATCCGCCGTCGTTTTCCAGGCTCGAATCAAATGTGCGACGAATGGGAGCAAATCGTGCGTCAGCACGCCCATGCCGACGCTGACGCATTGGGTCTACTTTTATGCATTGAATCAGTCAAGAGACTCAGCGTGGTCGTCCACAGCGCCCGCGTGCTCGACTCTGGTGATCCAGAAAAGGACAAACATCTTCCCGTCGACTTGGACGACATGCGGCGCAGGACGGCCTCGTGGAGATGGCCTCTAGGGATCTCATCCCAATCCGATCCAAGCGGGGGCGAGCCGTCGGTCGACCGGAAAACTCAACTCGTCCTTTCATGCAGCGCCTTGCCGCACTCGGCAAACAAGGGCAACCGCGAGGGTGACGCAAATCGCCCGATTCTTGCCATCGAGATACGTATGGGTCTCGGTCGGCGTCCATGGACGTCTGCCGGACATGTGGTCAACCTGGCCACAGACACTGTCATCGCCCTTGGCTGCGTGCTCCTGTGCGACCTCGACCTTGACATACACCAAGACGTACGACAAAGCACCATGTGCGTCCAACGGCGTCTCCTTGCCGACTTTTTGACCTCGGACGAGACCACGTGGCGACCTTTTGCCGCGCGACGCTACGCCAACGTGCGCCGTCTGCCCGAGGCCCTGGTGGCACGCGGCTGGGCGATCAAGGATGGCGATCTGGCCGAATGGTCGTGGGGCGACCCCACAGGGCCCATAGCCGAGTTGTCGGTCGGACCGTCGCTCTCGCTGAGCAGGCCCGATGTGCCGGTACCGGTGAACGTGCGCATGATGGATGGTCATCTCATCGTGTCGTCAGATTCGCATTGGCGCTACGACGACTGCGCGCAAAACGACTGGCCGACATTGTTCCCATCCGACCCACCGACGTGGGCCTTTTATGGAGACGCCGGCTTTGTGCCACTGCACAAATGTAGAGCGCTGGCCTATTATGATGACGACCAAAATGGCCATTTCGACGCCGTCTCTGCCCGCCAACGCGAGAGACTCGTGGCTATGAGGCTCGTGTCATCGCTCGCCATCTCGGGACGTAAAAGCCGTTTTCTCAGCCGTCCCCCAACAAACAAGGAGGACGCTTTGCTTTGGGCCGGTGGCATCAAAGGCGATGACGATGGAAGCGACCGCTGTTTTGGGGCGCACGTGCTCGTCGATGCGGATGCGTCGGCAATGGCCGACGCCATCGAGGCCTATGTCGCTCGAAACATGTTTGGCGAGTATGGACCTGTTGAGACCGATTCCGGCCAGCGTCTTCACGGCGGTCTGTGCGATAATCTTCTCGATCAGGCCGTCGCATTGGGGCGTCTGCACGCGAGACTCGCGCATATAACAGGCGCGCGCCACGCAACGGCCGAAGCGATCGTACATGTGGCGTCATCAGCGCCCGGTGTTGAGGACTACTACACCATCGACCGACCACACCTTGTCGTCAACTGGCGTGCCAAATGCATTCCGACCACGTTGTCGGCGCCTGGCCGCGATGCCCGAGACTTGCCCCTGGCCGTATGGGCTGCAGTGTTGGTCGAGAGTGACGGCTGTGGCAGCGCCTGCGTCGCCGTCTCGGTGCCCAAGGCGGCGACACGGGCGGTCTTGGGAGGAGGCGACTCGGATGACGATGATGATGACGACGCCACACAGGACCCTGCTGCTTCCCACGGATCTCACTCGCCAGGTGACGCCGAGGCCGACACATTGGAACACGACAGCGAGGCCGTTGGATGGCAACGCGTTCTTGATGGATGCATGAATGTCGATCCTGGCTACCCGCCTGACCTCCACCCGGCACTGGTCGCTGTCCTCGACATGGAGCGCGAGTGCGGCAAGCGAGCGTGCTTTGTGCCATGGGCCTACCGCGTCGGCAGCCCCGAGAACCCTGTCGACGCCCGTTCGCTCGCCTTGTGGGTCATCGACCGTGTTGCCGAGGTCTTTGGCGCACTCGACAATGCACTCGACGGCATGGTCAACCTCGACCTAGAACCGTCCCAGGACGGCTAGCCGTGGCCCATGCTTTTGTCTTCCCATAAATATTATCTCGAATTGGTCGCCTTATTTTATTTATTTATCCTCTGCCTTTGGGGCAGATGCCGCCTTGTGGATGCGCCTTGTCTCCTCGCGGCGACACGTCCGAACCTTTTCAATCGCCACCGGCGGGAATCCAACCGCCCACCAATAAACAGCATAAAATCAACGCGAGAATGGAAATACTCGGATAAGTTGGGTTACTCGGGCTCGGACCTCAAATGCCGGTGCGACTGCGGACCTGCTGCGCTCGCATTCGAGTTTATGCTAGCCGCTGGGTCAAAATGCACGAACCGACATTGCTTCATGCGCGCCTGTTCGTCGTTGCCCGAATCCCTCGCCCTTTTGTTTGATTCTAAAAGTCGACGTGAATTTCGTGTGTTCCCACCTGGCGGCACCAGACCCAACAACCAAAGCCCTCGACCAGCCTCTGGTCGACTGGCCATAAGCAAACGTCAGAACAGACGCAGAAACAGGAACAAACAAATGATTTCTCTGTTTTTCTTTTTTCCTAGGCGTCAGACATGAGATGCCAGCCGCGAGCGCTGCCATCTCCATGGCGGGCACCATCGACGGGACGCGATCCGCTCGGGAAACACAAAGCCAAATATGTGCCTTCGCAGTTCCCAGGGCAACTCGCGCATGCCCTCGTATGCGCATGCCATCAGAAAGCGCGCACGCCCCCTCGTGGCCAAGTCGGTCACGTCGTAATAGTTGCATTGGTTGTTTGGGCGGTAGGGGTCGCTGCGGCACGCGCTGCAGCGGCATGAATGCGCGAGGTTGATCGCATGCATATTGTCGATCGTATGGAGCACATTATCGACCAGCATATCAGGATATTTGATGTCGACCCACGCCACTCGGCCGTGATCAAAGTGCACGCGGGCCTCAGTGCTCGACCACCATCTCCTAAAGACCTCTGTCCCGTGAGGTCGACCCTGTGCATCGAGCAGAGTGACGATGTTGATGTCTTTACGCGTTCGTGGCTGGCGCCTGTCGGGCTCGGTGCGTTGCCAATGGATGGCGACATGGGTCACCTCGTTGAGGCCGCGACTGTTTGATGGCCAACCACATATCATAGCCTCGACAAGAGGCAGCGCCTCTTTATAACTTGCAATTTCCACGTCGAGGTTGCCTAGCGGCATTGGTCCAGCGTTGTCGTCATCGTCTCGGCCATCTTCGTCGTCGTCGTCCTTCTCCTGCTCCTCAAAATTGTGCTCCTCATGGACGGTATTGGCGGCGTCCGCGACAGAAGGAGCGGGGTCGAGTTGGGACATGGCGAGGATGAGCGACTGTGTAGGTCGTGGCGTTGGACGAATATTTTCGTGTGCTGTGACGGTCACTTTTTCTCTTTCTCCTTTTGCGCCAGAAGGTTTCGTCTGCCTGTCCGCCCGTTTATTCCGTTGGGCATCCGGGGCCTGCACGGGTCTAGGGCACCATTGGTGCCAGGAGCCGCTCGAATATTTGCGCCATCGAGCACCATTCGGCCTTTTTTATTGACGCCCTATATCAACCGCAAAAAGAAAAAAGGAGGGATCTGCCTCTATGGCGAGCGAGCCGATATCGGTCCCGTTCGGCGTCGCGCGCTTGTTTGGCCCCTGCCCTTGGACGAAGGCGGCCGGTGGAATTTGCGTGCCTGCGCCCCGTCACGGCGCCTGTTTTTCTTTGGCTCTTTCGTGGCGTCCCTGGAATTTCAGAGCGCCCAAGAAAAAGCCTGCTTTTGGTCCGTCTTGCGCTGGGGACCTATCGGCGCGCCGTGAAATGTAACCCTGCGAGCGGCGACAGCAGACCATGCTCAAGGCGGAGCGACTAACGAGCAATTTGGGGCCCTGTCGGCCAAGAAGATTTAGACTGTTAAAATGATGCCTGCCGCCACTCTGGCGCCTCATCTTGACAGATGGCTCGGATTAGAATTGGATGGCGTTGTCGCCCTCTCCCCCTCGCCCCATGAATCAACCCCACCGCACGTCAAACCGCCTAAATCTAGAGAAAAAAAAGAACATTACACCATCATCCTTGGCGTGCGTCCTTTTGGGAAAAAGCCTCGATGATGTCTGCGGCCACAAGTCTCTCATGTGGTTTGGGCCGACACAGGGCAAAAAGCCCTCGTCGATATCGTGTGCATTTGCCGACCGAGATACCAACGACAACAGAGAGAAGAAGAAAGAGAAAGAGAAACTATGTCGTTTACGCCTCAGCGCAGGGATCATACGCGCCGAGCGTGCGTGGAGCCTCTGCACGCCATCCACGCCACCCGATTCTCTCCTGATCGACATAGCGTCCAAATAGAGGCTCGAGCGGGTGGGCAGTTGGAGGCCAAAAGACGGTTGGCAGCACGACAGCCCATCCGCCAACGCAAAAGGGTCGGTCGCCACCGCACCACGACGGCAGCGAACAATGCTGCGGCTGCAGGGCAAAGATCGTCTCCCCGCCGTGATCGGTAGGCCAAGGTCCCCACTCGGCGCCCACTTCGCGGCCTGCAAATTCACTCGCTCCCTCGCCGACGGCTCGAGGTGCGAATCGGAATCCCTTGACCACAACCCGATAGAGCGTCTTTGCTGTCGGGCGATCGACAGCCACCGACCGAGATTCAAGAGGCGAGTAGTCCACGTCGCACGAGTTTGGACAGTGGTTAGCGCCGCCGTTGTCGTCGTTGTCGTCTTTGTCGCTGCGCGAATGAATATTGTCCGTTGGTGCCGAGCGCTTGCTGCAAGCGATTTTGGATGACGAGCAAGAACCCGGCGAGCGCGTGTGCTCCCAGCGACAAAATGCGCGGTCGCCGTTGGCATAGATGATATGGCCGGCATGTCGGGGACCCACGCGGCCGTTCGGGAGCGTGTGCCACGAGGCTTCGATGCGTAGGCCATCTCCGATGGCGAGGATGCCGCGGCCGCACGGCCTCCCGCAGACGAAGCGCCCCGTAAAGGTGACGCTCGTAGAATCAGGTCCGTGCGCGCGCAACACGCCGCGTCCGTGCCAACGGTCGTCGCGCCACTCGCCCTCGTAAAGGGGCAACGGCATGGATTCGCAAGCGAACCGGCCAAATCCCTGCCTCTTGTTGGCTAGTCGTTCTCCACTGTAGGACCATGCGTCGGCATCCGCCTGATCGAGGGCGTAATGCACGACGACCGTCGAGCGGTTGCTTGTGCTCACGATAGCGCCGGCATCTGCCTCGTCTTCGCTTTCGCTCTCCCTCTGTGGCGGCCACTGTCCAGCGTGGACGACTGTGCCGTCGTCGCTCTCAAATTGGCCGGCAAACGGGATGGGATCTTGCTCCATCAATTGGCGGTGATCGCCATCGGGCGAGTCTGGTCGTTGGCGGTCGAGCGCAATATTTGCGTCGCCGACGACAAATGTAGCGGCGGGGCCGCCCACGCGGCGCACGGCGACACCGCGAACCTCTCCGTCCACCCACATGGCTACGACGGTCCCAACGGCTTCGGGACTCGACATGGGATGCCATGTGTACATGGATTCGGTACCGAGCCCTGACAGACAGCCGCGGGCAAAGCGGCCCCAGCGCCATGTGTGGTGGCAGGGTGCTCCCGTTGCGTGACACGTCTCTGACTGGAAGCCCAAGCCGTCATAGGCGCCGCGATGCACGACGATATGGGTGTGCCCGTGGCCGCGGTGGATCTTGCGCACAAGAGGGGCAAGACCTACGACCGCGGCATAAGCCCACCGATAGCCGCAGGCGCGCACCAGCGACGGCGGCGGATGCGGACAATTCGGGTGACCGGGAAGCCCCCCGCACCCCGTAGCCCGGTCGATCGCCATGCGAGTAAAGCGCATGCAACGATTCGCCCACCACCGCTGTCGATTCTTGAGATGGGCGCTGTCGAAATCGTCATCATCAGCGTTCTTGTGCGAGGCCGCCTTTGACGACCATGGCCCGAGGATGAGAGGACCATCATCATCGTGAGGATCCCGGCCTGGCACGTCGCGAGACACGGCGTGCGTGCCATGTAACTGGCTCGGGCCGTGATCGAGCCCGTCTGCCGCGCCGGTGCCGTCGACGGCAAAGCACCAGGCGTCGACAGCCTGTGCGAGACAAGCAATGGGGCACGCCGGAGGCGCAGCCGCGTTGTAGAGGGCCTTCCACAGGACATTGTCGGCGGCGAGACCCGCGAGGCGCGCCGATGCGCAAGCGAGCCGGCCCAAAGAGCGCACGTCACAGTGGCCCATGACGGCGAGGACCAACTCATCGGGAAGCAGCGTAAACAGATCGCAACCTTTATCGTCTTTGATCTTGCGCGTGTCGGCAAGGCGGTCAGATCGATCGGTGACTCGGAGACGTTTGTGCATAAGGCGGGCCACATCGTCGATCGCCCCCATGTCATTGTCTTGTGCTCCTCCCGCACACGGTGTGACGCGCTTGCGCTTCCAACGCCGGGGCTCTAGATTCATGCGGCGCCGTTGGCGCGCCGACGGCTCGCATGCAGTGTCGAAATCGGCCACGAGGTCGTCGAAATCGATCGGGCGTGCGCGCCGTAGACTCGAGCAGTCGCTCAGGCTCAGGCGCGTCAGCGAGACCAAAGGTTTTGCGTCCATCGATCCAACAGGAGCAGCCCTCTTCCTTGCAGCCGTGTTTGTTTTCTTATTCTTTTTTTTCTAAAAAAAAAGATTGAAAAAACCTTGGCGCGCGGCCTGGCGACTTTTGCTGCTCTTGTCAGTCTGTGGGGGAGGTCCACAGTGCGCGACAAGGGTCCCGCGCGACCCGCAGCGATCGCGCCAGAAGGTCGGCCCTAGCAAGAGGCACAAGCAAAAAGGACGGCCGATAGGCCAACGCCGGCAGCAGACCGTTTAGCAGACGTCACCGAGAGCAGAGGTTTTTTCACGGTGGGCTGTGCAACCGCCCAAAAGAGACCCACGACGTGTACTTTGTGAAAAAGAGAGAGAGAGGCTGGCTTGGTGAGCGTCGACCAATAGCCAATCATCTTGCGGTGTTTTTTCCTGCCGCGATCCAATCTTGTGGGCCTGCCGCGGCGACGCGGGGCCAGCGAGGCGCCTGCAAGGAGCCAACAGAGGCGCGCGCCGACAAAAATTATCTTTGACAGATTTCTTTTTTTTTCTTGTGCCGCACCGGCTTTGGCCTGTTTGAAAGTGTTTGGCGGTTGTAGGCGAGCCGCGCGCGGCGCAAGCCAAAGTTTTCGCCCCGAGCCCTGTCCGTATATGGTCCTTTGCCGGTCGGCGCTTTTGCTCGCTCGCGCTGTTCCTTGCGTCGGTCGCACACTCAAATGAAATCCACGACAACGACAATAACCCGACACTTTTTTATTGTTGTTTTTTTCCGGTCTGCGGGCTCCTTTTGCTCCCCACATCACCAGAGGGAGGGCGAAAACAAGGCGACGATGGATTTGCCCAGAACAGAGAGATCAAAAGCCACGAGGGGGGCCGCCTTACACGGGATTTTTTGATGTCGACGAGCAGAGCATGTCGATAAAAGAAGAGTCAGGTTTCCTTCTTGCTGCCACAGCCCAATGGTTGTTGCCTTCTGATGACTGCCGACCAAGTTTGCTCCTTTTTTATTTGCTCAGCGCGGTCGACAATGCAGGAGGGGTCGTCGGGGCACACGCGAGCGCGTGTCTGCGTCTCATCCCAAATTGGCTAGGAGGAAGCGTTGCTCTCCATGGCTGCGACGAGCGCGCGCACGGTGGGCCGACTCGACGCATCCACTCCACCGGCGGTTGCGTCGACCGACGCTGACGATGCGCCGCCAAAGAGGAACATGAGTTGGCCCAGCACGCCAGCGGGCTCGCTCATTGGTGACGGGCGAGGTCCGCGGGCGGCTACAGGGCGAAGGCGCACGCTATCGAGGTCGGCCTTGGTGAGCACGAGGCCGGGCGCTTTGAGACGCGCGTCCGAAGCCGCCGAAGCGGTGCCCGCCGGCGCGTTGTTACCGCTCCACCACGACCACGGCGACCACCATGACGACGACGATGCGGGCGCCGTATCAGCGCTGACCGCGACCGACAGGGTCGCGCCTGCAGACTGCGCTGGCGCCGCCAAAGCAACACCATTGTCGGGATGATCGGCGTTGGTCGCGCTCTCGCTTGGGGGGTCGGCTAGAGGCTCTCGGGCCAAAACGATCGTCTCAAAGAGCGACAAGGCTTGCTGGTCGTTGTCGCTCTGGTCGGCATCGTCGACATGCAGCACGGCTGCGGTCTCGGTCGCAGGCAGAGTCTGACCTCCATCAGCGGTCTCCTCTCCCCTCTCCCCCTTGTCGTCGTCGCCGTCTCCGGCGGCATCGACCGCGCACACGGGCAATGCAGGATCGAGATCGTCTGCGGGCGTTGCGATGGCGAGGTCAACATCGGCGGTCTGTGGGCGTGCGTCAATGTCTGCCGGTGCAGTGTCACGAGCGTGGTCCTGCAATGTGTTGTCCAAAAGGTTTTGCTCTGTCGGCAGTGGATCGATTGCCGCCAAAGAAGGGATCTGTACGTCTTCGGGACTCGGAGGCGGTGCAGTGTGCTGCAGTTCGTCCGTCCCCTCTGGCGCAACGGCGCCAGGGAGCAGCGACTCTGGTGTCGGGTCGTAATCGCGTAGGGAGGCGGAACAGCGAGGATCGTAGAGTGGCTGGGTTGCGTTGCGTTTCTCGTCTTCAAAATCGACGAGGCGTGAGTCGTGAACAAACTCTTGCGAGTTTGCAGCGGGCGCCCACAACTGTGCGACGGCGACGCCCAGCACATTGTCCGATTCCAAAGAGGTCACAGTATCAGCGAGCGGCGGCTGGGCCTCGTCTTGATCGACGGCGGCAGAGGCAAACATGACCTCGTCGCATTGGGGCACAAGGCAGGCGCCAACGATCGACTCGTCCTCGCTGCTGTCACAGTCATTGCCGTCCTCGTCGTGGGAGGATTCGCACTCCTCGAGAGGCGAGATAACGACGGGCGCATAAAAGGCATCGAGGGTGCTGGCATCGCTGTCGGAATCATCGCCGTCGATTTGAGGCACATTGTCTTGCCATTCATCGCGTTGGTTGGCGAATGCATCCTCACAAGGCGGCGACGATGGCGACGACGGCCAATCGTCAGACGAGTAAGCAGGCAAGAGGGCCACAATCTCTGGCGGAACATCACCATAGCCGTCACTGTCGTCATTGTCCGACGCCGGGGCAGCGGCCGCATCGAGATCGCTGCCGGCGGGTTGATCAATATCGTGACCTGTCGAGGCCAAATGACCAGAGCAGTTGAATGATTCAGCGGGGAAATCCTGCGGGACAGACGCGGGCGCATCGTGGGCGCTTGCTAGTGGCACCAGAGAGGGATACTCGCACGGGCAAATTCCGTCGCAATCCATTTTTTTGAGTCGGCGTCGTCGTTGGCTGGCGTCGGTGGCGGACAGAGGAGGCCACAGAGATGCAGCCCAAAAGGGAAATCGCGGGGGAGGGCGAGGTAAGAAAACAACCAAAGAAGGCGCCCGCGCGCGGAATAATGCGAGCGCTGGTGCAAAGGAAAAGAGAGGGACAAAGGGATGGCAACGGCCCTGGGGTGGCACGGGTTTCTTGTTGTGGCGTACCAATAAGCGACAATGGGGGAAGCAGAGCAGGTCGCGCGCCGCCGACAAATGTGCGGGTTGAGAGGGCTAGCGTTTTTTGGGGGGTCAGTTTACTATCACAGGGCGCCGCTTGGGATCGACGCGCTCGACAAAGACATGCAAAGGCGCGCACCCGCACCTTTTCTTGCAAAAAAAAAATAAAAAGCCTCCCGCCGGCAGAGACACAAAGCCGACCGACCGACCGAGAGACCGGCAGCGTCCCTTTTGGCTGGCGCTGCCGCCGCAACCGCGCGCTTTTTTAGGGTTTAGGTCAAGGCCCCGGTGGTTCCAGGCGCCTAATTTTTTCCTTGGATTTTTTCCAAGAGTCGTGACCTTGTCCGCAGAAACAAGGATGCCCGTGCGATTGGGCACCGGCCGCTCGCCCTATGGGGAGCGCCCTAGAGCCACGCTTTTAGGAGAGAGAAAGAAAAAAGTAGACAAACAAAAAGAGAGACAGAGAGAAGAGAAAAGAGGCAGCCGTCGCCGTGCCTCGACACAAGCCCGCGGCCAACCTCACCCCCCCCCCCGCGCTCCGACACCCACCACACCGACGTTTTTCTATTTTTCCTTTCTTTTTCTCTCTGTTTTGCCCTCTTTTCCTAGTTTCACCCCGCTTCCTTTTGTGTGGTGCGCCGCCCTCGCCCCAGACGGCAAAGCCACACCAGCGACTGCCCCAGTCGCGCTCGCCTTTTCTTTTCCCCTTTTGATCGACAAACCTCGAGCCCACAAAAAGAGACAGCCCGCCGCTTTACGCGCGGATCGTCGTGATCGATTCCCATCGAGCCCATTCCTCTCCCGTTGTCGCTCTTCTCCCGCACGCCCACCGCCAAAAAAACAAAGACAGGCAGACAGGCACATGCAAATGGAAGCACGCGCGCCTGACGCAACAGACGCCAGCCTGACGGTCGCCTTTGGCGCGACTGCCTGGGACCGCGATTCAGCCTTGGCCTCTCTCAACGAGGCCGTAAAGGATGCGCTGCAAAAGTCTCCCGCAGGATTAGCCTTGCGCAGGCTCGACCCTCATGTGCTCTGGGCTACGTCTCGCGGACTCTCGGAATGGGCGCACGCTCTTGCCGCCGCCGACAATCGCCTATGCGTCGAAAGCCGCGCCGACCTCTTGCGTCTCCTGCCAGCCGTCGGGGCCGTGGATCGCATTGCCGGACTATCGGTCGTCTACCCGGCGACCACGGTGGAACGATTGCGCCAACACACGGCCGCCGCGACTGCCGTCTATTCGCTTTGTGCATCGACCGTGCGGTCGATATCGACGGCGCCACCGTCTCGCGGTGGCCGCCCGCGGCCAGTTGTCGTGATTGACTCTGTGGACGCGTGTCGTGCCGCAGTCGCCGATATACGACGTCGCGGCGCACTGGTGGCCCTCGACTGCGAGGGCACTTCGATCGTACGACGCCAGCCCACCTCGCCGGGCGTCGCTCTGCTCCAGATGACGGCGCGCGGTGGCCCGTGCTATCTCTTTGACATGTGCCGCACTGAGCCGTCGCGCTCGGGCAAAGCGCTCATGAGGCGCGGCGGCCTCGGGGCGCTTCTGGCCGATGAATCTATAACCAAGGTCGTCCACGATAGACACCAGGACACGCGCGCCCTGGCTGCCGCCTATGGATGCATCCTCGCCGGAACATTTGACACGCAGGAGATGCACATGCGTGCCGAGGGCAACGTTGACGGACCGCGGCCGGGCCTGAATGCGCTCTTGGCATTCTATGGACTGGGGACCAACCAACACAAGGATACCATGCGCGCCGTATACCCCATCGACCTCTGGTGCTGGCATCGTCGCCCTCTGCCCGCGTGGATGGTTGAATATGCGGTGCGCGACGTCGACCGCCTTTTGGATCTGCACGACGCCATCGTGGCGCGTCTTGTTTCGTCGATTGCCGTCTCCTCGACGGCGCCTCAGTGGACCGTCGTCGTCATGTCGGCCAAGTCGCCGTCGTCGCGCCCAGTGTCGGTGGTGACGGTGCCGAAAGCCAAGCGGCGCGCTGCGTCGACTGCCGGCCGTGGCCAACCGACAAAGTCTGCGGCGATCGCGGACGAGAGCGGCGCGGGACGACGCCGACGTCGGCACGCTCCGGCCGTCGCTCGGACCGGGCTCCTCCTCCAAGGACTGTAGCATAGACTTTTTATTTCCTTTTTCTTTCTTTCTTGATGGTGTCATTGTCTGGGCCGTCGTCGCACGGGCGGACGAGAAGGGAAAGAAAAAAGGGAAAAAAGAAAGAATCCGATTGTTGTCAAAAAAGGATGCTCGCGTCTCTATTTGGTGTTTTTTTCTGGGTGCTCTCTTTTTTCAGGCCCTTGCCGATCAAGAGGGCCACAACAAAGGGTGGGAGCACGCTCGTGCGCGGTCGATTAGACCTTTTGTGGCGGTTCTCTCGTCGCCGCCCAAGCCAAGGGAGCAAAAAAAGGCGGGCTCGACGGCCTTTCTGCGTAGCGCCGGCAAGGCAAGGAAAGAATCGGCTGCTTGTGTCGCGCAAGACGGCACAGCCCACAAGGCAGAGAAAAAGAAAACAGCCCCAAGAAGAAACAACGCCCGACGATGCCAGAGGAGAAAAAAAGAAAAGGTTGGCCGCCGCCAAGAAAAAGGAGGTCGTGAGACCTCGCGGCAACCGCACGAGGCTCTTTTGCCACCGCAACATCCGGATCTGGCGCGCTTGCGGCCCTGGTGCGCGTCGCTTTTTTCCGCTGGGTCCCCCTCCCCTAAAATACCACCAACCGACAGGGCAAAGGAGACGGGGGCGGCCAACGCCGACACAGCCCACGAGCGCGAAATCGCCGCGAAAGACCCCCCCCCCTCTTGGCTTGCAGACCAAATAAAACTTGCGTCGCGATTGGATATTTGCTGCCACATTTTATTTCTCTTTTTTGATTGGATAGTGGAGCGTATTAACAGCGAATGCACCAAAAGCATAAATATGCCGTCGGCGAGCATACATTTTCTTCTCTACCGATCACGCCGGCACTCGACGGCCGCCATCGTGCGCTACCTTTTTGCTCTGCCGTTTTTGGTTTCCGTCTTTTCGTCGCCTTGGTTACATCGCCAGCCGACCCTATTCACGAGACACGCAAAGACAGAAAGGCCACCCATACGCGGCCTTGTAGACAGAGAGACGCGATGGAACAAGCGACGCAGTCGACCCTGTGCCTAGACACCGACGCCCAGCGACCCGCGGTCCGCGTGAGCCACGACGGCAGCCGAGTCTCGGCCTATGACGTCATACGTTACATTTTCAGATGGAACGAGCGTGAGCGACACAGGGCCGTGCACACGATGGCGCTTTTCGTGCGCCGGTTGGGGTTTCCCCTGACAGCGTGCGGGCTGCCTGGCGGCGGCAAGCCTACGCTGACCCTACCGGCCACACGTCTGGACGCCTTTCTGACCGCTCTCCAAGAGGCATCCAGCCGCATGGGCAGCGTGCCGCCCAATGCCGTTGCTGCCTTTCGCAAGACGCCTGCTGCCACTTGGCTGGCTCGCCGTGTTGCCCCTGCCGCTATGCCCTCGGGCGGGCGCCGCAAGGATAGGCTGTGCCGACGCACGCCTCTCTCTATGACTATGACGAATCATAGGGCGCCGCCCACCGACAAGATCGCGCACTGTTCTGCAATTGTCGTTGGCGCGATCAATGAGAGAGACGGATTACACGCCGACTCGACCATCGCCACGAGTTTGTCCTTTGCAGACAGCCTCGAAGAGAGCCAAAGCAACCATGTGACGACTCGACCTCTTGTAGCCAGGGGCGACGATGCCATTGCCGCCTTGAACAACAACGACAATAATGATGACGACAACAATGACGACGACGATGACGAGATTGGAGTTCTCTACATTGACGAAGATGACAGCGATGATGATGACGACCAGCACAACAACGGCAAGGGCGGCCAAACAAGAGGCACCCAGCACAGTAGCAACATAAATGACGACGATGACGATGCTGCTGTCCGTCACTTGGCTGCCTTTTGTGCGGTCTTGGGTGGCGAGGGACGCTCTGCTCGATGCACAGTGGCGTCTGCCCCCGAGATGCGCTATATCGAGACTCATGTCATGCCGACGGCATCGCCGGCGACGCCTCTGCGCGTGTGGTGCGCTTTGGGAGGGGTCGCGACGCGCATCTGCGCCGTATGGCCCATGGGCGATGGCGCACGTTGGGGAATCAGTCTGCCGGGAGCCGACCCCACGACGATCCAGGACGCCGGGACCATGGAGCGCGCCGACGTACTCTGCATGCTCGCGCGCTTTGCCACGGTGCCGGGCGTCGTGATGGTCGCGTCGAGATTGTGGACCACCACAAGCAGATCTCGTGCCGTGGGGACGCGGTTACATGGAGCGCTCGCCTTGTGCGACCTCGCTGCTCGCCCTGCGTCGACTGCCCCGCGCTCCCGTGCGGTCTCTAGCCTATAAGCGCCCTATCTCTTTTTTTTTCTTTTTGCTTGTTGTTCGGTGTCGCTGCGCTCTGCTCGCGTGCGCAAAGTGCGGCTTTTGTATTTTATTTTTTTTTCGAAAAAGAAAAGACGCAAACCAACCCCGACAAATACGGGCACAGGGAGGCGAGACACGCAACAGAAACGGGGGCCGCCATGCGAGGGCTCCCGATGGGGTACCGTCGGCCTACCGAGGAGGCGCCTTTGTGGACAACAGAAAAATATCGGGAAAAAAGAAACAGGCAGAGGGCGGCGCTGGCGCCGTGGACACGCGCGCATCCACAAAAAAAAAAGACTGCAACGACCGCTGGAGGAGGAGACAAACCGTTTATCTATCTTTTTTGTCGATAACAGCAGGAATAAATTCTAATCATAGCAATCCTACTCGCGCACCGACCACACCGAAAGAGGATCATCCAAAGAGAGAGCGCCATAGTAGATGGGAATGAGCGCCACAGAAGGTTCAGTGTCGCCGCTATCGCCAACGACGGCGTTTAAAATGATAATGGCAGCCTCCCTGTCGCAACAGAGACGCGCGAGAGCATCGACAGACCCACACGAAAAAGGCTCTCGTCGTCGGATCTTGGACAGTATCCTATTGACGGTCGAACAAAGATCGCGAAAGTCGCGCCCAAAGCCATCGACGATCACGGCGTCCGTGTTGCCAGTCCACGCGGGCGTGTGGTGGCGAGCGTAATCAAAGAAATACACAGCGCCCATATGCCTTGCAGTCATTAGTATCGCTGTATCGGGCGCATGGCGCTGTTCGATTGCCACCACTCTCTGAGTCGGCTGAGCCCACGAGAACCCGTAGGGGCGAGCCGGCGGGAATGTTGTGCGGATCACGCGGGCCATGTTCGCCGCCATCCAATCATGGGTCACCCACAAGATGGGATTCATCTCGTGGTGTGCGCTCGACCACAGATGGACCGCGAGCGCTCCAAAGTCAAAGTCGCGCCGACGCGCCAAAGTGCTCTGATCTACGGCAATGGAGGATTGACGTGCAAAAATGTCAGCGAGCCGGCACACGAACGATGCGTTCCCAGAGGTGGCGGCTCGATGGCGAACGAAATTGGATCGATCACGGAGGGCCGCCCGTGCAGATCGATTGTCATAGATGGCCGCCGCAGTTTTCGGAAGCAAGCAAATGCCATGCAATCTTGCATACTGTCTCCATAGACGATCGCCGCACCGTATCACGATGGCGTGAAAAGTTGTGCACGTCAACGTGACAGATAGGCAGTCGGCGAGTGACCGTCGAGCGACCTTGAGTAAAATGACGTGCCACACTTCGGGAGGCAGCGTCGGTCCGTTGTCGTCGTCTCTGTCGTGATTGTCGCCATTGTCGTTGTTGTTGCCATCGGCGAGCGTGGAGTTCATGGGGTCGCCCTCCGTTGTTGGTCCTTGGTGGGTCGATACAAACAAAACACAGCGAGACAAAGATGGGACAGGGAAATGGGGCGAGGAACAGAGAGAGAGAGAGACGGGCGCGCGTACACACACAAAGGCACAAAAAACATTAAACCAATGGCCAAATTTTGAAAACTATTTTCTCTCTCTCTCTTCGCTGCTGGGCGGTATTCGACAGGGGCCACAAGGCGCACCTCGTCTTCGTTTGGGGGTCCTCGGCAGGGACTCAAAGGCGGGGGCACCGTCTTTGGACAAATGGCTGTTGGGGAGCAGCACGGCGCATATTTGGCGAGGGAGCGGCACCCCCCTAGAGCCCTACCACCGCTAGCCTAGATGCCCAATCCTGCCTTGTTCTGCTTTCTTGCTCGGCCTTTTTGTCGGCGCTATTTGGCCCCTCTGAGCAAGGGGCCGCCGCACAAGGTCAAAAAATAAAAGAGTGAACCTCTGAACGCCCACGTAGCGCCCACAACCACCTTCATTGGCATAGAACGAAAAGGAGTAACGCCATCCCGTCGCAGGGAAAACAATGAGGCCAACACGGAGAAATGGAGCAAAGAGAGACACCTACACGAGGGACGCCCGGACCCTGCCGCAACGTCCTTGCTCCGCGTGTTTTGCGTGCCGCAGCGCCGTCCAAACATAGACGCGCGCCTTTTTTTGGAACCCATTCCATATCTGCCTCGCGACACATCACGCGCGACCTCTGACGTGCGCCTTTATCCGTATTTGTCTCGTCCGACCTCGAAACTATTTCCCTGGCACCTTTTGCAATGGAAACCCAAAAAAGCCCCCCTCAAATTGCTCCCAATGATGGCAATGCGCAACGCCCCACTGATGGAGGCCTGCCGCCGGGCGCAAGGCCCACCACAGCCGTAGGCCACCCCGACATGGTCGTCTATGAGTGGCGAGATGCCGAGACCGATGCCGAGGGTTGGATCGCCATCGAGGCCGACGACAGACTTCCGCCGGTCGGCGGCGGTGGCCTCTTTGTCTCGCCCACGACGACCGAGTCCGAAGTGGTCGACGTGGCCCGCAGCATGGCACGCAAACTGCGCGTCACCTGCGTGGCGGGCGCGGTGCGTGGCGCCAAGGGCGGCATCCGGTATGATCCGGCGGCGCCCGACGTCGAGCAGGTGCTCGCGCGCTTTATCAAAGCCAATGCCACGGTTATTCGTCAGGCGTGGGCCACGGGCGCCGATCTCAACACCGACCACCACGTGCTCGACAATCTCGCGCGCGCACACATTGGCATACCCCACTGCTTGTATGCGCTGGCCTCGCGCTATCCCGCAGCCGAACCCGCGCGACTGTTGGGTATCGCTCCTGCCCCTACGTCGACGACAACCTCCAAGGATGACGCCGCCTCGCCGCGCTTTGGCCTGGCCGAGGCGACGGTCGGGTATGGCGTGGCGCGCGCCCTGCGCGAGATCACGACCGATGGCTCGTTGACCGGGTTGGACGTTGCCGTGCAGGGCTTTGGCACCGTCGGCAGCACCTTTGCACTGTACGCGCAGATGTTGGGCGCACGCATAGTGGCCATCGCCGATAGGGATCACTTTGTCATCACGCCGGGCGGGATCGACGTGCGCGCATGGCTGCTACGCCGTCAGCAACAGGCCCCCAACGGCAGCGCCCTCCTTATCGATTGCCTCGGCGATTCGACCAGCGGCGTTGATCTCGCCGAGCCCCGTCCTGTCGCGCGCAAAGGCGACGAATCCAACGACGCGTGGCTGGTCCGCTTTTTCGATGCATGTGGCGGAGGCGTCGACGTGTTTGCGCCTTGCGCCCAGCGGTACGTCATGACCCCGGCGACCATGGAAGCATTTGCCGCAGCGTTGTCGCGCCGTCGCGCCCTGCTCGGCCCCGAGCGCCGCGCCTACGTCGCCAGCGGGGCTAACAACATTGCGCGAGATCCCGAGGCATTCGAGGCCTTTCTCGACGCGCACAACGTGTGGACCGTGCCCGAATGGGTGTCCAACGCCGGCACGGCGTGTCTCTTTATGGAGGCATCGACTCTGCCGCCTCCGACGACTCCCGACTATGAGAGCGTGCTTGCTGCCGTCGGCGATCGCGTCGCGACCTTTGTGGCACGCGCCAAGGACGTCTCGTTGGCCAATGGAGCGCGTGGGGAGAGTACGCCATCGAGCCTGCTGTCTGCGTGTCACGTTGTTGCCGACGCGGCTGTCAATGCGTCAACTCCTCATTCTTGAACCGTTCTGCGCCTCAACAAAAGGCGCAGGAGAGAGCCGCGATGACATACAAGAAAGGGCGCCCTCATCGGGCGCGGGTGCCTCTCCTTTTTTTGGGCCATTTGGCTAGATGTGTTTTTTCCTTGTTTGGAATAAGAAAAGGGGAAATCCATGGGCCGAGGCACACGCACGAAAAGTCTGCAAAGGGCGCAGACGCCAACCCACCCAAGGAAAAACAAAAAGGCATTTTGAGAGGAGGACTAAATAGGCATCCGCGGTGGGAGCAGCGAGGACAAGGGAAAAAGCAGGCGCTGCATTGGTCGTGTTTCTTTTTCTTTTGAGGTCAAAAGTCTGGCGGCTTTGCTTTGGGCGTTCTTGTCCCATCCCTTGGCTGGGTTTGCGCGCTTTGGGGCAGGATGGGCGGCCGACGTCTTGGAGGGTGCCGTAGCCCGCTCGCCAATAGGCGATCTGGAAATAAAACGGGGAAAAAGAGCATGTGGGACACCTGTCGACCACGCCCCGCGGCCAGGCAAGGGCGAGGCCGCCCAAGGCAGCCGACACGATATGAGATGCAGATGACTCGAAGCGGCTACGAATCTGACGCCAGATTGGTCCGTTTTGTTCTTTCTTGAATTAAATATCTCTTTAGTCGCTGTTCTTTATTATGCGATATTTTTTGGATCGAGGGCTGCCGAAATCTGCCGCCTCGAGCGGCGGTTTCACCGGATGAGCCGAAAAGAGAGAGAGAGAGCACGCGCGATCAGAAAGGAGTGGACGTGGCTACACTGGGGTGTAATCACGCTGAACGATCGATAAAACAACGACAAAAGCCGGGGGAAAAGCACGCGCTCGTGACCGCGACATGAAAAGGACAAGGACCGGCTCTAGGCAAGCACGTGACGCGCTATCGACCAAAGTCTGCACACGCAAATATCTGGCGTCGGCGACGAATCGCCACCCGAGAAGCCAGGTTCGGCAGTACACCATTTTTTCTTTTTTCCTTTGCTGCCCTTTTTCTCCAACGCCTCGTCCGCTCCCCGACTTTTCGTCTTCCCCACTCCCTAGAGTCTTGCTTGTCGGCAAGTCTGACTCGTTCAATTTACTTCTTCTGTCTGTTTATCTGTCTGTTTATCTTTCTCTCTCTCTCTTGTCTTTTCTTGCGTGGTTTCAAGAGAGACGGTCTTTTCTTCTTTTGCTTTTGGCTGATGCTGTCGACGGCAACCGCAAAGCGTAACCGAGAATGCGGCACCGCGCTCACCGCTCCGGCAGACAGCGCCCTTTGGATGCGTTGCCGTTTGGAGAGTCGACCACACAAGCGCCCGCGTGTGCGTGACCAGGGCGACGATCAGGCCCAACAAAGGCGTCACGCGACACCCGGGGACGCACACGCGCAATGGGGCCTGAACGCGCTCCCACCCGAACTCGTCTTTGGAATCGCTCTTTGGCTCGATCCTCCAGACGTGTTGCGCGTGGGCGCGACGTGCCGCCTCTTTGGACCTCTTCTTGATGATCGGCATCTCTGGCGCCGCCTTTTTGAACGATCCTACGGATCGACCCTGTATGCTGGTCGCGCGGCTGGCGTATCTGCCTTTTACCAGCCGCCACCCAAAGCGGGAGCCTCTGACGGTTCCTGCCTTCCTCCGCTGCCGTTTGCGCACGCTCGGGCGGCCGGATACGATTGGCGATGGCTGTGCGAGGTCCATTACATCGAGTCCCGTATTATGCCGGCATCCAATGGCTCGCGCCATCAATATCGAGCGCCCACACGACGCCAAGATGGTGAGGCAGCCCCGTCCGTCTACGGCGTCGATATCGCCCGCGACGCCCAGGGCATCATGATCGAATGGACCGAAGGCCTATGGCCGACGGCTGCGCGCGTGGCTAATGGCGATGACCCAAATCAGCCAGAATCGCAGCCACACGTCATTTTGTCGGTTGCCAACCAGAACCGCTATTTTGTGCTCGATGACGTCGCGATATCGCGCGCGCTCGAGGGAGTCAGTGATGCCCTGCCGGGTCGCATCGTTGCCCATCCTCGCGGTATCTTGTACGAGGGTCCATGTCATCGCGGGTACGCCCACGGTCGGGGCACCGTGGTTGAGCCTGGTGGACGTCGCTGGGACGCTATGTCCCATCAAGGCATCACCCTGTCCACGGTGCATCGACCCAACGACGGCTATGTCGATTCGATTCGCCTGCAGCGCATCGTCCCATCCGGCGCAGAAAATGGCAATCTCTTTGGAGGTAATCAACATCTGCAGCACCAGCAGCAACAACAACAAGGGCAACATGACCAAGCGCGTCGCGCACCACGCCAACGCTGCCCGATAGCCCTCACGGTACACTACTGCAACGGCGATCAGGTTCACATGCTCCACACGCCGCACGCGCACGCCGCTATCTTTTGGTGCTCGCCGACGTGCGTAGATCCACGATTTGCCGGTCGACGTCTAGAGTGCCGCATGTGGGCACACGCGCTCGATATTCCGGGACTTGCCCTATGGCCGCTTGACGACGCCACCGAGCCCGATAGCCATGCACGCCTCTTTATAGAGTATGCGCGGGCCGGGCATTGCGGGTGGGGTCCCGATGCACAGCAGCGCGCCAAAGAGATGGAGGCTCTCGGTGGGGTGGCGACGGTACCCGCTTCGGGCGGCATATTGTCGACGGGCATTCCCTTTGCCGTCGTGCGATCGGACGAGGCGCAAATCGCAGCCGCGCGCTCCTTTTTCGAAAACTATGCTTGATCCTTTGTTGGGCATGGATTTCGCGCTCCGCCCTTCTGCCGCCGCCCACCCTATGGTCTATTTTATATGTCGATCCGTCCATCTATGCGCCTCTCTGCCTTTTTTTCTATGTGTTCCTCCCAAATGTGTCGACAATGTGGTCTTGGTTGTGCGCGTCGCCGTGGTGCTGACGGGCGGTCAAAGCCGCGCTTTCGCCATGGATCCGAATTCCGAGTGTTGAGAGTGCGCGCTAAATTTAGTTTTCTACCAATTTCATTGCTTGAAGAACCGCGCAAAAAAATCCACGGCGAAAGCATGGCTCTGGTCGCTTGCCAGCGCCGCGATGATGGGCTCGGCCACTCCAGGCCGGCCATACGAGCACACAACCTCTCGAGGCTGAGAAAAATACGCCGGCTCGCGCGCTAGATACAAAAAAAAATAAACAACATCACCCCCCGCATCGCCATCATCGTATTTGGGTGCGCCCAATTGTATGCATTTATATGGGCGTCGCGCTTTGTGCTTTCTTTTTTTTTCGTGGTCGTCATGTGTCGCCCTGCAGCAGCGCCAGATCGAAAAGGCAGCCTCTTGAGCACCGAAAAGAGAGACAGAGAGAGAGAGACGCATACAGACAGAACAATTGGCCGCCGCACGAGCCAAGCGATGAAGCGCGCCTCTCCGGTCGCCCTCGGTCTCCTGTCAAGGTCTCGGTTGGAGATCTCTTTCGGTTGCTTGGCATCGACCATATCCAACGCTGACACGAGGCCAGAGAAAAAAAAAGAACAAAAGATAGATGGCGTGCGTAGAATACGCCAACAGACATTTGGCATGCACGCTGGAATCTGCCGACGCGCCGCGCACGCATAGGCCACACCAGAGCAATCTACGTCTATACTTATACTCATGCCTTATATAAAATACGATAACAAAGCGCTAGTTCTTTATAAATAAACGGAGGGAAACAATAAACAATTACATCTTTTGCATGGGGAGCGGTCCAGGCGCGGGCATCTAGGCCGTCCAGGGCCAAAATGATGCTGTGTGCTGTCGATGCTGTTGGAGCATCAACAAATCCACACGAGGCACTACATAAATGTCATAGGGTTGGGCAATGCCGTCGCCATCGACGTTGGCCACGAGAAAGACATCCATAGGGACAACGTCAAAGAGTGACAGGCATGGACTCGACGATCCACGCCCCAGGGTCTGGTCGACGGCCGCGCGCACTCGCGTGACAAACCAGGGCATGTGCACTTCGCGGGCAAGCACAGAGAGAGCGCGCGCAGCGGGCGTCTCTGCTCCGTCGGGGGTGTGCGCCGACGGCGCAACGACCCCGAGGCCCACAGAGGCCAACGGCGACGTACGGCCGCCCCAAAAGACAGGGATGGCCCCGGCCAACGGTGTCGCCTCGTGATTCCCGGCGAGTCCCATCCATCCCGCTCGAGTCAACGTTGCGACGTCGTCGGGTCGTCGCTGTAGAGCCAACGCGGGAGGTATCGACAGGAGTGCGTCGATCGTATGCATGAGGTTGACAGCCTCGTCGAGGGCGAGCCCCACAGAGCAGCAAATCGACTGGAGGCCAGCGCGAGCCTCTTGGAGGTCGAAGACGCGCGCGGCATCTGATCGAACGGGCGACCGATAGGACGGGGCGCTGCCAGAAGGCCCGTTCCGGCGCGCCGTCGCGCCGAGACTGGCAAGGTCCGCGGCAGCAACGACGGCGCGGCGACTCTGGGCGTCATCACGCGCGATCGACAGAATGAGGTCGGCGACGACCGACGGGCAAGGTCGTGATGGCTCGGTCGCGATGGGATTGTCTTGATCTGCCCGTTGACGGCGCGTCCTCTTGCGTCTCGACAACGATGACGACGACAAGGATGCCTCTGATGATGACGATACGCCACGTTTGCCCTTGGACTTTATGGGCTGCACTTTTGGTTGGGGTCGCTGTCGGCGTCGGCTGCGGATGGCTCTCGGATGGGGGATCACACGCGGCGCGAGCGGTTCAAGGGGACGACATTCGAGGGTGACGGGGTCGAATGCGCCAGAGAGCAGGACCTCGAGGCACGGCAGCCCATCGGCTTCCGGCACGATACACCCCAATTGGGAACCGCTGCTGTTTACGCACAAGAGATCCATCGGTGGCTCTCGGATGGGCGCCACATGGATGCTCGACGATGCAAGAGACATCTCGTGGGAGACAGGACAATGTGTATGTATATGTGTGCGCGTGGGTGCGCGTATTGGTCTACCTAGGGACCAAAGACGCAAACAAGCCAACGTCAAAGAGGCAGGCGTATAGGGTGCGATGTGTTGGTCAGGCAGACAAATGAGGCCCGGCAGGTACGCAATAACAATGAAATAAGAAAGGCTTGGGCCCAATGGCGACCGCGAGGCCTACGCGTTTGTTTGTTCTTTTCTTTTTTTGGCTGATGCTATTGGTCGGTCGACGAGAGGGCGCACAGAGAAAGAGTCGGGGCGCCCGTGAAAAAGGACGAGGAAGAGAATGTCTTGGCGGGTTGGCGCGCGCTCGCACGAGGGAGCGAGCCGCCATCTCGTGCTAATTTTGTGATGGGCACACCTTTAAATCAACCAATGGGATCCCTAGTCGTTTTTATTATTTTTTGAAAAATGTGTGGGTCGAGCGAAAAAATGCCGCCCATGCCCGCACAAAGGTAGTCCCCGTCTGTGGGTGGTCGATATGCAGGCGCAGAGGGAGCCACAATTTTTTGGCTCACTTTTTTGGTCGCCTGCGATGTTTGTTGGTTTTTCCTCTGTCGTCGCATCGGGAAGCCAACAGAGGAAAAGTGCTCGCGCGCACGACGAGCAAAAAGGAATAGAAAAAAGAACATGAGAAAATCCTCGAAAAATACGCCGTGTTGGCCTCGAGGAAAAGGCCCGTTGGAGCAGGACTAAAAAGGAAAGAAGCAGCAGGTTGGACGACATCCGCAGACGTCGTGCTCAACCATTGGTTTGTCGCTCCCATTTGCCTCGGCAGGATCGTACGAGCAGCGAGGGGTTCTTTTGTTGTTTGCTCAACGATAATACTATACGCACACTACTTACCGACGCGTCTCTAGAGTAATAACAACGACGACAACGACGATAATAACGCACTATACATAACGGCCTATATTGTTCCGCAGGCACACCCGTCGATATTTCGTTTTTTCTATTCTTTTTTTTGCAAAAAGAGATCACCGTCGTCTGTCTTTGCGTGCGCATACGCAAGAGCGCCGCGTCGGCGGGACGATGACAATCGTCGTCAGAGTCTGGATCATGCTTTGCCTCGTCACGCTCTCGAGGACAAGTAAGACACTTGCTTTTTTCTTTTCGTTTTCGTTTCTTTCGCCTATTTGTATCTTTTTTTGGCTACTCATCTTGAGTGTCGGGCCTGTCTCGGTTACGCTTCTTGGCGCTGTCCATCCTCTGCACGAGGAGCAGCGGCTCAGCGCAATTGTTTCGAATTATATCGTAATTTTTTGTTTTGTGCCGCGGTTTTGTATCGTGGAAAAATACGGCGACAGTGTCGATCACCGTGTGCCCTGTCGGTTGTTCGGTTTCGACGCTGGAGACGGCGGCGCTCTACTGTGTCGATGGAGATGAGATCCTGCTCGCGGGTGGGACCTACTCGACGTTGCCGAGCGCGACGATATCGGCCCGAGTCACATTGAGGTGCGCCTTGTTTTTTTTCTCTTTGTCCCTTGTCGTGTCGCCCTTTATGCGCGTCCTCCCCTGCTCTATGGCATTGGCACTGATTTGATGGGAATGGACCGGGCGTCAATGCGACAAAATCCACATCAGAGCCGCGGCACCCGTGACGGTGAGCGGGTCCGGCGTCTGGCTCACCATCGCATCCGACAACGTGACCACATACGGCACTTTTGCCCTCTTTGACGCGGGTATGTTGTTGTCCTTGTCGCTCCTTTTGGTTTGGAATAGATGGGGGAAACCACACCGATCTCGTCGGCTTTGCCCGCGCGCTCTCCCAGTCGCGCGCATACACATCTCTTTTGTCTTTTCTCTTTCGACTTGCGCATGGGCGACTAAAAGTAAAAAAACCTCCTTCAGGGATCGCAGTGGGGCCCAACGCTACGTGGCACCAAAAGGGCCCGGTCTCTATTTACCACGGCGTATCGGCAGCCGGCCAGGACCCTCTGGGACAGCCCTTTGGCATCCCGTGCGCCGTCTCGATCGAGGGGGGTACGTGGGTACAGGACGATCGCGTCAATATTACCGCGCGCACCGACGGGGTCTGTCTCGCGGGTGCCGCCAACGCCACTGGCATCTGGGATCAGCGCGCACACGCCCACATTGGCGTGCCGTCAAACGGCGCCCAGGGCGATTCGCACACTGGTGTGTTGCTCGGCGCAGGTCGTACGGTATGGCTCCAGTCGGCCTCGCTGTCTGTCGATGTGGGGGTCGGAGTCGGGATACGCGCCGGCGCCGCTGGCCTTGCGCAGTGGAACCAAACTGGCAATGCCAACATGACGGTGGCCGCTAGGTCGGGTACCGGCGCCGTCTATGCCATTGCGTTGGCTGTCGGATTTGTGGATCAGGGCGCCACATGGCACCAACGAGGCCGCCTGCAATTGAGTCTGGGCGCTGTGGGCATCGGGGCGGTCGCCGGCGGAATCTCTCTCGACGCCAACGACAATAGTCACCGCTGGGAACAGAGGGGAAGCGTCGATATCGTCATGGATGCGCGTAATGGCAGCATCGTTCGAGGCATACGCCTAGGCCAGCGGTCGACGACCTGGGCGCAAGAGGGCCCTTTGACGATGACGGGTGCGGCGCGCAGCGGAGCCACGGTGCACGCCGTCGTTCTCGAATCCCCTGTGTGGTCAGGCAATCTATGGCGACAGAGTGGCTCTCTGGTGGTTGATATCGTTGCGTGTGCCGATGGCTCATCGGCCTCTGTCACACCGTCGGCGGCTATCCGCGCTTCCTCGCGGTGCGCGACATGGGAATCGACAGGCAATGTGACTTTGACGGCTATGCACTCGTGCGCAGCCGGTGATGTCGGTGCCTATGCGCTATGGATCGATAGCCAAGGGTGCGATTTTACGCTCGAGCGCGCCGCCGAGATTGAGGGCAACGCAGCGGTGGTGCGCTGCGACGCGTCAGAACCAGCACCGAACCCCGTCTCTGTTCGCGGCTTGCCAGCGGGCACCACTATGACGGGCGCCTGCGACGGTCTGGTGCTGTTGTTGCCCGTCGTCGACATTCTCTGGGAGCCAGACACCGTTGGGGTCGTCGGATGGGAGAGACCGATGTTCGTGAGCGCGCATGCGTCGGTTCCCTTTGTCGGACAGGTGCCCCTAACTGTGTCGCATGCTGCCTCCTTGTCTCTCCAGGCCAACAGCACGCATTTTGTCTTTGGCGGTATGCGTGCTTGCTCCCGTCTCTGTTTGATGCTCGTTTATATATTTTAATAATATGTTTTCTAATGATTGCGTGTCCTTGTTTGTCGCTGGCCGCGTACGTGGTGGCTGCACATGCGTCAAAGAGCAGGCGGTAATGTGTCGAGACTAGTTCGCGTCGATTTGATCGATCGTGTGGGTGACACCAACGGCCGAGGCGAGATTCTTTTGCAGCCCGCAGGCGGAATGCTTTTGGGTCGCCGGACTGCGGCAGCATTCGACGTGCTGCCGTGGGTGCAGCCGATTGACCTCGATGCGCTCTTGTACGCGGCCGACATTGACACGTCGACATCGACCCTAGTGATTACGCCCAAAGATCGCAATGGGACCGTCATCGCCACAGACGCCATGGCGGTTCGCTTTGCCGCACTCACCGAAAGAGGCCCCGACGGCTTGGCACTGAATGTCTTGCGTCTCGACGCTGGCAACGGTCGGTGGACGCAATCGGCCACCCCGGTGACACAAGGAGCCGCTCAGGAATTCGTCATGCGCCTCCAAGGGGCAGACGACACTGACGGCAGCGCGGTCTCTATCTTTGTGGCCTTTTTCGATCGTCAGGTCGATGGTCTTTTTGACGGTATCGTGCCGTTCCGGAGCGACCCCTCGCTCGCCAAGACTTCGATCCAGATCGACCGTTGGTCTTGGACCAACGCAACCGGCGCCCGCATCGAATTGAGTCTTGCATTTGATCCGCCCTTTGACGAGTTTACGCGCGTCGACGACGCATCATCTGCGACCTTTGTCTTGAAAGGGTCGACGGCGGGCAACGGCAACGCCACCGTGCGCCTTTCGTCCGCGGCCATTGTCGACGGATGGTTCACGACCGACAGCGTGACGGCGCGGGCCGACCCGGCTACGGCCGCCGTCATTGTGTCGTTGCCGCCGTTTGTGGATAGGCTCGTCTACGACCCGGACGTGGGCATCCTCTTTGGGCGCCCCACTGGCGATGGCAGCGGTCGGGGCAAACAAACAGACGGTTCGTCGGACGAAACTGTGTTGATCATCGCGGCCTCTGCCAGTATCGGCGGCGCTGTGGGTCTCTCTATCGCCACGATCCTTGTTGCCATAGCGGTCGTTTGGTATCGGCAATGGCGATTGGCGCGCACTGTCGGCGGCGTTGTGGGTTTTGACGCGCAGCCCAGCGCCGATGCCAATCTCTAGACAATGACAACAACGCCAAGGACCGCCATCGCCGGGCGCGCGATCAAGGTACGCGACCAACGGGGCCAACCACGATATCGAGAGGACAAGACCAACACTCGAGCGGCGGCCAGACAGCCCCCAACATTTGGACCATTCCGCCCAAGGCCAAGCCACAGCCGGCAGGATTAGAGCCTGCAATCTTTCCCCCCTCTCCAACGAGAAGCGCCGCACGCAGAAAAGCAGAGAGAATGAATTTTTTAGATAAAGTACGATCGGTTCTGCGCTTTCCTTTTCTTTGGTGCGGGCGGCGCCGAGGTCATTGCCGCGGCTTGTCTCGGCGGCACATTTTTACGCGATCGTTGTTTGGAGGCCATCGCCGCCACCATTATGATCGTCTGTTCTTTTTCGTCTTTTCTTTTTCCCTGTCGCCCCACTCGATGCGCCATTCTGTTGCTCCTTTGGGTTTGTGTGCGCGCGCATTGTCGATCCTTTTTTTGCTTTGCACGCCACCGTTGCGATCCCGCCTGCCGGCGGCCGACTTTTGTTGATCGGCTAAAAAGAGGACGAAAAGAGACGCACGACAAAAGTCGACGCAAGCACACACAAACCCCCCAACCGCGGTCGCCAACCACCGACCAAGGCAAAGCCAGCCTCGCCTTTTGTTTTTTGGAAAAAAAATGTTTCATAAAAAGAACAGCCAATGGCGGCCGTTGTCTACTTTATGCTTGCGAGTCGGCGGCAGCGATGCCTCTTGCGCCACGCGCTGGTACGACACGACAGACGACGCACGCACAAAACACGTCGGGAAAAACGCACGGGTAGAGCGCCAACGGTGATGATGGACACCACCAAGCGCCCTAGGTGCGGCGAACCCTCACTCTTTGGCTCGCCCGCGAGCCGATGGTGGACCCATGCCAAGCGACAGTGTCTTGGCATCAGTGCAATGTCTGGTGGCGCCCGCATGATCGATGGCGCGGGCAACCGTATCCACGACAACGAGGCCGAGGGGCAAACAACGACGACTCTCCTTTCGTTGCCGCCTGAAGTGCTGACGATGATTATTTCGCATTGTGCGATCGACGCGCTGGTGCGCCTGCAGCGGACGTCGCGCGCTCTTGACGCGGTCGCCTCGCCGGCGCTCGACCACCGGCGACGCAATGTCGTGGCCACGATTGGTATCAAATTGCTGCCATGGGTGGCCGGTCACTTTTTAGGCGACGACGCCAATGCCGTCGGGGTCCTCCTGATGACTGGTCACCTACGTGCGTCTATGTGTTTTCCCGGTGATATTTTTGTGCTCGACTTGCTCGCCGTCTACGATGGCGACGGGCCCTTTGACTCTGAGGTGCACTATGGCGGCGCATTTATCACCATGTCACCCGTCGCGCTGGCCATTTGGGTCGGCGCGGCCGATGTGCTGACCCTCTTGGCGGGCACCACCGTGCGCCGCGGGCACACGCGCCATTCGCTGCTGAATGCGTCCGTCAAAGCCGCTGATCGCGCCCGCCGGCACGGTCGTGCCTATCCTCTGGGCGTCATGATCGATATTGTGCTCGCGATGACGCCACCCGAGGGCATGCTGCGCCGTCTTTTCCAAGCACGATTCAACAACAGAGAACCGCCTTTGATTTCGCTTCTACGTGCTGCGCAGACGGCTGCCGGTGTGATTGCCCTCAAAGAGCGTGCGTCATCCCATGGTTTGCATTTGGACACGCTTGCGCTCGACGATGCGCTTGCCGCACTGGGCGCGTCATCGTGGCAGTTGGGCCGCCTTGTCGATCGAGCGTGCGGCACCGCGGCCTACACTGCACGGCAACGAACCGAGGCTCTCTATTTGGCACTCGTCGCCGCCCAACAAGTGCAACTGGCGCGTGGCGTACATGCCCTTGTGGGCGCCGGCCTTGGTCCCGACGTCGGCCGCGTTGGTGCTTACGGCGGCACTATCCGAGAGACCTTTTTCGGCTTGATCTCCCAGGGACCGCCCGAGGACAATGGCGATGACGGCCTCGACCCGTCGCTCGCCATCGCGCACGCGACGCTGGCTCTACTGACCATGATTCTCTGCGACCGCCATGGCGGCTCCAGCGCGCCCTGACCCGCCACCAAAGACAAGGAAAAAAAAGAGACATTTTTCTGCATCCCTTTTTTCCTTGTCTTTGTTTCGGGTGAGGCTGCCACGCACAGACAAAAGGCAATTTCTTGCCAGTCTCTTTGGCTCCTCCAGCCTTTTCTTGTTCCAACTTGCTCTCCGCGCGTCCTTTGCTTTTGTTCTTGTGGGCACTATGCCGCGTAGGCTTATTGGGGGTGGGCGGGACAAATCTTGGGCTCTAGATAAACTGGCACGTGCAAATCGAGTTTGGTTTGTGTGCGCCTCCCATGCGTCGCCTGCCTTTTTTTCTTCTTCTGGCCTTTATTGTGCTTTGGTCGTCGGGTTGGGATTTCGACCATACAACTTGGCCACGGCAAGCCACTACCGGCTATCGACAGCGGCGGCGCCGAGCGAGTGCCGGCTGAGACACGACCAGCCACTCATGCGCTGGACGTGCCGTTGCATAGGTCATAGACATTGAGTCCCCACTTTTGTTCGATCCGCTTGCGCATGCGCTCAAAGCGCTCTTGCCTCGTGTGCAGCGGCACGCCAAACCGCGGCCGTAGGCCCGCCGTGTTCCGAGCGTCCGAAATGGCCATCACATAATCGCCGAGGGCGTGATTGAGGTTGGAGCGTGCCAAGGCATCGACGACGAGTTGATCAGCGCGAAAATCAGTATATCGAAGGACGGGCGGCGCAACGATGAGCGCCGCGCCAACCTGAATCGCTCCGAGAACGGCAGAGCGACGCAACACAGACATGTGCGCTAGTTTGGCCTTGATGGGGCCAAAGCGATCGGCGCAAACCAACGCCGCCGTAGCGACGGCTCCGCACGCCGCCCCGGCCTTGAGTGGCCAACGGTCCGAAGCGAGGGCGACGCCATGAATGATGGTCGGCCATGCATCCTCTGGCGACGAGCCTCGCGCATAGCGTATCGATAGCCCGAGCGGAAGCGATGACACTCTAACCGCCAGGGACTTTTGGGGTGCACACGACAACGACAATGACGATATGACGCGAAAAAAACAGCAAATGAGCAAGACGACCGCAAATGAGAATAGGGAAAAAGGATCCTGAAGCGCCGTACCGTATCGACGCCGTCGTCAGCAGACAAAGGCTCCAGTTGGACCTGGGCCTCGGGACGGCCCATGAGAGTAAAGGCCTCGTGGGCCATGCGCGCATATTCGACCGGCGGATGTACTCCGGAGCGCATCGTCGTCTCGGTAAATACCGTGGGGCGAGTGACACGACGCATCTTGTTTGATGATTCTCGCTGTCTAGATGCCTTTGTGTGGCTGCGGTCGCTGTGCGGTAGCGGTCGCCGTCGAGATTGTACGTAAAAAGTCCTGCAAACTGGTCCCCGACCTTGGGCCTGTTTGTCTGTCGACAAAAAACGGTCACGCTGCGACCAACCGCCGCACGCGTGTGTGTTTGGCCATGGCGCATCGGCGTTTTTCTCTCTCTATTTTTTCTTTTTCTCGGTGTCCAGTCACGTGGCGATCAATGTTTTGGCCAACCGCAGAGAGGATAAAAATGTACGCGAGCCGCCCTGTCGTTGGTGCCGCGCGCGAGTCTGCAGCCCGTGGCCGCTGTATGCGCGCGGCCTCGCTCTGCGGGGACAACCGCCGACCGCGAAACCAACGCAGAAAATGCACGAGAGATGGTGCCTTTTTCTTTCAGCATGAAAAATGCCGCTCAGTGACTCTATGTTGGCGTCCTTTTTCCGCTCTTTTTGTGCATGCCCCCAAGATTGCCCTTTGTTCCCCGTCCCCCGGTTCCAACGCGGTTTGCAACATTTTCTTTCTGTCCATCGATGGGCCATCTCTTTTGTGAAAAAAAAGGCCAACAAACAAAGCAATGCAGAGTCGCGCACGGCCGAGGTCGCGACATGCAAAAAAAAGAGAAGCAGACGACAGCGGCTAGCGCGACTTGCGCACGTCATCGCCTAATCCGGCCAAATCTTGAGCGCGGTTGGACCAGCCCGTGAGGACGGAAAAGTACCCCAGTCGGCCCGTCTTGCGCACGAGGTCGTGGTGCTTGCGGTGGCTCGATGCGCTGAGCAAGAGTCCCGCTCGCTGCAGGATACGCGCCACCCAGGGCACATCCGCAGGCTCACAGTGTGCCAGTCGGTGCGTGTCGGCCGCGATGGCGATCAGGGTGCACACAAACAGGAGCACCAGCGCGAAACGCGGAAGCGCCTCGTCGACGATGACCAGCGCGATCCATATGGGCGCGCAGAGGGGCAACAGGGCCACATCGCCTACCCACTGGGCGTAGCCCATGGCCCCGCTGGCCACAATGTCGTTGGGGTCGCGGTGATGGCGCGCGTAGGCTCGGTCATAGTGGCAAAAGAGCGGCCACGACACAAAGACGCGGCGATCGCCCCAGTAGTGAAAAAGCGATGTGGCAGCCTCGGCTATGAGCGCGGCCGCGGCGGCGCTCACGAGCACGTCGGCAAGCGTCGAGCGCGAGATCGCCGCCACACACGCCAGAGCGTTGATGACGAAAAAGAGCCAGCAAAAGGGGCGCTCCATAGCCGTCGCGGTTTGTAAAAGGGCGCCGTGGAGAAGATCGACCCCAGTGGCTCCGCTCGCTGTCGCGGTGATTGCCGATCCGGCTCCCATCGTGTGGTTGTCTGTGGCTTTCGAGTCGACCGGGAGGGCGGTTTCCCCCATGACGGCGGCTTTCTGCTCGCTGCGTCGCACGATCTGCCGCGTATGGTGTGCGCGAGCGCACGGCTTTCTATCGCGTCCTCTTTGCCTTGGCCGTTTTCTCGTTTGGCCGAGGCGAGTAAGCGCATCTATAAGCCCACGGCATAAGCGCCCCGTCCTCCCTTTTGCGTCTGCGCTCGAAAGTAACAAAGTGCATTTGGCTCTTTTTCGTGCTTTTTGTTGTGGGTTTTTGTGTGCCGGCGCCTGTTGCCGTAAAAAAAGACGCATCCAAGAAATCCAGACAATGCGCACGCCTCGCCGAGTTTGGCACGCGCACAAGCACCATCCTCTGACGACGTGACGACTTGCGCCGTGTCTTTTGCCCTTTGCCCCCGCCCCCTATGTGCTTTTGGATGTTTGTCCAGAAAACGGTGGCGCATCGCCCTTTTTCCTTGCGTCCCGTTGCTGCTTTTAATCCTTTGTGGGCTTACATGAGGACGCCCTGGAGCAAGATCAAAACGAAAAGACAGACGGCGCGTATGGCGAATAAACCCCAGCGGCGTCGCGAGAAGGAAAAAAGGCGACGCGTCGCCTCGTCCAGGAGAGAGAAAAAAAAAGGAAAAGGAAGACCACGCAAAAGGCGCTCGCAGACGACAAAGACAGTCTGAGAGGAAGCGAGAGAAGCAGACATATTCCGTCACATAATGTCCGACCCTCGCTTGACGTTGGCCCTGATGCTTCACCTCGTGCTGGGCGCGACCGTGGGCGCCATGGCGCTCGTCTGCCCGCACGCCCTTTTGGTCTATGCTGCCGACGCGCAGGCGACGGCGTGTGCCGGATGCGACTTGGCCTTTGATCTGGCACGCGCCTTTGGCATCCTCAACCTCCTGACGGGTCTTCTGGCGGGGCGCTTTCTCGTTGCCGCGCGATTTGGTCGCGACTATGGGACAGCCGACGCCGTCGCCCACGGTCGAGTTCTGCTGTCGCCCCTCGCGCTCTCGATGCTCCTGTCGGTGATGCTGCGCATCTATTTCCTCGCCAGCGGCCGCTTTGCTGCTGCCGAGTGGCTGTCGGCCGTCGTTGCCGGCCTCATGGGCGCCCTCTACTGGGGCGCGTCTCGCCGCGCGCCCTTTGCGTCGGCTCTCGGCGACCGCTGATAATAAATGAGATCTAGTACCCAAACAATATCGTTGGCCATGCGCGCAAAAAGACAAAGGACTTCGGCGGCAGCATCGAAAAGTCGCGTGCCGACCATGATGCGCGCGGCTACCGGCGAGCCCGGGCGCATGTGACTGCTTTGATTTTGATTGGGCCACAGATTACAACAAAAAGGACAATGAAAGGCGAGAAAAACAGCGAGGCGCCGAGAACCGCCGACAAGAACAAAAAGGTGTCGTATGCACCTCCCCTTGCCTAAATCGCCATACCGCTGTGCAGAGACAGCACCCCGCACAAAAAGCAACACTATATCTGTCCAGCAATATAAAATTTATTCATTCTTGTCGCCTCCATGGATCAGCGGCGTAGCGGCCATGTTGTTTCTAGCACCGCTCAGGCTGTCGTCGTCTCGTCTCCATCGTTGGTGTGGTGGCCGCTGTCAGAGGCGCCCAAGGGCACACAGCAGATACTGTAGCGGTAGGGCTGCATCGCCAGAGTGACGCGACACTCGAGATGGGGGCGGGCGGGATCGGGCATAAACTGGAAGCGCTCGACGAGAGCCGCCAGGGTCAACTTCATCTTGAGCATGGCGAGTCTCTGGCCGGGACACGCGCGGCGGCCGATGCCAAAGGGCATACTCGCGTAGCGATCGCCTCCGCCTGCCGGACCCATCCAACGTTGGGGCGAAAAAAGGTGGGCGTCTGGCCACACGGCGCTGCTGTTGGAGATGGCCAGGTTGTTGACGAGGAGGCGCGCCCCGGCCGGGACCACGTAGGGCCCGATGGCGAGAGGCTCCTTCACGTGGCGCGTGAGCACATGCGCGATCGGATAGATGCGCATCGTCTCACGGATTACGCCTTCCATCAAAGGCAGAGCGCCCGAGAGGACGCTCGCTGGCTCGCGTCCGCTGCGCCTCCACAAAGCCACTTCGAGACGTAGGTGCTCCTGGATATGCGGGTGGTGCGCCAACAGATGGATGGCATACGACAAGGTGCTTGACGTGCTCTCGAAACCGGCAAACATAAAGAGGAGCGCTTCGGCGCGAATGTCGGCGTTGCTCTGGTACGGATTGGGAGGGCGAATCGCGTCGCCATATCCACTCGCGGTATCGTCATCGTCGTCGTTGTCGGAGCCTTGGTCATTATCATTGTCGGCCGAGACAAGAATGGACAAGAGATCGTTGCTCGCAATGTCTCGACCGCTAGACCGACGCCGAGCAATGAGTCGGTCAATGTGCGCCTGGATGCGCGGGAGGGCCGCTTGATGAGCGTCCGACGTGCGGCGCAACGTCTTGAACAGACGAAAGGTCCGGTCGTTGAATTCAGCAAACACAACATTCATGTCGCGCACCAACGACGCAGAGAGATCGCAGCGCTTGTCATCTTGTGTTCTTTCCTTCCTCCCGTCGTCGCCGTCGTCGCCGCCGGCCAACAGGCAGGAGGCATCGTCCTCGCCACACATGAGTTGGACGATGACGCCGAGCAAAAGCGGGACCAGATGGTCCTTGCAGAGGTCGACCGCCGCCGCGGGGTCCGACCGCGCGGCGAGCGTCGTCAGGGCGCGCTCGACGTGGCGCTCGATAATCGGCGCGGCGGCGCAAAGGGCCTCCCGAGAAAAGAATCGTCGGGTCACATAGGCGCGACGTGCCTCCCACAAGGGTCCATCCGTGCCCAAGAGACCTCCGCCCATGACCGTCGTGACATTCTCGAGGATCTCTGGCTCATGGCCCAGGGCGGCCGTATGGCGCGGGTCAAAGGCATCGCGCGCCGCGCGTGGGTTGTTGATCACGACGAGCGGCCGCGAAAACCAAAGCGGCAACCACCAAGGCCCGATGCGCAGGGTGGCAGCCACGGGATAGGCCTCGGCGAGGTCGCCCAGCCGCTCGTGCATCGTCTCGATCGGATGGAGCAGATTGGCATGTCCCCACAGCCGATGCGTCCGGGGCATGGGCGGCATCCTGGACAGAGCCCTCACGGTGGTCACCCATGAGACGGACGCGGCCAGCACGATACATGCAACGAACAAGGCCCATATTTCCCACATGGTCCTAGTGCGAAACAACGACGAGTTATCGATTATGAGCCCCGACGCCAAGTTGACAGCGGCGGCGGTCGTCGCCCTCTCTCTTGTCTTTATGGTGGGCAACTTTCTGTCCCTTGGTTTTTTCTTGGTCCTCTGTTTGTCGCTTCTTTTGTTTGGGTCAAGACTGCCGGCAGCGGCAGCAGCAAAAGAGGCACACGCACAAAGGAGACACCGCGCGGAGGGGCGCGAGCGACCAATAGGCTTTTGATATTGTCCCCTGTTGCTTTTTTCAAAAAAAAAAGAAATCAGCGTCTCGGCCAGATCTGGCGGGCACCGTCCGCCTCTGGCGAGGTTGCCCGTTTTTTGTTTTGGTTGCATCCTGATTGGACAATTTTTTTGAATTTGGATGGCACATACAAAAAATGGACGCGGCCTCATCTCGCCGCCGACGGGGTCACCGGCTCGCTCTGGCGGTGCCGCTAGTCGCCAAAGGAGAAACAAAAACACCAAACAAAAAAAATGGGCAGGCGCGCCACGTGAGACATTTTCTCTTTGGGGATCATATTGCATTTTTCTCCAGAGATTGCGTCATGTCCCGCGGGTCGGCGGCAGCAATAAAAGGCGGTCGGAGCGATGGGGCAACACCAAGACAACCCATGGCAATCAGGACGCTGCCAGAGCGAGCCGGCGTGGGGGTTACCCTGTCGTCGTCGACGTATGGCCTGTGATGGACTCGAATCCGGGCAGAGCGGCCCACGTGAGCAGCCTTGCACACGGCCATTGTCCGCCTTCTTTAGCAGCGGCCAAGGCTTTGGCCTCGTCGTAGGGGCAACCGTTGGCGAGCACGTAGCGCAGGATGTTGCGTGCGCCCCGGCGACACGCGGCCTCCACTGTCCTCTCGTCCCAGGGACAGCCATGAGCGTGTGCATAAATCACCATGTCGTTGCGGCCGGCCGCTGCCGCGATGCTAGTCACATACGCGCTCCATGAGTAGCCGATCTGATACAGCCTCTTCATCCTGGGAAGGTCGCCCGTCCGAGCGAGAACCTCCATAATATACCCCTCACACGGGCAGCCGTTGGCGACGGCATAGGCTATACACTGTTTACGCCCAATGTCGCCCGCGTCAAACGTGTCCTCAAAATAATGTCGTTCAGCGTAAAGCCGAACCGTAGAGTCGACGCGGCAGAGCGCCAAGGCGGCACCGTCGAGAGCGCAGGGTGGCCATGCGCATCCATTCTCACGGGCATACATCAGCATGTCCAGGTGGCCTTTGGTGATGGCGTTGGCGACCACGCGACGGTCCATGGGACATCCATTCTCGTGTAGGTACTTGACGAGGTCGAGATTGCCGTTCCTAGAGGCAGCCGCACACGTACTCGCGTCGATAAATTGTCCCGCGCTTATGAGGTCGTCGAGAAAATCGCGCTGGCCTGTCGCAGCGGCCGCCGCTGCGCACGACTGCACGTCATAGGGGCAGCCTTGAGCGCGCGCATAAGCCACGATGTCTGGGCGGCGGCACCTCATCGCTTCCGTGCATGTTCTTGCGTCCCACGGGCACCCGTGGGAGCGCAGGTGGCGCAACACCTCAAAGCGACCCCACGATGCGGCTGCGGCGCACGCCGACTCGCACAGCGCATGCCCATCGGCAATGAGGATGTCGATCGATTGGATGCTGCCGCAGGCGGCCGCCACGACTACCGCGTTGAACGGCTTGCAGTGCGGTGACAACATCCGCACGCAGTCTTGATTGTCGTTCACCAGAGCACGCTTCATGGCCTTGCGAAGCGGATAGTGGTAAGGGCGACTGTGAGCGAGTATGTGGGAGAGCACGCGAGTGGCATTGTACTTGGCTGCCGCTGCCGGCGTCGCTCGGATATAGTCGTCATTGATGCCGTCGAGGACCCACACAAAGTTGGTTACGTTGTCGGAGCGGGCCGCCGACCGCGCAATGGCTTGTCTGTCGTATTCGTCGAACTGAGCGCGCCTGAAAATGCGACACATACACTCGCCGTGGGCCATTTGGGCGGCCGAGCGCGCGGCATAAAGCGCCGGTCGCACTTGTCGGGGTGGGTCACGTGCGCAACTCTGGCGGCCAACGGCACCGTCGTCCAGTGCCACGGCACGCCATGTTCGACATACGACAGCGGCACGAACGCGCCGCTCCATGCATTCGAGATGGGCAAATATCATGCCTAGAATCTCGGCAGGCAGATCGTCGTTGGCGACAAACACTGGACATTGTGTTGGAGGCGCCTCCCGTTCGTGTCTCCCCGGCGGTGCTCTCCCACGCGCGAACGGCCGATTGTTCATGATGTGCCTCGGAGGCCGACGGAGACGAAAAATGAAAATGAAGGAAATGTATCGGTCTCTGTTGTCCGTTTTTGCCCTGTCCAATGGCATCGACCCCCAATGTCGGGGGCGGCTGCGCCTGTGCTCTCTTTTTTATGGGCTCCCTACTCGGTGGTTGTTGCGCACATCGGCCCCGCCCAATCCGTCCCTCTGTCGTCAATCTTTATTTCTCCCTTTTTGAGGCCGACCTTGCGCTTTTTGTGGTGCGCGCGCCTCTCTTTGGGCATCGAGAACAAAAAGGAAAGGAACAAATAATTGACACAACCTACCGTCTCCATCCCAGCAAGACAGAGAGAGAGAGAGAGAGAGATGAAAGAGCAAGATTTTTTATACGCGCGCATAGCGCCAACGTCCGCGGTCTCTATCTTTTTCTTTTCTTTTCTTTTCTTGCCTTTTGTTCTCGCCTGGTGGTCTCACGTGCGCGCTCTCTTTTGGTTGCCGACTAAAAGGCTAAATTGTTTGCTCATCTTCTTGGCCAAATCACCCGCATCTTTGATCTCCTCGTACGGCGGCCTATGGCGGGGCGTGCGCGCGCCCGGATGAAGTCACATCGATCAAGCAGCGGCAGGCTCATAATGCCATTCGAGAGCGCCCGGATTGCAGTCGGGGTAGAGCGTCACAGTGTCGCCGGTGACGCCGCCGCCAGATGGTCGCGCGCACGCCCCGCCATAGGCCACGCTGCGAAGAGCGCCGCCGCGGACCGAGCCATCAGCGCCCACGCCGCGCGTTGGTGCCCAAGACTGGAGAGCCGTCAAAGGCACCCCGCTCCCTTGCACCAGAACGGGCGCCGGCAGAACCCAGGCGTTGCCGGTGCTCATCCCCACCGACGACGGCGTGGTCAGTTGGCCGCCGCCGGCGTACGAAGAATCCGTCGACGTGAACGTCCATACGGTGGCGGCTTTGGGGTCGTTGACCAATGTCGCCCGCGATACGCCATTGGACCCCGTCACGGCAGAGACAAAGGGCCCTGTGGGGCTGTGCCAACGAATGCGGTAGCGACCGTCGGGAAGGCGCTCCTGTGTGGACGGTTCAGGATTGATTGGAAGCGCAGGAGTCACTGGTTGTAGGGGCGTCGATCGAGAACGTATGGGCAGTAGCGGACCCAAAGGGCGGCCTCTAGACGACAGGTAATAGGCGATGGCACCCGCAACGACGATCACAATGATCAGCGCAACGAGTAACACAACAACCCACGTCCATTGGTGCTGGTCTGGTATTTGGACGGGGGCGGCCGCGAGTGGCGGCTGTGGGTTGCGCGTTGACATGGTTTACCCGTAGGGACGAGAGACAGAGTCGCGCATCGGTCCCCGAGACCGCGGCCGCGGACGCGCTTTTGGCATCCCTAGCACGCGCGGCCGCCGCGGCCAAAGCACCTTTTTTCTCGGTTAATCTCTAATAGGGGGAAAAAAAGAGACCAAGAAAAAAGCCCACCAAAGGTCACATTCTCCTTGGTGAAAGTGCCTTTTTTGCCGAGACGATCTGCCTGGATGGCAACACGGACGGCGCTTCCTCTGCCACTACAGAGCGCGCTCGCTCGGCGCCGACATGGCGCACCGAGGTCATTCCTACCGATGGCAAAGAAAGGGCAGATCGACTACGGCAACGACCGCCGTAATCATGGATGCATGGATTCCGTCGTTTTGGGCCGGTCTCTGGACGCCGCCACGGGCCACACGACAGCCTACAGCGCCTCTGTCGCGTCCCAACGGCCCGACTCCTCCAACCGATGATTTTCGCTGTGCCCAACCAAACACGACCGTATTTCAACAGCGGGCACCGGCGTCACCCACGCCAGCGCCGGGGATCGGCTATGAGAATGGGTTGCCGACGGACGTGCAATACATGATCATGCGCGACTTGGCAGAGCGCGATCCCTCTGCGGCCCTGGCACTAGCAGCGACCAGCCGTCGGCAGACCTCTCTCGCAGAAGCCTTGCGCGGCATCTTGGCCAGGCAAAGCCTTTTGGGTGGTTCATGCACTGCAACTGCGACCGACTACTTGCGCGCGTCGCTGGCTCTGGGCGGCGTCCGTCACTCCCACCACACGACCGCCGACGTGTATGGGAGGTCTGGCGGCGTGCCGCTGCGCGCTGCTTCGGCACGTAATACAGAGATCGCGGGCGTCGTCATGTGTCTTTTGGAGGCCTATGCGCGCTTCCTCCTGGCCGATCCGGACTCGGCCGACGAACGCGTCTTGGGCCCTGGAGAAGAGGCGGATCACAACGGCAGTGACCTAGTGGCCCGTGTGGCGGCTCGCCTTGGCCAGCATTCGCCGTTGGCCCGTGTGGCTGCGTGGTACGAGTGGACGGTGGCTCCCTATCGCGACCCCTTTTCGAGGCACGCGCCGGGTGTGGTCGCGTGGCTCATCGAGACCGACCCGATCGCGAGCGGCGGTGACGGCCACTTTGATCGAGACCTCGTCGATCAACACCGACGCCTTCTGGACGATCCACAACGCTCAATCGCCATTGGTCCGGTTGGCGGTGACTTGATCGACGACCCCATCAAGATCCAGCAACTCACGACCCTTTTCGTGTTTCGGGGCGAGAGCGGCGCGCGGCGTCTGTCCCGTCTTCTCAGCAACGTCGTCTCTCCGGGCGACCTATTATCGTGGTGGAGCGGCTATATCGACGGCGGTGGCATAAGGGCCGCGATCCGGTCACCCGATGCCTATTGGGGTTTGTTGCGCGGCATCGACCGGGGCGTGCGTCTTCGCCTGCGTGGCCGATGTGGCGATCCGGCCAACAGCGGACGGTTGGCGCTTCCGGCCTTTACGTCCCTCTTTGAGGTGTCGGCGCCCCATATCGTGGCCGCGCCAGACGCGTTGGTCCTCATGGCCAATGTGTGGTCGCCCGGCGTGGAGGCCCTCTTTGGGGCGTGATTCTTTTTTTTTCGTGCCGCACGACAAAGCAACGAGGCGACGAAAAGAAGGGCGGTTCCTTTTGGTGGACATTGATTGGCAAAGCGCAGTAATGCGTAGTTTGGCTCGATCGCCCTGGCGGGTACCTTTTTCTACTGCGCTTTCAAAGGAGCGACGAGACAAAGGCCGCCGCCGCCGCAAAAGGCTCGCTCGACATTTTCTCTCTCTGTATGGTTCTTTGGGCAAACGGAGAGAGAAAGAATAAAAATAAAATAAGGTTTTCTTTTTTTACAGAGATATGCTCGTTGTCGTCGCTTTTGTGTGTGCGCTGCGCGCATTCGAGCCACTCCCTCTGCGGCCGGCAGCGCTCACCGGAAATAACCTCCGAGCGAAAGAGCGGCCAGCACAGCGCAGATGCATGCGCGACCCGCACGCCAGGGGCACACTCTTTTTTCTTTCAAGAATATGGGCGCGGGGCGACAGTCCAGTCGGGTTGGGCCGGCACGTTGGGGAGGGGCGGATGCTCGGCAGTGGGGTCGAACGGCGGCGGGGCGTCGTCGCACGAGCGTATCCACTCGATCACTTCGGGATCGGCGCTCTCGGCCCCTTCCCAAACCAAACAGTCCCACGGACAGCCTTGGGCGCGTGCCCAACAAAGGACGCCCAGATGTTGAACACCCATGGAACATGTGTCGGGTCCCCAAGGGCATCCTCGACCACGCAGCCACATGAGCATTGTCAAATGGCCCTCGGCAGCGGCGCTCGAACACAAGGCCGACGTCAGCGCGCAGCCATTGTCGACAGCCCACCGAAGCATATCCATGTTGCCCGTCCTGGTGGCCGCGTAGGGTACGCCGTCGCCAGACAGCGGAGCACCGCGACCTCGCAACCACAGCAGGACGTTCATGTGGTCGCCCCAGGCCGCAGCCTCATACGCGCCCTCCTCGCGAGTCCAGTCGTGCCCTCGGATGTCGATGCATTTGAGCACATCCAACCAGCCTCCCTCTGCCGCACGCCTTATCGTCTTGGGCCCGATCAAGCAGCCTCGCTCGAGGAGCCACTCGATAAGGGCGACATCGCCACGTGAGGCGGCGCGCTTGCAAGCCTTGGCCTTTGATTCTTGACTCCAGGGACATCCGTGTTTGCCGTGGGCCCAGGCGAGGACGTTGAGGTGCGCCCTGAGAGCGGCAGCGTCGCAAATGCCATCCCTCCACGGATGGCCTCTCTTTTTGGCCCATCGGATGACGTCGAGATGGCCTCCCAGTGCAGCATTGACGCACACCGAGGCAGCCCACGGGCAGCCGTTGGCGTTGAGCCATTCGATAACGTCCAGATGGCCCCGAGAGGCCGCGTTGGCGCATGCCTGAGCGCTTATGGGACAGCCCAACCCATGAATCCACTTGATGGCCTCTAAATTGCCTCGGAGGGCAAGGGTCGAGATCGTATACGCGTCGTATGGACAGCCAATGCCGACGAGCCAGCGCAGGGCGGCGCCATTGTCACGGGCCGACGCGGCTGTCCCGCAATGATCGGCATTATACGTGTGGCCGTGTCGACGGAGCCAATCGAGGACGGCAATGTGACCCACGCCCGCCGCCACGGTGCCAGCGTACGGCGTTGGCTCGTAGCCGTGCGCGGCAGCCACCTCGATACACTCGACAGATTCCGCGTTGTAAGGCCCCTCCTGTGGGCGCGGACACGACGGCAGACCCTCGGCGTAGCACCAGGCGAGCACATCGGCGAATCCAAAGCGAAATGCAATTGTGCTCACGGTCTTCCAGCACCAGGGGCAACCATCGTCTCGCGCCCACTTGATCATCTCCAAGTTGCCCGTGCTGGCGGCCACCGAGCAATCGCGCCCGCCCCACGGTCGCCGCTTTTCGACGCGCGCCCACTGGAGCAATCCTAGATCGCCCGTGGCAGCGATTTTTCTGCATAGGCCTTGCGGCATTTCGCAGCCCGCAATGTCGACCGCCCAACGCACCATGTGAAGCAGCCGAGCCTCGATCAGCGCATCGACAAAGTCGTGCTGCTGAACAAAGGCTGGTTTGGTTGGCAAGTCCGAGGGAGGGCGCGGATAAATGGAGCGTCGATGTCGAACGGCATCGCGCAGGGTTCGGCACACAAAGGGCACCACGGGCAAGGCCAATCGATCTACATGATCGAGCACAAGCGCCCACAACTCGACGTCCAACTCGGACCACCGCGCCGTGGTCCCTCTGTGGACGACTTGCATCTCCCTAGGCGGCCGATTGTGGTTTCCTCTCGCGTCTGTTGCTGCGCCCCCCACCTGGCCAAAGTTTTGCCCTTGCTCCTTGTTGGCGGGTTCCGTACGGTTGGTGGGGCACTCGGGGGCAAAGGCCTCTGCTGTTGACGTCGTTGTCTCTGGCAGGCTTTGTTATAATGTCTGCATGGCTACGGTGGCTTCACCGCACACTCACCACAGGGCCACAATCGTGGACGACCAATAAAAAAATGAAAGATGTGCTTTCTTTCCCGCTCGGTGGCTATTGTGCCCTCATACCTCTTGGGTGCTGATGTGCATGGCACGGCTGCGGGCCCCAGCGGGCCGAGAGGGAAAGATACACGCTTAATCCTCCAACGGCAGCATTGCGCAATGCGTTCTATTTGGGCGTGTATAATGTGTGCACACGCGCGCACGTCACCAATAATCAAGTATTACGGGACCCACCGGGCTACCCGCTGGATCGCCCCTTTGTCCAATGCATCGGTCGCTGCTCGATCCAGCAAGACTGAGGCGCGCTCTTGAATGGCCTTGTGTTTTTTCTATAAAAAGAGAAAGAGGTCCGACGCCAACAGGACCTTCTAGGTTTGCCACAATCTCGCCCGCGCCGCCGTCATTCGAGGGGGCGGGCGGCTCGTGGGAGTCGGCCGCAGAGGCATTTACGGGCACGGCGATCACCATAATCGCTTAAAAAAAAGGAAGCAGCCGCAATGCGACCACAATACCGTCACGATGGTGACAATTGGGGATCGTTGTTCTTGCGTCGCTCAGCGACTGCAGTTTTTTATGATTTTGGGCGGCGCTCAGGGGGACCATCAAGACAAATCGAGTCGCCAACGATAATCATGGTGGGAGCGCTCGTCAACGAGAGACAATCGTAGATGGCCTGGGGCGCAGAGAGCGGGAGCCCGAGATCTCGCTCCAGCAGTATTTCAATGATGGCCTCGACGACCGTCGACTTTTGCATGCGCTCGAGCATGGCGAATCCTGCTGCAGAGGCCTCGACCAAGTGGGGCGGCCGCATGGCCCCAAAAGCCGACGCAGAGGCAACCACCTCGGAATAAAAGGCTTGCCTAAGAGCGCTCCCTTCGAGGTGCACACGCTTGACAAGAGTAGAGCGGAGCGCCTGCATGACGACGCACACAGTGGTGCGTCCTCGAGGGGTCGTCGCGGCAGCGGCGGCCTCTATCGATTCAAAGGCACAACGGACGTATTCCTGCGCGTCAAAGGCTCCGGCCCTCAGGCGGCGGACGTCTGGCGCTTGGCTCGCGAGGGCGTCGGTGAGGCCCTCTACTGCAACGGCTGCAGCCTCGCGCGCTGCCGTCTCGATGGCCTGCGCCAGTGCCAGCGACGAATAAAAATCACTGCTGTCTGGCGAGCGCGCCGCCAGAGCGTCGAGGTCGCCGATGAGCCGTCGAGCATCGGCCGGATTGTCGATGCGTAGACGCATGCCCGTGTTGTGCCATGACGGCATGAGACGCCGCGTGTGCGATTCGACGAGCGCGTTCATGGCGTCCCCAAAGCGGCCCAACGCTCTCGTCCACGCGGGCGCAGCCATACTCGCTCCCTTGGGTAATCCTTGTGACGTGATGACGAGAGCCAACATGTCGAGCAGCCCAGCATCGACAGGAGGTCCCGACGACGCATCGACCATGTGCAAGTCGTCACGATATACATCGCCCTCGGCTCTGTCGTGGCAGTCGTTGCTATTGTCATCATCATCATCGACCGGAGCGAGACCAAAGGCTCGATCGTCAGAGTAGGCATCAATGTCCCACTCTTTGTAGATATCGTCCTCGACGAGATCGCGGCCCAGGTCGCCTTGGATAAAGGCCACGGCGCGGTCGTATTGAGTCATGGCGTTGGATGGTGATAGTACGGGCGCCGATGTCGCGGTCGGCTGCTCTTTGGCGCGCTGGTGTCTTTCGGCAAGTTGCCAGGCAGATAAAAGGGCAAGGCGCAGCAAAGAAAAAGGCGCTGCCGAGAAGGAGGAGGCAAACAAATAGATAAAAAAAGGAATAAAGGAGCAAGCCGATGAGGGCGCGAGGGGGACGCTGAGGACAAAGTCGAGTGTGGGTGTAATCGGCAGTCCGAGACGAGCCTTTTGGTGCAGGCGGAATTACTTTGGCGAGCGACACACACACAAAAGAGAGAGAGAGAGACGTGATATGAAGGAAGCGCGCAGTGTTTTTGTCCATGTGCTCCAATTATCAAGCGGTACCCCTCGGCCAATGGCCTTTTGGCGGTGAATTCTATTCGGTCGACATTTTTATTTGCAAAGAGGAGAGAACAGAAAGACACCAAAGAGGAGACGCCGTGGCTCCCTTTAGTTGGCCGTTGGCACTCACTCTTTCTTTTTCTCCCCTAAAAACAATGCAAAGTTTTTTCCCCAGTAGAGACCCAGCCAGGCCGACTCGGCGGGACCAAGATACAGACACAGCGAGAGCCCACGACCGAGGCAGCGGCGACATATCGCTCTGCGCTTTTGCTTTGTCTGACCGTGTCGGGGTTGGTGCGAGTGCCTGGTGTTTGTTTGTCCCTCCCACCTCCGCCCCTTGACCGCTGACGAGCGACAAAATGTCGTTGGAGATTTGATTTTTTATATTTCTTCCTATCGAGAATACACCAGAAGGTTTCACTCTCCGACAGAGCCCGTCAGCCAGAAAAAGGGCTCGCGATCGGCACCCATGCGATGGGCGGCGCCGATCGTCGGCAGCGAAGGCAGGATGGCGAGCGGCGCCGAATGTCCGTGAATAACGTGCGATCCAAAGTCGCCGTCGACCGAGTCGAAAAACACCTGGGTATCGGGATAGGCAGCAAAGATGTCGACGGGCTCCCGGAGCATCCCCGAACCGTTGTCGCCTTTGCAGTAGGCCACCAGAGCCTCGGTCAAGTGGGCATTGACGGCGGCGCGCAGGCCGGCCGCGCCCACGGCTGGGCCGTTTTCGACGAGTGTCAAGTTGGCCGTCGAGATCACTTTGTAGGGGCCGTGGTCCGCAGCGTGCATGTACAATGCTGCCATGTCAAAGCCGACGGGAGGGCCGCGCGGCGCCATGCTGCGCATAAAGTCATCGGAGCGAATAAAGGCGTCGATGCCGATCCGGAGCGGCTGCACCGCGTCGAGGTCATATCCCTCTAACGTATCACTCACGAGCACAAAGTCGCAGTGGTTTCCGTGATTATCGCTATCGTCGTCAGTGCTGCCATCAACACCGTCGACGTCATCATCGTCGGTGCCATTGTCGACATTGCGGGCAGAACGGATATCGCAATCGGAGCGGTCGTCGCCAGCGTCAGCCCCATCGACGGTCAAATCGATGGCGGCCGCGATTGTGCGCTCGAGGTCGTCCACGCTCTTGGCGGCCATTTCGGCATAGGAGGGTCGTCGCGCGCGCATACCCTCGAGAGCCTTGTCAGGGACGTCAAGCAGGGCGCTGTCAAACGCTGCGGCGTGTATGGCCAGCAAGGTCCGTCTCTTGGTACGCTCGTCGCGTCCTGCCCCGATCGCCACATCCACCAGGGAGGGAGCACCGCCTGCGAATTTGTCGCGCACGCCGGGGTACAGCACCGCCCAATTGACGCCGCCGCCGGCGCACGCGTCTCTCAAGGCGCGCGTGCTCCCGCACATGGCAACTGCATCGGCGTGGGTGCCCGACGTCGCCACCTCTCGGGCTATGGCGACCACCAGTTCAGTCGGCAGTGTGGCAAACGGGTCCGACCGTGTGTCCATCGCATAAAGAAAAAACAATAACAATGCCAACAACGACGGCAACGCAAGCAACAAGACCGACGGCGACAGGAGCGCAGCGTTGCTGGGCGTTTTTTTTGATATTTGCGTTTCCATTTCTTGTCGATTCTCCATTACACGCCAAGGGCGAGATCGGCCTTTTTCGTTTGCTATCGATTTCCTGGGGCTGTTGTCATGTGCGCGACACGATTGCCACGAGGACGCGCCGTAGTTGACTTGGACAGAAAGCGGCTTTTATCCAGAGGCATAACTCGCACGCCTTTTCGTTTCTGTTTGTGCGCGTCGTGCCCCGTTGTGGCTTGGTATTTGTCATTTTTTTCTATATGATTTATTGACCCGAGCCTATGGGCGGATGGAAAGCGCAATGTCTGCGCTCGCACCCGGCCCGCGGATGGCCCAAAGACCCAAGTCCACCCGACCGCATTTGTTTTTCATGTCGGCTTTCTTTCGAAACTGTTTGTGGGCCAGAGACCAATTCACGTTGGTGCCATCCGTCGGTCCATAGTCAGCCGCCGGCCAAAAATCGAAACAGCCGCAACGATCAGACATGCTCGGTTAATGTGTCGTCGTCCATGGCCGGTGCCCGAAACCAACGACGCCACGCGGCAGTCGACGCAAATGTGGGACGCCACGGATCGATGGCCATGGGATCAATGGTGCGCGTCACGTGCGCCTTAATCAGGGCCAGTCGCGTGGGCACAGAGTCGTCATCGACACAGCGCGCGCGGCCGTGCTCGATAAAAGCCGCCCGCGTACGCGGGTCGCCGGTACATTCGATTGTGATTGCATAGAGATCAATGGCTCGCAGCAAGTCGCCTGCGCTGCGGGCGTGTCCAACGCAGTCCAGTCTTGCATCGAGCGCATCGAGCATGTAGACCAGGTATTCGAGTGTCAGTCCGTCGCGGCAGAGATACGAGTCGATCCACCTTTTGGATCGCGTCAACATCTGACGGGCGGCTTGGTATACGGCGTCCAGGTGCTCTGACGCCTCTTTTGGCCAGCGCAAGCACAGCCACAAGAGGCAGCGCGGCACATCGCACGAGAAATCGGGCGCGGACGCCAGGCGGAAAAGCGAGCCCAACGTCAGCGGTGCGCCGGGCGCAAACGGATCATAGGGTGTCGGCCCGCCCAGCAGCCAGGACAGGAGCGCCTCTGGATGATCCGAACAAGGGAACCCATCCGAGTCGTGCGCGCGTGTAAGGGCACCACGCAGCATCTTGCCAAACACACTGACGAGGGCGCCGTCTGAACTTTGGCGCACGCGTTCAATCAACCACGCGACGGTCTTTGTCGCGCGTCGACGGCACGCCGTCTCGATGGCCGAGTCCTCGGACAGGTCGTATAGGCCCGCGTCGTCGAGCGCGCGCAAGAGCGTAACATTGTCCCGTCCCATAAGAGATTCGAGGCTCCATTCACGGTGGTCGCGGTCGTCTGCAACGCATGTCCATTGGGACGACCAAGGGCGATCGACGCGCCCCGAAAACACGGCGGCAATATGACACGCCACATCGTCCCGCAAGTCGCTAATCTCAAAGATGGGAATATTGGGCGCGTGATAAAGGAGCCGATCAAGCATGTCGACGTCGACGTCGCCCAGCGGCAGCCAAGCGTGCGAAAGCGACGCCGACTCTTTTGGCCAAGACTGGCAAACACGGTCCAATATCCACGCTTGTCCTGATCGGAGTGCGATCTCGATCGCAAGCGCCGCCATACCGGGTTCGGCTCTCTCCTTGGCAACCTGTAGGGCGTGGTCGACAATGACTGGGTCGAGCGAGAGCATCATCATGCCGCACCGGTTGATTGGCGCCATGCCGCCGCCGACGGCGGCAAAGGCCTGCTCGTAATCCTGCGCGGTGATGCTGCTGCTGATACGGTCGGTGCCGCAAGTCGTTGCGTCGGTCGCGCGCAACATATAGCACTCGACAAAGACAGACGCGGGCATGATGCGCCCTCGCGACCACGGCAGTATGGTCTCGATCCTATATATGGGCCTGTGCACGAAACGGTTCACCGTAGGTTCTCTCCAGCCGCGGTCCGTGGGCACCGCCTGATCAATCAAGTCGCGCCACTGCCGGCACACGCGCCGTGCCATGCATCGATACGCGGGATCCAACCCGATGTCAGGATCAGCGAGTATGACGGCCCACAATTCAGGATCAACATAGACGAGATGCTCAAACATCTTTTCACACGCAACGCCTGACATGACCTGCGCCTTTCTCGTCGTTGTCTCTCTCTCTCTCTCTCTCTCTCTCTCTCTCTCTTTGAGTGGGCGCAAACACACGGTCGTGGCTTCTTTGACTGTGCCTGCCGCTGGCCCATCACAACCGCGTCCCTTTTGCCAGTTGGCGACCAATGGGGCGTTCTTATTGTATTCTTTTTGTTGTGCCATTCACGGCAGGCAATCCCACGCCAAAGCCAACAAAAATGCGGCTGGGGGGTTATGCTACGGTTCCTGCGGTGCGCCTCTGTCTTGTTCGACGCCGTGGACGGTTCCCACACAATCAGGATTGATAAAACTGCCCATCAGGGCAGTCGGCGCCGCCGCCTCGGTGGCATGGGTCGACCATTATTTTTTCTGATTGAACCCGAAAAAATTGTTATTGTGTTGCCGCCACTCTCCGCTAGGGGCCCCGTTTACGAGGAGGACGATGTCGGTGGGAAGCACTGCCCGCGCGCATAGGGGTTGCCGCCGCATCGATCGCGCGGGTCGCAACAAGGAAGCGCTGGGCTTGCGCATTGAGCGCCCGTCGGCGCACATCGAGCGCCGCAGTCGGGCGACGTCCACGAAGTGCAGTTGGGATCGTCTCGGCATGTCGCAAAGCCCGAGAATTCGGCGTTGCACGCGCACTGACCCGTCGTCTCGTTCCACGTGCCGCGTCCGTTGCACGTGCGGTCCGAGGTGCACGAGCCGCCTGCCCAGCCGGGCTTGCACGGGCACGAGCCGGCCACGGGCGACGGAATGGCCGCGCCTGCCGTGGTCTTATTGATGAGCACCACCTGGTTGCCCCACCCGTAGGCGGCAAAGGCGGGCACGCTGCTTGCCGGTGCGACAGCGTTGGGGTCCAGATTTTCGGCGGCGCACAGGGTGGCCGTCGCCAGCGGCGAGCACTCGTTGGCGCTGCTGTAGACGCTCGGGTTTGCGCATCGACAGCGCCAGGCGCCGCTGTTGGTGGCCGGATCCAACTCCCACAGCCACGAGCCAAAGCCCGCGATACACCCTTTGCCACTGTCGGGCCCATATGGAGGTTGAGCGATGCACGCATTCTTGGCCAGGTCACATGCCGAGCCGGTCGGGCACGGCCTATCGGCGCTGCAGTAGCCGGCCACGTAGGTGCAGGTGTTGGTGGTCGGATCGCAGGTCTGCCCGGCGGCACAGGTGACGCCGCCACAGCACGATGGCTTGGGAGTGCACACGCCGGCGACACACGTCGTGCACGTTCCGCACTGCGCATCGCTCGTGCACGACAGGGCATTATCCTTGCACACCCGATTGATGCACACCTGCGTGCCGGCACACGGCGGGCTGCAGTCGTTGGGGTTGGTCGGGTTGGTGGGCGGGGGCCTCTTGCGAAAGACAAACCACCACACGGCAAAGGCCACCAGCGCTAGCACCAACGCCACAGCGGCCACGATCAGCCACGTGCGCCTTTCTCGTCCTTGGTCCTCGCTCTGGGCTAGTTGGCGTTGGACGAGAGCCTCGATGGGCGTCGCTTGGGTTGCCATCACCGCTCGAGTCTTGTTCTTGTCTTTTTTTGTGCCTCTGCCGCTGTTGTCGTCAGTCTTTTTTATTTTTGATCTCTCTTGTCTGTTGCCGAGTATTTTTGTTTGCCTGTGGCCCTCGCCTTTGAGAGCGCACGAGGAGGGAAAGCGCACGACGCTGGCGGCAACAACGGCGGCGATGGCGGCAGTAAGGCAGTGGCGGCCGGCGATGGTTGTCGCCTTTTTTCCTGGACACAGCCGCCTTGTCATGTACCGAGGCTGTCTCGGCCGACGGCGCCGGCTCTGTCCTCTTTGCATTGCACCCGCCTCCCCCTCTCGTGTTTGTTCCCCTCGCGCGGCATCGACCACCACGCGCGCATGACCGAGATCTCGCGATACCTTGCACGATGCATGGGCATAGGATCGCTGCTGATCTATGCATCTAGCGCGCATAGCCTTGTCGAATCACGACAAGGCACCGCGACTCGCATGGGAGAGAGAGATCCTTTCGGCCAAATCCCCCATACTTTTGTTGCCGTCATCGTTGCCCAAGTCGACCTCAGCGATCCTATGGCCTCTGTGGTGCTTTCCCCCATTGCCGTGCCTCACCGAGGCACCGACCAAGAGAGGCCGGGCCAAAGAGAAACCGACAAAAAGCAGAAAGAAAGCAAAATAGATATCGACAGCCGAAAGAGTTGGAAAAAAAAGAATAAAAAGGAGAAGAGGACGCAGAGAGCGATACGCCATGGACCGTCCCGAAGCGGTCCCAACGCCCGGACAAACGCTGGCTCACCATCAGCGGCTGATCTGGGCCCTCGTCGGCGTGCTCACCTTGCTCGTAGCCATTTTGGGCGCACTCTACTGGCGACAACGGAGCCAAGCCAATCCGCCCGGATACAAGCCGTGCCGACCGGCGTGCGCTGCCGCCGAGGTATGCGTTGACGGCGTATGTCGCGCTCCCGCCTTTACGTGCACCGACGCCCAGGACTGCCCTCTGTGCACGAATTGCGTACAGACCGGAACTGGATCTGCGAGCGTGTCGCGCTGCGTCCCCGTGGCTGGTTGTTGCGCTGGTGTCACATGCGCCTTGGGCCAATATTGCGTTGACGGCCAGTGTCGGCTCATACCAGGGGCGTGCCGCGTCGACGGCGACTGTGCGCCACAACAACGATGCGACGCCGCCACGGCCACATGCCGACCTCGTTAAAGAAAAAGGATTTCTCTCTCAATTTTTTTATCTTTGTGGCGTCTAGCGTGCCCTTTGGTCAGAGACAAAGTGTATGCGTGCTGCGGGTAGGGCGCCATAAATCATTCGCACCCAATGACATCACAGCGGCGATGGCGGCAAAGGAGCGGGGTGCCCACGCCTGGGTGGGGGCATCAAACACGTGCGTACCGGCCCGTTCCGTGATGGCGCGCAAGGCATGAATTAGGGCCGCACAACAAGACAAGCCAAATGATGGACTCGTGTCAAGTGTTTGAGTGGCACCTCTTTGCCGAGGCTGCAGGCGGGCTCGTGGTACACGCAAATTCGGCGCGCGATCGCACCGCCGACCAGACGCAACAGCGCGCCACCACGGCAGTGACCGACTTCGCCGACAAATCCCAGGAGGATGATCGTTGCGTCGATCGCCGCTCTGCGCCGAGCCAAGAATCTTGCGAGCCCTCACCATAGGCAGCCCTTGGCGCGCGCATGAGCGTCAGTCGCACGCATCTCTCCTTTTTTCGTTATTCCTTCTTAAAAAGGCGCACTGCCAACGCAGCGGAAAAGGCGCCTCCCCGCCCAAACTCGGACGGACAAGTGGGCGTATTTTTTAGTTGCCGTCACTTTTTTGTTTGGCACCGAAGGCGAGACGGCACCAATAATGGCCAGAGAGAAAAAGGAGCCAGCAGCGCCCTACCGACCGTAAATATTCTGGCCGATAAAAAAGAGTCGAGTCAACCAATGAGAAACGAAAAGAGGCTACACTATTTTTATATTGTTAAAAACTCAATCATATGACGCCGCTTTGGTGGGTCGCGTCTGGGGCGAGTCAGGTTTCGATCGCTCCTCGTATTGTTGTCGTCGTCGTCGTTGCTTTTCGATTGCTAAGAGCACGTGCCGAGCGGATCGTTGAGCGAGGCGAAAACGCAGCGGCCCACGCCGCCAGGGACACAGTGCCAGTCGGCAGAACACTGGCCCGGCGCCAGGCAGACTTCGCCCTGGACGCGGTCCGACCATACGACGGCAGCGTTGCCGTGAGGACATGTGCAGGCGTTTTCAATGCCGCCGACAAAGCCCGGATTGCACAAACAAGATTTGAACGGCGAGAGCCAGTTGGGCGGGTCCGAGAGGCTGCACTGGACACGGTTCCACGCCTGGAGGTGGCAGTGGTAGCGCTCGAGGCAGTGCCCGTGGGGCACGCAGACAGGCGCTCCGCCCTCCCAACGCACGGTGCCGTCGATGCACTGGCAGTGGCCCGACGTGGCGTTCCACAAAAAGGTGGGCACGCATCCGCAAAGGCCAGTGTCATCAGAGCACTCTGATCCCACACTGCCGCCGCATTGCCAGTTGGCCACACAAGGGCGCGGCGCACATAGAGTCGCGCTGCCCGTTGACGCGTCGACAGACAACGAGACGTGGACGTCGTTGCACACGCACGAATAGGTGGCGTCTCTATCAGACGATGTCGTCGGTGGCGATCCATACGAAACGGCACAGTGCGCATTGACGGGGCACGACGCACAGGCGCCAAGACACTTGTCGACGCACATGGCAGAGTCGACGCCAGTGTGAGGGCAGTGCGTGTCGGGATCGGTCCATGCGGCGTCGGCGTGATAGTCACGGCATGCGGTCGTGTTTGAGATCAACGGCTCGGGACAGTCTGTGTTGGGAGCCGCACTGGCATCCAACGCTTCCATAAAGGCCACGCATTGGTCCAGCGAGGTATAAGGAAGGATGTCGCACGGGCAGCGCGAAAAGATCTTGTTGCACAGATCTCTTGCCGAGGTGCGGTGGGCGTCGAGATAGAGCGGAACAACGTCGAGATCAAAGACCAAGTGGTCGACGAGAACCTGATCGCCAAACGGTACAAACCTTATCGTCTCGATGTTGCGCAGACCGCCGATACGCAGGACCCACTCTCCCGTCTCTGGAACCTTGACCATCAAGTGGGTATAGTCGACCTTGAAGGTGACCGTATCGTTGGCGTCGCCGAGAGCGGCCGCCTCGGGTGACGTCGACCACGATAGGGTGGAATGATCGACGGCCATCTTCATGCCGATAGATGTCGACCTGCCGTCTAGAGATCCAAACAGCGTAAAGCCAAAGTCGACAAGGGCGAGTTTGCCGTTGTGGGCGCCGATGCCACGTACGACCAGCGTAGAATCGTCGACATAGTAGCGTTCGCAGACGTCGAGATATTGGTCCAAATCGCCGCTGGTACGATTCATGTAGGCGTCGAGGGCATCGACGCGCGATGCATAGAGTTGCTGAGGAGTCGGACAAGCGGTCGTGGTCGCCAAAAAAGTGACGGACAGAGCCAGAGCGCACAAAAGCCAGAGCACTCGCATCGCCGCTGTTGTTTTCGTTGTTGTTGTCGTTGATGACGTTGCCAAAAAGGGAGAGGTCAGATATGTCGTTTTTAGAGCAGACGGTAGGGCGACAGTCAGGATCTCGTGTCGGGTGACGGCAGGGACCTAGCAAAGTACCGTTTGGTCGTTGCTGTTTCTCTTGTGTGTGCGCGAAAATGTGCGAGCAGCCGCAGAGCAGCGCGCGAATGCGCAGATGTACAAAGAGAGAGAGAGAGAGGGCGCGATCTGCAGGGAGGGCACGCGGGCCGAAAGAGAAAAGATGTCACCCGTTTGTGTCTGTGCGCTGCACAAAAATAACCACAAAAATAACCACAAAAGGCCACACAAAAAAGGCGGATACGCACACGTAAGTCGGCAGAGAAGAAGAAACCAGAGCGGGCGTGGGTGAATAGCAAGACTTTTGGCGGGGATTCTTCTTTTACAGTCGGCAGGTCGAGCGCGTCATTGGCGCGCCCTATTTGGCCAATGGCGAGCGACCTGATAGGGCGCCTCCGTCGACCAACCAACCGGCCCGTCATCAGCCCTTGCCCTCGCCAGCGCTGTTGTCGTCCCGACTAGAGACGATTCCAATTGGTTCATAAAAAAGCACATCAGACAACAAAAAGCAAGACAAATGGGCAGGTGCGAGGGAGACGCCAGCCACAACCTTTCAAAGGAACACCCTCACGCAAAAACAAAAAAGGCTCTGTCAGCGCGCTCCCTCTGCCATCACCCGATATCACGCGCTCTACTAGACGACACGCACTCAAAGTAAAGGCACACATTACCATCTCTCATTTGAAAAAAGAAAAAAGAACAAGAATATGCAGCAAAGCGATGGGAAAAATAATGCCTTGTCGGCAGCCGACAAGAATATTAAAAAAAGCGCGCGTGTGCTCCTTGGGCGCCAGACCAACAGGAGAGAGATTACGCCAGTGATTGCGAGATCCATCTTTCCACGGCTTTGTTTTGTATTTTCTTATCGATTGTGGGCTGTGCGTCGTGCAAAGACACACGGCCAAGACGGGCGACCCCCCGCTCCACGAAAAAAAAACAAATACACGCGCACATGCAAATATAACAAGCAGAGGGGGAGATGACCAGACGTCGTAAGCGTCAATCGAGAGCCATACAGGGTTGTTGCACAGGCCGATGGAAAAGAAAAAAGTAACGACGGCGGCGATCAAAGCATCGCATTGTTGGCAGCAGCGGCGTGGTCCGCTGCAGCAGCAGCCGGGCGAGCGTTGCTGCACGCCAAGTCCCTGAGTTGTCGACAAAAGGAGGCGTTGGGACCGATTTTGCGTCGCGCTTTGCGCAAAAGGCCGAGCGCGGCAGCCGCGTCGATGCCCCGGTCGAGGATGAGATACGCCGCCGCAATCGTCGCCGAGCGCGAGATTCCGGCCATGCAGTGAACCAACACCGACTTGCCGCGAGCCAACGCGTCCGCCATCACAGCATGAGCGCGGCCAAATTCGGGCGTCAGGTCAACGGCGAGATCGTCGTCGGCGCGTATGATGAGATGCTCGTCGACGTGACGCGGGAGGGCCAGATGCTCTAGATCGCGGTCCGAAAGTACGGTGACCACGCACCAGCGGGCCTGGTCGTCGGCCGAGGCGCGCGCCAACTCGCACATGGCGCGCAGGTCCCCGAGGTGGAGGCGGACATCGACTCGATCAGCAAACGGGCACCAATCAGAGTCGTCGACCATCGTGGGCGGCCCCTTTCCGCTCTCTGCCCTCCTTTTTTCTGTCGTCGCCGGCACAAAAAAGGGCCGGTCACGATCCGCTGGCAGCAAAAGTGTGCGGCGACACACACGTACGCCAACACAAGAGAGGCTCAAAGTCACTACAAAATCGAGCGACAAAGAGAGAAAAAAGTGCCTCGTGTCACGCGCACACGGCGGCGTCTTTGCTGCCCGGTTCCTGTGAGCGGAACAATCGCAATGATACCAAAATTACGGAACAACCAAGACATTGGCAGTGCGGGCACAGCGCAAAGGTCGTACGGTTAGCGAGCGTGCGGTCGTTGTGGACCCCGCAGCGTATTCTGGCGTTCTCGCGCTGCCAGCGCTCTGATGCTGCCTTTTTTGTGCCTGCCCGACGGGTCGCGTGTCTATCGTTTTTCGGTACAAAAAAAGAAAAAGAAGAAAAACCGAGTACAAAGATTGCCTTTTGCTGCGAGGGATGGCTAAAAGTTGTGCGTTGGATTCTCTCTCTCTTTCTTTGTGCCTGTGTTAACAACCGGTCGTCGGTCTATTTTTGTGTCGCCCTTGCTTCTTCTTGCTGGCGGTCAACAAAATAAAGAAGGAAAAAGTAAGAAAAAGGGCAGGGGCCGTTGCCGGGGTGCCGGCGATTTTTGTCGCGATGCGCCTAAATGGCAGACCAAAAGGGCGCCCAAGACATATTGGCCGAGGTCCTGCGAAATTTGCGACATGTTTGTGTTCTCCCTCTTGCAGAGTGTCCTTTGCCCGTGTTGTGGCGAATGGTCTTTGCAGCGAGGCAGCGCCCGAGAAAATTGTTTCCTAGAATAGGCTTTTATGCGCAAGATCGCCATCGTGCCAAGAGAAAAGTGCGATTATCGCCTGTCTTATTTCTCCGAGTCATGTCGGCGCGCGCGCGCAAACCGCCCACACGAGCCTCTAGCGCACACAAAAATAAAGAGAGAGACAGAGAGAGAGAGACTATACAAGTGGCAACTTGTCGGGAGATATGATACAGCATGTATTTTTGTTCCATTCAACACAAACCCGCAGTGGGCAACATCTCGTGCGGGCGCCTAGAGAGAAAGGCATTCGTGCGTCGTCGGCGTGCACGATGGACAAGGGGCATGTCAGGCAAACGATCCCTCGGGAGGATCAAAGACTGCGGCGGGGTCGAGCAAAGGTCGTGCATGGAGGACGTCGACAACAAGGGAGCAACCTGTCAACGAAGCAGATAAAAGGTTGCCGAGTGGGCGGTGCGGATCAACGCGAGGGCGGGACAAAAGGCAGATATCCCCGTTTGAGCAGACCAAAGAGTCGTGTGCTCGCGATGGCAGACGAGTTAAAAACAGAATAGATCAATTTGGGTTCCCTTCTTTTTATCTGTGTGCTCGCGGCTGGCGAGCCCAAAGACTGGCCAATAAAAATAGACAAACCGCGCTGAGCAACATATGCCATTGGTTGTTTTCCTCCTCTCTTTTTTTGAAGACACACTGTCGATAGGCACGCCAAAGAACCAGTCGAGTTTTTTTATTCAAAAGCAACACGGGCTCTGCGGGGCGACACAACTCTTTTTTATTTGTTGGTGGCAGTCGCTGCTTTGCCCCACACCCAAAGGCGTCAGTCTCGTCGTCGCCCCCTCTTCTTCTTTTTTGTCTCTGTGCCGTCTGCCCCGTACGTCGGTACAACGCCTAGTCTTTTTCAACCCATTTTTTCTTTCTTTCTTTGTGCCTTTCTGTCTGTCAAGCCTCACCGAAAACCTTGGCGCTGGTCGGGCCTGTTTGGTTTCTTTTCGTGCAAAAGGATAGAGACGCTGATGGACGGGACCACACCCCACCGAGTCGATGACGACGGCCACGGCGCCAACGGCGACGGCATAGAACAGTCTCGATCAGCAGCAGCAACGACAACAACCAACAAACTAAACGGAGCGGGCTGGATGCGTCGCCGCCGTCGTTCGCACACGGCAGATCACCCCGAGACTCGTAATCCACCAGGCGACTCTATCACCACCGGCAGCGGCGACGACGATCGCTCGCCATCTTCACAAACACCGCCGCCATCGGGCATTGTGGCTGCGCAACACCTCGTTGGCATGCCTCTCACATTTGAGCCTCATGTGGTTATTGTCGATGACGCCATTGATGACGATGGCTCGATTGACGACACCGACGACCGTGCCCGTAAGCGTGTTCGAGGCGATTACAAGAGACTAGACGACATTGCAACCGATCACAACAACAACTCGTTGCTAGACTCTATTTCCGACGCCATTGAGGACGCCATCCAACGGGTCAATGCCCAGCCAGAGCCCGATACGCCCAACCCGTGCGCTCTGACGTCTGCGCATCGGTTGGCGCGCCTCGACGGCATGGCTCAGCGACTGACACAGGCCGCTATCGAGCATCGGCAACACCGGGCACAGCAGCCCGACGGTCGTTTTCCTCGAGAGGTTCATCGTCGGGCGCGCACCAGCAAGGCCAACGATTTTGTGCGCGAGCGCTTTCGTATCGCTCACGCTTTGGGCAAACACTATAACGAACTGTTTCACCCACGAGGCCATCGATTCGTTGGACGTCCCGAGGTATCGACGGCATCGCACGGTGCCTCGACGGCTACGCGCGGCTTTCACGCTCGTATGGCTCTCTTTTGGCTCGACACGCTCGTGCGCTTTGATCGCACATTCAACGCTGACGGTGATCTCCCCATGCCTACGCTCAACAATCCCCTCTCGGCGCGAGATATGATTTCGCTTTACAACGATTCCGCCCTAGAGGCTGCCGCGCTGGGCGACAAGTTTAATCCGCCCGACGAGAGCGCGCGCAACCGCAAGCGCCCGCCGCCGCGAGAGACGGCACCCATCGATTTTAGGGGAGGCGCACCTTTGCCGGCCCGACGCGGCCGTCGTCGTCGATTTGATGACCCTCATTTTAATACGCGCGCCCAAGTCGTGGATGATGGTGATGATGACGATAACATTGAGGCCATCGACGGGGACCACAGCGATGACAACACAGAGAACCGCGACTAGACCCACCCATATTCCAATTCGTATTCTTTTTTTAATCATTCAATATACCATCGGTGCGCGTCTTTTCTCCGTCATCCTGACCGATAAAAGATTGACACAAGCGAGGGCTAGTGTTGCAGACTTGTCGGCCAAGTCCCTGCGCGGTAGGGTGCGCGGTCCTGCGCAAAAATGCTCCTTTATTTGCTGATTCAGATCGCGTTGCTCCTTTGTTTGGTCGCGTTGCCTCTTTTTTTAGACCCAAGGATAGTTTTTAGACCCAAGGATAGATCGTCTACTTGGACGGCGGTGCATTTTATAGCGCACCTCGAGGTGACCCAAGCGATTAAAAAATGTCGACTGTCGGCGGCGCTCCGGCGCAGGTTGTGAATCTATCAAGACACAAAGATACAGATAGGGGTGGGCGCTCATGCCGCTGCGTGCGACAGCAACAACGGGCCTTTTTGTTTAGGCCGACAACGGAAAACAGTTGGTCATAAAAAGGAAAAAAAAGAGTGTGCTATTATTGTCGTGAACAATGGTCGAGGGCTTTCTTTCGAGGGCCAACAAAAGCGCAGAGAGCAAATAAAAAGAGTGCGCCAGACAAAAGGCGGAGAGAAGCCGCCACACGCGCACACAAAAGATCACGCAGACTTGGGAGGCCAAGCGTCGGCGCAAATCTGCTTATAAACGGCAGACGCATAGACATCGCTAGAGGAGCGGGATGCCGACCGAGGCAGCGCGTCGACGGCTCCGTCGCCACTGGAAAAAGCCGCGAGAATGGCCTCTAGCGAGATCTCTGTCTCTGCCATGGTCACAGAGAGGCCGCCGGCGATATTGCATGATCTCGCCACGTCGCCAAAGATCGGACCCAGGCTCAAAATATTGCCATAAGGCTTGGCGCGCCAGAGCGTGCGCATAAACTCGGACGCGGGCATGAGGCGCGTCCCCACACGCAAGAGAGCGAGCGGAAACACGTGGCATGCACGGGGGGCCGCGCGCTCAATCATCGCCAGCACCTCGCCGCTGGCCATGCCGTGTTTGATGCAACGCCGCGCCAGGTCGATCGCGTCTGCAAATGCGGGGTCGCGCTTGAGTGGATTGAGGGCCGTCGCCGAAAAGCGCACATCCTCGTCAACGTCAAACGCGAGGGTCATCCTAGGTTGAACTGCCTCATTGTTGAGGCAGACGCCGGCCTCGCCGTTCATGGCGGCCAGCGGGGCGAGGGCATCGTAAAGCCGGCCGGCCGTTACGGGAGGACTGCGCTTGGCGCACGCGTCCGCGCGGGTCAGATTGACAACGTTAAAGGGTATCTGAGGGCTGGAGGCGGCGGCAATCGAGGCAATATCGTCAGTGCGACCTTGGATGGTTCCCTTGACCCTTTGGCTAAACATCTTGTGGATGGCGTCGTTCATGTCCAGGGCTGCGACCGAGAACCCCAGCGACACGGCAGAGATGCCATCGCCAAATTGGGTCTCGATGTCGCGCGGCACAGTCGAGAGCGCATCGACAAATTGCCTTAGCGTGAAATAGTCGGGGGCGACGACGCTCTTGTCTACAGGCGTGACAGGATGCGAGTCGGGTAGGGCCTCAGCCGCCGGCCGCTCCGTAGACGGCAGTCGCTGCTCAGGCAGAAGGGGAGAAGCAAAAGAAGAAGAAGACGCCTCTGCGGTCGGTTTATCAGTAGTAGGATCACAAGAATCGTCATCGTTGTTGTCAAGCGCCAAAGAGTTGATCACGACAAGGTCAGGATTGAGAGTCGGCTGCGCGAGATCGTCAGCCTCGGTGGCAGCGGTCGTCGTCTGCTGCCCTACCGGCACCGATTGTTGGTCGACCGACGTGGGAAGGGCAGATATCGCTGCCATCATCGACTTTGTAGCGCTGTCACGTCGTCGAGCGCAGAAACTGAATAGGGAAATGTCATCGTCATCGGGGAGCATCACATTGTTGTCGGATCTGGCGACAATGCGATCCGGTACGGCATCCGCGACGCCGGCTACAGGGGCGTGTAGGTCGTCACATAGCCTCACGGGGCGCTCTGCAGAGATCACTTGTCCGAGGCAGTCTGAAGCCACGGAACGGCATTGGTTGCGATTCGCCTGTCTTTCGGCGGGCAGACCGTCGACGGCAGTTAAATCGTGCTCCCTGTGGCGCTCGAGCACGGCAATGGCAGCGGCCGTGGTGTCATCGAGCGGCATGGTGCGGAGCACCTTGAGGGCCTGTTCCGGCCAAGATTGCCCTTGGAGGTTTTTCCTGTCGGTGGGCGGGGGCTGAGACGATGACGACATGGAGGTGCGCGCGATATCTACGGTCGTAGAGAGGATGCAGTGGCGGACGGTGCGAAAGCAAAGAGGGAGCGAGAAGAAACAAAGAGCGCGCGGAGGAGCCTTTTCATGTTTCGGGTTGCCGCCCAAGGCCTTTATGTCGCAAAGCCCGACCAATCGGCTTTGAGCGAGTATTTTTTCGACCCTAAAAAATAGGGCACGAAGTTGCAGCACTCGGTTTGGTTGGGCGCCGGCAGAATTCCGCCGTCGTTGTTGCCAAAAAGATTTTTTTTGAGAGGCACCCCAGAGGACAAATATTGGGAATGTTGGGGGGGGGGGCGAGAGGCGTGGGCGCTTCTCTTCCTCTGCGCGCGTCCGTGCGGTCTCGTCTAAATCCATTCTGCGGGAAAAAGAAAAGAGGAACCGACTGCCGATCCTTGACAGTTTTCCATCTCTGGGCTTGTTTGGTGGAGGCGTTGTTGAGATCATTTTTGATGTATCTGTTTTGGGTGAGCCTCTCTCTCTGCCCCCTGTGATGTGTTGCGATGCCGTGCGTTGGTCCCGTAGGCGCACGCATATGCGCGAGTGTTTGACGCCACTTGTTTCCTCTGCCTTGAGGTTGTGGTCGTGGCTTTTTGTTGGGACGTGGGCGGGACGGTCTCATCTGGCGCCGCAAGGAAGCAAGACGGCGGCGCCTAATCCTTGACCCACCACAGCCAACAAAGAACAAAAAAGAAGAAAGAAGGACAAAAAAGGAAACTTGATCGACGTCGGGGTAGCCGCCTACCGAGCAGCATTCGCCCCCCAGCATAACCTTTAACAAAGAGGGCGCCCCAGCACGAGAGAGGACAATGAGTGCCACTGCCGCCCTCGACGCCGAGATCCAAAGTCAACTTTTGGCCAGCGCAGCGCCGCCTCGACGGAATCGCACATGGATCATCGTTGCGGCTGTCCTTTTGACCATCGTGGCCATTGGCGTTGCCATCTACGTGCTCGGCCGCCGGCGTCCAGCAGCGCCCACACGACGGTGGATACGAACCGACGGCGTGGACTCGGCATGCGGGACGCCGTGCGACGTGGCCACGTATCGTGACGTGCCTTCGTACGACGAGTGCCTGGCGCGCACCGGCACTGTGTGGCAGCAGGTTAATTTTTTCACCTACAACCCGACGACACGCCTTTGCTCGCTCAAGTCGATTCCTGAACCCTTCCAATACAAGGCAGATGCCGCCCTGCAAGGAGCCACCTATCGCTTTCCGCCGACTCAATCATGAGCGACCACAGGCGCGTGCCCTGCCCCGAATAAGGCGCGCAGCCTGCGACGCCCACCGCGCATCACGATTATATTCTTTTTTGTTCTCTTTTTCTTTGTCGACTCCCGTCTGTTTGTGGCAGTCGCGCGCGGTGGACTTTCTTTGGATCGTCCTCGCCGATGCCGCCATTGTGGCTGCTCTGATGGTTGCCCCAGCATTTCATCGTCGAGGAGCAAAGCCTACGGCCTAATACCCAGGCGGCATCTATTGTCTTTTTTTTTTCGAAAAGAATCGAGCGGCGGAACAAAAAAGGAGCCTAGGGCTTATTTCTTCTGTCTCCCTCTCTCTCGGCGGTGGGTGTGCGCTCGCGCTGTCATCGGGCGGGTCCGGCGGGGGGAACGGGAAAAAAGGCCCACTGCCGATTGAGAGCAGCGTCTGCGGCGGGCTGCTCGACCAACTGAGGCACGCCAAAGACGCTGCTCACGACCAGACCTTGGTAGGCGGCATCCTTGCGAATCTCTGTGTTGGTGATCCTACCCGACGGCGTCGGGTTGGTGGCGTTGATGCTCGCTGGCGGCCCGCTCAACACCCAGCCCCTGCTGCTGGCGCCGGGCACTTGGGGCACATTCTGCGGCGCCACTAGATAGATGAGCGCCGTCGTGGCGCTCGGATAGTGAATGGCGACCAGACTCTCGGGCGTGTCGGTAGCGAGAGTGCCGTTAGTGGCGTCATAGGTCCACACCGTTGCGTTGGCAGCCGTCGCCTTGGGATCAAGGTCGGTGGTCTTGTAGAGGGCGCCGGCATTCCACACCGTGAGGAATCCAAAGTCGGCCCACTTGATCCTATAGCGACCCGACGGCAGGATCTCGCTGGCGGGGGGCGGCGTGTAAGCGCTGCCGGGTCTGTCTGGCCGCCCGCGGCGCACGGCAAAGTAGCCGATTACCACCAAGAGGAGGACGACAATCACCAATCCGACAATCCACGCCGTGCGCCGGTTGTCGTGTTGGGCAGGAACACTTGCGGCGACCGACGGCGCTTCCATAAGCACGACGCAGATACCAGACAGAGGTGGAGGGGACCAAAATACAAAGCGCCAACACGGGCCGAATAGGACGCGCGCTTTTGTTGGATTTCTCTCCTCTGTCTCTGTAAAAGAGTTTGTGCCCTCTTGCGAACAGGCGTGCGGATTTCTTCTTTTTTCTTTTCTGGCAAGAGCCGCGGGGGTGGCGGCTTGTGTCAGTGTGCCTCTTTGCCTATGGAGGGCGGTAATCACTCACCGTGACCGGCTTGCATCCTCTGGCAGACCGCCAAGAGCCATCGCGATGCCAACGCATCTCTTTGTCCCTCTTTTCGCCATGCGGACTTTTCCCTGACCCATTTCTGGTCGCGTGCGCGCACACGCATGAGCCCCATTCGTATGGCGCGGGTGCGGACGGGAGCGCGGCCGCCTGTCGCGAGACCCGGCGAGGACAAGTGACAGGGTTGCCTCGGAGGGGGGGGGGGTAGGGACCAAAAGGGAAAAAACATCCCAAAAGGCTTGGCGTCGGTTTTTATCTGCTTTGCAAAGGATCGCGGTCTTTTTGCGGCACACACAGACACGTAATTTCTGTTTATTTTTCTAAAATACGGTACCATTTCCCATTGGACAGTGCACGACTTGTCCGCGCACCGGACCATCGATGAAAAACACACGCACGCACGGCGGCGACGGCAGCCAAGCCGTCCACCAGGACTTTGGGCAAAGAAAAAACACGACTTGTCGTTCTTGGGTCAAGATCCGTCCAATTGCCGTCAAGACAAAACTCAACGCCGCCGGCGTCGGCCCCTCTGGTCGCCTTGCGTCTTTGGCCAACACGACCTCGTTGGCGGCCGATGGGGCTCGCTCATCCTTATCCACCCGTAGGACTGAATCGGATACGACACACATACGCCCGCCCACGCGATGGAACCTATGGCCATTGACAACGACAGCGGCGAGAACGCGGCCACCGCAATGACGCTGGCCGATTTGCCGACCGAAGTGTTGTGCCTGGTGGCCCTTGGCATCCACAGAGGGCGCGACCTCGTCGCGTGGGCCTGTGCGACGCGAGCACCCATAGACGACGCGCTCGTCATCATGGCCATCCGTTGTGCAGCCACTTCAGAGTGTTGCGCGTCGCTGATAGCGCGTGGGGTCCCGTCTGCGATTGCCGTTCGTGCATGGGATCGCATGGGCGCCATCCCTCATATGGAGTGGCTCGGTAGACTCGAGCGTGCCTCTGCGGCAGTTATCGACTGGGTGTTTGTGCGTCTGGCGCAAGGCACCAAACTGCCGTCATGTTGCCGCGCAACCTGCCCCGTCGCGTGCGGCCGTACGACCCACTTCGCGAGGTGGTCGCCTTTGTTTCGCCACGAGTATTACCTAAAGACCACTCTTTCGCGCGATGCCGTCGCTGCATTCATCGGTTATGCTCAACTCGAGGCCGGGGCCGCTGCTCTCGAGCAGTCTGCCCGCATTGGTATCAACGTGGGCGCATCTTCGATCATTCGATTGATGACCCTGGCGGTCAAGTCGAATCGGATCAATTTATTTGACTCTCTGCACACGCGCCTGCTCACCGCAGAGGCCAAAGGCAAGTCGGACGACTGGCGTCGCACGATCGGCAAAGAGATCGTCGCATGCCAAGCCGTCGAGTTTGCCGAGCGGGCTTGCGATGGGCGCTATGGCGACCTATTGCCTCACTACTTGATGGATGACGCTCTATTGGGCGACAAACCGCGCATACTGCGATGGATGATCGCGCACGCTCCCAAGGACGCCCGCGGCCGTGTTTGCCATCAGAGTCATGTCATGCATGTGCGCACTCACATCAAGCGCGACAGAATCGACATCCTGTCGTTGGCGCACGACTCGGGCCTGTGGAAGTTTACCGGCAGCACGCTGGCCTATGCCGCCAGGCGAGGCTGCTCAAAGATCACCCGATGGGCCGCAGGCGAGGGCCGAGACCGCGGCCCCACCAAGGCATGGCGTACCGGCATGGCCGCATATGGCATAGTCGAGTCAGGCGATACCAAGGATCTATTGTGGATGCTGGCCAGACCCGACGCGGGATCGATCATCAACACGGGGATTCTGCGCGCTGCAGTTGTTTGTGGCAATGTGCGGCGCGTTGCCGCCATACACGATTCGGGCCTCGCCTCGCTTTCCACCTGGCGCGCCCTTGAGGTCGCCCTCGAAAGCCACGACGACCCAAGGCTGATCGAGGCCATATGCGATCGCAGAGCCCGATGCGATGCCATCACATGGTGCGTGGCGATCAAAAACGCTCGCGAGGCGTCGCTCTCTTGCCTTGTCGGACGGTTCGGCATCGCCCATCTTCAGGAAGCGGTCAACGAGGAGACGGGCACGCTCCGTCTACGGCACTCGCCAGGCATTACGCCCGACCCGTGTCGAGGAATGGCCTGGGTGCGCGACAATGTCACTGCCGTGTGCGTCGGACAAGCCCGTAGGGGCGCCATCGCGTCCTGCACGAATCGTCGATTGATCTCTACCAATATTTTCACTCGCAAGGGCTGCCAATGCTCCCGATGCAATGGGGCCGTCGACCCTCCCTTTTGATGCCCTGCAGTCTCGCTGGGCCTGTACGCGTCATCCGGCTCCTTTTGTATCGGGCGTGAAGACAGTTTTCAAAAATGCGCCCTAAGCGCCAGACGATGAATATCGTACCCAAGGGCTCTCGTGCCTTTTTCGTCATATGTGCCCAATGACAAGAGACAATTATGTGTCTCTTGAACAAAATAAATGCATACAAACATCAAAAAAGTGAGGCGGCCACAGGGAGACCGTGGCACAGAGAGACAGACAACAACAGGGAACTTTTCTTGCTTAGCCTCGGATGCGGTCTCGACTTGCCCTCTTTGGGGCGCGGTTTCTTTTCTTTTTTCACAAAAGCCGGGATAAATGCCGTAACTCCCCCAGTGGGCGGCTTGTGCCTCGCGCACAAACTCTGCTCTCGGTCGAGAGGCACCGACAAGACCTCCCGATGGACCCATGGAAAGAAAAAAGGCGAGATTTATTATTCTTGTGCATCTCTCGGCGAATTGCGCCCAAGACGAAATTCAGCGTTTCTGGTGTATCCAATGACGCGCCGCTTTGTGGCGGACATGGGGCGACACAAACATACGGGCGACCCAGCGCCCTTGGAGTCTCCTCCCTTTTTTTGTTCATCCGTTCATACACTCGAACCGAATACGACGCATATATACGCCGACCATGGAACCGATGGCCATAGACGACAACACCAGCGAAGGATCGACCGCCGTGACGCTGCTCGACCTGCCGACCGAAGTTTTATGTCTGGTGGCTCTGGCCATCGACAGAGGGCGCGACCTCATTGCGTGGGCCTGTGCAACGCGGACACCTATCGACGATGCGCTCGTCACTATGGCCACCCGTTATGCCGTCGATTTGAAATGCCCCGCGTCGCTGATACAACGTGGTGTTCCGTCTGCGTTGGCCGTCCGTGCCTGGAATCGCATGGGCGCCGTTCCTCACATCGAGTGGTTGGACAAACTCCAAACGGCATCTGGGCTCGCCATCGAGTGGCTGTTTGCGCACCTCGCCCGACGGAGTGATCCCGTCCAGTGTTCTCCTGATGACTGTCCCGCAGAACGTCCCCCGGTTATTCGTGAGCGTCGGTGGAGGGACGTTCTTGAACGCGATACCGTCATCTCCTTTATCTACCGTGCCAACACCGATGCCGGTGCCGCTGCTCTGGAACAGTCTGCGCGCATCGGCATCTGGGTGCCTGCCTCGCATATTGTCCAACTGATGACCCAGGCGATCCGCGAAAAAAAGACCGATTTATTTCGCTCTCTTCATGCGCGCCTCCTTGACGTGGTGGGAGACGACGACGATTCAGACTGGGCTCGTACAATCGGCAAGGAGATCATCGCGATCGATGCCGACGACTTTGCCGAGCAGGTGTGCAACGGACAGTATGCCCATGTGTTGCCTCACGACTTGATGGGGCACGCTCTGTGGGTCAACAAACCGCGCATACTAGAGTGGATGATTGCGCGCGCTCCCAAAGACGCCCACGGCCGCGTGCCGCGTCTAGCCGATGACAAGTTTGTGCGCGACCACATCAAGCGCGACAGGGTCGATATCCTTGCACTGGCGCACGATTCGGGTCTGTGGCGATTTACCGAATCAACGCTCGCCTGGGCTGCCAGACGGGGCCGCTCGCGCATCATACGGTGGGCCGCCGGCGAGGGCCGAGATCGAGGCCGCCCCATCAAAGCGTGGAGAAGCGGCATGGCCGCCTATGGCATAGTCGAGTCAAACATCACCGGGAACCTCTTGTGGATGTTGGCCAGGCCCGATGCACGACAGATTGTCAACACGGGCGTGCTGCGTGCTGCGGTCGCTTGCGGCAACGCCCAACACGTCGCCGCCATACACGACTCGGGCCTGGCCTCGCTGTTGTCGTGGCGCGCCCTCGACGATGCTCTCGAAAATCACGACGACCCAGCGCTGCTCGAGGTCATATGCGATCGCGGAGGTCAGTGCGACGTTGCCGCGTGGCGTATGGCAATCAAACATGATCGCCAGGCGTCGCTCTCTTGTCTCGTCCGTCGATTCGGCACCGTCCATCTTCAGGAAGCCGTCGACGGTGTGACGGGCGCGCTTCGCGTGCGGAACCACTCTTTGTACCGCTATCGTGGTCACGTCAAAAGTGATCCATGCCATGCAATCGCTTGGGTGCGCGACAATGTGCCCACGATCTGCGTCCGCGAGGCACACAAGGCTGCCGTTGCGTCCTGCTACAAAGGCGGACTGGCCCAGCGCAACTTTTTCACCCGCGACGGATGTCGATGCGTGCGATGCGCTGCCAACAATTGATCGTTGCCTTTTTTTACCTTTTCCTCGTCTAGGCACTTTGTCAGAGTTTTCTGGATGCGCTCACACACAAAGACCGATATTTATCTTTCAAAAAAATTGGTGCGTCGTGGCCAAGGGCTCTTGTGGATGGGCGGTCTTGTGGGCAATGCGCCAGAAAATATACCGCGCCATCGAGCGGACCGACAGCGTCAGCACAGCATCGGCACAACATACCGAGAGAGAGAGAGAGACCAAGAAAGAGACAGGCGCCAAGACTAAAAAAGAGCAAAAAATTCCAACGATCTATTGGGCCGGCTTCTAATTTTATTTCCTTTAAGAAAAGGCCAATAATCTGTGAGCCCTCTAGAGCCAGACAAATAATTTCAAAAGGGTCCCTCCCGGTGCTTTCTTGAAAAGGCGCCGCTCGCGCTTCGGGCATCGATAACGGGCGAGATGCCTTCTCTCTCTCTGTTTGTCTGCCCACAATATTGGGCGTCTTTGCAAAAATTGATAGCATCCCATTGGGCACACAAAAATAGTATATTGTTTTTGTCTTTGGGGAGACACCAACAGAGCCGGGCGCCAAAGACCACAAATACAAAAAAAAGCAAAGCACAAGAGCACGAGAAAAAAGATACAAACAAAAGTCGACGCGCAAATCCCACCTCCCTTTGAGAAACAATAGCCCACCAAGACGTTGGACAGTCACGCTCGGATCGTCCCAGAGTCCTCTGGCAGTATCACCGCCACAAACCAGCGCAGGGATAAAAGGAGAATGGCCGACCCGGCAGTAGGCGCAAAGACAACAGAGTCTGCTGCCGACGAATGTGTCGAGCGGGCGCTCGAGCGCGTATCGTGGGACGGCATCGTCGACACCGAGGCCCTCTACGCCCAAGAGTTTACGCACGATCTCGCCCTGGCGCGCTCTACCATCGCCCGCGAACATACGCTCGTCCGAGACAGCAATAGTGCGCTTCCCATCAGGTTCTACCTGCGCGGCGCACAAGGGCCCGGTGAGGCCGTCATGGGACAACAGCCCATGCTCTGTCTTTGCGCACCACAGCCAGATTCGCCTGGATGGAGCGCATACTTTTACCCCGACGACCAACGCCTGCAGGATCTCACCGATGCAAGGACCCGTCCACAGGATCAAGGCGATGTTGCGGCGGCGCTCATTGCGCTCACGGCTGCCACGTCGTCTGCGATGAGTTGCGGCACCAGTCTGATGACACGCGAGATGTCCTATGGGAGTCGCGTCCAAAAGAGCGAGACATGGCTGTGGAGGGTCGGCGCTGCGTTGCCTCTTCGAGACGTGCCATGGGATCTCGCAGCCGTCGATAGGGAGACGGCTTTGGCGCGATTTCTAGTCGACACCATCATAGCGCGCCATCGCACCACAACACGCGCAGGCCTGCCGCCTGTCGCCGTCGATCGTCTGAGCGCCGACGACGCAGCCGCTTACAACGCGGCCACTGCCTTTTGGGATCGGCACGCCCTCGTCACATGGCCCTGTGACGAGGCGATGGCTCGAGCGCTGCGCGATACGTACTATCCGCTCTATGGTCTCTATGCATTTCTCGCTGCCGCTGAGCGCATGCAGGCGACGCCATCGATCTATTTGGGATGCATCGCGCCCGCCATCGCTGCACGCCTCCAGCCCGCTTATGACGCTGCGGCCCAACTGCAAGCGCCGCCCTTGGATAGAGACGCCACCGCCCGGCCGGTGTGATTGGCCTCTCCTCGTGCTGTTGCCTCTTTTGCAATTGCCTTTTCTTTGTTTTTGCTGTCTTCTTTTTTCGCCAACGGCGGCGCCCATGGTCAGCGCGTTGTTGTTTGACGCGGTGAAATTGTCGGCGCTCGGTGTGTCGGCGCCTCTATCTTTTTTGCCCCCAACCGTGTTTATTTTCGTATCTTCTTGTGGCTTTTGGCGACAGCGGCAAAAGACAAAAGCAAATGGCGCTCTCTTTCTCGTCCCCATCTTTTTCGCCGGCATTTGGCCGTCTCTGGTTGATTGCTCGCATCGGGTGGACCTAGTTTGTGCGGGTCGCTTTCGTCGGCCCACGCGCGCACTGACAGAATCGAAAAGCAAAAGAACAAAAACTAGGTTTAGGGCGGGGCGAAAAATGCTCCCCTCCTTCTCTTTGCGCATACGCGGACGACCTCACGGGCAATGCGAATTACCTATGAGAGAAAAAAATATTTTTTTGTGCGCCATCATGCCCGCGGACAAGAGATATTCTTTGTTCTTTTGTTTCTCTGGTGGCCTCCTCTCTGGGTCCTTGGCGTGGTCGTCACCGTCATCGTTGTTTTTCATTTTGCCGTAGCCATCATCGCTGTATTGTCGCCTATGACTGCGAGTGGCCCGACCTAGAGAGGTCGGCCGCGTGAGGGAGACGGGCAGCAGATCGATTGGTAGACCCCATAGTGGGTCGTACACGATGCGCTGCCAGCGCCGACCTGTTTGTTGGACGTCGCGACGTCAGAGGGATCGCTCGAGGCGCAGATGCCGGCGTCTCGGCGCCTCGGTCGGCGTCTGGTCCGGCCTCTGTCGCAAGCACAGTGGGAATGGCCCAATAGGTGCGTAGGGCGAGGTCGGCGGTTTCGATGGCGCCGTCGACCCAACCCTGGGACCACGAGAAGGAATCGCCGACGGCGAGGACAGGCGCGCTGGGGCCCAAAGGTGTGATGGCCTTGCGGCGCATGGCAGCGATCGACCCGGCCGGATGTCTTTCCGAGCGCCAAAATGCCGTTCCATAAGGCCAATGGCGCCAGACCAGGCGATCGACGCGGCCCATGCGCTCTCGATCGACGCCCATCACCAGACCGATCTGGCGGAGGGCTTCGGCCACAAGGCGCGGCGCACGGTCGGCTGGATGCCAGCGAAGGGGCGTGACGGCATCGGGCGCGTCCGGCAGCAGGTCGACCCAAAAGTTGCTGTCCTCCTGGTCACAGTAGATGAGCGCCACGGGGAGCCTGTCGCCAAAGGGGAACCACACCTGACGCGCCGGCAGGTCGGTGACGTTTTTGCCTCCCGCGGCGAGCCTCACCGGTGCATCGGCCCACCAGGCACGTTCGAACCACAGATAGACCTTGACGGCACGCCACGCCTCGACGGCGCCAAATATGGCCTTGGTCACGGGCGGCCATGGTGCGTCAATGCGCACCAGATCATCCCGCGGCGCCGAAAGGATGACGTGATGGGCGCGCAACACCCATTCGTCATCGTCGGCTTCGGGGCGTCTGTGCTCAGCGTTGCCCGCGGCATCATTATCGTCCCCGTCATCGTCGCCGTGATCATCGTCGAGGCTGGGTCGATCGTCGATGGCGCTGCCCAGCGAGAGTCCATCGCTGTTGCTGCGGCCTTGGGAGCGTCTGTGATCGCGCTCATAGGCCCCGCGTCCGTGAGCGCCGCATATGTTGAGCGGGTCGCGCTGGATGAAAGCGTTGGGGCGGGTGCCGCGAAGCCGACACTCGACCGTGGCGTGGCGCTCGCCGTGGCGGCACGTCTCACACGCGACCATGCCACCGGCGCCCGTCAAGAGGCGCATCGCGACCAAGTCGGTGTTAAAGGCCGCCTTAAAGTGACCCTTGGCATCGTTGGCGTCGGCCGCAGGCTCGTCTTTGGCGTCGTCGCCATCGCCGGCAACGTGGCGTCGATGGCGGCCACGAACAAGTCGTTCGTAGAGACGACTTGTCATCGTGTGATAGCCGCCGACGACCCAGTGCTGGGGCGAGTTGAGTCCGCTCAGTGAATACTCTTGGCGGATGCCGGCGGCGGCCGCGACGGCCCCGCGCGTAAAGTCGTAGCCGCTCACGTCGACGGCAAAATCGAACCCCTGCTGAGAGAGGCCGCGATCGAGCACGGCTCGCCAAAAGGTAACCCGACCGAGGGCTGGATCGCCGCACGCCGAGCGTTGGGCGCACTGCACGTCGGCCACGCGGCCGGCCACATCGTCGGGCGAGGCGGGCGTTGCCACTCCATGACGCATGGCCGCGACGACAATCCCCTCGGCGGCAAACTCGCGATCCAACGCGTTCTTGAGCAGCGTCGACGCCGGCTTGCCACGCTCGCCCGGTGGGAGGTTGTAGAGGCGCGCGCCGACCTTGGGCAGGTCACGCATGCGCGTACGCTCACCGCGCAGGTAGGCGATATTGTTGGGCGTAACGTAGGGCACCTCAACGGTGGCCACGTCGGTCATCCTAAGGACGGCCGCCGTGTAGTGGTCAATGTCGGGAAAGGTGCGCATGGCGCCCAACTCGATGGCCGTCTCGGAGCCGGCGACACGCAGGGACTGCAGGCGACCGCCGACATCGGCCGATCGCTCCACGATGGCCACCGACAGATGGGGGTAATATTGGCGAATGCGCGTCGCAGCAAAGAGGCCGCTGATGCCGGCGCCCACAATCAAAACATCGACCGTCTCAACTTTGTCGTGGGCATCGTTGTCGGCGGACTGATAGGGTCCGTCTCGGGCCGCTGTCGCGCGTCTAGTTTGGCGTTGGTCCTTGTTGGTGGCGCCCTTTTTCTTCGTTTTGATGTCACGGCCGTTGGGCGGTAGGTCGCCAGCGTCTGGTCTCGCATTCCCGCGTCTATGGCGGGCATTCTCGGAAAGAGGCGCAAGCGATGCCATTTCTTTGTATCAATGCGCGGGGACGGTCCCTGTTGTCCATGCGCGGTACCAGTCGGCGCTCGTCGGCCGAGGAGGCGATCGCTCGGGTCCTATGGGTCCACGACGGCCGCAGCGGCTGCCTCTGCCGCTGTACCCGTCCTTTTTTTGGAGCAGAGTCGCCAATATTACGAACCACGGGGCCTCTGGTGGATGTTGGAGATAGCCTTTTTTGTCCTACCCTTTTTCGGTCGCCTGTCGCCCCATCGCTCGGCGCGCCTTTTTTCCTCCTGGCTCGCCGCATCGAGCGCCTTCTCCCCGCCGGGCGATGCTGCTCGGCGCGCTCAGAAAAGTTTTTCGGCACGGTTTTAGTGCTGTTCATTCGGATCGCCACAAGTTATATATTGTTTTTATTCGTGTCCGCGGTCGGGCGGCAGCGACGACGGCAAAGGCAGCCGGGCAGACGAGCAAAAAGATAATCGCGACCAGCAGGCGCAATAAAAGAAACCAAGAAAATAAAAAAGGTTGTGAAAAGGCGATGAGTGAGCGTGCACACAGATAACAAAAGAAGGAGAGAGAGAACATCAAAAACCAAAAAAGGGAGCGTGTCGACTGCGAGAAGCACACGATGGGGCTCAAAAGACACTCTTTTGCGGAAGGGATATTGCGCGCTGTCTAGGTCACCACCAAAGCGTGGGTCAACAGCGAGCGCGGTCGGTAGTCGAAAAGTCCAAAAAACGCTGCGTTGCCGTCAAAAACGCACAGAGGCCGCCTATGACGCCGAGGTACGGCGGTGTCGGGATATCGTTGCAGTCATGAGCCTCACCCCAGCCAAAGCGATCAACGTGCACCTCGAGGTCGTTTTTGGCCCATGCCTCGATGGCGCGTTTGTAAACAGACGCAGCGTCATCGGCCACCTCTCGAGGTAGCAGAGGCCCAAAGAGCGGCGCAAGCGTCGAGTCGCTGGGCTGTTTATGATCGCTGTTCTTCTCGTTTTCGTCCTCGGCGAGTTCGGCCGTCATCGCTGGCAGTGGTATGTCGCCTGCAAGATAGTCCAAGAGGAAGCGCGCCAAAGCAATCTCACGGACCGCACCGAGTGGCGTCAACGCATTCGTGCGTGACGTGAGGGCGTGAGCGATACGCGGCGCCCATGTATCAACGCCCAGGATAGAGCAGCAGCGACAACCCCAGCAGTCGGTGCATCCGATCGAGTGAGCGTGGATGCTGACGGGCATCGCCAACATGGCCAAAGCCACGAGACCCGAGACAACGTCGTCGCCGCTACAGATGACGGGCAGGCTTTCGTTTGTCCAACACCAGGCACGAGTCGCTGGCACTAGGAAATCGGCGGGCGCCTCGTTGAGGTACGTCTCGCCGAGCACCTCGACGCGGAACACAGGCCCGGTCTTTGACCAGACCCCCTCGACTTGGGCCCAATGCTTTCCAGCGCGCCCAGAGACGAATCGGCGTGCTAGGACGACATCATGCGCAAAGCCAACGCCCAGGAGCGCCGGCCGATCGACGACGCCGTCATCACCGACGCAGGCCAACGCGCGCTCGAGCCACACTGTCACGGGCTCGTCTTGGACCGGATCAAACGGACGGTCATAGTCGGGTCGATCGTTGCACCACCACAAAATGTCGTCCATCGCGTGGGCTGGTCGTTGGTCTCGATCGAGGCCAGGGTCGCTTTGTGGCAGAGCCGACATGTATTTTAGTGTGCGGGTGGTTGCCTGCCTTTGCGGTCGCTGTCGGTCGGTCGATCGGCCAGTCGGTTTGTTTATCGCTTTGCTTGCCGTTGGTGGCTTGCTTCTCTATTGGTCCTCGCGATTTGTCGCGCGTCGGCTTTTGGTCGCGGCCCTTTTTTGTGTATTTGTTTGTCTCTGTTTTTTTCTCGTTGGCTGGACCAAAACTCGGCAACCAACCGAAAGGGGCAGCATTCTCTTTTTTTTGGTTTCTTTTTGTGTTGTTGGCGCTTGTTTTTGGCTGCGTGGCACAGAGAACCAGAAGCGAGAAATGGGCCTCGCCCACAACACAAAATAGACAGAGACGCGAAAATCCCGAATACTTGTGCGCGCTCATTTTATTATGGAAAAAAAGAGAAACAAGAGAGCCTTTTTCTTGCGAATGGGAGCAGACATAAAAATGACGCTGGCTCGAGGGACAACCGACGCCCTCTTTCAGCCGATGTCCAACTCGAAGAAGCGCAACGAAAGATTTGCGTGTTTTATTTTTCTGGAGGAGATCTTTTTCTTTTCCGACGGGCCAGCAGGCCAATTGGTCAACGATAAAGAAAAAAATAAAGGGAAACCCTAGGTGGCCCAGAGGCACAGGCAGCGCGCGCAAAAACAACGGCACTGCGATAGGACCATAAGCAACAGAATACAACCAGAAAAAGAAAAAAATAAATAGAGCCCCCCAAAAGAAAATGAGCAGAGCCCACATCCCCCGCCGATCAATGGACCCTCAAAGCATTGGCGCCGATCGCAAGCCTGTCGTGCTTTCGCGTGAGCAACTCGCGACCTTTTTCACCAGCCGCTACTCCGGACTCTTTGCGACGTGCCATGATCCTCTGAAGTTTTGTGGCATCACGGACGCGCCGACCTACAATGTGCAGTGGTACTCGGAGGCGTGGGGCCATCGCGAGCCCCGACCGAGGATCGTCACGCCGCTCGACGACGACGGTCTCGCCCACGGCGTGGAACGCTACTTTTACGAGGGGCTCACATCCGAAGGCAGCATACGGTTCCATCATGGCGAGGCGCTCGAAATCATCAAGATGCCCTTTTCCGATTCGCTGGCGGCCAACGCCATGCCCCTGACCCATCTCCACCAAATCAATCTCACCCCCAAAAAGAGCGGCCGCCCTCGCAGAGACTACCACGACATGTGTGGGCTTGGTCGACACACCGTCTGTCGATTTCTGCTGGCGGCAGCAGGGGACGGCATGCGCTCGCTGCCGGTCGAATTGCGCGTGATGATCTTTTCGTATGTGCTTCCGCCTCAACTGCACGATCGCAAGCGGCTGGGCGGGCTCAGCATCCTGCCGTGCGGCTTTGCTGCCATGCCATGGCTCGTAGGCATTTGAGACCCTGTGTGCTTTTTGTTGGCACTCCTCTGACGATCCTTTCATTATAGCCTTTTATTGGTATCGCGGTCACCATCGTGGCGTTGAACGGGTCCTCCTTTTCAACATATATATTTAGGACATCGTCTTGCGTGTGTTTGTTGCTCGTTGTTATTGTCGTCGGCTTGTTACAAACCTTTTTGAATTCTTGATCGCGGTTTTGCGCACCATGACAGAAACAAAAAGGCACGCACGGCGACAGAAAAAATACAAGGCGACCACGCAAAATGGTCGAGTGTCTTGACGCGCTGGCTAATCGGCGCCGACGGTATCGTCGCCCTTGTAGCACGGGCTGCCCCTCCATGCCCCTTGATACTTGCGCCCGTCTGGCCACGTGATCGTCACCTGCAAGGCAGGCGAGCATCCGTACCAGCGGTCGCATTCAACGCAGAGACCGTCAGAGGAGCGCCAGAGGGCCCCTCGCCAATGGTGGTCTCCGTTCCAAAAGTGACCCCGAGCGATTCTCCCGTCGGCGTAGAATAGGGTTCCCTCAACGTCATAGAGTCGATGGTGCATTCCCCAGTTCTTCCAACGTCCTACAAAGCGCGCCCCGCTGGTCCACGTAACCGTGCCCCATACATTGTTGTTGGCGTTACCGCGCATCTGCCTAAAGACCGCTCCGTTGCTCAGGGTCAACACGCCGCCGCCGCAGGCCGCCCAGCATTGGCGTTCGAGGGCGAGATCGGGAGGAGTCGCGCGCCATGCCTCCGTGGGAGAAATGTCGCCGACGTGCGGATAAAGATCGGCCACCAAATAGACGGGCCCGAGGTCCGAGCAGCCATCTTTCCTCGAGCAGGGGCCCTCTCCGTGACGGTGGCCGCGGTGCCACAATCCTGCATAGTGCCATCCCAGGGAATCAATACGTTCTCCGTAGCCATGGTGCGCGTCGTCTTCCCACGCGCCCCGGTAGCGCGATCCATTGCGGTAGACGCGCACGCCATAACCGTGTGCGCGCCCGCGGTGCCAGCAGCCGTCATGGCGCGGCTCCGTTTCCGAAAGGGCATCATCATCACCAAGACGCCGGGTGAAGCCGCGGCCGTCTCTGTGTGGGGTAGGCAAGGCCAGACTCAAGCCATATCCATGCGGTAGGCCGTCAACCGTATCGCCCCAGTAGATCCGCCCCGGCGTCATGACGGCACCAACATCGGGACCGGTCTTGGCTGCGGGATGACTCTGCGCTCGATAGAGCCACCGCCAGTCTTTGCCCGCGCCAACAAAGCCCTCGTGGAGAGGGGGCCCAAAGCGACGCCGGCATAAATGGCGCCACACTGCGTCATCATCCAAGAGATCGCAATATCGCCTAGAAGCCGACGCGAGGCACGCCACCGACGAGGCCGAATCCAATGCTCTCACGATCGTCAAGAGTATCTCGTCGGGTACGTCGTCCAGGGTTGGCCCCATTTCAATACGTACGCTCATGCAGTCCGTTGGGTATCTTTGGTGTCGCCCTCGTCTGTTGCCTGCTCTATTGTGCGCCTGTTATTTTTTTTTCCTTTCTGCCATATGCGGTGGGCCAGGCCCACCGGAACTATTGGCCAGAGGGGCCGCGCCACCTAGACAGCACCAACCAAAAGTTGATGCCGTAGGCCCTTCCGTAGCCGTCGACCGCTTGGCCAACCAAAAAAAAATATAGAATACCCCACAAAGCGCCTATTTACGGTCCCCCCCCCCCTGGCCGACGCGACAACAAAGGAGGAGCAGAGGGCGAGGCGCCCAACCGAATGTCCGCATGCAGAGCCAAAAGGGGCCGCGAGGCACTCAGGCCCATGGAGAGTCGACCTCGAGGCGATGGGCCACAGAGCACTCAAGTCGCACGCCAACAGGGACGATTTTTTAATATGCCGGCGGCCAAATGCCAGCAGCGCCCTTTTTGTTGACGTATTCACAAACAACGAAAAGGCTCAGCCGCGCCCGCTGGATCGTAGTGGCGGTTGCCGGCGCACACAAAGGGCGAGGAAAAAGAGATAAAAAATATTTCTTGGTTGAATCGGTCAAAGGGAGCCCAAAGAGTGCAAAAACTCGGCAGTGGCAGACTCGATGTCCTCCTTGCTTCAGTTTGTTTTTGAAAAGAGAAAAAAAGGACCCATGCAGGGACGACGTCAAGGCGAGGTTGCATTTTTTATTGCTTGATCTCCTTGTTTGTCAAACAAAGTATGAAAAAGAAAAAAGAGGGGGATAGGGAAGCGCAGACGAGCGCAAAGGACGTAGGACACCCGGCGACTCGCCCAAGTCGATCAAAAAGAAGGCAGTCGGCTCAAAAGGGCGCGCTCACTAAAAGTCGGCACCCTCGGGCACCCTAAAGGCGTAAAAGGTGTTGCCGGGTCGCGAGTTTTGGCCATACCCGATACCCCAATAGACCCAGCCATCGACGACGGCCGGCGACGAGATCACGGCTGCGCCAGATGCAAACTGCCATAGAATCTCCCCCGTGGCCGCATCGAGGGCAAACATGGTCGGCACGGTCGGATCGCGGCTTCCCACGCCGGCAAAGACGACACCATTGGCCACCGTCAGTGATGACCACGCTAGAGGCCATGCCTCGATCAACTCGTCCGTGGTGGCGTTGGCCAACGCGAGGCCCTGCGGCACTGGCGTCTCCCACAAAATGGTGCCCGTCGCCGGGTCGAGCGCGGCCCAGGTGCCACCGCGCGTCACACGACCGTCGGCGAGCGTCTGGTTGATGCGTCCGCTGTTGGAACCCGCGACATAGATGCGGTCGCCGTCAAAGGCCGAACCCCACTGGAAGCCGCCCATGTCTCCGCCGGGCACCACAGACTTGGCCCACACGATCGATCCATCGAGCGGATCGAGCGCGTAAAATAGGCCGCTCTTTTGGCCCACGCCCAAGAGCGGAACCTCGACGCCGCCCGAGCGATAGTGGATGCGCATCGGCGACTGACCAAAGTCGGAATCGGGTCCCGGAAAGGTCGGACAGTTGGGGCCGGGGGGGCCGGGAATGCCCAAGAGCCACGGCTTGCACGCGAGGTTCCATACGTCGAGGCCGTGCAGCAAGGAAAACGATGTGTTCCACCGGATGGCGCCCGTGTCCATATCAAAGGCGATAATGGTCTCGGCCATGTTGGCTGGGTCAAACGGACAGGTACGCGCGTCGCCCTGGTTGGCGTCGATGCAGGCCTGCACGTCGGCGGGCACCTTGTAGTTGTTGCCTGTGCCTACATAGACAAGCCGCTCCTCGAGATTTACCGAAGGCGACGAGCCCCAGATGGGTGCGCCTGGGTACTCTACCGTCGTGGTATACTGCTGCCAGAGAATGGCGCCAGTGTGCGCGTCGAGGGCAGCCATCGACCCGCGGAATGTGCAACACGGATAGTCTGGGAAGCCTGCCAGGACCGACTCGGTACTCGATACGCCGATAAAGACGATGCCGTCAGTTACCGTAGGCGACATGGTGGTGATGGCTGTCGGATGGGCGTCGACGACGGTCTGCCATTCGAGTTGGCCGGTGGCCTTGTCGAGACAAAAGATTCGCGCGGACCCGAGGTCATTGATGTAGAGGCGGTCACCATAGATGGCCGGCGTGCCTCTGCCCGTTGAACCCGACGTGCGGCCCGTGGCCGGATTGAACGTTCCGTGATTCCCGGTAAAATTGCCCAGCATCGTGCGCCAGATGACGTCTCCGCTACAGCCATCGAGGGCCCACACGTTGCCGGCGAGGTCGACGATGTAGACGGTGCCATCGCGATCGACAGCGGGCGGTCCCGCGACATCGCCCACTAGTGTGGCGGTCCACTCGACCGCCAAGGAGCCGACACTGGCGGCAGAGATGTCTGTCTCACCGGCGGCATGGTGCGTGTTGTCGAGACCTCCGCCCCAGTTGGGCCACCACGCCTGTTGGTCGTGGCCGTGGTGGTGCTGCTGATGGTGATTGGCAGATGCCGTACTCAACAACGTTGCCAAGAGAAAGAGAAGCGGCAGCAAGGCTGCAGTCGCTCCCCTGGTAGGAGACGCCTTGGCCGAGTGAGGCATCGCGGGCTGCGATGGGAGCGATGGTGTTGGTTGGGCTGTTGGATGGAATCAAACACCCCCATGGAGGTTTCTTTTTATAGACCCCAAGTTTCTCGACGCGGTAGATTACCATTGGACAAAGCCAAAAAAGGCGCTGTTTGTTTGGTTGGCCATAGAGTACCATTGAAGGCATGGGGTCGCCGACACCGAACCGACGAATAATTGGACAAAAGGGAGATGTATTTGTTCAGGCAAAGGGTACGGTTGGTCGTGGATTTCCTCTTTTCTCGTCCGTGTCGGTCCTTTGGTTTGCGGCCTCATGAAAAAAAAAATAGGCGCAACCCACAAGACACAGGCGAGCGCACGCGCGCACACACGCACAAAACAAGCACACGGAGGTCGATCCCGAAAGACCGAGGCAAAAAAGTGCCGGGCCGTCATGGGCGACAATGGGTAACAAACTTGACCGATCGGTTTTTGAGCGGCGCGCCGCTTCCTGTTTGCCGCAGCCCGCTTATCGTATTTTTTAATCTTTTTTTTGGACCCGAGGCCAGCGATCTTGCGGATCGCTGGTGCGGCCGCTCCCCGCCCTTGGTCCCTTTCGTTCATGGCAACAACAACAATACAAAGGCAAAGGAACCAAAAACAGGAGTGACTCTTTTACCAACAGATCTATTTCTTTACCGATTTCTTTTGGGCGACTAGACCTGCCGGTCTACGGCGGCCGCGGTCAAAGTTGGATTGTTGGGCGCCGCGCACTCGGCGCAGTCGCAGCGCTCACCAAAAGCAGCGTCGCGGATTCGCGTACATAGGCCACCGATCCGGCTGTATAGGCGCGCAGTGTATGACGATTGTCCAAAATCGTCGTCGATGACCAGGCAAGAATCGTCGTCGACCAGGCACATGTCAAAGGCGAGTTGCAAGTCGCCGCGCGCGCAGATGCTCGACAAATAGTCGATCAGTTGGTCGGAAAGGGCGTCGTTGCCACCAGCCACGTCGAGAGGGTCGATCGTGGCCCCCTTTTCCTCGACGAGGAATCTCACGATATCGAACGAATTGGCTCGAATGGCGCGTGCCATCATGCGCTGCCAATCGAAAGAGGCCGGCAAGAGCATATCAACGATGCGTACCATCTCGATGGAGCCTGCAGCAATCGAGGCACACAAGAGTGCCAAATCGGCTACGGCGGGACAGTGCTTGAGGATCCACGACAGTGCGCTCGGCTGGTTGTTTGTGGCGGCGGCGAAAGCGGCAGCGCGCATCAGTGGTAGCGTCGGCTCACGATGGTCTTGTTCAAAGGGGATGTCGTCGCTGTAGAATATCCAACTGAGCATGTTGGTGTTGCCACCGCGGCTAGCCCCGATGACCATGATGTCCGGCCTCGGGCACAGGTCGTTCTTGATTAATAGGCGCAAGACGTCGACGTGGCCTTTGGATGCGGCGACCGCTATGGATCGAGCCAGCCCACGATAGTCGAGATCGGCAACAATTTCCGTCTCGACGAGCACGCGTCGTAGCGAGGCGGCGTTGCCTCTTTCAATCATGTGGCCCACGTCGTCGACGGTGGGCGGCACATAGCCACGGCACTGATAGTCGCGCAGCCAAAAGACAACGTCGAGGGTGGGCGCCTTCCACGCGGCCCTGCCGACGCGCCGGTTACATGCGCATGGGAAATCGCTGTCTCTGTATCGGGACCCGGTATCGCGATCGTGCATCAAGGCGACAATGTTGGCATGGCCAGCGCGCGCCGCCCTGACCATCGCTCTTTGGTTGAGAAATTTGGATCCACCGCTACCCATAATGGGCCTCGAGACGAGGTAGCGAAGGGCGTCTGCGCGACCCAGATCGATGGCAGTGCACAACGCCCTATACAGCATCGCGTCGCCATAGTCATCCTCGTCGCAGTCGGAAGCGTATTCGTCATCACTATAGTCATCGTCGTCGTCCGTATCTTGATCGTGATGGTCGCCCCCCTCTTGGGCCTCTTTTTGTTCTTGGTCCATGTCCTCGTCGCGTACTCGATTATCGCCGTCGTCGTTGTCACCGCCGCCGTCACAAGGAGAATGGCGGCAACCGCCAGAGTTATGGCAGTGCGCACTTTGTTTGGCATCATCTTGAGCACGCCGGCTCTCATAGTCGCCGTCCCTATCGTGTTGGCGTGGATCATAATAACTCTTGCGGATGTCCACCTGCAGGCGTAGGGCGATGGTGAATTAGACAACAATAATAGTCAAGACACGACCTACATTGGGCAAATGGGGGGGGGGATATACTTTGACAGTCTCACAGATGATATGAAGCACATCCATGCGCCCACCTCGCACGGCGCTCTCGATGAAACCACGACCGAGCGGACGACCGCGGGCGGCCAAGGTCCTGCGGACGACGTCCAACGGGGCGCCCGCTTCTAGGAGACGACCAGTGTAGGTTGCGCCCTCGGCGATGGCCATGTCTACCGCCGACACGCCGACAAAGAGACGAGAGGCCATGAGCGCTGCGGCCACGTCGGCTGCACAATCGACAAAGCCCATAATGTGCAGCCTCAACTCGGGAGGTAGGTCCTCTATGCGACAGGCTGTGGTCGCTAAGGTATCTCCATCGGTCGAGCAGTTCATGCTGTGTGTTGGGTCCGCGCTAGACCGTCGATGGGTTTTTGATTGTGTCGTTGTCTGTTGACGTCGGGGGGTCGTGCTCTTGTGGTGCCCTGGTCGACCTCTGTTCCAACAAGAATATAAGGAAAAGTGGTGAACCAATCATAATTGGACAAGTTTAATCTGGTGTGCCTTTGACTGCGCAACAAAAAACATCGGCGGCCAGCGCCGTCATCGTGGCCGTATGATGCGCCAGGAAGGGGTCGCCACCCAAAAAGGTTGGACGCAGAGCCAACCGAGCGCAGCCGCAATATCTCTTTCTTTTTGGAAAAAAATCTCGAAAACTTGTGTCCCGCCTCCCAAAAGGTGGCGCCTTGTGCATTTCTTACCGTCCTCGTAGCGCTCTCAAAACAAAAGCAAGACCACCAGGAAGGAATGGGGGTGGGATGGTCGCAACCCAAATATACACGAAGAGCAGCCATAGGAATGAAAAAAAAAGGACGCGGCGCCGCCGCACCCCACCGCTTTTTTGTCCCCACGCCATGGAAAAAGTGACAAAAAACTATTTGGCCCTCTCCAGAGGAAAGGCCTTTGCCCTCGGAATCACAACCTGCGCCCTCGGCACCGCGCATCCGAGACAACGGCCCCTAGTCGACATGACTTCTTGGGATCCGCTTCACGAGATTGCCGATCATCGATTTCGCCCGCTGGCGGTCGCCAAGGGCGACGTCTGCCACCTATACGAAAAACTGGACCTCGTGTGCTTTGAGGCTGCCTGCTCCTTTGACTCCTTTTTGGCCTCGAATGGCATCGCGTGCGAGTGGTCCATCTATCGACACTACCACAGAGAAAGGACCTACTCGCGGCCATTTGCTCTGTTTGACCGAGACGTTGTCCTCGACGCCATCCGCAAGAGCCACGGCCTCACAGAGGATGCCACGTGCAAACAACAACAGTCGACCGTACAGTTGGCCTTTGATCGCCAGTACCCAGTGCCGGTCGTGCGCTTTGTGCTGCCATTCTCGTCGTCGTCGCCGGGAGACGACACAAAGCCAAAAGATAACCACGGCAATGGCGACTATGACGAGATGCTCTCGATCTATGGCGCCGAACCCTACTCGACATTCGCCGACCTTTTTGGATGGCTCCCGTCGCCTTGGTTTGACCAACTGATCGCGTTGCGCTCGGCGCTTCGTGACGTCCACCATCGGTGGAACTTTTGGTCAAACAAGAACGACTACGACGTGACAGTGGCGTTCCCTGGCCAACACGAACCCGGCGATCCCGTCCAACGGCTGGCCGGATGGGTTCGCGCGTACGCGCGCGACCAAGCGCCCAACGGAAACGGGTGTGTCGCGCTCACGGTGGACCACGACGGAACACGACCGATCCTCTGTATGAATCGCTTTGTGATCCCCACCGGGAACGACCGCGGTGATCATTTGCTGGCGCGGGCGGCACAGATCGCGTCCAATCCGCTGCGCGCAGACATTGCCGCCTTGTATCCGCACATCCGCCCGGCCAGAGTCGCGGCCTTTGAGAACATCGATATCATGATGCCCATCCATCATGCACCGCACCGCTGGGCTCCAATGGATATATTGCCGCCGGCCCACGCCGAACGAACGCCTGGACGTCTTTCAGATATGGACGGCAACCTTTTACTGCAGGCTCACAATAGCGCAGCAATGGTGGCGGGCGGTGCGCCTCAACGGCTGGTTCTCCAACCGGAAAAGCAAGACGGCGCCTTCCTATGGTACTGGACCGAAGCAGTGTCTAACGATGCGCTCGACCAGGTGGAGCAGCGTACCGGTAGCGACCAAGCCCAACAGGATAATATTGCGGGGCAAATCATCGCGCCACAATCTCGCCAGAATTGCGCCATGGCCATCAGCGAAATCGAGGAACAAGCCGCAGAGGCTCGCGATACCCAACAGTCTGCCGACCACACGCTTGTCGATGGCAATCCGCAAGACAACGAGGGAGACTGTGCCGAGAAGATTGATGGTTCTCTTGGTGCCAACTAGCCATCGGGTGACTGGCCCAAAAAATATACTTTCACGAACCTTTGCGGTGATGGCCTATTTGAGCAATCGCATTTTTTGTTTTTTTTGGTTGTCTATGTGTGTCTATTTTCTTCAGGTCTTGCGGTGAGCGCGCTTTACGTTGACACCAATATTCGAATAGAGGCAGCGATATAGCACATTACGGTTGCTCTTGGTCAGTGGTTTGATTTTGGTTGATCATTTTTTTCTTTTTTTTATTCAAAAAAATAGACGAGACGGCCACACATTCCAGAGAGTCCTTGTCGCCGTCGCAAAGCGCGCCGCCTCTGTCCTCGCGAGGGCGCAATGGTTGATCCCTTTGTTGCATGCGCCGCGTGATATTGCCTCTATGTGCTTGGTTGTCGATAAAAAATTATACACCAGACGGTAAATGTTGATCCAAAAAAAGAAAATCGCATTGTATGGTTTCCCCAACTTTTGTGTGCTCTCGATGAGAGCCTGGGATGCCAGGGTCGGGCACGCAGACCGCGTGGTCTCTGACAAACCCAGAGCGAAAAAGACCGAAACCCGGCGACCAACCAAAAACAAATGGGCGATCAATGCAGTGCTGTGATGCCTCCACGACAAAGCCCTTGGTGTGCCGCCGCTGACGCGGCAGGCCGCCCCGACAGAGTGCAATTCTTTTTCTGGTGTTTGCCCATTCTTTTACAATGCACCAGCACCAATTTAGCCAATGGTGTGGGTTGTCTTTGTCAATGTGACGTCAGACCGACAATGGCCCGATATGCGAATGATGGGCGCGCAGAGTCCTATAAGAACACGCGCACACGTCCCGTATGGGCAAGTCAGGAGATAGGCACAAAAAGAGGGTCACACGCACAAAAAGGCAAACAGAAAAACAGCGCGCCTACAACCTAACACAGCCGCCTCTTTGCCTTTTGCCTTTTTTCTTCTCTCTCTTCCCAGGGATGACGGGTGTGTTGCCAACGCAAAGTGCGCAGGCTCGCCGCGCTGCATCTTATGCGCGCAAAGTGATGAAGACCTTTGACGGCTCCCACGATTGGTCGCACATCGAGCGCGTACTAGGCCATGCCCAGCGCATCGTGACCGCGCCCGATTTTATCACCACCGCCGACATTGACCTCGATCTTGTGGTTCTTGGGTGTATGCTTCACGATGTGGCCGACCACAAGTATGTCGCATCCCGCGGCGTGACGATCGATGATGCCATTGCCGATTGTTTGACGTACCTTGCCGCCGGCGGGTCGATCTCCAAGGCCACGTTGGCGCGTCTCGGTGAGATCATACGATGGACATCCTATAGCGCCACGCGCGATGCGCTCGCCCGAGGCATTTCCGTGCCCCACTTTGTCGAACTCGATATTGTGCGAGACGCCGATCGTCTCGACGCACTCGGAATGATAGGCGTCATTCGTGCCTCGATGTGTGGCGCTATGCGCGGTTCATCACTCGCAACACCGACGACGCCCACCGTTGCTGAATGGCGCCAACGCGGCACGCTCGTCGAGGATGAGGATGGCAGTGTCGCTGGCCATTTTTATGCCAAATTGCTTCATTTGCCCAAGAGCCTCGCGACGCCGCCAGCAAAGCGTATGGCGGAACCGCTTATAGGCGCCATGGAGACATGGGTCGACACCCTTGTCGCAGAGGCCCGTCGCTCGCTTTCGGTCCCTGTGCCATTGGCACCGACACTCGCCGGCTGATGCCTCGAGGCCCATGGCTGTGCTGTTTTGCCGCTCTTTTTATTCTTTTTTTTTTCTCTATGGAGGTTGACTTTTTCTTTTGGTCACGATGTCGCGTCCCTCCTTTTTGAACACAAAGATTTACCGTCACGTTGTTATGTCCCAAATGCAAATACAAAAATGTAGATTGACTGTGGCATTGTCGCCTCGGTGGGTTGTCTGTGCTTTGTTAAATGCCAATTTTTTATCTCTTTTTTGTTGTCTCTTGCTGGCCACTCTAAAAAGAGGCGTTGGGGTCCGATCTCGAAAATCAACACAAAAAAGAGCGGGCCGATCACGCAGGGGCGGCAGGGCGACTCGACCAACCCATCAAGCGTGCCACGCTCGCCCAGTGCCCCTCCAATGCCATTGGCAATGCGCCCACAGAGGCCGTCGACCGCATTGTGTCGGCTGCCCCAATATGGGCTAGGGCGGCTGCCCTCTCTGTGGGGTCGGCCGAGAAGAGATCGAGTTCCAATGGCGTCCTGGTGGTGCGATAGACGACGATCGAAAGCCCTTTGTCCTCGGCCGCCATGTCAGAGGGAAAGAGCACCGATGCAGGATCGATCCCGTCGGTCGCCCCAAAGAGGCCCGGCCATCGAGAGCCGATTTGGTCGCGCGTATAAACGTCGACGTGAGACGTATTCGCGCAAACAGCGTAAAGAGGCAACTCCACACATGCAGACAGGTTGCCGTTGCGATCTGCGAGGGCCGCGTGCTCGGCGACGATCATTGGTGCGTCAAAGGTCAACCGCATTGTCGGCCCGATACGTGCCATGGCCCTGTCAAAGAGACGCATGAGGAGCGCGCCGTCGAGGGCTGCATCTCGTCTGGTACTATAGGGCCCCGTACCCGCAATGCTGCAGAGCACTAAAAACACGCAAAGGGCGACCACAAAGATTGATATCCAGAGAGACGAGCCTATGGCAAGGGCCACGATGCCCAAGGCCACGATAAAGACGCCCCCAAAGTTGAGACCGCTTTCGATCGTCTGCTGTTGTAGCCCTGCGCCGAGTCGAGTCGGTCTTGTTGCCATGGTGTTTGTTTGCGGATGGGGGACCAAGGATAAAGAAACACTGAAAAAGAAGAGTCCTTGAAAAAAAAAGAACATGCGACCACCGGCAAAAGTGAGACCGACTTTTATGGACAGACAGCAGGGGGCCAAAGCATCACCGCAACTGCGCAGCGGTCGCGCCATGGCGCACCTTGTTCTTTTGTTTGGCGTTGCTTTGAGGGCGAAAAAAAGGGGGCCAATAAACAATTTGTTTTAGAAAAAACGGTGGGGGTCATTCGTTGCCGCGCAGCAGACAGCGAGGGATCGAGCCTGGCGATATCGTGCGCAAGGAAGGGGGTCGAACGGCGCGGAGAGAGGAGCCAAGCGCGCGGGGCAGACGACACAAAATAAGTGGGCAGGCCGGCCCTTTAAATTGTTTTTGGTCCCCCTCCAAATGCACGACGAAAACAAGAGAGAGAGAGAAGCAACTCACAAAAAAATGTTGATCGGGAGGAAAAAAGGGGTTGGGGGGATGATCAATCCCAATAGTTTTCCACTTTGCCGGTGCCCGAGCGCTCCAAGACGAGCCACAAATCAGACGAGTTTATGCGAGCCCTGTAGAGATAGGCCGTGTGTTCGCTCGACTCGTGCCGCAAGAGATTGTCGACAGCCTCTCGGGCGAGTTCTAATGTTGCATAGACGCCGGCGTGTCTCGCGCCATTGTACGAATCGTGCCTCCTCACGATATAGACAAATTCGGTGGCCGTCGGCGATGCCTCTGGCGTGGGCTGGTTATCGCTGTCGGAAGCAGTGGCGGTGGCGCTCATCGCAAAGTGGGTCAGTTGGTGTCAGTTTCAAAAGAAGAGACCCCCAACAGAGAGGTCAAGGCCAAAAGGTGAGCGCGGCCATCGAGGGCGCACCAGGCGATTGGATACTTTTTGTGTTAACCCGAAGCAACGACGCCATAGGCACGCGACAAAAATGGACCCGTACCCAGCCGAAAAGATATAGAATGGCGGATCGTCCGGTGCCAACGTAAAATATGTCTTTACCAACCACCATTTCGTTAACAATGTTGGCTCTGTCGGCGAGCACGGTCGAGGTGCCGTCGGTTTGCCCCGTGCACACACACACACATTTTGCACTCCCAAAACGCTCGACGTCGTATTGTCTTTGTGTCTCTTGGCTGACATTGTCCACGGCAAGATGGTCCTCGGCCAGCGTCTCCTTTGGGACTTTTGGTTGTTGGACTTTTTTGTGTTCAATTTATATTGGAAGGAGCACACACACACACAAAAATACCGCGCATGCGTGAGAGGCAGGCGTCACGGGCTGGCCAGGGCACGGCACGCCATACACGGCCGCACGCCGCAAGCCTCTGATCCAGTGCGGGAGGGATGAGTGACAGTGTCGGGAGCGATACATCGAGCCTCCCTCCATGTGCCATCGATCGTAGAGCCATCGGGATATGTGCAAATGCCTTTTCCCCACGAGCCCGTCGCGTTTGTCCACTTTCCCACGTAGCATGTTCCGTTCGTTAGCGCTATGATCGCATCGCCGCGGATATCGTCATTTTCCCATATGCCAGTGATGACACGGTCCTTAAGAGTCCTCACACCGTCACCGCAGGGCTTATCGTCTGCCCAAAGGCCTTCGTGCGTTTGGCCGTTGGACCACGTGTGAATGCCACGCCCATGTCGCCTGTCGGCGCGCCACATGCCAGCATATCGATCACCGGTAGAGTCCTCCCAGACGCCGAACCCGTGGCGTTCATCGCGTTTCCATTCTCCGTCGTATGACCAGCCTTGCTCGCTTCTGTAAAGGCCGCGGCCGCTTCGTTGGCCGTTGCGCCAGTCGCCCGTGTAGACGTTATCGCCTGGCACTGTTTCGGTGCCGTGACCGTGACATTGATCGTTTACAAATTGGCCCTCGTATACAGAGCCATCTCGGTTCAAGGTGCCGTAGCCGTTCATCATATCGAGATGCCAGTGACCTCGGTATGTACTGCCGTCAGCCCAGACCATCGCTCCCTCGCCGGATCTGAGGCCGCTCTCCCATAGACCGCTATAGCGACCGCCGTCTGGGTAGTCGTAGACGCCAAAGCCGTGGGGCCACTGCAGCCACATGCCCTCATACTTGCCCTTGCTGCCGCCATCGGGCGGCGGTCGGTCGGCAAAAGTCGAAACCGTGCATCGCTCGCCCGGCGCTATGGCGACACCCACGCCGTAGCCCTCGGCATGTCCCGAGACGAGATCACCATAATAGCACCACGAACGTACTCTACCCTGGTAGTGGAAGGTGCCCCATACGTCGCGATACGGGTGGATGACACGAGCGCCAGGCGCGACCGCCTGACCGCACCTTGGCTCACATCGCCTCGCCCGGTAGACCCAACGCTCGTCCTTGCCAAAGTCGGCGTAGCGCTCGTGCAAAGCGATCGGGAAGCGGATGGCACACATGTGACCCCAGATGGTCGGATCGCGTGCGATGACCGCGTATCGACGAGACGCAAGGGCCAAAGATGCTACGGTGCGCGGGTCATCCCCTATGGCCTCGAAGATGGCCAACACGAGTTCGTCGGGTAGTTGGCTAAATGCATCGTCGATGTCGATGCTCATCGGGTCTTGCATCGTCGGCAAAGGGGAGTGGCGGCGATCGAGAGGGGCCTGTTATTTTTTGTTGCTGCCGTCGTCGCGATTGTCCGGCGTTGTTCTCTGGGGGCAGACAAATCGGGCGGGTGCGTTGCGGAGGTCCCCATTTGTTTTTTTCCTACAACAAAGCGCGCGAATGGGCGGGCATTAAAATGATAACCAATGGCGACGCACGGGCAAAGGGTGGGTCGCGCGCGCAATAGGGGCATTCGACGGCCGCGGGCGCTCGGACGCCGCTCGCCCTCTTGGGCGCGGGCACGATAGGGGGAGCAAGGGCCGCGCCGTGGCTGTGGGCCATGCGGTGGGGGCATCGCAAAGCGCCTCTGCGGCTCACCTCCCTACGAGCGCTGGCAACTTCCAACCCTTTTTCTTGACATTTTTCTTTCTCTTTTTTCTTCTAACAAGAGGCCATGGTGGGCCAAAGAGGCGATCAAAACAACCCCCAAAATGGGGGGCGGATGGTTGCCATCAGGGTGACGCGACGACCACCATCGGGCACCAGATAAGCCTGGATATCAAAGACTGACGAAAAAGGCACGATGGCCACGCGGTCGTTGGGCGTCAGACCACTGCAGCGTCGGGGCATCTTGCTCTGCGCGCCCTCATTGAGGAAGCGCATCAGAGCCTGAGCGGCAGCGGGCTCCTCCAAAGGACGCATAGCCTCAATGTCATCTCGACCAAATGGTCGCTCGGTCCACCGGCGAATATCGTCTGCGCTTACGACGTTTCCCAACACCCGAGCCAGCCGGGCAAACCCATCAGGACCGACGAATGTCATGAGCGGCGCAGGCTCTGCAGAGCGGTCCGACCCGATGCGAGCGCGCCCGATGGGAATGCCAAACTGTCTCGTGGACTCGGCCAACGAACGCGCATGATGGGGATTGTATTGGCCCCCCGTCGATGAATAACCACGACTCTGAAAGATGGTGCTGATCACATTCTCTTGTTGGCCGTTTGTCATGGTGAGCCAGTCGTACCAAGCATGAGCGCGCGCGAGCGATCCTGCCATTGGCATCCTAGGGTGGGCGACGACTCCGTTGAACATGACGATGCCGTTTCGATTGGAAAAGGGTCCGGTCGAGTGGCGCCCTCGCAGGACGATCGACTCCTCGTCATCGAGCAAGAACCGCGCCATTCCTTCTAAAAGGCAGATGTAGGCGGCCACAGGCGCAGCGTCGGATTCAGGGGCCCCGCGAGCCAGGCGCAGCCGCGCGCGCAGCAGGTCGCCCGCGTCTCCTGGAATGCCTGGAATTTCCATAAACGGCGATGGCATGCGACCAAACACGCTCTGAGTCCCCGACCCCAAGAGCGACCTTTGGTTACGACTTGCAGCGGCAAGCGTCAAAGCGCTCTGGGGGTCCCGCTCGATGAGACTCCTCATCAACTGGTACTGTATGTCGGGAGGCAGAGTCGCCTCATAACTGAGATCCAGGCCTTTGCCATCTCGTGCCATATCTTCCTCGTGTCCATCGCCATAGTCGTCGTCGCGGTCTTGAAGAATTATCGTATCTTGGGCGCGCGCTCGCTTTATTGGTCGTCCGGGCAGCGCGTCCCCCGCGCGCTCTTGCAATTGCACACCAAAGGCGGGCTGCTGGTCAAACAGAGGCGTGCTCGGTCTGGAAGTGTATGCCTGTTGACCGTCGCCCACGGCGTATGGCCCACGTTCCCACGCGCCCACTTGGGATATGTCGGCTTGTTGCTCGATGCGATCACGCGGCCCGACAGGGGCCGGGCGCTTGATTCCGCCGCGTGCAGCGGGTTTCGCGACTCTGCCGCGGCTATACATGAACGGTTTGGAGGCGGTGTGTTTCCCTTTGTATGGCGGTGCCTATGAGCGCCGCAATCACATGTTGGTCCCAGCCCGCAGATTCGCGATATGACGGCGGCGGCATATGTCTTCTTTTCTCATGACCATTGGCGTCTAGGCGTATAATGTGCGGCGTCGCGGAAAAGGAATGCCACTGCACCACCTCTCTTGGTGTCTGCTGACGAGCAAGTCGTCGCAAGCGTAGGTGACACTTGTGGGCGATACGCAGCCAAAGGCGTCTTTTTTAATCTCTTTTCATCCATAACGACGGCCAAGCACTCAGATGTCATCCCAATGCAACAAGAGAAAAAGCCATAACCGTGCCGGCTAGTCAATGGCAAATCTGCCGTTTTCAGGGTCAGGCGGCAGAGCCCAACGCAGAGGAACCACGGGCATCTTTTTGGCGATCAACTCGGCCACGCGCGGCGTGGTCGCCGCCTCTAGCGCGGGACCGAGATCTAGCGGGATCTTTTCTTGCTCGAGGATGCAGATGACGCTCTCCTCGTTGCCATGCTCGGCTGCCTCTTCGAGCGCGCGTTGGAGATCCAAAGGCGGTTCCTCGGGGCAAAAGGTTGGTGCCGATGGATCGGTCCTCTCGTCGTAGATGTCGACCAAGGCCTGCAGGGCGCGATGACCCATTCCGGGATCGACGACGTCGACGGCGGACTGCAAGGCAAGCATAGGCCGACGCCTGCCAAGAAATGCAACGACGTTGGCCTGGTTGTGCTTTGCGCCTTGGATCAGGGGTATCTGCATATCGAGCGGTAGCCCACGAGAGCATAAAAACTCGACGATGCCGTCGCAACCCAACGCAGCAGCCAAGTCGGCGGTCGCTTGCAGATCGGACAAAGACGTGTGGTCGCACAAAAACTCGACGACGCTCTTGTGGTTGCGGTGTACGGATGCTTTCACGATACTCTGCAAATCGAGCGGTTGCTCTGCCGGTTGGCGGCACAGTAGATCGAGCGCATTAACGCGCCCAAAATGTGCCGCCCTAATGGCGGCCCTCTGCAAATCGCACCGTCGCAGAGGCGAGGCCAGATTGCAGATAAACTCGAGAGTAGACATAGAGCACGATTGCACAGCGTCGAAAAGCGCACGTCCCCACGGAAACATGGGGTCCCTCTCATGCACGAATTTGACCACCCCGATAGGATCAGGCAGGAGTGGTGACGTCAGCGCTCGGCGGACGATCAAACCCATGGGGATCCAAGGGTATGCGTCCACTAGGACACGCAAGCCGTCAACATAGCCGAGCGCGGCTGCTGTCCTGGCCCATCCTCGGGCCGGGCCGCTTCTGGCAACGCGCACCAGAAACCCGAGGATGCGCGTGGCGCGCGAGCGTATGGCGGCTTGGATCGTCGCCGACACGTCGGTGGTCGATCGATCAAAAAGTTGGACAAAGAGATCGTACGCATCTCTGCAGACGGCCACATCGAGAATGGCGCCGAGTCTGATCTCGCACGAACATTGCTCGCGAGCGATCCGCACGACCGTCGGATCGGGGGTGGTCAAGGCCACCTGCCATAAATCAAACGAGCGCGGGATGCGCTTGCGATCCCACAGGAACTCGAGAATGTCGATCCGGCCGGCGGCATGCGCGCGCTCGGGGCTCATCCGTAGCCAAAGGCTCTCGCGGCGTCGGTGCGCCATCCGTTCGGACGGCTCAAGAAAAATATCGTGGGCCCTTCTGGCTGCACAAAAATCTCGGTCGTCAAGCGAGTCGAGCACGCAGAGGATAATTTCGGGCGGCATCAACAGAATGGGTGTCAAAACTTGCTGCTCATCATGTTGTTGCATATCCTCTCCTTCTGGGCGTCTTGATTAGCGACCAAATAAAAAGGGCATGCACTGGACACGCGTGTTTTTTGTCCACTTTAATGGGCACACTCGCGGCGACATAGAGACAAGCCAGCAAAGAATGGAGGAATTGGGCGCGCGTGCGATATTGTGACGTATAAACGTCCAATAGGAATCCTCGGGGCGGCGCAACAACGAGAGGGAAAAAAGTCGTGAGCACTCGCACGACAAAAAAGGCCACCTTTTCTTTTAGGTGTTTGTGTTGGTCGTCTTTGTTTTTGTGCGGTGCGCCTGCGGGCGCGTGTGCCCTTTTGCTGTCGAGTTGTTGTTCAATATTCGTGTTCTTGTTGGTCACGGCAACTATACCCTGTTGGTTGTCCCCCACGAAAATACAGACAGAGCCCTTTCACAACGGCAAAGAGGCAAATTATGTCCCACCTTTGGACAATTCTTTTTTATATTTTCTTGTTTTCTTTTCAAGACACAGGCCGAGCGACAAAAAAGGCACTTTTTGCATCACGACAGGAGGCGCTCGATAGCCGGCGAGCGTATGGTGGCAAACAGCGTCTCGTGGTGTGCATAAGTCTCGATGATAAACTGGACGTCAAAGACTCGTGTAAAGTCGGGCATGGCCAGAGGAGCCTCGGAGGCGACCAAGGCACACGGCCCGCGCAAGTACCGGCGCACGCCCGCATTGAGAAAGTCCTCTGGCCTCTCACCAAAGCCAGGTATCGCTCGGTAGAAGGACGCCAAGTAGGGTCGAGGGAGATCTTCTCGTATCCGCGCCGGGAGTTCAGGGCCCTCAAAGGCGCGCCTTGACACTGCGAGCCCCAGGACTTTTGGCTGGAAGCGGTTCCCTATTGTCTCACCCAGGAGTGTCCCATGCCTGGCCCGCCGGAGAGGCCTTGCAGGCAGAGCGCTGTAGCGGTCCAATGGACCCGCATATTCTTCGATAAGCGCTTGGATGGGTCCGTCGTGCGCCGTCGTATTGATCCATTGGTACCACGCTCGCGCTCGATCCCGCAGGTTGCCCAGGCGCGGGTCGCTCGCCACTTGGTCTACAAGGCGACTGTCGTAGAGAAAGGGGTATTCTTGGGTCGGTGGCCGGACAAAATCCGTCAAGCCACTGAGGCCCCTACCAGAACGCGCCCTTTCACGTAGCGCTAGCCTGTATGCCGCATCATAGTCAAAGAGGAACCGCGCAAAGGCCTCCATGAGGCAAAGTGCGATAGCGAGCGGCGCATCACGCGGGTCGCCGCCAAAGGCCGTCCTTGCGCGCACATAGTCGCCACGCGCGCCCGGCGCCTGTCCGATATCGGGAAGAGTCTCTGGGAGTGCCCTCTGTCTAGCGCGCTCGATTCTGTCCCTCAATAGCGACGCCTGCCTAGTGCTCGCGCCGGCGAGGCCAAGGGCACTCTGTGGGTCGGTCGCAATGAGCCGTCGCATGATCGCGTCCTGCACGTCGAGAGGCACGCGCTCCTCGTACTCTGATTGGTCCGACTCGACGAGGCGGTCTGCGGCCGACGAGATGTGTGGCCCGCCATCGTCGTCGGGCAGCATCATGGCTCGAGTTGCACGGGCAACATCGCCAAGAGGCTGCTGGCGAGGCGCGTCCAGGTCGCCAAGAGACCCCACGCTCCATGCCACACCGGTCGTCTCGGGGATGTCTCTCTGCGATGCCACATCCATTGTATCGAAAAGGCCAGTATGGGGGGAGAGCGCCTCGGGTATGTTGGGCAGGGTAGATCGAGAGATCGCAGGGGATGGCCTGGCGGGTAGGCGCATTGGCATGTGTGGGAGTATCATAGGCTCATCCGAGCCACGAGTTGCGCCACCTAGTCGTGTGTCGATCCGAGGACGCTTGGCGGCCGGCTCAGATCGCATGGATGTACCGCTCGACAGTAAAGCACTCGGTGCTGGCGACCACCTCAGACGATCCATCCACGTGTTGACGTGGCGGACCCACGCGTCGCCACCGACAGCCGCGAGCGCGTCGCATGGCGGTGGAGGGGTCGGCGAGGTGTACGCGTCAGATGCCATGTCTCGCGCGATCTCGTCCAAAACTGCGCTGTCCTGCGGGCTCAAGCGCACGCCGGAGCGCGCCGCGGCGCACAGATATGCTCCGTGGCTCCAGAGGGCGTCGTCGCCTCTACGACGGCGCATGTTTTCTTCTTGTTTCTTGTTGATCTGCGGCTTTCCCAAAGACCACGCCCGTACTCGCACTGTGGGCCGACGAGCGCGAGAGTCCTACTGACGCTCGCCATTTTGCCGGCGCCTGCCAAAGGCCGTCTACATGCCCTTTGGGGCGTCAATGCACGCGCGCCCACGTACGGTTCCCGCGACTTCTTTCTCTCAGCGGCCACAAATACAAAAACAAAGGGATGCCAACCTATTCAAGTGTTCTCTACGCAGACCTCTTTTTTTGTCGCTCTGTGATCGCCGGCGTTGCGGACCAGGCACGAGGGTTGCTTGCGGGCGCACGGCGCACCATGACAGTTTGTTGTGCAAAAAGCGACTAGGGCGTCCCGCGGCATTTGTCGTTGGCTGTCCTCCTTTCCCCGCGCGATCGGGGCTTCTTGGTGGAGCATCTCACGTAAACTCGGGCAATAATAACCGGCCGTTTGATTTTCGTCGACATTCGCTTTCGGACGCCAAGACCGGCTCGCCGATGTTGGCCAACCACAAGGGAAAAGGCGGTCGGCTCTGTATGGTCGATTATATCGAGAGGGCTGCCCTTGTCTAACCATCGTCCATCCTGTTTTTTTCTTGCCATCCAGAGACAACATGCAATCCGACAAAGAATCACACACACATTCTGGCGACTCGATTCCAGAGGGCGATCGCTGGCCGGGATGGCCCGGATGGCCGTCCACCAAACCCGACTATGCACATGACGCCATCAAGAGGTCGATACAGTCCCTCGGCACACCAGGGGACGCCACCTGCGTGGTGCCCAGTCAGACCGATCTCATGAACGATTTTATCGAATGCCGCCTCGACGACTACACGGCCGAAAAGTTGGCCAGCGCCATAGACGATAACCGCGGCGAGAGACGCCATCCACTCGGCATGGACACGATGCTCGCCCTCAAGGCCTATGACTTTTGCCAAAAATGGCCGGGCATTGAGTGTCATATGACATTCAATATGCACATGCCGTGTCTCAAAAGGGTCCTTCGCAGGCGCGCCTGTCCGTCTGATGTGCCGGCAGCCGAGACTAGGCTATAGACAAAAAAGAGCCGCGCTCAAATGCGCGCACACGAGGGGTACGCCCGCTCGATTGCATCAGGTGGTCCCAAGAAAAAATAAATTTTTTTTGATATGGAAAATGCGCAACACGATCGGCTGGGCCACATTGTTCCGGTGACGTCGCGCACGCGTGCGCTCTCTCTCTCTCTTTTTCCTAATGTACTCAATGGCGGCCACGCGACTAAAAGGGGGTATTGCGTGCTCCTCAACCAAATTCTATCGGTGCGTGAGCCAGCCATAGCGACAAAGCCATCATGCGCGATGATCATCATATTTGACATTCGCTCTGAACTTGACCCTCGCCAAATGCGTTCAAATTTTTTCTCGCTGCCGCAATTGCTCATCGTGCGGGTCTGCCCAAAGATTGCTCATATCGAGCGATGCGCCGCGAGGCCATGCGATTACGCAAATAAAGTTGACTGCCCGACCTGATATTTGTTCTTGAATGTCCTCTTCTGGAAACCGACTGATTTTTTAGTAAAGCGACTGCCTCGCACCAAATCGGACATACAACAATCGACGAATGGGGCATTGTCGCCAGGTAGGGATTACACGCACCGCGACGCCGCACAGGGATCTTTGTCGCACGCACGGCAGCGCTCGATGTACCCGCGTGTATATTTGTGTATAGAAACAAAAACTGGCCTGCCGCGACAAGACAAGACAATATGGGACCACCGATCCTGCCCGTTGAAATCATGTGCGCCATACTGGCATATCTGCCCGACCCATGGTGGGTTGTGGCTGCGCGCGCCTGTCACTGGTGGCGCGCGTGCATCGAAAGGGCCGCCCAAAACCGCCGATTGGCGATGGAGCATTTCACGCGACAGGCGCACGACGGCCGCACCCTCAAGGCCACCGTACAAGGCGGTCACACAGACGTCGTCGCTTGGCTGGCTCGCGAGTCTGGCGTGCCTCTCACTGATGCCACCACTACGGCTGTGTGGATGGCGACTAGTCACGCGCGCTCATGGGAGGAGGCCGTTGTGGGCGCGGCGCGCGATGGCGGCGGGGTTCCTATTATTGTGTGGATCGCGCGTAATGCCATCGGCCATACCGTGCCCATGGTTGCATCTATAGTCTATGGCCGCGACGACTGCATCGACGCCATGTACGGCGACCCCAGAGATGCCATTGACATTCCACCGCGGCAACAATCTAAATTCCTGTGCGGGCCTGCTATGGCGTATGATACCCGTGTGACGGCGTGCGCGATCGCCGCCGGGAGGTTTGGCCGCGATCCTCACTTTTACAAAAGGTGCGCTGTCGACGCGGCCACAATCTTTGTGGCCGCCATTGTCGGCTTTCCAATCGACGATCTGGAACATGGTATCACGCAGGATTGCAACGGCAAAGGGATGATCTCCGCAGCGCGCTGGTTGGAAGCGCGCCGTCCACCTTTCGAGTTGTTGCTACACGCCTCAACGGCACACGGCTCTGGGGGGTTATTTAATCAGAGGATGAGTCATAGTGCGTCGATCCTAGAGAGCGCAATCACACCACAGTGGCCGCGAATGCGACAACTGCTCCCAGATGACTTTCTGCCGGGCGGTGTCCTGGATGCCTTTTGTGACCTCGACATGGATCACAATGCATCAGCCGAAAAGTATCTGGTCATGCTGTTGCGTCCACTCCTCGTCGACCCAGGAGATTGGGCAATCTTGCGCTCGTGCCTGCCGCGATTGCTCCGACCTGGTCAACATTTGGCCGAGCGCTTCAAAGGCAAGGAGGGCTACGTGAGGAGCAACTGCATGCGCTAGGCGGCTGTGTCTCGAATAACCACTAAAAATCTCATTTTTTGTGATTGCGACTTTGGCGTCATATCTCGGGGAGGGCGGCCTCGAAAAGGGAGAGACATTGCAAGCCTCTCTTCCCTCTTGTTATTGTGTTGGAGGTGCTGAAATTTTGCGTCCATGCGTCTTTTTGTCAAACTTTGTTGCCAATGGCCGCAGGAGAAAAAAGAGAGTTCCCCGAGTATTTGCGCATGCGCCGGTTCCCAGGCGGACATCCAACGCGGACGGATCTCTATTCTTTATGCTGTTTTCTCATAGATTTAAAAAAAGGGTTTATCCTGCACATGGCGCTATGGCATACGCCGTAGGCTTGGGCAGCCACCCATCCCCACCCCCTTTCCTAAAAGCGACGAAGGGGGTCAAAAATCATTGACTTTTCTGCATTGTAATAATTTCATTGGTAGTCTGCAACGAAATTCGGACCCCTTTGTCGCTTTTTGGAAAGGGGGTGGGGATGGGTGGCTGCCCAAGCCTACAGCATACATTCAAAGAGTTGCTAGTTTGCAAATATCTCTCGAATCATCGCGTCAACGTCCTTGCGCGCGACGCCAGCGTCGATGGCAGCGTCGGCCATCTTGGCAATCGCGATCGCGCGGCGGCTCGGACTGCAATGTTCAGGTTCGCCGGTGCCGAGTGAGAATGTTTCGGGATGGCGACACACGACCGTGGCGATAGTCTGAAAGATGGCTTCGTCGTGCACATGCCGCATCGTGTCGTCCCACTCATAGGGCTCCAGAGGCTCCACGGTCTCGAGCACGTCAGCAACAGGCATGATGAGCCATCCATGGTCAGAGGCCAAGCGTTGTGGAAAGTCCAGTCTGTCCGCCACGCCGCGCACGCAGACTTGGACGTCGATCGATTTTGTGTTGCGGCTGCAGTGATCGCGTATGTCGTCGATGATGCTAGACTCGAGATCGGCCTCGCTCCAGCCCCTGTTGTAGCGTCCCACATCGGCAATGATGTCGGTGATACGCTTGAAATCGCCCACGCTGCGCGCGACGAAATCTAGTCCGAATTGTGAGTGGTACGGGTTGGACATGATGGCGAGCATCTTCACAGCATCGTCCGGCAGCGTGATGCCGTATTCGGCTTCGATCGCTTGCTTGATAGGGAGGGGGTTTACAAGGCACACACAGGAGACACCGTCTACCCATGGGACATTTGCGAGGGAGGGTAGACGCTTGGGTTCGACGGGGTGGCGTCTCATATCGTCTGGCAGTAGGCTCTGTGTAAAAAAATTAATGCTGTCGCTCGATCCAAAAGATTGGCTTTGTTGCCAAGGAGCCATACCGCAAGCCAACCAGAGAGACGATTACGGTTTAGAGTCGTAATGTAACAATTCTAGGATTGGTTGGATGAGCCTTACCAGGGTTTCAAAATTGTTCGCGGATAGTGCGCAATTCGAGGAGTTTACCAAATTGTTTGTTATGCTTTGAAACTATTTGATACGTCTTTCAAAGAGAATCACGACAAAGGGCGCCAATGCTTTCGTTGGACCCCCTCGCAAAGTCAACCCCCGGTGGGAGAAAACCGACGGTCGGTTTGGCGGAGCGAGAGCGCCCTGCCAGGACAAAAAAGCAAAGCGGCTTTTTACCGGGCATTTTCCTCTGAAGACACGCGACGGCCACACGCTGTCAACAACACAGGAGCGAGAGCGTGGATGGGCATAGAGACATTATTTATGAATTGCAAAAACCAACAATTGGGGTTCAGGGTCGGCTTGGTCGTGCTCGCGATGCTGCCGCGCTCGGATTGCGTGCGCGCCACCGACACTCGTGTTTTTTTTGTTGCCATTTATGGGCGCATTATGGCCGACTCGGCCGCGCCCCCAACGCCAAACATACGCTGACATTATCCAAAAAGATCGAGTCCCTTTTCTTTTGGGAGGAAACCTTGCCTTTTTCCGGTGCCCAAGAAAATATCGCGCCAAAATCGAAACAGAAAAATGTATTTTTTTCTCGCATGATGCTCACGGCGCGGAGGGCATCGATCCGGCGAGGATAGAGCAGGCCATGCACGGGCGCACCGCACAACCGCCTGGCCCGTCTCGTGGCGGGTGTATAACTATGGTGCACAAAAGACACTTGGCGCCATGCCAGGTGCCGTGAACGATTGAGCCGTCGGGGTAGGTGCAGACGCCGTGGCCTCGTGAACCCGCACTCTCGTCCCAGTCGCCCTCGTAGCGCAGACCGCTGGCTTTGACTAGAACCACGTGTTTGTCCGCGATATCATTTTTCCAGGTCGAGGTGATGATGTCGCCCTTGCTGGTTCTGACGCCGTCGCCGTGGCGCTCGCCGTCGGACCACAGACCATCGTGCGTCGTGCCGTCGGGCCACATATATGTGCCGCGCCCGTGGCGTTGGTCGTTGCGCCACTCGCCCGTGTACTGGTGGCCCTCAGTGTTTGTGTACATGCCGCTGCCATGGCGCATGTCATTCTCCCACTGGCCATCGTAGGTCCATCCGTGCTCGCTCTTATAGACGCCGCGCCCGTAGCGCTTATCATCGAACCAGTTGCCCATGTAGGTGTAATCACCGGGTGCAGTGTGCGTGCCCTGACCGTGGCGTCTATCCCACCTCCACTCGCCATCGTACGTCCAGTCATTGTCGTGGTCCCGGTAAAGGCCGCGCCCGCTGCGTCTGTCGCACCACCACCCGCCCGTGTAGGTGAACTTGCCGGGGATCGTGTAGGTGCCGCGGCCGTGCCGCTTGTCGTCGTCAAACTGCCCGTCGTAGGTGCGACCATCTGCCTTTGTGTGGACGCCTTGGCCGTGCCGCTTGTCGGCGCGCCACATGCCCTGGTAGGTACGCCCATCGGCCCAGGTCATCATGCCTTTGCCCCACCGCTGGCCATGGTGCCACTGGCCAATGTAGCGATCGCCGTTGGCATAGGTGCGCACGCCAAAACCTTTGGGACCATGACACCACATGCCCTCGTACTTGTCCCCATTGAGCAGAGGCCGGTCGGCAAAAGTCGAGATCACGCCCTTTTCGATGGCGTCCATCGGGAAGCCCACGCCATAGCCCTCGGCGTGGCCCCTGCAGAGGTCGCCATAGTAGCGCCACTGAGGCACGACGCCAGCGTAGCCTGTGTCTTTTCGGTGGTGATAGGGGCGGATGACGTAGCCGCCCGGTCGGGTCTCTTTGCATGTTGGCTCGCATCGCATGGCCTGGTAGACCCACCGTTCGTCCCTGTCAAAATCGGCAAAGCGCTCGTGGAACAGGACAGGAAAGCGCAATGCACACATATTGCGCCAGATTGCCGAGTCGCGGGCAACAGTCGCGTATCTCTTGCACGTGCGGCCCCACGACGCTACCGTGCGTGGATCATCGCCCAACGCTATAAACAATGCCAACACGAGTTCGTCAGGCAGCGCTGCAAATGCGTCGTCGTCGGCCTTGTGGTCTTGCATGTGCCGATACTGCTTGTGTGTTTGGTCGCTGCCCTGGGGAGGGGGGGTACGTTGTCGTTGCGACCGCGCGCCCTATAGGCCTCGCGACGACAAATTTATTTTGGTTGGATAGATTAAAAAAGTATTTGCGGCGATCACCGGCAAAAGTCTGAGCAACGCATGCCAGCGGATTACTCGCACCGGCGGCCACATGAAAAGTCGGAAAGAACAAGACGACCAACTATCTTTTGTCATCTGTGACGGTGCGATTTTGGCCTGTCGCGTGTAATGCTGGGCAACGGCTAGCCGGCTCGGCTTCGGTCAAGGGTCAAGCCAACCGGCCGGAGGCGGCTAGAAGCCGTCGACAAAAAGAAGTGCGAGCGCGAATGACATGCGCACAATTTACGCACAAGATATTGCGAATGCGAACACGACTAAACCGAGTGTGAATGTGATTTCACGTCATGAATAAACTAGATCTTGAAAAAGGTTGTCGCCGTCAGGCTCTACCTATAAAAAAATATTTTTTTATGTGTATTTGGTTTGTTGACAACGTAAACACACGAGCCAGCAAATTCATGCCGGCCGGACAGCCATCCACTCCTCTCCCTGGGCGTTGTTGATCACGCGGCACTTGGCCGAGATGGCTTTCTTTGGTAGCCAAATATTGCGTCCTTTTGTTGTGTGCGTGCCTCTACGCCAACAACAAATAGCAAATTTTCCCTTTTTTTCATTTTTCGCACAGGCGAATGGGCAGCGATTGTCCGTCATCCCAAATGCCCCGAAAAACAAAAAGGAAAGGCACTGCCCTTTGAGACAAGGCCACATCCGACACAAAGAGCATATAAGCAAAAAAAAGAAAAAAACGGAGCGCCCATGGCATCCCTAGACACCCTTCCCGACGAACTCGTCTTTTACATGCTCTTTGTGAGCGAGTCTTTGGAGGTCATCACGCGTCTCGGAGCCACGTCCCGTCGGTACTCCCTTCTCGCCAACGACCAAGTGCTGTGGAAGCGTCTGTGCCTATCGCACTTTGGGCCGTCGCTCCACCAACATTTCAAAGCGTCGGGCAAAACTTGGCGGTGGCTCTACCGGGCGCAGTCGAGAGTGCCTCGACCGATCGGCGCCGACGTGGGAGGTGTTGTGGCACGCGGCCGCATTTATTGGGGCGACACTATGGATGGGTTGCCTCACGGATACGGTCTTGGGCTATGCCTGCCGACGCACTATCGCGCGCGCGGTACCGCATTTCGTGCACGACATCGACCGGGTATGTCCGACGCGCCGCTCGTTGACGAACCTCGCTACGAGGGCCAATGGCAGGGCGGGCTGATGCACGGGTATGGCCGTCGTGTATACAAGAATGGTTCGCGTCACGAGGGAATGTGGGAAGACGACCTGCCCCACGGTCCGGGATCACGAATCGACTCGGCGGGATGGAACCACGAGGGCTCTTGGAACAAAGGAAAGCGATGCGGCCACGGCACGCAGACCGAACGCGCGACCGGTCGAGTGCGCATTGGCCTATGGACAGACGATCCTGTTAATGGCTATAGAGAAGAGACCTATTCCAACGGCGCGTCGTATACGGGCGACTTTGTCAATGGCAAATGTCACGGCCCCGGCATATATATCTGGCCCGATGGAGAGCGCTACGAAGGCGACTTTCTCGACGGCAACAGACATGGCCATGGCGTCACCGTCCTCCCCAATGGTTATCGCCACGAGGGCCACTACCAAGACGACAAGGCGCACGGCCGCGGCGTCTCCGTATGGCCCAATGGAGAGCGCTATGAGGGCGACTTTTTCGAGGGCAAGAGGCAGGGCCACGGCGTCGCCGTATGGCCCAACGGAGAGCGCTACGAGGGCGAATACTGTGACGGCAAGAGACATGGCTATGGCGTCACCACTCGCCCCGATGGCCATCGCTACGAGGGCTATTACGACAATGACAAGCCACACGGTTATGCCGTGACTGTCTGGGCCAACGGTGAGCGATTCGAGGGCGAATACCATCAAGGCCATAGGTGCGGCTACGGCGTCGCCGTTTGGTCCGATGGCGAGCGCTACGAGGGCCACTATCGTGATGACAAGAGGCACGGCTATGGCGTATCCACTTGGCCCAATGGAAACCGATACGAGGGCGACTTTGCCGATGATAAAAGGCACGGCGATGGAGTGTTTACCTGGGCACACGGCAATCGATACGTGGGCCGGTGGTTCGACGGCCACCGCCACGGATACAGCGTATCGACGTGGACCGCAGCAGGGCGCGAGGAACACCAACGACAGGATGGAGTCGGCTCGATCGACAAGCGCGCTTGCGTCGACTGTTTCCAACACAAAGGGGCCTGGATCAACGGACATGCAGATGGCATTGCCGACTCGATTTACATCGACGGTTCGACACTATACGGATCGTGGAGCGACGGTGTACTTGTTGCAGCCCATGTGGTAGATCACGGCACAGAGCCGTGCGCGGACGGAATATGCACATGTGCTGCGGGGCGCGCTGTCGCCGTTGCTTCTGCCGAGGCTTGTGGCGATTCGACGGTATCGTGATCATACATTCCGCTAGGCCAAGGCGCACATCTTCAATCGCGTGCCGCATAATAAACAAAAAATGACCCCCCCCCCCTCCATATGCGGGACATTCTTTCGTCCCCCACTCGCTCGGTCGTTGACACTGCGCCAAACCCGCTGCGGCAGATCGACAACAACAATCATAAGCCACGAGGGACGCGCGAGGGAAGCAGACGATGGGCAAAGGCCCATTGGGCTGTGGTGTCGGGGGTCGTCCGCCAACCTTTTCTTTATGTTTTCTATGGAGCAAAACTCAGTTTTTTGTAGATTTTTACCTCCCTCCAAAAATTCCTCGCTGCGGCGACGAGGCGTAGCGATTTTTTGTCGGGATGAGAATTTGCCGGCTTGGCTTTTTGGTGCAAGTATTGCAGGAGACGGTCACGCCAAAGAGACGGTAATGGCGGCCTCGCAGATTGTGGCGCCGCGACCGGGTTTATTTGGTCGCAAAAACATCCATGTGTAATTGTCACTCGCCGAGGCGATACTGTGCGGCCAGCGCTTGCCGCGCTGCCATTTTCGCTTGCGCTCAAGGATGTCGACCGCCGCACGCCCGTGCGGACGGCAACAAGAATCGCACCCCCGCTTTTGGCGCTCAGAAGCACCTCGCGCCTTTTGTTCGTGTCTGCAACCTTGTCGAAAAAAAAAGAGCCCGGGGAACGATTGCCTTTTATTGCGGGCCGTCGGTCTCGTAAAAGCGCCCCCTCAACAAGAGTTGGGACAAAAAGCCATGCGCGTGGGGTCCAAGAGGCATGGTCGCAGTGGACGGCCACACGTCTTGGTCCCCGGCAAGGCACGCCACACACGCGCATGTCCCGTCGGCGGCGCGGGTCGACTGGCTGTGAGCGACGGCAGAGCCTGAATGGCGTCGATCAGCGCGCCACTCGCCTTCCCATCGCGAGCCGTCGGTATAGAGCATAGAACCGTAACCGTGTCGGCGATTTGCGTCCCACTGGCCGTCGTAGCGTCGGCCATCGGCCAGTGTGAGCGCGCCGTGACCGTGTGCACTCCCTTGCACGTACCTGCCCGAGTAGAATGACCCGTCGGGCTGCAGACAAAAGCATGTGCCGTCGTCAAACTCGCGCCGGTGCACGGCACGGATACGAGTGCCGTCGTTGCACACCACGGTCATGATGGCCCGGTCTATGCCGTCGCGCTCTGCACCGTCACGCTCTGCGCCGCCAAATGTGGCGACGCCGGCTGATGTGACAATGGTCTCGGGCAAGCACCGACCAGTATCCCAAAAGCCGAGAACGAGCCTGCCGTCGGCGCACCGGTACGACCCTCGCCCGCACGGCACTCCAAACGCCCAGGACCCGTCGTAGCAATCACCGTCGGGCGTCGCCATTGTTCCTTGTCCGTGGGGTCGCCCATGCTGCCACTCGCCATCGTAGACGCGGCCACTTTGCCACACGCCTTGGCCATGGCCGTGTCGTTGATTTACGCGCCACCGTCCTTGGTAACGGTCGCCGTTTCGCCATTCGCCCATTCCCACGCCGGTGCGCTCCCCGCTGGCCCAGTCTCCCACATACAGCCACGGGTCGCACGGCGGCGACTTTACTGGCCAGTGGTTTGCCGACGCCGTGCGTTGCCGTTTAAGGCCCCGTTCTGGTGTTTCTCTATTGGCCGCAGCCGCGCTCGAAAAAATCGAAATTCGATTTCCTATTGGTGCAGCCCAGGAATCCGAAATATGGATGGCGCCATCCATTGATAGGATTCCAGTGCCGGCCAGAAAAATCGCGCCGTAGTAGGCAAGCGCGCGCAGACGCGTCCGAAAAAGGAAAGTCCGCGCCGGCCAACGAAAAAACACCAGAACGGGGCCTTAAGCGGGACGTCGCACGGGCGCCGTCGCCATGCAGGCCGATCAAACAATCCCCCATGGAGAGAGATCGCCATGCCCCTGCCGTGTGGGCGGCCATCGAGCAGGTCGCCCGAGTATGTCCCGTCGTCGGTGTTTATTGTACCGACGGCGGCACCGGCCAAGTTGGTCGCAGGCACGCATGCTCGATAGAGCCATTTCCACGTCCTGCCTGTCTGCAAGAGATGCAGATGTTCCGAGGGCACGCCAAAGCGGTCGAGATAAAAGGCGCGCCACAGTAGGTCGTCGGTCGCAAGAGCATGACAGAACCGAGACGTCGCGCCAAAACAGGCCACGGCGCGCACCGAGCGCGTCGCCATGATGATCTGCAGGACGAGTTCAGCGGGCAGGTCGTCCAATGATGGCATTGTCGCCTCTGGGCACGTCGATCGCGTGTGCGCTCTCGTGATGAAGCACCGGCGAGATGATTTGTGGAACTGCCTTTTGATGGACAGTGCGATTTGATGGCGTCGCGTGCCGTGCGTGTGTCGTATGGCTCCCTCCGCCCCTCGTGTTATTTCCTCTCCATGCGCAGCACGCCGTTTCCCAGACGCGCAGAGCAAACCACTGCAATCTCATGCAGAGGCACGACGCGCCCGTCGTGCGTGCGTGATTCCTCGTGCCGCGTTGCTGGCGTCTGCCGATGACTAAAATTCCTGGCGCGCCTCCAGCCTTCAAACCCTCAGCGGAGCAAAATAAAAATCGTGAAAAAAAGTCAGAGGGACGCCCTAAAAGTGTGCGCAGCCCGTTGCCCTGCCTGCTTGGGGGAATGGGCGAAAAATGCCGGCATCGGCCGTGTCTCGCACTCCCATATGTCTGCAATTTTGAAGCATACAAAATAGTGGGTCTTTTGGGACCCTCCTTTGACTTTTTTTTGATGTTTTATTTCTGCCTCCTTTGAGGGTTTGAGGGCCGTGGGCGTGTTGGTGGCATAAAAAATCGTCTGCAGTGGCTTGCGGTCAAATCCGATGTAGCCTCGCGCACCTGCCACGAGAAGAGGCAGAGCACTTTTGGTTGCCATTCGCCGCAGGCAGGCGCCCAAAGTTTTTTTTTCGATTTCTATTGGTTTAGAAAAAATGTCACAGATGTTCTCCCGGTCTTTTTTCCTCGTGTATGACCCACCAAGAAAGGTTTGCAACCCGCGGCTTTGGTTGCTAGCAGGCGACTCAAAGCCGACAAATAGACCTTTTTGTCTCCAAGCGCGACGTCCCTTGATCTCGCCGTAAAAACATAGGCGACACTCTTCCCGCCGAGATGATGTGCGCCATCTTTGCGCGTCTGTCCGACCCGTGGTGCGTTATGGCGGCGCGCGCGTATCGAGGGCGCCTCCGCAACCCGCTGCCAGACCATGGGCCACGCCCTTTTGCATTTACGGGACGGCCACACGATCAGGGCCGCCGTGCAGGGCGGGCATGTGAATGTCGTCGCCTGGCTGGCAGACGATTTTGGTTTGCATCTCGACGACACCGTCATTGCCGCCACATGGATGGCAGGCATGCCTGGACTCTCATGAGACGAGGCTGTCGTCGATGCCGCGCGCGACGACGCTGATGGTAGGGTCGTCGCATGGATCGCCCGCCACGCCATCGGCCGAATCGCCAATGAGTTGGTGCTCGGTCACCGGGGCTTCTTGGGACGCTACATAATCGGTCCCGGATAAAATACCGGTTCTAAAACCGCGTGTGGCGTGAAAAATATGCTGGCTGACAGACACAGCGCAATGTCTGGGTGGTCCGAAAGGGCAACCGCCACGGATTCTGCAGCGGCGGGCTTGGGCGCCCACTTTTCCGGCCCTGCGGCCGGCTGCGATTGCTAGCACAATTGCGGCACCGTAGGTCAAACACCCGCGTCACGTCGATCCGCTTGCATGATCTGGACATTCCAACAGCACGGCGCCGCCTTTTTTTGTTTCCAAAAAAGAAAACGTAAAAAAAGAACCGAAAGATGGCATAGGATCTTTACGCGGCCGCACTTTTCTGTTTTCCGTGCGAGCGCCACCAACACGACGACGGGAAAAAAAGAAGCGAGAAATCGTCAGCGCCGACGAGATCACGCAAAGGCGACGGCGTGCTTGCTCTTGTGGAGGAGAAACTCGACAATGTCGGGGTGCCCGTTGCTCGTGGCACGGTCGACGGCGTTGCGCGTGCATCCTTCAGTCCTGTTGTCATCGAGCCACTCGACAATGTCCAAGAAGCCATTTTCGGCAGCGCCGTCCATGGCGTCTGTGGTGCACTCGGCCTGGCCGGTGCCGTGGAGGAATCGTACGACGTCCGAATGGCCGTTTTCGGCGGCGCCGTCCATGGCCCGCTCGGTACACAAGAGGTACCCCATGTGGTGGTAGAGGTCCTCGACGATTTCAAGGTGGCCATTGGAGGCCGCATTGTCCACGGCATTGACGGTGCAGCCCTCGGTCCTGTTGTCGCAAAGAAACTCGACAATGTCGGGATGGCCGTATGCGGCGGCCCAGTCGATGGCGTAGGTGGTGCAGCCTTCGGTGCGATTCTCGTGCAGAAAGACGACAACGTCGAGATGGCCATATGCTGCTGCGTCGTCCATGGCGTCGGTCGTGCAGCCTTCGGTACGATTCTCGTGCAGAAAGACGACGACGTCGAAGTGGCCATGCGCAGCCGCGTCGTCCATGGCGTCGGTCGTGCATCCCTCTAGGCGATTTTCGTTCAGGTAGGCGACGACGTCGAGGCATCCAGCCGCGGCGGCCCAGTCCATGGCGTTGGTCGTGCAGGCGGCGCCACGCTCGTGCAGGAATCGCACCATGTCGAGGTGTCCGCTCCGCGATGCAAGGTCGAGGACGCTGGCTGTGCACGGCGCGCCCGCGTCAAACAGAAATCGCACCACGTCAATGTGTCCCTGTGCGGCTGCTTCGACCATGCACGCGCCCAGAAACTCGCCTTGCTCGACCCCAAGGTCGTGCAGGAAGCGCACGCCGTCCAGGTCGCCCGAACGGCACAAGGCGCGAAAGCCTTTGGAGCGCCATCTGCGAGGGGCGGCACGCAGGCGCTCAATCTGATCAGGGCCTTGCACGCAAAAGTGGGCGTGCGCCTCCCTGGCCGCACAAAAGGACTGGTCGTCGAGGAACCCGATGATATGCTCGACGACCTCGGTGGATAAATCCGACAGCGGCATGCGGGCTCTGGCCGTGCAAAGGTTTTTTGTTTGCCTTGCCCACACGCCCAAAGGATCTGGATTTTTTTCGTCAAAAGGAGCGGCCAGTGGGCGCGCGCGGTCGACATGTCGACAGATGTGGGCGACCCAATCGTCGCACGGTGCTCTGCCCGACGACGCGCGAGCACGGACGGAAAAAACATGGCAACGCGTGGATAAAAAGGACGACGCCATCATATGCAACCAACCACTCGCGCGCCCGCGATGCGCCTGGGCCTGGTGTCGAAAGGAAAATAAAAACCGCGCAAATCGGCAACGCACAACCGGTGGGTTTGTCGCCTCTGGCCAACACGAGCGGGCGAGTTGCTCAAAGAAACACACCGACGGCAGAGGTTGACCCCACGCGCTCGCAAGTCTTCACCAAAAGGGAGACTACCGCAGAGACCACACACGAGAGGCCCGCGACACCAACCGTTCTGCGCGATGACGACCATCGCCGACGTTCCCATCGAGATTTTGTGGGTGATTCTGGACCACACGGGCGACGCACCGCAAGTGCCCTTTGTGTGCCGGCGGTGGAATGCGTTGTCGCGCGTGATCGCCGACGCCTCGCCCGCTCCGCCTTTGCGCGAAGGCGAGACAGTAGCGCGACCCAAGCGATTTTACGGGGGGCGTGAGTGCGCGCGTGCCGTCGCCGCGGCCGGACACCTCGACGTACTCAAATGGGCACGCCAGAACGGATGCCCTTGGGACGCGTGGACGTGCGCCGAGGCAGCCTACGGGGGGCACATAGATGCCCTCGAATGGGCGCATGCCAACGGATGCCCGTGGGACGAGTCAACGTGCTTTGCCGCGGCAAGAGGCGGCCACCTGAAAGTGCTCGTGTGGGCGCGCGAGCGCGGCTGCCCATGGGACAATCGGACCTGCACAGAGGCCGCCTCCGCGGGCCATCTGGACGTGCTCAAGTGGGCACACGCAAAAGGCTGTAACATGCACATTGCGGCGCGCCACGACGCGGCGATGGGAGGTCACATCGACGTGTTGGCGTGGGGCCGCGAGAACGGCTGGCCGTGGGACGAGCAGATATGCGGTGGCGCAGCCTACAAAGGCCACTTGCACGCGATCAAGTGGGCGCGCGAGAACGGATGCCCATGGGGCAGGTCGACCTTTACCTCAGCGGCATGGGGCGGCCACATGGATGTGATCGTATGGCTCAAGAACAACGGCTGTCCGTGGGATGAAACGGCCTGCTGGTCGGCGATACACCGCGGCAGCCTCGAACTCTTGCAATGGCTCGTGACGAACGGATGCCCGTGGAGCGCGACTGTCTGCTGCGAGGCCGCCGAGTACGGACACCTCGACATGGTCCAGTGGCTAAGGGCCAACGGGTGCCCGTGGGGTCCGTCGACGCTATGTGCGGCCGCCAGCAGGGGGCATACGGACATTTTCAAGTGGGCACGCACCAACGGATGTCCCTGGGGTCCATCGACGCTGCACAGCGCAGCGATCGGTGGCCGCGTCGAAATCCTCTCCTGGGCGCTCGACAATGGATGCCCGTGGCACGCCGACGTACCTCACGTAACCGCACGGTTTGGGCATCTCGACGCAGTAAAGTGGTTGCATGCCACCGGGCGCCTGAAAAACATTGAAATGTGCCTCGGCGCCACTAGGTACGATTATGGCATGGAAAAGGTCAAGGAAGTCCACCAGTGGCTCAAGGCGCAACAGGGCGGACGGGACGGCCACTGATTAACACCGGGCGGCGTCTAGCCGAGCGGCTAACATCGTGGGCTTTTGTCCCAACACGATGGGACACCGACAGTGGAACTCGTGTGTTTTAACCGTTCGGCTAGCCGTTGCCCGCTGTTAGCCGTGTCTTTTAGAAAAGTGGTAACAATCCCTAATCAAAAAGATCAAACAACTGGCCAACAAATTTTCTGTGCAGCCGTTTATTGGTTGCCGGGGAATCCTGCAGGCCGAAAGATTTAACGGTCGCCAAAGGAATATGCGATCACGCCAAGCGATACGTCCAAGAAATCGCGCGCGTGCGGTCCGAGGGATATGCGCGCGGCCGGCGCCCATGCGTCCGTGTCGCCAAAAAGGCACGCCGCGCATGCGCAGGGGCCGGCGGTTGCTGGTATCGACCACCCGTGAGTGACAGTGGTGCCCGAGTGGCGTTGGTCGTCGCGCCATTCGCCTTGCCAGCGCGAACCGTCGGCATAGAGCAAGAAGCCGTGTCCGTGCCGACGATCACAAAGCCACTGACCGTCGTAGCGTTGGCCATCAACGAGCGTGAGCACACCGTGACCGTTTGCGTGGCCATGCTTGTATTGGCCCGAGTAGGACGATCCGTCGGGATGCAGGCAAAAGCATGTACCCGCGAAGCCACTCCAATCGATACCGCCATGAATGCGCGTGCCGTCTGTGCACACCACCGAAAAGAACATGCTGCTCTCGTCATAGACGGCGACACCGGCCTGCGCAGTAATCGTTTTCGGGAGGCAGCGGCCTCGGTCCCAGACGCCGACAATGCATCTGCCGTCTTTGCACTGGTACAACCCAGATCCGTGCGGCCTTCCGTCCTGCCACTCGCCCTCGTAGCGGTCGCCGTTGGGCAACATTGCCACTCCTCGGCCGTGCGGTCGATCGTAACGCCAACTGCCCTCGTAAGAGCGGCCGTTGGTCGACGTGGCCCGACCGCAACCGTGGCGCCTGTCGCCCCACCACCTTCCTTCGTAGCGGTCGCCGTTGCCCCACTCGGCCAGTCCATGCCCGTTGCGCTTCCCGCGCTGCCAGTTGCCCACGTAGATAGGTGGCTCGCACGGCGAGAGCATCTCTGGTAGACGGTCAACTCGTATCCGATCGTATTTCTTCATGCATTCCCTGCGTTCCGCCTTCTTGCGTTCTCTCCTCTGGCGCGAGTACCAGTCTTGGTCGGGTGGCTTTGATGAGATTGCCATGCCCCAGCCGCGCGGCATGCCTTTGCGCAGTTTGCCCGAGTAGTGCTTCGTTGAGGCTTATTGTGCCTGTAGTAGGACCGATCGACGCGGCCACGGGCAGGCACGCCCGATAGAGCCATCTCCAGGATCTGTCTCCTCGCAAGAGGCACAGTTGTTTCGAGGGTATACCGAACCGATCGAGGTAAAAGTCGCGCCACACCGAATCGTCCATGGCCAGGCGGTTGTAGCGCCATGATGTCGCTGCAAGAGAGCCCACGGTGGGGATCGACCACAAAAATCCAATCATTTCCAAGACGAGTTCATCGGGGAGGTCGTCCAGCGACAGCACCGCAGAGTTTTGTTGCATGCGTTGGCTGGCTCGCGTGCGCGCGAGTATCTCTCTGTGCGTGCGTAGCGGGAGAAAATGCGTCCTCGCGGTAGTCGCAACGAAAAAGGCTGCCTTTTTTTGATTTCTAGATTTCTTTATTCAACGGGACCAATCCACGAAAATGTGCTGCTGGCGTTGCTCAGAAAAAACGCCTGGCGGCGCGCTCGCGCTCGCGTGGAGCCGCGGCTACATGATCAAAAAAAACAAACTGGTGAGTGGCCACAGCGGCGCCTACCGCAAAAAAACCCAACAGAACAAAGAAAGCGCGAAAAAAGACAAACCCGACCGAACAACGGCGCACTAAAAGTTTCGTTGGAACCAAGACAGAACAACGGTTTAGGCATTTGGCTTTTTGACCCCCATCGCAACTTGGTGGGGAGTGGATCGTCCTCGCTCTTTTTCCTCTGATGCGGTGTCCTGGACTGCTCGACGCCAGCGGCCGAGGTCGACTTTTTTGGCCTCCGCGCAATGTCGGCACACCGGCAAGGAGAAAAAAAGGCAAAGGGCATCTGTGTAGCCTCACTTGGCATCTGACCGATGGCACAATTTTCCAGTGCGCCAAGAGGTTGTCCAGGTATCGACAATGTGGCTCGGTGTTACATAGTGCTATGGCGATGGTCCCTCTTTGGCATGTAAACGGACCCGCCAAATGTTTGTAATACCACCGAGACAACGACACAAAGGAAAAAAAGTATATACAAACAAAAGAGAAAAAGTCTGGAGAAATATCACATTTTTGTTTTGGCAGCAGCGGCGACGCGCATTGCGGTCTTTTTATTTGGACGGGAGGCCTTATGTGGACTAGAACTCGTCCAATGTCTCCATATAGGAGTGTGACGGCCAAACCTTGGGTTGCACATCAGAGTCGGAGAATCCGTCCACGTCGAGGCACGCCAGACAGCCGCAATCGGTCCCGCCATCGACCGACGTTTCGCCGTGAGCGACAACGGATCCGTCTATGCGATCGCCAGTCACCCAATAGCCTTGCCAGCGAGACCCGTCAGCGTAGGACACGGTTCCGTCGCCGTCGAGCGCTCCCTCGCGCCAACAGACTTCATAGCGTCGCCCGTCCTTTTGGTGCAAGACGCCAAGGCCATGGGCGCGGCCCTTTTCACACGTGCCCGAGTAGCAGGAGCCGTCGGTTCCCGAGTGAATCACGATGCCGACAAAACCCTTGGGCTTCCATTCGCCCCACACGCGACCATTGGGGTACACCAACGTTACTGTGCCACGAAAGTAGCCTTGCGCGGCCTCGCCCGTCCATACGTGATCGCCGTGTGTTACCGTCATGTGGCCCTCGCACAGGTCGTCTTTCCATTCGCACTCGGTCACACGGCCGCCGCTGGTAAATGTGCCTTTGCCATGGCGCTGGCCACGTTTCCAGCCACCCTCGTATCGTCTGGAGTGGCTGTACGTCATGATGCCAAACCCGTCGCGGTGCCCCTCTTTCCACTGGCCCGCGTACACATTGTGGTGTATGCCACCGCGAGGTTCAGTACGCCACCGGGGGAACCCCGGCGGATCGCGATAGAGACTTGGAAACCAGCCCAGCGAGACACCAAAGGACCTGTCAAAGGAGAAGCCCGTGCCGTGCATGCGGCCGTCGACCCAATCACCCGAGTAGCACCAAAAAATCCCCATTGCAGTGCCCACCGAGGTCGACGCCGTCAGGCAGGCGGGCAGGCGTGCTCGGTAGAGCCAGCGCCATGTCCTTCCCACCTCGAAAAAGTGTTTGGTAGAAATCGGCGCGCCAAAACGGTCCACGTAAAGGTCGCGCCATACCAAATCGTCCATGGCCAGGCGGTTGTAGCGCCAGGACGTCGCTGCGATAGAGCCCACAGCATGCGCTGATCGCGTCGCCGCAATGATCCCAAGGATGATTTCGTCGGGGAGGTCGTCCAGTGATGGTGCCATAAGATTTTGTCGGCGATCGCAGCCAAATTGTTGGGAGAGAGGGTGGCGGTCTGGCCTTTTGTGATGAAGAAAAAAAAGCGCGTCTGTATATCGCTCGTGCAAAGCCTGTGTGTCCTCTTTGCCCTGCCCTGTTGTTCTTTTGTTTATGTGTGTGTGTGCGCGTCATCATGCGCCAACCAATCAACGAAAATGGCTTGGGGTCATTTGTTTGAAAAGAGAAAGAAATCGTGCGAAGGCGGAAAACTCACGCGCTCCGGCAGGACACGCCCGAAAATGCGCACTGAATTGCAAATTTTCTGTGCGATCTTACTGTTTGATCAGGAGAACCTGACTACCAAAGGAGGCTCGAGCGCCATGGTGATCTCTTTGGTCGCTGGCCGCCGCGCTTCGATAAAAATCCAAACACGGCTTGGCCGGAAGTTTACAAAAAAAAGATTGCGCCAGTTTGGGGTTTGGGCCGGGCGGCGCTGTGGCTCTGCCAGCACGAAAAGAAAAAAGAGTCGACGCAAAAGGACCCGCATATGGCCTCCCAAGCGCGACAAGGTGCGCGGTATGCAATGGTACTTGTTTGTTGAGATTTTTCCAACGGCCCTGGTGCTTTGGAGGGAGGTCACCGCCACCTCCATGCCTTTGGTTTTTATTTTGTGGCGTCTCCGTGCGGTAAGCCAAAAGGATACGCGGGCCGCAGGCACGATCCGCGCACTCCCAAAGGAGGCAAAAGAGAGCCGTTAAAAAAGGCCACTAAAAGTATATCAAAAATGTCCACGCCGGCGTCTTTTTCTCTGCTTGCGTCCATAAATAAAAAGAACAGCACAAAGCGCGCCCACTCTCGGCAACCAGTCATTGGCCCAAGCATCCAAAACTTGCTGCTGTAGGCGCGACAGAGGCGCGCCGTTGGGTTTTTTATGACTTTCTTTTGCCCTCCCCTTTGAGAGTGCGCGGGCTGGAGGGCTGCGATCGTGCCGACCCACAAAAGAAAAAGAATAAATAAAAGAGAGAGAGAGACCACCAACGCATTTTACTCTGTAGCCTTGGCATCGTCAAACACATGGAGGCGGCAGCAGATGGGCCACGGCGTGGCGTTCACGCTGTCGTCAAATAGGCCGAATTCGAGGCACGCGAGGCAGTCACAACCGGCCGTGTTGTCGGCCGGCGAGCGTTTGTGGACCACAACAGCGCCCTCTTGGCGCTCACCGAGTTTCCAACGGCCTTGCCAACGAGACCCGTCCGAGTGGGTCACAGTGCCGTTGCCGTTGAGCGCACCGCCGTCCCACGAAGCCTCGAATCGGCGTCCGTCCTCGTGCTCTAGTGTGCCAGATCCGTGTGCGCGCCCCTTTCTGCACGAACCCACATAGGCGGAGCCACGCGCATCCGACCAAGTTATCACCCCGTCAAATTGTGTGCCTTTCCACTCGCCATATGCGCCGATACGCGAGTGTGTCAACTTGACCGTTCCGCAAGGGAAACCTTGCGCGACGTTGCCCTTCCAAATAAAGCCTCTACGGCGCACTTTTGCGCGCCCTTGGCATACAACGCCGCTCCACTCGCATTCGAGGCGCATGGCGAACGTGCTACAGCCCCAGTCGGTGGTGAAGGCGCCCGCGCCGTGGCGTTGACCGCGCTTCCAGCCGCCTTCGTATTGCCTTTTATGCGTGTAGAACATGATGCTGGACCCGCCGGGGCGTCCCTCCCTCCACTCGCCCTCGTATAGGAGGCAATCACCGGGAGCGAGTGGCCCATAGTGCGACACTGGGAGTGCTGGCGCGTCGTCTAGTTGCTTGGCGTAAAACTGAGGTTCGGCCAGGGACCGGTATCCCAACTTGTACGAGATCCCGACGCCGTGAGGACGGCCGCAGCACCAGTCCCCCAAGTAGACGTGGTCATCCACAAGCGCAGTGCCCACCGAACTCGGCGCCGTGAGACAGGCGGGCAGTCGAGCCCGGTAGAGCCAGCGCCATGTCTTGCCCCTGGCGCGTAGACTCTCTCCAGACGGCGATGCGCCAAAACGGTCGAGGTATAGGCCGCGCCATATCGAGTCCCAGACCATTATAACGCCACGACGTCGCCGCAAGAGATCCCAGGGCGTGGACTGACTGCAAGGCCCGGATCATCTCTAGGACGAGTTCGTCGGGGACGTCGTCCAGCGTGCTCATCTCGATCAATGTCCGATTGCACGTGGGCGGGCCACTTTCTGGTAGCCGGTGGTCAAGGATCGTCGTCGTCGGTTTTCTTGTGTGTGGGTCGGACCATGGGGGCACTTTTCTTTGTCGGCGGCACCGTGACCCAGCGGGACCCTGTCTTTTTTTGCGCCAACGCAGATTGGTCCATAAAGTGCACCGAGACCGTGTCACGCGAGAAGAAAAAAAAAGAAAAACAGTGGCCGGCGACCGGGCCACGTGGCCTTTTTCAAAAGGGGGGGTTTTATCGCATTTCTGTGCGCGACAGGGAATGAGTTGGGCGGTGTTGGCGCCGCGTGCCTGCCCAATACATTTTTTCGCCAGATAACGCAGAAAAGGGAAAACACCGGCTGGCTGCGGCCGGAATGCTGCGACTCTTTTCCAAAACAAAACTATTTTTTTCGAGTTTTTTTGTGTGCGGTAGCAGACGGCTGGCGTCAGCATCGCGCGCCCACCCAAAACATTTTTTTTGCCCAACTAGGCAGACAATAAAAGAAAAATGCTGTGCATTGTGCGCCGATTGAGCCGTATTTTTTCATTCACCAACAGAGTCCGCGGCGCCGCCGGCACGGGCGCGCTTGCGTGGTGATTCTTGTCCGTCAGAAGAGTCTGTATCTTCACACGATGACGACGATGAGTCGCTTTCGGTGTCGCTTTCGCCGTCAGTGCCACTCTCGGCGTCCGTATCGTCGCTGTCGGTCTCGTAGGAATCACTGCGTCCGATCAAACCGTCCTTGTGCTGCGACATGTACTCGAAACACTTTTTGCCTTTGTCGCACCAATAGGCCTCATGGTAGGTCGTGTGATCCCACGACATTCCTTGCTCGTGCATGTAGCGCAAGCAGTCGACGGCGTCGGCACGAACCACCGCTCGCAGCACGCGCCTATTCCATGGGTATCCATTCTCGTGCGCGTACGTCAGACAATCGAGTCGAGCGTGCTCGGCGGCTTTGAGGCACGTCTGTTCGTCCCATGGACATCCATTCTCGTGCGCATAGGTCAGACAGGCGATACTCGCCCCGGCGGCTTTGGTACACGTCTGTTTGTCCCATGGACATCCATTCTCGTGCGCATAGGTCAGACAACCGATACTTGCACGCGCGGCGGCTTCCTCACACACGACCTTGTCCCACGGATGGCCGGCCTCGTGAATGCAGCGCAGACAGTCGACCCGGTCGTTCACGGTCGCGCCGACGAAAGCGCGCTCATCGCACGGGCATCCGTTGGCGAGCGCGTAACGCAAGCAGTCGAGATTGCCGTGGGTGACCGCTTCTGCGCATGTTGATGCGTCCCACGAATAGCCATTTTCGTGAGCATAACGTAGACACTCGACATGGCCCCCTATTGCAGCCTGGATCACGACGTCTGTCGCCACATGTCTCAAATTGCGAATGATATCGAGGCATGCTACGTGCTCATCAGGACTGGCATACTTGCACGTCCACGGTATCCACATAGTATCCATAAAGGTCTCGTTGTACTGAGCGATTGCATAGGCCAGGCATTTGGCACTGCCGTATCGCGCGGCAGCAGCGACGACATCGCACACAGCCCTGTTGGTCCTGGTGTCCCAGTAGTCGCCTTTAGCGACGCGCAGGGCATCTAGCGTTGCAACGTCGTCACGCCTAATCACCGCTTCGTAGACTTGTAGAACGGACCATCCACCCGACACTGCCGATTTGGTGCACATGCGTGCGACGCACTCGACGTGCCCGCTCGCTGCTGCCAAGCAACGTGACCGCCAGACGTCCTTGACAACCAGGCAGGAGGCGCCATCGGTGCCCGTCAAACCGGCGACGGTATCGCGCCACCGTCGACACACGGGCGACGCTCGCACTGCGCGGTCGAGACAGCACAACCGCGCGAGCACACGCGCGAGTATTTCGTTGGGCAATAAGTCAATATGCAAAGGCTCGCGTGTGGGGTTGTCGCGCGGGTGGGTCATGAGCGATGGTAGCGTATGTTTGGCGCTCTCCTTGCTTGCTCCTGGCTACGCCCTCTCTAGTGTTGACCTTGGCCGTTTACTCCCGTATTGAGTTTTAGGGCGCTCTTTTTCCCTCCCCTTGCCTTTGGCGCGCGCGGTCTCTGTTTGGGCCGAGCAAGCGATAGATATTCTCTATCGTGATTGGCGAGGTTTAGAGGGATGGAACCAGCCAGAATTCTTTATGGTGGGGGATCCACTCACATTCGATCACGCAAAAAGGCCCATTCTCCGCCTATGCCAAACCGCTCCACGAGCACGCCCACACCTAGATGGGGATAAGCGTCGAGAAGATCCTTGGCAAAATCCCAGTACATGGTGGCATCCAACGCGCTCTGTAGGTCGATCTCGGGACACACACCGTATAGCATTTGGAGGGCGTATATCTGTCTCATGGTAGACGCGATGACGACTGCGCGCGTCAGGTCCAATGTGGGGTCCATCGAATAAAGAAACTGGACGGCAAAGAATCGCTTATCTATCGAGGCCACATTCAAGGCTTGCTGAAGATCGAGGTCCCGACCACTCTCGTAGGCAAAGCGCACTATATCGGGCGTATGCGCCCTATCCAAAAGGCCCTGGAGCGAATGCTGCGGGTAGGCTTTATGCAGCATTCGCGCAACGTATGTGGACAGACGCGAGGTGTCGAGCATGTATCGTGCGTCGAGGGCGGGATAGCGCCTCATGAGCCATTGGATCGTAGCAGGCGATTGACCTGCCTCGCCGAGTGCACGCTTTGGACACAGCCGTGGCGCGTGGTCGAGGAGGAACTCGACGACGCGAGCGCTATCATGACTCGACGCCATGTCCAACGCGTCCTCAAGACGCACGCCGGTCTCACGGACCAAGTTGGCGACGACGTCCACGTTGTTGCACTTTGCTGCGACACACAAAGTTCGTTGGGCGTCCCAGCCATCAGGTCTAGTTTTGCGCAGCCAGTCGATCACGCCGACGCACGGTAGACTTGCCGCCATGTCGGCGACTGAGCACATATCGACCGATTCGCCTTGCTCGATAAGATGCCGGGCAATATCAACATGACCCTTGACTAATGCCATCTTGATGGCATTGGTATCGCCCCATCCTCTTGATGCATGCCAGTGAGCGTCGCGCTGCCTCACAAGGCGCACCATGTCGACGCTGCCCGAGTGAACTGCCTCCTCGCAGAGATTAACGGTGCGCGGGATACGCTTGCGGCTGTAGAGGTAGGTCACCACGTCGACGCGTCCGGCTCGGCAAGCCCGCTCGGGACTTGTGCGCAGCCATAGGTCGTGCCTGCGTTGGGTCCTCTTATTTTCAGACTCGACAACACCAAAGCATCTGTGGGCTCGGCGCGCTGATAAAAAGTCTCGATTCGAAAGTCGTCCCACGACTTGGCACATGGTCTCGGGCGGCAAGTTGGCTATCGTTGGCGCCGTAGTTCTGGCGGTCATTTCTGGCTGCTTGTCTTTTTCTTTCGTATGGGTTATCGTCCGTCACCAGGACAAACCCAGACCTCTTCTCGACTTGGGCGCAAAACATTTTTTGCCGCAAAACGGATCGGCCAATCAACAATGCCCCAGCCGCACAGGCACCCCCACCGTGCCCGGTGGGCATATCCAAAATCGTATTGAAAAAAACATGCGGTTGGCCAGGGCGATTGACAATTCCTCGTTCATGACCAACATATTCCATCGAGCCAAACCACGCGATCAGATTACACGGAACACAAAACAAGCGCATATACTAGGCACCAATTTGCCGACAGTGGCGATAAAAAATGAGCGCGTCGCAAAAGGTCGGCGATGCGCGCCCGACACGCCCCCTATCTGCCACACGAGCCGATAAGGAGCCACCTCCAAGAAAAGTCGGCAAAAGGCCTGGGAATATATCTGCGCCTGCATCTTTTCTTTGTTTGCGCTTTTCTAAAGGAAAAATGCGCACCACAACATGCCGGCGATGGGTTCTTGTTCCAAGCGGCCGAGGCCCATCGCTCTGGCACTTTTACGAGCCACTGGCTTTTCTTGCAAACTCTTCTTTTATTTCCCTTTGATGCTCTGTGGGCCTTGCCACCCTGTAAAAAGCAAGGCAATAAGGCACAGACAAAATAGCACGTCTCAAAAACCGCTATGATTCGGTGCGCTCTGTGCTATTTCTTCTCGTCGGCCACGATCACTCGTGTCGCCGCAAAAAAGTCACGTAAAGGCTTTCGCTTTGAGGTAGCGTATCGAGAACGACGAATTAACTCATCAGATCAACGAGACGAAATTTGCATAATCACGACTTTTGCGTTGTTATTGGCTTTAAATAATTCTTACAGACCCATTATTCTCGATACGCCGCCTTGGCGCCCACCACGTTTTTTTAAAACAGGGTCAGACGGACCAGGCTCCTGTCGCCTTATAAAGCCCTTTGGCGATCGCCGTCGGCGACAGCAACCAGATGCCGGTCAAGGTGGCCCTCTGGTAGAATTGTTGTCGACTGACAAATAGTGCCTCTTGTCTTTTTGTTTTCGCCAATGGTCGGAAAGGATGCTGCCAGCGAGCCAAACTTTGGCTCTCAAAGCACCGGTTGGTATGGAGGGCCAACACGATCTGTCCTAGACCAAAATTCTGCCACCTTGTCGCTTGTCCCACTAGGAGCCATCCCCATCCAAACCAGAGACAGATGAGGAAAAAATAAAATGAAAGGATACCGTGAGCGGCCAGTATCTGCCCGCCTCATCAAGCAGGACGACTTTGGCCGGATGGCTGCCGACAAATGCACCAACAGTGGCGACGCCACCAAAAACCGTAAGCACAGAGCGACATGTGCGAGCACAAGAGCCGACTCGACGATGGACAACTGGGCCCCGTTTGATCTCTTGCCCGATGAACTCGCGATCGAAATGCTGGCGGCGGTCGACGATATCAAGAATGTCATTAATTGGTCATGCACCTCGCGGCGCCACCGCTCCCTCGGTAACGATCCCGCGCTCTGGAGGCGCATGTACGAGCGACGCTTTGCTGCTCCGCTGCATGCCGACTTTGTCAAGCGCGGCAAGGACTGGCGTTGGCTCTACCGTGCGCGAGCGTGCGACGGTCGCACCATCGGAACGACCGTTGGCGAGATTCCATTCTATGTCGGAGAATTGTGCGGAACCTACCGGGGCGATCTGGTTGAGGGAGTGCCTCACGGTTATGGCCTCCTCATCCCAAAGGATCACCCGGATCAATATTATGAGGGCGACTTTTGCAAAGGGAGGGTCCGTGGCCACGGCGTTCGCGTCTGGGACAGCGGTCACCAGCACGAGGGCGCCTGGTTAGACGGCCAGCAACACGGTCACGGCGTCTACACGTGGCCCGACGGCAGTCGCTACGAAGGCGGCTGGAAAAAGGGGAAGCACAATGGGCACGGTGTCCTTACGCAGGCCGACGGCAGTCGATACGAGGGCGACTGGAAAGGCAACAAGAGACACGGGCGCGGCGTGCAGACGCTGGCCAACGGTGATCGATACGAGGGCGGCCAAGTCAAGGATGCACCGCACGGCCAGGGCATCGCTCTATTTGCCGACGGCTCAGGGTACCGGGGAGCCTTTGCCAATGGCCACTACCACGGCTACGGGGTCCTCGCCCGTGTCGATGGTCAGAAAATACGCGGACAATGGCTACACGGAAGATTACGACGTTATCCACTTTGCCAAGGCCGTTTGAGTGACTAGTCGATACCTCGCAGTCGATTATCTTTGGCCATCTGCCAACAAGAAGGAGCGCCAAAAATGCGAATAAAACTATATCACCCACACCGCCACGAGCACAGACATAACCAAGCCGACGGTGGGCTTCTAGTGACAAGAATCCCGTCATATATCGTTGATCCGTTTGTTGATAATAACCCTCTTTTTCTTGTTGTTGGTTATTGTTGGTTGTCGTCAGTGAGTGCGCCATGATAAGAGATCATGCAAAAAGGCCCACTCTTCCGTGTGGCCACACTTGGCGATCAGGGCGTCCACGGAAAGGTCGGGATGCGCGAGACATAGACGGTGCGCAAAAGAAGGCCACCTCGAGAGATCCAGCACGCGTTGGAGATCAATAGTTGGATCCATTGCGTAGAGCATCTCGATGGCGTCGGTCGATTTCATCCTGGCTGCGGATCCGACGGCGCCGTCCAAATCGAGCCTGCTGTCCCTCGCGTAGAGATACCGCACGATGAGAAATCGTCCTTTTGTTGCGGCTACGTCCAGCCCCGCTTGGAGGTCGAGATGTGGATCATTCTCGCAGGCGAATGAGGCGTCATCGACGGATTTTGCATTTTCTAGAAAGCGCTGGAGCCGACGGTCAGGATAGGCACCATGCAGGAATCGCGCCACTTCCAGAGATATCGACGAGTCGTCGAGAAGATGACTTGCGTCGAGGTTTGGATAGCGCTCGAGCAGCAGCCGCATGACACCCACCGAACCTGTGGCCGCTTGCAAGGCGCGCTCCGGATCGAGTTGCGGCGCAAAGTCGAGCAGGAAGCAAACGACCTCGACGTGATCGCGGCGTGATGCCCCGGTGAGGGCATCCTGCAGTGGCGCGCCGGGCGCGGACGCCAACATGGTCACCATTTCAAGGTTACCACAGTCGGCCGCGGCGCCGAGGGCAAAGGACGCATCCCAGCGAGGGTGTCGCGTTGCGATGAGCCAGTCAATGACCTCGGCGCGGCGCAGTCGTATGGCCTTGTTGATCAGCGCACGAAAATCAATTCGTGGGCATTCCTCGATCAGATACCAAACAATATCCATGTATCCTTTGTCCAAGGCGCGTTCCAGGGCCTTGCTGTCGTTCCAGTATACTGTCTCACCGCTCCAGTGCTTGCGTGCGAGACGAACCACATTGACGCTGCCCGAGTCTATAGATTGGGCATAGAGATGGATCGTGTTTGGCACACGCTTTCGCGCATAAAGGTAGGCGAGCGCGTCGGCGCGTCCGGCCTTGCAGGCGCGCTCGGGACCGATGCGCAGCCACAGGTCGTGGGTACGCCGTGTCTTTGTTGCCTCTGTCTCTTGCGCCCCAAAACAGCGATGGGCCATGCGCGCCGACACAAAGTCTCTGTTGGAGAGGCGCGCGAGGACCGCACATATAACCTCGGGCGGCAAGTCGATTACACTCGGAACCGTATGTGGTTCGGTCGGCCCAAGGGCGTCTTGTTCCATTCCTGTAGCAGTCGCTGCCAGCGGGTGCGCGGCTGTACGCGCTGGCCTGTTTTTGTTTTGTTGTAGGAAAAAAAGGCACCGATAATTAGGGACAAATGGGGGCCTATTAGTGGCCTGCGCGGGCGGCCCACGCCCTGACCCGCAGGCGACCAAATCGCACCTTTTGGGCGACGAGCCAGATTTTCGTTGCGGGGGATTGGTTGGCGTTAAGAAGCGCCAAAGAGGGATGGTTTTGTGGTTTGAAAAAAGATAGAGGTCCCTGGGACCACATCACATGCAGGCCGACGCCGACGGCGCACACATATGGATGAACAACAGCAAGATGAGGTCGCGTGGTTTTCTTTGCTGCCTGACGAACTCGTTGTGGCCGTCATTTTGGCGCTGGGCGACGACCCGCACAGTCTGGTGTTGTGGGCCCGCACGTGCAAAAGGCACGCAGCCATTGCGCGAGATCCGGTGATATGGCGCAGTATGTGCAATGCCCGCTTCCCGACCCCGCTCCACGAGCGCTTTGCCGACTTTGGCAAAGACCATCGATGGGTCTACCGAGCGCACCGCTTTTGCGCGCGACAGGACGATTCGGGACCGAGCGCTCGCGTCATCCGCCCGCAGAGCGAGTGGGTCCACCACGCCGACAACCGTCGTTGGTTTTATTCTGGTGATTTCCATGGCCACTGCGCTTCGGGATACGGTGTGGGCCTGGTGGACAATGCAGCCGAGCCGATCGCCTCTATCAAACAGGCATTGGAGCGCGCGTCCAACAACAACGGCAAATACGAGGGCATGTGGCACGACGGTATGCCACACGGCTTTGGGCTGCGCGTCTATTCTCGCGGCGACTGCTACACGGGCGCGTGGGTCCGTGGACAGAAATGCGGACGCGGTGTGATGGTATGGTCCAGCGGCTCGATCTATGACGGCAAGTGGAAAGACGACAAAAGGCACGGTCGCGGCACATTGGCCGTGCCCGGCATTTGGAGGTATGAGGGCGAGTGGAAAGAGGACAAAATCCATGGTCACGGCACCAGCGTCGAAGAGGACGGTCGCACCTACAACGGCGAGTGGGTCAATGGCAAGAGGCATGGCCACGGGGTCTTTACGGCCCCCGGCAGTTTCGCGTGTGGCGATCGACACCAAGACACAGCGCGTTGTGAGCACCAAGCCTGTGCTGCCGAGGCCCAGTTTGTCCACGACGGCGAGTGGAAGGACGGCGAGATCCATGGTCCTGGAATTCGCACCGACTTTGACGGAGCCGTCTACGATGGCGAATGGACTGTCGACACATTCGATGGTCATGCTACTGTGGTCGAAGTTGACGGCAAGCGCTACGAGGGCGGGTGGACAATGCGTCACGGACCTGGCAACTCTAAATCGTACGGGCGCGGCCTATGCACATACTCGGACGGTTCTGTCGTTGATGGCATATGGGACGGAATGCGATGCCTGTCGTGTATCGTGATCACTCACGCACCGCGAGACGTCAAGCCCGATAGATGTATGGTTGAGCCGTGCATGGCATGTCGTGCCTTGAGACAAGATGTGCCCGCTCCCGCAACCGAATAACAACCTTTGTCCTGTCCTTTTTTTCGGCCTGTTTTTTTACCGACAACTTGTGTTCCTTTTTGTCTGTGGGCAGTTATCTCTGACCAGCCCACAGAGGCGGTGGGTGCCACGCAATAACCAACAAAGGAGAGAAAAACAGCAACGCGCCCTATAAAAATAGTGATGTTTATGCTCGAGCACAATGCCCTGTGGAATTGTTTTAGAGAGAGGAAAAAAAAAGGAACCAACCATCGAAAAGGTAGCGCGACGCAAAAACACCCAAGACGCGCCACCGCTAGGGCGACGGCACACGAGCAAGCGCATCAGGCTGGTTTTCTTTATCATGACGACCATTGATGACCTTCGGACCGAGATACTGTGGATGATTCTCGACCGCACTGGCGACGCGCCACAGGTGCCCTTTGTGTGCCGACAATGGAAAGTGCTGGCTCATGCGATTGCCGACGCATCGCCTGTTGTGCCCTCGCATGAGGGCGAAGAAGCGGCGCCGCTCAAGCGGTCTCACGGTGGGCGCGAGTGTGCGAGCGCCATAGCCGCGGCCGGCCACCTCGACGTGCTCAAATGGGCGCATGGCAACGGGTGCCCGTGGGACGAGTCGACGTGTTGTGCTGCAGCGAGAGGTGGCCACCTCGACGTGCTCAAATGGGCGCGCGGCAACGGGTGCCCATGGGACGCCTTGACATGCTGGGCCGCAGCGAGAGGTGGCCACCTGCAAGTGCTCATGTGGGCGCGCGAGCATGGTTGTCCATGGGACAAACGAACCTGCGAAGGAGCCGCATCTGGAGGCCACCCACACGTGCTCAAGTGGGCGCGTGCAAACGGATGCCCGTGGGGCAAGTCTGTCTGCGCCGAGGCCGCACACTGGGGACGCTTCAGCATGCTCCAGTGGCTCAGGGCCAACGGCTGTCCATGGGGGCCGTCGACATTGTACGGGGCCGTCGCCGTAAGGCGCGCAGACATTTTCAAGTGGGCGCGCATCAACGGCTGCCCCTGGGACCGATACGTGATGTTCTGTGCAGCGATCGCTGGGCACGTCGAAATCCTCTCTTGGGCACTTGACAATGGATGCCCGTGGGATCCTGACGTGCCTTGGGTGGCCGCCAATTTCGGCCACCTCGACGTGGTGAAATGGTTGCACGCCACCGGACGCTTGGGAGACATTGAAAGATTGATCGACTCTACCGAGGATGGCCGCAACGATAGAGTCAAGGTAGTGCACCAGTGGCTCGGGCAGTGCAAGCAGGACAACGTTAGTTCCTTAAAGTAAAACAAAGACATAACCGTTGCGGATTTTTTGTCTGGGGGTTATCCGCATCTTGGCGGTCAGCCCCATTTTTTCGGATTTATATGGCTTTAATTTTGCCCCCTTTTGAGAGTTTGGCGACTACAGCGACAGGCAATGGCCGGAACTCATCGATGCCGTTGCCGGTGTGCCTGTTACATCGGAACAAATGTGGCTTTTGGCGCCCTTTTTGATGTCGACCGACGGTCGGCAAAGGGGGGATGCTCTCGCCGTCTTTAATCTGTGGTGTGTTTTTTGTAAATAAAGAGAAAAAATTTGGCATGAAAGTCATCCATAGACGATTCTTGGCCGCTATTCTCGCATGCAATATCGGATCGCGCCGGGACCAAGCCACCAAGTTTGGTCCGTCATATGTGCGAGTCGGTCCAGAGCAGGTTAAAAAAAAGGTGCGTACAGTCTCTCGCGGTGTGTGGCGTAGATTGTATAGTTGTGGAGGAACGCATTGTCGGGCTTGCGCCAACTGCTGGAAACCGACTACTTTCTTGTCTCTTAGCAACGGAGCGAGTGTTTGTGAGTGGGCAGGCCTGGAGGGGCAAACTCAAAGTGGACGTCGAGCATCGAAAACAGGTTCATCTCGATTTTTTGTGCCCTGTAGAGTGTGCGGGTCGCGGGATGGCTTGTGGGGTGTGCAGCGGTGCCATCCTTTGCGGTCCCACCTTTTCTTTTGCGGCCTGAGACCTTGAACGTTGTTGAAAATTACGCCAACAGCCATTCATGCACGTCGACGGGCAACACGCGTCCGGACGAATACGCCGAGCGGCCTCTTTTTAGTGGGTCTGTCCTCTTGAGGCCCTTTTTTTTCCTACCGACCGAGATTTTCTTTTCGCGCGTCGTCAGTGCAGGCCGACAGACACGCCATGGATTCTCTTCCTGCCGAAATCATCTGTGCCATTTTGCATTGGCTCGACACGGATTGGTGGCCTCTGGCGGCGCAAACTTGCTCATGGTGGCGCGCGTGCGTCCACGCTGCCGCCATGATGACCTCGATCCCAACTTTTGCGATTACGGCCGTCGGCACACAGACACTATCGGCGGCCGTACGCGGCGGTCATGTAAATGTTATCGAGTGGATGGAGCAGACGTCGGGCCGTGGCTATGAGCACGCACGCGACATGGCCCAATGGATGGCGTCGGCACCACCGTGCCGCTCATGGGCGGACGTTTTAGCGGCCGCTGCGCGCGGTGACCGCGACGATGTCCTTGTCTGGGCCAATGAACGCTTTTATGCCAGCGTTGGCGATGCCAGTTCGACTTGTGTGAACCGTCTTCCAGAGGACGTCGTGATGATGGCGGCCATCGGTTGCGGTCGCTGGCAAAAGATAGAGCGACTGTGCATGTCGGGTCCGCCGACACAACGTAAACGGGCAATGCGCATGTTGGGCAAAACTTTGTTTTGGTCGATGGGCGACCCTCGCAATGTGACATGCATCATAGCCAGCGGCAACCTCGAACTGTTGACCGTGCTCTGTAGCGCGCGATGCTCGATCGACCGCTCGGATCTGTTGGTCGCCGCTTTGTGTACCGACGATCACGTGTTTGACCGCCTGCGCAACCATCACAAGAGCCATTTGCTGGCACCGTTATCTGCCGACGAGGCTACTTGGCTGGCCGGCCAGCGCTTGATCAGCACCCGAGGAGGCGGTGCACACTCGGATTCGCCCCCAATCGGCGAGCGCGACGTCTTTCGCAACAAAAGGCCGTCATTGCGATCGCCACGCCCCGATGACTTTCTGCCTGGAGGAGCGCTGGAGCAGTATCTGTCGATCGACAACGAGGCGAGATTTGGCCAGGCTCTCGACTCTCTGCTATGGCCCCTTTGCGTTGATCCCGGCTATACAAAGGATCACCTGGACGCATGGATCAAATCGGCGCTGATCGAGTTTAAAGCCTGCAACCCTGTGCGCCGTGCCCGTGTACGCCATGCCCGTGTGCGCCGACGGACCTTCAGATTGGGCAACTCTGGTGGTCTCGGCGCAGCGTTCGACGGCGACGAAACAAATATACCCTAGGGCTGTGGCGGAGGGTTCTGCCAACGATCCGCTGTTCAACCTCTTGCACCGCCAAAACAGTGCACGAAAAACTTTGTTGACAAAAAATTAAATCCTGACAGCACCGTGGCGACGCATGATTGCCTTGCTTTATTTGTCATCCTCCTGGGTCAGCGAAAAGCGCATCGGCCAGCGACACGCGCGACAGCCGCAGCCAACGCCACCGTTTTGGTCGCCATGAGACACGATGCTGACGTCTATCCCGACCATCTCTATGCTCCCATCAGCGCACACTCGCCGCTCGACGAGGCCCGTCCACTGGGACCCGTCGACGTAGGTGGTGGTCACATTGCCGTGAGCCGAACCTTGGACCCAGGAACCTTGGATGCGCCACCCTTGGTGCGATATGTAGGTCCCGAGGCCCTCGGGCGTATCGTCCTTCCACTCTCCGCGATAGACATCGCCTGCCGCGTCGACAGATACACCGAAGCCATTCATCAGGCCGTGCCCCCACGTGCCCTCGCATCGCCACCCGTCCGACGATATATAGGCACCGCGGCCGTGAGGCGCGTCGTCTTTCCAATTGCCCTTGTGGATGCTCGTGATTTCTGTGCCGGCGGTGCTGTCCCTTGTGATCTCTACGCCATAGCCGTGTTTTTGGTTTCCGCGCCATGACCCTTCGTAGGACCAGTCGGCGTCGATTGAGATATAGGCGCCAATGCCTTGGAACATGTCGTCTGCCCATTGCCCATCGTACATGTCTGTGACGCGGCCAGTGCGGGCATCATATGCAGCCCACAGGCCACGGCCGCACTGCCTCCCCGAGGCCCATTCGCCCTCGTAGGCTTCCACGAGCGTAAGATCGGCCTTGGTGTCGCCGTCACGCAGAGACACGTCCGATCCTGTGGGCGGTGCTGCCTTGCGGGTACGAGTGCGCATGCCAATTCCGACGCCGTCGGCGCGGCCTTGTTTTTGTTGACCCCAAAAGGTCCATTTACCGTCGTTGGCGGTGGCGGGTATGCCAGGCAACGATCGCACACGGCACAGCCACCGCCAATCTTTGCCTAGGGCAGAGGGTGCGCGCACAATGGGATCGCGGTAGCACACGCCATAGAGATGCCTCCACAGATTGTCGTCTTTGGAGATAACCGCCAGTCGGCGGCATGTACACCCTAGGCGAGCAACGTCGCCCACCGACGCGGTCGCCTCGGCCACACGCAAGACGATTTCATCGGGCAAGAGGTCAAACAGCGGCGGTCCGACGTCGGCCCGGCGTCTGCGCCGAGCGCGCACATATCGTCTCGGCAAGGTAGGACGCCGCGTGCCAAAGTTTGTTATCAAAGACATGCACGCACAATGGGCTGCCTTGTCTGGCGCCACGACTCGTCGCCAACAGCGCGCGTCTCCTTTGGGTTTTGTTGCCGCCGTCGTCGTTGTGGTTTTGTTTGGGCCCTTCTTTGTTCCTCTTGGGTTTACTCTCTCTCTCTCTTTCTTTATTGTGTTCTGCGTATTTGGGCTATGGCGCCATTGGGAAAGGGCGGCCTGCCCGCGCGCGCCCTCGCGCTGCGTCGCTTTGTGTGTGTGTCTGGTTTCCTCTTCTCTTTGTTTTTAGTTTTTTCTTTGGCGCTTGCGAATGGACGGTGACAGTGCCGACATGAACCGCGCCGTCGCCTCTCAAGATCTCCTTCCGGCAGAAATCATGTGCGCCATACTGCGCCAACTCGATTATGGCTGGTGGCCGCTGGCAGCGCAGACTTGTTCGTGGTGGCGCGCCTGCGCTGCTGCCGCAACGACAATTTCGACGCCAACTTTTGCGACTGTCGGCACGCCCACACTCACGTTGGCAGTACGAGGCGGCTACGTGAATGTTATCTTATGGATGGAGCAGACATCCGGTCGGTCCTACGCGCATGCGCGTGATATGGCCCAATGGATGGCATCGGCGCCTCGGTGCCATTCGTGGGGTGATATCATCGCGGCCGCTGCGCGAAATGGTCACGATGACGTCCTCGTCTGGGCGTCTGAGCGCCTTTGCGACGTTGCCGCCGTTGATGCTGACCCGACTTGCGCCAGGCGCATTCCGGGCGACGTTGTGATGATGGCAGCCATAGGCTACCGTCGGTGGCAAAAGATAGAGGATTTGTGCACGTCAGGCCAACCAGCGCGACGTGCACAAGCACTGCGCACGTTGCACAGATTCATGGCTTTGACGGCAGAGTGCGACCCTCGCATCGTCGCCTGTATCCTAGTCAGCGGCAATCCCGATCTGACGGGCATACTATGCAGCGCAGGATGTATGATCGACAGTTCGACCCTATTACTCGCCGCAGTGTGCACAGACGATCATGTGTTTAGGCGCCTACTCAAGCGCCACAGGACCCACTGGTCCATGCGATCTTTTGTCGTCGAGGCCACTTGGCTGGCCGACCAACGCTTGCTACCCGCTCGTGGGAGCGCTGTGCGTTTGAATTCGCCGGCTGTCGGCGAGCATGACGCCTCTGGCGTCGGGCGGCCGCTGTTGCGAGCACCTCACGCCAACGATTTCCTGCCAGGAGGCGCGCTGGAGCGCTATGTGCTGGATGGCTACCTCACATTTCGCCAGGCTCTCGCTGCCCTGCTGTGGCCTCTTTGCGTTGGCCCCGACTGTACCGAGGGCGATCTTGATGCATGGATCGAGTCGGTCGTTTGCAAATTCGATTCGTGGTACGCATCTCGCGCTGCCGCGCGCCGCCAGACCTACACCCTAATCCACCCCGGCCGAGCCACCTGTGACGCCGACTTTGGCGGCGACAAACAGCCCATCAGGCCCTCGTAAGGTCGCCCCTTTACGCGCGTATAGAAAGAAAACATATCCAAATTTTATTTCTTTTTTTGTCAATTAAAAAGCCTTTCCTGGACCGCAGGCGTGCTAATGTCGGCCATGAGGACAATGTGGTTGTCCAGCGGCACTAGGTAAAAGCGTGCATCAAATACGTCGGTAAAATTGGGCACGACACTGCGACCGTCAGGTCTCACGACGGCGCAGCGCCGTGTCAAGTGCGCGCGCACGCCCTCGTTGACAAAGCGCGCCAGGTTCTCGAGAGTCTGCCTGGAGCCGAGGGCTTCTACGACGTCCTGGTCGGGCACGATGCGATTGTCTAGCCATCCCTGGCTAGCCCACTCGTCGAGTTCGTTTGCGGTAACAACGCCACCGAGAACACTCGGCAGACGTCCATAGGGCGGAACAAACAAGGCGATGGGTTGGACCGAAACGGATAGTCCAGGCGGGGCCGTGCCTTGACCGGCTTCGATGCCGGTGTGGCTCATGCGCAAGAGATCGACCACGTCAAATTTCCCGATGCCTCGAAAGGAGGCGCGCATCGGGCCATAGAGTCTCTCAATACGAGTCTTTTCCTGTTCCACGGCGCCAAAGGGCGACGTCGTGAGCCACTGGTACCAGATCTGCGCACGGTCGCGGGTGCCGGCGACCCGGCGGTCCGCAGCGACACGCTCTACAAGATTGCCGACCTCGCCCTGCCGTGGGGTGATGACTATGCCTCGTGCGTTTTTTTCACTGCGTCCGATCGTATCGATGCCCTGCGCGGCGCGAAACTCGGCCAGGCCCTGCAAGAGGCAAAGGACAATCGCCACGTCGATCGATGATCCATCGTCAATGGCCAAAGCCGCCGCCGTGCGAACGCGCTCGATACCACTTGTTCCTTCTCGTCGAGGCGCCGATGACGTTGCCAGGATCGCTGCCTGTTGCCTTCCAGTCGCGCCCAACGCCAAGGCCGTTTGAGGATCGATCCGCGTCAAATAACTCGTTATGGCATCTTGCAATTCGACCGGTAGAACACGCTCATAGTCGATGGCAGGGTTTTGTGCCGGCGCGAGTGTTTGCATCGACGTTGAGGATAACTCGGGTCGCGCCTGCAGAGGTGCCCAACGAATGCGCTTGGCCGGGTAGGGCCCAATGTTGCCCTCCAACAGAGCGCTGTCTGAATATCCGCGTTGCAACGGCCCACGGGGGCGCGCGAGTTGAGTCTGGACCGCATTGTCCCATTCGAGGCCACCAACACGCGCCAAGGCATCGCACTGCGCCCGCGGCGACCATGGCCCAACGACAGGCGCGCGAGCGTAGCGCCCATAGGCAGCCAACCGTTCAGCGTCGGCAGGCAAAATCGTCGTGAATGGGCTTTGTTGGACAGCCGCACACATCCGCACGGCAGCGTCAAATTCTGGATCACTCCATGCACTTTGGATGTCGGCCATTCTCTCTGGCGCCCACATGTTTTCTCCTTGGCTCGACAAGGAGAGAGAGAGGAGATTTTCTTTTAGCGCGCCAACATGTACGCCGATGATGGTGCGCGTGTTCCTATGTGGTTGTCTTTATGGGTCGCATCAACCAAAGACTGAAACCACGACAAGTCCCTACAGTGCGCCTCGCAAAGAGAGCCGTCGCCGATTGCGCGCTTTGCCCTTTTGGGCCTTTAATCATTTATTTTGGGTTTGCTCATCGAACCATCGGACAAGCGCGCGATGGCCATTTTTCTCGGCAACCTTTTTGCACTCGTCGGCACAACGCAGCCCGTAGGTTCGACATAGGTATTCAAGTACGCCGAGATGCCCGCCCCGTGCTGCCGGGGTCCAAACTCGATAGCCTACGTCGCAGCCGTTTTCGCGCGCCCACCTCAACGTAGTCAATCGTCCGTGATCGGTGGCTTCTTTTGTTGTTGCGGCGTTCCACAGACAGCCGTGTGCGCGCGCCCATTGCAACAACGCAGATGGCCGCGTCCGGCTGCTCCACTGCACACGTACTCGGTCCATGGACAGCCATTGGCGTGCAGCCATTCGAGTACCTCTAGATGCCCGCCCTCGGCAGCACCGCTGCACGCCATCTCACTCCACAGACAGTCGTTGTCGCGCGCCCACTTGAGCACGTTGAGATGTCCGCCCTCTGCAGCGTATATGCGCGTCCACTTGTCGCACGGACATCCGGTGGCGCGCAGCCGCTGGAGCATCTCAAGGCGGCCGCCTTTGGCAGCGTTGGCGCATGTCCACTCGTCCCGCGGTAGTTTTTGTCGCGCGCCCACGACATTACGTGCCAATGGCCCCCGCGAGCGGCCCCGTCGTATACGTGGCCGAGTCCGTGATGCCAGTCGATCGAGTAAAGATAGTTCAACAGATCGAGGTGACCGCCTGCTGCTGCCATGTTTCCTACCCATCCGACACGCGGGCATCGCTCGGACAAGGCCCACCGTATGATGGCCAGGTGTCCGTAAAAGGCGGCGTTCTCCATAAACGTCACCGATCGCTCCAAGGTCGATCGAACGGCCCCCTGCTTTGAGGCCACAATGTCGCGCCAGGCGTGGCACACACGCTCGACATAGACATGGTCATAGAGGGCATTAAGGTTGTCGACTAAAATGATACGCAGAATCTCGACAGGCAAGACTTGGTTGATGTCCAACGCTGCAGTGATGGATCCGTGGTCACCGCCCTTATCTCGACCGAGGCGCGGCCTTTTGCCCGGCGACGACGTTGCCTCTTGTTGTTCGGCGCGGTCTTTTTTTGGCTGACAGCAGAGTCCATGGGCGCCGCTCCTTTTTCTTCCTCCTCCTGGCGAACCCTTGTCTATGCGGTGGTCCTTTGGTGGCGTTGTGTCTATTTTTTTTACTTTTTCTATGGTCGACTCCCCAACATCTGGTCGACAGCGATTGGACGCGGGTTTTAGGGAGGCGCGCTGCCGGTGGCGGGCCAACTGGCTGCGGGCCCGCAAGGATTGCTTCAAGCCCACAACAAAAAGTCACCACCACAAGACTTTTACAAGGTCAGCCACGGCAAGTCGACTCGCCATTTTGGATGTGGCGCATTTAGAAAAAAAGATATGGGGCTTTTCTTTTTGGCAGCAGCGGTTCATTTTCTGCAGGACCCAAGGAGTGAGGAAATAAATAAACAAGGTTGCTCGCACAAACTCTCAACAACCTTGGACTGCCTCAAACAGGTCACTGAGACCTGCGTCGTAGAACACGTCGAGGTCCACGTCAAAGTATGTAGAATCGTCTGTGCAAGCCAGGCACACGCACGAATGCGTGCCGTCGCCAGAAGATCCATGCGTGATCGTGCGGCCCGGTACCTCTTTGGTGCCGTCGCCTCGGATCCACTCGCCCGCCCACTGAGAGCCGTCGGGGTAGGTGATGATGCCTGAACCGATCGCCTTCTCTTCGTCCCAATTGCCATCGCGTCGCCGTCCGTCAGCAAGGATCAACGTGCCGTGGCCGCCACTTTTGCGTTTGACACCGTCGTGCTGACAAGAAAAGGACGAGCCGTCGGGATTGGTAATCAAATAGGGCCCGTCGAGAATGCCCTCGGCAAAAGTGGCAATGGCGCGTGTGCCGCCGTCGTCGCTCGACACTGCAACCCGTCCCGAAAAACCGCGGTCGCCGACGATGCCGCGCCACGTCGAAAAGCACGTGCGTACGACAGCGTCGCCCACACAAAGTCCGGCGACAAAGTGTCCCTCTAGGGACAGGCGCCCCCAGATTCTATACGTGTAGATACCTTCTCCGTGCTTCTGCCCTTGCCGCCACCCGCCCTCGTAACGGTCGCCGTTGGCGTATACCATGGTGCCCCGTCCATCACATAGGTCGTTTACCCAGTCGCCCTCGTAGCGAGTGCCGTTGCACCAGATGCCCTCGCCGTGGCCGTGGCGCTTGCCGTTGGCCCAGCCACCCGTGTACACGGACATGTACTGCAGAGCCGCGGACGGGTCGCTCGACAGCAAAGACCAACAGATGCTTTTGGCTGTGTGGATGGAATGGGCGGGTCGCGGTCGTACGAGGGTACCGTGGCCGTGCGGTTTTTGGTCGACAATATCTCCCGAATAAGTGGCAAGGTCCATGGAGGGTTTCATGCGCGACGAAAAGGTCGTAGGTGTGCGCGATGAGAGGGGCGCAGGCGTGCGCGCCATAAAGTTCCACCTCCATCCCTTGTTGGAGTGGAATCGATATTCGGCGTCGGCGGTCGGGTTGAAAGTTGGAGGCGCCATAGGCGGACCAAATCGGCGCATGTAGAGCGTCCGCCATAGAGTCTCATCCATCGCCAGTGAGTTGTACCGCGTCGATACCAAGGCCACACAGGCGACGACTCGCGGCGACCCGGTGGCCTCTAGGATGGCCAGAACCAACTCGTCGGGAAAATCGTCCATGCTCGGCCGCTGAGGCGCTTTTCTTGGGGTCCCTTTGTGTTTCTTCCGGTGGAGGTATGGCTCTTTTCCGCCCGGTTGTACTTGCCGACGTTGATGCTGGTGGACGTACACACACAAGAAGGTCGGTGGTTTGCGTGGCGGCGAGGCTATGTCGATAAAGGCACAGGGCCGCCTTTTTGCATGACGCGTATTTGGTTGGCTATTGCGGGGCGGCCGTTGATACGCGATTGGCCCTCTCCTTCTCCAATCACCCGTTACTTGGTTGATTGCAGAAATCGCTCGGGTAATTTTCTTTGACGAAAAAAACTATGACCGCCGGCCTCGGGGGGGGGGGAGCCTGCTGCCGGCGATGCGCGCCCGAACCAAATCGGCCGTCGCGCCAAGCATAAAACAAATACGCCTACAAAACATGATCGCAATAAAATGTTTGCCAATCACAAAAGAGGCGTATCACCTGAGCCAAAAAGTGGCACCAACAGCGCAGACGGTAGCCGATGCGCGCTATACGCGGACTCAAACACGAGCGCCACAGATAAAAAGCCAGGCAGTGCCTCTGCAGCAAGTGCACCTTTTGGACCCCCTCTGAATCGCCACCGCCTTGGTGACTGCCACCCGAAAGACGGCCTGCGATCGAGCAAATGGCGACCACTCTCCGTGTCATGGTCGGTGACCTACCAGAGGAAATCCTAGTCATGATCCTCGGTAGCGTGGAGCCTATCATGAGGCCCGTTTTGGCTTTTGTGTCTCGACGCTGGCGTGCCGTCTCTTTAGACATTGTCGCGCGCCAGCCCAAAGTTCAGCACGACCGACGCACGTCGGCGTGTTACGCTGCGGCGCTGGCCGGCGCTGGCTACATCGACGTACTCATGTGGGCCCGCGAGATCGGTTGCGAGTGGGATGAACGCGTGTGCTCTCAGGCTGCCAAAGGAGGCCACTTTGTTCTTCTCACCACAGCACGCCAGCGGGGCTGCAAGTGGAACGAGTGGACCTGCAATTATGCTGCCCAGAATGGTCGCCTCGACGTTCTCGAGTGGGCAAGGGCCAACGGATGTCCCTGGTCCGCCTTGACATGCGCCCACGCCGCACACAACGGTCACATTGATATCCTCCAATGGGCTAGAGCCAACGGCTGCCCGTGGAACAGTTGGACATGCTACTATGCCGCCCAGAACGGGCACCTTGATGTCCTCAAGTGGGCACGTGCCAATGGTTGCCCGTGGGACACGTACATATGCATCAAGGCCGCCCAGAATGGCCATCTCGACGTTCTCGAGTGGGCGAGGGCCAATGGCTGTCCTTGGGGCGGGTGGGTCTGCGCCTATGCCGCCCGCAACGGACACCTCGACATCCTCAAATGGGCACGGGTCAACGGCTGCCCCTGGGATGAGTCGACATGTGGGTACAGCGCTCTTGGAGGCCACATCGTTGCCCTCAAATGGGCGCGGGCTAATGGCTGCCCGTGGGACAAAGACGCGTGCACCTACGCCGCGAGGTCCGGTCACCTCGATGTTCTGCAGTGGCTTTGCGCCAACGGCTGTCCCTGGGACTCGAGCGCATGCACTCGTGCGGCCAAAAAGGACCACCCTCATGTCGTCGCCTGGGTCGATGCCAATGCTCGGCCTCTGTCATAAATTTATCGACGTCTCTCTTTTCGTGCACTTTATTATTGTTGTTTGTCCTTTTTTCGCTACTGTGGCTTTGTGGCCTCGCCAGTCGGTTTGCCTTTTTCTGGCTGCGACCCACCTTTTTGTTCCTCTTTGGGTCCCCGTCCGAGGCAGTATTTGGCGTGATTCTTTTTCTTTTTGAATCCTATAAATCCTATTGGTCCCATCGAACCAATAAAAGTGCCCACCAACCATAACGGCATATCTCGCCCCAGACCAAGAGGCACGGCCAGGTGCCAGAGACCGACGACAGACCACGACACATGCAGACCAAGGCGCATAGACTCCCAACAAAGGCCGACGCGCGTCTCTGCGACAAGGATGCCAACCCGACCGCCGCAAAGCGTCAACGCCTTGGCGATGACGATAACGACGGCAGTGGCAGCGAACACTATCCCAAGAGCAACGGCAACGACCAAAAGGCGTACGGCTCGCGCGGCATAATTGACGACCTCCCGGACGAAATCTTGATGATAATTCTCACTGCGGTGGAGCCTGCCATGAGGCCTGTCGTGCCTTTTGTGTCGCCGCGCTGGCGTGCCGTCTTTGGCGACATTGTAGCGCGTCGATCTAGAGAGCAACCTACGCGACCGACGCCGACAAATCCAGCATGCTATGCCGCGATCTTGGCCCGTTTGGGCTACACCGACACGCTCATGTGGGCCCAAGGGATCGGTTGTGCATGGGACGGGCGCGTGTGTTCCGAGGCTGCCAAAAGAGGTCACTTTATTCTGCTGATAAAGGCGCACGATCGAGGCTGCCCGTGGGACAGCGACACGACCACCAACGCGGCCGAGGGCGGCCGTCTCGATATACTCGAGTGGGCCCATAAAAACGGCTGCCCTTGGGATCGGCATACATGCGCTGCCGCCGCAGGCTCGGGACATCTGGATGCTCTCGCATACGCAAGAAGGCATGGCTGTCCCTGGGACTCGCTCGTATGCTCTCACGCCGCGCTTAGTGGACACTTGCACATTATCAAATGGGCGCGGACCAACGGCTGTCCGTGGGACTCGTGGACGTGCGCTCGCGCAGCCCATGGAGGCCATCTCGAGGTGCTCCAGTGGGCGCAGACCAACGGCTGCCCCTGGGACGAATGGACGTGCGCGGCGGCAGCCGGAGCAGGCCATCTCGATGTGCTCCAGTGGGCACGAGCCAACGGCTGCCCGTGGGACAGACGGGTCGTCTCGTGGGCCGACCTTGGCAAACACCATCACGTCGTTGCGTGGGCAAGGGCCAACGGATGTCTGTGATGATGTTTCGCCAGCGTCAGCGGACAGACGCACTGCATGTGCGCCACGTTGACAAATAAAGACACGAAACTTTTCATTGTCTTTTTCTGCAAGCATTTGTGTCGCCTAACCCGGAACCCCCGACCTACCAAGGCTATCTCGAGCCTTGAGTTGTCGATTTGCTAAATGGTTATTGTTTTGACTTTTGATTGGTTGGCGTATAGCCAATCGCATGTGTCTTTTACAAAAATAAAAAAGCCACGTCCACTTTGTTGTCACTATCTCTTTTGCAGAGCACGCTCTTCTACTGACGATGACAACCTCCACCAGCCCGCCAGATGTGGTCGACCTTCCCAACGAAATTATCGGCCGCATTGTAGACTTGCTAGATGACGCTTCCTTTTGCGCCGCCCGCGCCGCCCACAGCGCCTTTCGCATTCACACGCGTGATGAAATCCACTCCAAGAGGTGCGTGCCTCGCTGGCTCGCTGGTGATCCTCGACGATACCTCTGTCGTGGTCACGTCGAGGCCATTCGAGCGTGGAAGGCCAACGGACACAAGTTTAGCGCTTGGGATCTATCTGGTGCCGTCGAAGCGGGCGACGCGGAGATGGTGGCTGCACTTTGCGATGACGACTGTGTCGGGCAGTGCGTCGCCAACGCCATCGATCTCTTTGCCACGGCAGCCATAGAAGGCCATCTCGATGTGGTTCGTCTGTTACACGAGCGCGACTGTCCCGGCTGCACAGCCGAGGCTATGGATTGTGCGGCGTCGTGGGGTCACATTGCCGTTGTCGAGTATCTGCACAACAATAGGACCGAGGGCTGCACCGAGAGCGCGCTCTACGATGCTGCTGCGAGTGGCTATCTGGCTGTGGTCGAGTTTTTGTGCTCCAATCGCACCGAAGGTCGCATCGCCGATGCCCTCATGGTATCGGCATTGCACGATCGTGACCATCCACGAGTGACTGCATACCTAGCGCGAGAGTATATTGCGCGCGATCTGCATTTGACTGACCAGCGGCTCGACCCGTGCGATCTAGCACAAACACTCCCGTTGATCGCCGCAGTTCCAGGCTACGCCGCCACGGCAGACGCCCTTGCCCAATTGATCCCCCAAGAGGACGAGGCTCAATATTGGTTCGAGTTGGGCGCAAAGGCTGCGGCAAAGACCGGTCTGGTCGACATGGTCCGCGCCCTCGTCGCGCGCTGCGATGATTGGCAGATACCACCAATCGTCATCACTGCAGCCGAACACGGTTGCATCGATGTCGTGCGTGCGATTCTCGACGACGACCATACAATCAGGGCGCCGACGGCGCTCGCGATGGCTGCCCGTGGGGGACATACCGAAACGGTCCTTTTTCTGCTGTCCAGAGGTGACGCGCGCGGATGGCTGCAAGATGCAGACTGCGCCAATGCCCTGGAGAACGCGGCCATCGGCGGACATCTGGACACTCTTGCATCTCTTTGCTCGCACATGCATCTCGTTGGCGCCGACATGTCAGAAAGATTGGCATATGCCAAGGCCGTACGCGGGGCGGCCATGCGCGACCACGTCGACTGCGTAAGATTCCTCGTAGACACTGCCGGCGGCGATGCCGTCGCGAAAGCGGCCATGGAGGACTGCGTGACGACCGGACAAACCGACGCCCTACGCCTGCTTTTTGGACTCTATGGTACAGACCTCTTTGCCGAGTGTGCCACAGAATCGATCCATGAACCCATCGACTATCTGCCGCGCCTTCGTGCCCTCTGCTTGAAGCCCAAGATCGTCGCCATCGACTTGGACGTGCGCAATTGCCGATGTGCGTCGACATGTCGCTTTGCGCTCTTGGGCAAGGCCGCATCCAGCCGCAACAAGGACGCACTGGATCTCTTGTGCAAGACATGGCTGGGGCCATAGACGTGCATGAGAGCAACTTTGTCGTCGTCTTTTTCTCCTTTTTTGAGTAAACAAAAAAAGAAAAAATGAGCGACCCGGGCCGGCAGAATTTTCTGTACTTGGCTTTGTGTCTGTCTGTCGGCGTGGACCTTTGAGAGCATCCCGAGCATAAGTGAGCCAGCGGAACCGAGGTGCGCTAGGTTGCGGCCTCCACGGTAACCAACGACCAGTGCAAAGCCGGAATAAAAAAGGCATTGCGGCGGTGGACCTCCAACTTGCCAAAAACCATTGGTCGCCTTTCCTTGGTGGTGGGGTCTCGCCCAGCAAGGCGTGCCTTTAAAAAAGGTGGCCCTGCTGGGACAGGCAGCCCTCCATAATACGGTTTTTCGATGACAACGGCAGCCCCGATAGACATTAGCGACCTTGCCGGCGAGATCATTTGCGGCATTGTCGACCTACTCGACGACGCGTCCTTTTGCGCCGCTCGCGCCGCCCATCGTATCTTTTGCGTCCACAGCCGCGACGAAATCCATGCCAAGAGGCGCGTGCCCCGTTGGCTCGCCGGCGATCCTTTCCGCCACATCGCCCAGGGTCACGTCGAGGCCCTGCAGGCGTGGAAGGCCAAAGGCCACAGATTCACTGCTTGGGATCTGAAATGGGCCGTCACACAGGGCAATGCCGCCGTCGTGGCCGCGCTCTACGACGACTGCGCCGCACAGTGCAAGACCGAGAAGTTTAATCTCGTCGCCACGGCGGTGTTGCGTGGCGATCTAGACGTGGTTCGCGCGTTACACGAGCGCGGATATTATGACTACACATCCGAGGCCATGGACCTTGCCGCATGCGACGGTCACCTCGCTATCGTCGAATTCCTGCACAAAAAAGGAACCAAAGGGTGCACGAGCAACGCACTTTTAGATGCCGCCCACCGCGGTCACCTGGACGTTGTCCAATTCTTGTGCGCCAACCGTACCGAGGGCAACATTGCCGACGCCCTTCGGGCATCGGTTTGGACTAGTCGCGACTCTCCAGAGGTCACCGCGTACCTGGCCGACGAGTATATAGCCCGCGATCTGCACTCGACAGACGAGCGATTAGACTGGTTGGATCTAAAGGGCGCGCTAGTTTTGGCGGCAAGGGCGCCAGGTCACGCCACCACGACAGACGCGCTCGCTCGATTGATCGCTGAAAAGGAGGATGTCCACTACTGGTTTGGTTTAGCCGCAGAGGGCGCTGCTGCGGCTGGCCTCGTCGACACGGTCCGCGTCCTGATCCCCCGCTGCGACCGTTGGTTCACAGAGGGAATAATCGCCGCTGCGGTCGAGCATGGCCACGCCGATATCGTGCACGCGATGCTCGACAAAGACGGCGAGTGCGCATGACAAGGAAGAAATACACTTTTGTTCAACAAAAAGGGAGTCTGGTTGCACGTTGGGTTCAATGCGCCAGCGAGAACAAGAAAAATGCTGTCGTTGTCAAAGACGGCGGATGATTGTCAATTTGCACCAAAAAACAAAAGCACAGTGCGTTAGTGCGTACGCTGCCTTGGACGCTGGCGCAGCAATCACACAGTTGGGTTTTCATTTCCTTTTTCAGTGCGCATGTACAAACAGAGAGGCATCAGCGGCCCTTGTCGCACCGCAGGGTCGGCTACTTTCGGCGGCCCATAATCTCCTTGCGCAGGTGATCGATCAAGGCGGTATGCATGCGTCGAGCGAGAATCGAGGCGGTGCGACCCGCCAGAGGAGCCGACAATGCTCCGAGGCAGCCCAGGCCATAGCCGCCTCCTGCGCCCAATATCGCGCCTATGGTCGTGAAATCACCAACGTCGTGGGTTTGCTCGAATGCGCGGGGCATGGCGCGGTATGTCGCGTAGAGGCTCGCTCCCGGTATGGCGACTAATATGATCGGCACCGACACCCGATAGGGCACTCGGCGTGCCATTCGAGGACCTAGGCAGATTGCCGCGCCGCCAGCGCAGAGACCCCCGACCAGACCCGCGGCGCCCGAGGCGCATGCAACAAAAACCATTCCTATTTCCATGGTGCTTTTGGCCGTTATTTCTTGGTGTCTTGTGTGTGTATGTGATAGCGGCGGTTGTCTCGCCGAGTACGGTGTGGGACCGAAATTGTTTATGCCTCAACCGCTTGGCGGACCTGGATAAAAGACAATATAAACGTTTTTTGATTGGCCAACAACATTTTTGTATTGGTCGCTGCCGACGATCCTTTTTTGTGCTGTGGTTGCTTTCTGCCATCGCGCTGTTGCGCACTTTGCGATTGCATAGGTCTGCCTCGAGGTTCTCATAAGGGCCGAGCGCCGAGTGTCCCTCTTTTGGGTCTTCTTGTTGCTGTTTCTGGTCGTCTTTTCTTGTCTTGGTCATCCTCGTCCTAGTCGTCCCCGCCGTCGTTGTTGTCTTGTTCCTCGGGATCTTTAATTTCTGGCAATGCGGGTCCGACCATCGCCGGCGCCATAAAGGCACACAGATCCGAGGGCGTTCTGGGGAGGTCCACCTTTATGGACCTTCCCACAGCCTCGATCCGCTCGAGGTCTCTGTCGCTTAGTGGCGTAGTGCTTCCGCATGAGCGTACCCATATATCGCGTAGGCTTCGAGCGACCCGTTTCCCTGCGAGGCGAGCCTGTACCGATGTCGGGGCAACAGGCGAGCCGTAGCGCCACATAGCCTGGGCTGGCACCATATGCGCGGCCAACGATGCGCACAAGAGTTCGGGACGCTGTGACTCGGCCTCGCCTACAGGTATGCCAACACAGCGGGCTATCCGAGGCAACAAACGGGCGCCCACGAGTGTGCCGGCCTTGGTGGCTGGCGCAGCGCACACGCGTTGCCACAGGCGCGGAGCCGATCTATGGATAACGTCATCAGGCAGGACCGGGCGGTGCGTCTCGGTAGGCGAGAGAGCCGCTGCGTCGACAGCCGCATCAAAGAGCGTCGACGGTCTTTCTCCAAAGAGAGGCAGCGCCCGTCGAGCCGCGGCTTGGCCAGCGAATACGGTGATTGCAACTAGAAGTTGACGTTCGTCGATCCATGCGCCCGACAAGGCGCGGATCGATCCAATGTCTGGCGTATGGCCGATAAGCCAAAGCGCGAGCATGGTCGTCGGTGGGATGGCATAGATGCTGTCGAGAGGCGCCATCACACGCTTCACTTGCGCTGCGCCCGCGGGCAGCGGGTCAAGCCATGGAACGCGTGGCCACTCTGGCTTGTAGCCAATGGCAACGAGAAATAGCGTCAGCCACTCGATCGGCAGAATGCTCGTCGTGTCGGACCACGATCGCGGTCCGATTGTGGCGGTGTGGACCAAAAGGGAATCAATGTTGTCGTCGGCGCGCACTCGGACGTGGTTGATGGAGCCGGACGAGCGACCACGTTCTGTGGCCGAGTGCGGGCCAGACAAGAGTATGATAACAGAGTTGTCTTCTAATCGTACCCCAAGAACGTAATAGGCCCGACGGCGGTCGTAGCGCGGGTCGAGTGCATGCAGTGCCGACGCCCACGATCCCAACGGCATGGGCGTGGCGTAAAACGGCTCGTCGGTTGGTCCCCACTCGACCATGGGTCGGACGTCGAGAGCCTTGGCCATGGCACCGACGAGTGCCTTCAAGGCAGACTCTACTCTCGAGCCGTTTGGCGATAGCAGACCAGAGATGGTGCTCTTGAGAGGTCTCCGACCCAAAAGTAGCCTCGCCCCTTGGAGCAAGTCGGCAACGGTTGGCAGCGGCGCGGTCGTCCTATCGCAAAGATACTGATTGACAGTGGGCGACCTTGACAGGACGCACCACAAGGACTCGTGGAGTCGGAATACAAGGACTGAAGGACGGATGCCTCTCAAAGGGGCGAGGCGAAGGGCGGCCTGTGGATCGGCTGGGTCGATGACTAGGAATTGATTCCAGAGGGACGCGTCAGCCTCGGACCCTCGACCCCTTTCGGCGCGACTCCAAGAGGCGAATAAAAACGGCGCTGCGCTCTCGGGTCCAACCAGGTCTGGGTCTCGAAGACGAACATATCGTCGTGATTGTTGGGTCGAAGCAGTCCGACATCGGCCTGAACTGCAGCCGTCTACCTCGTCTGGCTGTTGACGCTTCATGAATCGGATTCGTGTTATGTCTATGTCTCCTTTTGTATGCCCAATCGATTCGGCGCTCTCGCCGGTGGGGGTGGTCGACTGCCAGACTCTTTCAACGAGATCGACGCGAAAAATGGCCACGTATTCTGTTCCTACCGCACTTTTGGGCGCCACCAGGCAGAAAAGATATTCCGCCCAGTGCACGACCAATCGTAGAGAAGAAATTTTCATATCACACCAAAAAGGCGCCGCCCACTTTGGAGGCGCAGAGGACCGATAGAGGAATCAAGCCAGACATGCGGGTCTGTGCTTCGATTGCATCGGGATGTAACCGCAATACCCTCTTTTGTAAAAATGTTTGGTTGTTCTTTGGAAAACATGACGCTGCCATCCCCTCTTGTTCCCGCCTGCACATAAGTGATAACGTATTTTTCTTTATTTTTTAAAAAAAGGGATCCACAGCGCAGAATCAAGGTCGGCAAGTTTGGCACAGGCAGCGACGGTCGGCGCTCTCACAGGCCAGGATCTGGGCGAGGCACACCGACGGCACATTATCGCGTATCCACAAGACGCCCGTATTTTTGATGTCCCACCCGCATACCGCATCCACGGCCTCTTGGAGGCGATCCGTTCCATAAACATGACATAGATGCGCGACAAAGTCGGGCGGGCGTCGAGCGATGGCGATCCTCATGGCCTGGTCGTCGTAAGGAGCGCCAGCATCAGTGATAGCCTTGATCCTGGCGAGATCGCAGTAGCGCACGGCCATCGACAGAGGATCCCACCGGTGGAACGGGGCCAATCCGCGCTGATGCATATCGATGATGATATCCGTGTCGATACCCCAAGTCAAGGCGCATCGCGCCACACCTGGCGTGATAGCGGCGCGCGTGTCGGATCGCGACATCATCCACAAGAGGATGTCTGCGCGCTTTTTCTTGGCGGCGTGGTAGGCGATCCTTGATGCGTCCCACGATGCGATGGGCCCATCTCTAACGCGGTCGACGCCCGAGACGGGATCACCCAATGCCCAAGACAAGACGTCGATCTTGCCACGCCCTGCGGCAGCCAGGAGGGCGCGTATTGGACACGGACAGAGACCAGATACGTGCAAAAACGAGACCATATCGACGTGGCCATACTCTGCCGCGGCGATCGATACACCGTCGGCGATTCGTTCATCGTCGGGGGTATGCGGTCGCACGTCGACGAGCCACCGGGCCAAGGAGAGTTTGTGCTGGGCCACGAGACGATCGATTCTCACGTTCGTGATAATGTTGTGCGCCGTGCCGCCTGTGGACTCGACAATGGTGCGATGATTGTGGAGCCACGCGGCCATCCGGCCTGCGTCGAGGTCAATAACGTGTTCCAAGACAGTGGCGTCGCAGTGGCAATGGCCAAGGCGGCGGATAGAGTCACGATGCACCAAGGCGAGCGCCTCGGTATGGCCTCTGCTTGCGGCAGCGCGCGACGCGTCACGATATATTTTTGGCAGCATGTCCAATTCGAGACCCCAACGGCGCGCGAGCAAGGCCTCGACCATTTGGGTGCGGCCCGAGCGACACGCCTCGACGAGGATGGTCCCATGGCGTAAAGTGCGCTTTTCAAAGGCTTCCTGCCCTGTGGCGCGCGTGCCATCGTCGACGAGATGTAGGGCGACGTCGATGCGCCCTCCTGTTACGACGTACTCTGCGTACTCGACAAAGAATATCCCACCATCGCGGGCAAGGTTCCTGGCGACGACACCGAGGGGTGCGCCGGCACGCAACAATACGGCGGTCTCAATGCCGCGCGCAAAGACGATGGCCTCGATGTTTGATGATGTGTCGAGGCCCGTGGCGCGCCACCAACGCGCCGAGTCTGCGGGTTGATCAAGGAATCGCGCAATATGTTTCAACATTTCGGCCGGCATGTTCGAGAGGCCCACTTGATCGAGGTCCGTGAGCAGTGTTGTCGGGTTGACTTGCTTTTTGTGTGGCGTATGCGCGCACGAGTGGGCCTCGGCCATGATATAAAATAGAAAAAACATAAAAAAGATGACGACAAATTGGGCCGTTTGTGATTGGTTGTGCTTTTATGCCAACAGACATAGAGCACCAAGGCGTGCCGGCTGCTCTGCCTTGTGTGCGCTCTGACGCAGCGCCAGACAACATACATTCGACCAAAGTGAATAACCCATTGGGCGGGTTGTGCCTATTCCCTATCACAAACAAAAAATGTGCAGGTGAAATACAGAGAGGCGCATTATATATTTTTCAAACAAATAAAAGAAAGACCCATTACGGGACGGTATCGCACACAGACGTGCATATTTTTCTGCTATATGCAGTTGCCGTCCTCTGTATGTCTTTTTTTTGGTAGGCGACTGGATCAGGCTGGTTAATCCGAGTATCAAAGCACCATCTCGTCACAAGTCATGCCCTCCAAAAGCAGAGAGAGCGGCGCGGTGCGGTTGCCATCGCTCGTTGGCGACCGCGCCTTTTTGTGTGACTGCGACAACAAAAAGCAAAGATTTAGTTTTCCGCTCATTTGGTCTAATCGTCATGTTCTCGAGGCTTGTCCCTTGCGGGCGTGCGATAGCGGAACCACACGCCGCGTGATTTCACTCATTTGGCAGGTTGTTGGCTGGGCTCCTCTCTTTATTCGATACGCTTTTGTCGGTCAGAAGAAAAAAAGAAAGAAACCAAATACAAGAAAAAAAAGATAGGGTCATGCGGCCGCAGGCGCACGACTGGGTCAAGTGGGTCGGACAAAGCCCCAGCCCCACATGCCGGCCAAATAGGTCATCATCGGTACATGTGCGCCATCGAGTGCCACGCACATGAGCCACTGTTTGCACTGACACTGGCATTGTCGGCATACCGTTTTGGCCACGTCCTCGGCGTCGACCGGACGGTCGGTCGGCTCTAGGGTGGGTCCGTTGTCTGTCGGTGGTAAGTCGTGCCCCTTCTGGTGAAAAGGCGCGCAGTCGACGGGCCATAATCGATTTCCATAGGCCGTCTCCAGCAGGCGGACGTCTTTACATGCGCCCCTGCATACCGACCGCACCAGGGAGTACATGGGATCGACGCCATGATCGAAAAACAGTCGCACAATGTCGACATGTCGGGCCTTGGCTGCCGCGTAGAGTGCTTCCGCATAAGCCGTCGACCGCGGTCGCTTCCGCATGAAAAAGCGTACAACGTCGACATGACGTCGTGCCGACGCCTCTACCACGGCGGTGGCAAACAACTTGTCATCGTGGTCGTCGCCGTCATAGAGCATGGCCACCGTTCTCTTCATCCCAGACCTGGCAGCGTCGACCATGGCGCTGTGTGCGGCTGTACGCCCAAACATACGCAAAGGGCAGCGCCGTAAGAGGGTTATAGCGATGTAGTCGTTGCCCTTGCCGATAGCAGCGTGGAGCGCGCCTACGATGCCATGCGCCGAACAGCGATGCACAATCGTATCGACGATGGTATCAGACCCGGCTTTGGCCGCGTCCAAAAGCACGTCATCAAGATGGGTCCCAGAGCAACGCTCGGCCAGAATGAGCGCCGCCTCTGTGTGCCAGTGTGTTGCTGCGTCACACGCGGCATCGCGAATCGCCAACGATTCCGTGCATCGCGACACGAGCACTGATAGGATATCGGTGCGTCCGCGGCGGGCCGCCCCAGCGATGGCGTCGGCGACGTGAGATTGCGATACGATATGGGCATGCAGTTTGGCGATGATATCCATGTTACGTGCGGGCAAGGCGCGCATGGCCACCATCGTAGGATCAACTGCTTCGGCGGCAAAGAACAAGGCGATATCTGTGTGACCGGCGCGGAGCGCAGCGACGACGGCCTCGACCGACATGCATTCCGGGTGATGGCGCCACACGGCCCGCACGGCGTCCATAAGACCCCGTTTGGCCAACGCACGCATCACCGACGTCGGCCAGCGTTGGTTGACCTCTTTTGCTAGAAAGTCCATTATTTGGCCACATGCACATTCGTCAGCCGCCTCATCGACATCCTCAACGGTGAAATGTGACAGGGTGCCGATAAGCCGCGACATGTCGACGCTGTTGCTGCGGATTGCCGCTGTGCGCGCCTTGCGGCCCAGACTTGAGATTCGGCCGACAAAGAGCATGGCAGCGTCGACGTGGCCCGAAGCGATGGCACCGAGGATGTCGGCGTCGGAAAAAGGATGTTCGGCGTCCAACCACAAACGTACGCCGCCAGCGACGCCGCGCGCGCACAGCACTGAGGGGTCTTGGCTAGACCAGTGAGGCACCTTGCGCTTCCGCTCAACCTCGTCGTCGTCATAGAGGTTAAAGCACGAATGGGCGAGACGCAAAGCGCAAAAGGTCACATTGTCGACAGCGTCGAGGATGCGCAGGACGAGTTCGCACGGCAGGTCGACGATGCGTGATACTTCCATCTGTCGCGATCGTCTATGGCGCTTTCGTCAATTCTACCCCAGCAGGCTGTCGGTGTTGGCGTCGGCGATGCTGGGCTCTCTTTGCTGGCGCCGGCGTTGATCCCAGGCGAGCCCTAACCGGCGCTCGTGCGACTGGTCCTCTCTTTTTAGAGGGCCCTCGAAAGAGGGAAACAATCCGCCAAATGGCCGCTACGCGTTCAAAAAATTCAAAAGTCCATGTCTTTTTGTTTTTCCTTTGTTTTTCTTTTTGTCAGCAACCCGCGCCGGCGCAAGGCGCGCGACATGACTTTCTTGGCACGCAATGGCACCGAGCGGTCAGAGAGAAAAATTCATTTTTTTATTTTTTGGCAGCAACGGCAGGACGATGGCACTGGGCGCACACGCATGGGTCGGGATAAGGACCCATCGACAGAGGCGCCGTAAAGATGGCATGGGCATCACGTACACACAGGCCGGGCACATTGTCGACGAGCCACGCGATGGGTGCCCACGAGCACATATCGATCGGTCCCGAGTCGAGGACGGTCTGTATATCGACGCGCGTATAATGGCCGGCCAACAGCGCGATCATACCGTCATCGCACCGGGCTAGACAACGGGCAAGTACGCCTAGATCGCAACGTCCGCCGTTGGCCAGCACCACCTGAGCAGAATATGTCGAACGCTTGTCGACGGCCACCTCTAGCGCGTTCCAAGTGTCAAATGGCACGATCCCATTTTGATGGAGAAGCAGCGGTATGACAACGCCGTGCCGGGCAAGCGCTGTCTTGGCCACGCCCACCGAAAGATCGCGCCTGTCTGTTTGTCTCATAAGGAGCCATTCGATGATGGGCTCGGGCCGATCGCCGGCGAGAGCAGCATAGGCTATGTAGCGTGTGTTCCACGAGGCAATAGGTCTGTCGTCGTCGGCATGCGCTGCCCATTCGAGTACACCTAGGTGACCACCTCGCGCCGCCGCCCCTAGGACCTCGGGCGACATCTCATAGTGGCATTCTTTGTAGAGCCAGGCGAGAATGTCGACATAGCCCTTTGACGCTGCTGTGAGAACCGACGCCGCCAGCGACACAAGCGAGGCAGCGTGATCTAGTCGGCGCCCGGCCAGTTGCTTTGCCACGCCGAGGGCACCAGCCTCGATGGCGCGCGCAAACAATGGACGGCCCGCGCGCTTGACGGTCTCGCAGCCAATGTCCTCTAGTGTCGCCAGTGCGATGGGCAGATCGAACCCGAGTATACGTGGCAGCACAATATTTTCACAGAGGCACGAACCGTCTCGGTTGCGATGACTGGCAGGATCATGAATTTTGCGCGCCAGAGCCACATGCGATCCTTGGAGTGCCTCCACGAGCGCGTCGAAGCGATCATGGTGAGATATTCCCACGCCCGAAAGACAAGATGTGACAACAGCGTCGGCAATGTCCAGGAGGCCACGTCGGATCAACGCCGGCAAAATGGCCCCTATGGCGCGAGACAAATGGGGGTCGACAAATGTGTCACGCATCACATGGCGATACACGTCGAGGCGTCCGCCGAGAGCAGACGCTGCGGCTAATGTCGGTGAATGTTCGATCTGACGTGAGGCAAAGAGAGGCTGGACGGCGGCGAGGGGCGCTCCGGCCTTGAGGACGTCTTCCGTGGGAATATTTTCAATCTCGATGGCGTCAAGGTGGCGATCCTTTGTCGGTAGGCCGGTGGCGATCGACCACGCCCCCATGTCTCGAATGCGTGTGATCGAACCAGTGACCGTGTCTAGGATTTCACGCGGCATCGTCGCAAGGCCGACGACGACATCAACGCTATTGTCGACGGTCTCGATGTTCTCTCCCTTCATTCTCCTCTTGGCCAGACGGCGCTTTCGACGTTGCCACCGCGTGGTGCTGCTTGCTGCGGTGGCGCTCGACATGTTTTCCCTATTTTTTTGCTTTTCTTTTTTTCTTTGCCACCCTGTGGGCGTGCGAGTTTGGGTCGGTCGTGTTTTGGCGCGAGGACAAAAAAATGGGCGCAGCGCGACGAGCCTACCAAAAAGTATTCGTGTTTGCCTGCTGCGCCCAAGCGCAGCAAAAAAAAGAACCAATTGCCCAACCAATTGCGGTTCCGTGAGCGCAATGCTGCCAGCAACCAGAGAACCTTTGCTAGTAATAATTTTTGACCTCTGGCGCTTCGTGGGGTTTTCGAGCCGCCAACGCGAGGAGGGATCTCCGAGGCACAGCGACCTATTCCGCGACCCAAACTCGACCCTAAAAACACGCCTTCTCTCTCTCTCTTTGGCATCCATGCAAACTCGAAAAAGGAGGCTCTTTGTTCTACATGCAACCCCAAGGACCATGCAAGAGGAACTAGACGCCGCGACTGGCGACAAGTTCGCTCCGACCTTTGATGCCGACAAGGATAACAAACTAGTCACAAGCATAAACGAGGCGCTTCCCGTCGAGATCATCAATATCGTGTTGAAGCATCATCTCGATGACCGATACGACTGGGTGTATGCCCGGATGGTATGCACTCTTTGGGCCTCTTTGTTGCCCATCGTCAAGGCCAACGTCTGGCACGACAATGCCTTTTTTGTCAGCAAAGCAGCGACGGCAGGCCACCTCTCTCTTCTCAAGTGGGCGCGAGCCCAGGGTATCCCGTGGAACTGCTTTGCGTGCTCGTGCGCAGCCGCATACGGCCACCTTTGCGTGCTCAAATGGCTGCGCGCTGAGGGCTGCCCGTGGGATACACTGACCTGTTCGTGGGCCGCCGACAAGGGTCAGTTAAAAGTGCTCCAATGGGCGCGGGACCAAGATTGCCCGTGGGACAGCGGCACATGCCAGGCTGCTGCCCGCAGTGGACACCTGCAGGTGCTCGAGTGGGCGGTTGCCAACGGGTGTCCGTGGGAGCCCGGCGTGTGCCAACGCGTCGCTGCCAAATCTAACCACAAACACGTCACCGCCTGGATCGACGCATATATGGCCTCGACTGTCTTGTGCGATATTCTACAAGCGGATGCCGGAGGCGACAATGAACTATGAGGGCGATTGGAGTCGCCCAAATTGGCGCGAGCAACAATAAATCTATTGAAACCAAGCAAAACAAGGTCGGACGAGCGAGGAGAGAGGCGATCCCCCAATGGCAACCTTTCCTTTCATGCTCTTGCATAGTCGCAGACCGAGAGATGCCGTCGCCATGCTTGACGAGGATCTGAAAAATATCAAAAACAACAACCCAAACCACCTAATCGATGTGAATTTGAGGTGGGCGATCTCAGCACACAGATCGAAATGTTTAGGCTCTCTGCTTCAAAAAAAGCAAGTCTTGGGAGTCGGCAATGCAATCTCCTTTGCGCGCACTCTTTTTTTTCTGTGCGCGAGCGCAAAGCAGCAGGCCATATTACATCAGAAAAAATCATTTTTGTTTGTCTTGCTGCGGGTGTTGCCCCGTTTGTGTGTCGACACCTTGTGGGGATTGGTAGTCGTATTTTCTGTGCTGCTTGTCCCCTTTTCTAGTGGCCGACGGCCCCCCATACTGGGCACCGACCACTGCCCAGAGGCCAAAACTCAAAAAGTAGACGACCCACCACGCCCTTTGATGCCGAGAACAACGCCACGGACGAGATCGCATCGCTTGTCTCCTTTTACGCAAAAAAATATGGACAGGACCGCAAACTCGAACGATATTCACAATGGCGTCCACAACTCAGAGCCATCTGCGCCTCTGTCTCTGATGGATATGCCACAAGAGATTCTCGAACAGATTGTCGTCTTATGTGACGCGCGCTCTGTGTGCATGCTCGCCTCTTTGTGCCGTCTTGCCCGCGCGACCATGGGCTGCGATCGCACGTGGCGCCTACTGTTTGATCGTGATTTTCGCCACATGTATGGACCCGACCTGGACGCATTGGGACAAGTGCGCATCGACTGGCCTCGCCTCGCCGTTGACATTGTCGGCCAACAGTTGGGTCACCCTTTCGATCTGTCGGTGCCCAATCCGACCGACGACCCTCGCGTGCCCGGCCCGTTTTCGCGCATGCGGGCGTATGGCAAGGACTGGCGGTGGCTCTATGCCGCCCACCGTGAGGAACCGGTCCGCACGGGGTCCCGAGCGACGTACATGTGCCAGGGCATAACGATATATGGCCTCTGCCAAGTCAGCCAGACCTGTCCCAATACGACAATGTACTTTCTGGGCGACACGGTGAACCGCTGCAGAGCAGGATATGGCGTCAAGGTGGTGCGCGACCATCGGGATCGCGTGATCGCATGGGAGGAAGGAATCTGGCAAGACCACTTTTGCGCGGGCTATGCGCTGATGGCGGGCGATGGACAGGTCCTGTGTGCCATAGACAAGGCACTATTTAGCGGCACGCCAGCCTTTTTCCACAACTCGCGCTCGGACGAGACGACGTGGGGCGTGCTCAAGAGCCGAAAGTGGATCGGTCGGGTGGTGCGCAAAAGTGCTGGATCGGACCAACTACGCATCGAGTCTGGCGACGGCACTCTGTGATCTAAGATGACCAGGGTGCCCTGCAGTGGATTGCGCACAGACTCGATCGCCCATAAAAGATGCACGTGCAAAGTAAAATGCATGGCCGTACCTAAATGACGTATAACATAAATGATTCGTAATTACGTTGTGCTGTTGTTCATGTTTGGAGCCGCATGCGCTCGACTGACACAACACCTCTTTTTATCAGCGTAAGGCCTCTGTAATGGGTCGCTTTGTCTACGACCATCGCAGATGTCACAGGATACATGTCCTTTTTAAAAAAATCACGGCCTCTTCTTCTGGACGCAGTCACCTTTTTGATGCCACGATGTTGTGCCTCCTTTTTTCGCCCGATGCTTTTTGTAATGTACACGAGGCATACATCGACACAAAAAGACAAACAACACCACAACAACCACACCGAAAAAGACAAAAAGAACTCTACATAACGGGTAAAACTGAAAAAATGTATTCTTAGTTTTTACTTGCGCAATGGCGAGCGAGTCGCCGTTGCCTCACAAGCACGATGACGCACGACGAGCGGATCTTCGTCGCTCATCAAAACACATTCGGCAGCCGGCGAACCTGGCCTTATGGGGTACATAAAGACCCGATCCCCTCGGGGCCACGGACACCATTGATCGATGGCCCATCTAAAGGCCTCGTCGGCATAAGGTCCGCTATAGCGGTAGTTGAGCATGTTGTACATGTTTGAGTCGTCGCATCGATAGCCGCGGTCGGCTAGCCATGTAAACACGTTACGCCATCCATAGGATGATCTCGTGCACGCAAGAAACATGCGCTGGGCGTTCCAGTGGTATAGACCGTCCTTGTCCATACCCAGGGCACATAGTGTGTCGATTTGGCACTTGGCTGCCGCCGCCTCCATCAGATCATCATAGAGCCCTCGAACTTGGCCCACAAGGGGCAGGATCACACGCCGATCGCCAGCGAGCCATATCCTCTTAAAGACCTGCGGTGTGGGTGCCTTGGGGCATCTCTGGGCGAGTCGCGCGGCAGATGCGGCGCATCCGTACGAGGACGCCATCTCAGCGACGTGTTTGCGTCGGCCAAACTCAAAGTGGCCGAATGGCGGCGAGTGGGATCGGCGCCATAGGGGTTCGTTGTATTCCCATAGCAAGGGCACAGCGCACTGGCTCTCGCAAAATTGAGCACACTCTTGGTGGCCACGCGCCGCCGCCACCGATGTCGACAGACCGCTAAAGCGCACCCCATGGTCACGCGCCCATTTGAGCACATGCGTGTGGCCATTGTACGCAGCGGCCAACGTGCACACACGCCGTATAAGGACCCCCTGAGCCTTGAGCCACACGAGGACGCCCACGTGTCCGGCATAGGCGGCGGCCACGGCGAGGTCGCGCGACCATGACGGCGGTACCGTCGAAAGCGCGCTGTCTATGGTCGAGATGCTGTCATGGTCGCCTGACGAGTTGCGATCCAACAAAAGAATCAATTCGATGAGCAATGTCTCGATGTCGTCGATCGATCGTCCTGCGTCGATGTTTTGGATCCAACGCACGAGACCAACATGGCCGTGCAGCGCAGCAACAAACGGAGCGGCGCGCCTATGCCCCTGATCGAGTCGATACCAGAATTGAGATAAAAAGACGCGGTCGCCTCGCTCGGCTGCGACAAGAGAAGCCGTATCGTCGAGATACTCTGGAAGAGTCACGGTCCGGCTCTTGACGATATGATGAGTCAGGCTGTCGCGTACATCGTGAGCGGTGTAATACGACACATGACGCTTCAAGGCACTGACAACGTCGAGATGTCCCGCAGAGACCGCAGCCACGAGTGCACGCGCGCAGGCGTCGGAGAGGTTGCGCACAGGCAGCCGTTTCCACCATAGCAAGCGCCTGTTACTTGACTCGGTCGGACGAAATCTTCCGTTTTTGATATCGGCCACCAGCGATACGACGAGGCCAAGATGCCCACCGGCTGCTGCCGCCACCAGACAGTCGTCCAAGGGGCATGGGCAATGTGTATCGCCACGTAGACTGGCCAAAAGCGCTGTGTGTCCGCCATAGGCTGCGGCGGGACACACCTCGTCGTCCCATGGATAACCGCGGGCGCGCGCGCAGTTGATGATGTCGGCGCGATTTCTGTAAGCGGCTCGCGAGAGCAAGGTCTCCATCTTGGGGATGCCATCGACTGCGTCGCCGAGACAGTCGACGGGATCGGGGCGCTCAAATCCCAAGAGACGCCTCGACGTATGACGCCATGGCCAAGAGACCATGGAGCACGCCCAGAGGTCTGCCGGTTCCAATAGTCGCAAGATCGCTTCAATCAATTCGTTGGGAAGCCAGTCCATGCTTGGGCGTCACGCGGCTGTCGTATAATAGTTCCTGGTCGACAGGGGGAAGGTAGGACAAGAATAAGAAAAACAGGGCAGGGAAGAGCAGCGACCGAGGGAGAGAACAGCCAACCGCAGCGGCAGACCTTTTTCGGTTCTTTTCTTTGTTTGGTCTGTCTATTTTCTTGTCCAATCATCAGAGAGATGTCATTGGCTCCGTTGATATACAAAAGAAATGAACTCGCGCTCCGTCGAGTTGTCGGGCGGTCTCGACTTTGGCGTTGCTGGCGCGCACCCGAGGCGCGATAAAAGTTGTGCCGCTTTGATCGCCCCATCGTGGCAATTTCTTTTGCGGTATAGGTGCACCCTACGGTGCCCCGACAAGAGATGATTTGGTCGAGTGGGACCCTGCCAGGATAGGATTCTTGTCGATCGCCAATGCGGTCTATGGACGTGCGTCGCGTCCCTCATGCCGACGCAAAGCAAAAAACGTCTCCCAAGATGAAGCGAGCGGCCAGGATATGGGATTTACAATAAATGAAATAAAAATGGGATCACAACTCGACCCGCATATTATCGTGTTTATTGGTTGGTCCGAATTGCCATACAGGCTTGGCACCGCGAGGCGCCGTTGTTGTCGCCGTCGCATGACGTGCCGCCAGGTCGATGTTCCACAAGGACGGCGCCAACGCGTACCCCGTGCCGGTGGCTTTGCCAGGTAATAGAGCCGTCGCCGTAGACGTGCGTTCCTTCGCCATGTTTCCTGCCCCCGAGCCACTCGCCGTCAAAGGTCGAGCCGTCCAAGTATGTCATGGTTCCTCGGCCCGCCGGACAGTTGCTGTCGTGTTGGCCATTGTACTGCGACCCATCTCGCCATTGATATATTCCATGGCCGTGCATTTTGTTGTCTTTCCACTCTCCGAGGTACTGATTGCCGTTGGCCCATGTGTGGACCCCGTAGCCGTGTCGTTGGCCGCTCTTCCGCTCACCCTCGTAGTGCGCGCCGCTTGGCCACGTTTGTACTCCGTAGCCATGGCGATCGTTGTCTCTGTATTGGCCTTGATATTGAATGCCACAAGACCATCTGCAAATGCCATACCCAGAGATGATGCCGTCGCTCCACTCGCCCTCGTAGCAGTCGAATTTCGCTGCGTCGGATGGGCGACCTCGGGCGTCTTGGTCGCCATTGTCTGCTTCGTTGAGCGGCGGGATGAGCATGGCGCCGTATCCGTGCGGTTTTCCATCGACGAGGTCGCCCCAGTAGACACCGCGCTTGCCATTGAGGAGGACGTCAACCTCGCCGACCGACACCTTTCCGATGCGTCCGTCGCGTGAACGCGCAGAGTACACCCAGCGCCAGTTTTTGCTCCAACGCTCGAAATGTTGATGCACAGAGGGCCCAAAGTGCACATCGCAAAGATGGCGCCACAGGGCCGGGTCGGCGCCCAAGATAGAGTGGCGCCTCGACGTGAGAGACCACGCGTCGACCGTGGAGCCATCGGGCACCCACTTGAGAATGGCCACGACGAGTTCGTCTGGCAGCCAATCAAAACAACACTCGGGGCTCGGTTCATGGCGGCGTGCCGCGACTTCCCGTGATGCGTCTTGAGAAAGTCTGTTGTCGGGGTCGTCGCAAAGTTCCATGGCAATATTAGAGTGGCCTGAGTCTGCGCCGACGAAACACGATAAAAAAGTACCGAGAGCAACAACGATAAAAAAATCTATCCTCTCCTGTGTCTATGTCGGCTCCATTGGATGTCGGCGCGACCAAGATTGGCCACTATTGGACGACGAAAAAATTTCACCCCCAACAAAATAATGTTCTGGGCATACGCGCCATTGCGTGGCCACGGAAAATGCAGTGTCCCTCGCGGAAGCGCAATGTCGCCGTTTTTTCGTCTTTCGGCTTGATCCCTCCGTGCCGTCCGCCGGTTTTTTGTTCCGATGGTTACGGTTCTTCGTGGCAAAAAAAGAAGAGAGATAGTGCACAAAGGGGAACCACGAGACAGTCGGCACAAACTACGTGATATGATCACGTATAGTTTTATTTATTTTTTCGGTACTGGTGAGCATAAATATCAGGGCCAAGGGTATCGGCTCGATGTGGCTTGTGGAACAAGGGCTGCTCCGCCGTGACCTCGCTCGAGTACCAGATGCACGACTAGGCCTTGCGCTGCGTCCGCCCCCGCGTTGTTTGGAAACTGTTTGGTCGAACGCAGCGCATACCCGATCTTTGCCGTCGAGTCGATCACAGCCTCCACGAGGCCCGCCGGATCGATGGTCGAACAGTCTGGGCAAGATGCCACCTCGACAACGCCACTTTTGGTTTGTATGGCACAAGAGGGCCCGGAAGATGACCTGTAGACTTCCCAATCACCGCGTATCTTATAGTCGTGGTTGCAGCGCCCATCGTGCTCGCGGAAAGCGAGCCACTTGGTCTCGAGCGATCGACCGCAACGGCTCGCCCATTCCCTGGCCTCCTGCGCGCTCACCGTGGCCCTTTTTCTGCCGTGCGCGACGAAAATCCGAACAGAGGCACAGTCGGGTGTCGGCGATGGTGGAGTCGAGATGGCGAGTTGTGCAGCGCGTTTTTGAGCGGCGAGGCGCGCACGTATGTCATTGGCGAGACTAGACAAGCCAAAGTAGTCGGCTTCTCCTGCAATGCCTTTTAGCACGTCGACATCACTGGGCAGTGACAAGGTGGCCGTGCCGCCGCCCGCCACGCAGCGCAAATAGGCGAGAATGTGCGCAAAGTATTGCGGGTCGCGATCAACGAAAAGACGACCGCCGCGTGTCTTGGGCTCGTCAAAGGCTCCGTCGATCATACGAGCCAGCATGCCGTCTGGACACGCCCGCAGCGTGGACGCATATGCCTTGAACAGACGCCCACCGACATCCAAACTCACGATGCGCCCGTCGAGCGGCGTACGCTCTGTATCGACAGGCTGTTTGGTGACGATGCTCTGATGATTTTTGTATAGGCGAGCGTCGGCCATGCTGATCGCGGGCGAGATGTTGGTGGTAACAACGCTCAGGGCGTGTGCGCGTAGAGCGGAAAGGCGGCAGGACGGATATACGACGCAAGAACAGAGTGATTTATGCCGGCGACAAAAGGCGCCTGCACACAAAATTGTGGCACCTGTACGCGTAGGCCCCGTCCGAGCGTGAGAGTGAGCGCCTCTTTTTTTATCCGTGCATTCAAACAGGGACTTTTTATTGGTTGGTTCTCGTGATGCCGTCTGTGGCGGCGGGTTTGCGTTGGACCGGCCGATTTTATGCGGGCAGCAAGCAAGCCGCCGCCCGAGACACAGGACCGGCTGTTGCCGCGTGCTTGTTTGTCCATCCAAATGCGGATCGGACGCTTCAAAATAATGTCCACAAAGAAAACAAAAAGTAACAAGGGCCAGCGACCACGGCGACGGTGGCTCTCTCCAAACCATTCTTTCTCTTTTTGGATTGTTCTTTGCGCCTCAGTGACGGCGCCCCAACGGGCGCGCTGGTTGACGCTCTTGTGTATTTTTCGGCCATGTTGGTCTCGCGCCAACTCGCGTATGTGCCCGGTTTGGCCGCGCGCAGAGAGTGTGCGCCGGCCACACATGGACCATCGTCCGCACTGCGCACCTCCTCGGACCGTTTCCACAAAGTTCTCGATGGGGAAAAATAAATTGTCGTATTGTGCGAGGCAGTCGAAGCGCTTTTTATTCGGTCACGGGAGATGCGGGGTCGTCGACAACAGTGCGGACACGCTTGGGCGACGGCTCTCGAGCCTCGCAAGGGTCAACATCCTGGAGAGAAGGAAAAGACGGGTCGCTTCCTGTTTCGATTTCTGTCTCTTCTTTTTCTCTATCGCTGTCTGTGTCGCTCTCGCACGAGTCATCATCGTCGAGTGGGCACTCTTCGTAGCGCGACATGTATTCCAGACATTTCGAATGTCCGTCTCGATGGGCACCCCTGTAGATCCTGCGGTCCCACGTCATCCCCTGGTCGCGCATGTAACGCAGACAATCGACGGCATCAGCATCGATTGCCGCCGTGAGGGACCTTTCATCCCACGGACATCCGTGCTCGTGCGCATAGACGAGGCAATCGAGACGGTTTCCGCCTGCTGCCTCGGCACACGTGTCTGCTCTCCATGGGAAACCATTTTCATGCGCATAGCGCAGGCAGTCGACGCTGCCGGCCGCAGCGGCGCGAGTGCACAATGCAAGAGGCAAAGGTCGACCTGCTTGATGAACACACCGTAGATAGTCGACACGATCAGCATCGACCACTTCGTAGATCGTATGATCCTTGCAATCGCATCCATTTGTGATGGCATAGACGAAACAATCGAGTCGTTGGTATATCAATGCCTCGTGGCATATTTGGGCATCCCACGGGCAGTCATTTTCGTGTGCGTAGCGTAGACAATCGAGATGACCGCCTATGGTGGCTGCTGCACATGCATGGTCATGCCAAGGCACACCGCGGGATCTCAACAGGATCAAAAGGTCGAGCCGCCCTCGCAAGGCAGCGCTATATGTCAACTTGGCTCCGGCCTCGCGGCAGACAGCGTCCAAGCACCCATTGCTGCCGTCGCCGCCGTTATGAGAGGCAGAATCGATACAGGCGTCAATAACCTTTTCGTGGTTGAACGCGCATGTGCGCACATAGTCTGTCAGGCATGCCGCATGTCCATGCGTGGCGGCCTTCAACCCCATATGATCGACTCTGTGGTTTGACGCTCTGACGACGGCAAGACATGCGGCGTGCTCGACCGGGTCGGCATTGGCGCAACGCCACGGCAACCAAAGGATGTCCATGTAGACCTTGTCGTACTGGGCGATGGTGTAGGCGAGGCATGCCGCGCTCGTAAAGTAGACACACACGCCTACCGTCTCGGCGGCAGTCAGCACCGATTCGTTTATGCCGAGGACGCGCAGCGTGGCCACGTCATCACGGGCGATGATCTCTTGGTAGAGCGCGCGGTTGGGTCGTCGGCCCGACTGGGTGCTCTCGGCGCAGAGACGCGCCGCGCAGTCGACGTGACCACGAATGACTGCAGACAGGCGTGAGGCGCACAGACTTTTGGCAACCAGGCACGACGTGCCAGGAAGCGCCGCGGGGTCGGCAACGATATCGCGCCATCTGGCACACACGAGGGAGCCGCGCTCCACACGGTCGACGCACGGCACCATGCCCAGTATAGAGGCGAGGATCTAGTTGGGCATCGATTCCAACGATAGAGATGCGTCATCGGCAGGGTCCTCCATAACCGGCTCTGGGATGTCAGTTTGGTTCCCACCCCCCCCCTCCTGCTCCTTTGTTTTTCCTTGTGGTTGTGTGCGCGCCTGTCGCTAGGGGCCGGCGCAATATTGCCATTCGATGCTTTGCCATTGGCAGGCAGCGGCGGGTTTTTCGTGGCACCACAAGAAAACAATTCGGGGCACTCTTTGGGGAGCGCCTACGGCAAAGTATCTTGGTGCTGCTTTGTGGCATAGATTGCCGACGCGCGCCAAATAATATGGAAGGCCTTTTGGCGGCCTTTGACGATATGAGCCTCGCAAGGAGTCCCTTTCAGGTTCCGCCCTGCTCTCTGAATTGGCGAGTCTCGAGCAGCCGATCCAAATTTGCTGTCGAGGTTCTTCGAGTCCCCAGTTCTACCTCGATCTCCTCGGGGCCTCATTTCATCATGCGATGCCCGACAAAGTCAAGGCAAGGTCGATCTTTGTCGAAAAGAACAAAACCAACGACAACCACACGGTGCTTTTCGGAAAGACCGAGACGGGACGCCTCTGGACGGTCAAAATCAAGCGCACAACGGCCAAGAAGGGTCCACCGGGCTACAAAGCCACCGTGCGCATAGGCTCAAAGCGCTTTCGCAACAGGGCCATACGCGGTTCCTAATCGTCCTCTCTTCTTTAGGTGCGTGGCTGCGCCCGAGACCAGCGCCGTCCTCTACAAAAAAAATATTTTTTTGGATTAATCTATACGGATGATTAGGTTCGTCTGCATTCTTTTGCGCGCATCGCGCTCAATAGGTCTGCGAGATTTGTTTTCGATCTTGGGCTTGCGGGGTGTCGCTCCACGACTTGTGGGGATCCATCGGCCAACCACAGGCTTGGGCACGACGATCCCTGTCTCCTAGAGGGGAGCCCCAGTTCTGCCGCTCTTTCCCAAATCAACCTACTCGATTTCTTTCAAAAAAATGGGCTCATCCTTTGTGATCCAATTCAGTATGACACGAGCAACCAGAAAGGTGGGCCAACGCTGAAGAGTTACAAAGCACGTAGCGGATCCGAGGACAAGGGTCGCCAGGCGCCAGCGCAGCGAGGGTCGACCCAACACATCGAGGCACAGTGAGATTATGATCGCGGCAAGGCACGACGACGACGCTCACATTGTGGGCGACCGACGCATCGGCGCCGTGCGCAGGATGATCGATCATTTGTAGCCACCATGGCTGTGGATTTGCCACCGGCATCGACGCGCGAGGGGCGTAGATGAGTCGCGGAAAGGCATCGATGCCTCTCATCAACCACAGGTGTATGTACAGAGGACATGCGCCATGAGCGCCCGCTGCCACGCACGCCAACTTGAAAGGCGTCGCGACGCGATTCAGCCGAACAGTGATGTCGTATTGTGGGGCGCACGATGAAGGACGGCGGCGTATGGCATTGAGAGGATTGGGTCTGTGGTAGTCGTCCGAGTGGGCAGCGATGGTGACGTTTGTCGAGCAGATCTCATATGCAAGAGTCCGAGGCGATAGGCCGCTTGGTAGCGCATGCGCGCCTGCGCCTACCATCCGTGCGACGATCGGCACCCAAATGGAGTCGTCGTCGCACAGCCGAGAGAACCGGCTGCATACCCTGGCAAGATAGGCGAGCGACCTTGGCCGACGTCGACACACATGTGCGATAATGGCGAGAAGGATCTCGTCAGGCATTATCAAGAGGCCAGTGTCCCCATCGACTTGTTCGTCGTGCATAATTGATTTGTGAAGGCGCGTATGGGGACGCACGCGGCTGCCTGTAGCGTGAGACGGCACAGACAATATGTCTATCACGCCGTCTAGGGATGACTTTTTCTGTCTGGCCACAGGCGTCCAATCGGCGCTGTACGCACTGGCTGGCGCTGGCCAATGTCGACGTGGACCCACGGCCACAGGCCCTGCCGACAAGTACGCATATTTTTCTTTGCGTGCCCTGTGAACTGGTCAAAAAACCACCCGACCCAGCCGAGGTCGCGTCGCAGGTCGATGGAATCGCACGTTCATGGCACTCTGCTGCACGATGCGCCAGCCACTGTGACCGGTCGTGCGGCGATCGCCCCTATTTCCGCTTCGCATGGCCATGATGGATTTGCCACGCTGCCCGACGAACTCGTTCTGAGCGTGGTCCTTGCGCTGGGCGATGATCCGGCTAGTGTGGGTCGATGGGCGCAGACCTGCAAAAGGCATGCCGCTATCTCGCGAGACCCCGCCGTATGGCGTCATCTTTGCGCCGTGCGCTATCCGAGTGCGCTCCACACGCATTCCGCCCTTTTTGGCAAGGACCACCAATGGATTTACCGTTCTAGGCTTTTTGGTTCGAGCGATACGGGACCCAACGCTCGCGTCTTGGCTACTGGACAGCCCGACCCCGGCATGTTGTGGCTCTACTATGGTGACCTCGTCAATGGGCGCGCTTTGGGCTATGGAGTCGGCATCGTCGTGCGGCCCGATGCGGGGTGCACGCTCGACAATCTCGCTGAGATCGCTCTAGACCCACGGGTCCTCTACGGCGACAGATACGAAGGCCAATGGCGCGATGATCTGCCAAACGGCATCGGCGTCTATGTCTATCCAAGCGGCGCTCGCTACCGAGGCTCGTGGGTCGACGGCAAAAAACAAGGCAACGGGGTGGCGATCTATGCCGACGGTTCCATGTACATTGGCGAGTGGCTCAACGACCACAGGCATGGCCACGGCCTCCACATCGTACCCGGCAAGAGTGTGTACGTCGGCCAGTGGAAAAATGACATGGGACATGCGACGGGAATATCCATCAGTGCAGACGGCGACGTACATGTCGGCACGTGGAAAAGGGGCCGCCGACACGGACGCGGGCACACTATGCACTCTGATGGTTGTGCCTACCGTGGCGAGTGGAACGGAGAGGCATTTGACGGACGGGCCATGGTCGTCAAAGAGGGTGGCCTGCGCTACGAGGGCGGCTGGTCGACACGCGTCAGCGTCTCACATTGGGGCTCGTGGGGCCGCGGCGTGTGCACCTACCTCGACGGCTCCTCGATTGACGGGATGTGGGATGGCAGGCAATGTCTATCGACCATTGCGGTTGTGCACGCTTGTGGCGACGACGGCGTCGTATGTGCGTCGGACCCGTGCCGCGCATGCAGTGTACTTGCAGAGAGCGCCATCATGAACGCCACTCTATAGACCATCTCTTCTCTTTTTTTCAACGGCATCTTTTTTGTTGTTGTCTCTTTTCTTCTCACCTCTTGTTTTTCTCATCAGTCGTCATATAGATTTTTTCTTTTCCTAAACTGAGAACCAACAGGCACACGAAAAGGACAGAGGGCATTGCCACCAAACTGAATTCTGTTGGGTTAGTATTCAAACAATGCGCTGGGAGGGCCAAAGTAGACCATGCCAAATATCAAGGCATCTGCCAATGGCGCACGACGAATATAAAAAAAGAGTCAAACAAAACCAAGGACGCATCCCAAAATATAGCGATCGCCGAGGGGGTCGCGCTTCCCTGCTTGTTCTCTCGACGGCACCATCCAAAGACAATGGACACGACGACAATGATGTCCCTAGACGACTTTCCCGTCGAGATCCTATGGCTCATACTCGACCGCACAGACGGCGCGCCGCAGGTCCCTTTTGTGTGCCGACGATGGTATCAAGTAGCGCGCGCCATCGCCGATCTGTCCTCCTCCAGGGACGAACCGCAGCCAGATAGGCGGCGACCGATGCGATTCTTTGGCGACCGCGAGTGTGCGCACGTCCTCGCTGCACAGGGTCACCTCGACGTCCTCAAGTGGGCACGCGCCAACGGCTGCCCATGGGACGCGTTGGTGTGCGCCCACGCCGCCTATGGTGGCCACACGCATGTGCTCAAGTGGGTCCGCGCCGGCGGCTGCCCATGGGATGTGTCGGCCTTTGCCCTTGCGGCGCTAGGCGGGCATCTCGACACCGTAATGTGGCTCAAAGACAATGGGTGCCCATGGGACACAACAGCGTGCACGGCGGCAGCGCGTCACGGCAACGTCAACATTTTGGAGTGGCTTGTGGCCAACGGCTGTCCCTCGGATGCGATGGTCTCTTGTGAGGCGGCTCAGCATGGGCACCTCGCGGTGTTGCAGTGGCTACGTGCCAACGGGTGCCCCTGGAAAGGATGGACCATTGATATGGCCGCTCTGGGGGGTCACATAGACATTGTCAAGTGGGCTCACACCAACGGATGCGCTTGGAGCCAGGCGACGCTCAACAACGCGGCGAGAGGCGGACACACAGAGATCGTCTCGTGGGCCCTCGGCCATGGCTGTCCGTGGGACGACGGTGTGTGCCACGTGGCCGCCCAGTTTGGCCACCTCGACATACTCGGGTGGCTCGACGCTACTGGACGCCTGACCCGCCAGGTCGTCGACCGTTGTTTGGATTTTGTCAGTCACGACAGAGGCCAGGAAAAGATCGCCGCCGTTCGGCAGTGGCTGCGCGAGTGGCAATTGAGATAATTTATATTGATCTATCTTCCTTCTTTTTCGCATATGCAAGCAAAAAGAGAAAACAGAAAAACAAAGAGTCGTGATAATGTGGTCGTCGGGAGGCTCTGCGTGGCGACGGTGCGCAAGGCCTTTTGCCAATCTCCACCCTTGTAATTGTTCTTTTCTTTGCCGGTCGATTTAGGGCTTCATTGGAGCACACTCCGGGGGGCATAGGGGCAGCAGAAAAGGGCTCGCGTGACCTCTCCTTTCGGTGTCCATCAGCACCCAGAGCGTGGGTGCCGTTGGTGTTGGTCCTTGTTTGTGGATGGGTGACATCATGTCCTTTGTAGTTGTGCAAACTACCTCGATTGGACCCAAGGACCAAACACGATCGAGGGCTTCAAAATAGATTTTCAGCGTCAGCACGCCAATGTCCGTAAAAAACGACCCACTTGGCGCCACGCCAGACGATAGGCAACGACAGACAGACCGACAATTTAAAAGGAGAACACCGCCCTTGGCGCAATCCGAGCGCGGTGCGGCCAAACTCGAGCAGCGCTTCTGCACCGGGCCTATGGCGCGGCCATTGTGTCTCCCTGCGTAGGCCAAAAGGCAAAGATATGCCACACCCTATGATGCCCAAGCCTACGGCATATAGGCCACGCAAGGCAACGATAGATCAGCAAGAATGCCCGTGGTTTGGTCCGGGGTGATCCACCACCGCATATCGTAACAACCGCGACCGACGCTCTTACGGTGTATG